GAAGTCGGGGCGGAAGATGAGGTGGGGGAGGCATTGTGTGAGGAGAGGTGGATTTAGGAGTTATTGAAGGTAGTAGGCGGATTATTACTGTTGGATTGGTATTCAAAATTCTTGTTGATAAATAAGACAAAAAGATGAAAAAGAGAGAGGAAATTATGATTGGTATTGGGAAAGAATGACTATTGGAGGGCCAGCTTTAGTAATTTGGCCTCGTAGTCCTTTTTGGAGTATGAAATGCCGCGGAGATAGTAGGATTGATTTCTTACAATGCCGTTGGAATGGTAATGTATAAGGGCGGGGCCCGGGTTTACACGGCGATGAATCTCACCATATTCATACCATACTTCTTCTTTCTTTTGACCATTGGGATGGTAGTCTATATGGGCAGGATCGTCAAATCGGTGACATAGATTGTTGTAGTACCATATTTCTTGTTCCTTTTGACCGCTGGTATAATGTACTATGTGGGCAGGGCCGTCAAGACGATGTCGCTGACCATGCTCGTACCATATTTCGTGTGCCTTTTGCCCATTGGAATAATAGATAATACAGGCAGGACCGTCGAGGCGGTGTCGCTGACCATGCTCATACCATATTTCTTGATCCTTTTGCCCATTGGAATCGTAGTGTATGACGGCGGGACCCAGGTTTACCGGGCGATGTCGCTGACCATGCTCATACCATACTTCTTGATCCTTTTGTCCATTGGAATGATAGCGTATAAAGGCAGGACCGTCGAGACGATGTTGATAATATATATCATAATCGGCTCCTCGCGTTCTTCCGGTGAATGAACGAGACGACCGATGGACAAGGTGCCATATATGGTCTATATAACCATCGATGCTCGTGGTAACGGTATGGGTGATAAAATGGGATTGGTGGAGGAGTTGTGTACGAGAGACGAGGGATGAACGTCCAAAGCGTGGCAAGGCAAGCAGGGCGCGATAGGATCGGATAGAGGTCTGGGCAATGATGGTAAGGACGTCAAAGGGGAGATGTGGTGGGGAAGGTTTTCTGAGTGGTTTTCTGATAGGTTTAGAATGTGAGTATTTGGATGGAGTAGACATAATAGATTTATAGAGGAGAGAGGTATAATACTACCTCGAATACTGCTGGATTAGAGTTCAAAAGTGTAAAAAGGAAAGAAGATATGGAAGGGAAAGTAAGGGAAAGTATTATGATTATTATTGTACTAATCTTAACAGCTCGACCTCGTAGACTTCTTTTGGATAAAGGTTGTTGTTAAGATAGTAAAGTTCATGAGTCATAGTGCCATTGGAGTTATATTCTACGATAGCAGGACCATCTAGGCGATGACGAACGTCATGATAATACCATTTTTCTATTGCCTTTTGACCATTAGAATGGTAGCGGATGTAGGCGGGACCCAGGTTTACCGAACGGTGATGGAGTCCTCGTTCACGCCATGCTTCTACTTCTTTTTGTCCGTTGGACTGGTAATGTACAAGGGCGGGGAGAGTGCTCCCGTCTGGAAGAACCGAACGATGACTTTCACCATATTCATACCATACTTCTGATTCCTTTTGTCCATTAGAGTTATAGTATATGTGGGCGGGGCCGTCGAGACGATGACGAAAGTAGCCATCATAACCGTAACGGGATAGATGATCGAGGTGCCATATATGAACCATACAGCCATCGCATTCCTCATCAGGTATGATGGTGTGGGTGGTAAAATGGTATAGATGGAGGAGCTGGTGCGGGCGACTTAGACTACGGCGTCCAAACCGCGGCAGGGAGAGGAGAAGGCGATAGACTCGAAGGTCTACCTGGGCAATGAGGTTGAGGATGTCGGAGGGAAGATGTGGTGGAGGATGAGGTGGGGGAGGCATGATTGGACTGTTATTACTACCCTTAAATACTGTTGGATTAGCAATCAAAAGTGGAAAAAGGAAAGAAAATATCACGACTGCTGTGCCAGTTTTAGCAGCTCGGCCTCGTAGGCCTGTTTGGCGTAGTAGTGTACGCCGTGCAACCAGTATTCCTCGCGGCCATCTTGATAAATGACTGCAGGATCATCGAGACGATGGAGCTGATTGTGTTGATACCATTCCTCCGACGCCTTTTGACCATCAGCGTAATAGGTTATATAGGCAGGACCCGCTTTCTCACCGGGATGTTCTGCCGTGGGTAGAACCGCCTGACGATGACGTTTACCATTCTGGAACCATCCTTCAATCTTCTTTGATCCATCAGCGCTGTAGGAGATATAGGCAGGACCGTCGAGGCGGTGCTGGATGCCATGCTCATACCATCTTTCATACTCCTTTTGACCATTGGGATAGTAGAAAATGTAAGCAGGACCGTCGAGGCGATGAAAGTAGGTGTTATTGGCAGATGAACGATGGGGGAGGTACCATACATGTTTTACATATCCATCTTCATCTTTGGTGATGATGTGGGTGGTGAAATGGGATTGAATATGTACTTGGAAGGAGGGCTGCAGACTACGGCGTCCAAAGCGTGGAATAGCGAGGATGAGACGGTAGACGGGGATACTGACATGGGCAATGGTGGTAAGAATGTCGAAGGGAAGCCTAGGAGGATTTGGCTTTGACTCAGGCGATTCCATTTGTCTAATAATACTGTTAACTGTTAATTCAAAAGTGGAAAAAAGGAGAGAAAAGAATGAAGCTAAACCTGCTGCTGTGCCAATTTTAGCAGCTCGGCCTCGTAGTCCTCTCTGGAGTATGAATTGCCGTGGAGGTAGTAATGTGTAAACTCTATGTTCCAATCAAGGATACAATATTTTATGATAGCAGGACCGTGAAGACGATGAATCCGGCCTAATTCATACCACGCTTGTTCTATTATTTTTCCGTTGGGAAAGTAGCGTATATCAGCAGGACCGTCAAGACGATGCGCCTTATCATTTTGATACCATATTTCTACTAACTTTATACCTGTAGGACCATAGAGGGTAAGGGCAGGATCGATTCTCCCATCGGGATGCTCTGCTGTGGGAAAAACCACCTGACGATGTCTTTTATTGCATCTATACCATTCTTCTTTTTCTATTTTACCATCTGAACTGTATTCTATGCGGGCGGGACCATCGAGACGATGGAGGAATTTTCCAGTAACACGCCATCGATGGGGGAGGTGCCATATATGAATTATACGATCGGTGTTATCGGTGGTAATTTTGTGGGTGGTGAAGGAGGATTGGAGGAGGAGCTGATGCTTGGGATTAAGGGAGAACCGTGCAAAGCGGGGCAGGAAGAGGACGAGACGGTAGGCCCGAATGTCGGTATGAGCGATGAGGGTAAGGACATCAGAGGGGAGATAAGGAGGTTTGGATGGAAAGGTCATATTAGATTTATCGAGAGAAGATAGTTAATAATACCGAAGTAGCATTCAAAAGTATAAAAAGAGATGAAAGTTATTGGGCTAGCTTTAGTAGCTCGGCCTCATAGGCCTCTTTGGTGTAGGCTTTGTTGTGGAGATAGTATCTCCCGGTCGTTATACTGCCGCTTGAGTCGTAACATATGTAGGCGGGACCGTCGATGCGATGACATCGACCGTGATGATACCAATATTCTTCTGCCTTTTGTCCATCGGGATGATAGCGCGTTAGGGCGGGACCGTCGAGACGGTGATATTGGCCCCGTTCATACCACGTTTCTTTTGCCTTTTGACCGTTGGGATGGTATTCTATGCAGGCGGGACCGTCGATGCGACGTGCGCGGTTATAGTTATACCATAATTCTACTTTTTCACCGTTGGTATAATAGCTTATACGAGCGGGATCGTTGAGGCGATGATAATAGGGATAATTAGTATACGACCGATGGGGAAGAAACCATTCATGAACTATGGATCCGTCAGCTCTTGTGGTAATGGTATATGTGGTGAAGGAGGATTGATGGAGGATTTGGTGTTTGAGCTGTAGACTACGGCGTCCAAAGCGCGGCAGGGCAAGAAGGGTTCGATAGGCCCGGATGTCAGCATGGGCAATGATGGTAAGGACGTCGAAGGGGAGATAAGGGGGAAGTCTGGGTGGTTTACCGAGAGGAGTAGACATGATTGTATATGGTTGTAATACTGCTAGTGTATCAATCAAAATTGGAAAAAAAGATGAAAGAATGGATAAAGGGAGAAAGGAATTACTGCTGGTATTGGGCCATTCTTAGTAATTCGACCTCGTAGTCCTCTTTGGAGTATTGTAAATCATAGAGAATGTATGCTTCACTAAATATGGCGCCGTCGGGGTCGTACTGTATGATGGCCGGACCATCGAACCGATGTTGTTGACCATTAACATACCATCCTTCTTCTACTTTGCGTCCATCCGAATGGTAACCTATATAGGCAGGGCCGTCATCCCGATGGCGTTGACCATTGAGATACCAACGTTCCGATGCCTTTTGCCCATTGGAATGGTATTCTATGAAGGCGGGGACACCAAATCGATATGCGTGGTTATATCTATACCATGTTTCTGACTTCTCACCATTGGGATAATAGTTTATACGGGAGGGGGCGCTGAGATTATGGTAATAGGGATAATAAGTAGACGAACGATGGGGAAGAAACCATTCATGAATTATGGTTCCGTTGACGGCAGTGGTAACGGTATATGTGGTAAAATGGGATATATGAAGGAGTTGGTGTTTGAGCTGTAGACTACGGCGTCCAAAGCGTGGTAGGGCAAGGAGGGCTCGATAAGATCGGATAGAGGTCTGGGCTATGGTGGTAAGAACATCGAATGGGAGTCTAGGTGGGCTAGGTTTAGAAGTGGAAGTAGACATGATTAGTCTAATATTACTATTGGATCGGTATTCAAAAGTATAAAAAGATGAAAGAGTGGATAAATGGGAAATGAATTACTGCTGTTGTCGTGTCAGCCTCAGTAGTTCGGTCTCATAATCCTTTTTGGTCATACAGCTGTTATGGAGATAGTATTCCTCCTCTGTCACTGTACCATCGGAGAGATAGGATATGAGGGCGGGAGCGTTAAGGCGATGTCTTTGGTCATTGTTATACCATATCTCACGTTCCTTCTGACCGTTGTGATGGTAGGAGATATAGGCGGGGGCATTAAGACGATGTCTTTGGTCATTGATATACCATATCTCACGTTCCTTCTGACCGTTGGGATAATAGAAAATACAGACAGGAGCATCTAGACGGTGAAGTTGGCCATTGATGTACCATATTTCTTTTCCCTTTTGACCGTTGCAATGGTAGGAAATACAGGCAGGAGCATCTAGGCGATGTTTTTGACCATTGATGTACCATTCCTCATTTCTCGTCTGACCGTTGCGATGGTAGGATATGACTGTAGGAGCATCTAGACGGTGAAGTTGGCCATTGATGTACCATTCCTCATGTTTCTTCCAACCGTCTCTATTGTAATATATGACGGCTGGAGCATTTAGGCGATGATAAAAGTATTTATTTGTATGTCTCTCATTTATCAAATGTGATAAATCAAGAGACGATCTATGGGGAAGGGACCAACTATGTATTGTGTAATTGAAGGAATTCTTGGTGATGTTGTGGACTGTGAAGTAGGATTGGCGACGTGTTTGGAAGGAGGGCTGTAGACTACGCCGCCCAAAGCGCGGTAAGGCAAGCAGGGCTCGATAGGCCCGTATGTCGACATGGGCAATGATGGTAAGGATGTCGAATGGAAGATGGGGTGGTGGCTTGGAATATTTGGAAGGAGGTTTACTGAGAGACATGAATAGAAGGATAATATTGCTAATATAGCATTCAAAAATGGAAAAAGAAGCTCGTGATAAGTCCTTCATCCGTCCGTCACAAGCCTTTCATCTTCCTGACTGCCTCGGCATGTTCCTCCCTGGTCATCTTTTTATCATGTAGATAGTACTTCTGTTTGCCATTTGATTTAACGATAGCGGGACCGTGGATACGGTGAATCTGATCGTTAAGGTACCATTCTTCAACATCCTTTGTACCATCGGTATTGTAGCATATACGGGCAGGACCCAGTTCTTCCGGACGATGCAATACATCATCCCAATAATATTCTTCTCGCATAATTTGGCCATTGGGGTAATAGTAGATTAGAGCGGGGCCCAAATTTACTTGACGGTGTATTTTATCATCTAAGTACCATGACTCTTCTTGTTTTTGGCCATTGGTATAGTAGGCAATAACGGTGGGACCAAGATCCATAGTAGGGCGCTGCCGTAAACCATGTAAGTACCATATTTCACGTTCCTTTTGAGCATTTTCGTTATAGTAAACAAGGGCGGGACCATCGGGACGGTGGATTTGACCGTTTTGAAACCATGTCTCATCTTGCCTTTGACCATTATTATGATAGTATATATAGGCGGGACTATCGGAGCGATGTTTTATGCCGTGAATATACCATTCTTCACATTTCTTATGACCATTGGGGCGATAGGAAGTATAGGCAGGGCCGACTCTCCTATGTCGTTGACCTTGGAAATACCACTCCTCCTTATGCGTTTGATCATTTGGATATGTTCGTATTTTGGCGGGACCATTGGAACGATGTATTAAGTAGCCCTTTCGTGTTTCTTGAGAATATATCCCAATGAACCATTTGTGGGAGGTAAAGCCTTTGGTACCGACCTTGATGGTGTGACGTATGAAGAAGTGTTGGTAGCGTAACTGATTACGTTGAATGAGGGATGAACGCCCAAAGCGGGGTAGGGCAAGGAGGGCTCGGTAGGCCGTGACAGACACAAGGGAAATCATGGTAAGAATATCGAATGGGAGTTTAGGTGGTTTATCGATAGGATTACCAAGATGAGATGACGGTATCTGCATTAGTTTAATAATACTGTTGAATTGGTATTCAAAATTATAAAAAGATGAAAGAATGGATAAATGGGGAATGAATTACTGCTGTTGTCGTGTCAGCTCCAGTAGCTTGGCCTCGTAGTCCTTTCTGCTATATTCCACATCATATAGATAGTATTGCACATTGATTATGATACCGCTGAGGTTGTATCCTACAGCAGCAGGACCGTCAAGACGGTGATATTGGTTATGATTGTACCAATATTCTATTGCCTTCTGATCATTGGGATGATAGTGTATACTAGCGGGAGCATCGAGACGATGGCACTGCCCACGCTCGTACCATGATTCTGATGCCTTCTGACCATTGGGATGATAGTATATAATAGCGGGGCCGAGGTTTACCGAACGATGAATTTCATCATATTCATACCATGCTTCATATATAACATGACCATCTGGATCATAGTGTATATCAGCGGGAGCATCGAGACGATGACGATAGTATAGATCATCACCGGTATCTAGTTGAATGTTATATGAACGATGGTCAAGATGCCATACATGGGCTATAAACCCACCCGCGTAATGCTTAATGATATGAGTGGTAAAATGGGATTGATGGAGGATTTGGTGTTTGAGCTGCAGGCTACGGCGGCCAAAGCGTGGTAAGGCAAGCAGGGCATGATATATCTCGATAGAAGTTTGGGCAATAGTGGTAAGAATGTCAAAGGGAAGAAAAGGTCTGCCGAAAGATGATATGCTGAAAGATGACATATTTGGAATGTACCAAATAAAGATATTGTGCCCTCATTCAAAATTATTATTGATGGATATGACAACAAACAGAAAAAGCAGACAAAAAACGATAAGAGGAGTCAACCAGCATTTATTTTTCCCATTCTCTGCCCTTTAACACCTTCTTCAAATCGCATCTCGGAGAATTTCATACCGTAAAGTGTTAACATGATTAAACGTATCCCTAATAACTATATCCCCAATTCACTATTTGTTATACAACTTACCGTTTTGATACCATCGTTCTGCTATTTTTCTTCCGTTCTCATCATATTCTATAACTGCAGGGCCCAGGTTTATCGGGCGATGTAAGCCATCGCTACCAAACCATTTTTCTGCTTTAACCACTCCGTTATCATGATAGAATACCTCATTTGGACCATCATTTTGAATCATTCTACCATTTCGTATCCATGTTTCTGTTTTTACATTTCCATTCGCACAATATGTGATATAGGCAGGTCCCTCGTCGCGATGATGTTTACCGCAGTAATACCACTGTTCACATCTCTTAATTGTGTATTGTCTAGTCTCAGGTGAGTAATGCCATGTAATTTTTGCTGGGCCATTACTTCGATGAAATATCATGTCCACTTCTCTCGTTCTCCCATTGTCAATACGCCATGTCTTAATTACATGACCGTTTAGATGTATTGTAGATTCAGTAATGAAATGATCTAGCCATCGCCTTTGCTGTCTTGGTTGAATGGAAATGCGTGCAAAGCACGATAACGCCAAGATAGATCTGTATGTGGATAATGATAACTCAGCAATAGTACTAAGGACATCGAACGGAAGTATCATCCGCGAAATAAGCGCCTAATTCTGCACTATTTAACACGGCGACTGCTAACTAAATACTCAATCAAAATTCAATTCAATAGTATCTTGATTAAGAGGCTACATCACCTCCATATTTAAAGCAATCCTATTTTTGCATATCAAGCCTTCTAACGAAATAAATAACCATAATAAGAAAAGTAAAAATGATAATGCCTCAGATTGTCATAAAATGGACAATCGGAGCCCTCCCATGCGACAAATCTACCTTTTCATAGCCCACATAGCCCACATAGCCCACATATATCATATAACCAAGAGAATAAATATTATCACATCATCCCCATAACCCTCTCCTTAGTCGTTTCCATATCATATATCCAATATTCCTCTCTACCATCTGGACGTATCATAGCAGGTCCATCCAAACGATGAAGCTGCCCATACCTGTAATATGCCTGACAACCGTCCGCAGTGATAGCAGCAGGTCCATCATCGCGGTGGAGTTTATCAAACTGGTACCATTCCTGCTTACCATTCTCATTAATAACAGCAGGACCATCTATACGATGCCTCATGTTAAATTCGTAATAACGTGCCTCACAACGTTCGACAACTGCGGGACCACCGCATCGGTGTAACATATTATGAACATACCATTCTTGCGTACCAATCTCATTAATAACAGCAGGACCATCTTCGCGATGAAGCCGTCCTACTTGATAGTAATATTGTGTACCATTCCTGTGATAAACAGCAGGGCCATCCAGACGGTGTTTATTTCCAAATTGATAGTATATTTCGTAACCATTTGAATCAACAACCGCAGGACCGTTTTCTCTATGGATTTTGCCACAATAGTACCATACCTGCTTACCGTTTGGATAAATGATAGCCGGACCATCAATACGATGGTAAATACCAACTAGATTATTGTGTTCATAGGAACCCTTAGATGGATATATTGTACATGAATTATTGTGGTAGACCGTAAAATGACGCTGCCAGCGGATATTAGCCGACCCTCCTGTACGTGCAAGGGTGGAACGTGCAAAACGAGGCAAAGCGAGAAGAAGACGATAGAATATAAGATCTGGCGACGCGGCTATCAGAGCCTCCTCTTTTTGACTCTGCTTACACCCATATTTCACCCACTCATCATCATCTTTAAACTCAGGAAGAGGTTGTAACTTCACAACATCATGCACTTGCTTTAATTCTCGACAAAATAGATGATAATAGCCCCCCGCAATTACAGTAAGCACATCAAGAGGAAGATGTGGTGGTTTTGAAGTATTGATTGACATTTGTTACCTATATACGCTCTGCGGGCCCGAACTTTGCTCGTTTCTCTTATAAGAGAGACTTTTAGGGGTTCTTAAAGTACTTCTGTGAAGCGTTCAAATTTATGATAAGATAGAACCAGATCTGAAGGACTGAATTAAGGAAATATTATATCAGATAGGAATTGGGGTTTGGAAAGACGTAATATAGATTCTAAAGCACGTTATATAAAAAGCAAGAAATCGATGATAGCATAATATCTCTTTTCATGGGCATTTAAAGCCATATTCCTAAAAGTTCAGAATCCTTCACAAATAAAGGCTTATCATGAGTAATATAAGACCTATTAAGAAAAACCCAAACCCTCTAATATCACAGAACATCGGCAAATGCCCCTAAAAAGCCCTCCTATTCAACAAAACGCCTAAAAAGGGCCCCGCGGAGCGTATAGTATGGCCGGGAGAATGAATAGGGGGCAAAAGTGGAGGAGGTTTATTGAAGGTGCTTTATCTTTTCCAATTGCTTGTGATAATCAACCCTGTTGTACCAAATGCCGTGTAAGTAATATTCTCCTTCGGTAATTTGTCCATCATTATGAATATAAATAGAAGCGGGACCATCTATACGATGCAGCTGGCCATCCTGATAATATTCCTCGTAGTATATTGTTCTTTTTGGATATTCCATTGATAATGGGTACCAGCAAGTACGTGCAGGAAGCTGTTTCCCATCGGGTAGAACCGACCGATGATATTTACCATATCTATACCATCCCTCATATCTGATTTGCCCATCTGGATAGTACATTATGTAGGCTGGAGATGCCGTATTATGATGATGATAGTGCTTTCCACTGCGAGTGGTTAGATACCACTCTTCGACAAGGCATTTAAGATTGTTCGCAATAATAACATATTCTGTTTTATATGTGGTGAATCGAGATTCGTATGAGAGACGAGCCTTGGGTGAGAGGATATGGCGACCAAAGCGAGGAAGGGCAAGGAGAAGATAGTATACCTTAATAGAAACACCGGCAATGACGGTAATAACGTCAAAAGGAAGATGAGGCGGTTTAGATTTACCAGTTGACATATCTAAAAGGCAGAACTTACAATACTACTGGACTAGCATTCAAAAGTCATATTTAAAAATACACAATAGCTACTTCACTAATTCCATCTTCTCCTCTCCAATTGCGTCTCATAGTCTTCCTTTGTATATAAACGACCATGAATGTAATATTTCACACCTTCAACCAAATCATGAAATACAATAGCCGGGCCGTCGATACGATGCAATAAACCATCTTGCGTCCACCATTCTGCTCTAATTTGACCATCCACATTATATGCAATAGTTGTAGGCCCCCTACGCCCATCTGATGAACAATTCTCATCTTTGCCTTTCACAAACCAACTACACTTATATTGTTGACCATTATCATAGTATTCTATGCACGCAGGGGCATTAAGACGGTGATACTTACCAGCATAATACCATATTTCTTTTAATTTACGTCTATCAGAAGTGTCCTCCCTCATAAAGAATTCATTTGAAAGCCATTCTATACGTCCCGGTCCTATTTTTCCATCCGGGAGCATACAACTATGGTATATCTTCATACCATATGCCGTTTCCAAGTACCATTCCTCAACATCCACTTTACATCCAATAAGAGACGTATAAGTAAATGTCCTGTATTTGGTTAAACTAGACTGGTGCAATCGCTGAGCCCTATCCCCCATCGTTTTACGAGCAAAACGCGCAATTGCCAGGAGATGTTTATAATTACAAATATTCAGATGGGCTATAGCAACGAGAACATCATAAGGTAAACGTGGTGGTTTATCAAACATTAGGAGGAGATAATAACACTATTCATCAATCAAAATTAAAAAGAATAGAACTCTCCATTTCTATTCAGTGTTTAATTTCCGCACAGCTTCTGCATGCTCTGCCTTACTCATCTTTTTCCCATTCAGATAGTATTTTTGTGTACCATCCGCATCAACAATTGCAGGACCATCTTCGCGATGGCGCTGACCATATCTATACCATTGTTCTGATCCATCTGCATCAACAATTGCAGGACCACCAACTCTGTGATATTCATTTCTATAACACCAGTCCCTCACCCCACCACCCCATATGATCGCAGGTCCCGTGCTCCCATCCGGAAGGAGCGGACTATGTACATAACCATTAAGTAACCACTCTTGCGTACCATAACTACTAACGTAATGTTCAGTAAAATGGGATTGATAGTGATATTGGTGGTTTCTCATGCGAGAAACAAGAGATGCACGACCAAAGCGTGGTATAGCTAGCAGGGCTCTGTAGACCGGTATGGAAATATGAGCGATAGTTGTAAGCACATCGAAAGGCAGATGAGGCGATTGTCTGAATCTGCCAAGCATGAATAGAGATAATACTGTTAGATCTACGTTCAAAATTGAAAAAGAATACAATAGTACCTCTATCGCACCAAATTACCCACAATGCGTTCTTTAGTAGTACTAAGACCGTTGATGTAATATTCCTCCCTACCATCTGAATATATGACTGCAGGACCATCTAAACGATGAAATTCACCATGCCGATAGTATGCCTGATAACCACCTGGATAGTACTCTTGCGACGTATTCGTAGCAATGATAGCGGGGCCACCTATACGGTGAAACTTATTGTTAAAATACCATGCTTGGTAACCATCCGCTCTGATAACCGCTGGACCATCGAGACGATGACGCATACCATTAACATACCACGTTTCCGATGCCATTTGGCCGCCCAGATAATAATTTATAACGGCAGGATCGTTGTCACGGTGTCTATGGCCATTTACATACCATATCTCATTTTTCTTCTGACCATCCGGATAGTAGCATATATAAGCAGGACCATCGAGACGATGCCGCATCTCGTTGGTTTCTCTTTTTACGAGAGACCACACATGACCCACACACCCATCAACATATGTCGTGATGGTATGCGTGGTAAATTGGTTTAGATGTAATAATTGATGTTTAAGACCTAGGGATGCGCGTCCAAATCGCGGCAAAGATAGCAGGGCTCTGTAAACAGGAATGTTCACATATGCAATAGTTGTAAGCACATCAAAGGGCAGCCTATGTTTATGGAAAGGCATGTTAACAGAATACCACTATCCACTTCTAATTGGTAGTAGTTAATTATCACTAGGCCCGCATTCAAAAATCTATTACCGCTACACCACGGCTATAGTGCAATATCCTTAATAGCTTTTGCATGCTCCTCCTCGGTCATCTTAACACCATTTAAATACCATTTTTGTCGAATTTCTCCCAAATAATGCTTAGTAACTGCAGGCCCATCAATCCTATGAAGTTGATCATGTAGATACCATTCTTCAGAATGTGTTTTTCCATAACTATCGTAGCATATATCCGCAGGGCCGTTCTCTCGATGGAATTTACCATTTATGATCCATTGTTCATTCTCCCTATATGTATGATTTGATTCATTCAAACACACACAATAACGCACATATGCAGGACCATCTACGTTATGATAAATCATCCTACGGTTATCTAATTCACGATCAATAAACCAATTATGATCTATGAAATGATAGTGCCCACTGAGTGATCTACATTCACTAATTTCGTAGATAGTGAAATGCTTTTGGAGGCATATTTGGAAGGATCTCTGCATACTACGCCGCGCAAACTTCGGCAATGCCAGGAGCAATCTATATGAGGCTATAGAAACCCGAGCAATTACACCGATCACATCGTTATTTAGTAACGGCATTTGTCTCAAGTCGCCCATTAGTTAACTGTATACGCTCCGCGGGTCCGAACTTTGCACAGAAGGTGTTTTCAGGGGTTGTTAAAGTACTCCTATGTGTAATTCAATTTTTAGGATAATGTAAAAGAGGAGCTAAGAAGCTGAATTGGCAAAATATAGATTCATTAAGCATATAATATCATAAAATGTATTATCAAGCCCAATCAAATGCATAATAAGAAAAACAAAAACACGCTAATATCACAGAACATCGCCAAATAGCCAATCGAAGTCATATTCTTAAAAGTTTAGGATTTATCGATTAGAAGAACTTATTAGATCCAATCAAAGGCATTCTAAGAAAAGCCAAAACGCGCTAATACCGCAAAACATTGCCAAATGGGCCTAAAAAGCCTTCCCTTTGCACAAACCGCTCAAAAAGGGCCCCGCGGAGCGTATGCGGATTCATCGGGTATAACTGGAGTATGTCTGAAGAATACCTGTAACCTTACTGAGTGTGGTGAGAAGGATGTATGGTGTGATGTGTAATAGTAACATCACCGCTAATACCTCGTAAGAGCTTAACCACAGCTCTATATTCCTTCTTAGTCATCTTTTTGCCATGTATATAGTATTCATTACTACCATTCGGAATTATAACAGCGGGACCCGTAAGACAGTGTCGTTGGTCATCGTACCACCATTCTCTTCTACCATCTACATTGATAACAGCTGCTCCACCTTCGCGATGTCGTTTGTTATTAAGATACCATGCCTGATATTCATCTCCTTTAATGACTGCGGGACCATCCTCACGATGCAATTTACCATGTATCCACCATGCCTGATAACCATCTGCTTCGATAATTGCCGGCCCATCCTCCCTATGAAGTTTGCCATTTAAATACCATTCCTCAGTACCATAATAATTGGTTGCTGCGGGTCCATCCTCACGATGCAATTTACCATATAAATACCAATATTGGATACCGGAATTAACTATAACAGCGGGACCATCCTCACGGTGGTAAAGATCATTAAGAAACCATGCCTGATATCCATTTACTCCGATTACCGCAGGGCCATCCTCACGGTGGCGTTTACCACGTATCCACCATGCCTGATAACCATCTGCTTCGATAATTGCCGGACCATCCTCCCTATGTAGTTTTCCTTGTTGGTACCATTCCTGGTCTCCATTTTCTTTGATTTTTGCAGGGCCATCTATACGATGGCATATCTCTCCCTTAGTGGGGTGATTGAGAAACCACGACTGATCACGTTCACTAACATATACTGTATACTGTCGTTGGTGGAGAATTTGGAAGGACCTTTTAAGTGACGCCCTTCCAAAGCGTGGAAGAGCAAGAAGAACCCTATAATAATTCATATGAATATTCGCAATAACACTGAGAATGTCTAAAGGCAGTCGTGAACATCTTGCCTGTTTATTCATAGTGCTAGCTGTATACGCTCCGCGGGCCCGAACTTTCGCTGGGAGGGCTTTTTAGGCCTTATTAAAGTACTTCTATGCATCATTCAAAATTATAATATTACAGAAGAGAAGCTACAAAGCTGAATAGTTATAAATAGCGCTGTTATATAATCGATGTTATAGAAGAGCTTATAAGGCTCAATCAAGGATATTCCAAGAAAAGCTAAATCCCGCTAATATCATAGAAGGTCACCAAATGACCAATTAGAGTCATATTCTTAAAAGTTTAGGATTTATCGATTAAAAGAACTTATCAAGCCCAATCAAAGGCATTCTAAGAAAAGCCCAAACCCTCCGATATCATAGAACACCGCCAAATGGGCCTGAAAAGCCCTCCCATTGAAAGTTTGGCCCAAAAAGGCCCCGCGGAGCGTATAGTATGACTGGGACTAATATGAAATGAAGAGGTGGAGACGTGGGTAGGCGAATAGGGAAGTAATGGTGTGAAAACAATGGTCGTTTTATTTTTCCTAGTTATGTATTCATAGAAGCTGGAGATGTACGCCCTTATATTCGCATTGCTAATTATAATTTTGATCGTCATCATCTGGTATTTCGACTGCTTAACATATTATAGATTAGCGGCAATTTTGATACCATCGGCTCTAATGCTCACTACTTCACAGATAATGTCGGCAGCGACGGGGGAGACGTCGGCGACGGGGGCGGCGGAGGGCGCCGATTGGAAGAATATTCATAACTGTCCCCATTGCCAGCAGGTCCTACTGAATAAGGACGCGGGCTATAGTGTTAATAGTGATATTGAGTTCTCTCGGGTGCTCCGTCCGGATACTCCCTGCATTAAGTACCGGGTACGGAAGAATGAGGCACGAACGGTAATTCATTGGGGTCAGCGCAAACTGCTCATGTCTGAGATAGAGTTCCTCACATTATATAGCGATGATTCAAAGAATTACCTTGTAGTGTATGCAGGAGCGGCACCGGGCACCCACATCAAATATCTGCATGATCTGTTCCCCCATCTATCCTTCTATCTGGTGGATCCCGCACCCTTTACCGTTAAGCCCAATAGCCGCATCACCATCCATCAAACCCTCTTTACGGATAAACTCGCCAAGCAACTATTCAAGATGTCGCAGCAGAAGGGGCAAACCATCCTATTCGTTAGCGACATCCGCACAGCCGATCCCGATTTGCTCAGCAGTAAGGAGGTAGAGGCCGCCGTTAAGGAGGACATGCAGAAACAGATGGATTGGACCCAGTTGCTCTCCGCCGAACGCGCCATGCTAAAGTTCCGACTTCCATGGGACGCCGGCACCACCAACTATCTGGATGGCGACATCTATCTTCCCGTTTGGGGTCCTACCGCCACCACCGAGGCGCGTCTCGTCACCCGAGCCCCCCTCGCCGAGGATCCCAGCGGCAAACGCATCTATGCCATGAGGGACTATGACAACAAGCAATATGAGGAGCAGATGTTCTACTTCAATACCATCATTCGCCCCGCCCTCTATCCCCATGATGTGGTTGGCGAGGGTCTTGACCATTGCTATGATTGCCGTTCCGAGGTCGATATTCTCACTAATTATCTCAACAAATACCCTTCATCCACCACTGTTGCCGCAATGAGCAAAGCCATCTCCCGCAAGATTGCCAGCAATAGAACCCTAGCCACGGGCAATTTGGATAAGGAAGATCGTAAAAAGAAGATCCGTAAAAGTCAGTGGATTAACGGCAAGCCCGCCTATGAGTAATAGCTCCTGTTCGGCTCTATTTTTCGCCATCCTTTCCCATAGGAGCATACCTAGAAGCCCCGATGAATCTGTATACGCTCCGCGGGCCCGAACTTCGCTCGTCTCTCTTATAAGAGAGACTTTTTAGGGATTAGCGGGGCCATTCTGTTGAAAGTTTAGGCATGGACATTTATAGAAGGTGTATTTAGAGGCTATAGAGACATAATATTAAATGAATCAGAAATAGATTGCGGAACGCTGTTTCAATAATGCAAAAAGACATAATAAGAAAAGCCCAAACCCTCCGATATCGTAGAACATCACCAAATGGGTCTAAAAAGCTCTCCTATTGAAAGTTTGCCTGTTTTGGGCCCCGCGGAGCGTCGTAGAATTAATAAAGGGCGGCTGAGATAGATGGACAATTGGTGTTGTTTTGGGTTGCGATGAACTGGGAAATATTACAAACGGTGATTATACTATTGCGATTTAGATGATAACAGATTATAATAATCATCTTCGGTGTATAGTATGCCGTTTAGATAGTATTCCTCATCAGCAATTTCTCCATCTTCATCATATTGCACGTAGGCAGGACCGGCGATGTTGTGACGTTTGCCTTCTTCATACCATCTTTCCTCTTCCTTTTGACCATTTGGATAATAGCTTATCCAAGCAGGACCGGTGGTGTTATGAAGATTATCTTTTTCATACCATCTTTCCTCTTTCATTTGACCATCTGGATAATAGTAATTTATAATAGCAGGACCGGCGGTGTTATGAAGATTGTCTTTTTCATACCATCTTTCCTCTTTCATTTGACCATCGTAATAGTAATTTATAATAGCAGGACCGGCGGTGTTATGAAGTCTGCCTTTTTCATACCATGACTCCTCTTTCTTTTGACCATAGAGATAATAGCTTATCTTAGCAGGACCGGTGGTGTTGTGAAGTCTGCCTTCTTCATACCATGACTCCTCTTCCTTTTGACCATCGGGATAGTAATTTATAATAGCAGGGCCAGTGGTGTTGTGAAGTTCATCGTGCTTAACCCATGACTCCTCTTTCTTTTGACCATTAGGTCTGTAGATTATCGAAGATGGACCGTTAATACTATTAAGGTAGTATTTTGCACCACTACCAAAATGCCACCGTGTGCGATGGGCAAGATGAGCAAAATGCCATTCATGAGTTACATATCCTTCCTTATCCACGCTAATACTTTTTGTGGTGAAATGAGATTGGAAGAAAATCTGACGGGTAAGAGAGAGGCGGCCAAAGCGGGGTATGGCAAGTAGGGCTCGATAGGCCTCAATAGACAGGAGAGCGATGTAGGCGAGAATATCGTTCACGAGGATGGGAACTTCACGGTGCGACATCTTTGCTGTGGTAGAAAAGAAATGATGCGGGAAGTAAACATATGAAATGAAAATTCAGTTTTTGTCATTATTTGGATTATGGGCATGATAAGTTGAAACATTCAAAAATACAGAACTCTATTTTCTCATAGCTGTAATTACATTGCCAATAGAGCATTATATTCTGCTTCACTGCGACAGATGCCGTCAAGATAATACTCTCTAATTCCTACCGCGTGATTAATTCTAGCAAATCCTCCTACTCGATGTATAATACCATATTGACACCAGACTTCATAGAAAGGTTCTTTATTGGAATTGTACTCAATGCGAGCAGGACCGTCATTGCGGTGAACTTTACCATTTTGGTACCATTCCTCCCAATCGATGCGTCCTTCAGGAGATAATCCATCATATTTCCAATGAGTGTCGGCAGGACCGTCATCGCGATGGCATAGATCATTCTTATACCATATACTATATGTTAACTTACCATCATTAGTGTATATATTACGAGCAGGATTACCATCCTGATGGCACTTACCACAGCGATACCACACTTCATGTATAATTTGACCATTGGAATTATACGCAATGTAAGCAGGAGAATCTAGCTGATGAAGAACTTTCTTACCACTTCTGTAAATTAGATGCCATTCATGAATAGGACAGTTATAATAACCCGGTTCGTTAATATACCGTATACTATGAATGATGAAGTGAGATTGCCATTGTTTCTGAGCATTAGGATCTAGGGTTTTGCGGGCAAAACGAGGTATGGCGAGGAGGAGGTTATATGTGGTTATATCCAGTTGAGCAATGATTGTGTAGATATCAGAGGGAAACCTGAGTGTTTGATTTGATGAATATGATAGGGCCATGAATAGGTATATCCTGGTCTTGGATTTGGTGCAAATATGGATATACACAATCAAAAATTAATCTAATATGATGACTGCAATCAAAATTAAAAATATAATTGCGTTTATCCCTCTAGTTATTTATACCGCTTAGGAGTGCATACACCTCTCTAGTTACATGTTGATCATAATAATACCATTCTAAGGCACCTCCGGCGGTGATCATAGCCGGACCATCGTTTCGATGACGCATATTTCTATAATACCATAATTGAAACCCAAGTGAATTATATTGAGCAGGGCCGTCCTCACGATGTCTCTGGCCATGAATATACCAGCTGCAACCAGACATTGGTTGTGGAGTAATTCTTGCCGGACCGCCGATACGATGTAAACAACCATTTAAGTACCATTCTTGGGTACCGTCCGATTCAGAAAGGGCAGGACCTGTATTGCCGTCGGGAGATATTTCACGATGACGCAAACCATTATACCAATATTCATAAGTGCCATCATTACGGAGAATAGCAGGTTGATCAACACGATGGAAGCTTCCGTGTTGGCACCAATATTTGACTCTTTCTGGAATAGTGAGGGCGGGACCCACAGTGCCATCTGCGAGAATTGGGCTATGGAGACGGCCATTTAGAGTCCACTGTTCGGCACCAGTGGATGCATCTATGGTTCGAATGGTAAATTGCGATTTCCATCGAGTCTGTGCAATATCACCTAGGGTTTTACGGGCAAAACGAGGCAGAGATAGAAGAGCATGGTAGACTTTGAGATAGTTGGCCTTATTTTGATGCTGGGCAATAGAAGTAAGAACATCGAATGGTAGATGGGGAGGACTACGAATAGTGGATAATTGGGATGTCATTTGTGATGCGCGGGTGCTATTGTTTAAAAAGGAATTCAAAAATGTAAAAGAGTAGTAGCGTATGTCGTGCTTATTCATTACTGATTATCTTTGCAAGAACTGCTATGGCAAAATCATACTCCTCCTTTGTATATTCCTTGCCGAGTAGGAAGTATTGTAGTTGTTCATGCCCTGGAATGCTAGGATTCATAGTACGTGCGGGACCGTCTATGCGGTGTCTACAGTCATGATAAAACCACATTTCCTCATTCACTGTTCCGTCGCCATTATAATATATTACCGCTGGACCATTCTTATTGTGTAGTCTGTTATGACATGACCATGCTTCCTTAATAACTTTGCCTAAGCGGTAGACAGTATACGTTGGACCCACTTTACCATTTACCAGAGCTGTGCGATGGGCCGTATCATAATTGTACCATTCCTCACAAACAACATTACCTTCGTTATCATACGTGATACACGCTGGTTTGTCATTACAGTGACGCACATTTATTGTGACAGAATGTTTAAGAAAGACACGATGGTTATCCTTGGTGACTATGCGGATAACGAGGTGATCTTTCCAGAAGGTTTGACGGGTTAGGGTGGAACGGGCAAAGCTGGGAAGGGCCAGAAGCTGTTGATAGAGATCACCACCAAGTAGGGCAATGATACTCTTAATATCGAGAGAAAGACGGGGAGGATGAGAAGCTGGGCGAGATGCGCTCATCGTTTCTACTCGGTAATATGAATAGATGGCCAATCAAATATTTTATTTACTATATCATCTGCATATAGGGAGAACGGCGTTGATAAAAATATGGTTAAATGCTCCTATTAATGATGTAGTTCATGCGCTTCTTTTTGTCTGTTATGATGGATTGGGCGCGATCTTGCATAGCGGCATTTAAGAGTAAATGGTCTATGGCCGATAAACCACGCAGTCTGCCCATAGATATTCGTGATACAGTTGGTATAATACGTTTGCCAATGTTGCTGCATATCCGCATTAAGAGTGAAGCGGGCAAAGCGGGGTAGGGCGAGCAGTTGATGATATGTTTCTACTGAGAGATGTGCAATGCGAATGATTGCGGACAGGGGAAGCCGGGGTGAAGCCATTGGAGTGAATAAGTGATGAGTTAATATGAGGGGCAATCAAAAATATCATTAAATACTTGATACCACGTTGACAGAATCCTAATGGCAAAAATTGATTATAAAATGCCCATCATTAGGAACGTTGATGCGCAGAGTTCATACCAATGCTATTCAGCATGTGCAGGAGCAGATACGCTGTCTATTCGCCTCTATAGGCGAGGGCGATGTGCATGGTTATTCCCATGCGATGGCCGTATATGGGCATGCTCGGAAGGCTTTGAAACTAATGCCCAACCGTCCGCACATTGACAAACAGATGGCAGTACTCTATGCCGCTTTGTTGCATGACGTGGATGACCCTAAGATGTTTCCCAAGTCAGATCAGCAGTTCTTGCCCAATGCACGCTTGATCCTTGAATCTATACAATTCAATCTCATAGATCTTGTTCTGGATATGATTAAGGATGTCTCCTTTTCCAAAAACGGCAATAAGGGTGCTCTACTTGACATTTGCAACAGTCATGGTGCCAAATCAGCTTGTACGGCCCGTCCCCGATGGTTCTATATCCCTCGCGACTCTGATAGGCTGGAGGCGCTTGGCACCGTGGGCATAGCGCGCTGCATTGCATATGGGTATGAAATAGGACGATCTCTATACAATTGCGACACACCGCGCGTTAACAGACATACCCTGTACTCTACAGCCGCGAAGTTCTACTTCACAAATGTCAACTTACAGTCCACCTTAGATTATTTCATCGCCGGACTCATCCCCCGTTCTATCATGGCCTCCAATCAGCCCTATTTTAAACAGCTAGCCATTCAACGCAGCCGTAGCATCGAGCAGGTCATTCTGCTCTACGGCAAATTGGGCATGCTAACCATGGAACATGTGCGCGGCATACTAGCCGATGATGCGGAGGCTTTGGCGATGCTTCCCAAGGATTAAGATCTGATATAGGCCTACCTGTTTTTTTTGTATATTTAGATTAATAAACAAAAATAGCTGTTTCAACATCGTTTCACGTGGGTTCCATTTAAATAGTATTCGTATAGCAATACTCGACCATGTATATTATATTCAATAACAGCCGGCTTATCTACTCTATGTCTCTTATCATGTTTATACCATTGATGGCTCTTAACAACGCCATTCCTATAGTATATGGTTATCGCCGGTCCATTCTCCCTATGAATCTTACCTCGATAAAACCATGTTTCAATCGTGGAAATTGGAATTGAGTTATTGTGCATGCTTTCTATCCTAGCAGGACCATCCTCTCTATGCTCCTGTCCATTAATGAACCAATTCAAACTATACACTATTCCATTAGCTACGTGCACATATGCCGGTCCATCAACGCGGTGCAATTTGCCATCTAGAAACCACGATACCTTGAAGTTATGATCAGGGAGAGATTCGGGTAGACTTGCATGCTTTGGATCATCACATGCAATATGGCATATTTTGGAGTCGATACAATGACAGGTAAAATGTCGTTGCCAATTGAGCTGATTGGCACTTTTAAGTGTGGATCGTGCGAACCGAGGAATTGCGAGTAACTGTTGGTATTGTTCATGATGTGATCTAAGCACGGACGGATCAATACCACGTATCCAGTAATACATTATATCTTCCTGTTGTGGATCAACAAGGGATTTACCTGCTATCACATTCAGCACATCTAACGGCAGATAGGGCGGTTTATTGTCTGCCATTGCCCTCTATAATTACATTAGCAGCATTCAAAAATATAAAACAATGATCATTGTTCCTCTATCTGTTTGCCATTTATCCAGTATTCATCCTTCCCATGAGAGCGCACAACCGCTGGACCGCCCTCTCTATGCAATTGATTATATTTATACCATGCCTCTACTTTCGTACGATTACCATCTGCTTCATCAGTAAACACTCCAAAATCAAACATACATAGATCTATGAAAATAAACGCTGGACCATTAATTCTATGCAGCTTTCCTTGTCTGTACCATTTTTCAGCCACCATAATCCCATTACCAACATAATGTACGTATGCTGGGCCATCAACGCGGTGTAGTTTGCCATTTAGAGACCATTCATCTATAGAACCTCCCTTCTTTGGTCCTGTATGGTTTGTATTAGTGCATAGAATGTGGCACTCCAAACCCCTGTGATAATTGCCATGAACTGTAAAGTGCTTCTGCCAATGGTCTTGCCTCCCTTCCATATATAATACAGAGCGTGCAAATCGCGGAATGTTAAGCATAAGCCGAAATATATCACTATGTTGCTTTTCAGATGCATATTCCGGTCGTTCTTCATTACGTATATCATAATAAGGAATAGGTGAGATACCTGCTATCACATTCAGCACATCCAATGGCAGATGGGGCGGTTTATTGTCTGTCATTTCTTCGTCTCCTTTATAACTTCATAGAGAGTAATCAAAAAATATAAATAGCTGTGCTATTCCTCCAACCATTTAATTAGCCGTACAGTTAAGTCGACCATCCACTGCGGTGGACCCAATGCATCATTTGCATCATACATTGCTGTTCGTTCAGGTTCAGTTTTCATGTTTTTCATTTGTTTTAGTTAATATCAGAAGAATACAGCTTCCTCATAATCAATTTTTACAATTACACATCTACGGCCCCGAAAAAAGAAGATCCAAACCCGAATATTCCCTGGAATGTCCTTTTGACGACCTGATATGTTGTTCCATTGAAAGTTCAAAAAAATATAATTAATAGAATATTGGCTAAAAGACTAAGCAGTCCTATTATATAAAGTTACTGGTTATTTCAATATAATGTCGTCTTAGCCTCTATAGAGTCATATTATGTAATAACTAAAACCAATCAATATCGCAAAACACCGCCAAATGCCCATTCGGAGCCCTCCCATTGAAGGTTTAGGTCATTCGAGGGCGCCCAATCTACAACATTGCAATAATAATCTACCTACTGGTGCTTGATGATAGGAGAGGCTAGAAGGAGGGTATGAGAACATAACTAGGATTTTTATGAAAGCTAATAGGAGGTATGAATGGATAAGTAGAAGGTAGTTTATTTATGGGAGTTATATGATGATATATGTGAAGTAGTGTGAAAAATGAAGTTATATGATATACAATAGTACTAGTACTGATCTATGGAAATGCACCAGTAGGTAGATTATTATTGCAATGTTGTAGATCTGATGCATAGATTGTATAGATTGTAATCTAAAATAAAAAGTTGAATAGCCATTTGCTATAATTGAAGTGACTAGTTTTAGCACCTTATCTCAATATACGAAGATGTTGAAGTTGCAGCTCACCACTGGAACCATGCCCAATAAAGGGTTGAAAATTACCGAGTATTCATCAACGGGTACGAAAGAATATATTCAACCCCGACCAACTACGCATTATATTTTGTTTTCAGGCAATGGAACAAAATTATTGGTGCACAAGCGCCCTCGCGATCGCGGTGATCATAGAATTGACGCCAAATATATTTGGCTAGCAGAGGTGACATTTGAGGGACCGCATACACAGGCCGTATTCGATAAAATCAATCATCGCAATAGCACATACTGGCCAACGATCTACAAGACGCCTGCGGAGGGTCAGGCCACCCTGATTCACTTTCATGTGGCTAGTAAGGATTTGGATATGGTCTTTGATGGCATAGCTGAGGTATGTGGTCTTGAGAGTAACGTTAAGAACAGTGTCTGCAAATTCCTCAATGAATACCATCCGGAAATTGCCAGTGATGATATGACCTCTTTCTACGAGGGTGAACGTGCGAGACTGTTGGAACGGGTGATGGATTCTCCGGGAGTTAAGTCCATATTCAATGGCGAAGGAATGATTCGACTTATTCAAGAGTTATCTGTGCTTAAGGCAAGTGAGAAGAACATACAACTTATTAGACATGCTATGAATGGACAATATCAGGATGATGCGTGGATGTTGGTTTCGCACCTAAAGGAAGCAGGTTTAATGGATATGTCCAAAAAGGCGGTAGAAGGATATTACGATTAGGGCCATTATGCTTATTTTGTTTTTTGTCCTGTATTCCTTCATCCCTCTTTTAGTCACTTCTCTATTATGCAACCAATATTGCTGCGTACCAACTGGAAACGTTCTAGCCGGTCCATCCTCCCTATGAGTTTTGCCCATATGATACCAAAAGCATCCACCATCTGCATGACATACAGCCGGGGCGCCTTCTCTATGAAGTAGTCCTGCATAATACCAAATGTGGGTACCTATTGCATAATACATAGCTGGTCCATCTGATCTATGCAGTCTGCCCCATTGATAATAAGCGTGCATATATTCTGATATTATCATCGCAGGTCCTTCGTTACGATGCAATTGACCATTTAGTTGCCATTTAGTATATATTAATCCATTTTTAACTCTTGCAACGCATATGGTAAAATGATCCTGCCATCTCTTCTGTATCTTGTCTATGAGGATTAATCGTGCAAATCGAGAGATACAAAGCATGCGTCTATAGTTTTCTTGACTAATTCTTGCTATTATTATAAGAATGTCGACAGGAAATCGAGGAACGGAACGAGGTAGGCGGGGCATGACTATAGACGCTCCGCGGGCCCGAACTTTGCTCGTCTCTCTTATAAGAGAGACTTTAGAGGACCTGATATGATGTTCCGTTGAAAGTTCAAAATTGTAATTAACAGAATGGGAGCTGAGAGGCCAGGGAGTCTTATTATGCAAAGTTTGGTAACTTTCAATAGGAGGCCTTATCAGAGGCTAAGGAGGCATATTAAGACACCTCTAAAAATCTGATAGTGTAGAACATCGCTTTAGCCTCTAAAAAGCCCTTCTAAGCAAAGTTCGGCCGAGCGCAGCGAGTGGTATCTCGGAAAGCTGTGGAAGATGGTATTGATGTTGTAATGATAGATCTAAAAAGGAGGAAAGGATGTATACTATGGTTCTTTGGCCATTTCGAGTAGGAGGGCGATGGACCACAGATCTGCAGGTGTGTAGAGTTCGCCATGAATGTAATACAGTTCATGATGTTCACCATTGGGATGACAACTTCCAGGTCCTTTTATGTATCGATAGGCGGGACCGGCATTAGGACCAAACAAGGGACGATGTACTTTGCCGTGTTGATACCAGTATTCTTCATTTTGTTTTATTATCGCTGGGGCATTATCGCGATGCTGTTTGCCGTGAATCCACCATTCCTGACATTGAAAGTTGTTTTCATCGTAATATATGATGGCGGGGCCTGCGGTGGGGCCCTCTTGCGGTCTGTGGTACATACCATGGTAATACCATTCCTCCCTACCATCTTCAGTGGTAAAGGCGGGGGCATCTATTCGGTGTCTGTTACCATTGAACCACCATTCTTCATTGCCATTAGTATGAATTACGGCCGGTCCGGTTTCTCTATGTTTCTTGCCTTGGAACCACCATTCTCTACGAAAGGAGCCTATATGAGCCGGTTTATCATCTGCGCGATGGAGTAGACCATCGAACCACCATTCTTCCTGTGAACGAAAGCCATCATCATAGTAACGACGTACAGCAGGTCCATCTACACGATGCTTCTGACCATGAAGATACCATTTTTCGTGATGATCATCATATATGCTGGCAGGACCATTGACGTGGTGTTTTTTGCCATGGTAATACCATTGTCTCTTGATGCAGTTTACAATAGCATGATTTCTAGTTACTGTTCTGATATAGGCTGGTAAGGTTGGATCTGATCGATGAAGTTGGCCATTAAAATACCATGCTTGAATGTTTGTTTCGTCGTAACGTCCATATGCAGTGATGAAAAGGGCGGGGCCGGCGTTGGGGCCGGTTTGAATGCGATGGAGTTTGCCGCCAATGGTCCATTTCTCACCATCACAGGTTATTTCGTGGAGGGTGAAGAGGGGCTGCCAATATAGCTGACGGCGGAGAGTGGAGCGGGCAAAGCGGGGAAGAGTGAGAAGGTGTCTGTAGTAGGAGAGGCCAAAGGAGGCGATGATGTTGAGGATATCAAGGGGAAGCGGCATGAATGGATCAACAAGATAAATATTGACGAATAGTAATCAAATTTATAGTAGTGCAATAAGACACATAAAAATAAAGAATGTAGGCGCGTCTACTAAAGCTTATGGATATGTGGTTTATGAGCACTTCGACCATTTATATACCATTCTGCACCAAATTTGTGATATTTATACCGCATATACTGTGTATCCTTGCGGTTTACGGGATTCACATAAACGGATCCGGCAAGGGGCCCTACGAGTGGTCTGTGTAGTTTGCCGTGAACCCACCATTCTTCAACTCCTCCAGAGCGAATGATGGCAGGACCGGCATTGGGGCCTTGTTGGGTGCGGTGACGGACGCCTTGGAACCACCATTCCTCGGTGCCATTGCGATAGAAGATGGCGGGACCGGCATTGGAACCTTCCTGATCGCGGTGGCGTTGGCCATGAAGCCACCACTCTTCCGAGCCATTATATCGACGAATAGCGGGGCCGTCGACGCGGTGGAGCTTACCATGACAGAACCAGTGTTCTTCGGAAATATCGCCGTTTTGATCATACTGAATGACGGCTGGTCCGTCTACCCGATGTTCAGCGCCTTCATTAAACCACTTATGCTCACGAACGAGGCCATTGGGATAACTTTTGCAGGGTGTAGTTATTTTGGTGACAGCGGGAGCATGATCACGATGGCATAGACCATTTATATACCATTTTTCAGTTATGGCGTTTCCACGACTGCTATCTCTGAGATACGTATTGATAGACGCCGGACCATTCACCCTATGTAGCATGCCGTAATGATACCACTCTTCTAATTTATCATAGTTATGTCCATTAACATGACTATAGAGGGCGGGACCTCCTACTCTGTGTAACAGGCCATTATTATACCATTCATATTCACCGCTAGAATATGTTATAGCGGGACCATTCTCACGATGTAATATGCCGTGTGTTAGCCATTGCTCTTCAACAGTATTCTTATTCATGTTCTTAACAATACGAGCGGGTCCTGCATTGGGGCCGAATTGCACTCTATGTTCCAGGCCATTTAGTCCATATCGTGTTATATCTTCGGCATCTCTCTCGCGGGCAATTTGCATGTAGGCTCTGGCTAGTTTCTTATTGGGTTCAGTCTTCTTGATTATAGTTATGGTAAAGTGCTGCTGCCAGTAAACCTGCTTTTTGAAGCGGGCGCTATGAATCCAGTTCTTAATAATGCAATCGGAGGAAGATGGGGGAGTGTTATGATGTATGACTTTGCTGGATACTGTGGAACGGGCAAAGCGGGGTAATATCAGCATTAAACGATAATGTTGGAGGCTAAGGCCCGCAATGGTGTCGAGGATATCAAGGGGAAGTCTCATAATTGGCTTTTTACCACTTAGAATATCGGACTATCGTCTTTAATGGAAATTACGCATCAAAATTCTAAGTGGCTGATTATAGATCTTGCCCCGTTGTACAAATTACCGTTAATGGAAAGATTCCAATACATTTTTAGAATAGGACTGCACATTAATATACGCAAAAACTGAATAGAACTGAAAGACTCTATTCCTCATGTTTACTGCTATATGTTGGCACACCGCGTATTAGTGTGCCATCTAGCCAGTAACGATCATCATCGGAATGATAACGGTTATATTGAGCTGGACCGGAATTCTCACCCACTATTTCTCTATGTAATTTACCATTACGATACCATTCCTCAATACCCTTGATGTAGATTACTGCTGGGCCATCCACTCTATGCTTCTGGCCAAATAGATACCATTCTTCTGTACCAAACCGATCTACTTTGGCGGGCCCTGCCATGGGACCTACTTGTGGTCTGTGACGTATGCCGTGTAGATACCATTGATAGCTGCCATTAGGATGGGTTATGGCGGGCCCGGATAGGGCTCCCTCTATCGGTCTATGTCTTTTATCATGTTGCCACCATTCCTGCTTACCATTAGGATGAATGACGGCGGGCCCGTCCTCTCTATGTTTGGCGCCATGGAACCACCATTCTTGGGCTCCATTTACGAGGGTATGAGCTGGGCCATCCTTTCTATGAAACTGTCCATGTAAATACCATGCTTCAAGAGTTAATGAGGATTCAATACGTGAATGATAACGAGAGTGAGACTGTCCTGCTCTGATCAGTGCGGGACCATCTTCTCTATGTGAGTAGCCATATTGATACCATTCATAATATATAAGACCATCTTCATGTGTTGTGATTTGTGCTGGTCCACCATCCCTATGATTGAGACCGTGAAGAAACCACATTACAACATTATGATTATATCCTTGGGAGTTGCTCTTATATCTAGTAATAGAATTGTTAATATAGGCAGGGCCATCAATTCGATGTAATATACCATTAATTAACCACATTTCAAGAAGAACTTCGCCGTTATCATCGGTGGTAGTTATGGTTGGGCCTGCATTGGAACCAAATTGTACTCTGTGATTCTTACCATTTAGGGTATACACGATACTGCCTTTAGAAACGTATATCAGGGTACCTAATGGACTGTCTAGACAGTAGTCTTTTTCAGTAATAGTATATTTGGTGAAATGATGCTGAAAATGTAGTTGTTTGGAATGGTTTGATACATGGGTAGCAATAGCGTGAGGTGGTATGTAGTGGGATGATGATTGTGGTGTAGGGGGAATGGTGGAACGGGCGAAGCGGGGCAACGCCAGCATTAAACGGTAGTTTTGGAGGCTAAGGCTTGCAATGGTGTCGAGAATATCAAGGGGTAGACGCATGTGGACCTTATAATAAGAGGAATGTTGTTCAAAATTCTAAAAGGATGTAATCACGACATACTTAAAGTGAAATAGCAAAAAACAAGTCCAAGTATGCAGCTTATGCACTACTTTACGCTCTATCATATTCATGTTCCCATATAGTCACAAGTTTGTAGCCGGCCGATCGAATGAGGTCTTCGCGATCAAGGGTCTTCTGGTAGAGTTCGCCGTAGGTGGTGCCTGTCTTGGGATGGAGGTTATCAGGTGGAAAGCGGCTGGGATGACCATGCCAGTAGTCGCCATAGAATTCATAGACGGTGTGGGTGGCGGGATCATAACCGTCGAAATAGACGCGACGACCATTGATTATGGTGCTATATTCACCGTCGTTTTTGGCATGACGGATGTAGATTTGTTGGCGTTGGCTAATCTGCTCAAGCCAAACGATGGCCTTCTCGGAATAGGGCTTATAGGCAGTAGTAAATCGGTTCTCATTACCTGCCACCAAGGTTCTCTCCACAAAACATTCCGATCTAAAGCAGTATTTGCGATGGCGCTGTTCAAAGGTAACATCAAAGAGCTTGGCGCAACGTTCGCAAGCCTTGCTAATGATAAGTAATTTGGAACAGCGCTCACTGCAGCATTGGCGCCAGGATTCGTCACCTGGAGCTCTGCGGAATTGTATGTTACACCGTCGGCATTGGGCGCGTGTGAGCATGGAATCTGAGCATACCTTGCTGCAGTATTTGCGCCAGGTGTCCTCAGTCTTACGGTTAAAGCGCTTATTACACGCGCCGCAGTTGACTGCGATATAGCCGGCCTGAATGATGTCGGTAGATGAGGATTGCGGAATAATGGGCGCATTAGTTACAGGAGGAGCTGGAGATTGAGGTATAATATTATCAATGGAGATAGGAGGAACTGGCGCAGGGGGATTAGGAATGATTTCCTCATATTCTGCCCTTTTGCGCCCCCTTCCAGCGTTCCTAGCGCAGCAGTTTCCCATTTAAGTGCACTATTGAATATAACGGATATGACCCGTTCAACTTTTAATTATTATAGGCCAAATATCATAAAGGAGATGGACAAAAAGAATGATTGAACAGCTAATCGGAACCTGGTGCCACTGCTGAACTTGGTACGATTACCTCTTTTACAAGTTTATCATTACAGAACCATTTCATGTATGTATTTCCGTTGGAATTGTAGAAAATCATTGCGGCACCGTCGTCGCGGTGCAATTTGTCATGTTGACGCCAATACTCACTACCCACGCTACCATCTGCATTATAGGCAATATAGGATGGTGCACCAATACGATGTGATTCATTGTTGAAATACCATCCCATAGCATAATCACCACATGAACTAATAATGGTGTACGCTGCGCCGTTCTCTCTGTGTTTCACGCCATTCTCGTACCATGTTTCTTCTATTGTACCACCTTCGTCTATTCTGATGAGGGCAGGACCATCCGTTCTATGCAGTTTACCATCAACGGTATATCTTACCACCTTGTCTCCCTGCTCAATGCTCTCAGTGCGAATGGGAGTAACTTGGGCCATTAAAAGATATGATGTCAATATAGTAGTTTGGTTATTCATTTTTTCAATTTGCCTGTTTATTAATATTAACAGTAAAAATTGAATAACAATAGCCGATATTTGAGAAACGATGAACAACGACACCTGGGGCGAAGTACTAGACACGATTCCAACGGAGGAGTTGAAGCGGATGAGGCTGATTAGTCGACGGTGGAACAAGATGGCCAGTAAAGCACTGGCCAAAGTATCTATATTCTCTATGAACGACCAGAAAGAGGTGCCTCGTTGGGTTCGCCGTTTGGAAATGCACATGATGGATATGCGTAAGGTGAACCCGCAGAAGATATACCAACTTGATGGTCTGGCACTAACTGAATTGGATTGCAACCAATTGGAGGAAATGATGACATGTACGGTGGTATTGAGATTATCGGACTGTGACACATTGCGTCGATTGACTTTGCAAATAGGATCTCGCCAAATGATCGATTTTGAAATGATGCTTATGGCAGGTAAAATACCAAAGCGATTAGAGAAGTTATATGTGGCAACTGTCGAGAATGTTGAAGCTACAATAGCTCAGGATTTTGTGAGGACCCTCCCAAAAAACCTGATTAGTCTATCCTTACTATTCGCCCTAACCGATGAGATGTTACGTGGATTGGAAGGAATGGAACGATTGTATAATCTGCGTCTATTTGATTGCAGTATTATGCGGATAGATACGCTTTCTAGTTTATCTGCATTGAGAAAACTGCATATTACGGGCGATTCAAGTATCGACATTTACGCGCTAGAAGGACTCAGATTGCGGAAGCTACGAATAATTGAATCAAAAATTACCAATGCAAGATTGATAGGCACTATGACCACGTTAGTCTCTCTCGTGCTTGTTAATTGTGGCATTACAACAGATCATGTTGAAGATATCTGTAATTTGAGCAATTTATCATATCTTAATCTAAACGACAATCTACTTGATAATCGAATATTGGCAAAGGTAAGCCAAATGACAAGACTAGAGACTCTATATCTAAATTGCAATGATCTGAGGGGACCTATAGGGGCGGATTGGAATCTCACGAATTTAAAACGTCTAAACATTGGTGGGACGGGTAGATCAATCCATGCAGGAGATAGATTAAGTATAGAATGTATGACGAAGCTTGAGATGCTCATAATAAGTGATCTTTATGTGGATTATACCATATTAAAGATACTGGCAAAGACAGCCAAGTCTCTAACTGTCCTAGAATGCTTTGGGGAAGCATTCCGATTAATTAAATCACTTGTGGGAATGAATCTGCATGAACTATATGTCGAATGGTCACCAGATCTGTATTGGGTAGCGGAGGGAATGACCTCCTTGACCAAATGGTGCGATGGACGCACATCCATATATGGCTACTGGAACATACTGCGTGCTATTGACGAACAATGGAATAATCGTTATGACATGGTCGAATGGAATTTGGACAGGTTATTTGAGGGTCAATAATGCGTTGGTTACGATCCAATATATTTTTGATTAGCATCTTTTATATACGCTCTGTTCATCTCTCTTCACGCACTTTCTATTCGTCTTGCATAGATAGCACATCTATCAAATAAAACATAACCAGAAACAGTAAAACAAAGCATGCAGAAGACTCCAAGCTACGATAGATGGGATCGTCTGCAACTAGATGTAGATACGATACACAGCATACTCGACTTTAGCGGTAAGACCGGTTACATGCTTAGTTATGGTATGCTTGCACCCATACGCGATGTAATGATAAGGAATGTGGAATATAGTTGCCCCAAACTATACAATCACCTAATGGGATTGGATCATAGGAAACTGGGCATCACCGCCCATCATCTGTGGTATATGCAGTGCGGTTTAGCGGTGGGCTATGCGGAATTGCAGTTGGCATGTGTGCGGGCAGGTAAGGCAATGCCCGAACTACGGATGCATCAACTGTGCTTCTCCTTCCTGCCTTCCGGTTATGATGTGGGCCAGATTGCGCCCGTGCGTCGCGATGCCGTAAGATGGTATATACGATGGAAGATCGTCACACCGGACAAACAGACACTGCACACGGATCATACCCTGGATATGGAGACACTTGGAAATATGGTATAACACGTCTTGAAGGCATACTATATTAAATTTTTGAATTGTTTCTTCTTTATTTGACGGATATGGCAGAAGTCGACTTTGTCTACCTACTCTATGATACAGTATTACTCCCACAGCATCTACATATAGGAGTGGTGACAGAGGATGAGTTGGTTCAAGTCTGCAAGGACTTTAATGCTATCTTCCCAATGGGCAATTGTGTGGCTTTTCCAGTGAAAGATGGATTCAATGCGAATCTCTTCCTACGCATACTAAAGAATGGCAACCGCGCTACCATTTTGAATATCAAGCTGGAGAAGGCCCTACGGGTTTGTGAGGAAATGCAGAACGACCTCATTTCGATTCCATTACGCAGTATCATCCAAGATAGTGAAATGGCCGATTGTTTCAATTGGTTGCTGACCCTAGAAGACGGAATGCAGATTGATGCCGCCTCCGCATATACCATCTATGATAAGTGGTGTGATGGAGCAAAAAGAACGATCCTCTTTAAGGATGATTTCGAGAGACTCTTCAAAATCATCTTCAAGGACATCGAGCTGCAGAATAACAAATATGTGATCAATAGGGAACAGATAGAGGGGTTGATACAAAAACTCACATACCAATCGTAAAACTCTGATTAACTATTTTTATTTGCCTTTCCATTTCCTGTTCTGAATAGGCCTGCACAAAAACATCCCATTAGCCATTTACCTCAAGATGTTGATATATTAAATTTTTGAATTAGTTTTTACTATATTGACTCCCCATGGCCGGTTTTCTCGTAATCATTTACCATGCGGATCTCATGCCGAATCACTGCAAGCTTTTCACGTCTAAGGATCCTTTGAAGGATTGGAAGGAACATGAGCGCTTTCTACCTGCGTGCAACATGATGACCCTACCCGTGAAAAATATGGAGAGAGCCTCCGTCTTCATGACACAGATCCTAACTGATAAGCATATTTATCCCTCGTTCTACCTTCTGAAGTCTCATGAGGCAATGACCGTGTGCAGTAAAGTGCAAACTTCCACCAATTCCGATACATCAGCAGTTGTCGAGGATCTCCCCCTTGAATATGAAGATGAGAGACACGCAGTCTCCGAATCCAAGCAGAAAAATAGAGCGGATGACGATGCCAGGGCGCCCCCTCATAAGCGCATTCGCAGCGCCTCCCTAGACGAGGATGTCATGGATCAATTACAGTCATGCAGTGCCAAGGCCTGGCTAATCTCCAACATTCACGCCTTTGACAGGGTATCCGGTGAGGAGGTCTACGATATGTATTTGGCCTGGGCGAAGGAGAATGAACATACACCGCTTAATCGCTACAGCTTTGCATCCAGACTTTCCGCTGTCATGCCCTTCAATATCAAAACCAGCAAGATAAACTTCTTTAAGTACAGCCTTTCGCAAGTGAGACAGATGGTAGCGGATTATTTGGATATTGATGAAGCCGATATCGCCAAATACGCCTCCAAGCTGTGATTCGCGAAAACACTTTTATTTTTAACCTCTATTATGAGGTATTCGGGCCTGCTTCCTATAAATAAATGTGGGAGCTCCTGTGCATTCTACTCTTTATCATTATCATAACTGTAGCAGTGCTTCTATGGTTACAACCGGATGAGGAGACCACCGACGTAACGCAAGGTGGGCGCGATGTCAACAGACCTTACACAGTTCACGTCATGGGCTATCCCGGCTCAGGTAAAAGCTGGCTTGGCAAGGAGATCGCCACTCGCTTTGGTAATGACATTACAGTCATAGATATGGATGTCATATTGGATCCCGTTGGCGAGGCCATTGTGGAGGAGCTACACAGAGCTAAAAACATACATACACAAGATGATTATGATAATTTTAGGAATGATCTTGGCAAGAAGTTTATAGAGCGGTTCAGAGAGCAGGTTCGCAAGGCCATCTACGTCAGCTCCAAGCCCGTTCTCCTTGTCGGCATCACCTACTATAATATAGGAGGTGGTCTTCCCTACGTCGCCTCCATCTCCGACCTCTGCGATATGAAATATTACATCAACATCCCCGTTAAACAGCTAGTTGAACAGCACTGGAATCGCGATGTCCATCCCCTTGTCTGTGAGCTCTGCCGTCGCGGCCCCTTCGCCCAACAACTCATCAAGGGCAACAAAAACCTATCCCTTGACATTAACTATCGTAATATGAAGAAATGGACTGAGCACCTCAAAAAGCAGTATCCAGGTTATCATCATTTCAATCAGAAGACCCTTGTCGAATACATCACCAAACTATTCAAAAACATACTCATGCTTCAATCATCATCCCGTTAAATCAACGTGAAGACGCTTCGTAGATTTTTCTCTGGACCCTTAGGATGACCTCCTCCCGGATGCTCCTCATTCCATCCATTCACTCCCTCGTCATCCTGTAAAGAATCAATGCAATTATGAACAGCAATATCAACACCGCCCCTATCTCAATCCACATTTCCGCCCCCTTCCTACCCACTCCCCCAAAACAAATATCACCTCATATTATATTTCCTCCTATATATTTCCCTCTCACAACATGTATCTCGCCCTCCTCATCGTTCTTCTCCTCATCCTCGCCGTCTGGTTCGTCCAGCGTCCCCAGCCCGAAGTCTTCTGCCTCGTCGGTGAATGGAACTACGAACAAGCCGGCAAAGCCTGCTCCTCCCTCGGCTTCCGTCTCGCCACCTCCCAAGAGCTGATCTCCGCCCAGCGCTCCGGTGCCCAATGGTGCAATGTCTCCTGGACCCAAGATGCCTGGGCCATGCGTCCCACCCAACCCAGTGACGGCTGCACCTCCCCCTCCACCGTCTACACCCCCGCCACCGCCAACCGCGGCACCAAGTTCTCCGCCCTCTGCTACGGCATCAAGCCCAAATCCGGCACCCCCGGCATCCTCCCCTTCAATTCCCAGCGCTGGTAAGGGCCGCGTTGGGTGTCTTTTTTCTGGGGGCTGTTTTACGATGATTAACAGGGGTTTGGTCTGCGTCTAGCGAATCCAAACGCGGTAAAGGTATATGGTTTGAGCATCTAGCCGTCAATTATGGTTATAAGTACGTTAAATGATACCAAAACCATGCACCGAGGCTCACCCTGAACCCAATATATGCGATTTGACCCTCCTGCCGCGGGCCCATGGACACCTATCTTTTTTGCGCCTTCCAGAGACCACAAAAAGGACTCCAAGCACACATATTAGGCCCCCATTCGTCAATAAGTTGGCATATTAAGGCCCATAATCCACAATTTAGATTGAATTTACGAAAAGCTACGCGGAGTGCCCGTTCATGGCGCCCCATGACAGGAGTTGCAGTTGCGGTAGATGGTTGAGTAGTCATAGGAACAGTTGATAGTTATGATATGTCCGCAGCGAACTGCTACTCGCCAGGGATAACAGACATGGGGAAGTGTAGTGTAGATGCATGTTGTGGATGGGGGAGATGTATCATGGATCTTCTCTTCGGGCGGCGATGGCATAGACTCCTGATTATAGATGGTTGTCATTCTAAACAGGTTAATTGTGTTCTTATGGAAAAAAATGTAAAGGAGACTGAAACAGCCCAGGTATTACTTTCTGCACTTTCTGCACTTTAGGCAATCGTGATATTCGGGGGTTTGACCGCATGGATCACTACAATAACCATATGCGCAGTATTTACCATAGCCGCGACAACCACATTTGGCCTGTATCATATCAGGTACACCACCATATGTGTTATATTGAGAACCGCACATAAGACAGTGATAGATGGGTGGTTTGGTAGTGTTTGGATTTACCTCTGCTATGTTTGGATGGGGAAGAGTGGCGGGTTGAGCTGGTCTGGATTTCTTACCACTACAATCAAAGCAATCATATGTCTTAGAATTCATTTCCACACCCTCCCTGTTGCAGGATTCGCAGAATTTGCCAAAGCCATAACAGCCGCACTTGGCTTGAATGAGCCAGCAGATGGGCTCGGAATAGGACGAACCGCATCGTAGACAATTGTGTGGATGCTTGACTGAATCGATTCGTTGCTGATTAGTCATCGCCAGCGACTTCTCCAGCCTCTCCAATTTAGTTTGCAATATCGATACCTGTTTGCGTAGATCCACATTTTTGTCGGTACAATTGGATAGGTCCTCCATTGCTTGGACATACATACCATGCAATATGCCCTTGGTATTGCGTAGTCTGTTGCTGGTGCCTAGGAGATTGGTGTTTACCTTTTTGAGCTTCTCTATCTGGGCTTCATGTTCCTGGATCTTGCTTTGTAGGGTTTGCAAGGTTTGATTATGTTGGAGATTTGCAGAAGCAAGTTCCGACTCCAAACCCTCGATTATCTCTTCCAATTTCTGTTCATGCTCGCACAACTCACGAAATTCGTCCTTTGCAATATCCGCCATGTCGTCGTTAAGTAATGCACATACTCTTTCAATTTTTAACATATCCCCCATCATCTATTCCTCTCCAAACCTTCCAAATCGCTCCAAATACCTCGTCTATCTCTCCTACGCCATGGGCCGTGGACACCCTACGTTTTCAGACCCTCTCTACGGGCGCCGATCGTGTGCTTGACCCCCGTTAAGAGAGGCGTGACAGGGGTTAGGAGTGCGATATGACACTCGCGGCAGGGTTCGTACGTGAAATGAGTGCAAACCCATATGGCTTCGCGCGCCCAGCTAGGGGCCGAATTGAAGGTAGGGCTCTGGATAGGGGTGTGGCTATCGTTTAGAGGTCAGCGGCGAGAGCCCATGGACAATGAACTGACGTAACTTTATTTTATAGGAGGTTTTGGGTACCAACTCAAGGAAAAACGATTGGTATGTAACGCATTGCAGGGAAAAAGATGTGGTCTAGAGCGCCGGGACGAGGTCGCACGTTAATCGCCGTCGAAAACACGCATTAGCGGCAGACGGCACAGGAATGGAGGGAGGGATCGAGACCACAGGCATTGAGACCGGTGTTGGAGACGCAGAGGGCACCGACGCCTTGGCAGCCGCAGAGGGCGGTGATGAGGACGATGTTGGGGGATTCAGATTTGTATCGGCGGTGGCACATGAGGCAGTGGGTGATGTTGGCGGCATAGATGGAGGGAATTTCGTGTTGTGAATTGCAGATGGTGGCGTTGGAGGTGGGAGATGTGGATCTGAGGACTTGTAGTTGGGACTGGAGAGAATGGAGCTGTTGGTCGTTGGCTTCCATGCGTTCGTTGAATAGGAGCAGTTTTTGCTCGCATGCTAGTACTTGTTGTTGAAGCAATTGCTTTTGTTGTTCAAATTCGACGAGTTTGTGACGGAGTTCGACATTGCTATCGGTGCAATTGGAGAGATCGTGGATGAGGGAGGAGTGGGTGGTTTGGAAGGTTTGGAAGGTTTGGAAGGTGTTGGCAAATTCTTTCATGGCGGCGTTTTCTTCGGCTGTCTTGGTGCGGAGTTGAACGGCGTGGGACAGCTCGGCCTTGAGTTGGAGGGATATTTGACGAATTTCGGCTTGGAGATGATGGATGGCTTCTTCAAGCTGCTGTTCGCGGTTTTTCGTATAGGAGGGGCTGGACATGGGGGATAAGGTATAGGAGGAGATTATTCAATTTTTAACAGGAAGCGGGTATGTGATAATGATAGCAAATGGATATGAAAAAGAAGATGAAAAAGGAAGATGTGGTGCTACTATATGCAATAGAATCAAGTTACTGGATGATGATATGCTGATTGGGTTCCATGGCGACGTAGATCTGGCCGTCGATGGGGATTTCGGAGAAGGGGGAGGCGAGGTATTGGCATTGATGATGGAGGAGGAGGCCGGAGGGAAGGAGGGTGGAGGGGGGAAGGATGCAATGATAGGAGGGAGTGCCGAGGGAAATGGGGCGGGGAAGGCGGTTCTCGATGGTAACGGGGAATTGGGAGGTGGAGGAGGGGGGAGAGGTGCCGACCATGGGAGTTTTGGGAGTTTTGGGGCGGGAGATGATGGCGGATTGAAGAATGTCCTCGGTTTGTCTCTCATGTATGAGAGACATGGGGAGATCGGGGGAGGGAAGGTCGGAGTTGGTTTCAAGGGAGACATGGGCGGCAAGGGCGGCATAGGAGGCGGAGGTGTCTTGGAGAATGACGATGGAGTGGTGGAGGGAGGGATCGGGAAGGGGTTCGACTGGGGGCTTTGATTCGGGGGTTTTGAGTTTGGCGGACTGCTTATCTCTGGCTTCCTTCTCTTGTTTGGCTTTGAGTTCCTTCTCTTGTTTATCTCTGGCTTCCTTTTCCTGTTTGGCTTTGAGATCCTTCTCTTGTTTGGCTTTGAGGTCGGCTTCCTGTTTGGCCTTAAGCTCCTTCTCCTGTTTGGCTTTGGATTCCTTTTCCTGCTGTGTTTGCTGAGCTTGTTGTGTTTGTTGCTGTGCTTGTTGTTGTGCTTGTTGTTGTGCTTGTTGTTGTATTTTAAGGAGTTGGGCGGAATGTTCCGCACGTTTGAGGGTGGCGACGGTGCATTCGGTTTGCCATTTGCGATGAAGACGTTTGTAGGTATCATAGTGACTGATGACTAGATCGCTATTGGCGGATTTGTTCCATTCGAGGAGGGCCTGATCAACGGTAATGGAGGGGGTTTGGGTAAGGAGATGATTGTAGTAGAGATGGAAGGGGGTGGGAGGTTTGGGAGGATAGGGAGTTTCGCGGGAGCGGGGAGGGCGATGGAGGGGATGGGACGTCTCTTGTCCATGAGAGACGGTATAGGCGAGTAGATCGGAGGGAAGAGAGCAGGATTTGCCTTGGGCGTCCTGGCAGGTGGTTTCGGAGATTACATCCTTTTTGTTTTTGGATACGGGGTTAGGATGACGAAAGACGGTATGGGTTGTATAGGTTAGTTTACCGGAGAGATGATAGAGACGAGTGATATTGCCATTGGGTTCGGTGAGGACGCGGATGAGGAGGGTGGGAGAGGGTTGAAGGGGGCGATCGGTCCATTTGAAGATGGGGGTGGGAGAGGATAGGGATTTATGGAGGAGCATCTGTTGGGTGTCGTGGAGAAGGACGGAGAGGGAGAGGGCGCGGGGAAGGGGATGATTGAGATGAAGGAGGACATCGAGGGAGTTGATGATGGGGGAGATGGAATCGAGAGACGATGATGGTAGGAGGACATTGTAGTAGGTATGGCAATGATTAAGGGTGGAGAGGGCGGTGGGACTGGCTTTATCCTCATGATGAATATGGGTGATGGTGTGGACTTTAAGGCCGGTTAGATCGGGAAGATTGGGAGTGGTAATTACGAGATGATTGGAATGGAGGCGCTGAATGCAGGCGTGGATATGGGTGGGAGTGATATTATTGGTATAGGCGGTGACAACGCGGGTATTATTGCTGGTGTCATTGGCAAAGATATTGAATTGGTGACGATGTTCTACTATGAAGAGAACAGAGGTATTTGCCATGTTATTCTGTTTATTGGTTGGAATTCGTCTTTGATGATTGTACGAAATCAAATATGTATACAAGGAGGGGGCAAATTTAATATGCAAAAATATAGAGGAGGGGTAATTTACTGAGAGGTGGTGGGCTTGGAGGCAAGGGCACTGGCCATACCGCCGATAAGGAAGAGTGGAGTGGCGAGAATAAAGAGGCCAAGACCAACGATGACGGAGGCGGTGCTGCCGAGGAGCCAGTAGACACCGAGGCAGATGATGAGAATGATGACGATGGCGACGATCATGGTCATGGAGGCGAATTCGGCGAGACCCATGTTTGTAGAATAGGGAGGGACTCACGATGATACTGAATGATAAATAAAAAGTGGTGTGGAATAATTAGGAGGATAGAGCAGCGGCAACGCCAAGAATAACGAAGACGGGTGCACTAAGAATGCTTATGTAAATGGCCATGAAGATACCCATACCTGGTCCTGCTGTAATACAGGTAAGGATGATGCAAATGATGATCAGGATGATAAGAGCGATGGTAATTTTGGCAATCACACCCATTTGGTTTCTGCTTAAAAGGTCTGAATGGGATTAAACAAAACCAAAACACCTATGGTTGTAGAGATACTGTATGGTGAATAAAAAGTAAAATAATATGGTTATTACAGCGTTTATGTAGAGATATATAAAAACAAATATGTATATAGTATCCTAAACCAACTATTATACACTTTAGCAAGATGACATGATGTTGAGATGTGAGTATGTGAGTTGGACAATTTGTTTTATGTTGTTAAGTGTAAAGATTCCAAACAACAGAGAGCATAGGTTGATGTAATTCAATTTTTGTAATTAATCGGGTCGGTGTGCAAAAATAAGTGAAGGAATGGGGCAGTTACATGGGAGCACCTTCGGGAAGGGCGAGGAGCTTGGCGCAATCGGCTAGATTGGCATAGGTAGGGGAACCATTGCGGGTATAGGATGCCATGTCCTGAAAGTGACGACGTTTGCCAGCTTCAATCTTATAGATGCCACCGTTGCTATGGCAGCGGAAGACGGCACCGTCGGCGAATCCGGAAGCGGCAACAGGAACGGCTACGGCGGCGGTTGTTGTGCCTGTACCAATAGAACGTGTAACTGTGCCACTGGCGATGGTACCAGTAGTACTGGTGGAAGAACTGGTGGAAGTGCTAGCTTCGGTAGGTGTTGATGTGCTGGCAGCAGGCTTACTAGCGGCTTCGGCTACGACATTGGTCTCACTGATGGAGGTATAGTAGACAATGACCACAATGAGAATGATGACGAAGGCCAATACGGCAATGATAGCGGTGCCCATGGTAGCAAGGTATACATGAGAGAATATAAAAATGTGGGTTAATGAGATCACTTATTTGAATGTGATGGAGGAGGGGAGGTCTCGATGAGATTTATTGTAGACGGCAACGATGTAGTGAGAGAGCCGGAGTTCGGCGTCGCTGAGATCGTAGTTTTTGAACAGAGTGGCCATGGTGGTTTGATACCAGAGAAGATCGATTTGGCGGTCCTCCCAGGATTCAGAGCGAAATTTGGTGAGAAGATCGGGATGGGCATATTTAATGAGTAGGAATTCGTAGAGGGTATTACGGTGAATCTTACGATTGCGATAGTTCTCGAATTCACTGGCGATGCATCGGTCACAGGAGTCGAGGCCGCACATGCTGTTGATGTCGAACAGGGCTTTGTGGTTGTGGGCCTGAAATTGGCTGCATTGGGCGCAGTAGCAGGCACGACAGCGGCGACATACGACGGAGGTACCACGGCGGGTGCACCAGCTGCAGGTCATGGGATGGCAGGTGCTGCAGGCGGTGGGTTCGCCATGAATGGAGTTGAGACGGGGATTCCAGACGCGTTCGCACTCACAGAAGCTGTTGACGCGGAGAGTGGTCATAAGTGGAGAGGTAACATAGACTGAATTCAATTTTTAGCATATTTGATTCTGGACTGTGTCAAACGGAACATGATGGCAAAATGAGATAGGAGGTAAAAAGAGGCAAAAAGTAAACTACTGGAAATTATCTTTAACGCTCTTCGCACCACTCATTCTCCTTGCGAATTTGCTCCTTCTCCTCGGGGGTAAGATCATCAGGCTCGCCAAACATCTCACGAATCTCATCGGGGGTCTTGCCGATCATCATCTCGCCGATCATCTTGGCGGTAATGTCAAGAACAGCGGGAATGTTGAGATAATTGGCAAGTTTGCACATGTACATGACGGTGACGTGGTCGGTGCTGCAGATTTCGCGATCCTTGGCCTCGACGACGCGATCCTTGATGACCTGGGCGTCTTCTGGTCGGGATTTGTTGTAGGCAGTCATGTTGAGGACACGAATGAGAATATCCTGACGGGTGTCCTTGTCCTCGGGATCGCTGACGGGATATTCGGGGATGCTATCCTCCTTGTCGCCCTTAAGATCGGCGTAGACTTCGGCGATGGTTTTGCTTTCAAGGGCAATGAGGGCGGAAACGGTGACGGATTTGCCGTCATCGGTAATCAGGGTGATCTTCTTATCACCTTTGAGGGCGAGTTCACTGAGCTGGACTTCAAGATCGGCAACGGCATCCTTGGCGACGGGTGCGGTAGTAGACTCGGTAGCGACTGGTGATTCCATTGATAGATTCTGGGAAGTCAGATATGTCCTAGAATAGGATTCAATTTTTTAATTTATAATGGATATGTTCTATTTGCCTGTAATTGGGTAGGAACGGTAATTGGCGCTTAACTAGGAGAAATAGATGCGAAGATAGGCGGTGCTTGCGGTGCCGCAGATGGGGCAGGTGGATTGGTTGGCAGCGCAGGCAAGGCAGCAGAGAACATGGCCGCATTGGGTGAAGACGGTTTGGCGTTCGGCATCCATGCAGATGATGCACTCGTTGAGACGGGAGGAGGATTTGGAGGCAACGGGGCGATCGGGAGGCGGTTCGGAATGCGGTGGACGGACTTCATTAGATTCGGCCTTGGGTTGGGAGAGCATATCGGAGAGTAGTATGGGTTTGTTGCTGATCAAAGTCTTCATTTCGGATAGGATGAGATTATAATTGTTGGAATCGGTGGGGCCGGTGGGGAACTGACTGCGAAGATGGGGAATGCAGTGAGAGAAGCACTCGATCATGTCCTGTTGATTATGGGGGGAGAAGAGATGGAGTTGACGACAGTGGAGAAGGAAGGCGCTGAGGGACTCACTGGTGAAGGGGGCGCGATTGAGGAGATCGAGCCAGAGATTGACATAATTGAGTTGGCGTTGGGAGGAGGGATGAGGGGTGCGATAATCCTGATAGGAGAGTATAAGGTTGCGAATATTGGGTGCAAGATTGCTGATGCCGTGGATGAAGAAGTAGATGTCGGGGGAATAGATGAGGGAATTGAGGTGGGCGAAGGTGGGAATGTTGAGAATGGTGAGAACCAGGGGAAGCTCGGCGTTAAGGATGGGCAATACATGACTATACCAGCGGGCATAGAGATCGGTGCCCCAAAGCACTAATCGTGTGGTGGGACAGCTGTGATGGGCAAGCTGTAATAGATGTTGATGATCATAGATGGGCTTGGTGATATCTGTAAGGGGGAGAAGGGCGGCAGTGGCGATCCAGATAATGAGATCTATATTGGTAATGCATAGGCTGTTGCGATTGATAAGAACGGTAAGGGCGGTATTGATGCTGCTGACCGATGTGTGGAGATCCGCCGCGCTGCAGATGGTGCGCACAAGGTTGCGGTCGCGGGGCCAGTCCCTCAGGATGGAGTTGTGGAGATTGCGATAGGAGTGTTTAAGGGCATTATTGGAGGCGCCCTCGCGCGGGGTCGGCAGTGTGATAGTTTTGCTGTATAGATGGAGGGCGGTGATGGGTTTAGAGGCGGACCAGTCCCACATGCCCCAATGCTGTGAATAGGAGGTAATGCGCTTAAGGAGGTCGCTGGATGGGTTCGTCTCATTGTAGGCGACTATGCGATCCCACAGCGCTACTATATTATGGATGGAATAGCGGCCATTGCGCTCATCGGCCTCAAAGTAGGAGCAGCGGCGTTCGGCCTGTTGCTGTTCCTGCTTTAATTCTGGTATTTCTATGCACATAGCACTAAGAAGGCTGTGATAGTCGAGAAACATCTCAATGGGTATATCGTTGGTCATCGGGATGTACGCAAATGAATTCTATGGGATCAAGCAACGATATAAGCTTCCTCTAAATGCGGACGAGCAGGAACGAAGATGTTTGTTATAGAATCGGAGATGTTGGTATAACAACTGTATCTCTTGTGTAGAAATTACAATGAGTAAAGAATTGGAGCAGCCAGAGAAGAGACCGGCATGGGCAAGCAATCTTGGTCATGTGGTAAGTTGGCTGGATAAGGTGGGGGAGGAATTCCCAGTAACACAAACGGAGACGGAATTGGAGGGGATATACCATCTAGGCGTGGATCAGATCAGCAGATCGCGATGGAGATGGGAGCCGCAGCCAGGCAAGTGGATAATACGACGAATGTCAAATATGGAGTATGGGCAGGTGTGGTGCGGTGTGCATACCGATTTTAAGAGATTAATTGCGAGATCGGTTATTGGAGATACAAAATACCAGACGCCGATGGCAAGCGTATATGGTATGATTAGGGAGGAAAATGTGGCAAAGGGAATTGAGGAGTCGGAGGAGGGAAGGGAACACAAACCGGGATCCTTCTGGACCACCAAATATAAGACGGCAAAGGGAAAGGAGTGGATCTATGGCAGCCATACCAAGCAGGAGTATTACTTGTGGAAGTGGCCGAATACCTTTCTGCTAATGGAGGAGGAGGCATATACGCGTTTCTGCGATTGGTTTAGGGGATATGTGGGTGGGCTGAGACCGCTTAGATGCAAGGAGACGGGGGAGACGCCCCTTACGTGGTTGCGGAGTGATGACAAACCTATCAACATACCAATGATGGGGGCAAGCACCAGTGTCAGTATCAGGCAGCTAAAGGGGCGCAGGGATGAGAAGCGCAACCCGATCGTTCATACAAAGCTGGCTCTGAGAATTCACTATCCGGTGCCCCATGAGACTATGGTATACAAGGACGGCTCGCCTGTATGGGAGAAGGATGCGGTTAGTGAGTTTGGCGCCAGGGATTGGGGCATCTGCGATATAATGGAGGTGATAGCGACTGCCGTCAAGGGCGCCATGGTGCCATGGTATCAGCTGGTATCGGGTGAGGTTACCATGCGGCAGGATGGTAAGGTAATGGATATATACGTGTCATTATATCCAGTACAGCCACTGTAAATCTGTGAAAAATAAAGCCTGTGACCGATGAACGATTCATATCCTATCCACTTATTTACTAGTATCTAGCCGGATCCGGATCTAATCTTTTTAGTAGTGGTTCGTTTGGTCTTTCTTTCCGCCTTCTTTTTGGGCTTATCTAGGAGAGCCCCTCGAATATATAGGGAGAGCTCAGGAATGATATCCTTATTGACCTGTGGAAAGAGCAGACGTATGGCGAGTTGATTGGTAGCGTCCGTGGGACTATAGAGTGCTGCCCACCCGGCGGACATGGCGATATTAACAGGCATTATGCGGCCGCATTCCGTATTGGCTGGCGTTTGCCTTCTACGCATTACTTCGGTGATACAGAGATATTGAAGTCGGGGCCCATCAGTAATATCTGAATTATGGGGATTAAGGTTATGGGCCAGCGTCTGGAGCTGTATGAGCAATCGCATATTACTTACACGTTGAATTTCATGGGGTTTGATAGTGAGCTGATCATCCATATTGAGAAACATGGGTGGAGGAAGTTAGTGAATGGCTGCTTATAGCTTTAACAGGTTTATGTTTTTCATTTGGCCTGATTGTTCAGAGCCATATGCGCGGCGACAAAGCTCTAATATATCTTGTTTTTCATTTGGCCCAGTTGTTCAGCGCCATATGGCTGAGACAAAGCTGAGACAAAGCTGCAACATAGCTCTAATATATAAATCATGTTACAGGGTAAGGGATGTATGGGGTAGACTGGTGGGAAATGGGCACAACAAACAGCCGTGTGGTTAGCGCGGTGCCATTCGTGGCATTACGTGATGCGGCACAGTTGCACTTATCGGGAAGCGATAAGCATGCGGTGATGAGAATAATGACGGAAAAATGGGGAGGAAATGTGGCGAGAATGGTGGATGAGGTGTTGGGGGCGACGGTGGAGACAAGGGGATATCTATACATATTTGATCCGGGAGAGATGACGGGGGTGTGGAAGATAGGCAAGACGGACAACTTGGAGAAGCGGATAGGAGGTTACCAGACGGGAAGGGTAAAGGAAGTCAATTTTAAGTATACATACCCAACGCTGAATCAGCATCTGGCGGAGAACATGCTAAAGAGTGCGCTGGAGCCGTATAGATACCAGGTGGTGTCCACGACGGGGCGTAAGCATGGTAGAAAGGAGCTGTTTCAGATGTCCTATGCGCTGGTGGCAGAGATGCTGGTGGAGTGTTGTGTGGCGGCTAGTGCTATGTATATAAGATTGCAGATAGGAGGATCGGCATTGGCAACTATCGATATTAAGCCGGAGAGTAAGAAGTTGGTGGAGAGGTATTCAACATCATTATTACGATTGATTCAGAGCGATCACCCGCCGAAGTGGTACGTGCCGGGGGTGCCGATTAATGTGCAGACGCTGATAGAGGATATGAAGACGACGGTGAAGCCGTTGCCGGATACGGAGGAGAATATAGCAATGCTTTTGCGGGAACAGTTGGCGACGATGATGGTGGGAACCCCCGTGGTGGAACAGTGCACAACAACAGCTGCTGCCGCTGCTGTTACCGTAGTAACGCAAGATAAGATGGTAATTGCTGTGGAAGATGCTGAGGATGGTGATTTACTGGATGCAAAAATAGAGATGGAAGAGAGCGTCGTGGTAGAAGGCATGATTCCCATCTCTTCCGATCCAATCGTAGCATATGAAAATCTAAACAAAAACAAGACTCCCAGACGTGGATCTGTATCCTCAACTCCTACTGAAAAGCGCAAATCAGCCGATGGCAAGAATCTAGCAGGTGCTCCCGATTCCATACAACAATTTCTTAAGTGGATGATGGAGGCCAAGCCCTCCTGGTATCAATCCGGCCAGGCCATGTCCTTCCGACGCCTGCGTGAGTACTATAAGGGCTATGTAGTCGCAATGGGCAGCAATTCGACCATCGTCGGTGATCGTGTCTTTAATAACAGAGTCCGAGAGATAGTTGGATGCGCAAAAATGAATCTAGTAGAGGATGGCCATACATTAGCCGGTCTCGTACTACCTTAGAAGGCTACTTAGTCTCATTGCATCTGGACTTATGTTCCGGCCATGCCGCCTTCTGGCAGTCGCGATTGCAAAAGTAGACCTGATGGCAGCGAGAACAGCGCTTTATATCCGCGCTGGCCTTGCCGCAGTGTAGACAGACGGGCTTAATGCCTCCGCTTCCACCCATCTTTCCTATAAACTTCTCCTGACAGGCAAAGGAGCAGATAAGGACATGTCGAATGATGGTGCGCGCTGCGGTAGTCTCCTTAATCTTCATAGTCCATTCCCTCATACTCTCCATATCATAGTTACCGCAGATAAAGCATTGCGCCGCATGTTCGGCAAGGTATTCCGGCACCGTAATATCGCAAGCATCACTGCAGGTCATATATTCACCTCCCCACCAGCAATAGTTGCGCATACTGGGCGATTTCTCATTGCAGACGCTGCAGCTCATGCCTTTAAAATGGTAATGCGATAATGTATATAGATGGGTTATTCAAAAATCTAATTGGATTGTATTATTCATCATCGCTATCATCTGGTTCGTCCTCACTGTCCTCATTATTGTTAGGCGTTTCCTCACTTTTGAATTGCTTACTTTTAGTGCCTTTGGATGAGGAGGGCGAAAAGTACCAAATAGCAATGATAATAGCAATGATGATAATCCAGGGAATCCATGGCGTAAGGATGGTGCCTACACCAGCACCTATGTTTTTGCCTACACCCTCCGCTCCTCCCAACACTGCCTTATTAAGGGCTATCTTCGTTAGATTATTCATGGTACGGTTACTAAGGCGATAGAAAACAATAAGTTAAATAAATTTGATTGTTTATATTCTATATTACGTTTACAGCACCTCGGAAGCTTCACAATTGCAGATGCTGCCATTGGACATCTATGTCGTTATAGTTCAGGCCCATAAACCCTCTATCGGCTATGGATTAAGTATCTATAGGCAGTTACTATCCATTCCGCGCTTTGGCAGATTGACTGTTAGAGATAACCGGAGATGGCGTGTTTGGTTTACCTATTGTCTTCGCAATACAGTATTCTATAGGGAAATATGGATATTGAACGATAGAACACATAGAGAAGAGATTGATGAGAATGGAAGGGAGTTACCAGCTTCTATATCTAGAAGCGGTACAGCTACTTGGTTTAAGTATGGTATTTATATTCGTTCTTCTATGTTACCTGGGACAGAAATACTACCATATAAGCCGTGATAGGACGCTGATCTCTTTTTGCGTTTTTTTTGGTGAAAAATAATAGTGGTCTCATCCGATTACTTCTTCATGAACTGCTCATAGTAATCAGCCATGCGCTGTAGGATGGTGCCGGCTGTGCCATAGGTGATATGATCGGGGGCATCGGCTTCGGTAAACTGGAAATGGGAATGGATGTTGAGGAGCATGTTGAGGAGCTGGGGCGCCTCGTAGTATTCCTCATTGCTGACGACGATGACATTGGAATGACCGCTGGTGATCTGATAGTAGATTTGGGTGTAGTAGGCATGTTCGAGCTGGAGCATGTAATCAGCGGGAATATTACTCTCGGATTCGCGCTTACGGACCTTCTTGATGCGACGCATGGCGGTTTCCACAGAGACGTGCAGATAGACGACCCAGCGGGCGTTGTAGGGGGCCTTGGATTGGAGGCTCTCCTTGTAGACATCAAACTCCTCCTTGCTAATACCACCCTTCTTGTAGTGAAGAGCGGCAAAGACGGCGTTGCCGAAGACGGAGCGCTCGGTGATGGCGATGCCGCAGGAGCCGCTTTCGGGCACAGCACCCGTGAACCACATGGCATCTTGGTAATTCTGCTGACAGTCACCTAGCATGTGGAGCTGCAGGTGTAGGGAGTAGTTCTTGGCGGGCTTCTCTCCATTTTCCTGATTGCTCTGATTATAGAACAACTTAAGAAGAGTGTGATTAATGGTTTCTGGATTGAATTTGGCAGGCAGGCCCAGTCCACGTAGATAGAGAGCGGTGGCATTGCCCAGGGTGGTCTTACCACTGCCAATCGTACCATCTAGGACAATGTGAGCGCCGCGAAGGGCAGACATGCGGGCCTTGGTAGGATCGGTAATTTGGAAGACGCCGGAGCTGGTATAGCCCACGATGCTGTTGTGAAGATAGGAGTCGGACATTGTGAATTCAGTCGGAGAAGATCCTATTATACTCTCTCTCTGCTATGATTAATGGTAATATCAATTTTCTCTAAACCACTACTACTTAGACGTGTTATTGAATTACTTCCGCTTGTCTGTCGTGCTATGATTTCCGTATCATCAATATAGGTGTAACCGGCATCGCTAGTTGCGATAAATCGTAGATAGATGCCGTAAAAGCCCAGGAAGATGGGAATGAGAAAGCTGGCGAGGCTTATCCAGAGGCCCCTGGTGTCGCCAAGCTGAAACATTACGGTGGCGATAACGTTAAGGAGGCCGAATGTTGCGATCAGGACCATAACTACCACATGTATGACGGCAATCGCCATTATATTGCTGTTCTAGGTCAGTTGTAAACCACCGTATACATCATACATGCAAAATAATGTAATATAGTAAAAATAGCACGAACCTCTCCTCCTATTCCTCCTTCATCCTCTCCGCAAATACCACGAATGCCGTCGCCACCTCTCCCCATGTTCCAGCATACCAATTACTCTCATGTGTACTGTATACGAACGACCCCAGCGTGTCCACCTGACTCCACAACTCCTCATCCGTCAGCGTTTCCGCCCGTTCATCCTCCAATGCGTCTCGCGTCCTCTGCAATTCCGTTGCTACCACCCCCGCCGCCGCTATTCCTCCATGCGCCGATGCTCCTGCCGGTTTCGCCTGCGTAAGTATGTATGCTCGTATCCTCTCCAGCCAATTATCATCATGCAGAGCCGCCGTCACCTGACTTGGCGATGGAAAGCATAATCCAAACATCATCACCACAGGTCTATCCGGTCTCTCCTCATTTTCATACTTATATATCAACCACGTACCTCCCATCAGCTGGTATTCCTCTCCCAGTATCAGATGGCTCAGCCCTCCCAATTGGTGTGCTCCTCCCATCTTACATGATGTGAGTGTGATGTAATTCGGCTCCGTCTTGCGCAGTTCCCACCAATCCGCAAAGTTCAATAATTCATTTACCATGTTCTATCACTTTGCTATTGCCCAATGCTATCGGTTGTTGGGTGCCGAACTTTGCTTAGAACAGCTCCGTTGGTACTCTATATTATGTTCTACGCGTCATTCAAAAATATAATTCATGTAACGTCGCCCTGGCCTCTGAGGAGTCTTACTCTGCAAAAGAAAGTTCCTTTGAATAGGAGGTAGTTTAGGCCCCAATCGGAGCTGTTCTAACCCCTCTCTAAAAATCCAACGCACAGAACAGCTTTAAATGCACTTGAAAACACATTCTGAGCAAAGGCGGCCGGATACCCGGAGGGTATCTCTGAAATATAAAGAAGAGGTGAATAATGTAAAAAGAGGATAGGGTTTGAATAGTGATTAGACGGGGAAAGGTGGTACCTTTTTATCCATGACGTACCATATAGACGTGCCATCGGGGGAAACGAGGGCTGGACCTGTGACACGGTGGCGCATTCCATTATACCACCATTCTTGACCACCATCTGATCTGATGACGGCCGGGGCGTTAATACGATGTTTCAATCCATTTTCGTACCATACTGCGGTTTCATCGGATTTAATAATGGCTGGAGCGCCTTCTCTATGTATTTTACCATCGTGAATCCAGAATTCAGTGCCGGATGAGGTAACGATGGCGGGTCCGGCGAATGGTCCGGTTTGGGGACGATGAGGTTTGTTATTAAGCCACCATTCTTCATGACCATTAGACATGATGAGAGCGGGAGCATTTTCTCTATGTATAATGTCATGAATATACCAACATTCTAGTAGTATCTTACCACAGGGGGTTTGTATTTGACAGGCTGGGCCTAAGGTGCCATTTGGAAGAGTTGGTCCATGGAGTAGGTTGTTTTGGTACCAGTAATGAATTGTTACGGGTTGAGCAAATAGATTGATAAATATGTTAAAGAGTATGATGGCAGGACCATCTGTTCTATGAAGTTTACTATGTTGGCACCAATACTGATCGCCATTATCACAGGTGACAGCTGGCCCATTAATTCTGTGGAGTTCACCATTATACCACCACTCTTCTCTTTTCGAAGGTAAGGAAGAATACCACGTAATATCACCCCGAAGCCAGAACGAGTGAAGGTTTGCTCTTTTAGTGAAAAGATCATTAGCTTTTCTATCCTTGTAATGTTTTTGGGGACCATTGATCAGGTGTCGTTCGGATATTATATGATTTTTTGTAATGACGGCGGGACCGGCATTGGGGCCCTCTTGGATTCTATGTAATTTATCATGTTGAAACCATATTTGGGTGCTATCTTTTATGTCACAGGCGGGACCGCAATGAGGGCCCTCCTGAACCCGGTGGTATTTACCACATAATGACCAATGATAGGCTTCTACGCCAAGATAAAATGAGGTCATATCACTGCGAATGGTAAAGTGATGCTGCCAGTAGATTTGTTGGGAAGGAGTAGTATAGTTTCCATTATTATGGACTGTGGAGAGGGCGAAACGGGGAATATGAAGCATTAGCTGATAATGCTGAAGGCTAATACCGGCAATGATATTAAGAATATCTAGGGGTAGTTTAGGCATTTATGAGGATGATGACATGTACCAATACAAATGTGATGGAATCAAAATTATAAAATTACGGTAAAAAAGAAAGGATGGGGATTGAATGAATTACGGAGAGGATGGAACGAGGACGGGGGAGAATGGAGGGGACGAGGGAGAGCGATGATAGGAGGGATCGTGAGTAAGGATGATATTTTCCAACTCGGCGATCTTGGCGGCTTGGCGCTGGATGTATTCGTGACAGATGGCGGTTTGGAAGCGCTGGTGGCTGAGTTGGCGTTGGAGGTTTTCCTGGGTGGAAATATCGGGTTTGGAAAGATGGGACTGGATTTGGCGCTTGAGTTCGTCGGCGCGGGTGAAGAGACTCTCAATGGTTTGGCTCTGGTTGTGGTGAAGTTGCTTCAGATCGAGATTCTGCTGATGGAGGGTGCGAATGAGCTGCTCCTGTTTTTGGTTCTCATCGCAGAGGGCGAGAAGGGGAAGGGGGATACTGTCGTTGGAGGATTGCATGGCGGAGGAATTGGGGAATTTGGGGAATGTCAAGTACGAGAAATGAATATTCAACTTTTAAAATTACGGGAATTGGGGCTGAGGTATGTCCAAATAGATAAAAACAGATAAAAAGAGAGATAACAAAGAGAGATAAGAACAGGTAAAACAGATAAAAGAGAGAGGATATATAATACTACCGAATTGAGAGGGAAGGTGTGGAATGGCTCTGGAGAAGGGCGTGTATGGGTTCCTTGTCAACGGGTGGAAAGGAGAGGGATTGAACGAGCTCAAGGGGACGATGACCATCATGGCGGCGATGGAGAAGGGCCGGTAGATGATCAAGGAGGAGCCGGACAAGGGCCTGATGGCCGAACCAGACGGCGTCATGCAGTTCACGGGTGATTTCGGCGCCGAAATTGAGGAGGATGAGGACGCTGTCGAGGGAATTGCTGCAGACGGCCCAGGTGAGGGCGGAATTGCCGTAGGGATCGCGGACATTGATGCGATGGGGTTGAATGGAGCAGAGAAGGATGAGGAGCTCGGGATGGGGAACGGAATACATGAGGGCGCTCATATTGTGGGAATCAAGCCAGCTGATGTCGGCGACGGCGGTAAGGAGATGGATGTCGCGTTTGTTGTGATGAATGACGGCGTGGATGAGGTCGAGATGGAGTTGATCATCCATATTTGGTGGGATAATATAACTAAATCCGGAGAAGCTTACCAAAGGCCCTGATAGAGATTTGGAAAGAAACAAGGGGCTTATCAAAGAGCCTGATAAGGGGTGGATGAATAGGGTGATAGCCGGCAGATGCGCGTAAGGAGGCGGCCCAGCCAAAGTATACCTATAACAAGGATAATAATGAGGGCACCGGCAAAGGCGCCGAGACCGGTGCCATAGACAAGACTGCAGCGGTGGAAGAGGGCGGGATTGTCGCAAAGGCTGAACCAGTAGGCGAGTAGGGCGCCGAGGGAGGAGAGGATGAACCAGGCAAAGGCGAGCAGGGAGGCGAGAACGGAGGCGATGAGGATGCCGATGGCGGCTTCGACGAGATCGCGGGGGCCGGAGGACGCGGGAGGGGGATTACTGATGAGGGGGACGTTGAGATGATTGCGATCCATGGGATGTGATAGCTGTTTGATCTTTTTGTCTAACTGCTCAATACTCGGAGATTAAGGACAAATATACTAGGAGGGTAAAAAGATAATTGAGCGATTTTAGTGCAGGGATGCAGTTACTGGGATGGGAGGCGACCGGCGCGCTTGGGAATGGGACGGGTGGAGACGGGAAGGGGTTTGGGAAGGCGAATGGAGTTGTGATTGGAGAGACGAACTTTGGAGGGGGGTTTGGACGATGGTTTCGCGGATGTGGAACTGGGGAGGGTGACTGGAGGACGATGGGTGCGGACAATGCCGATAACCTTGTGAACGGTCTTAATGGCGCGATTGATGACGGGGGCGGCCGGAGCAGGATAGATCATTTTACCATCGCCTATGTATTTGAAGACTTGGGAGGTGACTTTGGGGGTGGAAACGAGGGAATTGGATGAGCGGGTTACGATTTGCACTTCGCGGGTGATGCGCTGGTACTTATCGGCACGACTCTCGAGGATGGAGGCGCGGACAAGGTAGGGAAGCCAGGTGGGGATGCGGTTGCGATCGCGGGCTTCACCGAGCCAAATGTCGGCTTGGGTTTCAAGGCCGAGAGGGGCAATGATGACGGAGCCGGTGAATTTAAGGCCGAGATGAGGAGGGGCGGATAGGCCGCGATCAAGACGAATAAAGCGCTCCTCACCGGGGGTGAGACTGCGATAGAGCTTGTTGCACTCGCGATAGGTATAGGTGTTTTCACAGTAGAATTGGCAGCGTTCGGAGGCGGCGGTGTAGTTGGTGTGGGAGGAGTAGACGGTCCAGTATTCGGTGGAGGAGAGACGGGCGGTGTAGAAGGGGCCGAGCCAGTAGCGACAGCCACGTTGATAGATGGTGGTAAGATCGGGTTGTTGGTGATGGTTGGTATTTGGGGCGCTATTGGGAACGGGGGAGGAGGGGGCAGATCCCGTTTCCTCGTCCTCCTTGCTGCAGGAGGAGAATTGTGCTAGCTGTCGTAACTGTAGGGTCACATAGATGGGAACTGCGCTGAAGGTGAGCTGGGTGGGGTCAAGGGACATGAGGGGCAATCCTAGGCCATTCCACGTTATCTTATCGCCGTACCAGCGTTCGCAGACAGCACCCTGCTGTATGGTGACGTGGCTCTTGGTGACGGAGGGATGGTAATGAATATCGAGGCCGACAAGGAAATCGCCATCGCGATGGGTAATGGTGAGTTGCTTGCAGTAACGATGGGATTTATGGTGGATTATATCCTGGGGATCACTCTCTAGTTTATCCACTGGAATAAAGTCATAGATGAGCGACATATCCCGGCTTTGTAAATGGAGAATAACAAATTACTGTGAAAAATTAATGCGGTTAGGATATAATGGCCGAAAGCCAGTTGTTTGGATTGAGGGCTGGGCCATATACGGCGGGAACGCAGTGTGGAGATGGGAAATGGGTGACGGGAATGAAGGTGGGGGTGGACGGCGCGGGATATGTGAGGAGAATGGACGGATTGTTCTGCCAGAGACCGCAGGAGATAGCGGCTAAGACTAAGCGCATAGGAGATGGATATGGAATATATCCGAGTGGAAAGGCGGGAGGAGGGGGTAGTGATACAGAGTTTCATTGTCCGCTGGGCTCATATATGAGTGATGTGGGGGTGAAGTACAATGATGCGATTAGGCAGGTGCGGCCGATGTGTACGGATATGGAGAGTGGAAGGGTGGTGACGACGGGGGAGTTGGGCAGACAGACGAGTGGGGAGCCAGAGGGACGTTTTCCATGTGGTGGATATACGGGGGTGTCGACAACGGCGGATTCTATACTGCGGCAGGTGAAATTCGGCTGCGATGGTGAGGCGGGTAAGATTAGGGAGAATCTGTATGGAATGGAGGGACGGGCGCGATGCTGCATGGGATTGGAACCGGCGGGTAAGTGTGGAATGACGCCGCAGTCGGGAATGTGCGATCAGTTCATGACGCAGACGTTCTGTGCGCAGAATCCCAACCATCCCTTCTGTACATGTGTGAAATCGCCGCACCAGTGCCCCAATAAGTTTGATTCGCGCTGTGTGGCCAACAACGGATATAGAACGGCGGATATGCTGCAGGCAAAGTGCCCAGATGTGATTACATGTCAGCAGTTTGTGAATATGTCACCGGAGGCGAGAATGCTGGCGGTGAGGGTGGACCAGCAGTGCCCGGGGACGACGCCTGGTAATAGATCGGCTCCGGCGGAAGAGCAATCGTCATCCAAGATGATATATTTTGTGCTGTTTATAGTGATTCTGTTGGTGGGAGCATTGGTGGGATTGTGGGCGACGGGCAATTTGGATTTGAACTGGGGAATGGGTGGTAAGACGGAGACAAAGGGGGCGGGAGAGGAGGATGGAAAATATAGGGAGAGGGGTCTGGAGCAGTTTGAATATTAGGATACTGGACAGAATCGATATGGTTTGTTTTTGTTGTGAATACTGTATCGATTCCAATAGAGTAATTTGAGAAAAAGAAAGGGTAAACTGGACCATAATACTATTTTTTGGCATTAATGAAACTGCCATCGAGGAGCAGGGTATTCGGGATGTGCGTCATTACGAAACCCTGGCTAAAGACTAGGGCGCCAGGACCGTAGAGCTTATTGTAGCGTTCGGCCTGTTGCCTGATCTTACCATCCATAAAGGAGGGCTTGTAGTAGGGCTGACCGATACTATCGAGATAGGTGCTATCGGTGACGGGGGTGTAGAGGAAATTCTTGGCATCAATCCAATGAATGGTGTGCTTGGTGGTCTTTTTCTCTTTTCCGACTTTACCATCTACCACCTCGTCCTCCTTTACTACAATCTGGATGGGTTCGGGAAGGAGGAAATCGGGGGTGCTGATGGAGCGACCAAACTGTTCTATTTGCTCCTTGGCGAGGGCGGCCTGATTGGTGAAGCGAATGTTGTGAGATTTGAGCCATTTCTCAACAAGGGCCTCGAAGCGCATGTCCTGATCATAGCGGATGCCCTGGTTGAGGGCGCTGGTGGCATCGTTTTCGCTGCACCACTGAATGGCGGCCTTAATGTCTGGAGGGGCGGTGGAGGGATCCTTGCAGAGGCGCTTGGCAACGGAGGCGCCGAATCCCTCGCTGAGGAGGTAGAGACGAATGACATTCATGGGAGGGACCTTATAGATGCGGGAGGCGCGGCGGACAACGTCGAGAGGGGTGATCTTGCTGTCTTTGTAGGTGGCAAAGAAGGTGCTGAGATCGAGGGGGGAGTGAAGGGAGCGCATGGTGGTATGGGTGGAGATGCCGTTGCGGATGGAGAGGAGGTGGGTCATGGTGATGGTGTGACCGGTGAGGCGGGATAGATAGGGGAGATGGAGGCGAAGGGCGCGGGATTCGCTGGGGGTAATGGGTTGAAAGAGATTTAGCTCACTGTAGACGATGCGGAGGAGCTCGCGGGCATGGTCGGGGGTGAAGACGGTGCGATTATGCCAGGTGAGCATGGAGGGCGGATGATTGGACCTCTGCCAGTTTATAAGTAATGGGATGGATGGAGAGATTATATTATTTGGCAGTATATAATATTGCTGAGGGTATTTGTTTCTATACAAACTGGATGGGGCAGGAGATGTGGATCTGGATTATAGTGTTTATAATGGTGATAGTGGTGGCAATGATGGGAGGTTTGATGGGATGGAAAGGTTTGGTAGGGGGTTTGCTGGAGAGTGATTATGAGGGGGCCACCTGGAAGGAGTGTGTGGGGCGTTCTGTAGTATATGAAAGCGGGGGATTGAGATATAAAGTCTATCCCCTATGCTGTACAGAGTGTAGAAAGCATGCGGAGGCGGAGAGGGCAAAGTTGGAGGAGGCGCAGAGATGGGACAGGGTGCCGCGGTTGTATGGCGTAGATATAGTGGATAAGCCCCCGCATAACAATACAAAGAGCAATTATCAGTTTATGGTGATGAGAATGGAGGGAGGACGATCGGTGGCGGGGGCCAAGATGCTGAACTTTGAGCAGTTTAAGCAAGCTATAGAGACGGCAAAGACGCTGGGAGTGGATACTAGCTTGGCAAACGTGGTTGTAGGGCCGCGTGGTGTAATGCTGGCAGATTTGGACAGGCCGATGTTTCCTAAGACGGGAATAGAGACATGTATGGATTCGGAGGTATTTGGGGAGGATAGGCAGAGATACATGGAGTGGAAGACGGCATACAAAAAGTAGAATGACTTATCTAGAAGAGTCTAGAGGACGGAGGGCGATTCATCATCTGTTTTTACCTGACTATTTGTGGGAGGGGGCTCCAGGCTCTTCTGAATGCTGCTCAAAATGCTGATGATTTGCTGTATGCTCTCCTGCTGGGAGGCCAGGGTGCGTTTCACTGCGATATAGCGTTCGGCGGCGCGCTTATGTTCCTTCTCAATCTGCTCATTGATATGGGTGTATCGGGCGGCGGTGCATTTGCGCTCCTCATCGATTTGTATGGAGATATCTGTAATGTCGTTGGATATGATGTTGATGTTATTCTCCAGGGAGTTAACATTATTGAGGATGCGGGTGAGGGGCAGATTGTTATCGGTGGTATCGCTCCATGATTGCTGAAAGACGTCAAAGGTATCGTAGGCCTCGAAGTCATCGGGCTCCTGGGCACTCTGTCTATTATGTGGTAGGGATATGGGTGGTGTGTTGAGGGGTGTTTCGCGGGGATCCTTATGAAGGGCGTCCTTGGCGGCATCCTCCACTATCTGATCTAGGTTGCTGGTATCAGGAATGATTTCCATGGGGACGGTACGTACTAGGATGATGGGAATCAAATTTATGAATGGTAATTTGTTTTTAGTTTTATGAGCCTATGGTAGGTTAAGCGGGAGTGGAGATTATGCGGCAAAAAGGATACAAACAACTATATTCAAACTTCTTACGGCTGAGTCAGCGTCCACTGCGACGTGCGGTCGGCACGTTCCGCATTATTAATGATGGACAGATTGCTGTAGTCATTGCTGTTATTGGCGTTAAAGCCGCGGGAGAGCGTTTCAAACTGGGACTGGGCAATCATGCATTCCTTGCAGGGGGTACGGCTGTAGTAATAGTAGACAAGGCAGATAAGAATGATGATGCAAACGGCGACAATATTACGATCCATGATATTGGATTATACCAGTCAGCTGGAGGTAATGTGGTATACTAGTGTAAATAAAAATAAAAATGGGGCATTGGATGATCTAGGTGACGAGAAGTTGGATGGTGAGGGGCTGGCCGCTGCGTTTGGCTTCGAGCAGTTGATCAAGACTGACGGGGACGGAGCCCGAGATCATGTGCTCCTTGGCAAAGGGCCCTAATAGATAATAGATGATGAAGAGGATGAGGATGATGACGGTGGCTTGGACAAGGAAGGTGGATTTAACACAGTTGCAGGGGGCGGATTCAACATTGCCACCGCGGACATGACAGGTCATGGGTGGCGATATACTGAAAGAGGGAAAAATAATCAGATGGTCGAATACCATGGGGATTTACATGGTCATGACGTTCTTGCAATAGAAACAGGTGATGAAATTGGTGAGGGGCTCATCAAGGGCGCGCGTCTGGACGAGCTTACTGGTGGTCTTCCTGTTGTGACAGTTGTTGCATTTGTAGAGGGTGGAGTATTTCTCCTCGACATGCTCATTGCAGCGTAAATCGTAATCGTTAATTTGATCCTGATAGGCGGTGGGATTGTAGGAGGAGGGGGGAAGGGAGGCGAGAGTGGAGGGATTAACGATATAATTGCAGATATTGGCTTGGAGTTCGGGCGTCATATGGCCGTCCCTAACGAGGGATGACAGACTGTGCTGTAACTTGAGATAACTATAGAATTGTTCGATGAGAGGAGAGGTGGGATAGGGAGGTATAACACCGGATTCGAACTGCTGAATGCTATCGTAATGACTATTTAGGGAGGAGTTGGGATCCAGGTTGCTAAGGATGGTATAGACGATGTTCTGATAGGTATATTGAAAATCCTCCTCCTCATAACGGGTCTTTATGCCATGTTGCTGGGATATAAGCATGGCCTGATTAAGAATGCTGGTTTCGATATCCACGCATAGCTTCTCAACGAACTTTATAAAAGGAGAATTGGCGATGGGAGGATATGCGATGAGAATCTTGTGAATGCGATTAAAGACGGCCTGACGTACGTTGGACATGGCGGCAGGACACCGGTGATATTAATGGGAACGGCTTCAAAAGTATAATATGCATTCTTAGTTAGTCCTGATGACAAGTAGGTAAAAATAAAACAAGTATTCAGATGATGCGCGGCATGACGACGATGGTACTGTCCTTAAGGTGGGGATCGCTGTTGAGGGCCAAATAGGTGAGCTCTGTAAGTAGGTAGTATTGGACGGTGTGAAAGCTGATGATCCAGTAGCCGGGCTTTTTGTGTTTGGGTAGGATGTGAAGATCGGAGGGATAGTTGGAGATGATGCGATAGTTGCTGCTGAGATGCTGGAGGGGATTGGAGGAGTTGGAGAGGATGAGATTGTGGAGAATGGTGAGGGTGGGTAGGTATTCGGCATAGAGGGGACTGGCACGGAGCTGGCGAAAGACCTGGTCGAGGGTGGTGGGATGCTGGACGGTGGCAATGCCGGAGAGGGCGGGGGCATACTTGTCGGGATTGGAATGAATGCAGAAGGGGCAAAAGAGGCGAACATCGGTGGGGGCGGTGGCGTCGTTGAAGACGGCGTAGATGGAGCCATAGAGGAGGGAACCGCAGGCGCAGCAGCAGGTGGTGGAGGCGCGATACTCATGCCGTGACTCGATGAATTGGGAGAGTTGCTGCCAGGTAAGAATGCCGATGGGCTGGCTCAGGCGTTTGAATTCAAGGGCTGGATGCCGAACGCCTCGGCGGACAGAGTTCTGGAGGATGTTGAGAGTGTACTCAAAGCCGCGATTGGGGCAGTAGCCGCCAAAATGATTGCAGCCGATGAAACCGGGAGCGATCTCGACATTTTTGAGGAGGGATTGATAGTCGGAGTGATGCTCATAGATGGCAGTGATGGGAGGAAAGCGAAAGTTGCGCCAATTGACATTACTGTTGAGTCGGGAACCGGTGGCGCACTGAAGGAGCTGGCAGGGGTCGTAGATAACGGCCATGAATTGCCAGATGGGAGGATGATTGCGAATGGAGCAGGCATCGCGTAGGAGGGCCTCATAGGAGTTGACCGTCCAGCCCCCGATGGTGATTTCATTGCTGTTGGCCTCATTAAGGGGTGCGCGATCGAGGCGAATGGCTATATGATTGCTCTCAATGCGGATGGGGATGCGGCGCTTGAGTTTGGAGTCGTACTCGCGGACCTGGGACTCATAGAGTTGAAGAATCTCAACGGTATGGGGTGTACTGTCCAGATTGTAGAGATGGCCGACGGTATGATCAAGAATGTGACGAATGGGCCCGGTGTTAATGACGGGATAGGGCGCGGGCTTGGGGTCATTCTGGAACTGTCCATCTACAAAGTAGAGGCGCCCGTAGCGACAATTGAGAATGTGGTCTACAACCTGGGGAATGGTGCGAAATACGAGCATTTTGGTTTTGTTTAGATTCCAAATATGGCAATTGGAAGGAGCACAAATGATATACCTGGGGGTGACTCTATTAAAGGAGATATGAAATATATGGGGTCATAGTTCTAAAATAAAAATATAAGAGGGAATGGGGGTAATTTGACTAGATTTAGCCGAGCTGGCCCGTTTAGAAGAACTTTTGAGCAAGCGTAATTGTCTCGCCTCCGGGATATGGGGTAATGGATGGCTGGGCGCTCCACATGCCTGCAAGGGAGCCAGGGCCATAGACATCGGCACGGGGTTCCTCCAGCTGATAGCTATTCTGCACCTGATCCTGATAGACATGGTCATAGAGGGTATAGCCATCGGAGTCGCGCTGAGACCATTGGTAGCGGGCGCGCTGTGCGGTAGGGCGCAGATCGTCTAGGGTGGCATCCTCACCATGCCAATGATGGAGGGCGGCCATATCATGATTATAGCCACTGTCAAAGGTCTCTCGTCCACTAGGGGCCGAGGGAATGGGACTCCAGGGCTTGGGGCCCGTCGGATCGCCACTATTTCGATCTGCCACGCTATTAAGATAGATCAGGATAAGGAGGAATAGGACAATGATAGCCAGACTAGTGCAGGTGTCCCACATGAGGGGCGCGATTACCAGAGCGGGGAAAAATAATATGAGAAGCGTGACCGGTCGCTTATTCAATTTGAAGAGTGCCGGGTGACGTAATAGGACATCCGTAATCGTATACACCATTGCGTATGCATACTTGTATAATATCAGCAATAATGAAGGGAATATGACGATATGTACAACCGGTGACATGAATGAAGTCTCCATTATATTTAATAGTAACAGATTCAGACTTATTGTTATGTATGTGAATCTTATTATCTGCATCGGCAGAAGTCCAGGTATATTTTGCTTCACGGGTAATGAATGTCTTTTGCGATAGACCAGTTGGTAATACCGGTGATAGCTTAGTCTCCTCCTGTTTAGGCTTCTCGTCAACCTTCGGCGTTTCTAGGTTGTAGAAGTCGATCTTGGGGGATTTAAGCACTATTGGTTTATCCTTTAGCTGCTGTGCATATACTGCCAGTTTAATGGATCTCTTTACGGATTCTCCCATATGCAGTAGGGCGGATAATCCCCTATAAGATGCACCATTAACACAAGCCATCTTAATAGAGGGATGTGCGGAGATAAACTTCTCGGGGATTATCTCCTTGCTAATGATCCATTCTAACGACTTCGGAATAGTAATAAGTTGATTGACGTTTGTAACGGATATAATCGTAGGAATGTGACGCTGGATATAGACATTAAGAGCCTCTAAATCACGAAACGAACGGTATGTAGTCGTGACATTAGCATTATTACTCTGACTGTCTACCATATTAGCCATATCATCAATATTGAAACCATCTTGACCGATACTGAAGCTAAGTTGACGAATGGTGGCCATGTTTGGGGTTTTGGAATGCAAATTGATCAAGTAATGGAATAACGAATCAAATTTAGCATAATTGATCCTATCTAATGAGAACAACAGAATGGGTGTGACCAAATAATACGGTCACAGCATGCAAAAAAGTAATATGAGGATGGTCATAGCCAAATTACTCAATTTGGAGAGTACCTGGACATTCGATAGTAAACACGAAGTCAGGGACACCATTCACCGATCCCACAAATGCAGCACCAATATTTGTAAAATGCATTATACAACTAGAGTTTCCATCAACAGACATGACATTTCCACCATATGTAATGAAGTTAGTATCGGACCTATAGTTCTTAATAAGGACGTTTTTGACTAATTGCTCAGGAGTCCAGGTATATTTTGCCCTACTAGTCGTCTGCATAAAACTGGAAAGCGAAATAACCGGGGTATTGGTTTTCTCCTTCTTAGTTTCCACAGGTTTGCCCGCTGTGTCCATGTTGTAGAAGGTAATCTTAGGGGCAGTGAGCTTGGGCTCCGCTTCCGATAGATGCTTAGCATATGTAGACAACTTAAGCGCCTTCTTTACAGGCTTACCCATGTGTAGAAGTATGGAAAACCCCACCGAGAACGTTTCATGAAGACATGCCATCTTAATGTGGGGATGTGCAGAAATGAACTCTTGGGGAATTTCCTTACTGCTAATGATCCACTCTACAGTGACTGGAATATCGATGAATGAAGTAACGCTGTTAATAGTAATAATTGTGGGTCTATGACGCTTGAGATAAATGTTAAGAGCATTTGAATCGGGGAATGAACGATAGGATGTTGTGACATCGATATTATCACTCCGCTTATCGGTTAAGTTGGCTGTGTGACTAGCCTCTGAGGTATCAGTACCGATAAAGGCTGAGAGATAGCGGATGGTGGCCATGTTTTGGAAGTAATAGAATGTGGGAACTGCTCAAGTTATGGAATACCGAATCAAATTTAACAGAGATATGCAAAAAGAGGAGCAATGTGCTATCCGGGACAAGAGTTCTGAATGGGGTTAAATAAAACCAAAAACACCCACTACAGAATAATAAACATTCCATTCCTATTAATTACATTTCTGTAGGTGACATCGGCATAGAGCTCCTTACCATCTACCTTTATAAACCATGGTGCCTTGTGCGGGTTTGCCATGGTAAAGAAGTTACTGCTAAAGTTTTCTTCCTCATACTCATCAATCATTAACGTAATAGCACGCTTGTTCGGATTAATAATGGTAACTGCGTCGGCTTTGGGATCAGAGTGCCATTCGTATGAACTGGTTTTAATCACCTGAGACGCTCCATTCGCGATAGTTGTCTTACCAGCGTCGGAATCCTCAGAAGGGGGTACTTGGACCCTGTCGAGGTTATAGAAGATGACCTCTGGAAGGACGAGCTCACAATTCATATCATAGAGTTGCGTATGATAGGCGCTTATCTTAATAGCCTTCTTAACATCGACTCCCATGTGAAGTAGACGGGGGAATCCTCTTGTTTTTCCTGTTACGGCAAATTTCACATGGGGATATTTGCTTGCAAGCTCCTTTCCAACATCTTTGATAGTAAGAATCCACTCAACATAACTTGGTAGGGGCAAAATACTCTCAACATCCTCAACCCATATGATATTGGGACAATAGCGCTTAATGTAATTATCACGAGCCTCGTTTGTTGAGAAGAATCTACCATCGGTTAGTACGGAGGTATTTGAACTGCGGTCTTCAGTATCATGATAATTATCGTTATTATTCTTTGTTTTAATAGTGAGAAAGCGGATGGTGGCCATTTTGAGTGATGTGGTGTTAACCTGGTCAAGTAATGGATTATAGAATCAAATTTAGCAATTATAGCATGATGCAAAAAGTAGAATAAATGGTCAAACATAGCCTACGTGACGTAGGAGTAGCACTCATTACAGAATAATAAGCATACCAGTCGCATTGGCAATACCTCCATGAATTATATTACCATCTACCCGTACATACCATGGATGATTCTTATTTGCATACTGAATGGTATAGAAGGTACTACGAAAGGCTTCAGAATCATAGTAACCAGATGATATCACAACAGCCCGATTGTGCGGATTGATGATGCTTACTTCCTTGGCGTTGTGATTGGGATGCCATTCGTACGAACTGGTTTTGATTACATGGGTTTCTGGTTTGGCATCTGTAGGTGTGTTTGTTTTGGTGCTTTTATCTATCTTATTAGCGTCGGAATCCTCAGAAGGGGGTACTTGGACCCCTTCGAGGTTGTGGTAGGTGATCACCGGGGGAACAAGGGAGCAACCGATATTCTCGAGATGCGTATGAAAGGCGGCGAGCTTGATGGCCTTCTTAATGTCTATTCCCATGTGAAGCAGACGTGGTAGACCAATTGCACCAGTAACTACTGCAATTTTGGTGTGAGAATGTTTGGCGACAAGCTCCTCGGAGGGAGTCTTATTGACAATGATCCACTCTACGAATGGGTAGCTTTCCATTAGTAATTCAATGCTAGCGATGTGAATGATAGTAGGGCGATGGCGTTTGATGTAATTGTTGAATGAATTGACATCGGGAAATATGAGGCCGATAGTGGAGACATTGCAATTACTACTATCATTATCAAGAGAGTGATTTAGTACATTTAACTCCTCTTTTACGTTAATGGAAGCTCCAAGATAACGAATAGTGGCCATCTTTTTGTTTGGAATCGCGGTGAAGCGGATATATGTGGAATATGGATTCAATTTTCATCGAATCTGTAACACTGGAAAAATAACATGAGGATGGCCTTCTACACGATGGTTATCACACATCCGGTCATAAAACAGCGATTAACTATCACCCCGTCGCTGCAGCTGATAAACAGTCTGCGTCTGTTTATCAGAGCTAACGTGTGTTCCGCATCTGTTGTATCTACAGTATAATTGTCATAGCCATAGATGATCTTGATGGGAATCCGTTTCTTATTGATGATGGTAATTATGTTGCCACCTGTGACTCCAATGTAATACGAGGGACGTTTTGGGGATTGTTTGGGTTCAACCGGCGCAATGATTGCAGTATTGGTTACCGGAGATTCCTCTGGAATAGCCCGTTTGGCATCCTTATCCTCATTCAGATTATAGAAAGTTATCTTGGGAGGAATTAGGGCACAGTTATCATTTTGAAGGTGAGTATGATAAGCTGCTAACTCAATGGCTCGTTTAATAGGTTCCCCCATGAGCAGGAGTCGAGGAATTCCAGCCACAGTACCAGTCACTGCTATCTTAAGGTTTGGATATTTGCTGATGAATTCCTCCGATGGCTCCTTGACCAGGATAAGCCATTCAAGGTACTGCGGTACCTCCTCAATATAATCAGCCAATTCGATGTAGACAATAGTCGGATTGTATCTATGGATGTAAGACATTAAAGCTTTGGTAGTGGGGAAGTCTCGAGACACAACAGATACTTGATGGTTAGTGCTGCGATTCTCAAGATCTGCATACTCATTGATCTTGTAGTTAATGTCACCACTGGTGGTGGCTCTTGCGCAGAGAAGATGAATAGTGGCCATGGTATTGAAGAATGTAATATACCGAAATATCCAGTTCAATTTTTATTTATTCAAATGCAAAAATATAGGAGCATGTTGCAATGCTAGAGAACGCTCAGAATGCCGCCCTTCGAAATAGGCTGTGTATATGAGTGCCCATCGACATAGATAACTAGCGGACGATAATACGATCTGAATGGTACGGTATACTCCACCATATCGGTTTTGTAGCTAGTCCATCCATAATTAATGTCTAATTGTTTACGGTGCTTATTGTAAATAGTAACTGTACCACTTCCGGTCTCCATCCATTTAAAGGTGGGAGCTGTGGCAATCTTGCTCTTGGATTGAACAGGAGCTAGAGGCATCAATTGTTGCATCTCCGGCTTAATAGCGCTAGAGGGAATTGGTTGGGGAAGTTGCTCCTGCTTAGGCGGTGCCAGGGGCAAGGGCTCTCCGGGAGTTTCCACCTTTGCCTCCTCCGGCTTCTTCGGCTTTACCATATTATAGAATACGATTTCCGGCTTAGTAAACAAAGTGCTACTTTCAGAAAGAAGACTATGATAAACTGATAATTCAATGGCCTTCTCAACAGGTATATCCATGTGAAGAAGACGCGCAACTCCCCTCATAGTACTATTGTTAACATATGCAATCTTGATATTGGGATTATTAGCAATAAATTCCTCACTGGGTTTAGTTGCACAGAAAATCCACTCTAGGGATGAAGGGATATGATCAAAATGTGTAACCGAACCGATGCATATGATTGTAGGCTGATGACGCTTGATATAAATGTCGAAAGTGTTTTTGTTCTTAAAATACTGGCAACTGGTTATCACATTTGTATTGCTGCTATTTGATTCTATCTCTTTGAACGCTTGATGAAGCGCTTCAAAGTTCGTAGTACTAAAATACGCGGATAGAAAGCGAATGGAGGCCATTTTTGAAAGGCTTAAAGAACTTGATAGGAATAGGGATCTGCTCTGGAAGACGCTGCAAGGGCAAAAGTAAGATGGGGGTGAATCAAAATTATAATATTAATGGAATGGGGGCTTTAAATGGTGTTATGTTATGTCCAGATGGAGTATGGGAAGATATGCTCGCAATTGGGATGTCCTAATCATTCAAAAACATCCAAAAACATCCAATAAGACACACTAAAGCAGTCAAAGCAATGAAAAATAATGGATAGAATGCCCTACTCAATATGCAGTATACCTCCCTTGATGACTTTCATATGGAAGATTTCCATATCCGTAGGACTTAACTTTACTGTTAGATTCTTTAGGCCATAGATTCCATCCAAACCTATCTCGGCTTCGTCTGTGGGTGCCGTACTGGCATACTTGCCAAAGTCAATGTATATACATCTACGATGCTTGTTAATTATGGTGAATTTGGCATCTTCGGTGTCTTGCCAGGTGCAGATGGGCTTTGACTCGGTCTTTGGCAATTCTATTCCCCCATCTATAATACGTACGTGATCTATGTTGTAGAACCTGACCTTGGGAATATCCATAGGGTCAATATCCTCTTTAATATAACAATAATAGACCGCCAATTCAATTGCCCGTGCAACATCTATGCCCATATGCAATAGTTCAATAAATCCGTGCATAAGAATACGATACAGACATGCCATGTGGATGGTTGGATGTGATTTTATGAAAGAGGTCGGGATTTCCTCCACTGATATGATCCATTTAACATACTCTGGAACAATAGAAGGTAGATGAACGATATTCATTATCCAGAGCACATTTGGTTGATACCGATCAAGAAAAGTATGGAAACTGGCAATGTCTGGAAATGTGACACATCGGGTACTTACATTAGAGTTGCTACTGCGCATCTCCAGGTTGGAATATTCCAAGTCCTCTCCAACTTGATCTTCATCTTTAGCAAAGCAAACGTCGAGCAGGCGAATGGAAGCCATAAATGATATAAAGGTGCAACATGACAAAAAGACAAATCAAATTTTAACATGATTAAGTTGATTGTATATTTCCTATCTGGTTGTATGTTGGAGATGGTATAATAATATAACCTTAGGAGGAGTCATAGCCGGTGCTATCAGGAGTATCTGGATCTATGGATTCGCAATCATCGGGTACGGCGGCGGGAGCTACTCTTTTTGGCTTTGGGGCAACAGGTTTGCGCACTACCATCGTGGGAGTAGATACCTTCTTCTTAGAAACAAAGGAGATGGATGGTTCCTCCACGTTCTCCTTAGGGGGCATTATCATAATCGGTTTATGTATATGCTCATAGAGGGTAGAGTAGATGGCGTCGCGCTTATCCAGAATACCATCACCACAACAGATAAACACATAGGGAACAGGATAGCGGGTAACACATTCGCGGACTAGGCGGGCTATCTCAGCGGGGGGATGGCCCCAATGGATGCCCAGATCGCCTAGTAGCACCACCTGATGATTATTATGAATGGCCACACGCATGATGGTATCAAGTAGCTGTTCTATCTGCTGAATCACACGAGTATTCTCATAGAGGGTACTACTGCTGTTATCCTTCTGCACTGTATACACGGCTGGATTCTTGCTGATTTTTATGGAGTAGACCGCTAGAGGAAATGGCTTGGATATGATTGTGCCGGCCGCATCCTTAAAGACAGTAATCAGAGGGGTATAGGTGCCGTCTGCAGAGGCTGCCTCATTGGGATCTATGCCAAGTGCCAGATATAGATTAGATCGTCGATGTAGATCACATTCCGAATTGTCCAGATAGCTAGCTGCGGATATGTTGCCGTCCTGCGTCTGGTTAATATAGAGAGGATTAAGGGTCCGAAGATTGGGTAGATTAACAAGCTTGAGCATCACATGCAGTTGGCTGTAGTAATACACCCTAAGGGCGGTTTGGCAGGAGGCGTCTGAGGTATCCGTTAGAGTGGATAGGTTGATGCGCTGAGCACGAGTAAATTTATACTTGCTAGCTATGCGCTCCGTGTTGCGCCAGACGGCCTCATAGTTGTCCATGTGTAATGTTATAGTAGAGAATATGCGATGTATTGAATAGCATTTGTTTCAAGTTGTTAAGTAGGATGTAGTTGGATGAGAATTAAATGGTAAAAAGTATAGAAGTGCAAGGCAGTAATATTATTTAGTGGCCGGTTTGGCGTTTGCGGCTTTCTTGGTGGCCGGTCTACCTGGTTTCCTAGCAGTTTGTTTAGCCGCTGGTTTAGCAGTTTGTTTAGCCGCTGGTTTAGCCGCTGGTTTTACCACTTGCTCTTTTTCCGGTTCGGCAGCAGCGGTCTCTTCGACTGTCTCCTCCTCCGCCTCCTCCGCCTCTATTTCCACCTTATCGTCATTATGCATCGTGTCGTCCCCCATAGAGAGCATCTCCTCATAATCCTCATAATCAATGTCCTGTAGATCCATTGCAAACTCCTTCTCCTGATATATTTTGCGACGATCCGGAAACTGCTTAACCATAGGCGTATTTACATCCACAATATCGTAGATGAGACGGGGAATAGATGCATCACCACCACGTCTGAGAATACGTCCTATAGTCTGTCTAATCTTGCGACGACGGGGTGTGGCCAGTATGATGGTGTCCATGCGCACAATAGACAGGCTCTCTGTGGCATAGCCGTATGTGACCAAAATGATCTCGCCGATCTTTGCCGCCTGCTTCTGTGTCTCCTTCATTCCTCCTGTCATCTGGGTAATGGCCCTCTCGGGATAACTATAGCTAATTCCGTTATTAGCAGCATACTGACGGCGTAGGAGGCGCTCTATGCGGTCCAGATAGGAACGATACTCAGAGAAGATATAAATATTACGACCCTCCTTTGCCAGCTCCAGTGCATGGAATATGAGCATGGCATTGCGATAGGGATCACTGGCACATTGCTGGTTGGTGCGACAGGCATCCGTCCATCCACTACTGTTAACAATGCGCTGTGTATACTGTTCGGGGCCATGATAGCGCAGTACGTGAACCTCGCCAATCCATGCCGTGGAGGATTTGGCATAGCCTGGAATCTGGTCGGCCTCCACAAGCGGTCCGATGTGGTACTGATAGACCTCATCAAGGCGATCCGCGCGCTCATCGGGCGTAGCCGTTAGACCCAATACACAGCGAGTATTCAGATGCCAGAAGATTTCATGCCTATTTTGTGTGGCGTAGTTATGCGCCTCATCATATATAACAAGGCCGAACCGGCGGAACCATTCACGGGCGGGTACACCAGGTTCGTCCTTGGGAGTACCCTTGAACTTGAAATTACTGCTATTTACACTCTGAATGGTAGTTAGCACCACATCCCCGTCCTCCTTACAGTTAGTATAGTATTTACCCACCTTGATGCGATAGCGCTCTGTAAGAACCCGCTCCCATTCATCAATATTGTTAGTATTGGGCATTACCACCAGTGTTTTACGTCCCAGCCTCGCCGCCATAGCCGCCGACATGTATGTCTTACCATCGCCCGTTCCTGCCACCAGGATGCATCCCGCCAATCCCTCCGACCGCGCCCGTTCCGTATAAATATTAGTAAGGAGATACTCAATAACAACCTTCTGATTGTCATGCAGGGGTTCCGCATCGGGGCTTGTAAGGGCAAAATCCACCAGCTCTCCCTCTGGAATAGTACACTTATAATCCAGCCGCAATTCCGGCAAAATCGCAAGTAGATAGGATGTAAAGGGACACCAGCGGCATGTCACAAAATACTGCTGCTTCTGTTTTGCCCCATTTGGCGAGGATTCATCCTCCCCCATCTTGGATACAATATCGATGATCTGAAAGTACTTACGCACATCTTTACTAAGGATCCTATTGCCTAATCTGTTCACCCGTTCCGTTGTTAGCTTGGATCGCATAATCCTCATATTTCTCTCTCCTATCAAATCCTCTAGCTCGGATGAGGACAGCAGCACCCCACCCGGCGTATTACGTAGAACCACGTTGCGGCTCATTTAATTGTATATGGATTCATTTTTAACTGAGATATTCGTGCGCCTCCATGACACAAGTCATAAATAATATCCCTTCTCATACGTCGCGGGATTTCTACTACCAATTCCATTAATCATATCATCTTATATAAACGTCACAAAGGAGCATTAGATTGCCTCTATCGCCTGCGCTATTATCGTATTTAGCTCATCTGCGCTTACCAAATCAGCATATTCCGCCCTCAGCGATGTCTCCAGTCGCGTCCTTAGCTGTGCCAGCACCTCCTGCGGTAAATTCAGAGCATCGCGCCACGGCGCCAATGCCTCCTCCCTCCATGCCTCATCCAATATTCTAGATGCCCTGCTAAACATTTCACTTGACACCGTTGTCGTATCCTGCTCCGGTCGCGCCAGCTCCTCATCCACATCGCACAGTGTAAAGCAGCTCATCAGACGCGATATCCGTCCCGTAATACACACTGGCTCAGTCGCCCCCTCCTCAATCATATCCAACAGCTGCTGCACCAGCGTCGATTCCAAATCCCTAATGTGCTCCCCATTCGCCTCCTGATTTATGCGTCGCCACACCCTTATCAGCACCTCCGCATCCGACACCGCTGTTCCATCCCCATTATTCAGGCTCGTTATCTCGTTTTCCTTCTTAAAAACCTCTAAAACATCCTGAATAGTCTGTCGTTTCTTACTATTTACGGCGGAAATCTCAGTTTCTCTCACAGGTGAGAGACTACTTACTGACATTTCGGCGTTTATGGGATTGGTGGGGACGGTTGGGATGGTGGTATTTTCCACGTTTGAGAGGTTGGGAACTGCTATTTGTTCAGGATTCTCAGTAAGTAGTCTCTCACCTGTGAGAGAAACTGACATTTCGGCGTTTATGGGAATGGATAGGGGGAGGAGGGCTTTGGCGGTTTCGAGTATTTCGGTCTTGGTGGCTTGAAGATAGACATCAAAGTGGTCTTTCCATTGGGGAATGTTGTCTAGTTCGGTGAGATGATAGAGGCGGGAGTATTTTTGAGAGATGATGGACACGACTTTGTGATCGTGGACGTTTTGGGGATCATCGGTGATGAGGCGATGGTAGCGATTGCGGGTAAGATGGTAGAGATAGCGTTGAAGGATGTTGCGGAGATTGCGGCCGTGAATGAGGAGAAGGCGACGGCGAATGGGGACGGGATTGAGGGGTTGGGTGGTTTGGATGGTTTGGATGGCGTGATGGAGGAGTTGACCGGCGGCAGCGGCGGTGGTATGATTAAAGATGACTGGTTGGGTGGGGGCGTGACGGGAGGATTGGGAGATGAGGAAGATGAGAAGGAGGATGAGAAGGATGAGAGTGGCGATGAGAATGAGACGCATTGGAATATGTAGATGATGTGAATATCTATTTTTCGACTCTGCTCAGATTACTCTTGCAATATTTAACTATACCAAATAACTATACCAAACATCTATACAATAGGATTGTACGGATCGATATTGAATATTACTATGCCTTTTTGATTGCAATCAAGTAGGTAAAAAAATAGAAACTGGAAACGACTATTCATCGTCCAAGTCGGCAGCTGCTGCCGATGTCTTCTTGGCGGCGGCGGCTTTGGCTGGGGACTTGGCGGCGGCCTTGCTGCTGGGCTTGCTGGGAGACTTGGTAACGGGTTTAGCAGCGGCTTTCTTGGCGGCGGCTGGCTTAATGGGTGTCTCAGTAAGAACCGCAGCGGCTGCAGCAGCTGAAGTGCTAGAGGTGCTAGAGGTGCTAGAGGTGCTAGAGGTAGTATCGCTTTCTTCAGCCGTTCTAGGCACGCGCTTCTTAGCCGCCGGCTTTTGCGGTGTTACCGGCTCCACCTCCTCCACACTTGCCACATCCTCAATGCGCACACCGGGCGGAGGCTTGAAATATTCGATCTGCTCCTCGATAGGCATCTTTTCGGTGCGGTTGGCGATCCAGCAGCAGAGAATCTCGTGGAGGATGGGCTTCTCGCGCGTTGTGGCTAGGCCGATGGCAGAGATGACATCAAAGCCCTTTAGGTCCTTCATATCGATATGGAGCCAGGCGCTGTCGGCGCTATCTAGGTATTTACTGGCGGATTCCTTATATAGGCTCTGCTTATCGGCGGGCAGCTTCTTCCAGTTCTCATCAAAGGCGGTGAATAGGGCGTTGGACATGGTTGTCTAATTATTTATGGGGCTATTCAAATTTAATTTATTGAGTATATTTGGCTCTTTGAATGTATAGTTACGTCATCTTGCTTCTAATTCTAATTATATACTGGTGGGCGGAGTTAAGCCAGCAATATGTGGGAGAACTGCTGCCGCAATTACGGTGGAAATACGCAGGAGATATACTGGTAGATCTGATAATATTGCACGGACCGCCGGCGATGATACATAGGGCGGAGGGTGGAACGGCGATATGGGCTGGGGCGATATTTACAAAGCTGGTGCTGACGGATAGGGCTATTAAACCACTATGCGGCTACTTTCCTATGAGATGGGGATATGGATTTGGGGAATGGGTAATGATGGATGAGGTGGCGCGGCAGAGACAGTTGGCGGTGCTGAAAAAGAGAGGTGATTTTAGCCTATTGGCATCAAATGGGGGAACGCGGGGAGGAACATTGGTGGCAAATGGCTGGGGCGAGCTGCTTGGGGCGATGGCGGCTGTGATAGATGTGCTGGAATATGGGGTGCCGAAACGGGGAGATACGGCGGTGGATATACCGAGAAGCGCGGATATTCCGGATGTTTTAACGTATATGACCGCAGTATGATATGCAGTGGTAGATCGTATAAGGACTAATTAACCCCTGCGAGGGCGTCCCGGATAATATCGTTCATAACTTGCGGTTTGGCATCTGGATAATCGGATCTAAGCTCATTTATTTTTTCACGGGCCTCGTTGAGGGAGCGTTCTAGTTCTGGGCTGGTGTCGCCCTGCTCATAGGCCTTTAGTTGATCGTTATCGGTGAGGGTATCGTTGAGAATCTTGGAGGATTTGGTAAGGATCTCATTACGGAGAATATCAACGGTGCGAACAGGCTCGGAGATGACGGGATCGCTGTCAAGAAGGGTAAGGGAGTTGATGATGCGATTACAGCGGCCGTTGATGCAGACGGTGGAGGTGGGACGACCGTGGGAATCTACAATGGCGCTATCGGCAAGGGAATCGAGAAGGGAGGCTTTAAGTTCGGTCTTCTGTTCTATATTGGAGGGATTGTTGATGCGGGCCCAAACGTGCTGTAGGATGGAATCCTCGTTATCATCAAGGGAGGATAGGTAATTGGGACCCATGTTCTCAAGGACATAAAGGGCACGTTCGGATTTGGGGGAGGGATGCTGTTGGATCCATTGAATTAGGTCCTTAGGCATGTCATGCAATGGTACGGGGCCATTTAGCTCGCGGATTCGTTTATAGACACGGGAGATGGAGTGCTGAACATTACTATCATGAACATTCTGGGGATCGGCACGCAGGGGGCGTTCATAGTAGGGTTCGGCATGTTGGCGCTGGGCAAGGCCACGGGCGGCGTGAATCTGCTCCATGAGGGCGATCTGCTCCTGCTCAAGCTCGGGCATGGCCTCAACAGCGTGTAGAATGATGCGCTCTGGAGGAATGTGGGCGGCGAGGGCGGCGGCGGGATTGGCCCTGATGTGATTGAGACTGCTGCGATAGTAACGATTGGCAAGGTGATTATGGGTATCATTGGGAGCAACATGGTAACGATAGGTATTGGCAATGGTATAATCATTGTCAATGGAGGCGGGTATATCAAGGGGATTGTGGGGATCAAGGGTGGATTCAAGGGCGAGGGCGCGGCGTAGGACTTCACGGGCAACGTGGTTGTTTTCATAGCCCTCGGTTTCGGCATAGAGTTCGGTGGGGGTGATGTGTTTGGCGGGCTGTAATTTGCTGTTCTGATATACGCGATAGGCCCAGGCATCGGGCATCTCACCGGTCTTGTACCAGTGGTGCAGACTCCATGCGATAATGATAATAATGAGGATGATGAGGAGAGAGGAGAGGAGGGCCATAATTGGTGCCGGTTAATAGTACAAAAATAATAAGTATATAAGTTGTTTTGATTACATGTTTTTTTTGGAGGATTGATGTCGTGGATGGGTCTGTGTGCGTATCGGATCTTATATGCAATAGTTGGTAGTGGAGAGGGAGGATGGCTGTGTATTGGGTGCAACAAGGGAAATACGGGAGATGCGCTGGGTGATGGAGGCGCAGGAGGGACATTCGGGACGCGCCGGATTGGATGTATCTAGGCGTGTATTGTGGCTACTAACGCCGCATCGGGCGCAGGAGACAGAGGGAATGAGATTGTTAAGATAGTGGGTGAGTTGGGAGAAGGGATGTACAAGATGATCAAGCCAGCCGAATTCCTTGTTGTGGGTGCTGCGGGAGATAAGGGCACAGCGGACGATGAGCATGCGGACCCATTCTCCCAGGCGATAGTCAAGATACTCGGTAATGGACTGATGAATGCGATCTATGTCCTTCTGATTCAGATCTACGGGCTCATGATTAAGAATGATGAAGAGCTCAAGGGTTTGGAGATCATGGGCGACGAGACGAAAGCTAAGCTTATTGTTAAAGGGCACGCCGCTGACATAGAGCTCATCGGTGTCAAGCACGGGGGATACGTACTTAATAATGACCCATTCCATGCTGATAAAGGGGGCGGTATCCCAGAGTTTGTTGATAAGGGGGCGTAGGGCGCGGTTGCAGGAGCAGCTGAGGCATAGCTTATTGCGGGTCGTAACAGCGACACGGGAATTGAGAACATCACGGGGAGTGACAGAGGGAAGCTGATTCATGACGTCATCGGGTGCGGTGCCATTGATGATACTGGTCTTGGCATTCTGAAGACAGCTAATGGTATTATTATAGGTTTCATTGAGAATGAGCAGATTCTCCGATGAATTGAACCTGATGGTTTCTAGCGCATACATGATCCAGAGATCGGTATGTATCTTCTTTATCTTCTGATTCAATTCTACGTAATGGGCGCCGCTTGGTGTAAGGCGAAACATATAGGCGGCCGGATGGAGGCATGCTTCGAGAAGTATGGCGCGATCCTGATGGATCTCCTCCGGTTTGATCTGGAGGATCTTGGGGCGGGCGTAATCCCAGAACTCTTTGATATCGGAATCGCTCATTGGTAGTAGTAAAGCGGGGGCATGTCTAATAGATTTGTATATAGGCTCTAATATATCTTGTTTTTCATTTGGCCTAGTTGTTCAGCGTCATAGTGCTGCGACAAAGCTTAAGTTTTATGTTTAGATTTTATCATGCTATAGTCTGAATAGAACAAAAATAATAGGGATATACTAGCGCGACTACTAATCCATGGGAACTTCTCCATCGCATTCATCCGCGCCTAGGGTGGACGGGGAGCTGCTGCCTGTAATGAGAGGCCAGAACTTCCAGATGGCAACACCCGTAACGATCAGAATGATAAGGATGATAAACCACCAGATGACGCTAAGACCGCCAATGGTGAAGCCCTGCTCGACGGTGGCCGTGGCGCGCTGTGTAACATCCTGGACGATGGATTGAGCAACCTGATTCTTATTAAGGGACTCCATGAGACATTTGATGTAGATATCAAGGGCCTGCTCGGTAACAACGCCGATTTGGACACCGCCGTAGATGGCCGTCTGGGTTTGACGGGCCGAAAAGGCGCAATTCTGCACATTACCCGTGGTGACCTTGGTGGAGAGGAAGTTACGAAGATTGGTGGTAGAGACGGCCTTGCTGCGTGAGATGGGATCAACCAGCGCGATCTTGCTGGCAGCAGCCTCCTGCTGGATGCGATTGGCGATCTCGGCGACCATGGCGTTATCTACCTTGACATTCTGGAGACACTGCATATTAACATTCATGGTTTGACGTGTGCCGCCGCCCACGGTGGTGCCCGAATAGACCACTGTCTGTGTTTGCTCCACGTTGGCATTGCAGTTATTAGCCGATTGGATGATTACGTCCACAACCGCATTGTTGACTATGTCAACAGAGGTCTTAGCGGAGGAACCGCTCTTGAAGGGCCAGACCATTTCACCTCACTATACACAATAATATAAAGAAAATTGAAGGACGATATAATGTACTATTGTGGGATGCGCCTACCATTGGATTGCTATACCGTTGTCGCTCGTTTGGGTATACCACATTATAGGCAATTGCTGGCTATTCCACGCTTTGCTCGACACACTATCCAATATAATAAATATTGGCGCGTTCATTTCATTATTAAGACCATCGCTAAAGATGGTGTAACTACAGTATGGAGGCTTAATGGTATGGCCCATAATGAGGCATTGGGGGATGAGGAGGACCCACCTGCAGTAGTTAATTCTTATTGCAAACAATGGTGCAAATTTAACAAAGAGCATAGGGATATTGTACCTGGTAAATTGACTAAACCAGCCTGTATATTTTATCAATGGGGTATAATGTGGAAATATATGGGTAAACTACATAGGGAGGATATAGGAATGATGGATATTGAGACAATGGGTGGAAGACCTAATATGATATTACCAGCTTTAATACGACACATAAATGGAGTAGATGAAGCATGGACATGGTATAGGCATGGTATACCCTATAGAGAGGATGCTGATGGTAATCCTAATGTATTACCGGCATATGTGAATGCAAACCACAAAAAGATGTGGTTTAAGGATGGAGTGCTGCATAGAGACCCCTTACCGGATGGTACGCCTCAACCTGCCGTTATAAACGAAGATGGATATATGGAATATTGGATAAATGGAGTGGAGATGGTTTAGGTTCCCGAGTGAAACAATTATATTATTTTTCACAAGGTAATTACTAATTGCAGTCATACAGCTGTACCTAATATTAACGGGCGCGCAATGGTTGAGCCAAAGTACATAGGCATCGCGTGTGCGGTGATCATCATCCTGCTCATCATATACCTATATAGGAGGGCGCCCGCAAAGAAGAGCGCTAAGAAGGAGAAGCTGAAGGGTAAGCGCCGAGAGAAGACAAGTAATAGGGCGGCGGCTTCTGGCAATGAGAGCGTACGCAAGCAGGACGAATCAGAGGATAGTGGAGATGAGGAGGAATCGGATGATGAAGATTCTGGGTCATCGCAGGGATCGGATGCGGCGGGGCGTCTCTATAAGCGGGTTCACGCGCGTATGGCCAGTGGAATGACGCTGGAAGAGTTTAAGCAGGCGGCGGGCGATGATGCGGATGGCTTTGTGTATCCTCTCCTGGCGCAGAAGTACAATCAGGCAAAGCAGGCGGGTAAGGACCCTGTACGCGGTGTCACCCTGCGTGATTACCAGGAGGTGATGAATGGGGAATTGGATGAGTAATACTATCATCTCCTGTAGAACTATCAGTAAACAGATGAGTAGAAATATACCTTACAAACGAGCTGACCAGAATGAGGATGCTACCGCCTGACAAACCACATATTTATTTTTATACGTGCAGTATTTTACTCCCTCTTGTATCACACCCCTCATTAGGATGTTTCTTGACTTTAATCTCGTACAGATCGTTATTCTGTTTATCATCATCCTGGTGATTGGTGCCATTCTCATTAAGAAGAACATGGGCGCAAGCCAGCCCACATATTACGGCCCCGCGGTGGGTGCGGATGAGGAGAGTGGAGTGGTGCCCTGCGATGGTCCCTATGAGGGCCCCCAATAAGAGTTCTATATGATTGGCTGCGTGGTAGAAACTCTGATCCATACATTACTTATTTTTGGTCAAACAGCTCACTGTTGCGATGTATGCGATTCTATTTATATTTTTGAATGGATAGCAGCTATTATCTTTGGTATCCTAACTTAGAAGACACACAATTGGTAAAATTCATGGAAAGACCTGAGAAGAAGCTGGCCGATATGGTCAGCTATATGTTTCGCGATATAAGTCCTGCATGGAAGCGCATACTGTTGCATGAGACGGCCAAGCCCCTCTTTACAACGGCGCTTAGGGAGCTGAGGGGACGGTGCACAGTAGATCAGTGTATTCCACATCCGGCAATGATACTGGAGGCATTCCGATATGCGGAACCCGATAAGATAAGCTGTGTGATAGTGGCACAAGATCCATACCCGCGGCCCTGGGACGCATGTGGTATGAGTTTCTCATGTATAGGGGAAAGAACACCATCTATAGGTAATATCTATGCGGCGGCGCACCAGACTGCAAATACGGCAGATCTACGGCGATGGGCCCAGCAGGGGGTACTTCTGCTAAACCGCTACCTGACGCGGGATATAACAATGAGTGATAAGGCACCGTTGCATACATTCTGGGAAGATTATACTAGGAGAATAGTGGAATTGCTGATAGAGGTGGAGAGGCCATTTAAGCTCTCACTGCTGTTATGGGGGAAACCGGCCGCGACACTGGCGAGCTATCCAATGATACGGGAGAGGGCAGAGGCGGATGATGTGCAAATATTGCTATATGGGCACCCATCCCCGGCTAATACCAGTTGTAGATTTGCGGAATGTAGACATTTTGAGATGGTTAATCTGGAACTGGCTAAATGTGGTATGAAAATAGATTGGAGCCCAGAGCCACGACTGCCAAGGATAACGGTGGCGGTGGATGGGGGCTGTGTGGGTAATGGTAAGAAGGAGGGCGCTAAGTCGGCCTGTGCGGGCGTGTGGTTCCTACCGGGAATGATAGAAGAGACGGGAATAGCACAGAGACTATATCCCTGTAGGGTGAACTGGGCGATTGGTCAGGGAGTGGTAATAGATAACTCTACTGATCAGATGCTGGCAATAACTAATAACAGGGCCGAATTGTTGAGTCTGGCGCTGGCCCTGGATAAAATAGTAAAATGGTATAGGCTGAGACCGGGAAGGGTCAACGGCATCACCATAATAGCAGATAGTGAGTATCTGATCAATACGGCGCAATGCAGCGTATGGAAGGATGCTCCATCTGAGGTGGATTGCAATAGCGGTGTCGGTAAAACCAAAAAGGGCAAGATCCTCGCCAATCCCGATCTGCTTGCCACTATACGGGCGGCATTTCTAGAGCTGGCTCTCTATTTACCTCCTACCCGTGATTCCATGAACTATACAGGTGTGAATGCGGCCAGGGCACGTCTATTTCATCCGCAATATAGGAAATGGGACGCCATTCTCAGTGGTGATACAGATTATGTGGATCCGCATTGGACAGGCATCCTATTCTGCCATGTTAGATCGCACCAGCCTCCGCCCAGTAATCCTAATGTATGGATCCGCTGGAATGCTAATCAACAGGCGGATAGACTTACTAACTCGGCCTAGATAGGCTAAGAGTAGGAAGGGATACTGCATTGGTAGTCTTTATTTTTGAATAGGTAGAGGAATGGGTGATTTGCTATGTTTTTAATCACAGTCTGAAAAGGTCCTTATGGTATTTGTCATAGCAGTGGTACCATAAGCTCTATTTGCATTAGCTGCTCTAAGCAGGGCAATATAAATGAGAACTAATACCATTTATAATTATGCTATTTTCATAGAATATTCATTGTACATATTTTGTTCTGAACGCCTCTATTATTATTCTGTCCGCAGTATCTGACCAGATACTATATAATTATATTGTCACAGGACCACCCCATTAATTCATACTAAAAATATAGATGAGCAACCGCCGCGGAACTAGAGCCACTCGCAAGGTCGTTGAATTGAGAGAGCTACGTGAGGGCGATCGCCGTGTCGATTCCGCCATTCCTGATACTAAGATTAGACTGCTATACCATCAAACCTATACGGTGGCGGCCATGCTGGATTTGGAGCGCCGTTACTGTGCCCAGACCGAGGACAAATTCAGCAATGCGGGAGTGCTGAGTGAGAGACTGGGCAGTGGTAAAACCTATGAGATATTGGGTCTGATAGGACTGTCCCGCTTTCCAGGCTTTGTATCGGAGATCAGCTACATTCCGGATTCCATTAATAGTCCCGTTGTATCGGGAGTGGCATACGGCCGCAATGAGATGCCCCTATGGCGACGTCAGTATCAGGTGGTGCATCAAACAAATCTGATCTTTATAGGCAAGTCTGTAATTAACCAATGGAGGGAGAAGATCGAGGAATTGACATCATGGCGCTGCTGGATCATTGATTCGGTTATGCAGCTAAAGAAACTGTATGATTGGGTGTTTGGAGGACCGGGTGGCAGAATTCGCAAGCTTAATGCGTGGGATATCATACTGGTTAAGAATGGGAGCATTAGTGGTAACTTCATTGCGCCGGAATTGGAGGGATCCCATCTGGAGCACACCAAATCGCGCTCTATCATATGCATATTTGGCATTCTGTTTCGCAATCAGTGTTTTGGACGTATTATCCTGGATGATTTCGACACGCTGGGCATTAATGGGCGCTGCCAGGTGATTCCGAGCATCTTTACCTGGTATGTATCGGCGACGATCCCAAAGTCGCAACCCGGACGCAACACAGTGCGTACAAACAACATATGGCAGGCGCTGGAGCAATCACGGCCACTGTATAATGATGTGACAATGGGATCCGATCTATTTCATAACTACAATGTGAGATGTTGCGAGCAGCTGATTAATGCATCGGTGCAGGTATCGGCCATCAACCATATCCTTTATGAGTTTGACAATCCACATGATTCAGTGCTGGCGGCAATGGCGGCGATAGGATCGGATGAATCGCATAATTTGTCGGAGATGATCAATGCGGGGGCTATCCATATGGCGACTGCAAAGACGGGTGGCGTGGGACTCTCCGTGGCTGGCATCTTTGAACGACTGCTAAGAGATCAGTGGAATATTTACAAGCAGGCACGTGCTGTGATAGTCTATGTACCACGACTTATGAATTACTGGAAGGGCCTACCTGAGCCCAATGATGAGAGCAGAGCGCCTAACCAGACGGAGCTAAGCAGAAATATCAAACATGGCGGCCCCCTGCGCACAGCCCGCAAGCTGGTGACTGCACAATACAAATGTGTTGAGACAACGGCGACGGCGGCGCTTGAGAGGGCAACGGTGGATATGGAGAAGAGCGGAAAGGCCATAGAGCGTGTAAAGGACAATATTAAGCATGGAGAGTGCGCCATTATGCTGAGCCCTCTTGAGGAATCGCCGAGAATATACATTATGAGTTGCTGCTCGGTAATGCTGAGTGAGGATGCGATTACCAACCTTAAATTCGATAGACGACGTACGGACGTAAGCATTAGCTGTCCTAAGTGCAGAAGTATAATAACGGGGCGTGATGTGATCTGCATTAACTGTGATCAGATGGCGGACATTCTGGAGGAGAAACTGGATGCTAAGACGGCCAAGGCGGCTGATGGGGATTTGGCAGAGGAGGATGCAGACGCGGAGGATATGGTAGAGGAGCCCGCAGATGAGGAGAGTGCAGCCAAGAGTGTGCTAGACGAGGTACAGGCCGATTCTGAGATCGCCGAGACCATTCCCGATGATCCCAAATATAAGTGCATAGTTGATATCCTAAACGGTACGACAAACGCGGCCGGTAAGCGCATTGATGCCCCTATAACGGGATTATTGGAGGGCCCTAGCCGCGGTGTCGCTCCCCCCGAAGACAGAAAGTATCTTATCTTCTCCAATTACGGCAAGGCCATCACGGGGCTGGAGAATATGCTAACTAGGGAATCCATATCCTATAGGACGTTGGGAGGCACTGCCTCCATGATCGCCGAATGTGTGCGCCGCTATAACCTACCCAACTCCAATCCCCGCAGCTATAAGATCCTTCTGGTGCACGGTGTGCAGTATTGCGCCGGATTGAATCTCCAGATCACCTCCGATGTGATATTTACCCACATGATGGTTAACAGGGAGATTGAGGCCCAGCTAGGAGGCAGAGCGGCGCGCCATGGCCGTCGCTATGATCTGAATATGCACTATGTCTACTATAAGAACGAATGCAGAACGGCGAGTCTATAGATGTTTTGCTGATGATCCAACACTGTAGGAATGATACAAATAAAACCATCCCATCAAATGGAGACAGAGTTACAATCATTCATTTATTTTTCACATGGGTTCACAAAAACGAAATATCTTTTTCGCCACCAATATATCAAGGTTGCCAGTATTAATCAAACCACAATGAAGTACACTATATTGGCTATTATAATAGTGCTAGTCATAATACTCTGCTATGCGGAATGGTTTGCGGCTCACAGTCTCATGACGGCGGTTACCTGTACAGGTCTGGTATGCATAGGTATCCACTATGAGGAGAGCATTTCAGGAAATGAGAAGATAACGCAGGGAGGCAATGGCGCCGATGTTCATACCAGTATAGTTACGGATGCGGCATTTAGGACCATACTGCGCAATTCCAAACATCTGCTACGAACCACTGTTAGTACATCAGCATCGGTGGCATCGGCGGGTATGGGCGGAGATGTCCTAGTCGAAGTTCTCATATTAACGTTGGATGCGGCCGCATATCTTGCCCAGATAATGGCATTGCAGAATGCAGAGACCTGGAGCAATTTGGGCAGGCTCTTTACGATGGGATTTGAGGGTGGTCCCGATAAGGTGGCTATTCATTCACAAAAACTATTAGATGAGCTGACCCCTAGCGCACAGGCCAATTTAGTAACAATTGCGCGCCTGTCGATTGAGCAGATAGCGGGCATGGTAGGGCAGATCATTTCGGCCTTTATTCCTAATGATGGAGCATCGGCATCGTGGATTACCACGGAGGTGATAGTGGGATTAACCAGCGAGACGGCAATGGTCGCATCGCGTGCACCATATCAGACCATTAGTGGAATATATAGCAATATGCCGGCAGCGGTGCGAACCCTGCTGGAGAATCCCGAGCAGCTGCGCACAACCCTGCTATGGCTGTTGGGTGTCATTAGGGAGACATTATTTAGTCCTAATCAGGGCTGGACCGATACTATTCGTAAGAGCGCCGGCAGATTCGTAGCGGCGGCCGGCACAGCCCACGTTGGCACAATCGTGGCCACCACCGCCGGTTTGCTCATCCCCGGCTCCGGATTGATCCTTATACCCGCTCTAGTAGCAAGTGTGGCCAGTCAGCACATTGCCAATACGGCCCTTACCATGGGATATGGCCATAAGCAGCTGGCCGAGTTTATAGATAAGTTTGTAGTACCCCAAATCGATAATCTCGTTAAGTTAGTACATATAGTCCTACCCCTTGCCTTTTCCATCGTATATATATTAGAAAAGTCAGCAGGAGATACAAGATACCCAGTGGAGGCAAAAGCACCGACACCGGACACGCAAACGACACCTAATACAACTACTCCCATTGTTGCAAGTAATTAATGGCCGATCTAGATAAGCGCGTTGATGTCATAGAGACCGCCTGTGAAAAACTTGTTATGGAATGGACCCAATATAAGCAGACCATGGAGGCCCGTCTCGTTTGTCTAGAGAATGCTGCTGCACGTATACCTATCCTTGAGCGGGCCAATCAGGCCCTGCAAAATAAGGTCGCACTGTTGGAGCATACAACCAATGCACCTGAGGATCTATACAGCTACCAGATGCACAATAGATTGGATGATGATAACCCCCATGAGCTGAATTATGAATAGGTCGGCTGTATATTATTTTTGCAGGGATTCTGCTATTATAGGGTAGAGCGGTGGAAAAACAAACAGAATAGAGACAAAAATTATAGTAGTGTTTTAGTGGGTAGCGATAGTGAATATGGAGTAATGGTGGTACTTTATATTTTTATTCCTTGGGGTTTGGTGGCAATTACGCCTCTTGCAGTAGTTTCCTACTTGGTCTTGACGGTCTTGCCGTGGCCATTGGCAGCAGCAGCCTTGGTGGGGGCGGCTTCAACAACCTTGGTGGCCTTGGTGGGGGCAGCGCTGGCGGGGGCCTCCTCGGCATCATCCACCTCATCAGCGTCATCATCATTGGCATCGGCCTCGGCGTCCTCATCAGCATCAACATCAGCGCCTGCGCCGCCATTGGCCGCGTGCTTAGTGTTGGATCTGGTAGTGCGGTGCGTCTTGAGGGCCTTAGCCTTCTCATTCATGTCGTTGATCATGCCCTCCTGATCCTCAGTCAACTGGCCCGTGGTGAACACGAGGAGCTGCTTGACGATGTCCACGACCAGCTCGTACTTGACGGTCTTGATCTTGCGCTTGGTCTCAACCTCGTTGGCCGCAGTCGTGGTGGGGTTGGCACGAATGTCAATCTGCGCCACCAACGCCTTAGCGTAATCAATGATGATGTTGCTGATAAAGCGCTTCATGGACTTGCTGATAATGACCGTGTCAATGTTGGGATAGATGCTGGCCAGGTCCTCGCGCACAGAGTCGCACAGCACCTTGGCATAGTGCACCAGATCACTCTTCTCCTCCTCGCCATCGGCCTGAGCGTCGATATTGTGCCAGTAGTAGAGCTTGCGGGTCTGATTAGCACCATCCTTATCCTTATAGGTCTGTGCAACGCAGATGGCGTGGCCGTTCTCAGCCTCCACCTCCTCAAAGCTCGGGTACTTGAAGGTGCTGAATACGGCGTTCTTGCGGATGGCCTTGGCGGCCTCGCTCTCGTCCTCACCCTTGCTGCTGGCATTGTCGCGGGCGCGCTTAACGAGGCCGTCCACGCGCTTCAATTCGCGCTTGTGCTTGATGGCGTGCTGCTTGCGGGCATTGTCATGCGAAACCATATAGGCGGCGCGGCGAAGGGAGCGGGCCTTGACAGCCTTCATATGGGGCATGTCGCGCAGGAGGGTGTAGTAGCAGAGATCGGCCTGCTGCTCGGGATCGGCGGCGGCCTCATCAATGCCGTCCAGATGCTCGGGGCTAAGGGTCTTAACGCCGTTGTTAGCCATAGCCTGGCTATGGAAGGCAAACTCAATGAGCTGGCGGACGGCGATTTGGGCAGAGGTGGCAATGGCGATGGGCGCCTGCTCACTGCTGCGGTAGCGCTGGGTGGAGATGCCCTTGTTCTCCAGGAACAACTTGATGCGGGCATCAGTTGTGAGCATCTTGGTGATGTGGGCCTGCACCTCAGCGCGATTGTTCAGGTTAAGGACCTTGCCATCGGCGCCGCGAATGAGTGCGGGGTAGTTGGCGGCCTTAAACTTGCTCTGACGCTTCTCAAAGGAGGCATCGGTCTCATCCTCGCCGCGGGGGCGCATGGTGCCGGTCAGTTCGGCCTTAAGCTGGCTCAGCTCACTAGTCTCAGCGGCGGTGAGCGGAACGCCCTTCTTGCCATCTTTGTCAAGGGGCTTAGCCAGCAGGGCATTGATGCGCTGCAATTTAACAACGACCTGATAGGCGGCCTTCACAGCGCTAAATTCCTTGCTGGTGTAGCTGCGATAGACCTTCATCTGGTTCTGGTACTCCTCCATCTCCTTGGCATGCTGTACCTTCTCAGACTTCTCGGCCTTTGCGCCAAGGGCCTTGGGATGCTCGGGCTTGGCCTTGCCAGTCTTCTTGAGGGTCTCAAGGGCTTCGGTACAGCGCTTGGACTCGGCCTGGAATGCCTCATTGAGATCGCTGTCGAGCAGGGTAGCAATGCGGGACGGGGGAATGGTAAGGTTGGTAATTTCGGTTACCTTCATGCGGGGCGCGCGAGACTGCTTATCAGACATAGTTGGTTGGTTGTTGCGAATATGAATGGGATTGATTCTAATTATCAAGGAGGGCTTGTGCGAAGATGGCAGCAGACCTGATGAAGGGGGAATAGAAGTCGATATGACGATATCTAGTCGGAATACATGTGTCTATAACGAATTCAAATTTCTAATAATGGGGTAGTCATATAAAGATTTGGGGAGGGCGGCGGTAACAAAGAAAAGTCTTTTAGAGCGATATATGATTATTGGTTTATCATTTGAACGATGGGGGCGGGGGGAGCGTCGGCAGAAGGGAATATTGCAGAGAAAAATTATATTATATGTTTTTTCTGTCCAGACATTTGTGATGGAGGACGGTTATCGGTATGGGATGATATGGGGATGTGTAGTGGATGGTTTGATTCTGGGCAACCTTATCCAGGCGCTTCAGATCTTTACAACAGGGAATGGATGGATGGAGGATTGTTACTGTTTGCGATTTTTGGATGATTTGCTCTTGGAGGGGCGAACGGGGGCAGGCTCGGGCACCTCTGTCACGCTTTCACTGTTTTCAGCATCCTGAATGTCAAGGCGCTCTGGCTGGAGATCGGAGACATCCTCTGTCTGGTCGGCCTCCTCGGGGGGATTTGGGACAGAGTCGTCAGATTCGGGTTCGGATGAGTCGAGTTGAACGGGAACGGAGGAGGTACGCTTGGTTGATTCCTCGGGGGCCTCGCTGGAGGGCTTATCAATGGGAATATTCATGTATTTGGACAGCTCCTCATCATCGGCAGTGCGAATAACGTCCTGATAGTTAACAGCGGCCTCGCTGCCAGAGGGCTTCTCCTTGGGTGGCTGGGGAGGCTCCACTATGGTGACATGCTTGGCGGGTCTGTCTGGATTGCCTGTGGCGACGTGGGCAGAGGGATGGGCAGAGACGGGGGCCGGCTGCTGCGCGTGGGCGGTGGGGTTGGGTGCTTCGGGCGGGGACTTCTGTGCCTGCGCCTCCTGCTTTGTGCGCTTGCTACTCGTCACCATCCATACTATAACTATAATAAGGAGGATGACCACGGCGGCAAAGATTATGATTAGTACCTTATTCTCGCTGAGGGTGTGCATGAGACCGCCCTCAGGGGCCTTGGGTGGCGCCTCATATGAGGCAGGGGACTCCCGGGCAGGAGCTCGAACAGGGGCCGGCCGCTTGTGCACGGATGGTAGGTCGGGTACTATTTCATAATCGGCCATCCCGCTTTTTAATATACCCTATATATAACGAGGCCTATAACATATTTGTTTCTATCTGGTAGATTGGAAATTGGTCTGGGTAGTTCTGACCAAAAACAAACAAATATATTTGATTCTATCTTGCAGATTGGAAATTGGTCTGAATAGATCCAAGACAAATATATATGAAACAAGCCGTAGTGGACATAGCCAAGCGTGTGGATACGGCCCATGCCGCATATGCCCTGGTTATAGAGGCACTGGAGTATACGGGCTTTGATGGTCGGGAGCCGTTTGCTAGTGAGCGGGCAAAGGCGCTTATGGCGACGATGTCGGGCAATAAGCTGGGTCATGCCGCTGGAGGCAATCCGGAATCGGCCACTGTGATATTTGATCTGGAATACAGACTACAGCATATAGGGGCGGCAATGGGGGAGCTGGAGGACATAGCGAGGCGGGGTATGCCCGATCCGTCGCATATGTATAGTAGTTCGGGTAGTTCGGCGGTGCTAACACCGGAATACCACAGGGAGCTGGCAAAGCTGGTGGGGGCGGCTAGCGAGACTCGCAATCTGTATATGAGACAGTTGGGGGAGATGCACCTGGAGAACTATCTGCTGCGTTCGGAGAGATATGGATCGGACTATCCAAAGCTGCTGGATAAGGTGCAGGATCGCTATCTGGAGTATGTGGAGAAGGGACGAGGAGTGGAGGTGATAGGTCTATATACTCGATTGATCACGGCAATGCTAAATCAGTCGGAGGAAATGGATAGAAAGATAGGGGAGCAGCTGGAGACAATTAGGACGGCTGTGCTGAGTGGAATGGAGGAGACGGTGGTGGAGGGCGCTAATCGTCGCAATGGCATACAACTAATGGTGCAAACCTACGGACTGCTACCAGATGGGCCATGCAGACCCCTGGGAGTGCTACTGGGCAAACTGCTGGGTAGAAAGGATGTCGTTAGCTGCCCCGCCTCACGCGATTGCCTGCTGGATACCTGTAAGCTGCTGTGTAGCTCGGGACCTGTTGGGATGATGGTGCTGGAACGGCAGACGCTGGTGCCCATGGAGTATATACTTCCCAATGTTGGCAGGAGGGGCAATGTGGGCATTGATTTGGACTTTGCCGATGCTACCACTACGATTAGGGTATTTGAGAGTGGAGCGGCTACATGCGGCAAGGTGCGCCTTATAACGGTGCCAGGACGCGATCCCACCCACTACTTCATTATTGATGTGCTTGGACCCACTAGCTATCGACTTCTGCGCTGGCAGGATCAGGATAGGGTGCCCAGCGGTATGGTAGAGCGCATGGCCCGTCCCCGTCTTCCCCCCTCCCGTCGTGTAGAGCACTATAACAGCATCCTAGAGGATCAGATAGTAAAGTATGTTGAGAAGCCCCTTGTAGAACAGCCCCGCTTGAGTCGTGCCGAAACCAAGCGCGATGCCGCCTATTGGGGCAATCTGCGGCAGCGTATCATGGATCGAGTCAAGCGACGCGGCCGTGAGACCGTATCCTCCATAATTCGCATCATAGTTGAGGCCATAGAGGTGGAGAGCGCCCCGAATATCGACAATCCCACCATCCTCCGTCTCTACAAGCAGGAGTTGCAAACCAGCTACAAGGCCGAGCTAGCAATGCTGGAGGAACGCCTAGAATCGGAACTACGGCAGGGCTCCCTGGAGGATGCCCTCAAGCGCGTTATTACCCCCAAGAGTAATATCTTTAAGGAAATAGACCATAAGACCGCCCTCCTACGTGGTTGCCTGGTGCCCAAATAATCACATTAGTGTAAAGAGCAAATACCACCATCCTTAATCCCATTGGGCCGCACTATACAGTATATATGCCATAGTATGTTCTGTCCAGAACCCTATTTATTATTCTTTTTAGTTTTACACAGATGGTTAAAATATTATTATACCAACGCCATCCCCGTTCTGCTTGTCTCCCCACACAACCCACGCACCACCCAAAACATGAGTGATGAGAGTGATTCCGATGAGCCCCTCAAGAAGCGCCCCGGTCGTCCCAAGAAGTACGCAACCCGGCCACCCGTTAAGCGCGAGGGTGTAGTGGATAAGCCCTCCAATCACGCCGAGAAGGATCAGCGGACTGTTAACGTCATGGAACTAGTCTACGATAACCCCCTCCTATTTAAGCGCCTCTTTACCATGTTTAAGGGAATGGGCGTTGAGCAGATTCGCATGCGCTTTGATAAGGATCAGGTAAAGATGCATGCCGAGGACCACATTAAGGTTAGTGATATATTTGTGAGGATTCAGGGCAAGGATCTGGTGCGCTACTACTGCGACCATCCCTATGAGGTCGGTCTTCCCGCCCATCTCCTCCACAAGATCCTCCAGACCTTTACCCGCGACTATCCCACCATTCAATTCTCCGCTGAGAAGCGCACCGAGGGCACCATGATGCTCATCAGCTTTATGAAGGAGGGCGGCAAGCAATCCTCCCTCTACACCGTCAATGTCGATACCGTCAAGGATTGGTCGTGGGACATCGAGAATCGCCTTGCCCTTGAGGATGAGTATCCTGTCAAATTCCAGCTCGATTGCCGCTTCTACAAGAAAAAGGTTACCGATGGCAAAACTTTAGCCGATACCCTCCGCTTTGAGAAGAAGGGCACAGGCAACCTTCAGATGCGCTTTGACTTTACAGGCGGCAAGGGCCGTCATGATCACAATTTTCTTAATCCCGAAGAGATTAAATTGCAATCCACCCTCGTCAAGGGCCAGAACGTCATTGTTCCCGTCTGCATTGAGTATCTCAAGCCCCTTGCCAGCGCCGTCATCGCCTCCAATGTCTCCATCAGCATCTGCACCGATAAGGACATCATCTTTACCTACTATCTTGATCAGGACGATAACAACACCGAGGGCAGTCATCGCTGCGTTGTCAAAGTCATCACCAAATGCGGTAAGTAGTCTCTGAATCACGTGTGAAGAACTATTACTATTTTTCCATTCTGCTTTTACGACTTTGGCACCATTCGGCACCATTCGGCGGCTTTGGTCATTGTTAGCACTATTCGGCGACTGTTAGCACTATTCGGCGACTGTTAGCACTATTCGGCGACTGTTAGCACTATTCGGCGACTGTTAGCAATTATTAGTAGCAATTAGAATAGTATACCATTTCATTACAAACAATAAGCATCGTATACTATTCTAACCATAGCTAAACGCAGCTAATACGCGCCGAACGCAGCTAATACGCGCCGAACGCAGCTAATACGCGCCGAACGCAGCTAATACGCGCCGAACGCAGCTAATACGCGCCGAACATAGCTACATAATGACCAAATTGACTTAAAATGATCAAAATGACCAAAATAACCAAAATAGGGAAAAAGGAACGATAATAATGGAGCGTTAGACTAGATGATTCAGTTCTGCCCTATGCATTTTTCCGTCCCAGATGATGGGATACTTGAAGAGCTTGGAGCGTAGTTTGTGATGCTCGCTTTCGGGGCGATCGATCTGGACAAGGTGGCGGACTAGATCGCAGAGTTTCTTAATGCAGGTAGAGCCGTTCTTGCTGTCGAGGAGGCGATCGATGAGGTCGGAGAGTAGGGAGAGGGATTCGGCGAGGCGGGTCATGGTGGCGGCGAGGGCGCGCATGACGCCTTGGGAGGTGTTGATGGTATCGAGTTGTTTGCGCAGGGAATTCTGCTCGGGGGAGGCCTTGGCGGACTCTACCTCATTGGGAATGTTGTTGATGACGGTGTGGAGGGTGGAGAGGGCATTGTGGATGCTGAGCTTGAGATGGCGACGAGATTTGAGCTCCTGAAAACTGTTTCTGATATTCTTCTGATTGTGGCGCATGGTGATGGGGGAACGTTCGCGTTGTAGCTCGTCGTGGGCGGCGGCTTCGAGGATATCGAGGTCCTGCTCATGAACCTTGCGGATGGAGGCTTCCAGTTGGGAGAGAAGGTGGAGGGAGCGGGTTTTGAGGGTTTGATTTGGGTTTTGCTTAGGGTTTTGCTTAGAGGAGGAAAGGGGCTTGGGTGCCGAACCTCCTAATTTGGAGCGTCTGGTCATATAGGCGTGTAGGGATGGAAGGAGGGCTTCGGCGCGGAGCAGCTGCTCATGCACGGTGGCATCTAGGCCGAAATGGCGAAGGATGGGATCGGGCAGGCCGGAGCTGAGGGCTTCGGCGGCGCCCTTGATGTCGCGGCCGACTAGATGGTCAATGGTCTGGGGAGTGTGCCTATCGGGCTCATTCTCGATGATATCTAGGGTGATGTTGTAGCGACGGATGGTGTCGGCGCCGCCGCTCACCTCATAGGTATCGCCGGAGAGGGTGGTGCTGTGGGTTTCGACGGAGCCGCCCACTTTGGCCACTAGCGCAGTGGTTTGCTTGGCAAGGAGCTGCTCCCTGGTGATGCTATTGCGCAGAGCCTGCAGTTCGGCATCTGGATGCTGCTGAAGATACTGATCAAGGATTGGGGTGGGATCCTTGCCATCTAGCACGCACTGATAGTAGGATATGGTGAGATCGGGACTGGAGCCCTTAGCCAGATGCTCGCCAATCAACTTGGCGGTGCTCATATGTTTTGCCTGTCTGATATATTTTACCGCTATGCAAGACTGTAATATAAGGAGTGGAAAAATATAATAGGTGTTCCTATGCATCTATGGGTATGTGGTTTTGGGCTGAAATTCATACTAGTGGGTCTGCTCCGGTGGATTCAGCATTTTGTTAATACAGTAATCCAGTGTTCTGCAGGTATTGATTACATCGGCTGGGGTCTGATAGGGAGATGATGATTTACGTTCCTTAGTAAAGAGGGTATAGCAGAGATCAATGAGACGCTGTGTGGGACTGCATGTAGGATGGGGTGCAATATACATCGTAGTATATCTACTGTTCTCGCTTATAGTATTGGCTACGCCAGGTGAGGTACTATGTACCTGACATAGATAGTTATCATTGTAGTAGGCTATGGGATATAGTAGTATGTGGACGCTGTTGCGTTTATCAATGGCCTCCCTCATTTTACTCTCAAGCTGTCTGCAGTACTGATTATATTCCATTTCGCTGTACAGATTGAGATTGGGATAGGGAAATCGTAGGCATATGGCGACAAGGACATGGAGGGATGTAACGGTAGGCATTCGCCGCGTCATCTCCCTAATCTCGCCATTGCCGAATGTCTCATCCCTATATGCTACGTAGTTAATGACATGAAAGGCATAATCGGTGCGGTTTTGAAGGCGGCGCTGAATGCCGCGATTATAGGCCTTGTCGTCATAGATCATCGGATCATAGCTTAGTAGCTGAAGGAGCCTTCTGATGAGATCTAGGCAGTTATTCTCGGCCAGAATCTGGTGAACGCGCTGTTTAAAGATGGGAATATCGTAGAGGGCAATGATTAGATAGTGACGATTCCAGCGCGTTTCCCATAGATACTCAATGTAGGAGTCAACGCCCCTTTCCCAATCGGTGCTCATGGGTTGTAGTGCCGAATGGTGGGGTAAATATCTAACAGGTGATGGTCTCCTGTTCTATCCGAATAGGACATATGTCTATTCAAATTTATATATAGGTGTTTGATTCGGAGTACTTGTTGTACGTATATTCCTAAGGAGATATTTCATGGGGGTGACTGGACGTATACACCAAACAACCATGACCACCCACATAACACTAGCCGAGCTTGACAAAATAGTAGGAGATACTGCAGAGATAGTTCTGCGATATGGCAATGTGGGTGCGATACTATCAATACAGTCGGCCCGTACAGGAATAGCCGCCACGGAGCTGCTATCACTGCTGCGACATGGCCGCAGGATACCGCTAGTTGAAAACTGGACCTATAAGGAGCATCCCGAGCTGCTAAGTCGATCGGATATACTGCGATATGAGGCCAAGCTGAAGCCGCCCCCGGAGGTGGCCGAATTGCAGACCATAGAGGATGTTGAGGGTTTAACACATAATGAAATAAGGAGTAGATTGCGGAGGGTGAAGATAGAGGAGTTGGTGGGGTTGGCGGTGCAGCTGCTGCTGCAGTTGGTGGGAAGATGGTGGGAGGTGCCAACGGGGGAGGGATATAGGGAGGCGCTGGTTAGGAATGCGGTGGAACTGGTAACGGAATATGCAATAGGTTTAAGATGGCTGAGACTGGCATGTTGGGCCCTGATGATAGTGTGCCGATTCTTTGATGGGAGGGATGAGTAATGCGGCGATTGACTAATTTTTGCGGTTCATCATCTTTTTATATTTGGCATAGGTTAATAATGCTGGTGACAGGAGGGGCCCTGCCCCTGCCCGTTAATGATACGGTATGCTCTATGCCCGGTATGGAGATATGCGCCATGCGCGGTGATGTGGAAATAATGCGGCAGTTTATGTTGCAGTTTGATGAGAAGTGTGGAGGCTATTCGGCCAAGCGTCTGGTAAAGGAGCTAATGGGTCGCCTGGGGGTAACCACTGAGGCGGCCATCTGGGAGCATCGCGACTTTCGTAACTATATAGGAACAGATGTGGCGGAGGACAGATTGCGAACGCACTATAAGACGCAGGGACCGCACTCCTCAACGGCCCTGCTGGATAATAACAATATAGATATCACATTGGCGCAGTGGGCGCTGCATGGCAAAAAGCGCTTTGGATTGCGCTTTCATCATATCCCATTCCAGATGATAGACTTTGCACAGTATGGTTCAGAGTTGGCAAGGACAGATCTGGCGGTGCTAAAGCGTGATTATGATTGCTTTGGTGTTGTTCTCAATACAGATATACATACGGGGCGGGGTAAGCACTGGTTCTGCATATACGGCGATCTAAAGCATGCGGGCACGGAGGCAGATCCCATTAAGGTGGAGTATTTCAACTCATCGGGCAATCCACCACGTACCGAGGTTGAGGTATGGCTGGAGCGAACCCGTGTTGAGCTGCTCCGTGATCACAATATCTATATGGATGTAGTGCGCTCGGTGCCGCGTCGTCTTCAGTACTCCAATACGGAATGCGGCATGTGGTCCCTGCTCTATATCCTCTCGCGACTGAGCGGTAAGCCCCCGGGCTGGTTCTATAAGGTGGATGCTGGTGATGCGGACATGATCAGCTATAGGGCTAGTCTGTTTAGGTAGTCGCCCAAAAAAACAAACAGTTGCAATGTAGATAGAAACAAATAATATCATTTAGTCCAGAGGGCACGGAACTATCCCTCCATTGATCATCCTAAATGGTAATATCCCCCGCAGGTCTGGTATTCGTAATTGGCAATAGTATCGCGTTTGAAGGATTTGCTCAATTGTATAGTTTTCCAAACGTAAGTGTTCTGTGGCCTTGTTTACTTTTTCATATATATTGTCGGCTATCGTTCTTGCCCCATCAGGCGATAATATATAATCTATAGGATAAATGTTGATTGTTGTTTTATGGGGTTTGCAAATTATGGTGGCATAGTCGTAATTCTGTAATATTTCGTTATTACCAAAGAAGGATCTATAGTGGAGGGGATCATTGCGCCATTTCATAATAATAGTCCTATCCTTATATAGTGTAACATGATACGGTGCTATATAATCGTTTATTTCGGGATTTCGGAAATGAAATCCTTGTGCCCATTCTACTTCTACAGGATCACCAATGAATACTCTACACGGACCCTCAAATCCATTCGGTTGAATGGGGTTATATAAGCGATTGGATTTCTGCCATGATAATCCACGTCGACACATGGATGATGGAGCTATAATACCATTCTCTAGTATAGGGCTATGAGTTAGGCCATTTAGAGTATATTCTTTAAAACTTGGAACACCGCGATCTATACATATAATAAACTGTTGCTGCCACCATGCTAGAATACGAAGGGTGCGGCGGGCAAAGCGGGGTATGACAAGCAGGGTCCTATAATGGGGTATGCCTAGAAGGGCGATCTGGCAAATGCAATCAAGGGGTAGTCGCACCTTCCTAGCCATCTATGTATTTTGGATGTAGTATAAGTCAGAGTAGTGTTCAAAAATGAATAAAGAAAGAAATTGAATAATGTCCTCCTATTATTTACAGCGCTTGACATTTCTTGACATTTTCCTGACACTTCCCTGACACTTCTTGACAATTAATGGAATCGCTATCCCTACCCAAAGGCACCGCTGATATGTACCCCGAAGACTGCGCCCTGATGGTTGTTAACGTTGTTGACAGCATGATGACCGTTCATGAACGGGATGGTCATCTCAACTGTCTGATCATTGGAGCCGGAAGCGGACGAACGGAAATGACGATTCTGGAACTATATTTTGCGACCACTGGTATCAAGCCCAGCGTGGTTATCGCACATGATCCTATTGTTTGCCCATCTCTTGCTACATATGTTGATATTTGGCGACCTGCATACAATTTCATCTTCACTGTTGATCACTCTGAGTTAATGCTCAAGATCTCGAATCTGGACAACCCGATCAATTTCATATTGATGATACAGCCGCAGCTCAGTGCCGTCTACCCCGCCGGCGCAACTGCCGCGGAGATGACAATCAGTAGACAGGAACGCAAGGCTGAATACTTGGAGATGGCTCAGTGGCTCATTGAGAGCAATGCTGAGGTATCGCGTGTAACAGTCAACAGATCCCTACTGTATGAACAAATTACAGCGGGTGAGCTTGCCGGTTTCTACATTAAGGCTGGTAACTCCTGAAATAGATCTTTTTGTATATTTACACTATATGATTGGACTTAAAAAGAGCAAGGCAAAACCTATCCTATCATATATACTTCTACTTACCATCTGAATAGCTGATTATGGAACTAATAGGCTGATATATAATAACTTTGCAGATTCATTTTTACTATGCTACTATTATGGAAGCAGCCTCAGATGGCCCACCACGAGATAGCCATTGCGCAGAAGTACATGGAAATCTGCCAGATGGAGATGGTTGCCAATGAGAAGACCTTTATCTGTCTTCACAATTACTGCAAGGATGATGTGGCCGGGGCCAATCAGGTCTGGAACCTCTATACCAAGATCTACAAGTTAAGAACCGAGCACCGCAAGCCGCCCAATAAGAACAAGAATGCCAACGACAGCGAAATCAGCACTGCCCTCTATAAGTATATTCGTATTAAACGTAGCCTGGAATCGCAGATCGCCATTTATCAGCGCTATGTGGAGGTGTATACAAAGCTGGTGACGGAATTTGATGGTTGGATGGATGGGGTGAGGGGCGCCGATTCTGAGTTGTATTCCCTAATTGAGAATTACTTGCTGACAAGTGATGCAAACCTGATAGTGACAATCAAGGAGAGACGGGGATGGGAGCGCGTTCTTAGCGTCTACTTTCTGCGGCAGCTGATTAGCTGGTATAGGGAGCACAAGCCCAATGGTTGGCGCAACTGTACCTATCTGGAATGTGAGAACTGGCCACTGCCCTCCATTTGTGGTGAGGACAGCAGTAGAATATGGGTCTTTAGTGCGGTGCCCTCGGAGCGGAATACCGCACTCGACATCCTCCTATCCCATATCGGTGTAAAGGTACAGCGCAATACCACCCGCATGTTTGGCATATGCTGCGGTTCTCCTCTTCATGTCATATGTCATATGGATGTCTATGTTAATACTGCCAGGGATTACATGACCCAGCTTGGTAAGTAAAAAGTAAACTAAGAGTACTAAACCGCTAGAACTGCGAATGGGCATACTCGATAAGCGTCTCCTCCAACATTCTTATGTATAATTCATAGTGGGGCACATACGTCAGCTCTATCACCTTAGTACCCTCTGTATTGAATTGTCTAATGATGTTATAGGCATCGGCGTTGGTCTGCGTATAGAACTTCGCACCAAATCCCCTATAGATGGCTTTAATCTCCTCAACCAGTGTAAATGACTTGTAGTGCTTGATCACTATTGCTATTTTTACATCGTCGGTCATGGCTGGTATAGACCAGCCCTCAAGCAGCAGTATAGTTGAGAAGGTAGGATCACTGCCCTGTGTATAGGGATTGTATTCACCTCCGCAATGTATCATTCTATCGGTAGAATGTAGTTTGAATAATCTGTACAGATCCCGAGCGAGCTGAATGCGCAGTAGCATCCGGTTGGTATTGCCGCATGTCACAGTGCTTTCCTTTGCCTGTGCAATCTGCTGCCTAATCTGCTGTCTGATGGGCTCATAGCGCGGACCCTGCGGCACCTCTGCCAACTCTTTCTCCAACTGTTCCACCGTGGTCCCGTCTGGCTCTCCCTTTGTCACCGTTTCCGCCATTCCTATCTCCGCTTTGAATTTCTCAAATCCTTGCATTATTACCTGCAAGGCTGCCAGCTTTTCGACCGCGTCATTGTGCCACTGCTCATTATCGGTATATTTCCTCTTCATACCTGCATAATCCTCCTTATATTTGCTCTCCACCGCGGTTATAGCTAATTCTTTAATGCGCTTATCCAATTCCATCTTTTGCTTCTCCAGTTCCCCTATCTCTGTCTCCCTTAGAGCTATCAGCTTACAGGCCGGTTCCAGCACCTCCATCCCCTTGCGTATTTTCACCATCTCCTTATTATACTTATCAGCAAGCTGATTCAGCACATCAACCTGTCGCAGTGCCTCAGACATCATTTGGGGTAGATACACAGAGAATAGAATGAATATGATGAAACTACTGTTCAATTTTTATATTAGTTATAGCACATTCATGTCATATCGCCCATTTCGATGTTGGATATGTGTTTTGAAGCCCATTTGCCAGATGTCGCGGCATCTTGTCTTTAACATAAAATGATATGTCTAGGGATAGATTCAATTGGAAAAACTGATTGCGGGAGGAAAATAAATGGAGGAACTGTTGATAGATGATGTACTGGGGCTCATCATAGAGATGGTTCCACAGCCGCAGGAGCTGAGAAGGGTGAATAGGCAATGGCGAAGAGTAATTGAGAGGATACTCTATAGGAGAAGAATGTATCTAATGGTGTATGATTCAGATGTGGCGGAATCTACATCATATCCTCTATTGCACATTGGCTTTCAAACGAATTTATGCAGTTACAGGGATGTGAAGCTACGGGCCGAAAGTGTGATATATTCTACATCAGCAACATGCAGAATGATGCCGGATCCGGCTATAGTGAGGCGACTGGTGGGGTGGATGATGGTGCCGGGTGCCCGATTGTTGACCTATTTGCAAATATGCATGGAAGGACTGGAGAATAAGGTGGATGTGATAAGGGATATTGCCCAGCTGCCCAATCTAAAGGAATTGACAATAAGGGATATATCAGTTGGTCAGAGACGCCATAAGTATGACCTGAGTGTCCTGAGCGAATGTGCTAAGTTGGAGAGCCTAAAGCTATATAGTCTGCCGGTGGCTACGCTGGGAGGTGTACGCCTTAATGTACTGCAAATGACAAACTGCAAATTGGATGTTACGAGTGAGGTCCTGAGACCCAGTATCAAACAACTAAGTATTCTATATAGATTTAATCCGTCTGTGGATGGTCCTAGGGAGGTTTGTAGATGGGTGGGCGGAATTACGGAGTTGGAAATATTGGAGATAACTGCGGATATTCGTTTTAGGGTAGAGGAGCTTAGGGGACTGACCAGGCTTAGGGAATTCAGGGGATCGTTGGAAAACGGGGATTATAGCAACATGCCCTGGAAGGTCGCATTGATACTGTATACACGACCGGAGAATGTGATACTGCCTAAGGGATGTGGTGCGTTTTACCTGATGCGATGATTTCGGTATGATTGCGGTATGAATTCTATCATTTTTCAATGATTATGATTGTAGGAGAAAAAAGAAAGAAATTGAATATGGAGAGACATCTATATTAGGCCAACAAAGCTTACTACCCTTATTCCAAACCACAATGCTAGAGGAAACAAGTAATGTCGTCGAATGCATCTCGGAGATCAAAACTGTTGCCGACTATTGGAAGAACAAGGACAAATACCTCAACTTTGCGCAGCTGGGTCGCACCGGACTGACCGAGCTACTGTCGCAAAAGATAGAGGGCTGCCTCGTAGCCGATAGCTTTGGAGAACTGTCGCGCATGGTCGCCGACAAGCCCTACCGTGTCAATCTACTGGTGATAAGCGAGAACCTTCACGTGGATCCATCAGAGCGGGAGGAGCTGCTGATGTGGCTCATCGAGAATGGCGATGTGCGTGTATACCGCGTTGAGGAGGGCATCTCCTACATGCTCTTCTGCACAACGGCCGCGGACATGGCAGATCGATTCATGGAGAAATTCGCAGAGAAGTAGCTAATGATGTGCTTTCTTTTTCTTTTCTTTTTGCTTATTTGTTTTCAGTCGTTCTCTACAACGTGTGGCTGAGCATTAAATGAATTTTGAAACCATGAATGATCTATATCGTATATTTCATTCCGATGAAACTTATAGACGATCTAATCGTAATTATACTTCAGATAGTGCCCCGTTCTACGCTGCTCATAACCTATGAGCTTAACAAGCGCTGGCATAAGTTATCTAAAAAGGAACGCGCTAAACGGGGCCGTAGAATGTTTGTTGGCAAACCTCCTACCCGCCTAATCTCATATCCGCTGGTAGAATTGGATTATGATAGTTATTCTGGTTTTGACAACCTCCATTCAGTCACTTTAAGCGAGAAACAAAATAGTTATTCTGGTTTTGACAACCTCCATTCAGTCACTTTAAGCGAGAAACAAAATAGTTATTCTGGTTTTGACAACCTCCATTCAGTCACTTTAAGCGAGAAACAAAATAGTTATTCTGGTTTTGACAACCTCCATTCAGTCACTTTAAGCGAGAAACAAAATAGTTATCTACTTCCGCTATCATCTGATGGCCCTCTTATTCCCGTAATAGATGCTGAGGATATAATTATAACTGGTAGGGACTCATATTGCAGACCAACACAGCGTTTGCGTAGTTTGGAACTTAGCACCTATAATCACGAGCCCTTTATTCGTATGCCCTGGTATACAGGTTTGCGGAGACTTACAGTCAATTACTATCACAATTGGAATATACATAAGATTCTACTATGCACCAACCTGCTATCTTTGAGCATTCGCTGCGATGGAGATGCATTTGCAGAAAGTAGAGAATTACATTTTACCAATATCGAACTTAACAAGATTACAAGTCTCAGGGAACTTACTTTAGAAAACGTATCTATAGGTGCTATAATTCATGATGAATTAACCGACTTAGTATTATTGGAATGCACGAGTTTAGAGGACAGGGTTATGACTATTAGAACACCGAACCTAAGATATCTGAAATATTCAGACCGCGATGATCTTAGAGAAAACACGTGCATTAGACAATGTCCTCCCACATTAACGCGTCTAGTAGTTCCATACTGTAAACTAACATCGGATGATATTTCAAACCTGCCGCTGCTAGAATATATCGAGTGCCATAACATTAAAGGCGATTTGACCCATCTAACGCATCTAAAGGAGCTTGTATTTACAGCAACTAGGAAACTGGGCTTAGGTACCGTTCGAGCCCCTTGCAAAATTACCTACAAAGACCGCTGCTAGCATTCGGCCCTGCCTTTAAATCATATTTTTGAATTGGGTGAATTAACTATTAGAGATAGGCCCATGGCGCGCCTAAATGCAGATTGCCTAAATGTTATTGCTGGGTGCAGCATTGCGGCATATCGCAGGTTGCTACATCTACGTAGCTTTGCCCTTAGGAGTCTACGCACTCAACTCTACTGGCAAAAACACTTTACAGTAGTTTACCAGAGAAGTCCCGATATAGTAATTCATTACTTGAATTGTTGTATACATCGCGTGGACGGTCCCGCAATAGAACATTTCTACGATGAATTATTATGGGAGAGATCCTGGTGGATAAATGGCCGGAAACATCGGATAGATGGCCCTGCAGTAGAATCTTTCTGTGATGGGATGATAAGGGAAAGATCCTGGTGGGTCAATGGTAAACTTCATCGATTAGACGGTCCTGCGATTGAACGTTACTCCAGAGAAATAGTTAGAAATGGAGAATGGTGGATAGATGGTAGATATATTAGATAGCCCTCTGCCGGTTGGCCCTGCCTTTAAATGATATTTTTGAATCCGGTGAATTAGGTATTAGAGACAGACCGGTAGTGATGATCCCAACGGATGTGTTTAACACGATACTGGAGAGGCTGCCAATAGAGGCGCTTGGACTGATGTATTGCACCAGTAGACGTCTGCATAGACTAACCAAGGCGGAATGTGCGCGCAGGGGTCTATGGATGATAGTCTCCAGAAAGCCCTCCCATTTGATCTCCTATCCAAGGATTAAGGTGAATTATGATAATAGTGTTTTGGATGACGAGTTTACAAGTGTTCCTCAAATTGATGCTGATGCGATAAGGTGTAAATCTCCTGATGTCTGGTATGTACCTACCCAACGTTTGCGCGCATTAAAATGCAGTGTGGAGGGATATGAACCCTTTCATAGAATCTCCACCTACAGTAATTTACAGGAGCTGACTGTTATAAGTCATACGGGACTATCGCAATACCATTTCCGAAAGATTGTATCATGTGTTGGGCTTAGAAAGTTATATATAGGTGCAACATACCGTACAGATATAGATCAGCGTACTAATTTATTGACTGGTGCACAATTGCCGCTGTTACGCGAGATAAAAATACTGAATGCTGCTATTACAGATATTCATCATAATTCCTTGACTGAGTTAATCCTTGTAAAGTGTATCATATGTCAGAGGCAAAATATCGATACTATGAACTTGAACTTGCCACAGCTACGTAAGCTGGACTGTTCTAAATCGCCCCTTATAGTGATAGATATGCTGGATGGCCAGCAGATGCCGAATCTGACACATTTACGTATGGGCTCAACAGGTTGGCCCCAACAAATCGTATTACCGCATCAACTGATAAATTTTACCAACCTGGAGTTTATAGAGGCAAATCTACGGGATGGTGGCGATTATAGCTTTCTAACCAAGCTAAAACATGTGGTGATAACCGATAATGTCTTTATTACCGCGCCTGTTGATTGTCGTGTGGAAATACAGGCGCCGCGAACGGCATAACGCTCATGTCTCTAATATCTATTCCCCTAATTGGCGAATTAGATGTTAGAGGGTGAAGGGCGGCGTATGGCTTTAAATGATATTTTTGAATCCAGCGAATTAGGTATTCTGTTCCTACGATTATCGTTCTGACCTCGTTCGTAGAGGTTATATAGAAACAAAAGTATTAGAGAAGGGCAAGAGGACGTGGGCTAGAGATGGTGTGGAATAATGACATGATGGGGGAGATAATGGAGAGGATGAGTCTGACGACGCTGACGGTGCTGTATGAAATGAGCAGGAGAATGAATAGATTGGTGGGCGGGGAATGTGCACGGAGAGGGCTGATGAGGGTGCATAGATATAAGACAGGTGGAGTGATTAGATACCCAAGGGTGAGTCTATGGTATTCTAGTTTGGAGGATAATTACGAGGAGCCCTATATTCCGACGGTAGATGCGGAAAGCATTGATATATGCTATAGTATGATGGGGCATACTACATGTTGCATTCCAACGCAAAGGTTGCGTAAAATAAGTTGTGATCCTGGCAGTTATGAGCCATTCTATAGACTGAAATATTACAGAGAACTGCAGGAGCTGCAATTGATAGATATATTGGATAATAACCAGTTGCATCATGTGATGGCATGCAGGAACCTAAGGGTTCTGGATATAGAGGCGCGGGTGAATTCAATGGGGCAGAGGGTGGTGGAAATCAATATATATGGTCAGCTGCCGTACTTGGAGATACTGAAACTGGAAACATGTGTGATTACGAGTATTAGGCATGATAGGTTGATGAGACTAGAGCTTACCGATTGTATAGTAAGTAATCAGATAGATATTAGATTGCCGGCCTTGACGTATTTAAGCTGTTTGGGGCCATGTTTTAATTTACGAATAATAGGAAGCTGGATAATGCCGCAGCTCAGAACGTTGATAACTCTGGCGGATGCGGACGATGAGATAACACTATTCCATATGATGGATGAATCGACAATTGGTCATCTATTAAGACTGGAGCATGTGAGGGGAGCGCTTATGGTGGGTGACTATAGAGGCCTGTCTAATTTGAAGCTGATGGAGTTACCCGTATCGTTAGATGACCGCGAAGTGCCAGAGGGGTGTGTGGTGTGTGGTATTTAGAGCTGTAAGAGGCCTTTGTTATTTTTGATTAGGATGTATGGAATATATGAAGAGATGATCGACGACATAATTACACTAATCCTGCAGACGATGACATTAAAGGAGCTTCAGATGCTCTATGATCTGAACAAGCGATGGTATAGGCTGACAAAGGCCGAATGTGCCAGGAGGCGATACCGGATGGTACTATTAGAACTGCCAGGTAATGCGGTAAGTTACCCTGATGTGTATATAAATTATAATAGTGTAGATACTGAAGGTGGACCACCTATATCACCACTAATTGATGCCAAATGTATATATCTGCACGGAGATGGATCAGCATGCTGTATTCCGACTCAAACCCTACAGAAGCTTATATGTAGTGTAAACTGCTATGAACCATTTCATAGGATGGGTTCATACAGCCAATTGCAACGATTGGAAATAAACGCAGCTATATTCACAACATTTCATGTGGAGGTTATTTCCCGCTGTAAGGAATTAAGGGAACTATCACTATTTTCCTATGAAATTACTGATTTACTAGAAATACACCTACTTAAAAGGTTAAGTAACTTAGTAACACTGAAATTAACACATTTTAGGGGTACAATCATATCACATCCAACAATTAGAAAACTGGTAATGGATAACTGTATAGTTAATTCTTTTATGGGAAACTGTAGGGAATGTACAGCGTTAGTAAAATTGAGAATCGTTGGTTGTAGATCAATGTATGATATAGGCAAATATGCACCTAGTACGATTAAATCATTGATACTGGATTCATCGAATATTATAATTACTCCCTCGCTATTGGAACGATATACGCAGCTTGAGAAATTACTAGTTGGTGAAATGAGATGGGGAGATTATACATTTCTAACTAAGCTTCGTGCGGTTTATACAAGATATTTAGATGGTATTACGGTACCAAGAAAATGTTTGCTAACTACACGGCAATGCTGATGGGCAAAAATAGAGTTATTGTTTTTGCTCATTGAGATATTGGCATTTAGGGCCATACTTTAAAAGTAGGGGGCGATGGCCTCGATGACGCAGCCCTTGCCGATCATCTCCTGGGCGGTGATGCGGCCATAGTCGGTGAGGAGCTTGAGGCAGCTGGCGATCTCGGCAACGGGGCGACCATTGGCGAAGGCGGTGGCGAAGAGCTTGGCGGTCATGGCAAGGTAATCGGAGCGCTGAATCTCGTAGCTGGAGGCGGGCTTGGTGACAATGACGAGATCGTTGATGAGGAGGGCGACGATGTCGGAGCGGGCATACTCAACGGCGGTGGAGATGCAGCGGGCATAACCGGTGTGCATGTACTGGCGGAGTTGGACGTACTGGGCGGTGAAGACTTCAAAGGGGACGGAATACTCGATCATGCGGATGACGGCCTGCTGGGCGTGCCACTCAATGACGTCAATGGTGCGTTGGGTAAGGAAATGGTAATGGCCATTGGTAAGGGGGACAATGGCGGTCTCGGCTTTTGGGGCTTTGGTATCGGGGGTCTCGGCGGCTTTAACCACGGGGATATCAGTTTTGGTATCAGCTTTGGTATCAGTTTTGGTTTCGGATGTATTGGGTGCCTCCTGTTCCTCCTGCTTAACAATGGGTTCCTCCTGCTTGGGAGCTTCGGCGGGGACGGACTGGCCAATGAGGGGCTTGGCGCGGGCAGCGGCGGCACCGGTGGTGGGGGCAAGCTCGGTGTAGAGATCCGCATCAAGGGGGCCCTTAACGCGGTTAAACATGGCATAGACGCCGCGGGCGATGGCCACGTGACGAATGGCGGCGCGGGCATTGGCGGCCTCCTGGGAATTCCAATCATAGCGGGCCCGGAAGTAGTACTCAATGGACTCGGGCACGATCTGCTCACAGAGCATGCGATGAAGGGTGGGATCGGTGGTCTGGAGGGCTACGAATTGCTTGGCATCGGTCTCGGGATTGAGGGGATGATAGGCCTTCTCGTAATCAACGCTGAGTTTGGCGCCCATTGTATTGGCACGGTTATATGGGGAGGAATAATAATATGATGGGGATCAAATTTATTTTAAGGAAGAGTTGGTAAATAGGCTAATAACCGCATAGTGTGATATTTTATTACTTGAATGCAGGGTTTTTAGGATATATATTCATTGATGCGTGATTTACCTAGTGAGGAGGAATTGAAAGTTACCTGTTTTGGTGATGCGATTACACGACATGGTGAGCTAGTCGAGTGTCCAGATGGTAAATGGGTATGCCGGTGCTTTGTTTTTATATTTAATAAATTCATTCCAAGGACACATGGAAACAAGGTGTTGGATAGATGCTGGCCATTATCAGGAAAGGCAAAGGCAGCGTGTGGAGGAAATAGGTGATAATGCGGAACTATATAATAACATAATCATAAGTCACTATAAGAATGGCACATGGATTATATTCCCAAAGTGGTCATGGTAGCTTGTCCTTGATGTAAAAAATATAAGAATATAAGAACTATGGAGCAGAATAGGATTATTGAAGGGAGGAGACCGGATTGGGCAGCATTTTTGGCACCGTATCCTTGGTGCTGTGACTGGAGAGGCCCGTTGGCAGGTGCGTGTAGTTATACATGTAATCCAGATAGGGAAAGTCGCCGGGATACTCCTCGCCGTGATAGACAGAAGTGGCGGGATCGCGCTGATTGTAGATCTTGGTGACATTGTATTTTTGCTCGGTGGTCAGGGCGCAACTCTGGCAGGAGCGGGCGCAATTATAGAGCATCCATTCGGGATTAACGGTGCACTCGCCGGCTTGGGCCCATTGGGGACATTTGCTGAATTGGTCGGGGCAGGAGGAATCGAGGGGAAGGGAGCGGATGTAGGCATCCTCTTTGCGGTCGCGGTCGGCCTCCTTGGTGTTGGTGTCGTCGCGGATGGAGAAGTAGGTGTCAAGGATGTATTGAACGCGTTCGCCGGCGGTCATGCGGTCATAGGGCTTGGTGTGGATGCGGTATTTGGGATCATCGATTTCAAGGGGTAGGAGGGGGCCGAATTGGTCATGGGGAAAGCCGGGGGGAGAGACGGTCTGCTTCTCGCGGCCGATGAGTGCACCCCTATAGATGATTACTATGAGGAGAATGATGAAGAGGGCGACTAGGAGGGCGCGCATTGGTTACTTCTATCGTTCTACCGTTTTTACGCTATTTGTTTTGTATGGGTTTGCCTACCTAATTTCCAATCGGCTGACTACAAACAAATACACTATATAACCTCCCCTAGATAGAAACAGATAGAAACAAATATACCATATGCAAAAACTTTATCTGATAGGGTTATATCGGCTAATGGATCAACTGCCGGAACGCAATACTACAGACTTTAGTAGGGCGTTGGGGGAGGCATTGGCAAAGGTGCCCGCAACAGAGGATGATCAACTGCAATACTACCAGAGATTGGTGAATAGATACTTTGTGGAATCGGCGATTAGGGGGCTATATGTATTTCATAGGATGGGGGCGGGAAAGAGCCGTCTGGCGGTGTCCATTTGCGAGAAGCTGCTGGATAGGGGCATGCGGGTAATACTGTTGGCGGCGAAGGCCCTGCATGATAACTTTCGATTTGAGGTGAATAAGTACCTAGAGGCGTTGGGACTGGAGGAGGGGGCGCGGGAGGGACGACTGGCGCGTTACCAATTTGTCTCCAGTAATGCGGGCAATATGATGGATCAGCTAAGACGGCCGGAGACGCTGGAGATTGATCTGAGCAATACCTTTATAGTGATAGATGAGGCTCATGAATTTACTAATGCGGTTACTAATGGGGCTAAGAATGCAACGGCGCTATACCATGCAATTATGGAATCAAAGGAGGTAAGGGTGCTGTGTATGAGTGGCACACCTATTGTGAACGATCCCTATGAATTCGCATTGGCATGTAATATGCTGGTGGGAAGAATGCCTACTGGGGTGGGTAAGATGGGACGGGGCGGCCAAACGTGGACTACCCTATTCGGCGAGGACTATGCCCGCTTTAAGGAGTATTTCATTAGCAGTCCAGAGGTGCTGGATCTGGATTCTAAGGCCATGAAGGGCATGATACAGAATGGAGATAAGTTCATGAATAGAATAGTGGGGTTGGTATCCTATTACGATCCACGATCGGAGGATGCGGCCAAGAGCGGGCAGAAGATGAAGGACAGATTCCCGACGGTTGATGATATGATGGTGATGCGGGTGCCGATGAGCAGACGGCAGTACATTAAATACAGCATGGCGCGGACACAGGAGCTGGAGGAGGCGAGTAAGCGCAAATATTTTGGGAGTGTGGCACCGCCGTTGGCAAAGTCGGCACAGGGGGGCACGTCCACATACAGGGTAATGTCCCGACAGCTCAGCAACTACTGCTATCCAGATTCGGCCTGTAGCTTTGATGCGGAGGCAGGTTCGCAGCGAATTAAGTATAGACGCTTTCCGGAGAGGCTTGTGGAGGGGGACTTTACGATGAAGAGGGTGCGGGAGGACGGCCCCAAGATACTATGCGTACTGGGCACGGCATTTGCCCATCTGCCGTGGTTGGGGGAGCGGGAGAGGGAGGTGATGGGCGCGGCCAATGAGTGGTTGGGTAGAAAGGAGCTGAAGGACAGGGTGCCTGGGCCAGGTATTATCTACTCACAGTTTAAGGAGAGCGCTGTGGATATTTATGAGCACTTCTTAAATGCATTGGGATGGGAGAAGGTGATATATGAGGAGAAGGACAAAAAGAAGAAGGAAAAGATAGAAAAGAAGGAGGAGACGAGTGAGGAGGAGGAACTGGAAAGGGAGGTAGAGGGTGGAAAGGAAAAACGAGGAAAGCAGGGAAAGGCTCACGGCAAGGCTCCACATGCCAAGGGACGCCCCCGTTATATTATCCTGACAGGAGAACAGCCTGCAGATGAGCGCACCGCCCTATTGGCTAATTACAATATGGATGGTAATGAGGATGGCAAGCGGGTGGCTCTGCTCATCATTACACAGGTGGCTGCGCGCGGCATCTCGACTAGAGGCACTACCCATGTCCATCTGACTGAACCCTACTGGAATCCGGCCCGCGACGACCAGGTAGGCTCCCGTGCTGATCGCCTTGACTCCCACATGCATTTGCCCTCAGAGCGTCGTCGTGTGCAGAGATATATGTATCTGGGAGCTGTGCCGGAGGGTGCTAAGGAGGACGAGCCCACAACCGATGAGCATCTATACGCCAAGTCCCTTAGTATTGCCCAAATCAATGCCAGCTTTATACAGTACATCAGGGCGGCCAGTATTGACTGTGCGCTGTGGTCGGCTCATTCTATCGCGCCCCTGCGCTGCCATATGTGCAGTCCTACAGGAGAGACCCTGTTCCTACCCGAGCTTATGGCTGATATGCGCATGCCCAATAAGTGCCAGAATTTAAGCACTAAGACCGTAAAGGCACGCAGCATCATGATAGGAAACACCGAATATAAGTTTTATAAGGATGAATCAGGAATGGTTCGCCTACTGCACTGGAATCCTAACCTGGGAGGCTATGTGCCATTGCACGCGGGACATGCGGATTATATTCCCCTGATGGAGAAGGTTAGCGGGCTATGACATCGTAGAATGCTGTTATGTGTGATATAGGATACTTTTCGCATTGTCTGCCACCCGAATAAGGTGGCTAGTGCTTAAGTATACACTGCCATAGCTTCTTTTCCTCGATTCACTCTATCTAAATAATATAAAGGGGCAAAAACCTCTAACTATTTTTATAATAGAGATTTTGTTTCTGTTTCTACATTATTTACCCTAATCCTATACAGGATATGACTAGTCGGCGGGGATTGGTTCTGGTGGCGCGCGGTGGCTTTGGCACCGTAATGCGCAATGTTCAGGAGGATTATGTGGTTAAATGCTATCATAAGCAGTTGGACTATCAGATGGTGCGTGAGGTGGGCCTGCTGCGACACATCAAGCATCCCAATATAGTTAAACTGCAGGAGGTGCAACTAAGTGGACGTTCGGACAAGCTGGATGTGGTTATGCCCTATTCGGGCACGAGCCTGACGCGCTGGATTGTTAAGACCAAAAGAACGCAGAGACTGGTGTACTTTATGCCAATAGCCATACAGTTGGTTACTGCGATTCGTTTCATTCACACCCATCAGATTATACACAGGGATCTGAAGCCGGATAATGTTCTGGTGAAATTCACAGAGAGCGGACCGCATGTTTCGCTCTGCGACTTTGGCATCTCAAAGCTGATGCGCAATAGACGAAACAGCTATCAGCAAAGCACGCTGTGCTATCAACCCCCGGAGTTGTTCATGAAGAACGAATTGTATAATAATAAGGTGGATATTTGGGCTCTGGGTTGTACGCTGTATGAGGTGGTGATCGGGCATGTGCTGTTTTCGGGAAAGGATGACATAGCGGTGATTAACGACATGATCAAACGGGTGCCGATTCCACAGAATGCCGACAAATTCGATTTGCAGAGCTTGCCTGGATTGCATTGGGAACGTCAGACGGAGAGCTATGTATTGCCATCACTGGGGGATGGGCGGGGAACGGTGGGATTGGTGACGGAGCGATTGCGACCATTGCTGAACAGAATGCTGAATTGGGTGCCGGAGCGGCGTCCGGCGGCATCTGCCATACTGGTGCAGCTATGCGATCTGGAGGGGGTACCGGTGCCGGTGGATCCAATCCTAGAACCCTACTACTATGTGCGTTCGAGGGTAATTCCGGAGGAATTTCGTAGTGGATACATTAAGTGGTTAATTAATGAGTGTCTGGACAAATCGTGCTGCACACGTACCTTCCTGTTGACAATGAACCTGTTTGATGCGGCCTATGACGCTTCCATGATGACGGAGCAGCAGGAGACGATAGTGCTGGCGGCGGCGTTGCTGCTCGCCAACAAGTACTATGACATTAGTAACATTAGGGAGGATAGATATGTGCAGGAGGATGGCGGGGTTAGATGCACGGAGGAAGATCTGGTAAGATGGCAATTGCGATTGTTGGCGCGACTCCCGATGGAGCAGCTGCTGATGGTGGACATTGTGAATCTGATACCACCGGGGCAGGGCAGGGAGCGGGGCGTAAGTACGGCGGATATATGCAAGCGGCGAATGATGAGCTATGTAAAGGTACTGCTGGATCCAAAGCTGCTGGGGGCGGATCGCACCGCAACGCATAAATTGCTGATGAGCTATTCAGCAGGGAAAAATAACTAGAATATGGGTAGGGATGGGATTACTGCTGCAGACTAAGAAAGTCAATTTGCACACTGGCCCGTTTAGAGCCGTAATAGACGGTGACGGGCTGTGTACCGGCAACAGCGGATGCGTCGATCGCGATACTAAAAGTCTGTGGATCTATAACCGTGACAATATAGCCGTAGTGCTGGGTCAGGGCCGCGTCCAGTGTGGCATTGCCGCAGTTGGAGTTGAGAATATAGACCAGATCGCCGTTGATAAGGTTGTGTGTAAGGGGAAATACCACGCCAAGTTGTGTGGGGTTTCCGAATGTCATCTCTATGGTCTCGCGGTCGATGGGCAGGGTAAGGAGCTCATAGGGGGTGCGCCATTGAAGGGTAATTGTTTCAAGTCGGGCTACGGGTTTACGAAACATGAATTTTTCATTAATAGGGACTAGGCGGGCACGTCCATTGACAATCTGCTCAATGTTAAATTCCCAATGGTAGGAATTCTGCTCAATGAGGGCATCGGTGGCGGTGGGCGAGCCAAGGGGATTAAGGAATTGGGTGCTCTGGATGCTCTGGGCCAACAGCTCCCGAACAAGCAGACGAACACGACCGTAGTAGGAGGAGGTGCTGTTGGCGGGGAGGGGAAGCCAGAGGGAGCCAACCTGCATGGAGATGATCTGCTGAAGGGTGTCCTGGGTGCGCACATCGCCTATCTTGCCCGCGGTGCCGGCATTGTGCAGATTCCACTTCCATTCGTAGGGATTATCAATGGGGAGACGATAGCGGGAATCCAGTTGGATGGTCTGACGGGCGAGCTCAATGTCAAAGAGGGTGCGGTGATAGCCCTCACGGAGACGATTAACGGTATCGCTGATGGAGTCGGGATTCAGGAACTGCTGCATGGCCAGCATGGCCTGATGGGCGGTGATCTGCTGAACGTGCTGGGGAGGAAGGCCGTGGGGCGCGGAGTTGCTGCCGTTAACACGTTCACGATCTACGCGGGCATTGCCCCGGCGGTCTGCATGGGCACGGGTGGCATAGGCCGACTCATCGGGGGTAAGCTGCATGAGTTCACCCTGCTGATACTCCTCCAGGGTGTTCTCCTCGGAGCTGAAGGGGCCATCTATGCCAGTGGTTGCAGGGGCGGCACCAGGAATGAGGGGCGTATCTGGGCGGCCCAGGGTGGCATTACGCTTGGCAAACTCCTGGCCAATGATGTCCAGTGACTGGGAATAGGTGCGATTGGCAAAGCGGTCGGCGGGTAGGGCCCTTGCGGTCTTAACCAGCAGTTCCACCTCGGTCTTTGTCAACACGCGTCCCCATTTGGCGCTGATACGATTGCTAGCCTCCAGCAGACTGTTCTGCGTGAGTAGTAGATCGCGATTATCAAAGGTCATTATAGTGCGATCTGGATCAACGCCCCTCTCCCGGAGCATCTTAAGTAGACCATTGCGATTGGCATTCATTCTCCTGTTATTCTGCTATTTGCCTACTATAATTGAACTGTCTCTTGTTGTTCTATGAGAGACAGACGTGATAAGAGGACGTCCAATATATATACAATTGAGGAATATATTTAATGGTTGTGTATTCTGATCATATGAATATGATCTGGTTAACTATTTTGTCTGTTTCCTCCCAACCGGTGCTAGCATAATTAAACATACCCCAAAAAACTATTTAGAAAATTGATGCTATATAGCACATACGTTTGGATTGTAAGAAATTACTATGAACGGTATTATTAAATTCAGCAAATCTGATGTAATAGGATGGGTCTCCAAAGTAGGAGTCGTTATTACGGCAGATATGTCTGCAAAAGATGTCATTGATAAGCTCTGGATGTTAGAGGATACGCATCTTATTACCCTGTACTCTAATATAGCGGCAAAGATTGGTTGTGGACGGGTAACTAAGTATTTTGGCGTTAAACAGGGCAACTATACTCAGTACTTATTAGGAAAACGTCCTAGTAGGCTTCTTCCTGATGAACAGGGTTATGTGTACAATCGAAATAGAGCATTGATAGTAACCTATCTAGCTTTGGATTGGCTACCCAGAAATGTCGACTGTGAAAAATTCTGTAAAGAACCACTTAATTTCGTGTCCGAAGCGGCAAGAATGATTGCTGAACAAAAAAGAAATAAGATTGTGCTAGAACTGCACAGTACACGGCAGATGATATGGCAATATAGATCATGTATTATGTCGGGCATACATACTTTTGTTTTCATGGATATTGAGAATTGTAATTGTACCAACAGTTTAATCAAATTGAAAGAAGAATTACCTGGATTAGCGATGATATGTATAGCAGCTACTGCATATCGCAATGGGGGTTATCCAGTATTGAATTGGTTGAAATATATAACACCGGAAAAGACCATGCCAGATGCAAGTGATGCTATGCTATATAGCGAAGCGGTCACACTATTGCATGTGGCGATGGAAACTAATGCGGCAATTAATATAATCCTCGTCTCATCCGATTATGGCTTTAGTGCAATGGCCAATGCACTCGAAATCAAAAATAGAGACTATGGAATGAATGTAAAGACACTAGCAATAGACGGAAAGCGTTACAGTGTAGGACTAACGATTCTATCCTATTTAGGATTAGTTGATGTTACGTATCCACCAGTTACGGACAATGATTTTGAGAGACTACTCACATCTAATCATCATATGGTTAGGACAGAAATGGAAAAACGTAATCCAACCGTTACATATTATAGGAATACTAATATTGACCCTCTGCAAGATAATGTAGCAATAAAGAGAGATAATCATGCGAAACTACATGGAGGAGTGTATCAGGTGCCACGCGATGTGTATGATATCATACAGAAAATACTGGATCAGATGACCGAATCAGTTGTTAAATTGCCAATAATAAATATGCGACTATCATCAGAGGAAAGAGATATGATTAGGGAAAAGTACAAGTGTGATATCTGTGAACTTTTACGTGACAGATGCTATTCTGATGAATGGTCGTATATGCAGGATAATAGAAAGAACGCATATATGGTAAGAATGCCAAAAGCGGAATAATGGGATGAGATGATGGTTTACTTTTTGGTAGTTTGAATAACAGTAATACGGTGCAAAAAGAATGATGGGTGGGCTCCTAATCCCAGTCTGTCTCAAGATCGGCGGCTTCGGCGGTCCACCAGTCCTGAGTATCGGTCTCATTGAGCTCATTGTTAAAATAACGCTTGTAGAGATCGGCGGTGGAGCGGGCTTTGCCATCAACGGCGCGCTGATTGAGGGAGCCGCGGTGCTGCTGCTTGCGGGCAAGGGCCTCATCGGCATTGAGGACGCCGGTGTGGGGGGACATGTAGACCTGCTTATAGTCGGGTTCGCCCATTTGAAAGCTGGCCATGCCGCCATAGGAGGTGGGGGTGACGCCCTGGCCAAGGGGCTGAAAGACGGAGCCGTTGTCATTAACGAGCTGGGCGACGAGGGCGGAGTTATCAAGGGGTTGGTTATCGGATGAGGGCAGTTCGCCAATGACCCGCTGCGAGGCAAGCATATCTATATCGCGATCAGTAATGTTGCCATAGGGGCTCCAATCATTAAAGGATTCGCGGGGGGAGGCGCCCGGTGCGGCCCCAGACCAACTGGTATAATATAGAATGCATATGATGAGGAGAATGGCAATGGAGAGGATAATGGAGGTGGTGCCCATGGTAGGAGGCAGAGGGGCTGATATATACAGAGATATATTTTTGTTTTAATTCGGATGCTTTGGTATTGTTTGCTCTTGGTTGCTCTTGGTTGAACATCATGAATAGAACCAAAACGGATAGGTTGTTATGTCTATCTATTGCGGGAATGATGGGGGCAAAAATAGGATGGACACTAATCTACTTGTTTCCTGTCAACTATTGAATAGTATGAGCAGAACTATCTACACTGCAGACTACTTGGCCGCGTGATCGCCTACTGTGGCCGGTGCATTGCCAACGCCGCTTAGCACGTTCATGTTCTCGATGGCCAGATCCATCATCTTGCGCATCTTAGGATCGAGGTTGGTTTGTGTCTTCATCTTCTCATTGTAGAAGGCGATGATCTTGTTGAACTGACGCACTGTCTTTTTGTCGGTCTTGGCATTCTGACTGACATCCTTGACAAAGCGTTCGATGATGGTGCCAGGATTGCCTTGGGAGACTAGAAAGTCCTTGTAATAATCGCCAAAGTTGGATTTGAAGAGATCCATGGACTCATTGATGCGGCTGAAGGCGTCGTCGCAGCCGGTGATGGTGCCCTTGAGGTTGGTGATGCTCGTGGTCATGACCTCGGCGAACTTCTCCACATCCACATCGGGACTGGTATAGATGCGCACGATGGCGGTGGTCTCCTTGTAGATAAGGGCGAGGACGCGGGCCAAGTACTTCTGCATATCTGCATTCAGGGCATTCTGTAGGAGAATCTGCTTAAAATCGAGTTTGGTAAAGCTGAGCAGTTGGAGGGTGTCGCCGTCGGCGCCCATGATAAAGTCAAGGGAGCTTTCCTGCAGATTCTCCAGGGCATGCTGCTTGGCACCGGTGCGCTGGACATCGAGCTGCAGAACGCTCTTCAGCAGGCGGAGCGTCATAAGGGCATCCTGACAGGCGGGCGATTCCTTAAGGGCCTTGTATTTGGCGGCCACATTATGCGTCTTGTATTCACTATCAACCGCCATGATATATTCAGTAAGGCGCGCCTTATCGTTGTTAAGGGCCTGGAGCTCCTTGCCCGTGAGCACATGATCGTTGACTTCCAGTTGATTGGCCGCAATGTCGGCGCGGGCACTGGTAATGAAGCGGCGGGTGGAATCGGTATCACGTGGCCACTTGGCGGCAATGAGAGCAAAGCAGGGAGACCGTGAGAAGGAGTCAACGATGCCAACAAAGTTATCGCAATGCTTGGTAAGATCCTTGTGTTTGGGAATAACGACGAGGGGATCGGGATCGGTGGCGCCGGTCATCTGATTAAAGATGGAAATGACATCATTGTCCTTAATGGTCTTCTTATACATGGTGGCCATGGTGATAGGCGGTTTGTATGTGGTTTGATGTATGGAATAACTAGGGAGGGAAAAATGTATAATAGGCTTTTCCATATGCTGGGAAAAATATGTTTAGGAGGAAGGTTGTAAAGTGGGGGAAGTGGTCTAGCGTTTAGCCTTTAGCTTCTCCAGCTCCTTTTCACAATTGGCATGGGCGGCGAACTGGCTAAGCATCTGGGTGATGAGTGTCCACATTTGGCTGCGCTCTAGCGCGTTACAGCTGCCATAGATAACACGGAGTTTACCGATGATGCGCTTGATATATTCTACCTGGGAGGAGTCGGGCATGCCGCTCTTGCCGGCAACACCGCTCTTAATTTCCTCCTCATAGTTGCCGCCCATGAGGAAGGTGTCGGAGCGCGACTTAATCTGCTCGCGATACATCCACAGGTAGGCGCCCACGCGTTCTAGCAGCAGACGTCCCTCATTCTTTGCCATTACAAACTTATTGCGAATCTCCACCAGGTCGGGATCCGAACGACTCTTCTCAAACATGTTATTGACGAGGGAGGACATGGCATTGGCAAAGGCCTGCTCGGCCTCGGCCTGCTGCTCCAGTAGTTTCTGACGGGCGGCCATTACGCTATTTTGTTTCTGATTGGTTGTGGGATAGAACCAAATACGCGAACTTAAATGGGAATAATCCAAGCTGAGTAAAAATATAACTGATAAGTATTTTAGTGGATGGTAGACATGCGGGTCTGATAGAAAATGGATGTTGCAAAACTAAACGGACAAAAAGTAAACGGGCAAATACTAAACAGACAAGACTAAACAGACAAAAAGTAAACGGGCAAATCCAAATCCAAAATCACCCTAGCGCGGCGCGCGGCGTCTACCCTTCTTGCTATTGTTAGTTTTACGCTGGGGCATATACATATCGGCGGTTTCATTGCGATACTCCTCAAGGATGGCCTCACCATCGGCGTTATCGGTAAAATCGGCAACGGGGGTAGGCTCGATGTTGTCATGCCGGGTGGCATGATAGAAATCATCATCGCTTTTAAAGTTGGGTTGCACGACCTTCTTGGCGCGCTTGGCCTGACCACCAGGCACCCGATTTTTGCTATCCACACCCTCCATCTTGGGGCGGCGCTTCTGGAATTCGGACATGCGCTTCTGAATGGCGGCGGTGCGGTGGGGGTCGCTGCCGACCTCCTCATCCTCCTCCTCATCCTCCTCGCGGGTCTCAATGATGGTGCGGGTGTAGCGGTCGAGCATCTCCTCGGGGGATAGGGCGGATTGACCGAAGCCATCGACCTGGCGATTGGGCGGGGTAAGAATTTGGATAATACGCTCCTGTCCGGTGTATTGCTTATTGGCTATGACCAGGCAGGGGGTGGTTTGGATGCCGCGCTCCTTGACCTTGCCCACATTGGACGCGGTGACATAAACACGAACTATTTCAAAGCGGGTGTTAATGGCCGTGATGTGATGGCTAAGAAAGTCAATGATAACCTGGGTGGTGGGCATATCCCTGCGGACATAGAGAAGGGCCCGGATTAGGGGCGCTCCGGCGGGCATTGCAGTCCTAATTACAGTTAAATAAAATTGAATGCTGTATTATTATATACAATGGCTTCTATTCAACACATTAGCGTGGAAACATTGGATTTTGACAGGAAAATTATGGAGGGGTTGCTGGGGAAGGACGCGGAGATCAATCTGCCGCGGCCGGACAGCCGTATCAGCTATGAGCTGAAGAACGTGTCACCGGAGTTGGCGGCGGCGATTAGAACGGCATATCTGCAGCAGCTGGAGGGGGCGCACCTGATGGTGCCCATCTCGAACATTGTTACGAGCCGTCTGGCGGAGGGTAGCAGGATACGAGATAAGCCATCGGAGGGGATGGTGGACAGTAAGAATCGTGATCAGTACTTTATTCCCGAGTACTTCCAGCTGCGATTGCAACACATATGCATACCCCATGATATAGATCAGGATATGATATTTAGTATCGGTGTGAAGAATGAGGGTAAGACACCAAAGGTGATATATTCGGGGGATCTGGAGGCAAAGGGCGGGCAACGACTGCCTTTTGAGGAGGGAATACGTCTGGCGATGCTGTCGCCTGGGTGCGAACTAAAGGTAACGGGCATTAGCGTGCGCCGAGGATATGGATATAACCATTCCTCCTTCTTTACATCCGGCAATTATAAGTTTGCACAGCTGGATTATAGACCGATAGACTTTATTAATGCAAAGGGACGAATCACGGGCGGTTGGGTGCATCGTACGGTGATTGATCCTAAGGGGAAATATACGCCGGAGGAACTTATGGCCTGCAGACCGCTGTTTCGTATCAAGGATGCGGTGGTAAAGGATAGAATAGATAATAGGAAGGATCAGAGAGTGGTAAGTGCCATCCCACAGCTATATAGTAGCACACAGGTGCGGTCATCGCACTATTACCTGAGTATTCGATTGGTGGACTGCCATGAGCCGGTGCAGACGACCATTAGGGTAATGAAATGTATGCTGGGCAGACTGGAGGTGCTGGGCGATAAGCTAACGGAATATATCAGCAGCTGGGATACGGAGGCTGGTGTAGGAGGTATTATAATGACAATAAAGGATGAGACGATCTCCATGGGCAGCATGCTTCGGGAGAGAATCTACAGTACCGATACCAATACCTTTGTTACCACTGTGATGGATCCGCATGTGTTGAGAACTCTAATTATTAGGGTAGCGCATCCGGAGGCGGAACAGGTGGTACGCAAGGCGATAGGAAGCCTGAAGAAGGACTTTGAGAATATGCTAGCGGAGGTGTTGAGATTTGAGAAGGATTATAAAGCTTCTAAGAAAGCGGATAAGAAGGCGGATAGGGAGATGGATGAGGAGGTCAAAGAAACCAAAGAGCCCAAAGAAACCAAAGAAACCAAAGAAACCAAGAAGCCTAAAGCTGATAAGGAGGTGGACAAAGAGCCCAAAGAAACCAAAAAGCCTAAAGCTGATAAGGAGGTGGACAAAGAGCCCAAAGAAACCAAAAAGCCTAAGAAGGCTGAGGCTCCGACTAAGAAAGTAACCAAAAAATAGTACGTAGTGTTGGACTCAGTCTGCAGTAGATAGAGCCATCAGTCGTTTAACTTTTTGACTGATTTACTTACGGGGCTTGGCAGCTGCTGTAGCGCGTTTACGGGGCTTGGCACTCTTGCCAGCTTTGCCATTCGCGACCGTGGTACCATCGCCCGCATCCTCAAACTGATAGTCCATGCGATCAAACATCCAGGCGGTCTTATCACCCTCGGCCACAACGGCGTCCAGTTTGTTGAGCTCGGCGACCCATACACTCTTCCAGGTTTGGCGTTTGAGCTCCTCCAAGTCACGCTTCAGGCGATTGAGACGCTCGGTAGCCTGCTGCACCTGACGCTTACTCTTATTGTCAACTGTGATGAGACCGATGTAGCGATAGCTGGGGGGTTTGGTAAGAGCGGCGTCATTATCCCCACTCTCATTACTATCATCAACGTCTGCATCATCCTCGACCGTGCTATTCGGCTTCTTATCAGAAGGGAAGCTAATGATGCGTTGGCGCAACTCGTCTGTTGCTGTAGTGCCGGGTCTGGCCAGTAGCACGTGATTAAAGCGTGGAAAGCTGGCCGCTTCCAGGCGGCGCTGGCGTTCCGCTTCCTCCACCGTGCGATTGATCTGGATGGTGCCCTTGGAATCCATTTCAATAAAGCGCAGACGCTGCTCGTGAAATTCCACCAGTAGCTCAAGTAGAATGCGCTGACGTTCAAGACGCAGGCGGTAGAGGGCACGGCGATGGGGATACCAATGCATGAGGGCCTCCTCATAGGACTTAAACTCCTTAACCGTGCCGTTCTCAACGTGCATGTTGATATTGGTAGACATAAGACGGTATAGGCCGAGATATGCCTCAATTGGCTTAATGCAGTTGGTATTGACGCCCTCATCCTCATCGTTGGACTCTTCAGCATCGTCCTCCTCTACAGGACTTCCGTCGATATTATCCGAATCGCCCTGCTTATCACCAGCCACCTTTATATTCTTGAGTTTGATGCCACTAAGCTTTAGGGCATTATACCACTCATTAATTTTTGGAATAGCACCTGGAACCAGTTTAATGGTCATGTCCACGCGATCAATGGTGGTATCATCGCGGACCGACTCCACTAGGTCACGTCGGGGCAGGGGCTTATCATCCTTGCCTACACTAGACTCTGTTTTCATATTCAGACCCAGTAGATGACAGCGAATCTGATTGGACCAGATCTTAACGGGCAACTCCGTAATAGAGATGGTATGCTCATCGGCATCCCAGGACCATGTGCCTAGGGTTATTTCGCGATCATCGCTGATTTGGCAACGCTGGGTGCCGACCAGATGGGGATGCCCAAGGAGGGGCTCGGGCACAGGCGGCAATGTGCCCTTGTCATCATCAACATCCAACTGGATCATCTTACGTAGGACCTTGCCGATATGGAGGCGATCGCGTGCCCACATATTGATGTTCCAGCCACAGCCCACCGTTGTAGTGCTCTCTGTAATGGAGTAGGGTTCAATGGGCACATACCAGCGCGGCTCGACCCGTTCACCGTCATCCGTCTCCCATTCCAGTAGGCAATCGTCCTCGGGCGGGAAGAGCAGATCCATGGCACGCCGGTTATAGGTGGTCATGATGTATCGGGTCGAACCGCTCTTATCACGGCCGAATTTACGACCGCCAAAGCCGGTGGAAACGGGCTGAAAGACAGGAATGCGGGATGCGCCGGGAAAGGCCTGTGTCATCTTAACAATGGCATCGTTAATGCTCTCGGGGGCGTGATGGTAGGCCATCTTGCTGCAGATCTCGCCGCCGATCTGGTAGACCTTCATATCGATATTACGTGAGAATATGCGACGGGCGCCGCAGAGGGCCTTACGCTGGGTGGGAATCATGCCATCAATCGCACTCTTGATCTTGCGGCGGGCAAACTCCTGCTGAAAGGCCTTAGCCTCAATATCCAGATGCTCGGAGCATGAGACCAGATGCTGGGTGTCACGCAGGGAGCTGTATTCGCGGGATAGGGGCGTTAGGAGCACCTCCTTGCGTCCAGCCGTGGATTTACCATACATGATTTCGGCACGGAGGCGCGTGGCCTCATCCCATGTGAAGGTATGGATGCGGTGATTGAAATTGGCGCCAATGTCCTTAATCTGCTCCTCAGGGGTATGTCCGGCCAAACCCTTGACATAGACGACGCGGGCCGTGGCCGAAATGTGGTTGCTGGCGCGATAGAGCTCAAACTCACGCTCCGTGTAGAAGTTCTGCACCTTCTTGCCCTCATAGAGGCGAATCAGGGGTGTATACATGCGCTTTAGCAGACCGCGCTTGATTAGCTCGGGCCAGAATGTTATAAAGTAGATTATGACAAGGGAGCAGATCTGGCCAATGCCGTCATGATCCTGATCGGTGGCAATAAGAACACCCTTGCCATAGCGTAGCTCGGCCCACTGACGGTCGCCCTCCTCGCGGCGAAGGCGGTCGGAGGCGGTCATGACGGCAGGATCGGCGGTGGGATAGTCGCCCTGATACCAGTAATCATACTCATAGTTAAGATGCATGATATTGCAGATGTTCTGCAGGGGGATGTTGTTGGCAAGGACCCGATTCTGCACCTTTACTGGATTGCCATCCATGAGAACCTCCTTAATATGCTTAAGGGCGTTGGGGGGCACACCCTGTAGGTTATAGGTGCCCATAGTGCGGTAGGAAACGGGGGTGCTGCTATTGGAGAGAATGCCATCAATGAGTAGATGGGCGGAATCACCCTCTACGGGAATGAGCATGAGATCCTTCCAGGCGGAACGCTTGCCATAAAGATCCGGGGGAATGTGCTTGCGCACCTTAATCTTGCTGATGGTGGCCTTCTGATCCTTATACTCATTCTGAAGTTGGAGGGACTCAAAGTGCTTCTTAATCATGCGCCAGATTTGGGTGATTTGGGCATCACTGAAGCGATAGACGGAGCGGATGATGCTCTGGTCACGGGCATCCAATTTAAGGCTGGTCTTGCTCTGGCTGGCCATCTGGGGCACAGGAATCTGGCGAATGTTGACCAGACGGAGCATGCCATGTAGAATATCCTTAATATGTTCCTCGCTCATATCCAGCTTGTCTTTGGCCTTATGAACAAGCTTATTGAGGAGGATGGTCATGATATTGGTGACGTGGGTGGAGGACTCCTCCATATAGAGCCCATTGACTATGGTCACGTGCTCAAATCCGTTCTTGGTATACTTGCCATTCTGGGCATTGCTGCTGAGTGTAAAGGCTAGGGCCCAGGGATAGGGAATGACGCTTTCATCCTCATCAATCTTGGGGGAATTGCCCAGTGTAATGACAACCATCTTGGGGGCTTTGGGGGCTTTGTCTTTGGATCCCTTGTCATCAGCTGCTGCTGAGGCCTTATTCTTATCGGGAGTCAACTTTGTATGAATTACCTTTGTGGGATCCTCAATGGGCATGTACATATTGGCAAAGTCAACGATTCCCCTGCACTCCACAAGCTTGCCCTGGAAATACACCTTTGCCTTGCCATAATCAATGCGGCGACCGCCTACATATTCATAGTGTTTGCGGGTCTTGGGCTTTTTGGCTCTGGTGCCCTTGGCGCCGCCCTTTGCACTCGCTGTAGGAGTGGGAGCTGGTGTGAATGACTCATCATCACTAACCGGTCTCTCCGTCTCTGTATATTCACCCTCTACCCATCTATAGTCAATGCTATTGATAAATGCGGATATCTGATAGCAGCGTGCCTCGATGATCTTCTCAAAGAGCTGCATATTTTCGTTATTAAACCACACCCCACTCTTCTGTGCGCAGAGCAGCTGATAGCGGGGCAGAAAGCGAATGGTTGTATGACTATCGCGACGGAGCTCTGGTAGGGCCCTGCCCTCGGCCGTCAGTGTTCCATTTCTGCTAATGCAAATCACCTCCGGTTTCTCAATGGTTAGTTCCTTAGATCCCTGCTCACTGCGGAATCTCTGCTTATAGTAGTAACCCGATTCCGTATCCACCGTCTCTATCTGGAAGTATTCACTGCACATATTAATCAGCTTCATGCCCAGGCCGTTAATGCCGCCTGTAACCTGATCGGGATCATCCTCAAAGTTCTCCCCCGAGTATTCCTTGGTAACAATGCCCTGGACCGACCACACCTTCTGCTCCTCATCATAGTAGATGCTAATGCCGCGCCCATTATTGCGCACCGTTACCTCGCCCTTCTCCATATCCAGCGCCACCTTAATATATGTCACCGGGCCTCCTGCCGACTGCGGCTCCTCTGCCGCCCTTATATACTGATCGCATGCGTTAATGAGTATCTCGTCCACCATCTTTGGCAGCGCCTCGCTAATCGACACCCATCGTCTCTCAAACTTGCCATCTGCGCCCCTCAGCCAGTACTGGCTCTCCGCCACCTGCTTTGAGCCCAGCCACATCGCTCTCTTCTCCGCATGCTCCTTAAACGACTTGAAATTGTACTTACGGGCCGCGCCCCTTACTGCTTTGCCTGACATGATAATGCTGCGAAACACATGCCTTTAAATGCTATTCAAATTTCGCTATGGAATGTTTGGTAAGGATATAGGAATATGAAAATTGAAGGCATGTGATTGTTAATTGGAGTTGATGGCATTGTGGGAGGACGTAATTAGAGCGGGTAACTATTCTGATCTATGGGACCATGGTAAAAGGGCGACGGGATTCATAGAGTGGGTACTACAGACTCATAAACTATCGGAGAACAGGAAGCATGGGATTCTAACAACCATGATGGAGGCTAATGAGACATATCAGCAATATGATATTCTTGAGTGTGCTTATTTGCTAAGAAACTATCAAGCAATTCTAAAACTGGCAATAGATAGACTACATGATTTAGATTGCCTATTATGTCTACTATGCAAGACAGATGAATGGGGAACGGGTGAGATCATAGTGAATATGATCGTTGATAAGTGTATAGCATGTGGAAATGTAAATATAGGGCTTATTCTGAGGAAAAGGGATCCTAAGACTATAGTGCTATTATGTACTTTGCTATCCTATAGAGTTAACTTAACGACAGAGTTTATGAAGGATATAATCATGGCTAATAGATGCAGTATACCATTGTTACAGATGTGTAGAACGATGTGTGAGGAGCTGTGGGAATCTATTATATCAGGGGAGGTTGATACAGAGCCCCTACTGGCTGGCTATAATTTGGTATCGCTGCTAAAAATTAAAATACCACTGTCTACCGATGCCTATTATAACAGGGCGCTTAAGAGTAGTAGTATAACTGAGCATGAACTATTTGTTCTGTTCTTTAAGGCAGGATCCGAACGCCCTAGGGAGATACTACACGGAATGCCTCCGACGATTATTCAAAAATGTATGAATCTATGGGATATATCCTTTGGTGGATTACTATACCTACTAGATGATGAACGCAATACCAAATATCTACATGAGTATCCAGATTACAACATCTGCTATAGGGAGCAGGCCTATACAAGGCTTAATCTGATAGAGCTGGCTAAGCTGGAATATACATGGAGAATCCCGCGCGATATCATAGACATAGTGCGAAAGTACTGCTAGAAATGGCAGATCGCCCTCTTTTTAATACATATTGCATTAATATAATAAAAATGAATAGCAGTAAGCAGTATATTGCCAGAATTGGGATGAACGAATTCCAGACACTCTGCTTAGATAAGAATTATAGGGGATTGTGGTCCAATCGTAAATATGCCCTAAGATATATTGATAGGTTGCTGATCGAGGATGAGAGTTGTAAGGTACAGCATCTTGTCGCATTTGCAGAAGCATATGAGGGATCGGATGAGTATCTTCTATGCGACTGTATTGCGAGATTGAGAAGCTACGATCCAGTTATAAAAATCCTGTTTAAGGGCATAATATCACTCCTGTGCCTAATGCACATACTAGATATGTTTATGACCTGGTGTGATGATGCTCATGAGGAGACGGAGATTAAGGTTGTTACCTCTATTCTCTCTATCGACAAGCGTCATATAGAGGAGCATCTCATGCAAGAAAATATGTATGTTGCGATACGCTTGTTAACTCGACTAGGTGAGGAAAGGGACTTTAGCGAAGATTTTATGGAGAAATTTATAAAGAGAATAGGTATTAATGTTGCTAGCATAAGATTATGTGAATTAGCATGTCCGTCCTTATGGAAGAAAATCATGAATGCTAGATGTAGGATACTTGGATCATATAATATAACTCCATTTCTAAAGGCTGGTGTACCATTATCCATAAATACATATTATGACAAGATAAATCTACCATGGGAAAAGAAGTTGAATTTGTTTCACAGGGCGGGCTCTTGTAGACCTGCCGATGTAATGTATGAATTAACTCCCAAGCTAATACAACTGTGTATAAATCTGTGGAATATACCTCTGAGTGACTTACATGATCTGGTGAATGAGGACACGCATACTTCATATCGTAAGGAACTTATAATGATGGGCATCCGCCCTAAGAGTGTAGGACGAAAAGTGCAACAGGCCTATAAGGAGATAAATATCGACGAGTTGACTAAGTTGGAAAGAACATGGGGATTACCTCGTGATGTCATTAATATGGTAATTGATTACTGTAGGGATGTTAATCTAGCACGAAAGCCGATGCCTGTAAAACCGAGACCACAGGAGGAAGAATATGATGAGGATGAAGAGGTGCCAGAACCGTCACCACGTAAATCACTACCAAAGCCTATACCGGTGAAGGATATAGATGAGGATATTGAAGAGGATATTGAAGAGGATATTGAAGATGGAGGATTATGATGAGAATGTGCTATGAATAGATGACTTTTTGATCAAAAAAGGTATGGACTGTTTAAATCATCCAATACTAGTACAGCGGCTCTGCCATTTCCACCGCGTGGGCCTGGTCAAAGAGGGTGTCCTCGGAGGAGCGCTGATCATAGGCCTTGGGATTAATGGTGCGCTCGGAACGGTCGAATTGGGTGTCGCTGCGTTGAATGTCGGGCACGAGAATGCTGGCATAGGGGGCAAAGCGCTCTACCTTGGGAGTCGTGTTCTGGAGGGCAGGTGCGGCCGCGGTGGGCACATCGGCGCAGGGCTTCTGTTGCCATCCTCCAAGGCCCACATAGTAGATAATGGTAATGAGGATAACCAGCACCAGAGTGATGTAGAGATACTGCAGATCCAAATAGCGATTGGTAATGTCGGTGTCGGACATCTCTCCTGACTAAATCTATCTACTGTTGTTAAATCCCACTAATCAGGAAGCATATACATACTAAATAAAAATAACGATATGGGGTATATTTGCTGCACTCATGCCCGAGGGACCGGAAGTGCGGCGAGAGGCCAAGCGCCTTAAGCGCATTATCGCAAACTGTCGAATTACCATGACTGCAATGCAGAGGGAGATACCGGGGCTGGGCGAGTCCTGCTCCGGCTTTGTCAATGCTGTAATAGTGCATGGTAAGAACCTCTTTGTTAGGTTTACAGATTTGGAGACATCGGCTCCCCGCTACATTCACTGCCATATGGGCATGCGTGGTGGATGGGGTAATCGCGGGCAGTATAGTCGTGCTGCCCTCTATTATAGCCATGAGCATACTGATAAGCCGGTGCCCACCACCACTAAGGAGGTGATCTATTTCAACGGCGTCCGTTTCTCTCGTATCTCTGTCCTAAGCCAGGCCGAATATGATGAGGTAATAAGCAAGCTGGGTCCCGATGTCAAGAACCTTACTCGTGCCCAATTGGAGACCGCCCTATCATCCCTTCGTGGCGAACTTGGCATAGCCCTTCATAACCAGGCCGTCATTAGCGGCATTGGCAACTATCTACGCGCTGAGATTATGTGGCATGCCCGCATCTCCCCGCATCGCCCCTGCAACAGCCTATCAGCCGATGAACTTACCCGTCTATATAACAGCATCGTTTCTACATACCGCACTGCCTATGAGGGTGGCTATCAGATGCAAGTCTACAGGCGCACCATCGATGGCACCGGCCATCCCGTCTGCAGGGAGCCTGGTAGTCAGACCCTATGGTGGAGCCCCCAACTGCAACTATAACAGCAATCAAAAGCAATTATAAAAACAATCAAAAGCAATCAAAAAAAACAAAAGGATAGACCTCACCGCGTTTAACCCCTACTTTTTATTTTACTTCACCTCTTCTACTCGCTATACTTTACATACTCGATGGAATATAGACCATAGACCGTGCATACCCCGCCCGATGTCAATGGCCCGCACCATACATGCTCCAGGTTAAGGTGTCTCATCGCATATGCATAAATCGACTGCAAATCCAAATCATCATACTCCCCATCCTCCAGATATTTCAGAGACCAATGCAGAGGTGCATCCGGTGCATATTCGGGCAATAGTCGCAGCTTTGGCGCAATTAGTTCCAGGGCATGCTGATTCCATACCCATCTAATCCTTTTACCAACTGTATAACTACCTATAGGGATATGGCGACATCGTATCACCACCTTATCCCTATAGCTGCCTGTGATGCTATCACTGGCCACAATCATATTTACATTCTGCATAGATATGCCCTCCATTCTCTTATTGAATAGGCTCTCCCTCACTGTCAAGGTGCAACGAGCACGCATCTCATCCTCGTTCATATTCATAGACATTATGGATAGGCATAAATTGTCATAATAGCATTCAAAATTATAAGATACATTGATGAAATTTGATTTGTCCTTTGTTTATATTTAGAATCTCTTATCAGTCTGCCAATATGAAGACAAGCCCCTGTGGCCAATACACCCTGCAATCTCAGGAGGATGATCGTGATGTCACCCTATCCGTTTACCGTATGGGTCAATCCACTCCCATTCAAACCATCACTGGTCCTATGCCCTATACCCGATTCGATTGGTTTACCCATCGTTCGCGCACCTGGATCTGGTTTAGCACCCACAACCAGAAGATTCTAGTCGATCTTACTAATAATCAACTGTATACCAAGGATGAAGATAGCAGTGATTTCATCTTCTACTGGACTAACAGCCACAGCAGTCCCGATGGTAATCTTCTAATCGCAGAAGGCTGCTATTGGGCCGGTCCTTACCAATATCGGTATATGGATATTAGTAAATTAACTGAGGGTGGATGGGCGGCTGTTGTTAACCTTGTACCGGACGGTGTCATTGCCGAGCATACCACCAATGGTGGATCGGTCGTGGATTTCCTACCCACTGACATCCCACCCGGCTATACCATCCGAATCGCCGCTAAGCAGACCTACTATAGACACGGTACCAAACTACTCGATTGTTATGGCAAGGACAATGATGAGTATAATCTAATTAAGGATAAATGTAACGACAATCGTATTGATATGGTATATCATATCATGATCTGTAAACCACAGGATGGTCATATGGTACTACTCAGCGAATCCTTTCCCACTCCAGTCTAAACAGCTGGACTAAATATAACTTTTTGAATTCATTCCTCTTATTACTTCCTTTGCCACACTAGGGCATAATAATGACCTCCCGCCTAACCGCACTACATTCCCAATACAGCACCCTTATAAAAACATCCAACCATCTACTACTGTTCAGCTCTGGCTGCATCCTCTCCAGCTGTCTTCTTCTCGCCCTCAACTTTAGGCAAAAACCCAATGTCATTTCTGCTCTCCTTTTCTCCTCCCTCATCTCCATATGCTGCGCCCTGGACAATCGCTCCGTCCTACCTCTTGTCTCCGCTCGTCTTAATCAACTCAACAGTGCATAGCTTGCCCTCCTTCTACCCCTATAATACCTAGAATATACGCTCTAAATAGGTGTCATACCCCATTTTTTTGGCCTCATTTCACAAATTGCCAACTAGTCTTATCTTTAATACATAATACTATCTCTGGGATATGGCCTAAATCGCCTACTTATCCCTGATTGGGCACGCGTGGCGCAAATATCCGGGTCCCCTATGTTTAACACATATTAATATCGCTAGAATATGGCTGGTGTAGTATAGATTGGCAAAAAGTAAGGGAATGAGCGCAAATCGCCAGATAGCTTGTCTTTAATACATAATGATATCTCTGGGATATGGCAAAAAGTAAATAGGGGAGAAAGGAAACAAAAGCTAGAGATTGGGGGCGTATTTAATATGCTGTAGGCCATAGGCGGTGATGACGTCGCCATCCTGATGCTGATAGATATGCTCAAGTTGGAGCTGATGGGTAAGATGGGCAAAGAGGTAGCTGATGAGCATGGGATCGCTGGTGGCTACGAAATTCTTGGTGGTGAGGAAGGAGGAGGAATCGGGGAGATGGAGGCGGGAGCGGGTGGTGGGCTCCCAGCTCCATACGGCATTGAATTGGGAGGGGATGGGCGCATCCTTATCATTATGACCAACTTGGGCGTATTTGCCCAGGACGAGGCGATGACAAATCATGATGGGTTGACAGTGTTCATCATCCGCGATCTTTTCGGAATTCTCAGTGGCTGGATCCTTGTCAGTACCCTTATCGCTGTCTGGCTTTGACTTCTCACGATTCTCCACATAGCTCATACTCATGTGCTCTATGCCCTCCTCATTTTTGACATCGACGCGCAACTGTATATCCGTGAGGGGGGTGAATGAGGCTAGTGCTTTCTGGAGATTCATGGTAAAGCAGCTGTTGTTTACCTGTAGACGGTTGAGAAGTAGAATATCCTCCTCCTGGATTTGGAGGAGGGACTTCTCCGGGATGGTCTCCATGAAATGCTATTGAGATACTCCTTGGATAGGTTTATTATATATTTGTTTCGATGATGGGGCAGCCTAATGCTGTTTATAATATAAGGATATGAGTTGATTCCAAGTTACCAAGGTGCACATGTTAGAAATTAAATTTTGAAGTATATAATCGGGTATGTATACACCATGTCTACAGGTCTTAACATTCCCTATGGTGAGATCAGTGCTATTACCTTCTATCCCCGCGGGGATCAGGAGAATATGATGGATAATTCAAAGCGAACAATTATGTCGGCGGAATTGACGAAGCAGGGCATACCCGTGACAGGCGGAGTGCAGGATTTGAAGTTGGGAACCACAACGGATGCATTTGTCTGCTTGTCCTGTGGCAATCGCATGGATAAGTGCCCGGGACACTCGGGTATGTATAAACTCAACTATCCGGTATATTCTCCCCTGTTTATTGGGGAGATATTCAAATGGCTTAAGGTGGTGTGCTTTGGATGCAGCAACCTGCTACTGGATAAGGATATGAGACGGGTGCGACCCGATCTGCGACTGTCTGAGTTGGCCAAGCTGACAAAGGTGCTGCCGGGTACGCCGTGCAGAAATTGCGGGGAGATACGGCATGATATTAATCGGCCTGTAACGGACCCCACGCAATTTAATATGATAATCCGCGGAGGGGGTGATATGAACAAGATTCAGCCAATCTATCCCCATACGGTAGGAATCATACTGTCAAAGATCAAGGATAGTACGGTGGAGGCGCTGGGTAAGAATGCCCTGTGCCATCCACGCAAATACGTGCTAAATCTTATTACTATACCACCCAATACCATTAGACCGGATACAAAGGCGGGCCCCACGGGGCGTCTCTCCAATAACGATCTAACGCTATTCTACAAGAAGCTGATAGAGGCAAATCAGAAGATTGATGATGGGCTGATTAGCACGCCTAATACCGATGAGGGCAGGGCTAAACTGCAGAAGAATGCAGAGAACATAGTGGCACTTAACAATATCTACTACGGACTGATTCTTAAGTCGGAAAAGTACGGCATTGAGGTGGGGCGCAATAAGCGGGTGGTTCTAACGGACATTACCAAGCGGTGGCGAGGCAAGACGGGGCGCATTAGACGCAATCTGATGGGACGTCGTGCCATCCACATTAGTCGCAGCTTTATTACATGTGATAACTCCCTAAAATACTACCAGGTGGGTGTGCCGCTGCAGACGGCGCGGGAGCAGTCCATTAAGGTGGTGGTCCGGGAGTATAATTTTAAGGAGTGCCAAACATACTATAATAACTGCACTACGCACTATCCGGGTGCTAAATACGTATATGTGGGCGATACCCGCTTTATTATTCGGCACCGACTGGACAATCGCCAGCCGCTAACAATAGGCATGACCATTGAGCGGGATATCATTACGGGCGATGTGGTGGCATTTAACAGACAGCCGTCGCTGGAGCCCTCCGCGGTTAGCTGCATGCAGGCGGTGGTCTTTGAGACGGGCAACACATTCCGCATGAATGTAAGTGTGTGCGTGCTGTTTGGAGCGGACTTTGACGGCGACGCCATGAACATGCTATGGCCGCGCTGCCTGAGCACAGCCAATGAGATCTGGCACCAGAGCTATCCGGGTCAATTCTTCATTAACTATAAGAGGGGTGAACCGACGATGGGCGAGGTGCAGGATGCCATCATGGGGCTGGGCACGCTGACGCGAGAGGCGGCCTGGATTAGCCGCTATCATGCCATGCAGCTCTTCTGCGATTTTCCCCTAAAGATTACCAGTCTGGTGAAGGCGGAGGCTAGTGCCAGTAGGCCAGGGGATCTGGATAGCTGGGGGCAGCCGCTCATCCCCGGTCGCGATGTAATTTCCGCCTTTATGCAGCATCTCAACTACAACATCAGCTATACGGGCAAACCGTCCATGCATAACAAAAACTATGCGGAGTTTGGCATGCATTATGATCCTAAGGACATTCTGATAGTAATTGACAAGGGCAAGCTGGTGCAGGGTGTGCTGGATAAGGCCTCGGTGGGGCAGGGCTCCATGGGCGGTCTCTTCCATATTGTTAACAATCAGAGGGGCTCGATGGCGGCCCTCGACATGGCCCACTATATGCAGCTAATCGGCATTCGCCATCTCATGCAGTCGGGCATTACGGTGGGCATTCGTGATATTCTTATTGATGATGAGGCTATGGCACTCATCCATAGGGAGGAGGCGGTGATTATTGAGAAATCAAAGGATATTACGCGCAGACTCAATGAGGGTAAGATGATATCGCCCATAGGCATGACCAAAACGCAATACTACGAGGCGCTGCAGATGGCGGCGCTGGATCATGGCGATGACTTCTATAAGTACATCATCAACAGTATTGATTGGGATAGTAACAATCTGATGAGAATCATTGGATTTGGCGCAAAGGGCGCGGCATGGAACCTTAAGAACATCTCGGCGGCAATTGGTCAGATTAAGTATCTGGAGGCGCGTATGCAGGAGATATTCAATGGGCGATGCCTGCCATACTTCCCGCGATATGACGATAATCCGGAGAGCAGGGGTTATGTGCCGAATTCCTATTTGGTGGGACTATCGGTGGCTAGCTTCTTCTACCATGCGATGGAGAGCCGAATTGCCATCGTTAATCGCGCGCTGACAACGGCGCGTACAGGGCACCAGAGTCGCAAGAGTATTAAGAGTCTGGAAACATGTATTACTGATAACCTGAGACGGCTGGTGAGCGAATTGCGTGTGGTGCAGCAGCTGTATGGTGGTGATGGACTGGATCCGCGATGCATTGAACGTGTCAGTTTCCCGACTATGGTGGCAAAGCTATCAACGGAGGAATTTAAGAAGGAGTTTGGCGCGCGCTCAGACCAATTTGCCAAGATTGCTCGCGGTCCTGAGCTGGATAAGCTGCTGGAGGAGGAATTGGCGCAGCTGCTGCTCGATCGCGATCATTACCGCAGCATCTACATTAGACTGAATATGAATGGCTCCATGGCGACCTATGATTCGCAATCCATGCTGCCGGTTAATATGAAGCGCATTATTGAGACGGTCCAATTCGATCTGGGTCTGCACAAATTGAACCGCGCGGATAATGGCAAGACAAGCACTGAGACGTTTAATCCGGTGGAGGCCATCCTTATGATTCGGCAGTATTGCGCCGATCTGCCATATGTGCTCTATAACAGGGGAATGAAGGAACGCAGGGTACCGCTGCCGGAATATGCGCGCCGATCCACGGAGCTGCTGGCCATCCACATTCGCTCGCATCTGAACTGCGCGAACATGCTGAAACTGCATATTACGATGCAGGCGCTGGAGCTGATACTTGATGCGGCGCTGGTTAACTATAGCCGGGCACTTATTGCACCGGGCCGCGCCATGGGTATCATTGCGGCACAAAGCCTGAGTGAGCCGCAAACACAGATGGTGCTAAATAGTCACCACTCGGTGGGAGGCGGTACTGGAGGCAAGCGCTCTGGTCTGCAGAAGATCTATGAGATTATGGGTGTGCAATCTACGCATAATCAAAAGAAGAAGAAGGCGGGTGTGAATACATCGCCGGAATTGGCGCAGAAGGGTGTATCCTCCATGACCCTGCATACGGTGCCCAGCATCATGTTTGATCGCATGCAGGTGCAGCAGGTGGCCAATCAGATCGAGATGCTACTGCTCCAGCGCTTCATTAACAAGACATCCATCTTCTATGAGCGCTATGGGGAACCGGTCCATCCGGATTATGTCCACGAGGCCAAACTCATCAAGGATTTTGAGAAGTATTGGCTCCTGAGTGACGGTGCCAAGAAGGACCGTGTGTCTAAGCCCCCGAGCGACCTAACGCAATGGTGCATCAGAATCGAGCTGGACAAGTTCCGCATGATCGAGAAACGCATGTATATGATCACCATAGTGCAGAAGTTGCGAAAGATGTTCCCCAAGACATGGATAGTCTTCACATCGGACAATGCACCTGAGCTCATATTGCGGATCTACGTGCGCTCATCCTATAATAGCGGTAGAACGCTGTCGCTGGATGATATTAGAAAGCTGCGCCATGAGATCAAGGAGACTGTGGTGCGCGGCATTAGCGGCGTGCGTGTGGCGACTGTGTATGAGCGTCAAATCACGGTGGAGCAGCCAGATGGCTCGCTCCAAACGCCCAATATGTACTATATCAGCACTGTAGGCAGTAATCTGGCGGAGGTCATGGAGCATCCTCTCATTGATCCCAAATACGTGCAGTCCGACAGCATTCCGGAGATGGAGCAGATGTTTGGTATTGCCATTGCGCGAGCTAAGCTGACCGATGAGCTTAAACAGATCATTCCCAAGTGCTCCTTCCGTCACTATACCGTATATGCTGATGAGATGTCCTTTCATGGCACCGTCACTGCTATTAGCAATTTCGGCAGTGCGCGTCGTGAGGCATCGCCCCTACTGCAGATCAGTGATGAGCAGCCCACCAAGGCTATCACCAATAGCACCATTAACTGTGTGACCGATCACCTGGCTGGTATCTCGGCACCGATTCTGATGGGCAAGACCCCCAAGAACGGCGACACCTACAATCGTTACATATTCAATAAGGAGATGGCGCAGAGTCACCTCAAGGATATTAACTCTATCCTGACTGAATTGAAGTAGTTATGTTTACTGCTTCCTAATATTCAAAAAGGAGGGTGTGGGCCTACTTGGCTTTGCCCGACGTTGTTGACTTTTTTGTGGTGGTTTTGGGCTCCTTGGCTTTGGGCTTCTTGGGTTTTGCTTCTACTTTGGATTCGGTTTCCATATCACTCTTTGCGGCGCGCGCCACCGGCTTGGTGGTAAGTAGAAGGCTGCCCCGCTTGGCCTTAGCCTCCTCAGCCGCGTCGCTCAGCATGCGTCGCTGTATGCGAGACCATTTAGTGCACCGCTTTGCGAATTGCACACGCCAGAGCTGCACCCCATCGGAATTTGTAACAAGTAGCTCATCCTTGATTACAGCATAGTAGAAGATATACCATTTGAATGATTTGGGATGGGGTTTGCTAAGGCGGAATCCATCCTCTCGGAGCTTATCGCGATGCTGCTTATAGAAGTCAAAGTAGACGCTGCGCTCCACCTGTCCCAATGGAAGGGATGCGAATACATAGATGGCGGAGCCGTCGGAGCTGATTTTGGCGGGGGACCACTCAAGCTCCTCAAGAGCGAAGGCGGACATGGTTACTTATGGCTGATTATTTTGTTTTTGTTTTTGTTTTGAAGTGTTTGTTTTGAGGTGTTTGGGATGCTATTCAACATAACTGTATAATCATATAGCAGGAGACAAAAACCATATAACAGGAGACAAAAATCACAGTCCGATCAATCCTATTCCTATTCGGCCTTCTTAGAGGCCTTCAGGGGCTTGATCAGTGAGACATAGCGATAGAGGCTGCAATACTGCCTATCATGCTCATCAAGGGGGATGCTGGCGCCGCGCGATGTGGACATGTAGCGCGCGATCCAGTCACCGAATGAGGCGTTCTGGCGGAGGGTGTAGCCGCGATCTAGGAGGGTGCCGATGAGGTCCTGAACATTGACAAGATACTCCTCCTTGAGCTCATTGCTAAAGGGCAGGAGGACGGCAATGCGTTGGCCCACGGCCGTCAGATCCCGTTCATAGAGACGACGAATGTGGTACTTGGTGGTTTCATCCTTCATCCACATCATGTTCTCGGTAGGCTCGGTATCGGCGCCGATGGGCTGAAAGAGCTGGTGGATATAGGCACCGTTGAGGCAGGTGAAGAGGAAGATGCCGCCGGGCTTGAGCACGGCATCCACCATATTGAGGAGATTGGCGCGGGAGGTGGTGCTCTCCATGAAGTAGTGAATGGCGAAATTCATGACCACGGCATCGGCGCCGGCGCCGCCATGCAGGCTGGGCACACCAAGATCATTAAAGCGATATTCGGGGCGGGCCGCTATGTCCAGTTCCTTGATAATGACATTGGTGTGCTGATTTTTGGGGGGAGGATTGGCGTAGAGGTAGAGCTTGGCATCTCCCTGCATTTCGGCGCGGCGGCTGATTTCGGAAAGGGCATTCTTATCGCGCTCTGCCATTACAAGATTCTTGATGCGGTAACCGCTATAGACGAAAAGATCCTGCCCATTGCCGGATGCCAGATCAATGACCGTATCCTTGCCCCACAACTGGCGCATGATTTGGGCCTTAACAAAGGCATTGAATTTGGTGGAGGCCTGGTAGATGGGGCTCTTGGCCTCGCTGAAGTAGCTGGTGACCTGGGGATTGATGAGGAAATCAACAGTCATGGGGTCAAAGTAGTTAAGGAAGATCATTTCGGCCACCTTAAAGCTGTTACCGTAGCTGGTGCCATTGCGTACATCGATCTCCTTGTCGGGGCGCAACTTAACGAGCTGCCATTCGCACTGCTCAACGGTGGCGCGGCTGGCTACACCGGCACGATCCTGATCGGGGCATTTAAGGACGAACTCGCCGACTTGACCGGCTAGGGAGGTGCCACGAGGATGATAGTACATATAGGCGCGATCATACTTGTGGGGTGCGAATTGAATGGGATAGAATTCATCCCGGATGGTATAATTCTGAAAGATCTCGGAATAGCAGCTTAGCTTCTGGAGATGGGAGGCGCCCTCACGTCCGGTGCCGCAGAATAGGAAGTAGAGATCGCGGTTGGGGATATTCTTATAGGGGCCGGTGCCCATGACGCTGGCGGGGGCTTGCATGATGAGAAAGTCAATGGTCTGGCGCTCGGGATTCTTATATTTGTAGACGGACATGGTGACATAGAGACCATCGGCGGGGGTGAAGATGATGCCGTCGCTGACATAGCCCATGCTGCTGTGTTCACTGGCCATGGAGCGGATCTGGGAGGAGATGAGATCCTTGACGGGATCGGCACTCTTGGTCTGATCGGGGGTTTTGCCATTGGCGGTCTTGCTCTGATCGGGGGTTTTGCCCTTGGAGGTCTTGGTCTGATCGGGCGTCTTGCCCTTGGTAGTTTTGCTCTGATCGGGCGTCTTGCGTCTGCTTACCGGTTTGCTGCCTAGAAGGATCTGGGGCTTAACCTTTAGGCCTATTTCCCCACATACCGTATGGAGCAATTCAAGGCGTTCATGGAAGGGCTTACCTATGACCGATACGCCCCACATCAGCAGATCAAAGGCATAGTATTCCTTCTCAACGCGTTCGCAGTCAATGACCGCTATCTGACTGGGAATGCGCAGGGCCGTCGTCAGGGGTGATATATTTATGTTGCTAACGACCTGCCAGTCGCCCGTCTTATTATAGTATAGAAGGACGCGATCGCCATCAGCCTTATCACTAATGTAATATTTGGTGATGTTGCGATAGATGGTGCTATGGTAGGTTTCCTTGGTAAAGACCTTGGGGGCATTGACCAGCTCCTTAAGACTGCTGATGGTACGGTTTGCATTGCCTCTCTTGGGAGTGATGCCTATCTTCTGGGCCAGATCCCTAATGCCTATGGAGTATTCGCTATTGAGGGTTCCCGGCTTAATATAGCTCTCGATCTGACTGGCCACCTGCTTCATGGTGGATACCTGTAGATCCGACTTTAAATCGGATATGTGCTCCACCTCTATCTCATATTGCAGGGAGGAATCGTCTAATTCCAGGGGATCCACGGCCTTGCCCGGTGGAAACATATAATCCTTGGCGATCTGCAGCGCATTAATATTCTGGGCTTGTGATCCCGTAACATTCTTAACTATGGTGAGATCCAGGCGCCAGTTAGTCAGCCATGTCGTGCTATATCGGATGCGCAGACGATAGCTACTGGCAGTGTAATTTTTGGGGGGATCGGCCACCGGATCCAATCGTCTCTCCATAGATAGCACCAGCCGGACGCCGCCCATCATGCCCGAGTCCAGCACAGACTTCTCCATCCATCTCTGCTCCGATGGTATAAATTTACCCTTATCATCAATGTAGTTTTCAAGACGGCGTGTAATGGGTCTATTACGCTCGGTCGCCGCCGTAATGTTGATCAGCACAATCAGGCTCTTCTTTACTGTGTAGGTATTGGATGTAAGAATCTGGGACTTGTACATATTGATCCATTCGTTGCGGTCGATCTCGGAGCGGAACTCAAGCTCGGCATCGGTCGTCTCGATGTAGCTTTTGCGTATCTTTTCAGGGATATTTGAAGCCATGACGTTAATATACATAGCATAATCATTTTTCGCTTATTAATATTTAATAGGCATTTCGTTGATATACATCTATGGACATCGTAGTTTAGCTTGCATTCATGGATAGGAAGGTGGAGTAGTAAAAAATATAGTGGCACACGTGTCTCCACATGCACCTATAGGCGCTGCAGGAAGTATTTGCGATTGGCCTCCGCGACGTTTGGCATCCAGGGCCATTCTATCACCCTCTCCGGATAGTTCTTCCATTCAGATGCTTTGGGCTTAACTAAATTCTTGTTAAAGATACGGTAGGCGATGTCGGGGAGAGATACGTCGTTAATGCGCTGGCGGTAGAGGCGCAGATGATCAAGGAGATCGGAATCACGATCGAAATGGATGCAGATGCAGGGGGCAGACTGGGAGAGCATGATCTCGTAATATTTTTGACGGACGGTGAGGCTGGGGGCGGTTTCGTCGATAATGGCCAGATGGTGGGATTGGAGGGAGGAATTGAGGGCGGAGAAGCAGCGGGCTTTGGTCTTTAGGGTGTCCTGATTGATGATGAGGGTGGTGCGGGTGGTGAAATGGGAGTGGGTGGAGAGGGCGCGGGCAAGGGTGGATTTACCAGAGCCGGGGGCGCCGACCAGAAGGATGCAGCCGATATTGACAGGTATGGAGGTAATAAGCTGATCACGGGTGGGGGCAGTGGGAACATCTAACCATTGGCGGGGGTTGGGGCGGTTCCAGGTGCGGGGCTGAGCGGCCTCCTCCCAGAAGTATTCCTCGGGAGTGGCAAAGAGGGGCTTAACGGGAGAGACCAGGCCAAGATTATAAGCTAGGGCTCTGTCGGAGTCGCCTATGTCATTGGGGCGGCCGGCGGCATCGCCTATGAAGATGATCTCGTTCTGATCACCCATTTGGGGTACTATATATTCCTCATAGATGGTGGTATGTGGTTTGCGCCATTTATCTTTGGCGCAGGCGGCATAGATCTGAAGGGGTGATATTGCGGATAATTTATCGTAGACCTGCTGGATGCGATCCTTAAGAAGGGAGTTGGCATCGGCCGATTTAATGCGCGCCTGATTCGTAATGATAATGGGATAGTATTCCTCGCATATTTCTCTGTATTGATTGGGGATATCAGGACGAAGCCATTTCCAATCGGCCGCGCTCTTCGGGAAGCGCCCTCCTAGGCGTGTCGTAATAAGAGTACCATCCAGATCCATTAGGAAGATGGGCTTGGGCAGTTGTGTGGGCGTGGCAGGTGCGCCCCATGCCAAGAGGGTAGGATGGAGTTGCTGCATTATTCTGTTGCTGTAGAATCAAAAATATAAAAGAAATAGTACTTATGCTAATTATACATTTTTGAACCGTAGTCATACTATTTTAGGAAGGAATCCGATGCGACTTAACGTCGACTGTCTCGGTTGTATTGCCGCCCTCTCTATTGAGACATATAGACAGCTTCTTGCCCTGCGCCGCTTTGCCCTTCGTACTCTAAGTGAACAACTGCATTGGCAGAAATACTTCACCGTTATACAAACAAATAAAACCTATCACGAAGAACATGCGTATAAATATAGATACACCCTAAATCACAGACTGCATAGAATCGATGGTCCCGCTATAGAGTATAACAATGGAAGTCAGTATTGGTGGCTACATGGCAAACGACATAGATCAGATGACCCTGCCGTTATACGTATAACACATATTCCAGACGATATAGCAAGAGAATGGTGGTTTAATGATAAAAGGCATAGAGAGAATGGTCCGGCAATAGAATATGTCAACGGTAGTACCGTATGGTATCTACATGGTGAAAAACATAGAACTAATGGTCCAGCTCTTACAAACTTCTCATCAGCGGGTCATATTGTGAAAAACGAATGGTGGATTAATGATCGACTGCATAGAACAGATGGCCCTGCTATAGAACATTACTACCCTACAGGAGAAATTGGAGATAAGGAATGGTATATCAATGGTGAAAAACATAGAGAGAATGGACCTGCTGTTGAATGTAAATATTTCCGCGAATGGTGGGTTAATGGGCAAAAACATAGAGAGGATGGACCAGCTGTTGAACAGTCTCTCCGAAATGGTGTGTGGGTTAGGGAATGGTACTATCGCGACAAACTGCATAGAACGGATGGACCGGCAAAAGAAAGTTCAGAAGGATATAAGGCGTGGTGGATCAATGGAAAATGCCATAGAGAGGATGGACCTGCTGTAGAATATACAAGTGGATCTAAGGAATGGTGGGTTGACGGTAAACTGCATAGGATAGGCGGACCGGCTGTGGAAGGAGTCTCGCATATGGGAAATACTGCATACAAAGAATGGTGGATTGACGGCGAAAGATGCAATCCCGATGGAACTGTATATGAACGGCCATCATATTCCCCTCTTTACTGCGTCGGTGGTCTAGGATTGTAAATAGGCCAGTAGAAGTGCACTTATATATTTTTGAATCAAAGTAATGCTATTTCAAGAGGTTTTCAAGGGGTTTTCAAGGGGCATATAATGTGGCTTAACATTGATTGCTTAGGCTGCATTGCCTCTACCTCTATTACAACATATCGTCAACTTCTTGCCCTACGCCGCTTTGCCCTGCGTACTCTAAATGAGCAACCGCGTTGGCAGAAGCAATTCACAATCATAGAATATGATGTGTGGAGGGGTCGATGTCGATTAGAATGGGTGTATACGCTAAATTATATAACACATAGGATCGATGGTCCAGCTATGCGATATAACGATGGTGAATATTGGTATATAAATGGTAAACTGCATAGGACTGATGGGCCTGCGATCGTATTTAGTAATGGTTCAAGAGAATGGTATTTAAATGGTATAAGGCATAGAATAGGCGGACCCGCTATCGAATGCTCCCCATATTTGGTTAATAATGTTATAGTGTATGGACGGATGGAATGGCTTGTAAATGGTATATCTCACAGAGAAGATGGACCGGCTAGTGTATTTAACGAGATTAATGGTATAATTATTGTTAGTCGTTGGTATATTAACGGCAAGCTGCATAGGGTGGACGGGCCAGCTGTTGAGTATGGGAATGGTATGATTAAATGGTTTCTTCATGGTCAATTACATCGTACAGATGGACCGGCTATAGTAAAAAGCAATGGTACAGAACATTGGTATATGCATGGCAAGCGTCATAGATCAGATGGCCCAGCGGTGATGTATGCAGATGGTTGTGCGGCGTGGTGGGATCATGGGAAGAGACATAACGCGGAGGGTCCAGCTATAATAAGACCTATGGCTAATAGTAATGCTACTACTAAGTTGTGGTTTACGCATGGAAAGCTTATGAAGGAGGAATTAGCAAGTGGCGATAGTGTTAAGTATCATGATGATACTGTATGTAGCAGAATGGATGATTGTGAATATTGTGACTAGACTAATCGGGCATGTTAACAGGCTTTATCCAATAGTAGAAGGGAGTCTTTTCAGAGTTTCTACGTAGGGCATACTGTTCTGCATCTTTTTTGGGTAAAGGGCCCCTCTACAACTAGATGTTCAATCGCATATTTGCTTACGCGTTGTGGCATAGATAATACTACATAGTCCCCCATGTGTATGCAAAAATATGAGCAAAGTGTCTAATAGGTGGAACGGTTGCGTAGGGAGGCGGTGTTATAGCCACGGGAGCCCTGAACACGACGGTCGCCATCGCCGCCTTCGCGCAGGGAGCTCTGATCATGGGAATAGGGTCGAATGCTGGGGGTGTATTGCCAGATGGGAAACTGGCTGGCACTGACGGCCTGACCGGCGGCATTGCGACTAGGAGGAGTACCGGTGGGACTGCCGGCGTAGAAGGGGGCATTGTAGCGATGGCCGGGACCGCGCGCCCTGTTTTCGGGGTTGGCGTCGAAGTCCACCTCTAGGGGCTTCCAGTAGGGGTTGGCGCGGTTGCGATCGCTCTGGGTGAAGAGGTGCTCGGGGTGCCAGGTGCCGTCCTGCCAGGATTCGGCGGAATAGTCATACTGGGGGCGCTCCCGTTGGCCGGTCTCGGGATTGATCTCGTTGATGTGGGCAATGAGGGTCTGGGGCGAGTAGATAAAGGTATCGGAGGTCTGCAGAACAAACTGCTTATTAAGATCATGGAGTTGTAGGATGGGATTGGCGACGGAGAAGTCCTCGCGCTGGGGGGCGTTAAGGGGTGAATAGAAGGCGCGCATTAGATCCCCCATCTGCTGGCGTAGCAGGGGCTCGGCATCGGTGAAACCCAGGGTGAGGGTGCGGGCTCGGGAGGCCGAATCCTGGGAATCTAGGCGCGACCAGCCGTCATGTGGCGCTGCGGTGCTGCGCATCTTAGATTGTACGTATTTGGTATTGAGTAGAACTGCATGGACCTCGCGGAGCAGATACTCCTGATTCTCGGGGGTAAAGAACAGACCCTTTATCGTTTTGTGTCCATAGCGTGAATCGGGGTTAAGGAAACCGGAGTGGGGATTGACCTCGGCTCTAAGGGGCGGGGGAATGACCAGACGAGCCATCTTCTTATTTTTATCTGGTGGCTGCCAACACGGTCTTGCGTCAATATACATATAAAAATAATAATAATGTGGAGCCGTATGTTATCCTGGATCGGGAATGCTGGATGGTAAGATGGGGGATTGAGCAAACGATGTGCTTAATTACATCGCTAGTGCTTGCGGGTGGGATCGGCCGAGGTGCCCGCCAGCCATGTCTTGGTATACTCCTCCTGCAGGTGTTCCAGCATGTGCTCCTTACGGTAGAACTCACTGATTAGTTCCATCTCATATTCCGCCGTGATCTTGTATAGGCCGCGCAACTCATCCACGGTCATGCCGGTGATGTCCACCTCGGTGATCTTAACGGCGGGCTTCTCGGCTGGTGTCTCTGGCTTCTCATCCTTGCCGATAAACTGTTCGACGAATTCTGCCGGGGGCGGCGGCAGTGGCATCTCCTCGGCATTACTGTCAATAAAGTCTAGGAGCTCCCGGCGGCGTTCGTCCATATGCTTGCGGTTTTCCAGCTCAAATTCGCTGCGGGCCTTCTTCTCCTGCTCCTGCATATCCCGATACTGCTTAATCATGATGTTGTATTCATCGCCCCAGATTTCACCTGCCTTTTTGCTGTTAATATGCTTCTTGCGCGCACGGCATGTCTCCTCATAGAGGAATTTGGCATAATCGGCCTGGCGCTCAATGTAACCCTCCATGCCCTTGCCCGGCTCCCTCTGCAGCTTATCCATGAAGCGCGTAAAGGCCTTCTCATTGTATTGCAAATAGAGGGCCATGTACTTAATTACCATGGGATAGGCCTGCTGGAAGTTCTTAAAGCGCTCCGTTAGGAAATTATAGCGCTGCTCATCGGTGGCCTTTCTAAAGGCTTCATCCTGCATAACACCGCTATAGATGCCGCGGGCAAGGGCAAGGGAGGCCTCGCGGTTTTCGGCGGCGGTGGGCTGTTTGGCTTCTGTGGCAGGAGCGCTTTCAACGGCTTGAGTCTGCATATTTGTTTCTATTTAGATTGCAACTGGATATTTTGTTTCTTGCAGATTTGTTTTGCAGGGCTGTACTTAAAACAAAGACTATATATAAACAGCAATGGTAATCTAAATGATATTTTTGTACCTTCCTGTCTATTTACTACATTTACCTTAATACAGCCAAAAATGCGGGTATAAACATAGAATGGTATGTAGGTTAGCGGGGAGAGATGGGGCAGCTCGTACATTCGTCCTCAACGATGATCTCTATAGGGGATTCCTCATCTTCGATAATCTCAACAGTATTATCAATGGCTTCAGGGGTGGGTTCCTCATCGATGGTTTCAATGTCGGGCTCCTCGACGGCCTCATCCGCCACAATCCTATTATCATTATCGTCTTCCTCCAATTCTCCCAATCCGCTTAGTCCTCCTCCCTCCGTTCCCCCAATACAAGGCGCAAATCTATTCAGGAATGACTCAATGTCGTCCCCTCCCAATATATCATCACTCATTTGCCAGATATTACGAGCTTATACAATTGTTTAATGACCTTATCGGGTAGGCTCTCTAGGTCAATGCGCAATCCGTCCCTATTCTCTATAATGCAGCTTTGGTTTTTGCTGGCGAAGATAAGGTCCACGATTTTGAACTTGATATCGTCGGTAAAATTGTAGGCTTCCTCGCAAAGGTAGCTTACTTCCACCTTACACGTCATTGTCTGTATCATAATAAAAATTATAACACTAACATAATTTGTTTATGGTTGGATGATGGAAATGGTCTGATAGGAAGCAAAATAGATGAAGATAGACAAAAATGGATTCGGATGTCTACTTCTTAGCAAGTTTAGATGCCTCCTTTGCCATACGCGCCGCACTAGTCACGCTCTTAACTACCGAGGATGAGATGGCGGGCTTGACAGGGGGTGCCTTGGGCATCTGTGGCAAGGGCACCTTAATACTTTTGAAATGATGCCATAGGGGCTCATAATCAATGCTTGGGCTGTTATAGGTCGCCTCCAGATCATTGGCAAAGCGGCGAAACTTGATATAATTGGTAAGCATGCGAATGAGCACACTACCGCGAGTCTCGGTGAGAAAGTCGGTGACATGCTTACTGGCAAAGGAGATGGGCTCGGTGCTGCGAATGACATGGGGATAGATATAGTTGATAAAGGGGGGACGGGAATAGTAGACGACTGTATTGTGGGGGGAGGGGCCATCTCCCGTAGGATTGAGGGATGTCGCCATTTCCTCCTCTATTAGTCGCAGCAGGTCATCGCCCTCCATCTGATTATCAAAGGGGTGAATGATGCGCGAGATCTTAATGCCGATGGGGCCGGGTTCGGGAATGCTTTCCGCCTCGGCAAGACGCTGGCTAAGGATCTCATATTCAACCGCGTCGATACCACCCACGCATTTGTATACAAGTATCTTTGTTCGATCATATATGTTATGAATGCTGCCAGGGGCATTTAGCCGCGCGGCGTTTCTTAGGTATTTGCTCTCACCGGTGATGCGGACGGGTAGATACATGCCCAATTTAAGGATGCCATGCGGGACCTGGTCGCCGGTAGTAATATAGATGCCGCGATTGCTTAGGCACAGACCGCCGCGGTCGATTAGATCTAATTTGGCAATGTAGGGGGAGCCCTCCTCGAATACAACCGCCTCGGCTACATACTGCACGAATACTTCGGAGGACCCATCCTCACTATCGGGCAGCATGCGAGGGGAGTAGAACTTAATGGGAGGCTTAATATCGGTGATGTAGCAGTTCGCATGCGGTGTGCCACAGAAATTACGACGCAATATTTGTAGAATGGTGATATCGAGGGGAACTGCCGAATTGAGATCGTTGGAGGAAAGATTGATGATGGTGGAGCAGTGCTTGGTGATTTCCATCGCTGCGAACTCCTATAACAGGATGATTAATCAAAAATATAAAATGTAATTAGATTGTTGTTCCTGTCTAGTTAATCTGTGAGAAATAGATGAAGATTAAGCCTACTGCTGCTCAAAATGAAGATAGAACCAGCGGATGCGGGGAACGCCATGGCGGGCTTGGCGTCTGGAACGCAGCTCACGGCGCATTAGCTCATACTTAAGCTCACGGCACATTTCGCGGATGGAGGTGGAGGTAAATTTATAGCCGAGGGCCTTGGCGGTATCCTGCAACTCGTTCTTCTTGCAGGTGGCGCAGATGGAGCCGCGTTCAACAAGCCGGGTGTCAACGTGCTTAATCTGCTTGTGGTGGGGGGATCGCATCTTAAACTTCAATTCAATGCTGCCCGCACACTTCTCATAGTAGCCAATCATAATATCATTCTCTTTGGATTTATCGGTGCCATCGGCAACAGTGGTGATGTAAACGCTGGCGGTCTCCCAACCACTCTTAGAGGTATAGATACGGGGTGGGCCATCACTGATCATATGTCCGATTGGGAGAATGTGGGCAGGGGCGCGTCCGGGGCGAACCATAGTGTTAATGCGATCCAGATCAAAGGAGGCGGTGACCTTGGTGATACTGTCCAGGAGAAAGGCGTTCTGCCAGGGTTCTTTGCCCTCTTTGCCCTCTTTGCCCTCTTTGCCCTCTTTGCCCTCTTTGCCCTCTTTGCCCTCTTTGCCCTCTTTGCCCTCTTTGCCCTCTTTGCCCTCTTTGCCCTCTTTGCCCTCTTTGCCCTCTTTGCTCTTCTTTTTGCCATTCGACGTGATATAGGGCGCGTACTTTTCCTTTAGTTCCTCTGGAACCTGATCGGCATATAATACCAAGTCCAAACGATAATAGAAGTAGAGCATTCGGAAGTAGAACTCATGAAGCTCGTTCTGTTTGCCCTCGGTTAGGGCCCTAAAGGCGTATTCTATGCAATCATCGAGTAGATGGGTATGAAAGTCCACATCGTACAGTTCAAGACTGCTCATTATCACCTCATTCGTTTCATTGCGATATTTATAGTAATAATTCATCTTTAAATTCTCATAGGTGGGCTGACGGCTAAGGGCCGTCGTGATACAGACACGTTTGGAATTGGAGGAGGTGCGGGACCAGGCATCCGGGCGCATGTCAAGTTGTAGGGAGGAATGACCGATGCGGGAGGAGATGGTGGGAACGGCGCTAACGCTCCATAACCAGGTGCCAACGCGGCGCAGATAGCGCGGCTCCTGAGTGATTGCATCTGGTATGATGTTGCTGTGGGGATCCAGCAGTGTTCTGTAATCGGTGGCAACGTATCCATACCCGGGATGGGCCAGGCGCGCCAATGCCGCGTCAAAACTGCTACGATCAATGGTTGTGGGATTGGCGGATTGATAGAAGGGTGGATTGAGGACGGCCCTCCACAGATCCTCCTCCTTCCACACCCTCTGCATGGACATAAAGCGCTTAATGCTTATCACCATCTGATTGATCTCATCCTCTACATAGTAGGCGCGATAGGTGGTGAGATTGGTGGGGCGGGTGCATCGGGTCGACTCATGCGGCTTAACATGCAGGGTGCCGAGAGTGAGTGGTGAGGACTGATTGATATGGGCGTTAATTTGCGCATCGATAGCCACGCTGAACATCGATAACAGTACGTCCTTGCATGCGGCATAATCCTTCATGTGATTCTTATAGTAACGCTCCTCATAGCTGATATCACCGTTGGCGAAACTACTGACAAAGATGCGCGCGCGTAGTTTGCGTTGATCGGGGGGAAGCTTCTGATGGGAGCCATTACGGGCACCCCGTCCCAGCCATTGAATGAGTTCAAAGATACTATCGGGTAAACTGAAGAACCAGTCATACTGCACGGCATTAAAGTCAACAGATGTGCCTATCACCTTGGTGCCAACCATTATGCGATAGTCATTGCCGGAGATGTTGCTGGCAGCATTGAATAGGTTGATACGATGGCTAATTTGCGGTTGATCCATATCGCCATGAACCAGCAGATAACGACATGGCATGAACTGGTGCTGTAGCTTGCCATGCTCATTTAACCGCTTGGCGCAGACACCGCAGATGGAGGAGGGACCGGGATTGGCCGATGCATCCAGAATGCCGTTGCGCCGAAGTATGTCCTGGATAACCATAACACCATCGCGAACAAGGACATGATTAATGATTATCTTGCCACCATTGGGAATGACCTGAAACAGACACTGCAGCATTCGATTATACTTGGATGAATAGATGGCGACGTTGGACGCAAGGGTGAAATCGCCTGTAATATACTCAATCTTGTCATCCTTCATCACCTCGACAAGGGGATGGGTAAACTGGCGGGCCTCGCGCAGGGTAAGGGTGCCCATGTGGCGTTTACCGGCTTTGTTATCCTTCTTTGGCTTATCGATTTTGTTTTCCTTGCCTATTTTTCCTGGTTTGTCTGGTTTGTCTGGTTTGTCTGGTTTGTCTGGTTTGTCTGCTTTGTCTGCTTTGTCTGGTTTGCCTACTTTTTCCGTCTTATCTGCAGTGCTACCATCCCCCGCAATTCTTGGATAGCATAAATCAACTAGTATGCTGGCATCCTGTGGCAATGTCTCGCCTATTCTATTCCTGTAGACCCGTTCTTGCTCCTTGCCCATCACGCATCGTGTAAAGCGCAGATATTCAACACCAGGAATGGCATCACCCTCAAATATGATCTGTGGATATAGGTGAGGTGATGCGCTATTGAGATAGGAGACATAGCCCTGTGTAATATGTCTGATGTTTTCTAGGGTATGGGGTAGCAGCTTCTCGGAATCATCTGCGAATAGATCGGTTCGAAGTAGGATAGGCGGAGTGCGGTCGCGTACGGCCGGAAAGCGCTCCTTAAGCACCGTCGTCGGAATGAGCAGATTTATGAGCTCCACCACCTCCGATGGCTTGCTATTAATGGGCGTGGCCGTCACCAGCAGTATTTTAACGGTAGATATTGATACCAGTCGTGCCATGTCCTCCGTCGGCGCCTCTATATATTCTGCATAGTTAGGATCGTTGAATATCTGGCCTATGATACGAATGGCCAAACCGTATGTATTCATCTCCTGGGAGTTATACGTCTTGTGCACCTCATCGCAAATGATAAAGCCACCGGCGATCTGTTTTACCAGGTCCCAATTAATTCGCATCTTTCCATCCGCGGCATTCCCCAGTAGAAGCTGATTGTGAAACTCCTTATAACCATAGAACTTATAGCGGCCACCCAACTGCGGGCTAGTCAGACGCTTCCGCATGCGGCCCTCATATTGCGTCATCGCCTCCTTATCACCCGATGTGCCACTGCTCTGTAGGGACAGAAGCCGCTTATATTCTGCTATATCCTCGTGGGTAACGAATCCAAACTCGGGACGTGTAAGCAGCTCCCTCTGAAAGGTTGCGCGCGTTGCGCCAAAGCCCAGCACCAATATCTGTCCCGCATTCTGCTGTGCTGCCATAATGGCCGTACTGGTCTTTCCCGCCCCCGTATTAAAGGATACCAGCAGCCTCAATCGCTCAGTATGCGGCGCCATAAGCCGCTTAATCAGTAACTGATAACTTTGGGGCACAAGCGCGTTATCCTGCCGCACCAGCTGCTCAACTGCAGTGTGCATCCATTTCTCCTTGGTATATCCATCCGGATTAAGCTGCAATTGCAGCAGCTCCTTGGCACATGCCATTTATGGATGCGTAATGTGGGTAACTAATGGATAACTAATACTAGTAAGTGAAAAATAAGAACAGGGAATAAAGGTTTGGACTGTGGTGATTTTAACAGTTTGCGCGGTATCAGAAAACCACATAATTACAGTTCCCACGACACCGTAATATAGGATATACGAGGACATTCATCAATGTGCTGCAGGGCCACCTTAAAGGGCACCATTCTCTCCTCCAGCTCCGCGAGGATGGTCGATAGGCCCCAATCCAGCAGTTGCGCCGCATGCATCTCGTCGGGCTCCATCAGCTGCTCCATGGTAAAATTGGGCGAGATCTGCAACTGCGATGGATACATTGCAACTATGGCGCTTGTGCCGCCACGATCCGCCACCGTCTCTATATTGTCATGACAGGTTTGCACGATTCGGCCTACTATTGCCTGTATAGTCTTCTGGCAGCGCTGCTGCTCCGTGAGTTGTACAGATTGGCTGCTCTTCCTCACTATATCGCGATAGAACCTTTCCATGCTCTTGTATAGTAGGTGGTTGACAGATCTTTAAATCAAGGGTGAAATGACTGATGCGACAGCAGCGCTTGAGGGCGGTGATGGCGGCGTTGACGGTGGAGTGGAGGCGGCCGGAGCTCTCCAGCTGTTTGGCCACGTTGCGGCTGGTCCAGCGGATTTCGGCGACTTCGGCCATCTGGCTGCGATTGGAATAATCGAGACGGAGGGAGGTGCCGCGTTTGGCATTGGTGAGAATGGCCAGGAAGTAGATGGTTTCGTAGCAGACACCGCAATCGGTATGCTGAAGGCGGATGGGATCGGCGTTGAGGAGGGTATAGTCGAGGGGGGAGATGCCGGTCTCCTCTTGGGTCTCGCGGATGGCGCAATTGAGGGCCAGCTCGCCGCTGCTATGTTTGCGGCCCTTGGGAATCTCCCAAATGCCGGAGTTGTCGCGGGAGCGCTGAACCAGATCGCGCAGATACTGACCGCCGTCGAGGGTGTAGCGTTCGGTGAACAGTCGATTCATTTCCTGATAGCGACGCATCTGGAGGGGAGTCATGCTCTCCTTCTCGGGACTGCTGAGCCAGATGCGGTAGTAGATGCGGGAGAAGTCAAGGGAGAGCAGCTCGGTCTTCTCCTCACTGGTCATACGATTAAGAAGGGACAGAATGCGGGTATCATCGTGCCCGGGGGGATGGGTGACAAAGTTGAGATATTCAAAGGTGGTGCGCCGCTTAATGACAAGGCACTCGGTTTCGCGATTCTCATTCAGTCTAAAAACGCATACACCGTAGGCACGTTTAATGGGGGAGCGTCTCATTTATGATCTGGAATAGACGGCCTGTATAACCTAGGAGGGATAGTTATGTATAATTTATATTACGATTAGAATGTGTTGGGCCTATTCTAACGATGTCGATTTATAGGAATGGGAAATGAGACATTCGGTCCTGCCAATTGAAACAATAACTAACCAAAAATAATGAGAATAGCAGATATTCTACTCATACGGCATCTTCACACCGATCTGCCGCAAATTGTACAGCATGGTGTAGGTGTAGAGATGGATCCAGCCGGCGTAATGCACGATTCGCATGATTTGATCCATGGACTCCAAACTCAGACTATTCATATCATTAAGCATTGTCTCGCGGCCGCCGATGCGCAGGGGCTTGTTTGAGGAGTTCTTCTCATTGATGAGCGAGAAGGGAACCAGGCGCATGGTCATCATCACGTTCATGTGGTCGCCCAGGTATTGCAGATTGCCGCGCTCCGCATAGGCGGGAACATAGAAGGTGTTATCCTTTGGATTCTTGAGCTTGCGACCCTTGGTGTAGACGGCATGATCCATGACAAGCTTGACAGGTTTGCTGCCATCCTCCACGAGATAGGGGATGCTGGCAGGCATGAGAAATTCGCCGGAGGGAATGTAGAACATCATCTCATTCTGCACGTAGTATGGGGTGTTGGCATAGGGCTGCTTGATCTTGTTGAAGGATGCAACGGAGATGACGGGGATTGGAAGACCGGGAACGACCTCAATCATGGCAATTTGATGCTTATCATCGGAGATGCGGTGGCGGGGATGGCGCGTCACCTCTTGCCAGCTATTGCTGATGCTTTCTGGAATGGGGATGTTGTCGACGCGGTGCATGTGGCCATTGGATTGAGGCATGGAGTTGGAGTTGGAGGGGAGGGGAGAGGGTAGAGCAGGCTGTGTGGCGGCGGCAGCGGCGGCCGTCTTGTTTGTGCCCGCAATCATGTTCTCAATGCTCCGGAACTCGGTGGTGAAGATCTTCAGGGCATCCTTGGTGCGCTTCTCCTCCTCCATATGCAGAGACTCAACGCGCGCCATCTCCACCTGCAGCGTCTCCATGATACGGCGCAGATCCACCACCAGCTGGCCAGACGCCTTTAGATCGGCCACTATATCGCCGCTCTTGGGAATCTTGTCATTGTGCAGGTAGTCCTCCACGTCATCAACGCCCTGTTTAAGGTTCGCAACGAGGGTGGTCAGATGAGTGATGGGGGTTTCCATATACGTTTTTGGTCGGTTCTATCGGTAGGCGGACTGTGTATAATGAAGGTATGGAGCAATAACTAAAACCAGATAGGCTGATATAGGCTTTTAGTTAGTTGACGTTCGCTGGAGCTAAGTAGAGCAATAATGCAATACTAGTTACAGGAAGATCGAATATATGCAATACCTAATCAAATTTTCTATTTTTGATCATGGCAAATATTATCTTGGCCATGGATCTGGAAATCATGAGCTGGCACGCGGTAATGCGGCATATGTCGGTGGGGGCAATCATGAAGGTGATACGCAGCTGCGGTAAGGCGCATACGGCATTTCACCAGTTCCCCCTGGAGCTGCTGCTGGCCAAGACAAGCTGTCCGTATGAGATTCTGGGGCTACTGGTCTGTTACTGGTGGCACTTGCCGCCGCAGGGTGGGGCCCTGTGGTTGCTGGATAAGAAGGCGATAACACCGGATGCGGTGCCGCCGATTGGTGGTTCGGAGGTGGATTCTATCCTGGGCTCCAATCAGTACAAACGTCTGGATGAACTGATAGCGAGTAAGGTGGGTCTGAAGGATTTTGACGGTAATGATGATACGCGGTGGGGAAACATGTGCGAGGAGATCACATCGGGCTATGCTGAAATGATAATGCATTGTAAGACCTATGAGACGGGTTCCATACCTGGTCTGAAGTACAATGGTAAGGTGATCCAAAAATACTCACCGGATAGATTGGGAGTGGTGGAGCCCATGTGGCTTAGTCAGTGGTTGCCTAATACGCAGTATTGGTCGCCTAAGGGCACGCGCCGTCGTAAGGACGATGTGGTGCCAACGACTGACCACTATCTGGAGCGCCCGCAAATAGTGCTGTTTGAGTTTAAGAACCCGGCGCGGCGTATTCCCAATGGGGAGATCCCTAAGGGATACTGCGGTCAGATTCAACTTGGTCTACACACTATCACATGCGCGGATTTGGCCATGTTCGTCGACATGCAAATCAGGAAGTGTGCCGTAAAGGACTTTGGATGCAGTAGTATGGTCTATGATACTAACTTCCATATGGATAGGGCGCCGCCTAGCGGCCTGCCTATTGCATGCGGTGTAATAGGCTTCTATAGGGTGGGAGCAGGACGTAAGGCACCGCCTACCCCTCGGCCCCATGATTGCAGGACGCCGGCGCAGTTGGCGCAGCGCATCCTCTCCGATATCAAGACGCCGGGATCCGACTACTCATGGATCGCACCGCACATCCAAAATGACTGCATTCCACCCAAGCATGTTATAGCTGTTGTGGCCCTGGCCAATCGATGGATGCCGGTCTGCGAATCCGAATATGGCATGATGGTAGAGACACTGGCAATTCTAATGCCTGAGATGCCGGAGAATTACAGAGAGATGATTCCTACGGCCCTTGATACCTTCTTCTATATGAATCAGACACAGGATGTGGGTCCGGACCTAGGCGCCGACGACCCCTCAGCCGGCTCAGAGCATGTTGGCTTTAGTGAGCTACTCAAGGAGGCATCCGACAGCCGAGGCCGCGATGATGGCGTTAAATGGTACTACTCCCCCGGCTTCTACCTACCGGAGTATGAATATGCCCACTATCCCACAGAGAAGAACTATGTGGATCTGTCCCTGGAGGAACCGCAACGGGCGGCCAAATGGTTAAAGGGTGCCCTCAATGACTTCGGCACATGGTGTGATTTGCACGGTCACCGACCCCTTGGTTACATGCCCTGGAAGATGTTTAGTGTGAGTGTTGTGCCGATGGCCAGGAATCCGGATTTCATGGAAACGGCCCGTCCTGCCATTATTGACGCATGGGAGCGCACGAAGCAGATTCTGGAGGGCACCCATCACGAGGACCTGGCCATACAACTTGCCAATCGTCAGGCCCGCTATGATGCCATGTTTGCGGCCGCCAATGAGGCGCGGGATGCAGCGCGAGTTTCGCGGCAGGAGACGCGCAATATTCGCAATGGTATTGATCCGGTGGGCCCCCAATGGGATCAGGTAATATGTGGCACGGATTAGATGGGCATGGTGGGTTTGAATGGTTGTCTGCTTACATTTCTATTTTTCTTATTATTTTTCTTATTAGTGGGGATCCTCAGCTGGTATATGCTGCTTTGGCGCGTTGCGTTATAATTGGGAGTACGTGGGCATGCAAAAATGATGATGTGGTTGCTTGTTTACTACATGTGACAATGGTCGAGTGTAAAACAAACAAAAATGGTATGCTCAACGTCTCCTCCTAATTAGGTTGAATCACGTATATCTCCGACCGCGTTCCACAGTTCTCATTATACATATATTCCAGTATGATTTGTCCTGCCGAGCCCCCCAGCCAGAATACCAGTGGATCATCCCGCTTCATCTGGCGTAGGTTGGATTTGCTTGCCAATCGGTCTCTAACCTCCTTCTCTCCCTCCTCCCGCGTCAGCAGCCTCGCTGGCGATCCAAAACAGTGCTCTATGGGATTAACCAGCAATCGGCAATATGGAACTAGCTCAATAAAGATCGCACCGTACTCGCTCATCGGCTTCATTGCCGTCTTCATCGCACCTGGCGTCTTGATCTTAAGCTCCCGTGTATTCTTTGCTATGATGATATCCAGATGATAGTGGCGCTGCGTAACACCCGACTTTACTGTCTTTAGAATGTCACCGTCGATCTGATTCAAGAGTCTATTAAAGCGTTCCTTCTCCACATCAAAGTTGCTCTGCTCGCCTGTTACCACCACTATAGTGCGCCAGGGCTTCCTCTCCTTGCCATGCTCGCCCCGCTCCTTGCCTGGTCCGTCCCTAGCATCAATAATAATAAACTCTGGTATTTTATTGGGATCCTTAAACAGGGCCAACTGCAGTTTATCTCCCTCCTCCACCACATGTAGTTCGCTCTTATCATCACCCTTATATCTCTGTCCCACCTGCACCAGCTGTCGCGATGCTATCAGCGCCTGCGCCCCCTGGTACACTCTCCACAACAATGGCGATTCCATCTCCTATCCTCAATACTAATCAGTAAATAAATCTCGTAATCAAATTTTATGTATGCACTCTAAGCTCCAAAACGTAATGCATACATGATTTGATACTGTTAAGGCATGTTCGGGCTTAAGCATCAGCCCCGTACACTCTACTCTGCCGACCCAGCACACAAAAAGCATGGCAGAAAAAGAAAAGATGAAACAAAATACTAATGCATTTCTAATTATCCATCTCAATACCACGTCACCACCCCCAAGCAAGAATAAATAGTAATTAAATATCAACACACTCACGGTCGAGATAATTATCATTTTATTTTTTCCCCTGCGAAGTATATCCTCTCACAGATGAGTGACTCCCAGGGCTCTAGCGCTGCGGGCAACATGCTTAAGAACCCGACCGTGGTTGTCGCATATTTCGGTATTCTCATTCTACTCATCATCGTGATGGTTTACTATATGCGCCCAGGCGGCAAGGAACGTATGGGTGTTATCGGTGGTGGTATTCAGGACGCTGTTTTCTCATCGGGCGCTACCCAGCGATTCTCCCAGGAGCAGTCTCAGCCTGGTCAGGGTAATCACACTACCCCTTACAATAAGGATGTTGCTGACGTGATGGCAGCGTTGGCACCGGCCTCCCCGGCAGCGGCTGCCGCCCAGGCCAAGAAGGAGCGCCTGGTTAACTCCGGTGGCTATCCGGACTTCTGGACCATTAGCGACGAGCTCGGTGCCTACCGTGATGACGTTGTTGACCAGTACAAGGGCGCTGGCGGCGGTGTGAAGGGTGCTGAGGCGGCTGGCATTGAGCGCTTTGCTGGTGGTCTGTCTGCCAGCGATCTTACAGATATGTCACTTGTTACCAACCACTTTGGTGCCGATCAGGCGTACGGTATGTACAAGTAGACGACGCTGAAACACGCGATAAATCGCATGTAGTATACTATCATTATTTTTCGACTAGATTAGGTATGTATATTATTTTTGACCAATGCAATGCTGGATATGAATGGAAATAGATAGGCAAAAATATAGTATAATAAGTTGCTGGGGTTCTACTCCTCATCGCTACCGATCTCCTCGCCACGCCATCCCGCGACCAGCTCATCTACATCCTTATCGTAGAAACGGAGGGCCTTGGGCTGCTGTGGAATCTCATCACTGCTGATAATGGAGTATTGAATCACGAGCATCTTACCATAGATCTTGGCAAAGGGAGCCGATTTGGGAAACTCGCCGATCTTCTCGGGGGGCGGGCCCAGCTTGGCATATAGACTGTCGCGGCCCTCAATACTGCCATTGGGGACGACAGAGAAGACGCGGCGCTTGTTAAGGGGCTTAGGATTGCTGGTATTGTCATTTACGGCACAGATCCAGGTAATGGCATTCTTCTCGCGGCCCACACCCACCTTATAACTTACAACCGGCCATTCGGCGTCCTCACGGGGCTTGAACTTGAGGATATGCTCCGAGCGCTTCTGCTTATCAATGCCGAATTCATAAACACCATCAGGACTGCGAAGAACGGCGCCCTCAAGGCCCTCCTTCAGAAAACTACGAAATAGAACTGTGGCCTCGTTCTTGTTCTTTACGGTCCATTCAGGCATGAGACGGATGAGCCGGGGAATAGGTTGTTTGATTGGAGGTGCGGTCTTGGTGAGGGGAGATGATTTGGCTGAGGGAGTAGGTTTGGATGAGTAGTAGGCGGATGCTTTGGGTTGTTCATCCTCTTCGTCTGCGTCATCCTCTTCAGCTTCCTCATCAGCAGCTTCAGCGTCATCCGCTTCCTCATCGGCTTCATCCACTTCCTCATCAACATCATTATCGCTATCCACCGGCACATCATCCTCGGTATCATCATCTGATGCTTCATCATCTTCAACCTTAGCAGCCGTCTTCTTAATTGCTGCCTTATATGGCTTTCCTAGCATTATGGCCAGGCCCTCCTCAGGCGTCTTCAACAAACTCTCCACAAACACCTTCTCTAGTAGTTTACGTCGCGAACTATAGATCATAGTGGGTTGATCAATATAGAAGCAATCAAACACATTAAAGTATAGCTGTTCAGCAGCGCCTCGCGAGGAGGAGGCCGTACGTCGACTAGCTCCGGATACCTCCTGTAATCCCAATCCCGATTTCCATACTTCGCAAACGAGATGCAGGCCTGGATAGTTCTTTAGTAGCTTGGTTCCCTCCTCCATTATATATTCAAAACCGCCGGGATTCTCACGTCCGCGACTGTAGATCTCTAGGCGCCCCTCCCAACGGACAGTTTCTCCATCGGCATCAACACCGGAACCTGCGGGAATATAGACCATGACCTGCAGGGTTCCATCCAGCTTGGGCTGAATGCGCATGGGCCATCTGATCTTCTCCCAGCGCTTATTAACATTAACATCGTGGGCTAGGGCGACGAAGACTCGCCAGGGGCCCTCCCCTCTATGGGTCGCAACCATCAGATCATTAAGGGTATATTTATCCTTACTCTTTAGATTGTTCTGATTGGTAACCGCTCCCTTCTTTACCATCTTATTATAGTTTGATAGGGCCTCAAACAGCGCCTGTGTAAAGGCATTGGTAGCACCCTTCTTACCCAGTCCCTTGCCCTCCACTATCTCTGTCTTATTGGACTTATTAGGATTGGCCGTGCCGACCTGTCCACTTACCGTCCAATATACTCCTATAAGATCATCGGGTAGTGTCTTGCTTCCATCCGCATATTCCTCACACGCCTGGTACTTACCTGCCTTCTCCAGTGCTATGTGGATCTGCCATGATCGCAGCTTACCCGCCGCATCTCTGCTATAGAGTATAGGACTATGATAGATGTTCTTCTCCAATGTACAGATGCTGACAAAGTTATTAATCTTTTGTTGCTTGGCCGCCATATGTTTGCTAGACCTTCTAGATGCTAATTCACAGGGAACAAAGTGGGGTAATTGCCTGTTTGGGCGACTACGTATAAATAGGAATTATAAATCAAAAATAACAAATCTAGACCCTACTGAGTATTTCAGACAGTACCGGATTATACCGTTCGTTGCCGTGGCTCCAAATAGCTCATATGCAGTAGATTAAAGATGCCCCGTTCACTGCTAACATGTAGGGGGTCGCCTCTGGTCCCATCCGCCGCCAATCTATACAACCCATACTGATTTAGCAGCATTGATTGCCGTTTGGCGATAAAGCGCATTCGAATATTAAGATTATAGTTGCCGGTCGCGTAGAGCAGCATATAGGGATACTGGGCGCGGGTTGCCCAGAACACATCCATTTTTACATTGTAATGTAGGGTTCGGGCTGCATCACCACTGCCCTGTATAATGGTAAAGCATACAACACACTCCTCCTTGGCCTCCCCACCCTGGTATGGTGCCGTTATCACTATTTTATCGCGATTGGCGCTATTCTCCTGCGATCTGTTCAATTCAGCCACCGTTCTATGCCATGAGGCGCGCGTGCCTCGCCATACCAGATCAATATCACTGCTTGTTACCGCCTCCCGTCTATAGGAGCCCGCTATAGTAGCATTAGTATTGCGCAGATGCGCATCCAGTCTCTCTATTATCTTACGAGGTACTCTACTGGCAAAGTTATAGTCAAGATCGGCCCTAGTTCCCGGCGGCAGGGTAGAATAATATGGCTCCCTGCGCAGTGCCGTCCTAGTCTGCCTATAGCTGGTCGGCGCAATATGCCCTCGCCGTAGCTCCGTTGCCAGCCGCGCTGCCCATACACTATCCAAGCCATGTATCCGCGCTATCCATTCCCTCAATTGCGCCATTATTCCCACTTATACAGATTAGCATATATTTGTTTTGATCATATTCCCCTACTTATTTGATAATGGCAAATAGATCAAAAACAAATAGGTAATAACAAAAATAATAGTAGTGTACTACTCCCAGCATTTACTGCTTAGAGCGCGCGGCCGCACGGCTAGGAGCCAGCTTGGGCTTCACCACAACGGGCGGCTCATCAATGTCATCACCCTCATCACCGTCCTCTCCACCCTCATCGACCTCATCGGTCTCCTCAAGCTCAGGCTCAGGCTCAACGACCTTGGGCTTAGGCTTAATAGGGGCCTTAGTGGCAACCTTAGCGGGAGCCTTCGCAGCAGCCTTCGCAACGGGCTTAGCCTTAACGAGGGGAGTGGTAGAAGCGTCGTCATCATCGTCCGCTACTTCATCTACAGCCTCCTCAATAGCATCCTCCTCATCCTCAGGTTCGGGTTCGGGAATCTTGGGTTTAGCTGCTGCCTTAGGTGGATTAGCCGCGGCCTTGGCTGTGGGCTTCTTAGCCGGCGCCGCCGCAGCCGCAGCTGTCTTGGTCGCAGGCTTGGCCGTTCCCTCGTCCTCATCTCCATAAATCTCATTAGCCTCATCCGCACCCATAGTAGTTGCCTCTGGATCCGTCACCTCGGCCGTGCTAATCTGATCCATCAGAGAACCAAATGCCATACCTGTATCCGGACCACTGAAGCCCTTACCAGGTTTCACAATCAGCGTATCCAGCTTAACTGGCAGACTAATGCCCTGCGAGCTCAGCGTTGTAACATTGGCGCTAATAATACCGCTTGCGATGGATCCGCGCTTCAGCCAATCATGAATTCTATCATAACGTATGTTTTCCTCCTTAGCCAGCGGACTAATCATACCATCTGCATCAGGCTTGGCCAAACGAATACTGGCATCATATACCTTAATCTTAGGAGTCGCATTTGGCAGGGCCGACTTGGCGCCTGGCGGCATAGGATAGTCCAATGTAGCTCGAATAATACGTTCGCCCTCTGCCAGCGGCGCCTTCATTGGCATTGGCATGCCGGGAATTAGGACAGCGTGATGAGAATCATCCTCTGGATCCTCCTCGATCACGATGTTAGGAATTGAGGGATCCGGGGGTGTTGCCGGCTTATCTCCCTTCGCCTTTGTGTCGCGGTGCGTCTGCACCACATTATAGCGCTGGGTCTTGAGATGCTGGATCTTTCTCTCCTTAAGTGCCTTCTTAACGGCAAAGCGCCAGGCGTAGTGCAGCATAAGCATTGCCTTGCCGAATTCCTCCGTACGCTCCCCATCAGGAGTGCGCAGCTTAAAGGAATCGGCATCGCGAAACTGCAGCTGGATTTTGCCACCACCTCCAGCCTCGGTCTTCTTGCGATCCTCCGGCTTGGGAATGTTGGCTCCAGTTGTGAGATTCATGAACTGAATCTTAATGGGCACCCATTGGCGCTTTCCATTAATCAGTGCGCTGATCTCCGTGTTGATATAGGTGGTGTTACCCTCCTTATTCTTACGCTCACCAGCCCCCGTAAGGATTCTAATGGCGCCTGCACCGTACGTGTCCTTTGCATCCTTCGATTTGGCATACTCAATTGCCTCAATGATGGCGTTTGGCCACACATACTGCGGAATCTTGCTGTCTGCTGTCGATGTCATCTTTGATTTAAGAAACTGTCTGAGATAGATCAAAAGTGTCTGTCTGACGATATCAGGAATGTCTGGTTCAATTTTCACAAAATACCTCTAATACATAATTCCATTAGTGGGAATATGGGATTTGACCTATTAGGAAGCAACCAGCATATAATCCTATCGGTGGAAGTCGTAGACTGATCAGATACTAATGAAGCAATAGTAGGGAGTTGAAGATATGGATCCCTAAAAGAAAAAAGTTGAATTGGATACAGCCATTGCTTTCCCCCTGTCCATATCGACAAACAAATGACCTACCAGTGGCTATCGCGAACAGCTGCCCTAGAGCAGGAGCGCGCCAAGCTCTTCAAGTCCACATTCCTCTACTACGCCGATACCCATGTCGGCTGCCAACCTCTTGGCGATTATAGCAAGGGATGGCGCTGGAGCATCATTCATTCCGAGATTGCCGGTGGTGACCTCATTTGCGATCTCGCTCTGCTGGGCTCCTACTCAGACCTCAGCAGCGTGGGTCAGAAGGGCATTCAGTTGCATCTTGATCATCGCATCGCCCATCTACTGGCCGAACGGTACGGCAGTGTCAGCATCATGGGCGTGTTCCTTATGAACAAGATTCAGGTGGACTATCTGATGATTGTTGACAAGCGAATCTATGCGGCGCGCTTCTGGGCACCTGAGGCACCGGTGGCCTGACTGGTATCTTTGGTATCTTTGGTATCTTTGGTATTGTGCTCCTTGGCTTTTTTGTTCGATCTGCCTCAACATGCAAAAATTATAATCATAACAAACTGCTCATGCCAAACTACTTATGCCTCACTCCCGGTGCCGCGAAATTTCCAGCCTGAAAGTCCGTAAACTGCAGAGCCGTTGTAAAGCGCATTCTGCAGCATATATCATCAATACGTAGCGCCTTGAATACCTCCTGCAGGTCCTCATGTCCCGCCTTCACCGCCGCATTTCTCAGCTTCATAAATATCTCCCATTTCACGCTAATCGGCGAACCACACGAATAACACACAACAGGTTCCATGCCTCCAATTATCTAGTACCCCAATTCATTTTTAACATATTAATTGCGTGCAGTTTGGTTCTGCTATCGGTAACCAATCTTAATCAAGAGCTATACCATATTAATTCATGCTAGTCTGCTCTTAGGAAGCACCTACAGAGTAATTATTCACCAACCGAAATATCCACCATTACATATGATACACCCATGATTATCGAGGCCCTCGTTCTCCTCATCATTCTTATTATTATATGGTTATGGGATACTGGACTAACAGGTGCCCTAGCGGTTGGAGGAGTTGGCAGCCTTGTTGTTGGTGGTTCATGGTTTTGCGGTAATAATGGTAATTGTATTGATGTTGGAGATACAGGCCATCCTATGGCGCATAAGCTTATACCAGGTGTGCTGTTTCCCAACCAGGAAGCCTGTCAATATTCCTGCAAAGCCTCCTCCTGTGTCAAGGATCCCACCAATTATGATTGGGTCAAGCATACCATTAGTACCTTCATACAACGATGTTATGAGCATGATATAGTTCAGCCTGCCATTCTATATGATGCTCTTACTCAGGCCCTCTCATCTCCTGAATATTTTGCCGATTTGCAAGCATTTATCAAGCATGGTCGCGCCGACCATGTCTCCATGATGATTAACTTTCTACTTCTCGACATGGAGCTAATCGCCGAGCTTATAAAGCATATACCCTCTACAGAATTACACTTTGCCGGCAGATACAGCATATATACAGTATCGCCCAAGTCTCAGCACTACGACGAATCCTTGGATTATATAGATCAGTCCCTGCTGAGCGAAGCGGAGAGTAATTCCCATTCACATAGTACCTTTACCATTGCAATCTGCATTCATCCCAATGAAGAATTGAGTCACCAGTCCGAATATGCTGAAATAAATGAAGAAACCTCATACAGTGCCATGGATAACGTTAATTCAGGCACCAAATACGTAATGGTTAGAATTGATATTAAGGGCGATATTCAGCACGCCAATTTCATGCTCATAGATTGTGTTCATAAGCAGGTACGAATATTTGAGCCCAACGTCGGCAACCGCGTTAAATGCATTATTAACTACATCCGCACCAATCCCGATTGGAACTGGCTCTTTGACGAGGAGCATAACTATAAGTGGGCGCAGATTGCCGCCGATATCTGCCCAATTGGTCTTCAGTCACTAAATCCCGCTTGGGGTATGCAAGTTGATGACTACTGCCAAACCTGGACCACCCTTGCCTCCCTTCTCTATCTGGAGAATTTGAGCAGAGATAAAAATATAGTAATTAAACCCCTAACAGATGCAGGTCCCGATGCCAAGCTTATTCTTCTGATCTTTTCCCATGCTCTCTTTAGGAAATATAGTAACAGCAGTGACATCGATGCTAACACATTAATTACACATATGCAGCAATGTCTATACTATTCGGGAGTTATAGTTGACCATCGTGATACAAAGAAAGATATACTGCCCATCACCGATCTATTTCATATGTTCAAGCACATTTGTAAACCTACCACTTATCTATCATATACAGTCTATAAGGATCTTACAATGCATGGCATTTATGGCATTTGTTCCACCCTTACTAAGAATGGCACCGATGATGAGATTAAAACTGCTCTTACCAGCTATAACAGCATGCTTGATAAGTTTAGATTGGATCCCCTTATCGCACCATTGCTAGTAGTATCTACATAGTACTAAATACCCACTTCATTTTCATCTATTGCTACTTAAAAAGTAATCTAGGCAAATCTAGGCAAATCTACATTTCTACATATGTTTTCTGAATTTCTCCAAATCGGCTAAATGAAATGCTACCGCACCATTAATATACGTAGGAGCCTTTGCAAATTCATACGTATGATACTGTCCACGTAGATTAGGATGATCCATTGGTGGTATCTCGCTAATTGCCGACATTACAAATGAGCATGTGAATGATTTGAATGTATATGAGTATATAGTCTTCAAATAGTCACTACTCTCCATCTCTACCACAATATTATTAATTAGATAGTCCGTATACGTGTTCCCGTGATATGGTAGGGTGAAACCGCCAGTCTTAAGGGTTCCTTCGCCCTCAAAACAATATAGCACATACACTACCACCATTGGCGTTGCCCTATTCCATGATGGAGAGTCCCTCACCATCTTCTCAGCCATGTCCCTTGCCCATATCTTCTCATTACAGTCGCCTACTATGCATTTGGTCTCATTTTTAACCACATATTGTCTCAGCTGCATATTGAATACATACACATCCAGTGCACACACCCGCGCACTCACCTGCTGTCCCATTGGCGTTATATCCTGTCAGACTATTCAATTTTATCATATCCCACCACATAAGCCCCTCTTAGCGGGCATACACCTCCGTCATCTCTCTAATACATAATACGGTGAATATGTGTTAAAGGAATGGGGATATGGCTGTTTGGGAACGAGGGGTGCGATGGTATGGCGTTTCATGTGTGTAATTATAGAATGAGGGACTGTTCGAGAGGAAAGAATGGTATAGGTATATTTCTTTTTCATGGTTAGGCTTGGCAGGAGCTAATAAGCTAAATTATAAAAAGTAGGGAGGCGTGCCTCCCACTAGCTGCCCATGGCATAGATATGGCATACTGTGCAAAGTTGGCAGGGCTTTCAATAGAATGCTTTTTTTGGGCATAATTAACTACTATTTTACTATAGGATCCGATCTATGTCTTACTACATCCTCGATCCCCTCATCACCATCCGTCCATGCAAAATAAGAGCACAATAAAAAGTCATCGAAAATACCCCTAACTTTTTATCCCCTATTTTCCAATTTTTTATCTGCTGCTCCCCACCGAGCAGGACCTCGGCGGACTGTCGACCCCCATAATGGTTTTGGAGGTTTTTGGACCAACTTTTTAATCAGAGCATAAATGCTCTGGAAGGTGCCCATGGCGGCCCTATCCATCCATGGTCGCGCTAAAGGGGCATGGGTGTAATCCTATAGCTGGGCGGCCCCCGGGGAGGCTTTCTGTTGAAAGGATTTTTCAGCGATTCACAGAAGGGCGTTATGGGCCCTATTTAGCACATTCTGTTAAACGCGATTTTGAACTTTGCACAGAAAGCCTCCTGGAGGGCCGGTCCATGGCTATGGGATAGAGGGGCAGAATCATGGTTGGAGTGTATGGGGACGGGGCATGGGAGTGAAAGGACAAAAATTAAATCCGATTATGGAGATACTAACATTATTTTTATGGGGTTTATTTGGTTTTTATTACTACACACTACTATAACAACTGGGCGAGGGATGGATGGGCTCTAAACCATACCGGGCCTACACTTTAGAGATTCGGCGGCAGCTTGCCTCCGTGGGCGGCCATGTAGGCACGGAGCTGACGAATGCACTCCTCGCTGAGGACGGCGTCCTGATTGGTCATGGAGGCTTCGAGCTGCTTGGCATTGTCGGCGCTGGAGCTGTAGGGCTGGGCGACGGTGGGGTCGTGGTTGTCCTCCTCATCATCATCATCGCCGCCGGTAATGACACCGGTGCAGTAGGGGAGACGGAGGGCAAAGCCCTTGATGTACTGGACCATGCACTCATGGAAATGGCCCTTGGGGTCAAGCTCGGCGTAGAAGTTGGTGCCGAGGAGGTGGGTCTTGGCGGGCAGATAGCTGAGATCGCCGTAGATGAGGTTCCAATCGACGAGGACCTCGGTGAGGCGCTTGGCGGAGACCTGGGGATCAGGATCGGAGCGGCACTCGGCAAGCTTGGTGGTGAGCCAGTGGACGGCCTCATCGAGAAGGATGTGGAGACCGGGATGGGCGGCCCAGACCTTGGCCATGGAGGCAGGATAGGCGGGGGACTCACCGCCAAGGGAGTTGCGATCGGCCTCGGCATAGAGCTTCTTGAGGACGGCGGAGGCGGTGGTGCCATTGCCGGCGGGGCCGGCGAGAACGCGCTCGCGGGAGTCCTGGAGGCGCTTGAGGCCGGACTTGCGGAGAATGAGGGCGGGATCGTCCTTCTCGGGCACGTCAACGGAGCAGTACTTGAGGAGATAGTCGGCGGGCTTGCTGACCTTCATGCCCTCGGTGTAGGCATAGAGGACCTGATCATAGGGAAAGACATCGGGGTTGGCAAAGACGAGGAGAAAGTCGATGACGGTGTCGTGGGCCATGATGGAGCGGACCTTGTGGTAGCAGTCGCGGGAGGCATCGGAGGACTCGGCGGTTGTCTGCCAATGATAGAGAACGGAGGTGACGGCGTCCATGAGGGGGCAGAGGGACTTGCCGTCCTCGGAGGACTTGGCGCCACGGGCAACGGTCTCAACCTTCTCGCGGAGGAGGCGGGTGCGAATGGCGGCGACCTGGGTGGAGGCATCGTCATCACTGCCGCCACGATAGCCACCGGTGGCGGGGGAGGCGGCGGAGGCACCCTTCTTCTGGGGGGAGCGCTCGGAGGCTTTGGGGGTGTCAACCTTGATATCACCCTTAAGTTTCCACACGGCCATCTTGCTGCGTTGGGAGTTGCCAATGCGGCTAAAGGCCTTAAAACTCTCATCAACGGTGAGTTCGCCGTCCTCAATGGTGACCTTGCCGGCGGCGGCGCCCTTGATCATGAGGCGGCGCTGAAGGGCATTGGGGATATTATCTTTGTTCTCCTGCAGCTCTTTGGCGGTAGGAAAGTAATCGGTTAGGATGAGGGCGCTAAGATAGTCGGTGGCGGCCTCGGGGTCGGCACTGACGAGGAGGGCGGCGATCTTCTTGGTGAGGGCGGCGTCGGGAATCAGGACGGTGATGCCAAAGCCGCGACGGGGGACTAGGGAGCCCTGCATGGAGGCATCCTCATAGAGTTTGTATTGGGCGGGATAGTGATTCTGCATATAATCGCTGACACGGGGATACTTCTGCATCTTGGCATTGGCATGGCCGCCGGAAACGGATTTCTTGGTACCACTCATTGACCTCTTATCGTCGTGGATATATGGGAGGAGGAATAATAATGTAAATGTAATTAATGAGAGGAGGGGGAAGAATATATAATTAAATTTGAATGGGAGGGAATATGGAAATAAGGAGCGATTGGTTTACTCGCGAATACACAGAACTATACAGTAAACAACTATAACTAAACATAAACAAAATGGCTAATTCGCGGGAGGTCTGTCAGGTGAGAATTGTGATTAATCCACTGCTGCCGGCTAGCTGTAGAATGATCTACCAACTGGAGGCAGGCAAGCACCTGCTAAAGCTGCACTGTAGAGATAGACGTGATGTGATGGAGATGCTGGGACGGATGAAGGCGAGCTGGGCGGGCCGCTGGCACTTTCAGCTAGAGTTTGGACAGGATGGCAATACGGCGTCGGCGCTGACGGATGAGGTGAGGGCGCTGATAACGGAGATACTGGTGAGTCCACAGATAGGAGGGGCGCCAACTAGCGAGATGGAGAGGGTGGTGCAGACGGTGAAGCAGCATATGAGACAGTACGGGGCGCATCCGGTAATGGGATTGCGAACGGAGCGTAATAAGGGGCGCATTCGCAATTATCTAAGCTCGGTGTTGGGAGATCCAAACCTGACGATGGAGGCGGCGCTGCAGATAGCAGATGCGGTGGAATAGGCGCTGGGGTTTCTGGATGTTTTGAGAAGAGACAAATCAAACGGGAAACATTACGGTCCTATCAGGGATTATATTTTTGATTAGATAGTAGGGAGTGAGGGGAGTAGGCAGCCGGCTAATTAAATAGGAAAATGGAAATGACTAATGTTGTACAGTGTCAGCTTGGTTTGCTGATGCGATATAAGAGAGATGTGATGGAGGAACTAAAAAGAGCGCTGATAGGGGGGCCTGTAACGGCAGCGATGGTCAGGAACCACTTTGAGCCACTATTTGTGCGGTGGGTGTATACGGCAGCGGCGCAGGGCAGTCTTAAGGGATTGCTGCCGACTGAATCGCTGGTAATCCAATCAGATGTTGCATACTTTTGCCTAAAGCATAAAGTAACGATACCAACACTGCGACCAATTAGAATGCCGAGAATGGAGGATGTGGGACTAATGCAAATAGGTGAGAAGAAGCTAACAGAGAGAATGGTACTACAACAGTGCTCAATTGTTCAGTGGCATAATCTACAGAGACTGTATGGGGGAGAGGCTGAGGAGATGCTGCCATGGTGCAATGCTATCATACAGGTATATACAGAGCTGGGAGGAATCAATAACAATGCATCCATGCCGCCCAATTTCATCAAGGCCTTTCCAGGGGCAACCGAGATGTTTGGGTCACCACTCAATACCTCGGTGGATTACTGCTCGCCGTTTGCATGGGAGCACATCTTTAGTAGGGGGAGTCAGCATATGGGATCCTTCTTTGCGCTGGATGGATTGGATAAGAGCAGAATCTATCTGGCAAATCCGCCCTATTGCGAAACCCTGATGGGAATGATGATAGAGCATCTGATTAAGCTGCTGGATGTATACGAGGACGCAACGGTAATAGTGATAATGCCCAATTGGGATAAGTTTAGGGCAATGGATGTGCTGGAAAACTCACGGCATGTAACGGCTATTGGCAAAACTGACAAGTATAAGCATTTGTTCTATGATTTCTTTAAGGATAGATACTTACCGCTTAGTTCGGTACATCTACTGCTACTGGGTGAAGGATCACGTCGGTATACGGTAGAGCGGATATTGGGAATGTGGTTGGATGCGCTGCCCAGGAGAAAAAAGTAGAGAAGGGCGCCGCATGATCACTATATTTTTGCATACTAAGTGGACTATGGGAATGTGAATATAATGATATTGGCGCCTAGGGTACTAACAATATAACCGCCGGTTTGGAGGGCAGTTATCAGTTGGGCCTTATAGGCCGTGGTTAAATCAACAGCGGTTGTAATGGTAAGACCACTGTACTTCTTATTGAGGATTGTCGCCAGATCCGTGGTATTAAAAGTAATATTGGTTTGACGTGAGGCGGTTGTAGCCGTAATGGCCGCATTAAGGTAGGCAGTTACATCCCTCTGCGCGCTCTGGTCACTATCTATAGCCACGGCCGCATTGTACATGGCTCGGGCCGTAGTGGCCTGCACTATTTGTAATGACATATTTGTTTAGGAATCTGTATCGCTGATGAGCTATCTGGATTCTACCTGGAAAGTATGAATACAAATAATATAGTATAATAATATCTTTGCCTATATTTTTATATTGTCGAGAGCTGCCAATTCACAGTGCCCCAATTATATATTGCCCATTAAATTATTATCTCTGTGTAGAATATACTTCCACATGGGTCAGACCACGTCGTCTGTCTCTGCGGGTACTGAGGCCAAATTTGGTGGCGATGAGCGCCAGGACAAGCTTCGCAAGGCCTGGGTAGACTACTGTGCTACCATTAAGGGCGGTGATGCCTCTACGGAGGACTGTGGCTGTGCCTCGTTCAGCGGTGCCGCCGAATATGAGAATTCGCCCACCTCGGTTGCCAAGCAGCGTCTTATTCGCGACATTGCCAGTGATTTGGCCCGCGAACTCAATCTCAAGATCACCGTTCAGGGTAAGACCACCGGTGCAATCGTGGATGAACTGCGTCAGGTGCTTCCTGACCCGCGTCCCAAGGAGCAGGGCGGCAATCGCTCGCGTTGGTCCACCAAGGATGCCTCCCAAGTTGAGGCCTGCAAGAAGATGGCCCATATCATCAATCGTCGCCTGGGCCAGGCCGTCATCAATGTCGACCAACCCGTTGAGAAGATTTGCGAGGACATTGCCGAATTTACCGACTCCCTCGCGGTCGGTATGCAGGTGGAGTTTGCCGCAGTGAGCAAGGATACTGAGCGTATCTTCAAGAACCTACAGGCGCTGGAGAAGGCTCATGATAAGGCATTTCAGCGGTTGGAGGAGCGCATTGTTACAGACAAGACTGATTCGACGATTGGTGTTGAGACTAGTGTTCTTCGTAGCTTCCATGGTGAGGTGCATAAGGAGATGAAGCGCCAGCTTGCTCTTCTTCAAAGCATTCTCAATCAGGTGGTTTCGCCCACAAATGCCGAGCTGGACAAGCTGCTCAAGGATAGCCACTCGCTAAAGGGCTTTGTGCGCTCCATCAAGGAGATGCCAGGTACGGGTAAGTTTGGTGAGAAGATCGCCTATGCTATGACTGGTCTTAAGACGGCGGCTCAGATTGCCCACCTGGTGGATAGCAAGCTTAAGGATCTTGGCATTAGTCGGGCTGAGTATGCCAAGGTTGCCGATATTAAGGAAGCTCGTGACCTCATCGGTGAGAAGTTGCAGAAGCTCATCAAGAACGGCAATAATGCCGAGTTGGCAAAGTTCCTTAAGGCTTCCAGTTTCATTCTTGACCAGCAGTACATGCATGGCGATGTTGTGGGTGAGATTAAGAAGCTTGGTGGCACCAAGAGCGGCGCGGCCGAGCCTACCGTCAACGGCGGTCTCAAGCTGGACAAGCGCGTTAAGGCCCGCAAGGATATGCGCGTTCTCCTCCTCAAGGCCTTTGGTCAGCGGATTGTTGTCCTTGTTAAGCAAGTGGAGCGTTCCGCGGAGGCTATCTCCAAGTCCATCGGTGCCGGCGGCATTCCCGTTAGCGACAAGCTTACCCGCTTTGTCAGCGCTTTGGATCTCCTGCCCGATCTTGGTCGCAATGTCTACTTCTCCCTCTCCGGTTTCTACAATGATGTTCAGTCCCGCCAGGAACGTGAGCGTTATGTCAGTGCCGTCGAGCACCTAGTCTCCACTATCGATGATTTGCTGAAGGAGAAGGCCACCGGTGCCGACCATCTTCGTGATATGAAGCGTGTGCTTCAGGAGATTGTTAATCTTACCAACACTTATAGTGATAAGTTTGCTCGTGGTCTTGAGGGCATTGCTGTTGATCTCAGCGTCAAGGGCGCAGATGAGTTTGATGATGGCGAGCATCCCGGAGAGTTCCGTCAGGATAACATCCCAGTACCTAATAGCGTTAACGGTGGTGGCTATAAGAAGAGCAAGAAATCCAAGAAGGGTAAGAAGCGCGGTGGTGATGAACCCCATTCAGGCTCTGAGGAGGAGATCGTTGATGGTGTCAATGAGGCTCGTGGTGGTGCTGACGATGTTCCAAACATGCCAAGCATTAATACTATCGCTGATAGTCTTGACCGTACTAAGGAGATCATTCGTTACTATGCCAATACTCGCAACATTCGTGAGAATCTTGCTAAGGCCTCCCAGGAGGTTTCCCATTATGGTGAAGACTATGTGAAGGTTCTTGCCGACGGTGTCGCAGATGCCGTTGACAAGATCCGCGCCAAACATGCTGCTTGGACAACAGAGGTTGATAAGCCCGAATTCCTCGAATCTGTTACCGATACGCCCACAAATGCGAACGACAAGCAGAAGGAGGATGCTAAGACCGAGGCTAAGGATTGGCTTGAGAAGCTCAAGACAACAAAGACCGAACAGATCAATGCTCAGATCACTATGTATCATGTAGCTGAGGCCACTGATCTTTACATGAAGGCGTTCACGCAGGCTCTCGATGCCCATCCCGATCATCTTAAGGATATTGTCCGTATCATTGGTGATAATCGCGCCATTGCCGCCTGGTTTACTGAGAGCAGTGGTGACGTATTGGCCGAAGTCTATGAATCATTCCCCTCGGCCTATACCGGCACAGATGCCAAATTTAGTCATCTCAATGCTACCCCGCATACTAAATCTCACCATTACTATGCTCGTGTGCAGGATGTATGTAATTTGGACGGGAATCGCACTACACGTGCTACTAAAGTGGCACAGAAGCCCGCTGATGATGTGGGTGGTGTGGGACTCCCCGGCAATCCCTTCCTCGGTATGAGTCTTAAGGAGTTCTACGGTGGTAAGGTTATGGCTAAGACGGAAGATGCTATCAAGATCAGCGCCCTTAAGAATCTCATCGCTACCTTTATTAACACTGCCGATGTGTTCGGAGGCAATAAGATCAGCGCGCAGATCCCAATGTCGCCTATTCAAATCTATACCAATTTGCTCAAGTATATCCGCGTTAGTGCTTTTAGCTTGGGACTTAAAAAGACACCCGCAACTGCTGCTGGTGGAGTTCCTACCTATACCTACAATGGCACAGTGCCCAATACCAGTGGTAAGACAGTGGGAACGACCTATAACGATACTAATGTAGTTACAGGTGTTTCAGATGGTACAGACCTGACCGGTGTTGCGAAGATCCGTCATGAGTGGGGCTGCGTCGCCATGAATCCAGCTAACAAGGAGCTCTTTGCTAACCACCCATTCTCCTACGATTTCCATGACACCAATACCTTGTTTACTCTTGTTATTAAGAGTATCATTGCCAAGATCCTCACCGCTACTGGTGTTTATGATCTGTTTAATCGTCCCATTAACTATGATGGTCTGGGCTACTGGAGTGGTCTGCGATTGATCATGGGCGGTGGTTCTGAGCGCCCTAAGATCATTACTGAGGCTCTTGAGCTCTATGTTCGTATGCCCCTTCTGGCTGAATTCTATCGCACCCTCTTCAAGTTTAACGACGGTGTTAACGGCAATAGTGGCGATTTTAAGGAAATTAGCATGGTCCCAGAAATGGAGGGTACCTTTACAGAGCTTATCAGTTTCATCTTTGATCGTGCTCGCTTTGTCGAGGATGGTGGCTACTCCGATACTGATATTGCGGCTCTGGTTGAGATTATTAATCGTATCTATCAGAAGTTCTCCAAATCAAACAGCCCCGTGCGTTCCTGCATCTTGGAGTTCGTGGCCGAGATCAATCGCCGCTATGGCATCATCAAGAAGGAGGAGCGTGTTAACTTCATCAATGAGCGTGCCAATCGTTACACTAGCAAGTATGACAAGAAGGAGGCTGATATGACCGACTTTGAGCTAGAGGGCCTGGATGAGGATGATACTTTCCCCCGCCCCATGCCCAGTCAGAGTTATGAGAATGGTGGAGTGGGTACCTACAAACAGGCTCAACACAAGCATTCCATTGAACTGGAAACACACACTGGCTATATCAAGGAACTGCGTGGCACTATCCATGAAATGTTTAAGAAAGCGGAAGAGAATGCCCAGATCAATCCCGAGGACGTTTCCGGTGATATGGAAAAATTGCGTGTGGGCAAGATCACCCTAAACAACGTTGTGCATAGTCGCACTGAGGAGCTCAAGTACGCCAAGAGCGAGGAGGAGAAGTTTGCCATCGTTGTCTCTGCCATCAATAGTTTGGGTCAGTTTGCCATGTCCGCACTTGAGAAGAGTCTGGTGGCCTTCCATGAGACCGTCATTGCACCCCTTGCCACCGTGAACGCTACCTACAACGTTCTTAAGGCTTATCGTGATCGCATCAACCAGATTAATTCTGCTATTGAAAAGATTAAGACACTTGATGACAAAATTAATGTTCACGTTGCTAAGTTAGCTGATCCGAATGCAGGTTCTGATTGGGTTAACCTCGCACGGTATGTACAGGATGCAGGCGCAGTAGTAAGTGGAACAACAACTGTGTTTACTAAGGCCCAGGGTACTCCAGGTAATATGAATATTACCGGATTGATCGCAGCTATTGCCGCCGCGCCCATATCATCGACGGATAAGGCTGCTGCGGTTCAGCGTTTCCTGCCCAATCAGCAGCTTATTCTGTTTGATCTGTTCGAGACCCTCTACTGCCATGCTGCAACCCTCGACAAACTTGTTAATGTTCGCATTGAGGTTGCCAGTGATGGCCAATCATCCAACATTGCGGTCAATGTGGAACATTCCGCAATTACGGAAATGCTTGAAGCTCTTCTTAATAGTATCAAGAAGAACATTAACAAATTCCGCGGTCTGCTGCCCAAGGAGATTATTAAGCGTTATGAGGAGACATCTGGTGACAATGCTTCTGATGCCGGTACTCTCTATTATCTGGAGAAGAATCTTATGGAAATACTCGTTCGCGGTCACGGTAATGCGGATGTTGAGAAGAATACCCTTGATTCCACCAACCTTAAGATTAACGAAACACTCAAATACCTTAACAAGCGATGGAATGTTGGCTTTGCCGCGAATAGTGCAAATTTGGAAAAGAAGGATGGCGATCTCATGCAGCAGCATTCGCATAAGCTTGTAGCCACTGCTATGCTATACGGTATCGCTCCATTTAAGCCACTGGCGGCTATGTCTCCCTCAGCAGGTGCCCTGTACAACGTGCAATTTGGAGAAATTGATACCACTACTAAAAGACCAGCACGTATCAACAAGACTGTGGCATTTGATAATGTGATTCCCGATATATATAGCCCAAGCGGAAAACTAGATAATTTGGATGATGATGATAAGGAACGTCAGGACATCTTTACGCAATTTAATCGTCTGCTGGCTGCCTACGTATGCCAGTGTTTGGATGTACCCTCTAAGACCCTGTATCAACCGTTGCTTGATCAATTTGCCAACGGTGCATTTGGTGCTAACATTATGGGTAGTATTGCGGATAATTTGAATGAGGTGGATGTACTGAATGACTCAGATGTTGCCAATATAACCGCTGGAGCAATTGCAGCTAAAAATGCAGTACTGGCACGTTCTCTCGCCGAATCTATTCTTCATATCATGACTGACCGTAAGCTTAAGGATACCAAATTCGTGTATCTGCAGCCGGATCTGGCAGAAGTACCGCTCTATGTTAAGGAGCGCCTGCGTGCCGAATTGCCCATCTTTGACAAGATGTTCAGTCTACTGATCCGCCGTAGTGACATGCTCAAGGATTTGGTTCGCGGTGTAAACGTTGGCGGTGATAGGGATAAGTATCTGAGCTTCCTGGACAAGGCTATTAACGGCACATCCTCCCTGCGCGAATGTGCTAAGGTGGGTCTTAAGGATATTGGTGATGAACCTAAGATCATGGAATTGAACCGTGACTTTATTCAGGAGTATCGCGGTATTAATGCCACGGAGCCATTCATGCCTAGCAGCTCTCTATTGGCGCTTATGAGTGCTCCCACCACAGATCTTCTGCCCCATCACAGCTATGGATCTCCACAGCTTAAGATGCACTATGCCACGCGCGCCATGTCGCGTACCCTCAAGTTGACAGACTTTGCTGGCATTCAGAGCATTATTAAGGGACACAATCAGGCCACTGATGCCAAATTCCACCTGACTGACTCAGAGGTCTCCGATCTGATCATTCCCATGACTCGTCTCGCACAGTATATCGCAGATACGCTTCATATTCGCAAGTTCACATCTACGAGCAAGTTTACTACATCCTACCTTGCAAATGTTTCTGCACGTGGACCTGAACAACGTATGCCCTTCTCACTCAAGACAGGTACCACTATTAGTGAAGTAATTCGTATGACTGAGAGCAATAATCTCAAGGATCAGCGTCGTCGCATTGTACTCTTGGTGGATAGCTCCAAGGATCATGGTATCAGTGGTGATCGCAAGCATATGATTGTTTACAACATCATTGATCTCAACATTGTTCCCATCAACGTACATGCTTTGATGCGTGAGATTCCTCTTGTCAATCTCTACAACTACAGCTGGACATTTGATAATCAGATTCTTCAGACGTTCGTTGTTAGCGAGGATGAGTCCAAGACTCCTAAGAATGCTAAACAGCTGTTTGCAGGCCTCCTTGTTAATCCCTATATGCCAGTTAGCGATAGTCTCTATGAGGAGCAGTGGGCGCAGATCGTTCGCGGAGATCTCGGCTTCCAGGACCTGGCCCAGCCCAAATATATCGGCCAGGAGGTCTATAACAAGGTACTCTTTGGCGAGATCTATCCAGGTGCCAGCTATGCTAGTAACGCTTCAAGCGCTAGCGGTCATGCTGATTTGGGTGGTCGTAAGAAGGTATTGGCCGATGGTGTTGTTAATAATCCTAGTATTACTAAAATGAGTATCAAGAGAAGTATCTTGGCTGCTCTAATTAATCATTTCACAGCAGAGGCCCATGGATACGGACAATATGCTAAGCTTTCAGATACTGACATGGCAGATATACTAGTGTTGTTAGCTATGTCCAATCCCTCATATAGTGATATTAAAACTGCTGTATCTAGTATTGTTGCTGACCCTAGACAGGCAACTAACATTGCTATCATTACAACATATGCTTGTCGTTCTCTTGCCGATCCAGGTATAGAACAAATGATCAATGATATTGTAACTTCTATTCAAAGTACAGCTCCTGGATACACCCTTTCAGCTGCAGATATGAAGGCTAAAATGGCAAATGTACTTCCGCATATGTCTATATTCGAAGATATTGGTACAGTCTTAACAAGACAAACTCAAAATTCACCATTTATTTCGTCAGCTTCGGTAGTCGCTACCGATTTTGAACAAGTTCCATCATGGTTTGTTAATAGAGTGCCAGTTCCTCCGCGAAGAATAACCGGAGAACCATTGCTTCAAGCAACACAGAAATACTTCGAGGCAGAACCTAACGCTAGTGCGTTCGATTCAATGAACCAAGATAGAAAAGCTTCTCTTAAGTTGAATAATCCCAAATATTTCACTAAGGATCTACATTATGTGAAGCATGGAGAATATGATACTAAGGCAGCGGTGCAGGTAGTGGCAGTTGGTGACTACAAGGAGCTGCTGCAGGTGATTGGTAAGATGCGCTTTGATACGGTGCTGTGCCGTAACCTGTTGTGGTTGAGCAATATCCAGCGGGCGGTGCTGCTGAAGGTGCGTCGGGATGCGGCCTGGAACAACAGCAACGTGGTGGGCGGTCCGGCGCTGCTGGCACCGGGTCTGACGGAGCTGTATGGTAATGATACATACAACCAGAAGCTGGCACGTCGTCCTGGTAACTACAAGTATTAGATGATGTAGGAAAATGGTAGTGGGCTACTAGTCTGGACGGACCAGACTTAAAACAAAACCTTAATTTTTGCATATAGGTATGAGGCCGTTCAAATCGATCAGCTGAAGCATAGCAGAGAGATTGTAAGCTAAAAATAACGAAGTATCACGTATATCAACTCTTTAGGCATGTGCTCTCGTAATCTTGACTTTGTGCCGGTGAGCCAATCTAAGCAGAAAATTAATAGGAATCAGCTTCATGCACTAGAGGGCTTGGCAATTGATGAGCAGGATCCTAATGGCCGCTTGGTGCTCAGTTGTACGGGCGATTATAGGGAGAAGGCCGAGGCCCTTGCCGCCCTGACCGACGGGGCCAAACCCTTCCTGCGCCGTCTAGGCCATGGCTCTGCAGCCGCTCTGCATATTAGATTTACAGGCAAACTAGATAAGTTTATAGATAGCAAGTATCTGCACCCAGCCGAGGGCAGTGCTGATAATAAGGCACCGCTAATAGTGGGCGAGAGATTGCGTGTGCTGTTTAAGGTCACACCCTACACCTTTAACGCCGGAGATAAGAAAATTGAAGGGATACGCTTCACTATTACCAGTGTACGAGTTGTGTGACCGTACACCTTTTAAACCACTCTAGACCACTCTATAGAATTACGATAGATGGAACCCCTCAAATATAATCTTGACTATGCCATCCCTCCCTTTGGCCTTGAGAATATATCCATGCTCTGCTATTTTAACTCCATGCTGCAGGCCCTTATGAGCTGCCCTTCCTTTGTACAGATGCAGATATATAATGAGAGCGCCCTAAGCCCTGATAACCTGGGAGCACTCTATATAGCCAAATGGCGCGAGATGAAGCAGGAGTGTCAGGAGCTGCGCGATGGTTCCTCGCCAATTGGCTCCTCCTATGATCTCTTTAAGAAGATGGCTGTGGTGCGCCGCTCCTCATCCTCTGTGCAGCATCTGCGCAGTGATGCCATGGAGGATATGCATGAGGGTCTGTTACTCTTCCTGGATAGCATTACTAAATCTACTAATACCAATCCAAGCCGTCGTCAGCGCGGTCCCCTCATATCCGCCGATGTTGTCTTTCACATGCGTCATACCTGCCATCTGAAATGTCGTTCCTGTAAGCTTACCCGCGAGACAGGCGATACTGGCGCCCCCTCATCCGCAGCCAACCCCACCGAAATCTTCATTAACGTCAGTCGCCGCAATTTCCGCACCCAGGCCGCCTTTGAGGATCATATTAAGCAGCATACCGAATTTCCTCCCGACTTTCGCTGTGAATGCGGCGTACGCAACACCAATGGCGCGCCCAACATCGCCCAGGTCTATTCCCTAACTCGCCTCAGCGAGGTCATCATCGTTCTCTTCGATAAGTATCATGGTAAGTATGACAAGTATTTTCCACCCGTCATGCAGTTCTCATCCGCCAAGGGTCCCCTTCGCTACCGTATCGTTGCCACCATTGAGCATTCCGGTACCATGTCCGGCGGTCACTACACCGCCCGCTGTCTGCGCCCCAAGCCCCAGGGCCTGCACATCGCCCGCCGCCAGCGCCTTCAGGAGGAGCTTCTACACTACCGCAGCCAGATTCGCAGTGGTCAGTCCCTCCAGCCCCATCGCGTTGCGCAAATCGAGCATAAAATCGATCTGGACCTGGAGCAGGAGGCCGATCCCCTTGGCGTCTTTGAAATAAGTGATGGGGATGTGCGCTATGCCGATAGGGGCTTTCAACCCATGCCCAACACCTACCTGGTCTTCTACCATCTCTACTAGTAATGGAATAATGCCACTATAATTTTTGTTAGGCTCATCTCTACAAAACTAACAGAAACCAAAATGCCCATTTGAAAAATATATTCCCCGTCCATTATAGTCGACATATGGCGACCGCCGTTGAGCGCCGCCTCGCCGAATTCGAGCCCATTAGCCTCGGTGATAAGCGCTGCACCCGCAATCTCTTTGATATCAGTCGCGATAACTATGCCGACTGTGCCCGCGTGGGTGCCTCTATGAAGGCCATGCTCATCGGCGCCATCCTCATCATTATCGCCGTCATCATTGTCTGGTACATGACCGTTTACTCCCTTACCGGCTGGTACATCGCCGGTGGCTCCCTTGCCCTTGCCGCCGCCGTCTGGTTTATATATCCCGCCATGGCCCACTCCTCCGCCGAGGGCCGTCATGATGAGGCCAATCAGGAGCTTGCCCGCCTTGTCGATGAGCGCGGCGTCGCCGAATCAGAGGCCCGTTCCCTTCTCCTCGCCAAATACCGTACCCTGGGCTATTAGGTTCTGTCAGAGTTCTGTCAGAGGTTTGTCAAGCTCCCATAGACCCTTGCAATAATATTTTTGATTAGACCACTACATATATTTACACAATCATGGTTCATCTACCAAACGATTGTGTTTGCATCATTCTTAAACTACTCCATCATAGCATGTGGACAAATGCCAGGCTTGTCAGCAAACTATGGAAAAAGATGGTTATTAGCAACGTTAGTGGTAAATTGGCACTACTCAATCCCCTTAATTGTAGTCGCATAACAGGATTAGACCGTATGGCAATGCGCCATCCCTTCCTAATCGATGACACTGTTAATATCATCAATCCATATCTCAAACCTGATAGAATTATGCCCCTTATAACATTTATGCATGGCAACCTTACTTCCCTTTCATTAAATATGTGTGGAGGCGCTCTGAAACATAAACTCATCATCATACTATCTCAACTGTCATCCCTTCGCAAGTTTACCATTATCGAGTCCCTGTTTGCACCATCTTGCGACTATACTCCCCTATCAAGTCTACAGCAAATAACCCATCTGAAAATAGATAGTCGCGATAGGGCCGACCACGAGCGCCACTATTATATAATTGATGGCCCTATGCCCAATCTATTGCACCTATCCCTAAAGGGCAAAATATGGGAAACTATAAATCCTCCCCCGTCATACCTACCCAACATTACCCATCTACATACGCCAATTATTCACCCATTCATAGGCCAGTTCCCACATCTCATTCATTTACACATCTTCTACATGATAGCTAATCAGTTTGATCCCATTCTTCTACCCCAACTGCGATCTCTTCAGATTACACATCGGAATAATGCTGTTTCATATATCAGAACTATAAGGGCTCCCAATCTTAGAACCCTAGTTATACCATATATCGGCGATACTGACTATAATCATCTATCACAATATGTCAACATACAGGAGCTACAGCTTAAACGTCCAGGATACTTTATGGATTCCGTACAATTTACTCCCCGCATCGCTAATTGGCCAATTAGAAAGTTGACCGTTGGCAGTCACTATTATAATTATTTCGCCATCATTCCACAACTAAAGCACCTTCGGCATCTGGTCATTGAGTATTGTAACATACGTCAACTAACACAAATTATAAGCGAAGTAAAAGACATGCAAATACTCCTTATAGAACTTCCATTTATCGACTATTCTCCAACACTCGCGAATACCCTCAGAGGACTGTCCCATCTTCAACGCTTTCGCTGTCGTCACGGTTGGTTTACTGTTTGATAATTATACCCTATTCTATTACTATTCGTATTTCTATATTGCTTTTTGCAATCTGGAAGGCTATGCCAATATAACTAATAGGTAGAGGCCGAACTTTCAACAGAAGGGTTCCTTAAGGACATTCTAACACCTTCTGGCCATATAGCCAAATTCACATAAGACAATAGGTTGCTATAGACTCTGAATCACCCTCCCATGCTCTATCCCAATCCTTGCAATAGTAAGCACCCTAGACCCCTATCCATGACCTTCTGAATATGCGCCCTTAAATGCTTTGCACCAAACAGCTCCCAATGCCCCTAGGAAGCCCTTCCTTTGAAAGTTCGCCTGTTTTGGGGCCCCGCGGAGCGTATGTAGTAAAATAGTGGATATAGGGGGTTCAGAGGTAAGAATGTAAGGAGATATAAGTAGTATGGTGTAGGCAAAAAGGATAGACCTTACATAGGCTACTGACGCATGACTACACGGCGTTGGGTACTGGGTAATTTACTAACGGTCTGCACATCAGGAGGGGTGTAGGAACGGCGCCAGATGCTGGGATAGCGGGTGGGATCGGGACGCCATTGACCGCGGCGAATGAGCTGATCATACTGGGCGCCGGGCTTCACGACCAAGTGCTCAAGAACGCCAACAGCGGCGGCACGGTGCATAAAGGCGTCCTCGGAGGATTCCAGGGCAGAATTGTTATCCATATTACCGGTGCTGAGGACGTCGCGATAGATGCTCTGGGGATCGCGTGGGGAAGGATTATAGCGCACGGTAGGTGGTGGCAGAGGGGCATCGCTAGGAATAAAGGAAGCCTGGCGAAGTCCACGGCTTGACATTGCGCTATTCGTATATAATACTATAGGAATTCTGTTTATGGTTGAAATATTGCAGGAGTGATATAAATAGAACAAGAATAAATGGCGAGTAGGTATATAGATAGAACAAAAAGACATGGAATATACGAAGCGGGCACTATTGCCAATAGAATGTCTATGCGCTATTGCGGCTCTGGATACAAATCACTACAGGAGATTGTTGGCCATTGGTCGCTTTGCCAAACATGCCCACGAGCAGCAGGAATACTGGCATCAGTGGCTTATTTCATACACCATATATGAGGAGGATGACATATACAGATGTCCATATATAAAACTGCTGTTGGTGCCCTATGGCCGAGACATCAGCATAGCCATCCATACCCTTGGACATCAATTACATCATCCCGAAATACCCGCCATCATCTCATACAATAAACATACCGGGGATGTCTATTATGAATGGTGGTACATGGGCCAGCGCCACCGCGCCGATGGTCCTGCCGTTCTTAACCAGTATAACCAGCTGTGGTATAGGGACGGCATTCTAACTGGCGCCATTGCGACTGGGCCGCCCACCCGTGTCCGCAGCCACACCTTCTAGCCTTTAACACATATTTGGCATATCTGACAAGAAATAAACAATAGGATGCATTACTATGAGAAAAATGAATAGGTTAATAGCACATATCGCAGTGTATGGGACGACTGCCGCTAGATTGCCTAAACTTGATAGCCGCTAATGGCATTCCACTATATAGGGCCCTGCTGGCATTACCGCGCTTTGCCCGCGCTAGCATTGCTGAAAGATGGCAGCAATATTGGCAGGATCACTTTACTGTGTGTATTCAAAACGCCGATACTAGCAGTCTACCTGTCCATATACAAAATTGTATGAAAATAGAATTTGGCAGTAACAGATATGGTGAAATGGAAAGAGACGATGCATTTCGTGCCATAGTATACAAACTTAATGGCGTGTATCATAGGAGAGGAGGACCGGCTATTAAATTAACCACTGATTTTGTTAACAGGTCTCGTCAAACTAATAGAAACATAAGTTCAGCTTCTACGATAATTAAAGATCGGTGTACTATAGCTTCCGAATGGCTAGTGCATGGCCAAAGGCATAGGATAGGCGGTCCAGCTGTTAGATTATATACTATCAGTGTGGGATCTAATGGTAAGATATTTAGTTACGTTAGGAGAATGATATGTCGCGGTTGGTATGTTAATGGTATGGGGCTGCATGAAATACATGACGCATACCATTAAATGATGGTGGGATATTACTTTTTGCTAGTTTCTCCTATTGTCTCGGCATTTCACATGTTATTACATTCAGATGAGAAAAATGAATGCGATACTGGCCTATATTGCAGAAGATGGGTAGATTGCCATTAGATTGCATTCAGATAATTGCTCAGATGGGCATTCCTCAGTATAGGGCCCTGTTAGCATTGCCGCGTTTTGCGCGACATAGTTTGAATGGGATTAGGCAGCTCTATTGGCAGGAGCATTTTACTATCTGTCAACATAACGTACCATATGGCACAGTACGTGGTCTAATGAAAGGAGGAGTATATGATTTTGGCATTTATCAAACGGGTACTGTTTATACGCTTAATGGTAAATGCCATAGAGGGTTCTCCAAAAGCGGAGAACAGCTACCAGCTATAATATTGCATGTACGTGGTGTAGAAAGAGTATATGAATGGAGACGGTATGGATTATTACATAGGGAAGATGGACCAGCAATCGTTTCTTATGATGGTGCGCGCAGTGGCGATGATAGTAAGGATAAACCCGATAGACACTGGTATTGGAGGGGATTATTACATAGACCGTTAGATGGCCCATATGCGGGTCCGGCTATAGAACCAAATTATGCATCGTTCGCGTGGAAGGGAGATTGGTATCAGCATGGAGTTAAGGTACCTAGTCCATAATGGGAATGGCCATAGAGGCATACTTTTTAGCTAAAAATTGATTAGGAAACTACCCAATTACAGTAACTACCATAAAGCAGGAATAAATATATATAATAACATAAAATGCCGCGATTGCCGTTTGATTGCATCCGGATAATTGCGCAGACGGGTATTTCACAGTATAGGGCCCTGCTGGCCTTGATGCGCTTTGGCAGATTGTCCCTGGTAGGCAAATGGCAGATGGAATGGCAGGATCACTTCACCATATGTCGATCAAATATACTCTGTAATATAGATATGGCTGCTGATGGACGACCCCCGCAATTCGAGCCCGGATGTGCTACCATATTTACCCTGAATGATAAATTTCATAGAAGAGGTGGTCCCGCTGTAACCATATACTATAATGGAAAGCGGATGATTACTGAATGGTATCTGTATGATCAATTACATAGGGATGATGACTATGCAGTAATATTGTATTCTATCCATGGTGATAGGTATGATGGTGAGATTATAAACTGTTATCGTTTTAGATATGGACGTATGATAGTATCCGGTTGGTGTGAGGGGTATCATCACCGATGGTACCTTCTGTAATTTAGTATAGTAGAAAGGTATGACTACTTTTTCATTACAGTTTGTTTGGGCAGTACTACCAACTGAAAAATAATGAAGGGTACGACTACATTTATACTACAGCATACTAATTGAAACGAAGCTGGTGGTTGCGCTGGAGGACGTTCTCGTCGATATCGGGGATCTGGCGCGCTGTGCTGCCGATGGGAACGTGCTGGGGGCGCTGCAGGCCGACAAAGTTGGTGAAGGCGCTGTTGGTGTTGTCGTCGGTGACGCTGGTGAAGTTGGCACCGGAGGAGAAGCGACGGACGCCCTTGACATATTCGGCCTGGCTGCTGAAGGTGGAGGGGTCGAGCTCGGTGGCCTGGATGATCTCGTCCCAGGGGGTGCCGCCGGTGTAGCCGAGGGCTAGGAGGGTATCGGACTCGCGGCCGGGGGGCAGGGGAATGGAGGCGGGAGGGGAGCCATCGAGGCGCTCCTTGGTCTCGCTCTCATCGGGGATAGTTTCTACCTTGTTAGCTATGGTGCGCTTGGACGCGGAGCCCGCAATACGGGACTTAATATTGCCATAGAGACTAGGCTCGAGAATAAAGAGAATAAGGAGTACGATCAGTACTGCGATGATGGTGACGTACATGCCACCTGACATCTGTAGCGATATACCACGGAGGAAAAATATGATTAAAGTAAAAAATAATAGGGGGAGATGATGGGAAGAGATTGAGGACTTATTCGAATTTGGGTGCGGATTATGACTTAGACTGTAATATATTATGTTTAATGGTTGGGATGATGGCGGATTTGGGCTTGGAATATAATATAGTGTGATTAATGAAAAAGAATAATGTTGTTATGGGGCGAATGGGCGGTATTCACCATAGCGGGCGCCTAGAAGGGGCGGAGGGCGCCATTGCGCTCAAGCCAGGCGGCAAACTCCTTGCGGCAGTCCTTGTTGTTGAGTTCCTTTTTAACTTCGGTGGGAACGGCGCTGCTGCCAACGGTTTGGGCGCGGGCGAAGGCAATGTCGCTCTTGAGGCGATCGCACTCATCCTGGATGATGTAGCCGGCGACGAGCTCAATATAGCGGTCATAGACGATTTCCAGGATTTGGCATTCATGGGAGGGATCATCGGGATAGGAGGAGGTGGCCTCGGCAAGGGTTTGACCCTCCATGAGAGCTTTAATGATCTTGATCTCGGCTGTACCGACCATCTCAAGCTGGGGCACGAGGCGACGGAGCTCGGAATCGGCCTGCTTAATGATGACACCGCCGCGATCATGGCGCTGCTGAATGAGGCGGCCCTCGACCCATTTGGTATGCATGCGGTAGACGCGCTGGCTGGGGGTGCAGTTGGCGGGTAGGGCGGAGAGTAGACTGGTGTAGAGACTCATGGCAGACTGCTTGGATTGGCGCTTGGCATGATCATGGAGTTGCTTCATAATAAGCTCCTTCTTATTGCCGCCATTGGCAACGAGGGGGCGCTCAATGATCTTGAGGATGAGGGCAGGGGTGGAATCATAGCGCTGCTCCCAGATTTCGCGGACCTGATCGGCGGCGCGAGCATAGCGCTCCTTGTGCTGAATGCTGGGGTCATCCCACTTGCGGGCATGCAGGCTGGTGTACTGGGCGATCAGGTAGCGATGGGCGGCGTCGACGGAGGACTCATCGAGGGCTTTGAAGTAGGCATCGGCCTCGTTCTCATCCTCCAGATTGATGCTCTGGGGTTGGGATGAACCGGTGACATCGCCGGTGGCTTTGGCGCGGGTAACGCGTTTGGCGCCGAGCTTTGGGGTGGAGCCAGCATAGTTGGGATGGTAGCTGATGAAGCGGGCCATCTGACCTATTACCTCATTGGTGACATAGTGATCAATGTCGGGCTCGACCTTGCCCACTATCTTCTCATAGGCGGCATTGTCCATGGCCTCGAACAGCTCCATGCGATTGAAGGCATTAATACCCTTCTTACCAGTACCATTCTGATTATACTGCCAGGGGAACTTAACGGCATTGATGAAACGGAAGCGACCGCCCAATTCAGGTAGGGTGAGGGCGGCCTCAGGATGGCTGCGGTTGTGTTCACGCATGCGCTCCATAAAGCCGAGCACGGAGACATTGCCCTTCTTGGTCTCGCCATTGGGCTTGGTGCCGGCCTCCTTGTAGCGGGCGGTGCGGACGAAGAGCTCGGCATCCCATTTGCACTTGGGGATAGTTTCTATCTTATCCAGAACGATCTCATTGAGGGTCTTGGTGCTCTCAATACAGAAGCACTCCTGTAGGATGGCATAGCAGATAAGCTTGAGGAATTCGGAGGAGCCGCGCTTCTTAAGCAGCAGGCCCTTGATGAATAGGGAGCGGCTCTTCATAAACTCACTTAGGGCGACACCGCGGCGGCACATGGCAAGATTGGGAATGCCAATATGCTGAATGCCCGTGTACATCTTCTTGCCAAACAGGATGAAGGGCCAGAGCACCTCCTCATAGGCCATCTTCAGGAACCACTTGCGGGAGCGCATCCAGAGAATGAAGTTGACATGGTCGCGCAGGGCATTCAGATCCTCCATACTAATTTCAATCATGCGTTCCCACCACTGAATACGGGTGATCTTGCCCGTATAGTAGAGATTATCAACTTCATGGAAGCGCTCACTGGGGCAGCTCAGGTAGAGGCTGTCCGTATCACCATATAGGGCGCGATAGCCCATCTTCTCGACATTGGCCTTAACGAACTTAAGGGAGGCCTGTCCCGCAGTGGTAATGGCGCCTGCGACCTCAACCATGAAGAAGGAGCTCTGGGAATTGCCGGTTTCACCGTAGAAGGTGTTCATGAAGACCTTTAGAGTGTTCTGCTTGTTGTTGAAGTATCCCACATAGAAGGTGAGCTCCTCAAACATCTCCATCACCTCTCGCAAGGTCGTACTGACTGGTGCGGCCTTGGAATTATTGGCAGCATCCATGGGACCATCATAGCGCGCACGTGCAAAGTACTGAATAATCTCCTTAAGCTCCTCAATACGATGCTTATAGTAATCATTGGGTTTCTTCTTATATTCATCAGCGCGTTTGGTCTGCTCCTTAGTAACTACCTCATCAAAGCGCTTCCATTGCTCAGCAGGCTCCAGCTTGGCCATATTGCCCCGTCCCACCTCCTTCATGACAGATTCATCAAGGAATTTAAGGGGACCGCCAAAGCGCTCCATGCGGGCCTTGAAACCGGAGCGCCGATCAAAGAGCTGCTTTAGAACATGGGCATAGATGCCGAAGCCGTCAAAGCGGATGATCTTGGGCTTGGTCTTCATTTCCTCGGGGGTAAGATCCCAGGTGGAGACCTCTACGGGCTTGCCATCACGCACGATGGAGACAATGGGCGTGCACTGTACAAGCCAGGCATGAATGCGCTTCTTATTGGCGTCGGGTTCGCCCTTGATGCCATATAGGAAATCAACCTCGCGCAATCGGTAGGGATGGCCCCAACGATCAAGGGGCAGACGACCCTTCTTATCGGGCGTTGTAAGGCGCTTGGCCAGTGCCGGATCCAGGATGACCTTCTCAGGTGAGCAGTTATCATCCATGACCTCGCTGGGATACAGTGAACTAAAGTCAAGGCCGGCACAGGGGCGATCAGTCACGTTGTTATCATCGTTACAGGTGCCGACCTCCTCAGCCTCATTTTCACTCTCGTTCTCTACCACATCTATCACTTCATTCTCCTCGGCAAAGGTGCTGGGAGTAGTGAAGATCTTATCAAGGGGCTTGCTTTCGTGCTCCTGCTTCAGATCATCAGTGACAGATGGATTATTACCAACTGCATTACCCTGCAATTCCAATCTTCTTCTACGCTTAATGGTATAGTCATCGCGATACAGACCCTTACGGGGATGCAGCACGTAGGCACCGGGATATTTACGTTCATCCTTGGCACCATATGCCGATAGGTTGCTAATGGCGATGTTCCACTTGGAATCGAGCGCCTCGGCCATAACCATATTGCGCACCTTCATACCACCAGCGCGATAGCAGCCATCATAGAAATCTGTAAAGGAGAGGTCGCCTCCCTCGCGCTTATCATCAATGACGTTGCGAACAGCCAGAAGCTGGTGGCAGCGCTGGGAATCGGTACAGCAGTAGCGAGCCACACGATGCGCATCCTGAACGCGTTCCAGCACCTCTAGGGAGGTAAGTGCATCAATACCATATGTGGTAATATCGGCACGTGGACGTGGGGTCTCACCCTTAACGGGTTTATCAGCAAGCCAGGCAAAGGGATAGCAATCGGGGTCCTTGGCCCATAGCTTGGCCTGCTTTAGGATGGTGTTATAGAGTTTGGAGGCGGGAGTGCCCTTTAGATCAAGGCGCATCTGTCTCATAATGCAGAAGATGCTGTTCATGCGACTAATCTCCATATCCTCCTTGAGGGGTAACTTGTTCATCTGCAGGTAGAAGTCCAGGCTGGTCTTCTCCGTGCCTGGCATGGCCTGCTGGAATAGGATGCGAACATCCATGGCTACTGTACCGGGCACCTGAAAGTGCTCAGGTTCCACGTACATATTTGCCTCGATCTTTACCTTCTCCTTTTTGGGTCCGCAGATCTTATCCTTGTACCACTCGTCAACAACCAGGGGATTGAGCTGGGTACGCCAGTCGTCCTCCAGATTATAGGCAAGCAGACGCTTAAGTATGAAGGGCCAATCATAAAGACCGTCATTGAAGCCGGCCTCCATATCGGGACTCATACGGGCCTGCAATGTGGCCTTAACTTCCAGTAATTGGCGCTGATTAGCCACTAGCACCACCTGACAGAAGTCTAGGGGCGGCAACGGCAGCATTGTGATGCATACGGCCAGATCTGGCTTGTCTGCATGCCAGCCAAACACACAGCAGTCCATCATAATGAGGGCCTGTAGGGTATTGGCCTTACTGATACTGGCCCCTGCCGTCTTAAGCAGGATATCATCGGGCATGGGCGCCACACCCGTATTTTTGCGATTATAGGTCTCCAAATCCTGAGATAGGAGTAGGGAGCGGTCCTTGGCCAGATGGCGATTCTCCGGCAGCGTCAGATCAATGGTACTGGGCGTAAAGTCCTCAACCTTCACCACAAAGCAGTACTTAATCTGCTCGTTTGTATAATCGCCCTCCTCTGCCAGTGTATAGTTACTAATATTATTCCATCCACAGGGCAGGAATTTATAGGTACGCGCCGCAATGCGATAGTATGGGCCCGTGTCGTCAATGGCCGTATCCCATCCCTGCTGTCTCGCCCAGTTAACTGCCGCCGTTCTCTGATTTGTAGTCTTAAACTCCAAATATAGATAGTGCACCTCCTTCTCGGACCACAGCTTAAAGGGCATATTGCGCCGCACCGTGGATCCCGTATTACAGGGCACTATGCCATTGCGATTGCCGCCCGATGTTATCTCAGCTAGCCCGTCCAGCACCCGTCTCTGAAATACCGGCACGTTCTCCTCAGCCGGCACACGGATCATCATATGGGGATTAATTCCCTGGATCACCACCGCCACCTTATCTCCCGTCGGTAGAATGCCCACCGTAACCAGATGATAGCACTTATCTGCCCAGTTCACCCGTTCCGTCCGCTTCTCCATTGGCACCATATTCAGATCCGTCCATGTAATGGGGCGAAACAGCACCGGCTCTCCCCGCTTAACCGCTCTATGCGTTTCCTTCCAGATCTTATCATGCGGAATCATGTCCTCGCGCTTTGGCAGTTGATCCTGCCATCCCGGCACCGTTGGATCCACCACCGTGCCGTGAAATTTGCTTGTTATTTCGTTCATGCTTGTCAGAGTAGTCAAATATGTCCCAATACTATTCAAATTTGACAATGGTGAGAGCCCGCCTCACAATATCCGATTTTCGGAGTCTTACCTTTAACATATTTATTATTAAGAAGAATATGAGTCGGCTTAGGTAAAAATAAATAGGGTATGGGCAAAGTAGATTAGGTTGACTCGGAATGGCGGTAGTAGACCATAATGAGCAACAGAAGGAGAAGCAGGGCCACGAATGCCTTAACTAGCACAGATATGGACACCCTGAATGAGATCCAGTTATAGACTCGCTCTGGGATGGCCACATGGGGGTCAATATCGGAATACCTCTCCAGATCCATTGATCTAAAGCCGGCGGGTACGTGGAGAGGGCCTACCATGGTATCAACAGCAACGGTGCTATCGGAGGGGGTCTTCTCGGCCAAATTCACATAATCCCACGCCCGCTGGAGCATCTGCAGATCGGAGTCAATGGGAAAGACGGGGAATCCCATCTTTTTAAGTGGCTCAACCTCATCGGCGATTACGGGCATGTGATTCTCGGTGACATAGCGAATGGACGGGTCCAGATCCCTGTTGCGTAGATCGGCAAATAGTACGGTGTTGAGGACTGGGGGAGTAAGCGCTCCCTTTTCAACGCTTACATCTATGGGTTGCTTGTCCGTTTGAAATGTTTGGACGGGGGCGATTGGGGGCAGATTAGCCAATGCCTTTGTTCCTATCTTTACCCAGTCCTCATCGGGGGGAATGTAGTCGGCCTCTATCAGGATTCTCTCCATATAGACGGGTGTGGCTTGGCACTCCTCGACAATGTATATAAACTTAACATTGGTTACGAGAAGATGGCCGCGATGATCCAGCAATACCTCCTTCTCCTCTGCAAAGTTGGAGTGGGCATCAATTACCACCATGCCCTTGGAGGAGAGGGCGCGGATCTGAAACATGCAGCCCTTGAATTGGGAGTCGTCGATAAACCCCCTCATCTCATAGTTATGATTGCTGTAGGTGGTAGATAGGTAGGTTGTGTTGTTAATAATTGTGCCGGGGACAATGGAGTATAGATTACTGGTTGTCTCAGCCTCCTCGCCAGTAAGGGCCAGATCCACATAGCCAGTTTGGCGATAGAGGTATAGGGGAGCATCGGCATAACTGATCACGGGAAGGGCGCTCATGGCGTCAAAGCACCGATCCAGCTTTCTGATCTCATTGAGAATAGGCGCTGGTATATTCTCTAGTGGACTCTTGAAGAACTGACACTGTGTCAGCGAGCGATTAATATTGCGGAAATACTCACCGGTGTACCGCTTGATTGTATCCAGGTGGGCGCTTCCAGCCAGTGTGCCATAGTCACGTAGAATATGCTCTTGTTTGATGGTGACGCGCGGCTTAAACCAGGGCTGGCCGCGGGTAAAGTCAAATGCGACCCTATCACGGCAACTCTCGCGATACTGCACGTTGCAATTGAGATGTTGGTTGACCTCGGCATCGTTTAGGATGCGTATACGATCCCTGGCCTTGTCCTTCTTGGGATAGCTGGGAGTTGTAATCATAGTCTCAATGTTCTTCTTAATATAGTCATAGGGGGCCATATAGCGCTTGCTATCCAGCATATGCATATCCAGCTTTACACATTCCTTAGCGGCTCTAAAGTAGCTGTCTAGGGTAGCGGCACTATCCTGTATGCCCCATGGCTCCATGAGCGTTACTATATTAACCGTCTCTCCATTGATAGTAACGCATAGACAGACATAATCCACAATACCTGGACCGGAGACGGCCGTGCGGCGCCCGTTATGCGCCGTTACATTGCACTGCTCAACGGATAGATTAACAATGCGTGGATCCTTAACGCCATTCTCCTCCTTACATTTTTGAATTGCCCGATGAATGATATAGGGAACGGTGTACATATGAGCCAACTTCTCATTGATATAACCGGCCATCTCAGCGGCTGAGCCTTTAACGATCCCATCCACACGAGTAACCATAATGCTGTTCTCTATAATGATCTTAACATCCCAATCAAAGCTATCGGGACGATACTGCTTTTCCACATACTCCGAGAAGGCCTTACCACCATGCGCCAATGCTATGTAGCGATCTGATCTCTTTTTCCTGCTATTGAATTTCTTAAGGGCATAACTGCAGAGAAAATCGGCAAGGGGTAGCAGCACCTCCTCAAGTTTCTCCTGTGCCTTACCCTTGATCTGGAGGGGTAGATGGGGCTCGCCTGGAATGGCCTTTGCCATGGGTGGGAACGTTGCTATTTATGAGTATAAAGAAATATAGAAAAACTACATATAAAATGATGCAAAAACCATATAGATAATAAAAATAATGAGCAGAACCGAATAGAATGATTCATCATGATGATATACATACTGTGGCATGGGGATGTGTGGTTATAGGCTGTTTGGCAGCTGCCTCCCTGTGTTGGATTATGAATAGGCCTCTATTTGCCCTAACTGGTTGTATAATGGCATACCTAGTGCTAAGGATGGGTATTGCCACTACATAGATTTAAGCGATATTTGTAATTAGATTTTTGATTGGGTATTTCTACTATTGTTCCATTCGGACATGCCTAATTTACCATATGATATCCTGCCGCTTATTCTGCAGCACAACCAGTCAAGCTGGTTTAGTGTATGTACCCTATCACATAGATTTGCCAAAGCCGTTCTTAATGCGGCCAGGCTCTGTATCTTTAAACCCCGCGCGCGCCGTGCCTGGGTCTATGATCTTGGCACCATGGAGGATTCTACCATAGATCCCTTAACTTTAGGCGAATTTAATCAGGTGTGGACTGGGGATGAGATGGCCACGGCCGAGCCTATCATTTTACGGCGATTAATGGATACATACGGGCGCAATCCCCCTAGATATGGAGATATTATCTGTCTACATATAGGAGAAACCAGAGATAACAATTATTTTATTTATAACGCAGTTTCCGTGTGTGCAGGAACACTAGATAGACCGATATTCTATCATGAGTTTAGTTCCTGCTTTCCCCATAGATACAATGTGCTCATGACAGAACGAGGGTATTATCCCAGTGATTACTATGACAGATGTTATAATCGAACAAATGATGTCTATGGCGACATTATATGGATAGATACACAGCTAAACCCTATCATAGACGATGATGAACAAATCATTATTAATGATAGAGATACACAGTGTATTCTAAGCAAGGAGAATTGGTCTAGAGATGAGTGGTCTACAGATGAGATATTCACTAATCGATATATCTGCGCAGAAGTAGACTTACAACGCTCTGGTGACTATACCGGTTCTATATTGCAACTAATACGTTAAATAACTGGAATATAGACCCTATTTACCCTCTTATTGTTTTTTGCCCTCCTATTCGCCTGATATTCCTTCTACAGGAGACAAAAAACAAGCACCTAACCCCATTCCAGCCCATATTCCGCAAATAGTACCATACCCTTATGTTTAACATGAATTAATATGTCTGGGATATTGATGGTTGCATGTTTGGACCTGTTCTAGACGTTATTGCGCAAATGTTGGGGTCATGACCCCATGTTTAACATATAATTATATGTTTGGGTATGAGCACCTGGTAAAATAAATAAATTGAATTTGCATTCTGTATGTTAGACCAGATCGTTTCGCAGATGGATATATCACTACCCACCGATGTTCTGGTTATTATTATGCTGCTTTGTGAGGAATCCTGGCCATTGATTTGCACCGTCTCCCGTCGATTTGCCCGATCCATAGCACAGGCCTCCAAACTATGTCTCTACAAGCCTCGTTTAGTTCGTTCCAAACGCTACTATGTAGATATGATTATGCAAAAAGATGCTATTCTTGCTCATGTACTACAAAAGTACACCTATAATGTGCCCAGATTTGGTGATATAATCCGCATGGGCGAAGGCACTGCGCGCGTTACGTACATATATGATGGAAAGGAGATAATAGAAATAAACCGCGGAGAGTGCTGGTATTATCTCCCATGGGAATTTACCATATTGCATACTGATAGGGGATGGTACCCCCCACATTACTATGATGGGATTTGTCCATACGTTTGTTACACTGGTAAGGTGCTGTGTAATAACAAAGCCCTAATAGAACCATGGCGATATACGATCCAATATGATGATATTAGTGTGTACTTTATTTCAAATGGCAATACCATACGCTTGTTCCCCAATGGCAATTCCTGGGATACACTACGTATGTACCTTGGTAAACAACTGGCGGATTTACTTAGTAGTGCCTATTGTATAGAAGTAGAAAAGGATTATGTAGATAATGACACTACACACAATTTCATAGTATTAGATCTATTTGATGACAGTGGAAAGAGTATAAAAAGATAGGGTGCAGTCCTGATGCTTTTTGGTTGTAATTTTCTACCGTCTGCCCTGGCTTCGCTTCCTAATTACTATATATAATGAGAGTGGACGGATAGTTTGATGTAAAGTTGATTGAATAGCGATCTAATCTACACTATTCTACGGGGGTGTTGCAAATGGGAGATGTTTGGCGTCGATGGAAAAAGATTGCGAACCAGGTGGTGTATAGCGTTCCGATAGATGTGTTTAAATATGGATTGCATTGTTGGTGAGAGTGCCCAGGTAAACCCTACTATTACTACTAATAATTTATACAATAAGATGATTGCGAGTGAGTTCTATGATTTAAAACCTCTGCAGCTGGTTATTACGTGGAATTGTATGTATAAATTCGATACTGGTAAATTCTTAGATGTAGAAGCTATAATATTCAACTGGTGTAATCTGATCCATATGGGATGTCTCTCTATCGAGAGACGGTGTATACGATTATTATTTGGAAGAGTAGCTTTGGTGGAAGGGTCATATTTCCGGCCACAGTTAAGCGCATATTTGCAGACGTGCTGAGTGATAAATGGATTGTGGAGTCGTCCGAATGTAAGATGACTATAATACGAGAACTGGATTTACGGACATTGGCACAATGAGGCTATGATTTTTGTCTATAATTAATAAACCAGCCAGAATGTATGAAAAATAAAGGGATTATTATGCTGATAGCTGGATTACATACCCCAGAGGGCGGCCAGGTTGCTCTCGGTCTTATTCTCCATGCGCTCGCGGGAGATGCGGGGATCCTCGGCCTGGAGCTTGGCAAGGAGCTGCTGGGCTTCGGGATTGCTGTAGGCGTCGGCGGCGGAGAAACGCTCGCGGGAGACGCGGGGGTCCTCGGAGTTGAGCTTGGCGAGCAGGCGCTGGGCCTCAGGATTGCTGTAGGCATCGGCAGCGGAGAAACGCTCGCGAGTTAGCTTGGCAACGGCCTGGCGTTCATCGGCAGGACCGCCATAGATGGTGGCGATCTGGGCGTTGGTGAGGCGCTCAACGGGGCGGCTAAAGAAGAAGTAGATGACGATAATGATAAGGAGAACAAGCATGACACCCATGCCAAAGCCGGCAACGCAGGCATCGGTGCCCTTGGAGCACTGGGTCTTATAGGTAAGGGGGTTGAGACCCGAAACGGCGTCACCGATGGTGGACATGGTGATGGTATACATGGGGCGATGAAAAAATAAAAATGGGAAATGGGAGGTTTGTTGGTGGTAGACGAGATTGGGGGAAAACAAGTTGGGGCGATGAAAAAATAAAAATGGGATATGGGAGGATTGGCGGCGGTGGATGAGATTGGGGGAAACGAGATGAGGCGATGAAAAATAAAAATGGGATATGGGATTATACTATACTTACTACTTCTGCTGCTTAATAAGCCTGGTATCAAAGTAGGGACTGTAATTGATGTTGAGACCGCAATAAATGACGGGGTGCTTGCTGTAATCAACGGGGCGGTAGACATCGGCTTCAACGGAGGCCTCAAGCATAAAGCGGAAGAGCATCCAGAAGTCGGAGGGGTGGCCCCAGGTGTCATTCATCATGTGGGTAAGTTCATGGAGGACAACGAACATCATGGTGTTAATATCATGAAGGGGATGCTGACCGGCGGCATTGGGCTCCTTGCGGCGAAGGCATAGGACCAGATCCTTCTTATCCTGGGTATAGCTGGTGAGATTCTCGCCGTTTAGGGGGCTGATCTCATAGATGGTGGTGGCGCCGTAATTTTTGATGAGTTGGCGTACGCGCTCCTGTACGCGCTCACGGGCGGGGGCGGATAGACCGCTCATGCCGTTGCCGTCACTACTGGGCTCGGCTACGGAGTAGAGACCGGACATGGGGACAATATCGATGAGACCGGCGCGATTGGAGTCAAAGCTGCTGGAATCCTGTAGATAGCGGCTGCTGAGATGATTGAGGAGGCGATCGGTGCGACGCTCAATCTCGGAGATGAGCTGGGCGGCCTCATGCTGGTCGTCATGCTCGCGATGGACGTTGTAATTGGAGCAGACGCCGCCGGAGCAGAGTTGGGCGGAGGTGGTGTTGATGGGGGAGTAGCGGCCAATGAGGGAGTACCAGAGGAGGAGTAGGACGAGGAGGATGAGGAGCCCGTAGAGGAGGGTCATTGGGTCCTACAATATAATATCGGTGGTATAATATTGGGAGATACATATATGTGGTTGGTTTGTTGGGATTTGGTTTGTATAGAAAGACGACCTATTCATCTTAAATCAAATCATACACTTCAATTAATAGACAATGGAGTTACTAACTGTTAATATACGGGATAGGGATTTGGAGGTGGTGGGTAGGGTGCACTGTGTGGTGGGATGGGATGGAAAGCTGGGGGCAAAGAGGGAGGAGGCGGTGGTGGCTGCAGTGGACGACTTTAATCCGTTTCTAGCCACGGAGGATGTGGTGAAGGAGGACAGACAGCCGCCACCTAAGAAGAAGACGGTGGAGGAATATAGCATGGGGGTATTGCCACAGGATACGGTGCTGGAGCTGAAATACAGAATCCACCTGGTAACGGGCCACGCGGCATATACCCAGCACCTATACTGTGAGGATGGTGCCATTGGATATCGCATAGTGACGGGATCGCAGTACTGGGTAGGCCCGATAGAGAGTGGGGGAGAGAATATAGAGGGTATGCCAATAGATATGCAGTTGGCCAATACGCGGGATGCCCATGTGGTGGTGGATGAGGAGAGGCAGACGGTGCGGGAGATGGTTTCGGCACACGGCACCGAGTATAGCATGATAATCCTAGACGATTGGCTGGTGCGGGTACCAACTGATGAATATCAACGGGAGCTGGTGTACTATGGCATGGTGCTCAAATACTGGCCAATGCTGACACAGGCGGCATATCAGGGCATGGGGGATGCGGATTGGAGGGCGCAATTTACGGAGCTGGTAATGAAGCGCGCCTATCTACTGGATCAGTTGCCGATTCTAACACCGCTGGTGGATATGGAGGAGCTAAAGGAGTTGGTGGGACGGGATAAAAAAGGTGACAAAAAAGATGACAAAAAGGGTGACAAAACCAGCGATAACAAATTCATTCTATGGATGCATAGCGTAACGGTGGATGGACGGGGAGAGGCGCGCATTCATATACCCGAGCTATTTACACATCTGCATACAATGCCAGGCCTGCCCATTATTCAGTATAGAACACAGCGCTATAGGGCCACTAGGATACTGCGCGCGCCCGATTCCTATGTGGAGAATCTATATGCGGAAATTGAGAAGCATCTGGCGCATATACCCCAGGAGAGCATTACGGTGATCCTAGACGGCAATCCCCTCATTATCTTTACAATAGGAGAGATGGGATATAAGCTGAGGGCCCTATACAGCAGTCCCATGTCGCATGCGGGCATTCAGACGCAGCTGGCCGATGTGGCCAACCCGCTGATACGACAAATCAATGAGATGGGAAGGCTGGTGTTTAACAGCTCATCGCGGCTTGTGGAGATCTCACGGTGGACGCGCCTTAGGGATATTGAGATGGAGCTGGTATGGTCGGGCAAGATGGGCTCCGGACAATGGTCACATTTGGGAGAGATGCTGCAGAGGGACATATCCTGTCAGATACTGGGAGGCACGGCAGAGAGCAGTACCTACCGCAAGGGTTTGGCATATCAGCCCCTAAGAATGGAGGCGCAGAATCAGTATGAATGGCTGACCACGCGGTTTATGGATGTATATCTGGAGCAGAGACGGGGAGTAAAGATGGAATGGATACATAGACTGGTGGATGTGGTGGTGCGGGTATATGGTATTGCGGAGGTTAATATAGAGGAGTGGCGCCGCTATGTGATGTATGTGCTGGGGGAGCTGTCGGCAATCAAGGTGACGGCACAGGAGACGGTAAAGGGTATGGTTAATGTGCAGGCACTTAAGAGTAAGGATCCGGTGCTGTTTGCCGGCAAGAGTGATGATGATGTGGTCTATTCACGTATATGTCAAAAATCACATCAGCCGGTGGCCTATACAGATGATGAATGGGCGCGCTATAAGCTGGAGAACGGGGAGACGGGCAAGGCGGGTACCAAATACTGGAACTTTACCACAGAGCAGCCCATGTGGTATACCTGCCCCACCGATAAGTATCCCTATCTGAGTTTCATAACGGGACGACACAAGCAGGGTTACTGCTTGCCATGCTGTAAGAAGACGCCCGCAAAGCTGAATGTGCAATCATGTCTGAATAAGGTGAATGGGACGACAGATAGTGGGGAGGTGCAGACATCAGCCTCACCTGACCGCTATGTCTATAATTACGGCAAGCAGTTGGTGCCGGGGCGCCTGGGCCACCTTCCCGACATCATCAGTAAGTATCTGCAGTATATCACCATATCAAACACTAAGACGGCGCCGACTAAGCTAAAGAGGGGACGCCCGACCGTAGAGTCCACAGATGCGATCCGGCGTAGGGGCTACTATATAGTGGGCGTGGAGCAGCACTGGCTATCCTGGCAATGGATAGGGGCGCTACATGCGGTTTCAGCGGCGCTGGGGCGGGCACCGGAGCTACTGCTACCGGCCAACATGACACAGTATCTGCTGATTGACAATCCGGTGGAGAGTAGTGAGGAGATTAATAGACAGATAATGGAGATACCGCAGCAGTGGGGCTTTCAGACAATACTAGTGGAGGCAAATGGGGAGGACATCTATGTGGAGAGACTGGGGGCTAGGGAGCTGCCCGCAATAGTCATATTTCGTAGGGCCGCCAAGGAAACGGCGTTTGGCAACCAGTGGGAGTACTATCCGATAATGGAGATTAATGAGCTGGTGTACTTTAGGGATGGATCGGTGGAGACCTCCATATATGGTCCAGAGCATGAGTTTCTGCACTTTATCACGGAGCTGGTGGATCAGCGCGGAATTGATCTAACGGCGATTGTGGGGCTGGAGGTGATGGGGCAGGGCGCAACAATGCTGAAATATAAATATGGGGGACAGGTGGGCTATTTGCCCCTAGTAGATGGTATGAAATATGAGAAGGTGCCCCATCTAACCAGAATGCCCAGATCCGACATAAGCATAACAGCCAAGAATCTGCATACACTGCTTACCCAGCTTAAATTGACATGGACTGTGCGAATTGAGTACAAGGACATGAGCATAGGTGTAGAGACCGCCATAGGATGGTGCTATCACTATCCAATTAAGGGGCAGGTGGCCAGGGGCATATGGGGCGAGGCCCACACCATTACCCGCTATGATCCAGACGAGATAATGGGTGCCGTGGCCAAACAAAAAAGCAAACCGTCTCTCTATGATAAATCAACCAAGCCCGCCGAGGAGCGTGTCTATGAGAGCGTACTACTGCATATTTTGGATCATTTGGATCGGGAGCGCGATGGCAAGCTCAGGGGTGCCCTCCTAAATGGTGAGATGGGCGCCTTGCTGCCCGATGAGCAGATTCGCGTTCAGGGCATCCTCCAGATGGGTCTGGCCCCGGCCGAGGAGCGCCATGTCCTAGATAGCATGGTCTTTACCGCCGATCACCATACTATGCACCATTTACTGGAACTGCATGGCCCTGCCCTACGCGCCCAGCTGCTCAAGCTTCTAAAGAGCGTGGCCTGCCCCCATCCCGGCTACACCCAAACCGAAATACTGGATCTGCTCGTCGCCGACTTTAGTAATCCAAATAAGCGGAAGTATTTTAGCGAGGGTATATATATCCGCAGTCACCTTGTGCACAGGGATCAGCTGCAGGCCGCCGAGTGGGAGCGACTATATATACTATGAGCGAATCACTAGACGACCTGGAGGAGGAGAGCCGTAAGGCCGATCGCGAATCCAGCGATAGCTCCTGCGGCTATGGCCTCTTTGGCCTAACCTACTTTAAGATGCTTCTCGGCATCTTTCTCATATTCGTATTTCTTAACTCCACCCTCTTTACCGAGAGCTTTGTGGCGCAGTGGGCCAATGGCACCGATGCCAATGGAGTCACCAATAAGGGCGTTGTTGTGCTGGGCCTGTTTATGGTCATCGGCTTCATGGCCCTGGATGGCCTGGCGCGCCTTGGTATCTAATCACGCTGTTACGGTAAAAAGGAGAATAGAGGAACATAATAAATTATTTTTTTGATTCAGTGCAGTTTGTATTACTTATCATGCCAGTTTTCCATATATGGAGAACACCTCTGGATTGTATTTATACTATTGCAGAGACGTCATATATAGCTTTCTGGCTATTGTGCGCCATTGCGCGATTTAGGAAAAGCGATCGATATCTTAGTATTGCAAATAATCACAGTAACAAATGGAGGATATGCGTAGGGATGCAATGGTATTTAGTATGATGATAGTAACATATATTATTTGATTTTTGAAGCTACCATAGGCATATTTCCGAACCTATGCCACGACTCCCCTTAGATTGTTTAGGTACGATTGCCTGTATATCTAAAAAGACATACAGACGACTCTTAGCATTGCCATCATTTGTTCGTAGTAGATTGTATAAGAATCTACTTATGCAGTATATCGCAATATACATGTGTGAAAAGTTAGATGATATCTTACATGATTTAAGAGACTGTAAACAGATACTCCGAAGTTATAGATAGATTATTTGATTTTTGAACGTATCTATTCTCTATATTACTCCTACATATGCCGCGGTTACCTTTGGATTGCCTTAATATCATTGCCCGCACTGATGTAAAATACTATGCAGCCATGTTGACGATTTCACGCTTTGTTCGCAGTAGTATGTACAAAACTATACGCATTGAAATGCGGACTAGAAATCGATTCGCTGTTAGAATGTTAACAACGTTTATGGATTTAGCAGTTCTGCTTTATCTGGAGCATAGATCTCATATACGTGCAAACGGCATATAAGCGGCTATTAAATAAATTTTTGATTACTTAGATTCGGATTATATCATTCATGCCAAAGTTGCCTTTGGATTGTATTCAGCTTATAGCTCGTGTATCATGGAGGACTTATATGGCACTACTAGCCCTGTCCAGATTCCTACGTTCTCATATCCGTATCCGAATAGGTTATATGCATAAGATACGGACATACGGTAGAAACAGAGAAAAAATAATGCGTAATGTGTTGTATGGAATAACGGGAGCTAATTGCGGCCCTTTCAAACCTTTATCATCGACAGTTCCGCTGGATAGATGATATGGAATTGATTAGTAATGTGATTTTTGAATTCCAATAGTATGTATTGCGCCGGCAGATGCCATGTTCTCCATATATGGAGAACACTCTTGACTGTTTGGGCGTTATTGCCAGTACATCTGTTTCATCATATAGACGGCTGCTGGTGTTACCCCTATTTGTACGTAGCCGGTTGTATAGAAAATTACACGCGGAATATATATTGAAACATATGAGTGGTGTGCTAAGTGATTTTATAGCCTATCTCAAGGAATTTAACAGACGAATTAGTTGATTTTTGATTAGGGCTCTTATAATACTCATGGTTCATCTCCCATCGGATTGTTTGAGCATTATTGCTAGTTTAGGCATTAAACAATATAGGGCGATGTTATCCTTATCCCGTTTTATACGCAGTATGCATTATGGTAGAGTACGGTTTATTGTATACCAACAGTGCTGGCAGTTTGAGTTGGCAATAAATCTGATGAGAACGATTAATGGAATGGGAGCATTACGGTATTCCACGTAGAACGATTGCTATGCGCCACTCTCTGTGCCTAGTGAAAAATAATGGATAAGGACCCTATTGATTTGATTTTTGTCTGTATTTTAACCAGAACAAGATACTTATAGTTCGTTATCATCGTCATAGTCATCGCTAATTACATCATGCTCAGCGGTGTCATCCTCCTCAAATACCTCGGCATCACTGTCCGCATCACCATCCACATCCTCGTCCTCATCGCTCATCTCAGAATCGGTGTAGGAGAAGTCTGAATCAATCTCCGGATACTCACCTGGCTTATAGATGATTTCCGCATGGCGCTGCTGAATGTGCCAATTGAACCAGTAGTAAATATACTCGGCCTCCTCGCGGCTGTTGGCCCCATCAATGTTGATCTTCTGATTATACTCCTTGCAGGGGGTATAGACCTTGACGGTGGTCTTCTTAAGGTCCTTGCCTGGAATGGGCGTCTTAAAGCGCAGCAGGACGACGGGATAGCTCTCCGAATCATATTTAACACGGTTAATGAAGTTATCATCGGCATCCATCATGACGCTCTGCATCTGGGTGAACAGCTCCTCCATCCAGTAGTAGAGAATGCGGGACAGGGCCTTACTGCCGAGACCACGCGCGGCATTGCTCAACTTAAACAGCTTCTCGTAATAGTGCAGTAGGGGCAACTCGCTGATTAGTCGATACATATCAGCGGGATGGATGCGGAGATTCTTGGTCTGGGTTGAGTTTGCCAGATAATTCAAAATGTCCTGTTTGGAGGGAATGAACATGGGTGGGGCACCAACATTGCTAAAGTAGTGATTCCAGCCCACGTGGATGGGTGAGGCCGTCTCCATAAACTGGGGATTGACAAGGAAGCCCACCAGATCCTTATAGTTAATGAGGACGCGCCCCTTTGTGAGGGTCTCGCAGTACTCAATCAGCTTGCCCAGATCGACATTATACTGACTCATATGGCATTTGAAGTTATACATCACACCCTCAAGCTTGCGGTACTGGATCCTGCTGTCGGCCACATCGGGATCCTCCACATGTTCGGACATATAGTCGCAGAGCGTCTGGAGTGGGCCCTTCACATCCTCCAGATCCTCCATACTCACACCTGGTATGGTCACAAGCCCATTTCTAAATAGCTTGATCTTATAGGTGGTGTGAATCTCCTTCATTCCTGGATTGGTGATGCTATCCACTAGATTGGGGCGATACTCGTCGCCCTCCAGATAGGGCCGCATATAGCTGCCCCTTATCTCTAGCGTGATTTGCGAGTTAAAACTGGTGCCATCACCCCGTACCCGACGGGGCTTAACCGGCTTCTCCCTCTTTTTGCGTCCGCGGCGCACGGCCGGCGGGGCCGGGGGCAGCTGCTTCTTCGCCTCCTCCTCCGCCTTCTGCTCCTCTGTCTTATATTCCAGATGTCCATAGTTGCAATCTATCTTGCGGATCGTCTCATTCACCTCAAGATGTTCAATGAGGTATTCCTCATTAAAGCTCAGTGGATAGAGTTCCGCCTTTACCGTCGTCGTGCTGTGAATAAGAGGACTGAGTAGCATGGGCGCCCTCTTATACTTGGCTAGGCGTTCGGGATCCATAAAGCAAATCTTCAATAATGATATGCATTGAATCAAATTTCTAATAGGTTTATTTCTAAGCATATAATTGAGGGGGTTGATGAATTTTCAGATGGGTAGAATGAAATTGGACAGGAGGAGATAATATAAGGAGTAGTATATATCATGGATCCGGAGAAGGTGACCCCATCGGTCAATGAAATAATGCCGGGTCTGTGGCTGGGCAATGAGGCGGCATCGCAGAGTGAGGAGTTTATGCGGCAGGCCGGCATCTGCTATGTGGTTAATGCCACGTGGCACATTCCCTGCAAATTTGCAACCATTAAGTATATAAGGGTGCCGGTAAATGATCCAGGTGCTAATGCCGAGGATCCGCGAAGTATGAGCGAGAATGAGACCATGCTGCGACATCTACCGGGGGCGGTAGCATTTATTCATAGGGCGCAGATGGAGGGCAAACCCATCCTGGTACACTGCCATGCCGGGGCCCAGCGCTCAGCGGCTATCGTCACCGCGTACATCTGCCACTGCTTTGGACGGGATATGCGACGCCGGCGTCTGCTCAACGAGATAATACGGGCAGTAATTAAGCAGAGACCGCGGGCGTTCTTTGGGGGCGAGTCCATTAACTTCTATAACGCGCTGCTGCGGTATATTATGCAGTAGTTGTTTGGTTGTAGTGCCTATTGTTTTTTAAGTAAATTGGTGAAAAAAGATTGCTTCTACCTCTACGACAGCTGGTTTCCGTACTTATCACACATTTTACCATGCAGATAGTAGCTCTGCGGTGGTAACGACCCATTCACAGTAAATTGAGTAAATAAATTAAAACTTATCTCCCTAATCTCAATTGCCGGTAGTAAGATTCGTTCCTTTTTATGAGTAGTCCATTCATCTCGATGATAAACGCCCCAACTCCAATATTCAGCTATGATGTGACCACCATAGGTTTCGGCTAGTACGGCCGGTTTGGTACTATCACTATTCATATATTGTTCACTCATGTGGTGAAATCCGCACAGAAGATATCTATATGTTGAGTTCTGTCCATCTACTCTTATGTAGAAGCGATTCTTCCAATATTCGGCTCGTTTGGGATTCAGTGTGCTGCGGGCGAATCTGGGAATGGATCTAACCATTCTGCTGTAAATACGGGCGGTATTTAGATTATCAAGGGGCTGACTCTCCATGATTTGGTTATACACATCAAGGGGTAGTGGCATCGTGTAGATGAGCAATGATGTGTATCACCATTCAATTTTTAAATGTAAAAATAACAGAACTCTGATGGGGGGAAGCCAATGAAAAACAAACAAGAAATGGAATGGCTATAATAGGTGTTTAGGCAGCACATATTGCTGTACCATGTTGACAATGTCCTTGGGCATCAGCAATGACAGCAGCCCTAACCTTTCTTGCATTATCTCCTTAACAATTGGATTAATGATAGAGTAGTCTGTCATAGGAATTCTCTGGCAGAGCAGATAGTTGATTAGCGCTCTATCTCCCATTACATATAGGCTTCTTGTGCCTATAGCGCGACCGGGCATCTTTTCCAGTATATATATAGTAACTGGAGTTGGAAAGAATTTAATATGGCGGCCATTCACATCCAGTCTTATAAGGACGTTTTTGGTAGATAGTATATCAATAACCCGAAATTCATCCCCCTTATTCACACCGAGTACATGATAGAACATATCAACGGTAAGGGTCAGTTTATAGCCCCGTTGTATGACATCCCATAATTTGGATGCGTCCGTCCAGTTTTCAAAATACCCATAGCCATCTTTGAATGATTTCACAATATCGGGATGGTGCCTTCCAATCAAAGGAAATAGTAGCTCACAATCTTTCATATTGTAAATTATCTGGGCGTACATTACGCTATCACTAACTATGAAATCGCCTAATGCGTATAGTCTTACTAAAGTCCTAACGATGATATCGGCATGGTAGAACTGGATAATGCCATTGTATCTAGGTAGAATAGAGAGTATATGCTCTTTGTTATTTTGTATCCATGTTTCAAGTCTCTCTGACCATGGATCTATTAATACTATTGCATGTAGTATTTGAGACGTGTTGAGATTTCCTCCCTCAATTTCATCTACAATAGAATCGGGATTGAGAAGGAGCTGCTTTATAGCCAGTATCTCCTCATGTATGCTGTTTTCAAAGTACGTGGAAGACCGTAAGACGGGCATTGTGATATAACCGATTATAGATTATCAATTTTTGGCATTTGTTTGGCTTCTAAGCCTAGAATAAAAACTGAAATTGGCATATATGACAAAAATAATGGGATACCTGCGTCTGTCTTCTTTGGTTTGGTTTGGTTTATATGTTTGAATAGTTTTATGTGCAACCTACTCAAATCGCCGCAGATCGTCCATTGCCTCCGACATCTGATTGGGGGAGTAGGTGGAGGTGGTCTGCTCTGCGCGCATGCTGCTGTAGAGAATGGCGCTGGGGGCGATCTCCAGAAACATGCGCCAGCCGGGGCCCAGATTGTAGGTCTCCATGACATCGCTTACAACCTTGCCGGATTCGAAGCGGAGGCCGCGGAGCTTGGGACGCAGGGTATTGTGCCAGCCATCAAAGTTGGGACGGAGGGGACCGATGCTGCGGGTGCCATCCAGAACACCGCCTAGGAATTGGGCGCCGGCAATGATGAGGTCTGTGCCGATGGTGCTGCAGCGGGCACGATCATACTTGCGCTGAACGGCAAGATGTACCTTCTTGACCATCTCCACGGAGCTGTCCTCATTAACGGCGGGAATGCGGGAGCAGTCGGCGCCCATAGCACGAAGCTCGGAGAGACGGCCATCAATGTCGTCAAGCATGTTGGTCTTATTCTCCTCCTCCTTCTCGCGATTGAGATCAAAATCGGTATAGGTATCGCCGCTGTAGATCTGGAGGGCGTTATTCATGGGTTCGCTGTCATAGGATCGCTGGGGGCGGCCCTGATGCTGGGGACGGCCGCGTGAGGGCGCCTCCACACGACCCACATCACGATCTCCCATCTGGGAGAATGAATCCTGGGGAAAGAACTCATCGGGGGAGGAGTATAGGGTGGTGGGGCCGCGGGATGCTGCCGGGGTGGTCTTGGCGCGAACGGGTGTGGAGGAGGGCGCGTCCCAGTCACCCATATCCATGGGGCCATCATCTGTGCCCTCGCTGGGATAATCGTCCTCATCGGGCGGGGGCGGGGGAGCTGCGGCCCTGCGTGTTGGGGCGGGCTGATGGCGACTAGTGGGGCCACCCGAGCCGCCCCCTGTCAGCTCCCTCATAATATGGTTAAATTCACTGGTCGGATCCCGCTCATCCCGCATTGTAATAGCCTTATGATCGATGAGCACGGCCTCCGTCTTGGCCAGGTCTACCCGTCTCTCCACCTTGTCGGTATTAACAAGGGCGGATATGCCCGTCAAATTGCTGACATCGTCAATGGGCTCCATGGTATATCATAGAGAGGGGTACTATATAACTCATTTATATTTGTGTTATTTGATTATATTTTAACTGGGTTGGGGGGTGATTGTGGAAGGAAGGGAGGTGCTATTTGATTGTTTTTAACTGGGTTGGGCCTATGCCCATTTACTTTTTATCTGCTTGGAATCGTCATATGGTATTGGTAATGGAATCCACGTAGGAGAGCCATATGCGACGATGCTGCTGGCGATACTCGCTTTCGCTAAGGCCGCTTGGGCCGGCAAACTTGCTGAGACGATGGCGGGGAAGGCCCAGGGGTAGGTCGGGGCAATTGAGGCCGTAGATGATGCCAATTACCTCCATATTAAGATCGTGGATGCGGTCGCGGTTGGGATGCTCCTCTATGAGGTTCTTTAGGCAGGGGGGACTGCAGCAGACGCCATCAACGATGTAGTTTTGATTCTTAAAGCCGCGATGCACGCTAATCACCTCAACGGAGGTAACGAGGGGAATGGGCATCTCCTCTATTACCAGACTGCAGCTGTGACAGCATAGATGTAGATGCTCGGGCCATGAGGACAGATCGGTGAATTGCGAGGGCATTGCCTCCCAGGGCTTGGAGGAGGCAAACTGAACGGGGGATAGGGACTCCTCCACGATGTCATCAGTGCCATCATGGCTGAATTCATCCAGATCCTCATCAATAAAGACGCCATTGATCTGATTGAGGGTGTTCTGATAGTCCTTAAGGTGATAGCCGCGAAGGAAGAGGATGGTATTATCCATTGTTATCTGTTTGGGAGTCTATTCAGTGTTATTCCCGCTAAGATTGGTTATTTATTTACCGCCTGAATGCGCCAACCGCCTATCTGAAATATTACTACTCCGCAAGTCACTCTAAATAAAAAATGTTTAGTATAATTATATTGGTAGGTGTACAATGGAGTATCCCTACGATCACTTTGCCACACAGCATGACTATCAGCCCATCTATCAGGAGCTTGTAGATAGGGACCTGCCCAAGCCCCAGCAGCCCTCGCCCTATAAATACCAGCCGGCACCGGCCCCAGAACAGAACTACCGAGCGCCGGATCGCTCCCCCGAGGTGCCCTATTACGATAATTCCGCCAGCTTTAGGGAGATGTTCACGGGCTTTACGCCCCAATCGGCAATGGTGCAAAAAACGGGACTGTCCCCCGATACCCTCACCCTGATGATGTTTATGCTGGTGCTCTTTGTGCTGCTGGCCATTCAGATTCAGTGGATGGGCACCCACATCTCCAATCAGCTCACTATGGCATGTGTCTCGCGATATAATCCCGCATATACTGCTCCTCGTCCTGCTCCTTAGAACTATGCAGATTAATGGTGATGTGGACGCGGGGTTTGGTGCTGCTGCCACTAAACACAATCTGGGGACGATAATTCGCCTGCTCAAGACTGTTGAGAACGTGGTAGTAGATGCGCTGGGCGGCCTGCTTGTTTTTTAGATTGCAGATAGTGGGAAAGTAGGCGGGAATCTCTATGCGGCATCGGGACTGGCGACTGGAGACGGCGTTCTCGGCGGCATACTCTATGGACTGGAGGATATTGTTAACCTCATCCTGGATGAGGAGGGTGGTCTCATCGCGGCGGGTAATGAGTTCAATGGGCTTAATGGTGGTGCGGACGACGACGGGCGTGGACATTTGGGCGTTGGTATGGATTTGTAGTTAATGCAGCAGCAGATCCTCCAACTCACCGCAATCGGGCAGCACCACTACTAGATATAACCATATATAGATTAATTTTAGAACATACTTCTCGGGGGGGAGCATATTGGGGGTAATGTGGCGATGAATATCATCAATAAGGGCATAGGTGGTAGAATGGGGGGAATCGGGTATTAGAACGAGCTGCTCGGAGACCCACTCATGCAGGGGTTCCACATAGCTAAAGATGTGTACTTTATCGTATATATGCCCGGATAGGATGCTCACATCATTAATGGTTATATGCAGGCCGTTAAGATGGGTAATGGGCACATAGCGACAGATGAGGGCCAGCAGCTGCTCCTTAGAGGCGCTGGGGGCCATCTGCACATACTTTTTATGTACGGGTAGCTGCCGCACGGTCTTATCCACCTGCGCAGTGATATAGCGGCGATACTCGGGCAGCTCCATCAGTTGTATGGCATGCTGGGGGCGCTGTAGGTACTGGTAGCAACGTGCCAGGAGCAGGGGTCTGATGGCCGCGCGCCAGGACCAGCAGACACGGGCCATCCGGATGCGGGTTAGGGCGCAATCCAGCAACTGGATTATTATATCAAGAATCTCCAGGGGCAGGGACTCCATGGATGTGATTAACTAGAACTGGTTTGTTTCTAAATAGTCCTATTCAAATTGCCATAATTGAAAAATTGATCGGTAATTTGTCATATATCATCGAAATGGATTCTCTAGTGGATTGCATTCGTGAACTGGTCCTCTCAGAGGATGTCCTGCGTAAGCAACTAGCGGCAGAACCAGCGCCAAAGGAAGAATCGCCACCAAATAAGGAACTGAGAAGTATTTACACGATCCTTATTGCCGTACCCAAGGGCTGTAGTGATATGGGTTGCAAGGGCTGTAATAAGAATGGAGTAAATAGATCCTTTCATCTGCGGTGCCTTATGTGCGGACATATATATTATGGACATACTGGAGGTGGATATACTAAGGTAACTGCTGTATGTGGATGCATGGGAGTAGGATCCATGTGCTGTGGTGGTTGGGCAAGTACCAATGGGGATGTATTTATGTCATGCGGCATTGATCCCAAGACTAGCAAGTGCTGGAAGTGCCGAGATGGTGAATAGTCCGTGTAATCATACCCATAAGCATATACTTTTTGTATTATCGTTATAGATACTTGATATCGGGTTTTATTATTCTGTGAGTGATGAAGAGTACAACACAGTGCACAAACATGCATTATAACCATCCTGGATACTGCTTACGATTCGGCTGTAGTAGCTGTAATCCAAATGAACTGATATTGGAGAATCCCAAGCGCTGCCTTATGTGCGGACATATATACTACAAGAATGACAATGATTATACCCCTATAACTGCCAGATGCGGCTGTACCGGGGTAGGAGCATGCTGTGCAATCCCAAATGCTGTAAAGGGTAGCAATCTGTATATATGCTGCGGAATTGAACCTAGTGGCACCCCATGCTGGAGATGTTGGAAGAAGGGATGGAAATATCCTAAATATGACTAATCCGTTATTGATTGTGTATAATAATTGCGCCTATTCGTTTTCTAGTCTATGTAGGAATCAGAATGGGTAAATCAAAAATTTGAATGCTAGTGTTCATTATTTGCGTCTACAACCATGTCAACAGATGAATTGGTAGATATCATGCGCCAGCTTGTTATCAAGGATCGCGACCAGACAGAACGCATTGTCCAACTGGAGGCACTTCTGACAGTCCTGACAGTGCGAGCAGATCCCTCGGAGGACAAGAAGGAACTATCCATTCTACGGGCCAAAGTTATGGACAGCGACAACCTCATGAAGAAGCAGGAGGCAGCCATGCGCTTAACCCATAGACTAATTAGAGATATGCGCACGTGTCAGATGGACAAAACCGGTACCGACTTGCTTTATTCGATTGAGCATAGAATGATAAGCTGTTTTAACGATAATATGTACAAAGATTCCACTCCCCATGGCTGCTGGTATGGGGGATGCGGTAGCTGCAATCCCCGTAAGCTGGTCATTCTCCACAATGGCCCACGCTGTCTCATGTGCAATCATATCTACATTTGCCATACTCCCGAGGACAATCCGGTTAAGGCCCTATGCGGATGTGTAGGAACTGGAACGATGTGTATTGAGCAGTCGTTCGTGGGTTCGGATGAGGCATTTAGTCGTTGTGGAGTCGATCCCACGGTGGTAAAATGCTGGAAGTGCCGCAAGTAGCTGCATACATGCTCTATTTTTGCAATATGTGGAATCATTTGGAAAGGATAAATTAAAAAGTTGAATAATCCTTACCCAGCATTAGCACTCTGCCATTATGGACAATGATCTTGTGGAAGTCATGCGCCAGCTCGTTCTCAGGGAGAATGCACATGTTGAGCAAATTAGCCAACTGGAAAGCAGCATCAAGCTGCTAAGTATAGATCACAATCAGCACAGTGAGATAAACAACTTGAGAGCTAAGGTCATGGATCAGCAGGGACTGATTGGCGTTTACAGAGATACTATTGACACGATTTCCAAGGTACTAGATGAAATGATCAGCAACGGTCCTCACAGCATGGTCGGTCAGTATGGGCCGCTATCTATAAGGCGTATGATATATGATATGCCTCGAATTAGTTGTGAGCGAATTGTTCCCTGTGCCTGCTCCTACCAGGATTGTCATATATGCAATCCGGACAAGCTGTTTATAGCAGATGTGTACAATCAGCCCTCCTGTATCATGTGCGGCCATCTCTATATTTGTGAGGCCTCCGAGATTAAGCCCGTCACTGCCCTCTGCGGATGTACAGGTGTAGGCTATGCGTGCATTGATCAGAGCGGTAGGGGCATGACTGAGGCATTTAGCCGTTGCGGCCTCGATCCCACGGTGGTAAAATGCTGGAAGTGCCGCGTCTAGATACCGGTACCTGCTCTATTTTTGCGCAATAGGAAAAATTGATTAGTAGTTCTACATATTACCATGTCCAACGATAAGCACCTTGATACTGTCCGTGAACTTGTTCTCTCGGAGGATTCCCTTAAGAAGCAAGTTAAGGAGCTAACAACTGAGAATAGAGAGTTGAAGAAGACAATTGCCACACTACAGAGCAGCATTGCGGACAAGGACGTCAAGCTCGCTGCCTCTGATCAGCTCATTAGTCAAATTAGACAGCTGCTTCCATCGGATAAATTGGTGAAGACAGCACAACCATTCCGCGGAGTAGCAGGTTGTAGTGTGAATGGATGTGACAAATGCAACCCCAACGGTATTGAAATACCAACCAACTATGGCATCTGCCTTATGTGCGGTCATATATACTACTCTGAGGATATGGAAGTGATCAAAGCTATATGTGGATGTAAGGGCGTCGGTTCTGCTTGTTGCCATGATTACTCTTGTGATCGTACTGAAGCATATAGTAGATGTGGTACTAATCCCAAAACAAACAAATGCTGGGAATGTCGCTGATCCATATTATGTCATCCTAATTTCTATTTTTGCGCCATATGATCTTAAATGTAAAAATTGATTGTGCTATACCTATATTTCGAATTACCAAAACTACCAGGACTTTTCATGGCCACCAAGACGACCGTAGACGCCATTCGCGACCTAGTGCACTCTGAGGACGCGCTTAAGAAGCAGATTGAGGAACTAACAGCGGAGAGTGCTGCAAAGAGTGCTGAAATTGGCGCTCTCAAGCTAGTTCTTACCAAGATTCAACAGCAGCTAAAACTGTCAGAGAAGAGCAGCAGCGAGCACTATGAATCCCTGAACAAAAGCATAGATGCTGTGCTATTGGTGCAAGAACCGTCCAAGTCATTGCCTCCCAAGCTGTCAGTCCCTAAGAAAGCTAGTGCTAAACGAGTGTCTCAGAAGTCGGCAGACCAACCTGGGCCCAGCTCATGCGGTTCTAGCCCGACTGGCTGCAGTGAATGTAATCCATCCAACATAAAGGTGGATACTAGCAAGCGCTGTCTTATGTGCGATCATGTCTACCATGTCGTCAATGATGTTCCAGCTCACAATAGTAATGTAATTATACGTGCGGCATGTGGCCACGAAGGATACGGTTATGATTGCGCTCATAAGTTTGGTATATTGAATGGTCGCGAGGCATATGCCTCATGTGGTATCATCCCCGATAACAATTTATGCTGGGAATGTCTCATTTGATTGGCACTCGCTTCACTTATTTTTGTTTGTCTTTTTTTGTCTATTTGTCTATTTTAGACCATTTATGGGGTATCAACACATAATTATAAAAATTGAATGCCCAGTGTCTCTACATTGTCATCATGGCCACCGAGAACATCAACGTCGCCCGTCAGATCGTCCTTATTGAGCAGGATCTCAAATCGCAGGCTGCAACCAAGAAGGCTGATGTGGATCAGCTCGCCCTTAAGATTGCAGATATGAAACTTACCAACGAGAATTTGCAAACCGAGATCAAGGCCACTCAGGACAGCATTGCCCGTATCGAGCACAAATACAAGGAGCTAGAGCTCGTTCTGCAACCAGCCCTTAAACTGTTTCAGAGATTTCAATCTACTGTCAAGCTACCACTCTGCGGTGCAAATGGATGTAAGGAATGCAATCCCATGAATTTTGAGGTTTCAGGCTTCCGCTGTCTTATGTGCAACCACTCGTACGGCATCAAAGGTGGATCCTATGTTAAGATAGTTGCAGCTTGCGGCTGCAAGGGTGTGGGAGATGTATGCTGCAGACCTCAATTCAGTGGACCCTCAAGTGATGTATATAATTCATGTTCAAAGTGTAAAATGGATAACTCCACGGAGAAGTGCTGGAAATGCCGTCCTTGATAACAGCGGTCCCATCTATATTTTTACATATTCAGTCTATATGCTGTATCCAAACCGAAATAGCCAAAATAAATCCAAATATCCGTAAATACAAAAATTGAATGGTCTACTCCTCTACAAGCACCGCATGGCAGACTCTCAATCCACCCTTCTCGATGTTCTCCGTACGTTCGTTCTTTCTGAGATTGAACTCAAGAATCAGCTTACGGCGTATAATCAGCAGCTAGAGAAGCTTACCCAGGAACTCCAATCCACCACCAATGTTAATGCCATTTTGCAGCTTCAGCGCAATACTCTTACCACTACCCTCAATGACACCACAAAGCGCTATGAGGAACTCTCCAAAGTAATGACCTCTCTTACCACCCTCATCCCCAATAGTACCAAGCCTACAAAGACTCCTCCCTGCGGCACCAACGGCTGCATTGAGTGCAACCCATACGATGTCCGTGGTACCGGCAACAGCAATCTTCCCGATCAGCGCTGTCTCATGTGCGGTCATCATTTTCATATTCGCAATCCTTCCAAGATCACAGCCTCTTGCGGCTGCGTTGGCGTTGGATATGATTGTGCATTCAAACACGCACGATCACACAGCGAAGTATATGGTAAATGTGGTATGAATCCAGATGCGCACAAATGCTGGAAGTGCCGTTAATCGTTCCATAAATTCATATATTTTTTGCCTTCTTGGCCCCTATTGGCGGCATTTGGCCCCTATTGGCGGCATTTGGCCCCTATTGGCGGCATTTGGCCCCTATTGGCGGCATTTGGCCCCTATTGGCGGCATTTGGCCCCTATTGGCGGCATTTGGCCCCTGTTAGATAGTAATATAGCAATGTAACTAGAGATAGAGAATGTATGTAGTATGAAAGAGTGATAAACAGATGAAGTGTATAAGTATAGTGTTTGCCATTCTATATTTATTCATACATTTTCTATCTCCAGTTACATTACTATATCATATGCTAAATATCGCCAAATAGAGCCAACGCGCGCCAAATAGAGCCAACGCGCGCCAAATAGAGCCAACGCGCGCCAAATAGAGCCAACGCGCGCCAAATAGAGCCATAAGCTGTAAAAATTGAATAGTAGGATTAGTATGTCAGAACTAATGAATAGTGGGGAAATTAGAAGAAGAATAAGGGCTCGTTTGGTGTTTATATGTGGAGATAATGGATGTGCTATCTGTAATCCTTGGGGTAGGAGGGTAAATAGCACATGGCGCTGTTTGATGTGTAATCATGTATTTAATACACTGGCTCGTGCACATATTATAACTGCTAGTTGTGGTTGCAGTGGGGTGGGATATGAATGCGCGGTGGGAATTCCTACAAGTCTTGGTGTGGTGATATGTAATGGATGTGAATTTGACCCTAATACAAACGATTGCTGGAGGTGTAGATGGGGTAAGACGGCGGAATAGGTGCGCCTGTATAGCTTTTTGCATAATTCAATACAGGTAAAAAATGAGAGGTGTGGTCTTCTGGGGATGGTTCAGGTATTGTAGCGTAACGCGGCCGAGCCATCGGCGATGAGGAGAAAGTTGAGGGCGACGGCACAGACGACCATCTCGCAGGGCACCGTGCTGCTGACAACGCTGCTGGAGTAGTAGAGGTAGAATTCGCGGGAGCGGGAGAGGTTGAGATGGCCGGAGGGTTGATAGGCGCCGGGATAGAGATTGAAGGTGACCATGAGGAGACCGGGATCATCGGGGGCGTTGATGTTGTCGCCGAAGCGATAGGGGACATATTTGCGAAAGAATTGGGCGGGAATTGTGGGATAGATCTCAATGGCGTGCGTCTCAAGGGATATGGTGTCGAGGGTCTGGATGGGGAGTTTATAGGTGGCCGTAGAGAAGGCGTTGAGATAGAGGGGCGGGGGAACGGGATTGGGGATGGCCACCGGGTAGGGCACCACCCGATCATCGACAAAGTAGTACCGATGCCAATCCTCCATGCTACTAAGATTGATGGTGGGACGGAGCCCGATATAGAGGGTCTCTGTGGGATATTTCAGCTGATCCAGCTTGAGCTGCCCACTCGAATCGGTAACGGTAAGGTTGTTCTGACGATGGACGCGGATAAGGGAGAAGCCGATGCGGCGGATAAACAGGTCATGGATTTCAGGATTAACAAACAGGTTATTGATATATAATTCGCAGATCTCGACGGAGGGGGGCGTGTAGTTGGCAGCTGGCGTGCCGCGCGCTATGAGGGAGGCGGGCGCAAACAGGATCTTAATAAAGCGCTGTCCGTAGGGAATGGATACACTGGGGATCGATAGGCGTGAATCCAGGCAGAACCACAGTAGGAGGGGAATCCAGAGGTCCACCACCTCATGACTCTGCTTGGGCGTCTGTGGCCCGTCCACTATCTGCTTTACCTCCCTGTATTCATCCACTCCGGGGTTTAGGGTGATGAGGCCCTGATGCGGCGTTTCCTGCCCTATGCAGCGCAGCCAGCTTAGGCGCTTATCGCTCGGTACCGTGTAATTATAGTGCATATTCATGACATCGGTACCATATTCGTCGAGGAAGTTGCCGTTGACCTCAAAGCGCACGCGCTGAATGAGGCGATGCCCCAGAAAGTCGCAATAGCGCACCTGGTTGCCTGCTGTCGTTGTCAACCCCCTGAGCTGCACATGCAGAACCATATCATTGAAGAAATCCCCGAATTGTGGAATGCTGAATGTGACCTCCTTGCCCAGGCGCACCAGGCCCTCCTGCACTCCTATCTTGCCATATTCATAACCCACCGCCACATAGGGCTTATAATGTGAGTTAATAAAGAGCACATGCGTCCTCTCTATATCCGCCAGCGTTGGCGTGGAGTCGGATATGGCCGGATGTTTGGCTCTTAGCCGCTGAATCTCCTTTAGACGCTTATTTAGCAGCTCCGTTGCCAGCAGCAGCTTATCCTGTGCACCGTCATTGGCAATAAGCTGATACACACCGCCTGTGGACATATAGTTAGTAACTTAAATCAAACTATCTATGCCAGCCCACAGGCATCAATTACTATAGGGTAAAATAAGTTTGTGACTAAAGGTAATTACAGACGGGGCAGAATGGATCAGAGTATGCTGTCCATATGCATTCTATTCCTATTTGTATTTATATTATGGATGGGTGTGACCCGTCCCACATATCAGGAGGAATTGGTGGCCAATGGCTTTCATCCCCCTACCGGTGTCCTTACCCCTCCCGCTAATACCAGCCGTCAGCGCATTGAGAGTAAACAAAACTATGAATTTAGCTATTATTAAGGATATTCAGACCAATGACACATTACCTTTTTTATCTTCCATGTCCTGTTTCCTGTTCTGTTTCTTATATATTACCGAATAGGATCACAATAATAACACGCGCCGTATGTTAAAAATTGAAAGAATATACAGATTAACATGGCTTCCAAACGTCAGCACGACGAACAGGAGGGCCGTCCCAAGGTTCCTTGCATAAATCGGCCAAATCAGCCAAAGGCATTTACCCTCGCCGATTATCGCAATCTACTCCACATTCCTACGCTAGCCCGCCTTAGTCTATCATCCACGTGGCAAAGTTATTGGCAGACATACTTTACAGAGATAACGGAGGAGGAGGGACACATAATTTCCACTCTAAATGAACGTCTACATGGCAGATGTGTTATTCGCGATGGGAATTCTATTACAATATCATATTATGATCAAGGCAAATGGTCTACTCCCAAGTACTGGAATCGTAACGTAACACCATATACCATTTCACAAACCATAAATGGTAGACTTACCAGATTGGAAAGCTGGAAAAATAATCTGCTGCATATGGCACATGTGGAAAATGGACTTGTAAATTGTGCCGTTTGTATCCAGGGTGAGGACGGGTTAGCAAGAAAGGAATGGTGGCAAAATGGCAGAAGACATAGAACCTGTACTGATACTAGTGGAGATGTTCTAGCTGCAGTTATTGTGCAACTTGATAATAAAACAACAAAATGGGAATACTGGCGCGAGGGAGAACTGCATAGCGATATTCTCCCGGATGGAAGAACCCTCCCAGCTGTAATCATTCAGAGGGATGATTGTAATGTGAGATTGGAGTGGTGGAAAAATACTGAAATGTGTAGAAGCACGGCAGTTGAAAATGGAACACTCAGAACGGAATGGCTACGTTACGGGCAGCTTCATCGTGATGAACGCGGTATCGATGGTAATATTTTACCAGCTGTGGAGATTCGCGGTAATGGCATAGTACGTTCTGAGTGGTGGCAGAATGGAAAATTACATCGCACGTGTATGAATAATAATGGCATATGCTTATGTGCCGTGATTGTTGAAAAGGATGGTAAATGTATTGGGAAGGAGTGGTGGCAGGATGGTCAACGTCATAGGACATGTGTGGATAAAGATGGTCACGTTTTACACGCCGTTTACGTTGCCAGTGATGATGGTACCGAGCGGTTTGAATGGTGGCAGAACGGGCAGCTGCATAGAATATGTAAGAATGATAGAGGTTATATCTATCCGGCTGTTATAGAAAATTATAACGGAACCACTAGAAATGAATGGTGGCAGAATGGAAAACTACATCGTACATGTCTTTCTACAGATGATGGTCTGTCTTTATCAGCCGTGACTGTTAAAAGGGATGGTAAATGTATTAGAGCGGAGTGGTGGACGGATGGTCAGCGTCATAGGACATGTGTGGATAAAGATGGTCACGACTTACACGCCGTTTACGTTGCTAGTGATGATGGTACTCAGAAATGGGAATGGTGGCAGAACGGGCAGCGTCATCGTTCAACAATAGATGAAAATGGAATGAATAGACACGCAGTAATTATTAAGAAGAACGGAGTTGGGGTTAGATGGGAATGGTGGCAGAACGGCAGACGACACGGAATGTCCAACGATCCTCTGCATAAGGACTATAAGCTTGCGATCATAATGCACAGGGATAATGTGAAACGCTATATCTGGATGCATAATAATGTGCTTCATCGTCACCGATTAGCGCGACATGAGGGAAATGATTCATCTATCATGGAAAGTGTTAATGGTAGAGTTGTTACAAATATAACATGCTACAATGGTGAGGTTCATGGGAATCAACTAACTAATGGAGTGGCTGTACAAGTAGGTGGGAGTAGAATATATGCGGCATATGGCAAATTGCATAGGGCAGATCAGTACCCATGTATGGCTGAGCCTCAGCCTGGTCCTGCTCTTGATATTAAGGATAAAATTCCATCCTATATCATCATTGAGGGGGACAGAATTAGAATTGACATGGATAAGCTAGTGGTGATTAGAGACGAGGATCTACCAGCATAGGGAGAATACTATCTAAGTGTAAGGAAACGATTGTTTTTGCATATTTTGTATGTTTTTGCATATGAGTTGATAGAAAAATAAATGGAGTATGAATTATCAAACACACTAGTTGCAGACAACACGCATGCTAGTGGCCGTGTTATCCATATTAGCGCCGGCAAGGCTGTTAATGACCATGGGGCCGTCATAGGAGACCGTGCGGCCGTTGCCGATGCTGTGTTCCCAGAGGGTGGCCTTGCAGCCGGAGGAAACGGTCATGGAGCTGATCTTATTGTCCATCTTAGCCAGGTCGGCAACCTTGGGAAAGTAGAAATCACGGGTGCCGGGGACATAGGCGGCGTGATAGGCATTGAGGGAGGTACCAAGACTGGGGGCATCATAGACTTTGACACCGGTGGGATGATTCCATTGGGGGGCGACTGGAGCGGGTGTGGTGACCTTGGTTCCACCAAACACGGTATTAACAAGGGGAGTAGTTGTGGTCGTGGCGCCGATTCCTGTGGCATAATTGGGATCGTTGGCAGAATTGGAATAGGCAACGCCAGAGGCACCGTTGGTAGAGCCGCCCGTGGCAACTGGGTTGGGGGAGGGCGCGGCCGAGGATCCCTTGAGGGCAAATACAGCCACGATGATCAGTAGGATGATGATCACGGCAATAATTAGGAGAGCGATCATGATGATACAATGGCGAGATACTTAGGCTAAAAACAAATAACAAAAATAGGTATTTTGGGATTTAGGTTGGTCTGCAAGAAACTGAGTAGATAAAAGTGAGCAAATGCTTTAGACGCATACCATCTGAACGCTGGAAATGGCATTATTCATGGGAGCGGTAAGATTGGAGCGTTGGGGGCCGGTGTGAGTGGTGGCACCGCCCTGCCCAAGCGTATCACGCCATGCTGTTACGCGGCAACCCTGGGAGACCTTGATACTGGAGATGCGATCATCAAGGGGCTGTCCACTTAGATCCCAACTGCTGAGGCCCTGCTTATACGGCAGGTGCATTATATCGCCGGCACCCTCGGAGGCCATATCGTATAGTTGGGCCCCTAGAGCACCGGTAGCGGCTGGACGTGGCGCAGTATTAACCTTGGTACCATCAATAAGTGCCGAGCGGGCTGGATATAGACCGGTCTGTGGCGCGCGACGCATTACAATGATAATAAGCATTAGCATCACTACTACCAGCGCTAGAGCATACCACATATGATGACAGCGGATGAATGCAGACGGGTATCTATAACTTCATTATCCCTACCATCTATAATTTTCCCTATGTATTTATTTCTGCCTTTTTGAATGAAGTAAAATCAGTTACTATTTTGTTTCCTGTACCTGTATACATTAGCGAAATATAATGGGTGGTGCCGCCGTCCTCGTCGTTGCCGTCGTGGTCATTATTATCATGGTCATTGTCTACTTTATGTTTATGAGCGGCTCGGCCGCATCAACTAGTCCCGCTCCTGTCTCCTCCGGCACTGCCGCCGTAACCGCCGCCGTCACTCCTACCCCGGCTGGCACCGAGCAAACCTCCGTTGAGATTAAGAAGCAGCGCTGCCCCGAGGCCGAGCAGACCGCCGCCATCAAGACCGAGCTTGGCAAGTATAAGAATGCAGGTCCCAATAAGGCTGTCTTCCTCACTAAGGGCTGCAGCGGCATTCTCTATGGCTCTGGCCTGGCCACCCCCGAGGCCGCCGTCAACTGGGTTCAGGAGCAGGTCAATAAGCAGGGCAATCCCTCCGAATGGTATCTGCATTCCCTTAACAACAATGTGGTGCTGTATTAAGGTCTGAAATAAGCGGTTTGTCCGACTTATATTCTTTTTTACTGCGGGCGGTCACCAACTAGATGGATTATGTATTAGACATTTGCCTTTTGGGAAAAATTGATAGGTTAATAGCAGTATATGCCGCCGAAACGTGCTAAGAAGTCGCAGAAGGGCAGGCCCAAGCGCCAAGCCGTGGTTGTAAGAACTCCGCCGAAGTTGCCCACCGATGTACTAAGCATCATCATGGAAACGACTATTGCCTATAGGGGTTTGAGTGGTGAGGACTCCCTGAGCTTCTATAGGGACATGCTGACTATTCCACGGATAGGCAGACGCAGCCTTAGCGCAAGTTGGCAGAAGTTATGGCAGATGAAGTATACCATCTGTCGAACAGAGCCTAATGGCGACTACTCGTACTATTTGCGTGGTTTGCGTCATAGGGTTGATGGCTATGCGCAAAAGGAGGGTAATAATCTCTACTCATACCGATTCGGCGAACTGCATAGTTTTAACGATGAGCCTGCTGTTGTATGTGGCGATGTCAAAAAGTGGTATGATAGGGGACGTCCCCACAGAAATAATGAGATGAATGGAAGACCCATGCCAGCAGTAGTTAGCACTGATACATACGAGTGGTACCAGAATGGATTGCTACACAACTCCGGCGTATATCCATCCGGTGTGCCCCGTCCGGCGCGTGTTAAAAAGAATCCAGATGGTTGTATTGAGTATCGTTCTAATGGAAAGCTCCATTGCAGTTATGTGTTTAATGGACAAGTAGGCGCGGCTCTGATTTCCAATCATATAAACGCTGATGGAAATGCTATTATCAAATCAGAGTGGGCCCTGCACGGCAAATACCACAGAACTGATAGGGGTATGTTGAAATCCCCATGTGATATTGGTTGCGTAGGTGTAGACAATATGCAGTTGCCCGCTGTAACGCATACAGGCAAATCATACTGCTATGCCAAATGGGCTGTGGATGATATGTTGCATAGGGAGGACAGGGGATCAGGCGTATGGAATTTTAACGGTGATCAATTCCTATCTACCCTTCCAGCGGTGATCACAATCGATGAAGTCAAAGCCTTTATCAAATATGAATGGCGTCAAAATGGTTTCCCCTATAGGGATGAGATGGGGTTGTTACATCCCTCCATTACAACTCCCATTCGCTTTCCACATGAATGTGTGAAAAGGGACAATCTGATCATTTATAAATGGTTTAATGAGAAGGGCGAAGCGCACTCCGGTCAGTATGGCACCTATAATGGTCAACCCAATACACTGCTGCCTGCTGTTATTGGAATTATGAATGGATCGGTATGTTTTACCCTGTGGTATCTTAATGGAAAACTTCATAGGGACAACCTACCAGCTGTCATCATCAATTCTACTCATCGACTAGAGGTATGGGTTACAAATGACAAGGTTCATAGGAACGATGCTCCAGCCGTCGTTGGAAGTGATGGAACTGAAATCTGGGCCTTAGATGGACTGATTCATCGTAATTTAGCATGTATTGATCTCGTAGGAGTCCCAGCACTGAGATTAAAAGGTGAATGGAGCGTACTTAGAATTCCTCTGCCTACTCACGGCTCTAATGGTTCTAATATTACTATCAAAATTGATGCCGAATTCCTCGAAACGGGAATTACTCGAAGACTGGAAAGCAAACCCATGTATATAAAACATAAGCCTGTATATGGGTGGTTTAAGATGGGTAATCTTCATAGGACGTCGCGTGGACTTCTGAAGGGGGTAGAAACGCAACTGCCGGCTCTCATTCTTCGGAATAATACTATGATCTGGTGTAAGGATGGTGAATTTCATCGCGAACCGGATAACGGAATGCGGATGCCTACACGTGTATTAGGTCGACAGTCATAATAGTTAGGGACAGCGGTAGAAGACGGTAATGAATCTAACTGTTCCATTATTTTTCACCGTACGAGGTGTACTTTGGTTTTTAGGTACTAATGATCCAATGTTGTATGGTCTATGAGTAAGACTGCTAAATAAGTGGATTATGTATTAGACATTTGCCTTTTGGGAAAAATTGATGGATTGCTAGCGATATATGCACTATGCCGCCAAAACGTGCTAAGAAGTCGCAGAGGGGCAGGTCCAAGCGCCAAGCGCTGAGCATCCCCGTACCATCTCTTCGAACGGACATCCCTGTGCCATTTCTTCCAACAGACATCTATGTTGCCATTATGGAGGCATACACCACACCGGCTACTGTGGCAAGTGGAGAAGCTCTTAGGCTGTATAGATCACTACTATCCATTCCTAGAATCGCCAGGAGGAGTCTGAATGCGAGATGGCAGGACTATTGGCAGATGAAATTTACTATTTGTGGGGCCGACTTCGGGGGCTATAGGTATACTCTGAATGGAGTATTGCACAGGGTAGATGGTTATGCAACAAAGAGTGGTAATTCACTCGCATCATACCGTTTTGGCAAACGTCACAGTGTTAATGACAAGCCAGCGGTGGATGACAGCGAGGGTAAGAAATGGTACGATAACGGACTCCTTCATAGGAACATTCGCATTAATGACCTACTTGCCCCAGCCATTATTGCAAACAATAGGTTTGAATGGTACCAGAACAACAAATTACACAACACGGACACCTATCCGGACGGCCGCCCCTATCCCGCACTTCTGCACACGGGTCCCTGGAATGGGTCCGTGGGATTTAATCTTGAGTGCTACATTGAGTATCGCACCAACGGAAAGTTACATAATAGCTTCGTGGAAGATGGACAATCATGCTGGGCGCACTATAGTCGATATAATTGGGGTATGTACGATATGAAGTGGGCACAAAACGGCGAATACCATAGGATGGATAGGGGAAAGCTGGCAGCACCCTATGACTTTGGATGTGTAGGCATGACTAACATGCATCTACCAGCTACAATACGTGTAAATCGTGGAGACTATGTCTATGAGTGGCTTGTAGATGGGAAGCTACATAGAGCCGATAGGGGGGTGATAACAGTGCCAAATAGTTCTACCCAATTATCCATACACCTACCAGCCGTGATAAAGAGTCATACATGCGTTACCAATAATTCTAATCACATTATGGTATATGAATGGTATAAGAACGGTGTTTGTTTTAGGGATGATGTCGGTATACCGCAGGATATGCCCTTTATCACAACTCCTATTACATTGCCAAACAGGTGTTCGATACACGGATCGCTTACCATATATGAATGGCTAAGTGAGGATAAAAAGAGGCACTCATCTCAATATGCTACATTTCATGGTGAACCTAATGTGCTGCTGCCTGCGATGATAGGGGTGATGGATGGTGTCATGAAATTCGCCTTATGGTATACCAATGGTAAATTACATAGAGACAATCATCCCGCAGTCATCATTCCAGAATACATAAAGATATGGTGTGAAGATGCCACTATTCACAGAGTTGGAGCACCTGCTGTAATTGGGACGGATGGAACTGAGATGTGGGTTCTTAATGGGAAGTTTCATCGCGATGATTCGGGTACAACATTGTATGATAGTCCAGCACTAACTCTTAGGAGTGAATGTGATATGCTTATGGTGAACGAGGGACATAGTACTAATCATGGATCGGGTGGAAATGGTACGGTTAGTATTTACATGGGCCGTATTGATCAAGGGGATTATAGTCGTTCCCAACATAAACCTATGTATGGATGGTATATGATGGGTAAATTGCATAGGACCGCTAGGGGACTCATAGGAGGTACAGTAACACAGCTACCAGCTCTTATTCTGCGCAGTGGAAGTAGGTACTGGTATAAGGAGGGTAAAAAGCATCGGGATCCTGACAATGGAGTTGATATGCCGGCTGGAGTTATTGTTGGCGGCAAACCGCAGTATTGGCGCGATGGAGAGAAGTACAAACTCTAGAGTTGGGCATGCGATCACTTTTTTGCTTGTTCAAAGTATGAAAAATAAAGAAATTGAATTAACGATTTTCATTGTTACACCGATTGCAAAATGAACAGCAAGTTTGAATATCGGTCATTCAAGGATAGCAGTATCTACGTGGATTCACTGGGTCGCTGCCGTCTGGTTCTGTCTGGAATGACCCTCATTGGTTGGTTTGAGGGAGAGAAGTGTGTTGGGGACTTTACCATCCTATACTGTGGTGCCATCCTGTTTGGATGCTACCAACGCAATCATACATACAGCAAGTACATTATCTCGGAGAGTGCGACTGAGGAGATTCGGGCTAGGCTGCTAAGTTACCGTACTCACAGTCTCATGTATCGCCTCTCGCAAGAGAGAGATGATGGAAAGGAGGGTTGGCACATGGGACGCGAATCGCTTAATAAGTTGCGCTTTAGCAAGCCGTCGACTAGTCAGCCCACTTTCCAGAATACAGTCCCAACGCCCATTTGTTCCCACTCAAACACGGCAGTTCTGAATAAGAACAAGCTGCCCATTTCACAGCCGCCTCTGCCAGCCTACACAGGCTGTGAACAGAAGGAGGACAGTGAAACGGAAACAACGGTTGAGCTGAAGGCACCGCCACCACTTCCGGTCCCCACCGCAAATCCAGTCGGTAAGGATGCAGTGGTAATTGACGATGATGTTGTACTCATTAATTGTCATTATACACTCTCGCGTTATTCCGGTCGTACGCCTTTCATTACGCCTGTTCCTTCCACTACTCCTGCGCCTTCCATTACGTCACCTCTCAAGTTACCTACACCTTCCGGTCGCACGCCTTCCATTACTCCTGTGCCTACTCCTGTGCCTACTCCCGTGTCTACTCCTGTGCCCACGCCTTCCATTACTCCTGTGCCTTCCATTACGCCTCCCCTCAAGGTATCCCGTCGCGAGGTCATTGTTATCACCGATGATAGCGATGATGAGACCGATGACGATGTTCCACCCGCCCGTCCTCCTCCCCCAATGCCCATTCCCTGCACTCTGACGACCAGCACCGGTCATTCCCGCAAGCGCCTCTACGCATAGTTTCGCCTCTTCTGTTGCCTTTTTGCCCCCAAACCATAATTCCCTGCGTGCAAAAGGTAACATGCCCTCATGCCTTTAATACATATATGGGTATTTGGTAATTTTGATAGGAGGGATAGGAAATAGAGAAGTGGAGCTGGTGTAGAAAATGATGCCGGGAGATTGTATCTGGACGATTGCTGATGTACTTACAGTGCTAATGTGGAGACAATATCGGCTAATTTCGCGTAGATTCCATCGTATCTGCACAGGATTGGGACGTGAGAAATATAGGGTACGAGTAAATGCTGAGGATTTTGGCAGGACGGGACTTATGGGATATACGCAATCGGTATGGTTAATGCCTTCCCCGACAAAGGCCATAGATCTGAATGTGTTCGTTAATTTGGAATCGGTATATGTAACAACGAAATGGGTAGAGCTGCTGCCTGTTGTGAATGAGATGGTTGGGATACCTAGTCTGCGAAAGCTGAAATTAGATAGTATGTACTTGAGAGACAACTATGATTTTGGACGCCTTCAACAGCTGACTAGCCTATCATTGATATATGGGTATAATACGGGAGTCGTATTTGATAGACAGATGCCAGCTCTTAGGGAGCTCATAATTGATAACCAATCGGATGTAGAATGGGAGGAGATGCGGAATGTGGTGAATTATATTCCTAATGTACAACATTTGCAACTGGATGAGGTGGGACAGGAGATAGCGGAATTAAGGCACCTAACATCCCTTAGGGCAAACTACTGGGGAAATAACTATATCAATTTACCCAATGTGAAGACGCTGGAGCTGAGTTATCCTGATCTTAACAGCTATAGTAATAACACACGAGATATGCGTCCTAGGAAATTGGTTATTCATACCCATTATATTGAAAATTATGACTTTGCATATTTGCACCCTGAAATTCAGGAACTATCAATTAGATACTACATGCACTATGCAATGAGTAATTATAATGATACTATGTGGAAGCTACTGAGACTTAAAATAACTAAGTTGTCGATCATGATGTTTGACGGCACTATTATATTTCACTATGTGATGCATATGAGGTCATTGCGTCATCTATGCATTAAAATACGAGAAGAAGACTTATCATCCGCTCTAAATGTAATCGCTGATATGAGATTACATAGCTTGGAGCTGAAGGAATGTCTATATAATCGGGATGTGGTGGATAGGCTGCGAATGATGCCCTGTTTGCGACGGGTGCGCTTTGCGGAGGGATGGATTAGTTTATGAGTGTCTTGAGTTAATATTACCTTTTTTCGATTAAAAATTTGATTGGGGGCTTGTCAGGTATTGTCACACTATGTTGCCTGCTGATTGCATTCGCCTAATTGTTGATAGAATGCCCATTTACATATGGAGTAGATGCAGGTTTGTTTCCAGACGTTGGGCGCGTGTATGCGCGCAAATAGCCCACAGCAAATATATCGTACAAGCTGTGGAAGCGAGTAAGGAATGGAAGCAGCGTTCTATGCGACTGTATGTGCATGATAGAAAAATTCCAATGAAATATGACCGATTGGAGCAACTATCTCTGATCTTTAACTATAGTGCTCTATGCGATGTTAACTGTATTAAACAGCTATCAACGCTATCGCGCCTTAACGATCTATACATCTATTGTCAGGGTATAGAAGATAGTTGGGAGTTTGCTAGATTCCAGAGGCTTACACGCCTGTGTCTGGTTGGCGGTATTCTATCATCTGGAATGTTCAGCGCCCCGATGCCCAACCTAAAGACTTTAAAGATTAAGAATCTCAATAGCCGGGGTAGATGGAACATGGAAGATATAGTCGATAAACTTCCAAATCTGAATAATCTGAATTTCAATATGAATTATCAGAATCTGGATAGACTCAGTGGTATTACTTGCCTGAGTAAACTATCTATACATACCCTCAGAGCGGCTAGTCATATTCCTACCACAGTTAGAAAGTTATCGTTAATCTATGCTTATAATTTAGATGAGGACCCCATTAATTTGCAGCAGCTGCAACGACTGACTATATGTTCGAATAATGAGAATATATATCGCCATATTCGCTATGGTAATTTACAGGAGCTTCGAATAAAGAGTTTTCTAGAACATGGAGAAGTACTAAACTGTCTCACATGGGTGAAAATGAAAAAGTTAACTATAGCAGATACATTTGAAATAACCACTTTGTACTATATCTCCTATATAAGTAGCATAGAGCATCTATGTATTCATGAAATAGATAGACAGGATGATGAAACAGATGTAGTGGAAGCTCTGCTATTCTTTATTAGAAAGATGCCATTGCGGATATTGGAAATAAGGGATAAGGCCCATGATAAGGAGATTATGGTGCAGCTGCGCAAGATGCCCTGCTTGCAGAGGGTGCGCTTTATAGAGGGCTGGTTTAGTCTGCACTAGGATATTATATTTTTGATTCAATGGTTTATCATTTAGAGATTTGCGCAGGATGCTACCTGGCGATTGCGTGCGTTTCATCGTTGAGAAGAGTACGATTGGCCTGTGGGGACGATGCCGTTTTGTGTCCAGACGTTGGGCTAGATTATGTGCACAAATAGCCCTCGAAAAGTATATGATAAGTGTGGATGAATTTGATGATTCGCAGGAGGTGTGTTGTTTCATTGATAATAGGGCGCGTCATTTCGGCACCTCATATCATGCGCAGATGATAAAGACGTTATGGCCTGCCATAGTCACTCTAGACTTGCGTGTGGATTTCATTGATATTAAACCAATTGAGCGACTGCCTAACCTTAGGAAGTTAACATTAAGTGATCCATTTATGAAAGATATCCCATATTTTGACAATATGCAGCAGCTGACTCAATTGAGGGTATTACGAGGTGATTATTTATCCAATGTTTTCGGCACTGTAATGCCCAACCTCAAGAAGCTACACGTGATCAATAACACAATACATGCAGTACCAAATCTGAAGAAATTGGTAAAGTTAATTCCCAACCTGCAATCCCTATATGTCTATGAAGCCAGTCACTATGTGCAGAAACTAACTAATCTAACAAGTCTACGAGTGGATCAAATAGGAAATATACCTCTTAACATTCCTACCTTGAGGAATCTGTCCGTAAAGAGATTTCATATAAGAGATGCTATCGCTAATCTACGTCAGTTGCAATTACATAGCTTGACATTAAGATCAGATGATGATATAAACTATTACTTTACACATTGTCATCTAGGAACTGCGTGAAGTGCACATAAAAACATTCATGATGTTTAATAGAAAGGGTTTACATAAGTTGATACAGACAAAGATTGAGAAGCTATGCATACATGGGGAAATGGATACCACAGTGTTATACTATATTGCCAAAATAGATTCATTACACTATCTACACATAACTCCAGATTCCGGGGATATGCCACTTGTGCTATTCATGCTCAAGAAGATGAATATAAATACTTTAGTATTGAATGGAATAGATTATGAGCCGTGGATGGTAAGGAAACTGCGCAAGATGTCCCGCCTGTGTCGTGTACGCTTTGATGATGGCTGGATCAGTCTACTGTAATCACCCTCTGTATATTATTTTTAGTAGATGTAAGGGGACAATGGTGAAACGTGAGCATGTATTAGCGGGCGTTATTATCGTCCTGCTCATTCTCATGCTTATCTACTGTGATTTTACCGATAGGGACAGCCTCAAGAATTCCGTTTGGCAAAATACCTCGCGTATTATTAATGGACCCTGTGGTCCTATCTGCAGTACCATGAGCATTCTTTCGCTCTCCTACTTTATATACAAAAACACAGAATAGCGCTGTCTTTAACTAATAATATATTTTTGATTAGGTGGTCTATTCATATCGACGCGACATGCTGCCATTGGATTGTGCTCGCTTTATCATAGAGAAGGCTTCAATAGTGATCTGGCGCAGGTGTCGACAGGTTTCCAAGCGCTGGTCTCGCCTCTGCATGCAGATAGCCTGTGAGAAGTATGTTATTGATGTTCCAATAGCCTCCGATGAAGTTGGTACAGCCGAATGGATGTGGAATGCTCGTAGAATCGCTGTAGAGAATGATTTAGGCATTTCTAATTATCATCGTCTAGAGTCCCTTAGTATAGTATCTCAGATAGATCCACTGATAAGCATAGTATCTCTGGACCAGTTATTATGCTTACCACGTCTTAGCAGATTATCCATCTGCTGTCAGAATATGAATGATAGTTGGGGTTTTGGACGATTCCAACAACTTACCCACCTGTGCTTATTATGGGGCAATTTTACAGCTTCCCTATTCAAAGAACCAATGCTCAATCTTAAAAAGTTAACCATCCGTAACGAAGGTTCATTTATTGTGACACGAAACTTGGGAGAGCTTGTACCTATGATTCCGAATATACAATCCCTAAAGATAGATTTTCCTTATACAAATATTTATCAGTTAAGCCGCTTAACCAATCTGACTAGTTTAAAGATATTTATCTTAGATGTAGAAGACGTAATACTTCCCACAATACGAAAACTCTCATTTTATACGATAAGCGGACCTATGCATCAATATGCATCGCTAAAGATACAACTGGATAAATTAACGGTACCATCATTAGATGAGTATTCATATCATTATGCTATGACGCATCAGGAGATACAGGAATTGAAGATTACTAAATATATAGGTCTTCAAAAGTGTGCAGAGATGCTGGTCAATCTGTCTGTAACGAAACTCTGCTTAGTGGAGGGCATAAATCCATGTCTATTATACTACGTCTCACACATGAGCGCATTACGACACCTCTGTTTAGAAATGCCAACCGATACGGAGAATGTGGAATCGGCTCTATTCCTAATAAGAAATATGCGGCTTTATACCCTGGAGTTTACTGATCTGCTATATACGCCCCAAATTATGGAAATGCTGCGTAAGATGCCCTGCCTACGACGGGTACGCTTTAGTGATGGCTGGCTTAGTTTATAGGGGTGTTGGTTTAGTTTACTTTTTAAATGATATTTTTGATATGCAACGGGCACGCCTCCTATAATTATTTACCATTACATCCTACCGTATTATCATTTAGTAGTATGCTGGGTCATATCTTTTTGCATTGCCCCTTATAGGGCATGTGGTAAGCGCCAATTATTTTTCACTCTCCAAAAGTTTCACCAGACCTATAGGCCCTGTCCCAAATATGGCCAACCGCCCGCCATCCAATTATTTTTCGTTATTTTTATCCCCACCCTAGGGTATTACTCGCATTCATGGCGACTGGTGGTATCTTCCAGTTGATTACCAATGATGGTAAGCAGGACCGTATGCTTCTCGCTACGGCGCTCCTCAATAAGCGTCTCCTTCAGATTGAGCAGATCCGCTCTGCCAATCCCGCTATCAAGGACCCCACGCCCACTCTCGTGGATATTGAGCGCACTCACGTCCTGTTCATGAATGCCCACTTCAAGCCCTTCGCTAAACCACATTGGCGATGTCCGTGTCCAAACCGCGGGCAAGTGGAGGCGGCTAGTTATGCTTAGTCTGGATCGTATTATGGTAGTAATACGATATAGTAATCCCGGATCAGTATGCATATCACAACTCACACAGCCGCCTCTGCAATAGGTTCAAATTGCTGGAAACTCCTTAGAGTCTCTCGGTACTATCCATTCCCTGAAAGGGGGATGAGAAACCCGTGCGAAAGTACGTAAAACATAGTCTTATGCCATCTAATGATGGTACAGGCTGTGGGGCATAGTAATAAACCGCGAGAATTGGACAATCAGCAGCCAAGTCCTAAAGGATTTCTTCTTCTCTCCTATTTTACACGAATAGGAAGACAGGAAACCAATGGATGCAGTTCAACGCATAAATGGACCTAGGGTGTTTTGTATTGATACAAAATCGCCTTAAGATATATGCTGACCATACGCGAAAGCGTAATCTAGGAATAGGGCCCGTGAAGCCCAAAGTCTAGATGCGTTGCTATTATCTCTTATCTATCTTCTTGGGTAGAATTAGATAGTGGAAATGCCCCGCTAGGGGCGTTCCGCAGCGCGGAACAATCGGCTATTGGTTACGAGTACAACAAGGTGGCGCCCTCCTCCGGCTCCGCGCGCCTTGGCTCCGAGATCCAGTTCAGCATTCCCCAGTTCGGTGACTTCTTCCACGATATGAACTTCCACATCGTGCTCAGCGCCGTTACTGCCAGCAATGCCGACTACTGGACCGACCCCGCGGCTAACCCCGCCAACGGCAGCGAATTGCTTGCCTATGTCCAATACCTTGGCCAGCGCCTCTGCAAGAAGGTGCGCATTGAGGTCAACGGCAACCCCCTTGATGACTATGATTCGGATGTCATGAATTTCCACCAGAAATTCTTCGTGCAGCCCAACAAGGAGGTCGGCTGGAACCGCAATGTCGGCCAGGAGAACCCCAAGCAGGGTTATGCGGCCGTGGGCCGTAACCCCGAGACCGGCCGTACCGGTCTTGGCGCGGGTGTTCGTCAGGGCATCCAGTTCTTCGATGGTCCCCAGACCGCTAAGGCGGAGCAGGGCCGCGTGGAGCTGTGGATTCCCCTCCTTAACCAGGGAAGATAGTAAATAGGTATGTTGTGGGGCTTGGGCAGCCAGACAACATAGAGTAATCCCTATGCTATCAACCCAACCAGGGAGAGTACATGCAAAAACATGTGCTAGTGGTTATGACTGATCAATTTCACGTGTCATAACTGCAAAATAGTCAAATTGCTTGAAAACCTTTAGAGTCTTCTAGTACCACCTATCTTTTGAAAGAGAGATATGGAACCCCAGGGAAACTTGGTAAAATGCTATTTGAAAATTGATTGACCTATTTTCAAGTGCAGGGCAAGGTAAAAAGTTAGAAGAATTAGGCAATGAGCAGCCAAGACCTAAATAGTATTATCAATGATTCCATAAATAGTATGAGCAGCTTTTATGAAGCTTATGCATACAATGAAGTTATAATAACTGAGGAGTTGTATGATATGTGTAGCTTCTATGAAGCTTACTCATATAATGAAGTTATAGTAACAAGTAAACCATACGGAGTCATTTACAAAATATCGAGTAACAAAGACGTAAAGGTATATATAGGACAAACTATAAGTACGCTAACACGCAGATGGGGTGGACATGTTTGTTGTTGTAGAGATTATGCACTAGTCGCATCGGGCAAGAATCGATACAAAAATCATTGCAAAGCTCTTTACAGAGCTATGATTAAACATGGAGTAAATTCCTTTCGTATAGAGCAAATAGATGTCGCGTATTCTGAAGATGAACTTAACGATCTAGAAATTAAATATATCAAACAATTTAATTCCTACACTCCAAATGGTTATAATATAACCAAAGGAGGAGCTAGTAGATCTATAGTATCAGATGAAGCGAAGGAAGCTGCTAGACTAAAGTGTATAGCTAGTATCCATGCAAATATAGATGCTAAACGCCACTGCGAGGCAAGTAAAGGTTTACCTCCACTTGTTCAAATGTGTCACAAGGGTGACAACATTATATACCAAATACAGAATTTTCCAGGGAAGTGCAAATTGAAGTGTTTTAGTTCGTCCAAATATGGTAGTGTTGAAAATGCTAAAAAGGCATGTTTAGACTACTATAATATACTTAAAACAACCGATACAGTTTATATCAAGCAGAAACAAAGACCAGATCTTCCTAAAGGAATTACTGCTCTAAGAAATGGATATAAATGTAGTAAAATGCATAAGAAGAAAAGATATGCTAAAGAATTTCTACTTGGTACAAACGAAGAAAATCTAGTTAACGCTAAAGCGTATCTTCAACAGTTACTCGATTCATGGAAAGAAGAATAATATTATATGGTTGCAGTTCAGAGACCAGATGTCTGTTGAGGTTTAACGATCTTGTTGAGCCTTTAAGGTATGGTCCATTCCCCTGTGAGAACAGGATGTGATGATGAGGAGCGTGAACTCCAGAGCATCGCATGGGTATCCTAGTAGGAAATGACTAGGATGGTATTATTTGTCAATAGTACGACCCGGTAGTAAAGATTTTGGTTTAATGCTGACCCTTTGAGATTCAGGGGGTAGTCTACATAAAAGTGTAGGCTAGTATTAGTGGATTTGCTGGGAAACTGGCAATAACCGATATATCTGCTAATGCAAGAACGCCAAATTGCGGGAACATCGTGTAAGATGCTTGATACTACCTGTGACTTCGAAAGGAGTCATATGGAACCCCAGGGAAACTTGGTAAAATGATTTAGTAGACCTCAAGGAGGATACAAGATCAGGGCATAGTAAAAAGTCAAGCAGTAGCGACAATCCGCAGCCAAGTGCTAAATTTCATCATTGGATGAAACAGGCAACAGGTTCAGAGACTTTATGGCGAACGGCTGTTATTCTCCTAACAGGGGGTAATGGCTTAAGATAAAGTCCACTCCACCTTGAAAAAGGTCTATAGGAAGGAGAGCGATCGGGCTCAGAATCCTATAGGGATAGCATATATAGTAAATGATGTATGCGTTGCAATAAAAGACCAGTTATTGTAAGTTCCGGTATTTAGGCGCCTCAGCGTCCCCAGTGTGTCCATTCCTTATGGGCAAAGATTCGTATATTTGGAATTGGCGAGTGCTGCTGAGATCCTGCAGCACCTCCACGCTTTTGATCCCACTCTCAACTCGCCGTCCACCAACCCCGTTCCTGGAAAAGTTTGCTAACCACAAACACGGGACAGTATATGCAAAAACATATGCTAGTCATTAATCGCTGTGTTGTCTTTACATAGAGACAATATATAGCCGAATTGCGATAATGGCAAAACCATCAAATTGCGGGAAACTCCTGTAAAACGTTTAATACTACCTATATCTCTGAAAAGGGATATACGGAACCCCAGGGAAACCTGGTAAAAGATGTCTATGATATCGGGCATAGTAAAAACTTAAACGGTAGGGACAATCCGCAGCTAACTCCTAAATGAATAGTTCATATGGATAATGTTCATCGACTAAATGTTGGTTGGGCGTTACAAATTGTAATGCCTTAAGATATAGTCAATCCCCGTGAGAGATCACGCTAATGGAAGGAGAGCATTCGGGCTCAGAATCCATTGGGAAGAAAACAGCAATAGGAAATGATTGCTGTGGTTCTATTACTACTAAATAATGGTAATAGGACATCTTCGGTATACGAGGTCCCCGATGTGCTGACTGCTGAGTTGTACATCAACAATATCTTTGTTAACCCAGAGATCCACGATATTTTCATTAAGCGTATTGGCTTCTCGCTCATCCGTGTGCACCGCCGCCAGGTGTCGCGTGTGAACAAATCGGAAGATAACATACTTTTGAACCAGTTGAAGTGGCCTATTGAAACAATCTACCTTGGTCTCCGCCCATCTGTCAATGCCAGCAGCAGCTCGAACAAGATGCTCGACAGCTGGCACGTGTACTGCGAGACCACCACTCGCAACGTCGACCTGTGCGGCCTGTCGAACGGCTATTCGTTCGTGGCCCTCCCCGGCTCGGCCATTACCGCGGCCCAGTACACCACCAACTTCTCGTCCTTCACCGGTCTTGGCCTGGACTTCGCCGTCACCCTCGGCGTTGCCACCACGACGGTGCTGACTGTGGACCAGATCAACGCGGCCCTCGTCCTCGGCGGCTTCCCGCAGCTGATCGGTCTGTTGGGCACCCTCCAGCCCACCGCCACCCAGGTCATGGACGCCCTCCCCAGCGTGCAGTGCGATGCCAGCTACCTGGACATGACGCCCACCATCGATGTCCTCAACATTGAGGCTCACGGTGTGCCGCTCTACCGCGACATCCCCGCCGCGTTCTTCAATAGCTACGTGCCCTACCACTTCGGTGGCCAGTACATCCGTACGCCGATGGACCGTGGCGCCATGATGGTGACCTTTAACCTGTACCCCGGCTCGTACCAGCCCTCCGGCCACGTGAACATCTCGCGTGCCCGTGAGTTCTACCTGCGCTACGTGTCGAGCTACTGCGACTCAAGCAACCCCTGCGACTTGGTGACGGTGGCGGTTGCGATTAACTTCCTGCTGATTAGCGACGGAAGTGCCGTGTTAACAGAGCAGCACGGAATAGGTAGCTGCTTTGGTTATCTGGTCCAGATGTGGATAAGATAGCTGAAGATAAACAGTATACTACCTAGTGCCCTTGTGGTATTATGGCATGTTTCTCCTGTTGTGAATACAACAAGAAATAACACCATAATAACTCCCAAATTCCACATGGGTGCAAGACAATTAAATTGCGGGAAACCCCTAAAGCCTCTACTACTCCTACCATGCAGTAATGCATGAGTATACCCGTGTTAATAGCGCTGGGCATAGTAAAAACGTAGATGATATATGGGCAATCCGCAGCCAAGGGTCCAACGGTTATGGTTTCACAACGATGAAAGCCACAACACGGGATCAAGGTTCAGAGACTACAATGTGTCGGTTATGGTGTGGCTACTCTGCTAAAGACAGAGAGCGCGCCATAGCTTAAGGTATAGTCCGGCTTACTCCGAAAGGAGATCAGAGGTAGTGGTGTGGGACCACGAGACTGATTTAAAGAGATTGATGTGCGTTACTCAACTTAGTTATTCTTACACCTTTTATTCATTACCCCATAATATCCCCTTATTTCGGAAACAACAAAAAACAACAAAAGGAACACAAAAACAATAAATAACTAAGAAATGGAACACAAAAACAATAAATAAAACAAAACATAATAAACAAATTAAAACTAACCCCAATTCTAAAACAAAACTCATAAAAACAAAAGATCAAAAGACAAAAACAATACAAAACATAAAAGACAAAAATACTACTAAATTTTTGCCTGGAAAGTGCTCAATGAGTAAGCCCTCGTATAGCTAGTCCCGGTTAGACATCTAGACGGTGATCTCTGGTTGCACCTCGATGGTAGTCGCATATTTGGTCTTGAATTGCGCCGGCCAGTACTTTCTATAGTTGGCATGACTGGGAAGAATGCGTCCAAAGATGCGGTAGGTATCAGAGGCATAGCGCTCATGATCCAGCATATGGGCGTGCCAAACAAAGCCGATGCGGGGATTGGTGGCCACTAGGCGCACCATGCGCTCGGGCAGCACATAGCAGGGCTCCTCAAGGCAGCGCTCAAGGGCCCAGGCGTACTCTTTCATTAGGGAGTGACATTGGGAGGGAGCGGCAATATTAAGATTGATAAATTTGGTGGTGAGAATGCGGTCGGCGAATTGAATCTGATGGTAATGTTCCGTGAGTAGATTCTCAGTGGTATAGTATTCATTGCGCTCATAGGCGATGGGATCCATCATGCCCAGCACATCTATCCACTTATCGATCATGCTGTTGGGCTCCACCGCAGGCGCGTTACCAGGATACCATCCGGCCACCACATCGCGGCCCAGCCGAATGGGGCGCTTTGCCCCGCCCACTCCCCTGGTCTTTGCCACTATATATTCTCGTACACTGCTGTCATTGCGCTGTGCAAAGCCCAGCCAGCGACGGTACTCCCCCAGGCGATTGCTAATGTGAAGGGAGTGCTTAAGGGCGCCAATTGCAGACATCTGTGCCGTTTGTGCCGTTTAGCTTTTCTAGACCAATCCTATATAAGGAAACAGCATTCAAAAATCAATAAATGATTCTATATACATTATTTATCGTATACTTCTACCAATCTAGAGATGAAGCGATGTGTATTACTTTTTATGCATAACAGCAAAAAGATAATCCTCCTACCACTCGATATGCAATGTGTATATGGATATATTTCTTGCGGGTGGTACCATCAATTGAATTGCGAGCCATGGTGGGCATAGCAGTGACCATTCCCATGCCCATCGCGCCGTTACCTTATAGCCCTTGGTACAGAGAAATCCTGTAATCGCCTTCGCCCGTTTCTGTCCTACGACATTGTAGCATAGTACAGATTTCTTTTGTTGAGCTTTGTACTTTATTTCGCTAATGATATTGCTTTCAAGTATCTCCATTTTGGTAGGAGCGTTGTTCGTTATTTCGCGAGCGAATGAAGCGTCTGACATGATGCTAATAACGCAATGAATATTCAATTTTCCAATTACAATCAAATCTCTTGTTAGAGTACATCGCATAAGTACCCTAAATCCACAACTCACCAGCAAACCATGATATGATTGCATGGGCAGACGCGCCATTCGTGTTTTAGATGGCCATTGACTAAAATCATCTATTCTTTTTACATTTTATCCCATTCCATCTGCAAAAAGATGGATGGAATCTGTTCTACCAATTAACAGATATCACATACCAACTGCGCAGTTTGGGTAGTACCATCTGAAATACCAGTAATGGTGGACATGCTACTGATACTTCCCACATCCACTTAGCACGTGCATTAAACCCCCGAGCCCGAAGCGCCTCGACAACCTCATCAGCAGTTGTCCGTCCAAGTACCATATATGACAATTCAAAGGGTCTATGTTGTGCATTAAGCTCGATATCACCAGTGATAGCAGAGATATATCTTTCCACCTCCGTAGGTGCCGCCGTCGCCATAGGACCAATAATATCAAAAAGATTATTCATCTTTTATCATTTATGCTGCTGGAGATGTCTGTGGTCGTTTTTCTGACATCTGCATTCGCATGGCCGCAAGGTCCTCGGCATTAATGATGATTCCAATTGAGGCCATATATTCCGATAGCATATCTACAGTATCTGATAGATCTCTTGTATCCTCCCTAAATAGCACTATTAGGCGATTGCCCTCAACGGGGATCACAGCAATAGATTGGTTTGGCATTGCAGCGCACGTATTGAATGGTAATTATTCAATTTTTCTCATTTATCCATAACCATCCAATATATCCTACTCCAAACCAAAAATAAGGACATGGGCCACATCTACTCCCATGCCACTGACCATCTAGGCGTCTGCTTCGCCTCCTCATCCATCGTGCAGGAATAGCACATCGTCGTCTCATAGTTCCTGCGACAGCAATGGTAGAATTCCCCAAAGCCCACCTCAAGATTCAGTGCGCAGTCCCTACCAAAGCCCACACAGCCGCACTTTGCCCGTATCATGACATAGCTGCTCTCCTCCTTCACCACGTAGATATGATTGCACATAAGGCAATTAGTACGTTCAAAAGGGGGCAGTGCCACGCGATCCGGATTGCATTTATAGCATCCCTTTACCTGTTTGGCACATTGCTGCAAATCCCTATCATCATCGCCATTCATACTAGTAATGGCATTGATGTTCTCAAGTTTGGCTGTAAGCATACGGCATCGCTGCTCGGCTTCATGCAGGGCCCACCTAAGACGGGTTATTTCCAGCTGTTCGCTAGTCATTGCTTTGGTCTATCTGTTCTATCTTGGTCTATCTTGGTCTATTTGTTCTATTGATAGATGATTGCGAACGAGGCTCTAATACCTTATTTCCATACTTCAATTTTTTATAAATGAACCGGAATGGGTAAAAAGCAACAGATGACACTATCCAATTTCATTCAAAATACTTCAAAGCCCCAAAACCCGGTATAGGAAATAGACAAGAACCAATAGAACTATCCACAACACATATAATATCGCATTTACTCGTGCCAATTCCTGTGTCAATGTCTCAAGCTCCTGCTCCCTCTTCCGCAACTGCACACTCAAGTCGACGATTAGCCGGGCCTGATCGGCGCATAGTCCAGACGATTCAACCAATCCGCTCCTATTAACTGTCGTCATACTGTGCTTATACGTAGTACTCCCTTTCAATTTTTGTCACCTATCTTCTTCCTACAAACTATTAACTTCCAATTATGGCAAATGCAAAAAAACGAAATGAACTACCATACCTTTCGGCACATCCAACCAAATAGTGATACGATTATTGCTATTATAATACATCCACCTGCAAATGGTATGTTTCTCACTATCCATCTAAACACAGATGTTCGTGGTCCATTTATCGTTATTGTATGATCATTAATTGACACATAGTTCAGTTTTGCATGAGGAAATGAATAATGGATTACCCCATAGATTGCATCTAAAGCCGACACCCTACATTTATTACCAAAACATCCTATCACTCTAATCCTATGTAGGAATTTCGCCTTATGTTCTACCTGTAACAATTCTATCAATTCGTCTGTATTATAAAAGTACATTGCTATTGGTCTTTCTAAGCCAATCCTTACAACCCATTCCAATCCCCTCGTAATAACCGGTACAATAACCACTTCATTACCTGTGACATATACATGTTTGTCCATATGTTTAGTTGCCACCTTCCTATATCGTCTCTCGTATACGAGAGACAACTGACTAGCCGCAATATCAGAAGTACCCCCTGCTGAAGTTTCGAAGCTATGATGCCCAATACGTCCTGATTCATCTCATGCAATATAACCACTTTTATGAATCAAAAATAAATTGTAATGGCCATCTCTCACCATTTACGTCCAATACATCTATTATTCGCAAACAGTTCACCACATTCACCATGGGTTAATGTTCCTTCTATATACCATTGCGCAGTTCCGTCTGTATCACGTTCTATTATAGCCGGTTTGCCACCTCCACGGTGTAGCTTTCCATGCTTGTAATAGTAAACGTTGCCATTGGGATGGATTACAGCCGGTTTATCACCATCGCGGTGTGGGACGCAATTCTCATCATACCACGTCTTAACACCGGTGTCCGTAATAATATAATCTTCATCATCGGTGGATGTTTCTTTCTTCAGTTTCTTGTTCTCCTCCTCCAGTTTCTTGTTCTCCTCCATCAGTTTTGCGTTCTCCTCCACCATCATCTTGTTCTCTTTAATCTGCTCTTCAATCTGGTCTTCATCTCTCGTCTCCTTGGTTAGCAATTTTTGATTTTTCTCCTTCAACGTCTTGATTTCATTGCGCAACTTATCACAATCATCGCGTAGGCTAGCCCTCACATCCTCCAAGATTTTGACATCAATCTGTAGGTTCCCATTCATACTCTTGAAGGCATCGCGTTCCATCGCAATTTCCACCAATCTTTTCTGGTCTTGAAGCAGTTGCTCTCGCACCGCATCACGATCGGACATAATCATATCATACTTGCTCTGCAGTTCCATCTGCTCCTTCACCATCTCCTTCATCAGCTCCTTCACCAGTTTAGTAACAGATTTCGTCATTTCTCAAAAGTAATGGAATATGCCAATCAAATTTCTCATTATTAATAGACAAAAAGATAACCGCTGCTTCCATCCTACTTTACATTCCAATGGGTCGTAGCAAGATAGGCATATAACGTACTAACCGACCAGATACCTACCGCCGCTGTTCCAGCACACACAATACGCCACCTCATATGTGGCACCGCAGACGGATATAGAACATTCGATGCCATGGACGCCACAAGCACTGCAGATGCATGACGCTCCGTTACCCTTTTACTATCCTGAAATTGACGAATTCTTTCCGGTACCAAATGATCAACCGCTCCCGAAACAGCCGTATAACCAACCATCGCTCCAAGAAATGTCATAATACTTGCCGCCATCCCTATTTTCCTTTCCACAACTCCAAATATCACCACACATATTCAATTTTTCACATACGCGTCAAACCTCAGAAGTACCCCCTGCTCTCATATCGCGCGTATGTGGCAAAACGGGCTAAATGGGGTTGTAATGGTGATTTACATGCGCCAAATAGCCATTTACTGGCACTTTTTCATCGGTGGGGATAACTGGCCCTTATGGAAGGTAAAAACCGCTGATGCATCATTTATAGATCATGGTACCATCTGAGTTGATTATAAGGGGGCCGCGATCAGTCCTAGCGATCATGCCGTGGATATACCAGGATTGTCTACCACATGAGCTTATGATAGCTGGCTTGTTATTGTCGCGATGGAATCTTCCATCTTTGAGATAGCATATGCTGCCGTTGGAATAGATGGCTGCGGGATTGTCACCATCGCGATGCGCGTTACCTTGAATATAATAGAAAATGGTACCATCGGGTTGTATAACGGCGGGCTTATCACCATCTCGGTGTAGGCGTCCATGATCATAATAGGAGATAGTGCCGTTGTGATGAAGAATGGCCGGCCTATCACCGTCCCTATGGTGCCGACCTTCGGAATCAAACCAGTAGCAGGTTCCATACTCATCAATATAGTGAGGTTCACCGCTATCGGTCTGATGGCTTCTTAGCCTCATTATCTCCTTCTTTAGTCCTACGTTTGTCTCTTCCAATTCGATAATGAGCCGATCGAGGTAGTTCCTGGAGCTCTCCAACCATTGAATTCTATCCTGCGTTTCTTTGAGGGTTTTCTCGACCTCGGATAGCATACATTGGAGTTTGTCGATAGTCTTGGCTTGTTGCATTGCTGAATAGGTCTAATAATGGTGAGTACTATTCAAAATTCTTTATTATGTGCTTGTTATGGTAAGTATTCAATAATATGATAAAAAAGAGGATAGCCTAATGGTAGCTGAACTTGTTATCAGCGCTGATGCGCACTGGACCGCCATCAGTTCTACCTATCGTACCGTCAATGTACCACCATTTGGCACCGTTGGCACATATGCGGGCCGGCTTGTTATTACCACGATGCACAACGCCATGTTTGAAGTAGAGCTTCTCACCATTTGCCCGTATGAGAGCAGGTTTGTCACCATCCCGATGAAGGCGTCTCTCGGCATCGAACCATTTCTTGTCACCATCCGCTGTAATTTCATGGGGTTTATCATCAGCAGACTTATCCTTCGCCTGCTTCTCGATCTCCGTGTGAAGATCCTTCGCCAGCTTCTCGTTCTCTGCAAGAAGATCCTTCACAAGGTCCTTATTAAGAGCCAACAAACGCTCCAACCGCACAATCTGCTCATTTCGCATCTTAAGTTCCTCAGTAAGCGTCTCAATCTTAAGACGCTCCTCCACAAGCTCTATCTCGCGAAGTTTGCATGTAAGGGCGCTGACAGATTGCATAGTAGGGCTTTGAAATGGACTCTGAATATATTAGCATACCCAAATTCAATTTCTTTATTTATATCACCTTTTTTGTATGATACAAAAAGACTCAGCTCCAATTCACATCGTAATTATTCCGCTGGTTGCACCGTTGCACCACATTTATCACTTACCACCTGTCTCTTACCCTCCTTTATCTTCTCCTCCATCATGCAGATAGTTCTCTTTAGCTTCCCTATCTCCAAATCCCTCTCAACTACCATTTTTGCAAGATAAGCCTCATGTGCCACATGGTATTGAACCTTACGTTTCAAACGAAGCTTTTCCCCATCCTCCTCCTTCGAACTTCCAGCTTTTAGTCTCCTTATCTCCTCATCCTTCTCAGCACACTTGCGATGTAGAAAGCGTATCTGATCCTGCATGACTTCCAATAACCTTCTCTTCTTTTCAATTTCTTTCTTTTCTTTGCCCCGCCGCCATCACGGCCTTTCTCTAACTTATAATTCGCTAATCGGGTAATTAAGTATTAAAGAGTAGGTGGGTATGCCGTGGCGGAAGGAGGGAAAAAAGGAGGGAAAAAAGGAGGGAAAAAAGGAGGGAAAAAAGGAGGGAAAAAGGAGGGAAAAAGGAGAGACGGAAACGACTTATTCAATTCGTATAATAATGGTGTAGATTGTCGCCTATGGAGATGATCTGAATGACGGGTGCATAGATATCAACGGTGTGGTTGCCGTCCATGTTATTCTTATACGAATCGCCAAGGTTGAAGAAATGATGTAAGGTGGGTCTGGGGTACATGTAGGAGACATTTTGGGAACCGGAGGGTTGATAGGAGCCAGGATATAAGCTCGGAAAGGTATCCATGAATCCTTTATAGCTATTTGTTTTCGGTTGTATTATATCTACGCTAGATGAGAGAAACCAAAATAGTTACTATTGGCATTCAGTTTTTGATTTTTGAACATACCTATACATAATTTAGGTAGGCAGACACATGAATGTGGACTGTATGATAATGGTGGCGCAATGGGTCGGTTTGGAGGTATGGCGAGTAATGCGTTTGACGAGTGGATGAATGAGGACAGCGACTGAGAGGGCCTGTAGACTGCGCATAGTAAACCCGATAATTGTGCGGAATCTATCGGTGGAGTGGGCATCCTATCTTACATTATCCAACGAGGTTGTGGATATGAGCAGGCATAGACATCTAAGATCTTTGGATATGATGTTTGTGAATAAGGACGTGTTTATGAAGCAGATAATCAATATAGCCGGCAATGACCATCTAACACAAACAATAAGAAATGTAAAGTTGGATCTGTACAATACCGATTACCATACCACCCATATCATAGGTGAATGGCTTAGAAATACCAATATACGTACATTTGGTGTACATATCCAATCTTATAACAATGATACTCTAGATATGTTTATATTACGATACTTACCAGTTACGTTGACATGTCTAACATTGGATTATATTGATGACACATATCTAAAGGGTATACAGCGGCTAATTAATTTACATAAACTTAGTATAGTGTGTTGTAACAACATAGAAACAGTTTGGTTAGCGACCCTTGTAAATCTATGCGAACTAACCATTACTGGAAACTGTAATTTACAGGGTATTGGCAAGTTGCTATTGCGAAAGCTGCATCTAAATTGCTCATTGATAAACGGTGAGGAGGAGATACAGAATATTACCATTCTAAAGGAGCTTTCCATTCGCGGTGTATGTGAAGTATATCTACCATATCAGAGTTTAGACAAGCTAATTATGCGGGATAGAAATATACATACTGTCCATAATCTATACAAGTGCCACAAACTAGAGTGCGTAATAATCGATTCGGACTGTTTGGATATGCAATGGGTTAAGGAGCTATTAAATCTTCCTGTTCTTAAGACTGTAACCATATATGGATGGTATTTTGATGTGTATCATGATATGGTAGAGCAATTGAGACAAAAAGGAGTACAGGTGGAGATATAGAGCATTCGTTTTTATTTATATCATAGCCAAGTAGAACACATTGGAAATGTTTTTATCGCTTTTTATATCCCAACACTTATACTCCTACTATGTCAGTGGTTACGGGCAACCCCATTCCGGAGCATCTGCCGACTGTTCATACTGATGAGCTTGTGTATGATGTGCCAGAGCATCTGGGCCTGATTATTGGCAACTGCAGCGAATCGGCAACGTGGACGCTGCCCAATGTATTGGACATGCTAGAGGGAGCATCGTTGTATGTGGCCAACCAGGGCGCGAATCCCATAGTGCTAACGGCGCAGGCGGGGCAGACGGTGGCGGGAGCCAGCACTCTTGTCGTAACTGCGGGTACAACGACCCACCTATTTACCTCCGAGGACGGTTGGCTGATGGAGGGCACGGTCAATTCCAATATGGCCGTGCTGTATGACGCCGTGTCGGCGCCGTATAAGGTGGCAAGTCTCAATCGCGGCAAGCTCTACATGGCACCGCTTAGCACGTGGAATTGGGCGGCGATAGTCGGCTCAGGCACCAGCTCATCGGCCCGCGGCGAGAGTGTGGCGATATGCCCCAATGGCCACGTGATGGTGACCGGTGTGTTCAGCGGCACTGCGACCTTTGGCTCCACGGTGCTTACCAGCGCAACCGCCAGCGATATTTACGTGCTGTGCCTATCGCCACCCTCATCTGAGCTAATTGGCGCAGGGCCAACCGTTGAGTGGGTGGTGCAGGTCAATGCCAATTCAGGTGCAGTGACTCCCGAAATCGATGTGGATGCGAATGGCAATGCCTACATCTCGGGCTTCTACAGGGGCGCGACTGTGACCTTTGGCGCCTTTGTCGCTCCCGCCAGCACCTCCTTTAACAGTGGCTATGTGGCCAAGATATCTGCAGATGGCGTGTGGCAGTGGTTGGCAACGGCCGTCGGTACAAGCTTTACTGAGATTACAGGCATTAGTGTCGGCGACTATGAGATCTATGTATGCTTTAACTCCACATCAACGTCTACGATGCTGGAACCCGGCAGTATTCCCATTTCCACAGCCAATACCAATGTGCATGTGAATGTAGGGGCACTGGATATGAGTGGAACCTGGCTGTGGGGCATCACCACCGACACTCCAAACAGCGGTGATGATCGCGCCTTCTCCATTAGCTCCTATGGACACCAGTGCTATGTGACAGGCTCCTTCAACGGCACTATTAACTTCGGCGGCTCTACCCTTACCAGCGTCGGCTCTACCGATCTGTATGTGGCTTCCGTGCTGCAGGGTGGTACGTGGGGCTGGGCCAAATCCGCCACCAACACAGGCGAGTTAATCGGTAATGGTATTCGATCCGTTGAGTCGGGTATCTATGTTTCAGGTCTCTTTGCCGGTACCGCGACCTTCGGTACCCATATCATTGCGAGCGACGGTGCCAACGACGTCTTTGTTACAAAGCTTGATTATGCGGGTTTGTGGCTGTGGGCCAGCAAGGGCGGCGGTGTGGGCAATGATTATTCTAGCAGTGTGGTAGTGGATAAGACGGGCGCCTATGTCACAGGCAGTTTGCGCAATGTGGCCACCTTTGGTACTATTGTCTATACACCGCCATCGGGTAGTGAAATCATAGAGCAGGTTTATGTGGCCAAAATTAGTCACGATGGCACCTGGCTATGGCTTGCTGTGAGTACGGCCGCAAATGGCGATCGTGAGGGCACCTCCATTGCTGTCAACAAATATAGTACCAGTGGCGCCGTCTATATTACAGGTTTTACGAATGCATCTACCCTATTCGGTGAGAATGCCATTTCCGCAACCGCCGTTAGTCTGATTGTGGCGCGCGTGGGTCTAGAGGGCGTCTTTCCCGTCTACTGCACGGATGTGGCACAGGGCACCTCGACCCCGTATGAGTGGGCCCCCACCAAGCTCTCCACTACCCAGCTCAGCGGCACCAGCCTTACCGTCGGCAGACAGTACTATCTGAACACGGAGAATGGTGTGGTGTTTCCCGGCGGTTCCATTCCCTCCGTCGTCAGTGCCGTACGTTTGGGCGTGGCAGTCACAAATGGATTCCTATGGTCGCCGTAAGCACTAATCTCCTTGCTGTATTTTTCACTCATTACTCTTCTCAGAATATGTAGTCTGGGCAAAAACGAAATACATCACAGCTCACAATAATTTGCTAACATGCTTATCACATCCCGTGGGATTCTATATACCAACATGGAATTGCTAACATATTCCAGATTCTCCCTACGCATCTTTAATATAATAGAAGCGCGGCAATGCCGTGGAGGTGGTATTCCTAGTCCAAGTAGTATCAGCACCGTCTCCCGACTGGCATTATGATGTAAATGCGCCAATGAACTTGGTTGTAAATTCCAACAATCGATGGCATGTAGAAATGCCTTGCGGTGGAGAAGCGCCAATGATCTAAGTTCATAATTGGATCCGGCCTCATGGAACATAGTTACCGCCCTGAATTCATCTGAATGCAGCTGTGCCAGTACACAACGTAGATTGCCCTCATTCATTGTCAAAGGAAACCCAACGCTAAGCAATTTAACATCATCAGTATACCTATGAGGAGTATAGTGTCGATAAGCCTCTAATATTGTATCCCACCGTTCTCTGTAGTAATCCTTACATATTTTCAGTATGATACAATCTCTCGCATGACGTTCAAACAGTTCAAATATCTTTTCATGCGGCAATCTATAATCGCTGCAATCATGCATTGCCTTTATCGCATATACATTGCCGTATAGATCGAATAACCGTAGTATTCGTACCTTGTCGGTATGGTCATTCACCTTCTTAACCAGGCCGTTGATGATTTCGTCATATGCCTCCACATTCTCGTACATTCTATACAATTCGTCCAGTAGATGAATGGTATGGTTTATTGCCTTAATCCGCTGGGCAATCTTTTCCACAATGTCCACATCAGAGGAACAACAAATGGCTAGTTCCGTAAGTTGCTCATCGGTCACACCAGGATGATCTATCATCTGAAGCATGCGCTGATGTAGTACGTCCTGTTCCAATAAGGGGTTGCATACATTGGGCTCATCCAGTACATGTATCACTATCGGTCTCCAATGTTTGTCCATAAAGTACGACCAAACGCTACCCCATTGTCCCTTTGCCACATCATTACGAATCGCCTCCATTGTCTGAATTGCTTGAATTGCTTGAATATATCGTTATGATTATTCAACTTTTAGATTATTTGTATCATCCTGCTGTATTTGATAAAGGAATGCCAGGAACGAATATCCTGTTACATTACTTTTTATTATATTATTAATGTTATGAGTAACAATGTCGATTGCCAATGGGCAGACGATCCCCACACACTTACCCTCTAATACAGTCACCAGCACCATCTTTGATGTTCCGGATGAGTTGGGCTGGTTTCTCACCACACAGAGCTCAAATAGCACATGGACCTTACCGCTCTTAGATACTATTGCTAGTGGATCCTTTCTGTGGATTCGTAATGGCGGCACCGGTACAGTTACGCTTGTGGCGCATGCGGATGACACGATCAGTGGTTCCGCAACCGTTACCAGTAATCATACCATGTTAGTCACCACAGATGGCACCTCCACCTGGCACGTCGCTCTGCAATCCCCAATGATGCCCATTCCACCCACCAGCACCAATTCCTCCTTCCAAATTACAACTTCGCAGATACTCATCAATAATACATCCTACGCCACTATAGGATGGTTTCCCTGGTTCCACGGCTTCTATAGTAACTATACAGAGGGTTATGTGGTAATAAATACAGAGGTTCCACAATCGGGATTCACATTGCGTGTTTTGGATACCTCCACTAGTACGGCTCTGTTAACAGTCGTCGTTAGCACATCTGGCAGCTATAATTACTCCTTCAGCTCTTTCCCCGTGGGCAATTGCCGCCTGGCTATTCAGGTGCGCAAAGACCAGATTGACACCCAGGATCCCACCCTATATGGTTTAACTATGCAATTCGCTTAGGCTTTTCCTTATTATTTTTACATTGATTAACATAGTATAGCAAGATCAAATCGGAAACAATTCCATTTTACATTTACTATTCCGGCACTAGTACAGACGACCCATGTCGACGGTATTGGAGAATCCAATAATTAGGGGTAATGTTGCCCCGACAAGCAGGGCCGCGGTCATTGCTGCTACCTTGGTTCCGGGAACGCTGGCTAGCAACTTTGTACATGGATCAATCATTGATGGAATCACCCTGAGTGCTGGTGACAGAATCCTAATTAAGAATCAGGCGGATGCCACCCAAAATGGCGTGTATATCGTACAAACGAGTGGGGTGCCCCTGCGCTCCCAGGACATGCCCATAGGCAACAACGTCACATGCGTCAGCATTGCGGTGCAGAGGGGTGCTAGTCAGGCGGGTTCGGAGTGGGCCATCAGTAACTATCCAGCCGTGGTTGGCACGGACAGCCTTAGTTGGGTGCAGACCAATGTGAACAGCACCCTTACAACGGCGCGTGGTGGTACAGGCACTTCCTCATTGGGCGGCACCAACACCCTGCTCTACACGTCCACAACTAACACCATAGGCAGTATTTCTACCTCAAATAATGGTGTTCTCATCACTTCAGGCGCGGGTGTTCCCAGTATCAGCTCCTCCCTACCCGCCGACATGACAGTGCCCACTCCCCGTCTCATTGAGCCAACCCTCAACGATGCGTCCGGTAACTACCAATACAGCATTGTTCCGGCCACCCTAAGCGCGGATTGCGATCTGCAGTTGCCCGCGGTGACCACCTCCGACGAGTTCACCCTTAATGAGGCCATACAAACCCTACATAATAAGTCCCTGGACGATAGCGATACAGTTTTCTTTCACACTGTCGATCCCACTAAGACGCTGCGTTTTAACTGTCATCCAATCCCCGTCTCTACTCAGGTCATTCTATCATCTCCCGTCGAGAGTGGTACCATTGCCACAACCCAGTATGTCGACAGCGTCGTAGCTAACATGACCATTAAGATGAGCTGCATTGCTCGCGTTTCCTCGCCCCTAACAGTTGTCCAAACCGGTTCCCAAGATACCAAAACCCTTACCAATAGCGTAAATGGCACCATAGCCTCCAGCGCCGCCCTATTTGACGACGTTACGCTTGTTCTTAACGATCGCGTGCTTGTGGACAATGCCGCATGGGGAGGGACAAGTGCTGCCAGTGGCATATATACGGTGTCTAGCGAGGGCTCTGCGGGCACTCCCTGGGCACTCTTGCGCGCCTCCGATGCCAATAGTTCTGCTGAGGTATTTACGGGCATGACAACCTATGTAGTTCAGGGTACAAGCTATGCCAACACCCAATGGGTTCTAAATACCACCGGTACCATTATCCTAGATACAACCGTGCTTAACTTCACCCAATTTGGCGCCGCCACCGTCGTTACAGCGGGAGATGGCCTGGTTCAAGTTGGTAATATTCTGAGCGTTGGTGGTAGCGATACTATAGCAGTTACAACTGACACTGTCTTTGTCAAGAGTTACGGAGTCAGTGGTCGTCCTCTTGTTTCTGCTGCATCTGTAGGGAATGAGGCTGTTTTCGCCGCTCTCAATCTTTCCAATACCAACGCAACAACTAACTCGCTGCCAATTACAAGGGGAGGTACGGGTCGCACCACTGCTGCAACTACAAATGGTATTCTATACGGCGGTGCATCGGCTTTTGGTGCTACGAGCGCACTGGCTAATGCCATTCTGATCACCGATGTCAGCGGTGTTCCGGCACTGAGCGTCACAGCTCCCAATGGTTTAACAATGGGTAATAACTGGTTTGTCAACGACTCAGATGCAAGCCAAAAATACCAATTCCTACCAGGCAATCTCACGGCGGGTGCGGCGGCTAATAGCATCATTAATTTGCCAGCTGATGGTGGCACCGCAATTAATGATACAATGACCCTAAATAACCTTACCCAATCTCTGCAAAATAAGACACTGGTCAATCCCAAGATCCAGGGCAATATCTTTGATACCAGTGCGGCAATAGTGCTAGGAACCACGGGAGTGGCATCCGCCGTCAATTATCTGCTGTCTACCAATGCGGTGCCATCGGGCAATCCCAGTCTATCCGCAGCTGGTACAGATACCAATATAAACCTCCTGCTACAGGCAAAGGGTACCGGAGGAGCCATTCTAGCCGCAACTGCCACAGCAGCCGCCAGCTTAACCATTCGTGAGCAAACCACAGTGGGCACCGCGGGTGTAAAGATCACAGCGCCTCCGCTTACCAGCTCCGCCGGCGGCTATACCCTTACACTGCCCAACACCGTTGGCTCCACCGGTCAGGTTCTATCGACTATCGGTTCGGGTGCCCTTACCTGGAGTACTCGTTACTGCATCTGCTCCCTATATCCTGGACAAATCACCGCCACCAGTGGTAGCTATGCCGATGTAGCCTGGTTTACCTGGTATAATTTAAGCCAGTTTACCGCCGTATCCCTCATGTTTACCATTTATGAGCTTACCGATTACACCCTTGATATTCAGGTGTATAATATCACAACGGCCGCCTCCATAGGCAGTCTGAATGGCATTGCCTCCACGGGCTTCAATGAGCTGGTTCTTACCCTACCCTCCGCCAATTGCGATCTCGTCGTACAGATCCGCAGAAGCGGCGCCGGTGCCGTCGATCCTAAGCTACGGGGCATCCAGTTCAGACTTAGCGGTTAGTAGGCTTCCAATGCTTTATTTTTGCCCACATGTCTCATCATCAAAAAAGTAGTATTAACCACGATATCCCATTTATAAATTTGATTATAACTTCCTAATATTTTATGCAAATGACATGCTTTGCCCCATCCTGTTTACTACCATCGATCAACGACAGCTATCACTGCGAGCAACACTCGTCAGAGGCTCGTAAGTTATATCTTAAATATAAAGCTGCCGAGGAGACCATTCCCATTACAAACCTACGAGAATACCACTCCAATTCTTCCATCCAAGATATTATTCATCACTATGCCCGACTTGCCCGTGTTTACGATATGCGTCGTAACTACCGGATGAAGTTCTTCAAGAAGGAGCATTGGGATAAGGGCCATGATAATCATATGAATAATATAATCCAGGCTATGCTTTGCTGTGAATCATTAATAGCTAAACTCACTCTAACAACCTACAACAATGAGGTAGATAGAGATGATCCAGATGATATTTCCATACCATCCGATATACCCGATAGCTTTTGGGATTCTATCAAGGAACCCATCATTCGCGTAAAGAACAGGCAAATACTAGAGGAGAATATATGGAATACCGAAATTGATACCATTTATCGCAACAGAATGGAGAATATTCGACGTACCAAGCTCTATATAGACAGACTTATTGAGGCATGTCCCAGTATAGCAACCCATCCAGCGCGTTATGCCATCTATACCCTAGCCATGAAGATCGCAATTAGATATAGGTGTATTGTATCTACCCTAGACAGGTGGCATGCTAAGAACATCAATGTCATAGAGTGCATTAAGTGTGACGTGCATAATGCAATTAATGATGAACTATGGATACAAAAAGCTATAGTCAATGATATAGAAAATCTAGAAGATATTACAGATTATGGTGTAATATCACCCACTTTTGCTAAACTAATTCTTACCGTCAGATATATGGTTGACAAGATATGCCTACCTACACAAAGTCTTAAGGATAGTATCTATAAGGATAGAATAAGTGACACTGTACATCCCAAATATTACATAACTATCATAGTACTATGCAACGATGGACCTAAAATAACGGCAAATTATCATAAGTACGATTTTCTCCTATATATAGATGTTTTCGGTATGACGATTCGCTATAAACAATATAAAGCTTTAGGCTCCGAGAGATATATAGATAATCTCCGTTTTAGAGCCAATAGTATTGATAGCGATAAAACATACCAATTATCGTTGCTAATCAACGATAAAATAGAGCAGCTAATTGTTCTACTATTTAATACAAGTCAAATCATATTTAAGGAGGGATCCAATAAATGCATTCACATACGCAGCTCTGGGAATCTAATCGGATGATTTCTACGCCTTATTTTTATTATCCAGTTTTGGTTTGATCGATTCACGTCTATAGAACACATTATCGATTTGTTTCAAAAATTTGAATCAATAACATCTAATCATTGCTTTAGTTCATCACATAGGCAGATTATAACTAATTCACTAACAACATACATAATATCAGATCATGAAAAAGAAGGCCGATCCCATTCTCCATTCCGATCTACTCTACACCATTCTGCTATGCACGCCCTTCTCCGTTTGGTGCAACGCCCGTCTTGTCAGCTGTCGCTGGAATCGCGTCTCCAAACGCCCCCCTCTCACCGATTCCATTGTATGGCGCTATAATATCATGGAGGCCCCCTCCTGGGTCGTATGGATAGATTGCGAGCTGAATAGCCGCATGGTACGGGAATTGCGGCACTCCTCCATTAGCGGCATCCGCTGTAGGGCCCTCTGCACCCCCGTTGAGCTTATCTCCTGCCGCCACATTAAATATATGGAATTGCAATCTATGGCGCCCAATATAGTATGCCCCCGACAGCTGAGTCGATTGCAACTTAGAATGGAGCACCTATACCGCATCAACAACATAGAGAGTATGGAGAAGCTGCGGCATCTGGATCTATCCCATTGCCAAATCACCGATGTTCTACTCCACGATCTCTATCTGCTAGCCGCACGCGGGCAGATGCATCTTAAATCACTCAATCTATCCAATACGGAGACGGGTGATGTGCTCGTCTCCTACCTGCCCGCCTTCACCTCCCTTACCTCCCTCAATCTTGCCAACACCCTCGTCACCAACGACCTTGTACCAGTTCTCGCCAATCTGCCCCGGCTCAAGCAGCTCAACCTATCCCGCACCAATGTTAATTGGATAGCACCCTTTATAGCCCGGTTCTCCGATGGCGAAACTCTTCAGCTGCTCATGGATGATTGCCGCATTGATCCCCGCATACTCAATCGGCTTCATAATTATAAGAATAACTAGGTGGGGCGCGTCAGTTCGTCTTTTTCTATATAACTTCTAACAACAACTTCTAACAACAACTTCTAACAGCAACTTCTAACAACTTCTAGCCGCAAGTCACAAACCCATTTAAATAACAAAAATTGAATATTCATCTCCTATACTTCCAAGCGCTCAATTATCCATGACCCTTCACTACGATTCCATCCGCATTCCCCCTCCCGCCCCCAGCCGCCCTCAGCCGGTTTCGCGCATTCAGGCCGATCAGCCCACCCCCGCCTGCCGCAAGCGCCTCTTCCAATAGGCTTTTTGCATTTCATTATCTTTTTGCATCTTCCCAGTTGTTAGAAAATTGAATCAGTCCATATATTCATAATCATTTGCATGCCGGTTCCAAAAGATGTGATTATGCAAATACTTGCATTCTATGGTCCACTATTACCCATGCGATTTGTATCCCGCCGCTTTCGTAGCATTATTCAGAATTATATAAGCCGCAGTGAGATACCCATTGCAGTAAATTGCGACATAGCGGCACATATACCATGGGCCACTCATCTTAGACCAATTCTACGCATGGATAATTGCTGCAGCAGTAGTCACCGCTATCATTCCCCATTTAATATCGTACCATATCATCCCCAAACACGTAGATTGTACTTAACGAAACATAGTCATATGAGTACGCTTTATAAGCTTCCTCATTTGCATACTCTGGAAATGAATGACTGTAATTATGAAAATACATTGCAATACTGCACACAGTTGCGTAAACTAATTGTATCTGGCCATGGCTTTGACTATTATATACCATTTGCTAGTTTCTCATTATTGCAAACACTTCATATACCATATTGTCGTTGTGTGGACGATAGTATGCTGGAGCCGCTTATGCAGCTGGAGGATTTGGATATAAGCGGCGTTAAGGATCTTACTGATAGAAGTGTTTCACATATGACTCGTTTACATACTCTAAAAATGACTAGATGTCTCATTACTGGCGATGTATTGCAATACTTGACCAATCTGCGTCATCTAAATATAGCATGGTGCTATAATATAACTAATGCATCTATATCTCCACTATCCGGTCTTACATATCTTAGTATTTTGGGCACTACAGGCATTAGACCGCAAGCTACGAATCATCCCAAACTGCGCAACCTAAATATAGATAGATGCTATCATATTACAGAGGCTGATATAATCGGCCTTAGTAGTCTGCGGCTTGAAACCCTCACAGCAGGTAGCAATCCTTGTCTCACCAATAGAGCCATTCTTCACTTAACGAGTTTACGATCATTAGCCATATACCTTGGTCAGGTGCAAGATGCTACTCTATTTAGTCTCCCATTTCTTAACCAACTGACCATAATGGAATCTAATATTGCAGATTATGCCGCTATAGGACAACTTACAAATCTACGGCAGCTATATATAGATGTATGTAGTACTATATCAGATAAAGTGGTGCTGAATTTAAGCAATTTGACCACCCTTGTTATAACCGATTGTGCGCATATTTTGGGTATGAATCTAAATCATCTAGTAAAGCTACAATTTCTGCACATTGATAATTGTCTACAGCTTGTGGATGAACATATTGTAGGCCTAACACGACTTAGCACTCTATACATTAAGAACTGTTTGGGTATTACAGATTATGGTCTGTATCACCTTGTAAATTTACGGCTTCTAGATTGTCAGCATTGTCCAAATATCACCATAGCCGGTATTCGTGCGATGACAAATATACGTGACCTGACAATTAGTCAATCTGCCGATATTACCAAGGAAGCTCTGCTTAGGATTCCCCACCTACATCACATTAGATTGGAAAAATAAGGGAATGAATATCCTAACGCCACTCCGCCGGCTTTGTCGGCTCGTATACGTATCCAGGCATCTGCTTAATGATGTTTATCCATATGTGATCATTTTTGGTTAGGGTTGTTTGACTCTGGAAGTGGATACAGTCAACAAAGAGACGCATACGGCGTCTGTCCTTAATATGGTGATTCAGCACATGATACAGGATATAGGGATAGTAGGGATGATTCTTAACCTCACTTCTATTAATTTGCGACAGCAGAGATGTATCCTTTGTGACCTCATCAAACAGGTCGGCCGCGATGCTAAAATCCGTCATAATGGCCTCCTTCTCACTATCGCTAAAGCGCTGGGGCACAATCTCCTCACCCGCTCTTGCAGTCACCAACTGACGCAGCTTTGGCGTATGCACATTATACTTGGTACGGCGCAGACGTTTGAGCCATCCCCGCACCTCCTCACACCGCATTCCCCGCATACTCCGCACCACGCCATTACGGCAGTAATCCCTGCGCGCCAATTCATACAGTTTATCCACCAGCTCCTCTGGTATCTCATCCGCCTCCAGCGCCTGCAGATACTCCATATGCTTCTCACAATGTGAATTTGGATTAAAGTTCTTATTAGTGGATGATGATTTGTGCTTTGCCTCCACGCTATCACTAAATATGGGCATTGTTCGTCCACACTGCTCACAGAACATCATGGCATTCTGCGTATGGCTTATCATGGCCCCACCACACTCGGAACATGCCCCACCGCATATCTCATTCATCTTAAAGTCAATTTGGAGGCAATCCAGCTTAGCCCTAATCATCTCCCACACCTGTATCATCGTAATGCGTTCTGCCTGCGCCGCCGTCATATCCAGCACAGCCAGCATGCCCGCACCCATTCTCGGCTTGCTCCACATCTTCTGCGGCGCCGATTTCACCACCCCTGTCATGCACTGCACATAGTAGTCGAATCTCCCCGCCGGATTCTCCACCATTAGGTACTGCTGATACTGCTCACTCGCCGCCACGTTCTGCATCATGCGCATCGCGATAAAGCCCATCGCATTATCCTGGTATGACTGCAGATCACCCTCCAGTTGCGTTCTCACCCCCTCCATCACACAGTTCCACACCGTTGCGCCCGTCATCATATACGGCGTCTTAGCATGGACAATCCGCACACGACTACTCAGCTTCTCCCCCGGCACCAGTGCATTATATTGGGACACTACCTGCGCCTCCCTCTCCTCGCGTACCTCCTTTGCCACGCTCTCTCTCGTCATCTTCTCCACCTCATGCAGGTACGCCGCCACCTCGATCAGCAGCGCGAATTTCCCCAATATACGCTCATGCGTGCTCTCCATACTATATTCCGGTTTCTATTTGAATACTCTAGCAGAAGATTAGTGGACCAGCAACTCCACGAGTGGACCAGCAACTAAAACAAAATTAATACCCTATCATCAGGACTATTCTAATCTATATTATAAGGACGTGCGATTAAAAATATTATATTGCGGCCTCTCCACAATCAGGCGTCCACACAGCTTATTGTTATTCGTTAGACTTTAACCCATTCTCTAATATTCGGCATACAGCAATGAACGACGAACGTCACAAATATCTTAGCGATCTCTGGTCCCTCCTCCAGAATACCTCCGATAAGAAACTCAAGGATAAGATCGTCAATGGCCTCTCCGAGAATGACATCAACGATCTGCGCACCTTTAAGAATCCCTATAAGAGGGCGGTCATTGATAAGGGCCCCGTCCAGGAGCTCCTCTTCAGCTTTACCAATCTGGAGGAGAAATATCAGAAGCGCTTTGTCATGACCAGCCTTATCGGCTTTGTCTACCGCATGCTGGATGAGTGGGAGCCGCCCCAGGCCGCCGATTATCCCAGCGAGAACGACGCCAACATCAGCTGCCCCCTTATGGAGTTGACTAAGGAGGCCTCGCGCACCCGTCCCCAGAGAGTTATGCAGAAGGAAGTTGAGCGTATCAATGCCCGTTTGGCCGTGCTGGAGCCGCTTATCACGTCCCGCCCCGTAGAGGTCGTCCCCGAGAAGCCCCCTACCGTTACCAAGAAGAATGGTAAGGCTGTGCGCAAGACTCCCTCTAAGGGAGTTGAATCGCCTGAGCGTGTCAAGGAAACCAAAGAAGTGGTAGAGAGCAAGGAGGTGCAAGAAACCACAGAAGCCAAAGAAGCCAAAGATACCAAAGAAGCGGTGGAAACCAAGAACGTCGAGGCCCTTGTCAAAGAAGCCTCCCGCCTCATCAAGGAGCGCTTCATTCTCCAAGCCCGCATTCTTAACTATCAGAAGTATCTTATCAAGGACTCCCGACGCAAAGCCAAAGAGACCCTTGAGACCTCCCAAGCCGAGCTCTCCGCCCATCGCGCCTCCCTTGAGATGACCCGTGCCTCCCATCAGCAGATGCTCAAGCGCTATCAGAAGCGCGTTAAGTACATCTCCATGGAGCCCCTTGAACGCGCCGCCTGGCTCCTTTCCGATACCAAGGCCGAATTTGGTCCAGAGGACTGGGCCCTGGTCGAACGCCACAAGACCCTCGATAACATTCCCCCCAAGGACCGCCTTCGCATTGAGCGCAAGTACCAGGAGGTCCTCTCCCAGCCCGACATCAAGAAGACCGATGAGCAGCACCAATCCGAGATTGCCGCCGCCCTCGCCGAGCAGACCCACATTCAGAGCATCATCACCCGTCTCGAGACCACCATCACCTCCACCGATTCCCTCCTCCGCGATCTTACCGTTCAGATGGATGAGTATCGTGCCAAATGGGTCTCCCTTACCGCCGAATACTCCGCCCGCTCCGGCTGGAACGGCCCCCTCAAGGCCCATCCCCTCCATGGCCTCCTACCCGATCCCTCCCTCAACGAGCTGCCCGAATCCGAGCATCTTGAGCTGATCCAGACCATTAAGGACCGGCTCTCCATTGCCAAGACCCGCGAGGAGTATCTGGAGGAGGAGCGCGACCGCATCGCCCCCTTCCTTGACAGCCTCTTCTCCTACAATCCCGACAATCACGTCGTTTCCGCCTATGCCCCCAATTATGCCGATCCCACCCGCGGCCCCCTTCCCACCTCCGAAGCCGAAAAGCAGCGCGCCCTTGCCGAGCAGAAGTACGAGCTCCTCCTCATTCCCCCCTCCGATACCTTCCACCGCTGGACCCGCTACACCGAGAACAACTACGAGCAGCTCCGCCAAGCCACCGATGACATCTACTGCGAGCGCTCCGACTTTGAGCTCATGCTCCTTCCCTACTGCATCGTTGAGGGCGCCGATGCCGCCGAAGCCAAGAAGCGCGGCGAGGAATGGAAGCGTAAGCACACCGCCGAGTTTGAGGGCTCCGTCCTCTCCGCCCGTATCTCCCGCTGGAATTTCCTCGGCCCCTTCTCCGAGAATCGCAAGGCCATCGATTTCTACAGCAAGGAGACCGAAGTCATCAAGCGCATCATCGATCAGAATCAGGAGGATGAGAAGATCGGCACCCGTCTCATGAAGGACCGCGCCGAGAAGAAAAAGAAGGAGAATGTCAAGACAGCCGGTCCCCACGCCCCCGGTCTCGCCGATGCCTCCCGTGCCCTCGGTTCCGGCTCCCTTGACAAGTTCGGCGCCAAGCCCATCTCCGACATCAAGACCCCCGGCGTCATTCCCCGCGATGCCCGCGAATCCACCAAGGACGAAATCGAGGTCGGCGTCCATCAGCTCGGTGTGCGCCGCATCGGCCGCCGTCGCGTTCGCGGCACAGGCGAGGCCTACAAGTTCCACATTCCCACCGAGGCCCTCCCCGACGATGCCATCAATGTCACCAATTCGGCCAAGGCCAAGACAGAGGCCGCAAACGGCAATCACTAGACTGGTTTGCCAACTTTGCCGATTTAAATATCCTCAATAGGTTGCATTCCATATCCCTACTAATTTTTGCCCATTTGTTTTTGTTTTCCCCTGCTTCTGATTTCTCCTGATCTACCATCTTAAAAATTGAATACTGCTACTATCAATTGCACATCACCATGCCTAGATTACCTCCCGATTGCATCGGCTGCATTCTGCCCCATTTGCCCACCACCCAATGGCGCCAGTCCCGCCTTGTTAATCGCGCCTGGAACGCCCAATCCAAACTTAGTTGCACCAATCGGCACTTTGTCATCCCCGATGCCATCTGCCTACACCCCCATATGTCCTGGATACAGTCCCTACACATAAATCTACACGATGGCAAGCACGCCCATCAGATCCCCCTTCTCCATGTCCTCCACAACTGGAAATTACGCCATCTTCACATTACATGCTACAATGTCATTCTGGATAGCTGCCCCTGGCTCCTCACCCTTCCCCATCTGCACAGTCTCTCCATTAATGGAATAGTTAGCCGAGAATTATCCCATACCATCTCCCTCTGCCCCATCATCTCCCTAATCATAAACTATCACAGCATTGATTCCTACGTACAGCGCCAGATCGCCAAATCCACCAGCATCACCTCCTTAACCTATCCCTCCGATCATTGCATCGTTGATCTCTCCCCCATGCCCCAACTCCGTATTCTCAAATGCCTGACCTTTAAAGACAAGCTCCCATCATCCCTCCACCTCCTCACCATCAAATATCTTTCAGGACCATACACTTTCATCGATCCTCTTATCTTCTATATCCAATCATCCCAAATACGAGAGATTCACATCACCAATGGCCTGACTCTCACCACCCGTGAATGCTCCCGCCTCGAATCCTTCTCCCGCGTCAAACGCTGCAAAGGAATCTCCATTCATCATTCCTCCGTCATCATCTACCACATCTATTGCCACTTTTAGAACCCCAGCATACCTCCATCTCTCTAAATGCTATTTTTGAATACAGCAAAATAGGTATTAGAGGTTTGGTGAGGGTATCTACTTTTGAAGGTGGCTAGAACAGGATAGATAGGAAAGAGATGTGTAACTTCCCACTGGATTGCCTGTATGTCGTTCTAAGTAAACATGGTAGAGAATTATGGTGTAAGGTTCGTATGATTAGCTCGCGATGGAACAGAACGGCCATACGTCTTGCCAATTCATATATATTTAGCTTGTTTAGACGTTGCGATGGACAACCGCTAAAGAGAATAGTATATACGCCATATACGGTGATTCGTGATAATATTGTAAAGAGTACCTTTGATATTACCAATTTTAAACCATGGGCAAGGCGCCTTGCAATCCTTGATCCCACTGAGATGGAATGTAGAAGCTTTACGGAATGGCCACTCTATGAGCTAATTATTACATGGTCTGGAGCAGAAGGACAGGGATCGCAAATCGGCGAAGATAGTAAAATAGATAACAGGACGCAACTAAAACTTATGACGGACTATATTACACAGATACCCTCCTTGCGAATTCTCCATATAGCAACATCTCGAATAAATGCTGAAATGATGGCGGCGATATTGCATTCCAAAATTGTGACTCTTAAAATCTATGGTACGCTTATTACCAAAGGAGCTATTAGAGAACTATGCAGATGCGGTAGGCTTGATATATTAACGCTAATAGCCTGTCAGCTATCTAGTGGGCGTATAAATGATTTTAGCAAAATGCATAAGCTGCGTGTACTACACCTGTATACAAATACTATACGAATGAATGTACTCACGGCTACGCGGTTGCATTACCTGATTATAGAACAACTATTTCCAGATGATTTCGATAAACTTATTCATTACATAAGGACAACGCCTATTAAGGATATTGAAATAAACCTAGGATTACGATGTAACAGGACCATGGTAGATAGATTGTTAAGGACACCTAGAGTTATGCGAATAACTTATAAATTACACGAGGAGATGTACCGGGTCAGTAACATAATATGTAGGAGCTGAGAGATTATTTGCTATTTTTGAATTGGGCGAATTAGGTATTAGAGATTGGGCGCAGTATCAGCTTTTGAGGGGAGGTAAAACAGATAATAGATGCGTAATTTCCCATTGGATTGCCTGTATATGGTCCTATCGCACTTGCCGCTTGATGGATGGCGCGAGGCCAGGCTGATTAGCTCGCGTTGGTGTAGAACGGCTCAGCGACTGGGCCATAAATATACGCTTAAGATTTATCAATCGCTGCGCTATCCACGTAATAAAAATGAGCTTAGCACATGTCCTTCTACTATTTATCACAAGGATCTGGTATCAGTTGTATATGATGCGAGTCGATTGAGGCAATGGGTAAAAAGCATAGAGCTAGTTGACCCATCTCCTTGTGAAATGATGGCATTGGTTGATTGGCCCCTGGAGGAATTAAGTATAGCTTGGTCAGGATATTCCGATCCTAATATTACATCCGTTGCTAAGATAACACGGATAGATCAGGCTAAGCGGCTAGCGATTATAGCAGAACATAGAACACTGCCATTAAAGCACCTACGTATAGCTGTAGATAGAATGACGATTGATATGGCTATTCCACTATCTCAGTTACCAATCATACGTTTGACGATTGAGGAAGCAAGTCTATCAAATGGTGCTATAAAACAGCTATGTAGATCCACTAGCATTGTTACATTAGATATTGTTAATTGCAATAGATGGTGCAATGTGAATTTAGCAGCAATGACACAATTGCGTAGTCTAAGTTTGTTTCAAAGTAGTTTTGCATCTATGACAAGTTTATACAATGCCAAACAGCTACATGAATTGCAAATAGATGGAGTATATCAACTAGGAGATTATAGGACGCTGCTCAATTACATCGCCAGTTCGAATATAAGAAAAATACATTTCCTATTTGGTAGCCCGTTCTATCGTCATGAATTGGAACAGTTACGCAATGCACCCCGTGTTAAAACGGTAGTTGTGGATCGTTACTACAAGGAGGTTTTCACCATTATATGTGATTAGAGCATTTTGCTATTTTTTGAATTGGGCATCATTGGTTATATAGTTTTGGTTATATAACTCGGATTGCACATAAAAACAAAAAGAGACCAGCGATGCCTCATCTGCTTAAAGATTGCATTGATATTATCTTTCGGAAACCCATCCAAGTGAATAGATACGATAGAGAGCTAATTAAAAGAGGGGGAAGCAGCGTGTTGAGGGCGTGGAAGATCGCCCGTCTGGTATCGCGGCGATTCCAGCGAATAATGGAGGCGCAACCATGGATTCTCTATATCTCGATGGGTACGGAATTTCCCATGTGGGTCACGTCGGCACTGGTATGCTGCCAAAACCCATCGCATGATGAAATCATCTATAAGGAAATCAGATATGAGCTGAAAGGTGATTGTGAGCTGGAGAAAAAGGAGGCCAAAGCACGCTGGTCTAATAAATCCCTGGGAATGGAACGGTATGAACAGTTGAAGAATCTGGAGCTATTTATATTTGGCGATGGTCAGGGAAACCTACCACGCCCCGATATAGTATATATGAAATATACCGATGAGATTAATAGTGGACGACGTGGATGGGATTATCTATTTACACTACGAGGACTACCGTCGAATATAGAGCATCTAGGATTAGATTGTTATATGCGCTTTTCAGTGGAGCATTTATCGCAGTACAGTAAACTTAAGAGTTTAGATCTAGACTCCACTGGAGACTATTATATAAAATCAGCTAAAAAGATGCTTAATATAATACCCTATGTAGAGCGAATTGATCCACCGTGGGCACTAGATAGAAGAATGTCTGGAATTATTACCGTTTCAATCGGATATTGCAATGATCCGATCATAAACAGAATAGATATGGAGCAGCTAAGAATTTTGCTTAAAAATCCCGAGAAGTTAAGAATCCTATGCCTGCATAGACCAGATACAGACTGTAAGAGAGTCGGATTTTATTATGACAAAAAGTGGAAGTGGTTAACTTATAGTAAACGACCCACAAACTTGGCACTAGAAGAATTCATACCGGATTTATAGATAAGAGCATATAAAGATGATTCTTTATTTTTGAATTGATTGCATACAAAACAAAAGAGACCAGAGATGCCCCATTTGCCGAATGATTGCATAGGACTCATCTTTGAGGCAATTCCTCGGAAGCGTCGTCTCTATGTGGGAGTATGGCGAGCGGCTCATGAGGTATCGCGTCACTGGCGGCGGTTGATGGAATCGCAGGATTCGGTCCTCTTCATAGCATGCTCAGCTCCATCTATTCAGAAGCAAACAGCATGTAAATTGCCGATGTGGGCCAAACATGTGGTGATGTATACGGTGGGACTATCTAGTACTTACCCTAGAAGGCTGCAATTGGAACAATACACTAATGTACGATCTCTTACGTTATACGCCACAGATCGCAGGCGTAAGTATCGCAGTTCACCTGATCGTGTCTACAGCTACTATACAAAAAGAGCCACGGCTCCTTTGGATGCGCGACTGGATAGCATAGATGGATTGCCGCCTAATATAACATATTTAGATTTACATTGCGACATATCCTTCCGAACTGAGGACATATTGCAATATAAGCTATTGCGACAGTTATATATAGATAAATGTATGATAGCATTAGGAAGTTATCACAGTACACTAATTGGGTTGGCTCCTCATTTGGAATATCTTAGTATGAATTGGAAAGGATGTTGGACCTATTTAACAGCAATACTACAGGATCTACATGACATACTAATCAATCCAGGAAATCTACAAGGATTTGACTTACATGGCTGTAGAGTGTCTGATGATTATCCTCGTCAATATCAGGTTCTTAAGTACAAATCGTGGTTAATTACTCCACAACCCTATAGTATAAAATTTAGGCGTAGTATGGATCGTGTCTGAATGGTTAGAAGTGTTTTTGTATTTATTTATGGCCATGGAAAACAGTTAGTAGGAATGCGCTTTCCATACGATTGTATAGGGGTGATACTGCAATTATGCGATGTGAAATTGTGGAAAGAGGCCCGACTGGTGAGTCGCAAATGGAGGAAACTGGCTGAGAGGAATGGAGCACGAATACAGATCCATCTAGGCCGCGCGTTCATGTGCTATATACCGTGGGTGCGATGCCTGGCGCTGGAGGATCCACAGATGGAGGATATGGCTGTGATAATGCAGTATGAACAGGTGCAGCATCTGGAGATAGGATGCTGTACCGAATGTGTCTATATAGGGCATATGACGCAGCTGCAATCACTGTATATAAGGAATCTTAATGCGGGGGCCATCCATTATATACTTAATACACCGTGCGCCTCGCTAAAGCATCTAAAAATGGATATAGATAGGGAGTTGGTGGAGTGGACCATTCCTATGACAAATAGATGTGGGATTACCCATCTGCATCTATGTGCCATAGCCGCGATGGATAAGACGCTGGTGGAGTATCTACTGCAGTGCTTTCCAAAGCTCCCTGCTGAAAATATATGTCTTGCACTTTAGATTTTCCATAATTTGCTCCTAAATCTAAATTTGATCATACTTTATTTTATGTTATCTATTTCCTTAGTTTATTATCATATTCAGCAATGCCCACCTCAGTAAAGGTTCCCCTAGATTGCGTCTATACCATACTCCTAACCGTACGGATTCGTGAGTGGAGGCGCGCACGTCTGGTTAGTCAAAAATGGAATAGACTGGCCATACAGATCGCCAAACAACGATCGTTTACTAATAATATTCGCATTGATAAACTAGCGGATAGTACCCTACTAAATAAACTACCCTCACTGCGACTCAGAATAGGAGCGCGTGCTGATGTTAAAAATGTTGATGTGGAGCCACTAAGGCAACTTACCAATCTGCAGCAGATTAAACTAATGGGACGAGGTCGTGGGCATAGCTTACTCGTGTCCTATCTGACATCCCAAGTATATAGTATCATCGAGACGCTTCCTGTTACCAGTCTATACATACAGAAATGCTATATTGGAGACAGTACTATGATTAGTCTGCGAAATATCACAGAATTGGTACTACGCAATGTTGATATGTATAATGGTGATATTCTTGGGGATGTGGAACGGATGACCCAACTGCGCTCTCTGCAGGTGTATCCGCACTTTATTACACCAGGTTGTATAAACTGGAGTGGAGTAACCAAGCTTACAAGACTAGAGACACTGCGCATGAGCATTCCCATGTATACATCCCACCTAACCACTCTAAGTAGTCTTAATCAGCTCAGAACGCTGGAATATGGTATACATCTCGATGGGCTAAATGATGCCGATAGATCAACAGCCGATCTCGTAGCACTGTTGCCCAATTTGCACACATTTATATTCCGCTATGAGGGACATAGCACTGCAGTTATCAGACTTATGAGCTCAACGTCCCTAACCACTCTAGACTGTAGGGCAGCGAGGCGTTTAGTCCTCCTATCGTCAGAATCCTACTCAGGCCTCCCCAATCTTCCCAATTTACGCAATATCTTGTTCTGATGCCGTTTGATTAATCAGTTCATGTGGACAAACCAAATATTACACAATACAGGTGGGACAAATATAAGATTTTTGATTAACGTAAGTATATTATGTTAACGATGCTATCCCACTGGGATCTGCTCTATCTATTTGAGTGGCTAAGGCTAAGGGATCTAAAGAAGGCGCGCCTGGTATGTCGGGAGTGGAATAGCGCCGCATCCCGTCTACTGGGCCGCAGGGTAATCTATATGGGGCCGCATGTGCCCTTCTGGGTACGACATATGCGATATTTGGACAGTAATCCACGACATACGGTGGAGGTGGCACCTAGGGAACTGCTGCTAAGACCCACCTGGTATAATTCCATCAAATTGCTGGAAGCGATAGCGGCGGATGCGGTGGCACGAAGCGCACTACAATCAGTGGTACTGCATGGGGCTCGATTTCAGAATGCAAAGGTCAGATGGCCGCACCTACATAAACTGCCCCTTCACTCGCTAACAATCAGCGATGTGAATTACGTGGCTCCCATCATGGCAAAGCTACCAATGACGCTGCAATCCCTAACCCTTATATCCAACAACGTAAGCGATGGACATATGGCGGCACTTGCGACACTACCCCACCTAAGGGAACTGCACATCAGTTCCATTCAGCTGCGTGTTCCCCTCGCATTACATACTCTAAGCGAGTTACGTATACTAACCCTACATGGTACCACCATTCTATCGCTACAGGGCCTCCGACGCCTGCATAAGCTAGAGCAACTTGCCCTCAGTCACATTAGTGACATTGTAGGCACCTCCGATGTGTGTTTACTCACAAATCTCTCTAGACTAACCATTAAGTCCTGCTATCATGAGCACTCCGATCTGGATGGATTATATAAGCTTCGTCAGATCCGCTATCTTGATCTATCACGCAATAAATCCGTAGGAGTTTACACTCTCGGCATCGTCTCCAAATTACCCCTACATACCCTTATCCTATCAGGTTGCGATCTCATGGATCTAGTTGATCTTACCTTTTCACTCGATAGCATCCACAACATGCCCAGACTTCTCCATCTTTACGTCGATGATACAGGTATTGATGATGAGATACTTGAGCGCCTAGGCATCGCCTCCATGCGCCTTCTTAGTCTTAATCTCCAGTTTGCGCGCATCACCGAGTGGACAATGACCCGTCTCCAGGCCGATACCCTCCAATTCCTCAATATCATAGGCTGCGTTCCGGTCTACTGGCGCAAGGGCGTCTGGCACATGCCCAAACTACGCCGATTGGCCGTCTCCTATTGGCCCGGCCTTCACAGGGCCATCCAACACATGCCCCAACTGGAGGAGTACACCCCATTAGCCGGTATAACCATTGAGGAGCTACCCAACATTGTTGAGCATCTAAACACCTGCTATGATGAGCTGCTAGAATATGATTTGGGATATGACCTACAGACCCTGGGCTTATGATTGTAGAAGCCAGTTTCGCTTTTTGGTTAATCTGACATCAATTCGGGGGGACACAGTATGATTTGCATTAGTAATGACAAAAATAGACAAATTGAATACCTTCCTTCCTATGTTTTAGCCATGCTTCCCACCGACGTTCTTACCGTCATCTTCGCACTCCTTCCCCTGGATGCCTGGCGCCTGGTTCGCCTTGTATGCCGCCAATGGAACCTGGCCGCGCAAAGGCAACGCCGTGATAAGCTCCTAGTTTACATTGAGTATGATGATCAGCATATTCCTAGTTGGAGCCGTCATTTGATCCTTCACAACATTAATATTAAGCAGATATGTCAGTTGGACACCACATCTCTCGTTCACCTATTCTGTAAGGAGCTGCCCAATGTGACTTCTGCTTACATTCTCTCGAGATTGATCCAGAAGAGGGTTAATATCTCCTCTTTAGCACTGTATCTTGATTGTAATGAGTCGTCCAATGTACTGCGTATGATGGTAGATCACATTCCCTCATCCCTACGTCTCCTCACCCTGTCCTATGAGTACGAGGGATCCGAACCTGGAGAGGGGGACGATCCAATTCATCAACTAATTGATAATCTATCAGATGAGATGGAAAAGCTCGATCTGCTCTATCCTATGAGCAATGCCGCGATTCCACACCTATACCGTTTGCAGCAACTGAAGGAGTTAGCCCTGCATTCCCAGTTTCTGTTTAGTCCCGACCTATCACCGCTTGTCAACCTCACAGAGCTGTTTCTGTATTGTAATATTGTCGATGCGGCCGGTCTGGCCGGTCTCAATCTTACACTGCTTAATCTCAGCGTCAACAGAATTGACAACATAGATCGACTCGGGACTATGACCACTCTTGAAACATTGGTCCTTGCTCAATGTGTTATTGGAGACAACGGGGCGCAATTCCTTCAGCAGTTAGTTCCTGCCTACCGATTAACGTATTTGGATCTGAGCGATAATCAACTAGGCTTTGACACCCTTGCTATCATCACGCAAATGAGTCAGCTCGTTCATCTCAATCTATGCAGGAACGATCTTAGGGGTTACACTCATGGTGTCATCAGGCCCCTTATCAATCTCCAATATCTGGCAATTAGCGAAACAAGCATTGATAGTATGGCATTCTATGAATTGGATCTGCCTCGCGCTCTCAAGCTCCACTATCTTGATATTAGTTTCTTGTCGCTAGTTGTGCAAAGCCTAACGAAGATTACCAGCATTACAACCCTAATCTGTAACGGACACGGCCATGCATGGTTTCCAAGGAGCCCTTCGTATATCCTATACGCCAGCCACCTACGTCTTAAGCGTCTAATCACTGATTATACACTTGGAATATACAAGGTGCTAGAGGGAATGCCCACCTTGGAAATCCTCAATGACGAGGTCCATGGATACTGGAATATCCTACGATGGGCGGCTGCTATGGAGGAGGAAAAGACTGGTTTTACCGATTTGTGTCTGGAGACGCTATTTACAGAGTAGTTCAATAGTCACACATACAAAAATATTACCAATGTGGGCCTACCGGTACATCTATTGCTCTAGCGCCTTCATATACTGTCTGTAGAATGGATTCTTATCATCTATTTTTCCCTCCTCCCGCAGGATCTTGGAGCAGTATTCCCAGATCACACTGCTGCACATGCGGAAGGGCGCGGGCTTATCGGCCACGGTATAATAGAATTGCGGCCGTTCCAGCCGCGAATAGACCATCTTGTAATGCAGCATCTCATTCTTCTCGTTGAATATGGTGCTGATGACGCCCTCCGCCTCCCTACGCTCCTCCGGTGTAAAGTTATTGGATGAGCGATTAAAGAAGGCACGCGCCACCTGTCCCGATGTAAAGATACTACGAAAGGCGTTCTTACGGATATCCGTGTCCAGTTTGCAATCATCCTGAAATAGGTAGAAGTGGGTGATAAATGCATGACGGCCCTTAAAGAAGAAGTTCTTGATGGTATCATCCTTTTTGCCATTCTTACCCGTGCCCGATTTGATCATTGCCATCACCTCCGTCATACAGTCATCAAAGATGATCATTACCCGGGGATTATACCATAGATAGTGCAGCGAATGCCGCTCGTCATCCGACAAATCCTGTATCTTCTTCAACGTTGCCACCGCCCTGTGTATTATGGTCTTGTAGAATATCACCATCTTGCGCGTATTCAGCTCGTCCGCCGCCTTATGTTCCGGCGTTCCCTCCACCTTACCCTGCAATTGTCTCTTTCCATTATTCCTCAGCGTTGTCGCCTGCTCCAGCTGCGCCTGACTTGCCACCCTCTCAAACAGCCTCTTCAGCACCGGCTCCCTATTCGCCTTATGGTACACATCCGCCGCCATCCTCTGCCTATCGTATATCTGCCTAATGTTATCTATCACAAAGTTCTCATATATCAGTGGATCTGGCACTATTCCGTCGTATTCGTGGTTAGTGGATGCCGATGGGCAGAACACTATCACCATCGGATAAATATGTCTCATCTTTGACATGATATATCTCATCAGGAATGACTTGCCTGTCATAGATGCACCGTAGAGGATCGCCGACTTATTCACCATCTCCTCCGGCACCAGCTTATACTCCGGCACCACGCTTATCACCTTCTGCTTTCCCACCATGTGCTCCCCATGCAATCCCTCCTCATTCTTTATCACCACCGTGCAGTCATCGTCGTCCGCCCCCGGCGCCGTGCGTTTAACACGTAATGGCTTATCCAGGAAGCCTATGCCCGTAGAGCCCGTGTTGTTGAACTCCTCCAATAATCTCGACATGATACACTAGGCATTGAAAAATAATATGGGGAAGTATGCCTGGATTGCAGTTCTATGCAACACGCACATACTGGGGCGCCGGCATCTGGTAGACTGGTTGTGCGGGGACAGGCGGTGCCTGTTGCGCTGGAGCGGGGGCCTGGGATAGGACGACCTGGACAACGGGTGGCTGGGATGTCTGGGGGGCGGGAGCTGCTCTCTGCTTGCCCTCTGCCGCGCCCGTAGTGGCCTTCTCCGCATACTCATCCGCCAGATCCACTCTGGTGTTAAGAATAAGAGATTTGGTGTGCTCATCCACACCATTACGAATAAAGTTCTCGGTCACAACCCTATGATGCAGAAACATCACCGCCATGCTGGCTATGCCCGAATAGATGGATAATCGGATAAGGGGCAGCCAACTATCCTCAGCTATGCCCTCCACTATGAAATAGGCTACTATCACCATTATAAGTACTATGATAAGTGCGGTTAGGATGGGATTCCCCAACAACTTCTTAGCACCTGATGAGGTGATTAGACCCTGAACGAACTCATCAAATGAGAACATTTATCACATGCGTTAAAAAATAATTGGGGAGTGGTTCAATCATCGGCGGGCATATCGCTATCGGCCCAATCATCCATATCCGTGAGCTGCTCGGCGCTGAGATCGGTAGGGGAATAAGATTGCGGTGGCGGCACCTGAGCCGCAGGGGCCGCCATTGCCACAGGCTGTGTCTGCATCAATTGTGGAATCTGTGCCGTTGTTAACACGGGCATTGAGGTTGCTGCTGCGGCCATTGGAGCGTCCTGCCGCTGCGCCCGTACCTGCTGTCTAGGCTGTGTAGTAAGCCGCGCAATCAGCTCCTTCTTATCCTCAATCAGCTGCTGTGTCAGCTTCCTATGCTCCTCTGCTATCTTTGCCATCTCATTGCGCTCCTTGGTCAGCTCGGCACACTCCTGCAGCAGACACTTAATGCGCTCCAGTGCCTTATCCAGCACCTCCTTTGGCACCGAGCTCGTATTCTCCGTCATTCTAATACCATTGGCCCCTGCAATGATAATACTGCATAACTTGTTGATCTCCTCCTTTAGAATCAGAATAAAATGTACCTTCCATGCCGTACCATTCGCCGCCGTCCTGTTCTTGCTATCCAGCACAACCGGCATCTGCGTTCCCTGAATCCACGCCGCATACAGCACCAGCGTCCTGGTTATCACCTTCTGGATGATCTCCTTCTTCTGTGGGCTTGTCTCCGTCATCTTTGCATATGTATCCGCCGGACTGAAGTAACGCGCGCAGATATCAATAAAGGAGTTCACCGTGGCATCCTGCGCTAGGTATGTCTTATAGTTCTTGTATAGATCCCCAAATATGACATCAAAGACCGTGCCACCACCCTCCGGATTCTTACCTACTCGAATAGATTGCACATAGCGCTCCATGCAGGTTCCATAGGCCTGTTCCAGCGAATCAAAGCGCTTCTGTCGCACATCCTCCTGTGCGGCCTTATACAAGTTTGACCAGAAGCATGTGGCAAAGTAGGCGCCGATGACCTCGTAGAGGTGGGTACTGCTGGGGACTCCCGAATCCGCCCTGCTAATATTGCTATAGGAGCCACCACTGCTCATAGTATGGTATATGTATCTGGGGGCTGTGCCTCTAATCTATTATTTGCTTTTTGGTTTGTTTGCTGTTCTTTATTCTTTGTTATTTGTTATTTGTTATTTGTTTGCTGTTCTTTATTCTTTGTTATTTGTTATTTGTTATTTGTTTGCTGTTCTTTATTCTTTGTTATTTGTTTTATGTTCACTACAAGATTTCATAAATCACAACAATGGCTAAAAATGTAGAGCTTCACTTACTACTTCCCTCCCAGATACTCCATTGCCGTCACAATCACTGTCATCTGCTGCTTTACCCTCGTAGTCAATGGCTGTATATCATTCTGTCCCGTCGTCTCCACCAGTATATAGGGAATCGCCATGTTCTGCACCATGCATCCCAGCGCCGCCCTCTCATCACAGTTGCTATCGGCCAATATCGTCCATTGCTGGGTAGATGAATTTATGTTAGAGTTAAGGCGCTGATGGGCGCGCTGGGCAATGGCAAGGGCGGTGGGACCGCTGGGAGAGAGGGTGCTGCCCAATGAGGAGGGCTGAACGTGATGAAAGCCCCATCCCTCATGCAAATCAATGATAAGGACAGGACGTCCCTGGAGCATGGCCGCGCGTGCCCTCTCCACCTGCTGACGAATGGCGGCGATGACCTGGGGGCATGGCGCGTTGTTCCCATATGCCGTATCACCAAATGCCCTGTTAATATCACTGGACCACGGTGCCGACTCCCGCTTATTGCGCTCCAGTCCCCACTGGTTTAGTCCCTGCAGCATCACTATCTGTACCTTCTCATATCGTTGAGAATTGGATTGTAGGGATGAGGCCAGGAGCTGCATAGTCCAATGCCCCGCCGGTTCATTGCCATGCACACTGCCCAGGATAAGAAGTAGTGGATGCTTTGTCTCATTTGGTGCAACCACGCCAAACTCCCTTAGCTGTATATAACGCGATGCCTCCTCACAATGGCTTACCATGTCATCTCTATTAGGAGTTTTCCATCCCCAATACCATACAATCACAATCAACAGCAGAATCGCTATGGCAATGTACATATTCGATCCAAGAACTACTATCTATCCAGAAACAAAATACCAGACCTAACTATTATAATTTTGATTCCGCCATTCCAGTTACATAGGACAGATGCATCTTCCTCTTGATTGCATTTACAGCATCGCTCTAGTCGCCCCTCTACTATTATGGCGCAAGATGCGCCATATATCTCAAGCCTGGTGCCGAGAAGCCGAAAAGGCCGCCCAACTACGTTCCATTACTGTAAACTGCGAGCATGAAATGCCCATTCGTCCATGGGTTCACAAATTACATCTTACCTGTAAAAATGAAATAAAGGGAGTAAAATCGAGCCATTATATGAGTCTTTCAGTACCATACTGTCAATGTCCTACTCATATAGACATAATGAAGGATATCAAGCTATATGATAATTTACAACATCTCTCATTGGAGCGAGTACAATTATCTCCAAAAATCATACGTTCTCTATTAGAGAACCTACGCCTGATAACACTAAACATTACTGGATATATTCCTTATGAACACGGTAGTAGTATATTCGCAGGTATAGTATCTACATCTCTAGAGGAACTAACTATACACTCATTTGGATATTTAGACATAAATATAGATGGTTTTCCCAATTTAAAAAGTCTTGTATTCATTTCCGATGGATTATGCAGTCTGGGTGTAAAGAGTATTGGTAGAAGTAACATTACAGAACTTACACTGGAAATGCATAATCTTAGCAAGGAATATTTTGTCCATCTCTTACCACATACTCTCAAAAGATTAACATTACGTCCTACTATATCCTATTGCTTGAAAGGACTAATGTTGGCATTATCCAATGTGAGAATAGAAAGTCTAGTACTATATGAGTGGAAATCTAGTCCTATTAATAAACGTGAGAAGTTTCATGCTATAAGAGACATGGTGGGTGAATTGATAGTATACTAATGATTTCTTGACTTTTTGACTGGATAATATGGGGCAAAAAATAGAGCAACTAAGTCTCACAATCCAGTTACTTATTCAATAGGACACTAATGTCACACATCATTGACACCACGTAATACTCACGGTCCTCGTAGTGGATAGTAAATGTATCACCGTTTATAATGACGTATTCTGTATAGGATGAAAGCCCAATGAATACGTCATCGGGTGTCTCTATGCTGAATACCAAACCATCTGGATTATAAATGAATATTTTACCATCACAATGCTTGGGCGGCTGCAGGTATTCTATTACTAGAGGATCGGATGGATTTTGGGGAGGCTCATCCTCCTGCCAATCCGTATAGTCCTCTTCGTGTGTATTATCCTCGTTTCCATCCTCCTCCCCATTAACTGCATTATTTAACCAGGGATAGATACCATTGCATATTTCTCCTCTAGACGATTTGGGCGATGGTGTGCTTACAGTGGGCTTTGGCAATGGCTTAGGCTTGGATGCAAATATAGATTTGTATGGTACCGCTGTTGGTGACTTAGCCTCTCTAGGCTCCATATTATAGTATTTTACCTTGGGCATCACCAGCTTACATTTTTCATCCCCAGCCAAATAGTCCATCGTGACAGCCATCTCTATCGCCGCCTTCACATCCATACCCATATGCATAAGGTGTGGAAATCTACTCATTGTGTTGGGAATAGCCGCCATTTTCACATTTGGATATTGTCTGGTTAGATCCTCTGGAATGGTACACTCTGTAATAAACCATTCAACGGAACGCGGCAGAACCACCGGTGCCTCAGCCTTTCTATAATCACATCCAACAAACAATATCGTAGGCTGATAGCGCTGAATAATCCGCATTAGATCGTTATAGGTGGCCGCCCCTCGTGATGATGTTGTAACGCGTAGATTCGTGCTTCTGTTATCCAGAGCGATGCAGGCGTCATGATCATTATTCTCATCGGTGGTGAGTCCACAGGCAAGTATCCTAATGGCCATCTTCCAGGGTGACGATGATATAGTCTACCCACTGATTCAAATTTAATAATACTTCCCCTGCTGATTACTTCCTCATTATATTTTTCATCATTATTTTGTTTACATCAGAACATATAAACAGAAACAACTAGAATATAATAATCCATCATGGCCGTTACCACACGGGTCCAGGGCAACATCGTTGTGTTCAATACCGGCTTTACCTACCGCATCATCTACGAACACCTTAAAACTGCCCTAGTAGAGCAGCATCTCGGTCATCTCATCCCTATCAGCTTTCACATCAGCCAACGCGTGGGCTCCCTCCGCACCGGCTCCAATGGCATTATGTATGTCAAGGAGCCCGAGATCAAAAAGCAAAGCTTCCACATTTATGATCCCAATCTCAGCAAACTAGATGCCTCCATCTACTCCACCCTGCGTGAACAACAATTGGAGCATAAGGGCACCATCACCTTTATTGTCAATCCCGAATATAATGACTCCGGTATGATTGCAATGGATGACATCTACAGTCTCTATCGCCTATTACGCGATATGGAGTACTGCACCATCTATTCCATCACCGACATCCACATCGTCGACAAGGATGACATGTGCATAGTCTATGTCACGGCGGATAGTGACACGGGCTAATCACAATGAAAAATAGCAGCATTAGCATCGTCTATCCCATGCATCCCATCGCCTCCACTATATTGGGAAACTGCCCCAGAAACTCCTCCTGGGAACCTCCCACCCGAATCGTCGAATTCAGATCCAACTGCTGCAAATACTCCAGCAAATTCCTAACAAGGTCCTCCCCCACCTCCTTAGTATCTAATTGCTTAACCCGCTCAATCAGCTCCCAAATATGCATGATGTACATCTCTGCCCGGGGTGATAGAATCCGGCGACAGATAATTAGATGCTATTACTATTCAGTTTTTGTATTTATAGATCATAGTATGCAAAAATAGTACGTATACTTGACCTAACCCTATTTCTCATACATTAGGATCATCAGAACCAATGAATAGCACAGGGCATTTCTGAAAGCCCGCATTAGGCTGCTTTGCTCTCGGCAAAGAATTCTCAACAACATAATCGATTTCTTCCTTCAGATGTTCATCATCACATACATATTCTCCAGTTTGAGGATTCCACCATCCATCCGCATGATAAGCTATAGTTCTCATATTAACCGGATGTTCAAATGTCTCCCCCATATCTCTATGTTCAGTAAATAGCACCGTCTTAGGATCCAGCTGCTGTAGATACTTAATGAATTCGCCCAATGGAGTGGCCTCGTAACGTGGAGTTGTCATCTTTGGTTCCAAAAGATGGATAACGGCAATATACCAATACACCTAATCAAAAATAATATAATCCTACTCCCATTTGCCCATCTAATCCACAAAGCTCGGGCGGTCGGAGTTTCCCACCGTTAGATCATTCATTGCATCGGGACTGGCATAATCGGTACGTACATGGGCACGGGAGGTGGAACGGGAGCCGGGGGCCGCCGCATGTCGCACCATACCCGCTGTATCATGCCAATCCACATCCTGCGCCGTGGTGGAGCGCTGACCGTAGAGATCCACCTGTCCAATCGCCATGTTACGACCATAGCGAGCCGCCACAGACGTGTCATTCAGCAGTTGCGAGGCCGCCACGATATGGGGCACTAGATCCGGACGTTGCGCATATTTCGCCAGGCTGGCATAGCTGTGCGTCTTGTGCTCCGAGCCCGGTTTGACCTGCGCCTCACCTGCCCGTGTATTGTTAAGCTGATCGCCCAGCGCCATCTGCTTCGTCACTCTCTGCTCCCCCGCCAACAGCGCCCGGTACTTTGCCGCCTCCGCCTCTCCCTCCCGTCTGTTCCCCTGCTCATCATTATCAATGGGATTTCTTATCGATCGTACCTGATTATCCATGAATTTAATCAGCTTAGGATTGACCACTACCGCCCGTCCCACCGCTCCGGTTGGTCCTGGCAGCAGTCCACCACCCGCCGACTTTAGCAGCAGCTCATTTCTCAGCTCCAGCTTTGCATTTGCCGGCAAACTATGCACTGTTTCCGCCAGATTATACAGGTTGGCAATCATCGGCATCGCCTGCTGTGCATTACTCCGTTCCAGCTGGCGCAAATAGCGGATATCCTGCTCCACAAATCCCAGCAGTGCCATAATATCCCGCGTCACCGTGTTATTTGTATTTGTCCGCGTCTCCGAATTGCCCCGCATGCCCCCCGTAAACTTCTCCTTCTCACCCTCCATCTGTCGTTGCTGGCGCATATTACCGAAGTTGCCCGCATCGTATATGGATGGATCCGCCGGATCTGCCTCATCACGGGGCCCGTGCACATACCCCGACATCAGCTTCACCAGGTTACGCGGCGTTGTATGCGTTCCCTCCATGCGCGACCGCGGCGTATCGTCATCCACGATTCTCAACTGCGATTCATGTGGTATCAGGCCCTTCTGCGCATACAGCTTGCCGTATGATGCCACCTTCACCTTATGGTCCGTCGTCGTGTTTGCCTGCAGTGCCCGCGATCCATTATGCACCACATTGCTCAGTGTTATCGTAGAGCGGCGTCTTATCTCCGGGTCCTCAAACGTCTGCGACATCCGCGTTCCATCCACCAGCACCGAACTGTCCTCCTGATCGCTCTTAAACACCTTCGATACCTGATCATAGTTGCCCACCCCTCCCGAATGCCGCCCCTCCAGCGACGTCTCAAACACCTTCAGTCTCGCCTTCACCCACGATTGCGCCCCCCTAATGTTCTTATACATGTCCTCCGGTCGTATGCCCCGCTCCGTCACCGAATAATCACCATCGTCCTTATAATCCAACTTTCTATACTGCGCCTCCGCCATTCGACGATATTCCGACCATGGCTGCTCAATTGATGCGCCTCTCGGGTCCGCATCATGGAATTGCGTATCATAGCCCTCATTCTGCCACGGATCAGTCGTCGTACGCGCGCCGCCATCCCGTAGATTCAATCTATCCCTGGCATATGTGTTACGGCGCGCCTCCTCATGGGCAAACAGCGTTGATTGCACCGGTGTATAGTCCATTAGTCCCGCTCTCTGATCATCCCGCAATTGCTCAGGATCCTCGATCACATCCGTCGCCTCCACCCTCTCGGGAAACATCTCCCAGCCTATATCACCTGCCTGCGATCTGCCGCGTCTGGTGCCCTGGTAGGTATCCCCCAGCAGCATGCCCGATGTGCGAGTCGCCATCCCGCACTATGACACAATATTACTAGTGGTTAAAAAATATAACTGGCATTTTGCTCCCCCTTTGTTTATCATCCAATCAGAACAACAACTAGCAATTCACAGATAAAAATAACCGGAATAATCGCCCCTATCCCCTGTACACATCCAGCACCACATTTTGCGGCGTCAGCACCAGATTCAGTCGCGCCGGCTTATATCCTCCCCATCCACTCGTCGTATTGCTCGTTACAATCCACTCCGATAGCTCCCCCGCCCTCGTCATGAATCTCTGCGCCCTCAGCACCCTGTAAATGTTAGGTCTGCATATTCTTGCCACCTCATATTCCGAAAGCTCCCCTTCCCCCACCCTCACCTGCCTTGCATAATCCTCCACCGCCCCGCCCGACCACGGCACAAATCTCCTTCCAACCCACTCCGGATACACCGCCTCCCTTCCCTGCCCCGCCGGTCTCAAGGATGGCTGCCCATCTGCCGCCTGGTATGTCCTCATCTTCCTCGGCGAGCTCTCCGAGTTATACTGCGGTCTCGCCCAATCGTCGTGTGATAGCACCTGGCGCCGCATTATATTAGCCCCCGCAATAATAGTTTTTTAACCTCCTCATCTCTGTCTCATCTCTACCTCATCTATTATTCACATTAAAGTATGCCAGTATAGCCCCCATCCGCCAAATGCCAGAACCCTTATCTTTAATACATATCAATATCTCTAGAATACGGGCTAAACCACATAATTATGCCTGTTTAGACCCCTATGGCGCCAAATGCCAGAACCCTTATCTTTAATACATATCAATATCTCTAGAATATGGGATAATGTGGAATAAATAGAGATTGGGGGCTCTGGAATGATCATGCAAAAAAGGAGATATGGAGATATTTAGCTGATTTGCTTCTCGGGTACGGGAGGGGGTGGAATGCGGAGATGATTAATGCAGGAGGGATCATCCTTGTAGAGATCAAGCCAGGCACCTGCGGAATGCATAGCAAGATGGGCGATATGGGGTGAGTTGAGGTAGGTGGCAAGATTGGCAAGATCCAAGAGAACCCAACCCTGAAGCAGAGGAGGAAGGGACCACCAGGAGGGAGCTGTCCAGGAGGGGACATACTTGGCACGTTCGGCGGGAATAACAAAGGGATGGTCGACGATGCTGCGAAGAGAATTAACGAGAAGTTGAACGGTTTCGGGCTGATAGACAGGAGGAATGTATACGGGGGTTTCAACGGTGCCCAGATCAGCCTGCATGACCTTGGCAGTACCCAGATATTCAAGGGTGGAGGGGGGAAGGGTGGCAATGAGTCGATCGTGCTGATAGATAAGAACGGTGGACATCGCGGATGTTTTGTGACTAGTTTGTAACAGGATAGACTGAATCAAAATTAATAATCGATCCCACTCTATTTGAATTATGTCTTTCTCCTACTCTCTCTAAATAAGACTACTCATGATTATATCCAATAGGCAAAAACAGAGGGAGTCATCTACTCCTGATTGGATAGAGCCTGAAGAAGTCGAACTGTTACCGGTCGGCCGAGTTTGCGCTTATTATCCTTTTTGCCAGGAATCTCAATACTGCATATCTCGGTTTCACTGGCACCGCCACTGGTGAGCTGCTGTATGGAGTAGAGGCCAAGAATGTGACGCGCTGTTGCCTCCGTAATACCGGGAACAGTGGCAAGAATCTTAATATGACAATCTAGACTGGTTAGGGCAGATGCAATGCGTTTGGCGCGGGCATCCCCAATCTTAACACCAGTATCATACTTAAGAACGGAGATGGTGGAGATGATCTCAGCGGCTTTCATGCTAAAGAAGATGGGAATGGTGAGATTGGTATAGAGTAAGGTTGCTGTCTTCTCGGATACACCAGGAAAGGCGTGCCATGCACGTAGGCGCAGATCATTAGGAGTATAGGATGCGCGGACTGTGAGCTCCTGGGGCAGCACAGTAGGATTGAGATCTGGAATGACAACTGTTTCAATGCCTCCTATAACAGGGGGTTGATCATCAGCCGGATTCTCAGCAACTGCATCCCCAATAGCGGCTGGTGCGGTCTCTTTCCCTTCTATCAAAGCTTTCCCTTCTATCAAAGTTTTCCCTTCTATCAAAGCTTTAACTGCTGCTGTCATCGGGTCGTCCGGATAGCGCTGCACCAGCTGCTGCAACTCGGTGCGCACATCAGTACGGGGCGCAAATTGCCAGGGCAGACTTATCTGCCCAGTTGAATGCATTTTGACTAGATCACGTGCCATCTTAACCAGTAGATCGGAGGTGCCCGCATCATCCTTTACCTGTATGAATGGTATGCCACGGAGCATATTATGGCGAACCTTGGAATGTAGACTGCTAAAGGGCATGTGCCCTATGGAGTATTCGTCCTTATAGCCCAGTGAACCCTCTATGATATAGAACACATAGATGCCTTTACGGCGTAGTTCTGCCAATCCCTCGTCTTGCGTGGCACAGCGCGCCGGAATACTAGCGGCCAAATCCTTCCACGTCTTGCGCTCTGCTACCATTGCCAGCTGCCATTTGCCGCCCACGTTAAGAATCCAGGCATAATCTCCCCGAGTAATGGTTTTACATTCATAGAGTACTGTGCCACCTCCCAGTTTACTGGATACTGTGCCCCAGCGCTCATTGCTCTCACTAACGGAGGCTTCCAGATGGGGAATGGCGCCATTGCGCTCGCGGGCATCTGCTATAATTTTAACTGCCATGATCGATAGGATTTATAGTTCTATTGGGTGAAATGCGCACTAGTCTATAACATATTTGTTTCTATCTCTATTTGTTTTTGTTTGGATCCGTACCTACTAATCCATACCCCCAATTAGAAAGCCGTAAACAGAAATACAAAAAAATTGAATCATAAATGTGCTATTTGACTCGCTATCATACTTCTACCCAAGAAGGATTGAATAAACGCGGTATTTAGACCTAACACGTCTTATCAAATTTCCATCATTCACTCCACAACGGACTAGCTAACTTCGCATAGTAATATTAGCACGAATGGGCAAAAAGAAGGCGAAAACCACCTGGGTGCCGATGGTGCCGATCGAGGCCCCCATACCCCATCACTACGGCGTCGTTTTCTCGCTTGTACACAAAAATAGTGGAAAGTACGAACGCAAGTACGACAGCAAGAGATGGATTGATATGAGCATGGAGGATTTCGTCGGGGAGTATCCCGATATAGCCAACGGGACGGAGGGGGAGAAAATTATAAGGCAGATAGCAAATGAGCTGGAGGAATATATATCCAGATTCATTCTATCTGAGATGATGGTTAGTGCGCTGGGCGTGGATGACCCGGTGGCGCTGGACCAGACCTACATTATTACGCGCTATGTGCAACCAGTGAAGGATGGCGGTTGGGTGCCCATCTACTTCACCCTGCGTAGCAAGCCCATGGGTATACGTTCGTGTGATGGTATAGCAAGATACCAGGCGCATGTACAGTTTGGTTCTATGTACCAATACGCATGGTGGTATCCTGTGGCGTACTGCTGAGTTTGGATGAATGGGAGCATCTGCTTATTTTTAACTGTTTGTTTTCTGTTTGATTACTGTTTGATTACTTTCTGTTTGATTACTTTCTGTTTGATTACTGTTTGTTTTTTGTGTGATTACTTTCTAATCATCATTATCACCATCATAGTCCATGTGACCATATAGACCCTCGTCCTCACTATCATTATCGCTACCGCTGCCGCTGCCCGCAGAGCTGCTGTCCGATGACAGATCATTATGCTTGGCGCGACTGGCTATTTCAGCCTCCTCCGCCTCGGATAGCTTACTAAAGAACTTCTCGCTGTTAAGAATACGGCGTAGATTGAGAATGGTAAAGGCAGAGCCAACGGACGCGGAGGAGACGCTGGTAATGTTCTGCTCCGTCAGCAGCAGCAACTCTATAAGGAATTGCATGGCAAACTCGGAGCGCTTAGTGTTCTGATTGGCGAATTGGGGCATAATCTCGTCGCGGTAGAGTAGGGGCGCCTTGCCCGCATACTGTAGCTCAGGAAGGGCGCGGTTTAGACGTCCGCCTATGCTCTTAATATCGGGACTCACATGCACCATCTGTTTATGATTACGGAGTAGATTATACTGGTTAAGCAAATCGGCGGTATAGCCATCAAGGGTGCTGTTGCGGTCATCGGCCATGCTATCGGTAAATTGGGGCACTACCGATCCATTTAGGATATATTCGTATATATACTGCTTAGTGATGCCGAGACTCTGAATTACGACGCGATAAGTCTGCAATTTGATCTTACTCTGAATTTGCTGTACGCTGGAGTAGGTGTGCTGAACAAACTTATCTAGGAGGCCCGGTTTGGGCTGCCATTTGCCTGATTTGGATTCTTTGGGTGCTTTGGTCACTTTGGGGGCTTTGCCCACCTCCTCAATCTCCCCTATCGCGATATTCTGCTCCATCATCTTCAGCAGCGACCCCTTATATTTGCCATAATAGGCACTATCCTGCTTCTGCAGCTGGGCGTATGTTACACCGCATTTACTGCACTTATCGTCAACATAGGAATGGTAGGGATCGCTGTGAATGTCCTTGCTAATCTCCGGACACATATAGGTGTAGTAGTTGAAGAAATTGGATTGATCATACTGATTGTTTAGGATGGGGATGGGATTAAGTTTGCTCTTCAGAATGTGACTCTGGGAGTAGCAGCAGATACTGCAATAATGATCCTGAACATTATAGTGGGTTTTCCAGAAGCCAGCCGCGGAAACATCAGCCGCGCTGTATATCTTACCATCCACCTGGTACACATTCCACTTGTGAAAATGAACTGGAACGGTGGCATTATCACCCGTTGCAATACCAGCTGCTCGCATGCGCTTATGCCCCTCTGCCCATCGTCCCTCTCCCACATATAGGGCCAAATAGGATACATCAGACTTAACATTGTAGGAATGGGTAACACCGGAGCGATCATCGCGGATCATACTCCAGGGCATCTCCTGCAAACAGGCGGATTGGGGGCGCCCCTCCTCCTGCTTTTCGCCCCCCTCTGGCATTGTAATCCTAGTCACCTCCAGGATCTTATCCGCTGATTTGCCGAGAATGAGCTCGGGGATCTCCTCCGGTCGCTTGCCCAGACGAAACCACGCATCCTGTGCGATTCTGTATTGTGGATCGTCATAGATCCAATTATTCTCAAGCGGCTCCATGTTCTGGATGGAGGTGTTGGCAATGTAGAGCTGCAGACGGCTATAGGCGGCGCGCAAATAGCGCTCTAGCACGTCACGAGTAACGCCTGTGAGCTTCTTAATAACACCGGCATAGCTCTGCTGAAGGGCATCAAGGGCCCATATGAAGAGGTTGGGTTTACTATTTTGCTTACCCTTCCTATTATCCCTCTTGTTCAGATTACCAGCAGTTGGTTTGTTCTGACGCTGTGCGGATTTGCCAACAGGGGTCGCCCTTTCAGCACCCTCATCCACAGTATCCAATTCATCCACATGTTCTACGGTTACTGCCATTTCGGGCTCCATCTCCTCCCCATCATCAGCATCACCACCCACCATTCTACGCGGTAGAACATGTCCTGGATGATCCGCCACTATTCTCATCACCATAGCGTAAACATAGACGGCGGTAAAGAGCCGCAGTTGCTGCTCCCGTAGCTGCTCCGCTATAGTTCTGTTTTTGTTAAGCATCGATTGTAGCTCAATAATAAGCGGCATCAGCACATCTACCACTCTGGCAATAAAGGAGGTCATTGCCCGCTCCCCCACAGGATTGGCAAATTCAATCCATCCCCTAATAATCTGATTGCTCTGACGCCATAGATTGTCGCGCAGGGGATCCTCATCGTTGGTATCCGCACTCTCCTCCCCCTCCGGCAGCATATAGGTAATATCATCAATACGTCTGCCGATGGACGCGCCGCATATGCCGCAATAGATGAAGGAGCCGTCGCTATGCCCACTCTCCGCATAGTGTACCAACTTGGCGGGATCAAAGGTGCCCGTCTTCTCTATCATCAGGTAGCGGTCACGCTGATGCGGACACATGATAATACTACCCTCGGCACTCGTGATCCAGTCCTTAGGATCCCCCTTACTGCTGCGCTCCATCACCACCGACTTAATCTCCTTCCATGCCCTCATCTGATCAATTACAAGTTTGGCTGCCTGCAATTTTTGCAGGGAATGGTACCATGGTGGCTGCTCCTTCATCTCATACACATTGCGAATGTCCTTAACCTCCTGCGTCACTAACTTGCGCTCTGCGGCCTTCATCAGCGCACCCTTGTGAATAGCCACCGTTCTCGCATCGCCCAGCCGCCGTAGCATGGCCACATTCCAGATAGCCTGCTCATACTGCTGATTACGACGTGCTGCGGCTGCGGCCCTGTTCACCATACTTCTCTTATACATGTTCTGCAGTAGTACGCCCATCTCGGGCAACCAACGCCGCACAGCAAGCATGCGAATCCACAAGCTCGCAGTCTCATGTGTATAGAGTTCGCCCCATATCGTCTCAATGCTGCTGGTATTAATGGGGGTAATAGTGCCGCGGAGTTGATTTAGCGCTGTCATCAGCCAGGGATAGACCGGAGGGGAGGGCTCCACTATACCCGTGATATCTGCGGGCGGGTCCATCCACATTCTTACTTCCAGAAGCTTCTGAACGATGGGTCGCGACCACTGGTGTTCATCATCCGCACCTCCCGTCGTCCCCCTTCCCCCCAATCCATCCATAAACATATACACCAAGTCATTTGTCAATGCCCCCGCATCCTCGCACCACGCATCCAGCGCATACATCGCCTGTCTAATTGCATTTTGCGCCTGCTCCTCCCCTGTAAATATCACCTCCACCGGCCTCTTCTCCATCATCATAAGTTGCATTATATAGGAGGTCGTATACGAACCCGACACGATCCTTCCCAAATGATCCATTCTATTTACATCAACCCTGCCCATCTTTCCACCCCTAGGATCATATAGGATAAAGCCGCATATATCCACCGTACCATATAGGGCCCTCAACACCCCCCTTCTAGCATCCACTCCCGCCTCCCCCTCCATCTGCATCCTAACATTATATACATTAGGTAACTTAGCGCCCGCCACTATCGCCACCACCCCCCTCTGCAGCAGATCCCGCAACTGCACTGATATGATGCTCTGCGGCTGCCACTCCTGCTTTGGGTATGCTATATTAAGTCTATCAATGCCGTTCACACGCCACGCGCCTGCAGCCGCCTGAATAAACAGCTCCTGCTCGTCCTCACTGGGCGCCACCCGCTGCGCCGTTTCTATAACAGTAATTTCCATACTCAGAACCAATTCACTCTATATTCCGGATGAATATTATAGGAAATGCTCTTAATGAAATCAGAAAATATAAGTTAGAACCAAACTACTCCGTTTCTGTATCACCCTATCCAGATCGGTTCTATTTCCTAATCTTCAAATAGTAACAAATACAATATACTAGCCCCTATAAATATTTTTGATCTATAGGTTACTATTATATCTGGTATTAGGATTTTAAATCAAATGAGTAAAGTAACCACGATCACGACCGTTGAGGGATTAATTGATGCCCTTAATGAGTACATCGAGGGTATGGATGCCATTACCTCCTTCTCCTGTCGCGAAATTGTCAACTATATCAGACCGATCATGTTCAAACTATACATCAATGTCAATGCCGACGATCCGGAGGCGGCACAAGCCCTGGGATGTCTGCGTCTGCAATTTAGTCTGCGCCGCGGACGGTGCATGCACCATGATCAGCTGGCCCGTAGAGCCAATGGCATGATTCTCCTCATTGAACGTGTAAGTGGAGCGGCCAGCGAGAACGACAAGCCCAGCTCTCCCTCTCCTATCCTTCGCTGCCGTCTCCTAGTGCAGCCCCCCAATAACTTTGCCACACGCTACAAGCTGGACTCCGTTGAGGAGAAGCTCCTTAATTGCGCCTATAAGCAATATCCCATTAACGAGGGCACCACCGTCAGCATCTACTGGTGGCAGGACCATTGGGCCATTAGCAGCCGCAATTCCATTGAGATTAATCAGCTAATTTGGCGAGGCTTTATGTATGAGCGCGTCCTGAATCACGCCCTCCAGAAGACCTGCCCCAAATTCAGCTGGGATAGTCTCGACAAGAACTACCAGTATACGATCGGCTATCATCACCCCGCCCATCACCCCTTTCGCCAGCCTCTGGAATGGTGCGACTTCCATTTTAAGGATGAGATCGTACCGCCCCCACAGTGGACAATCGCCACCTGGCTCATCAAGACCGATAATCCCACCCCCATCGGTATTCCCTGGCAGGCCGAGAGCCCCCAGCTCGTAGGCATGACCGAAATGTGTCAACGCAATAAGGATGCCTCCACCGTGTACGGCCATACCGGAACTGTGCATATGGGCTGGATCCTGCGCTCCGTCAATGAGGAGCAAACGGGCTATATCAGCGATATCCTGCTGCCCAGCCAGCTCTTCAAGATCATTCGCAATCTCTTCTATCAGAACACCTACACCGGCAATCGCTATCACAAGGAGAATATCTACGAGCACCACCGCGATATGCACTACATCCTCCTATCGGACTTTCTCAATAAGGAGAAGAACCAGCGTATGCGCATCCTATTTCCCCAGTTTGGCTTCTACTATGCCCTCTATGAGGAGGTCCTTGTCAATACGGCCAAATACATGGCCATCCTGGCATCGGGACAGAAGAAGATGGAGCCGTCCATCACCGACCCCAAGGCCCTACACATGGCATATAAGTTGGCGCAGCGACTGGGACAGCGCATTGGAGCGATTTACGGCATCCATAACCGCTCGCAGGGGGTCATGCAACCCGATATCAAGGTCATTACCGACCTACTCCGCGATGAGAAGCATGCTGAGGCGTTCTACACCATTATCTACCTGGAGAATGAGATGCGCTAGGCGCTCTCCCATCCATGCAAAAATAAAACATATATCCTATCATGGAAAAATAATACATACCCCCTTTACAGCATTTCAAACAATACATATACCCTTTACAGCATTTCAAACAATACATACCCCCTTTACAGCATTTCAAACAATACATACACCCTTTTACAGCACCAAATATAATACATACTTTATTTCTGACCCGCCCCCTTTCTCTCCACAATAGTAGATAGAATAATAGGTCATTAATAAAAAATAATTTTTGACTTCTAGTATCCCGTTCTATTCATCCCTCTACTATTATGTCCGACAACGACAGTCATCTCCAGTATAGAACCCGCGCCATTGGCCGCTTTGCCCAGACCGGCACCGGCTACAATAACAATACCGTTAAGGAGACAGTCATCACAGAGACCCAGTTTCAGTCCAGCATTGAGGCCCAGCGCTACCTTGACAGCATTAATCCCAAGTATGCTGCTCGGAGCACCCTTATCGATGCGCGCCGTCTCAAGCACCTGTCGCAGGGCGATGATGATTAGGATTGCTTCCATCATATGGAGTAATTGTGGTGTTATCATTTACTTTTTACCACGCCAGTCCTGCCTTGACCAAATTACTTATTACTAATCTGTTCCCGCTTAGAGCAAATTACTTATTGCCACTCTGGTCCTGCCTTGACCAAATTACTTATTACTAACCATATGGGCACGAAAGGCATCGCCATCGCGTTCTAGAATCCAACGGGTAAGCTTCTCTATGATCTCCTGCTGCTTATCCATCATTAGGCGCATCTCGGCGAATCCCTCAACGGGAGTGGGATCGTACCAAAAGAGCATGGCTTTGGTAACTAGGATGGAGTATTCAAAGGTGGAGGAGGGAAGGCGTAGAATCATGCGCTTCTGATCATGGGCGACGAAATAGCCACCAGAATGCAGAATGCCACGAATTTCGTAATAGATGCGATCTCCCGGCTTAAGGCCCTTAATATCAGAAACATGCTGACATTTGGCACGGATCTGATCAATGAGGCCCGGAATAACTCTCATGTTGGAAGCGGTCTTCTTTTTGACCTTAGGAACGGATGGTGTGGAGGCAGATGTAGCAGATGCACGTGTATTCTTGTAGATATTGATGCTATCCATCAAATCTTCATCTTTGGTATAAAGACTCTTGTTGTATTTTGCCTTGCGACTGATGACAGGAGCGGAGTCCTCATCCGGATCATTTCTAATGACAACGCGTGCAAGCTTCTCCCTGATTTCTACGGCACTTGGATTACGACCAGCAACAGGTGTAATCATAGCAGCCGGTGTTTGCGCCTCAGAATAATCAGTATCCGGCGTTCTAGGAGTTCTAGGAGTTTTAAGAGTAGATGGAGTGACCACCGACGATCTGGGCGTAATCGGTGTCTGCGCAGCTGGTGATTGCGGCACCGTAGTCGTTTGTGTATCATATATCGCACCTGGTGATTTAGGCGTCGATGGTGTGGTAGTAGCTGTTTTAGTCGTACATGGTGTAATCGCAGCTTTTGGTGTCGCAGGTGTTGTGTTTGCTGTCTTTGGTGTCGTTGGTGTAATGGTCGCCTTAGGAGTGGTACTTGCCGTTTTAGGTGTAGATGGTGTAATAGAGGCCTTAGGCGTAGATGGTGTAGTACTCGTAGATGACGGTCTACTTACTACCTGTACCGTATCCCGAACATTACCATTTACCACCGCCGCCCTACTCGGCGCCAATCTAACCGCCCCCTGCATAGGTGATACCTGTTGCATCGGCGCCTTAGTCATACTAGCCGTAATTCGGCTAGTAATACTTGGTATTGGATCCCTTTCCACTTCCGTCTTAAGTGTCACGATTGTTTCCGGCATTCCTGCCCTAGCCTCCACCACTCTCTGCACCGGCTGCACCAATTGCGCCGGTCTACTCACTCTACCCGTCCTTGCCCTCTGCAATTCCTCCCATGATGGTGCCGACTTTGCCCCGGCCTCCACCACTCTTCTTCCCTGCATCTGTGTCATATCTGGAGCGAAAAATATAAAACACAATGTGTTTAGAGGAACTCACCTACAGCAGACGATACTGTAGTTCCTACACTACCACCACCATAGGTTCCATTATCATCGTTTACTTCATCAACTAGGTAACTCTCTCTATGGTCACGTGGCACATTTCCTCCATTAGGTGTAGAATGATGGGATCCTGGGAAGAAAACCATAATAAACAGCTCCTGAAATGCGAGTGAGGGAGATTCGAGTAGGGACATAACATATACGATATCACATATATAACACGTTTCACGCTTCTCCATAATACATTTTTGCGAGTGATGATGTTTCTCGTTCTTGTGACGCATCTTGCATTCTTCCGTATAGCATGTCTTCTTAAGTGCCATTATACGCATAACCTCCGGATGTTTGTCATCCTCATACATACACTTATTACAATCCTCCTTCGTAAACTCTCCTAGTACACGTCCGTTGACCGTCCAAGCTGCTAGGCGTCCACGACAAACATTAGTCTGCAATTTAGCTCTTTCATCAGCAATACGATTAACCCTGGCAGTATCCTCAATACAGGGTAACCCATTCATAAATCGCAGTAAAAAGCTTGACATGATTCCAGCTTATATGCCAGAACCATCATTCAAATTTCTACTATTACCACATATATCCTCATCATGATTAATCACCTGACCATTTATAATTTCAACATCAGGAAGATAGTTTTTCATCTTATATAGGTTATATTAACTATTAAAATCCCTATTGTCTTCGAAAGAAGTCGGATAGAGACAACTGTATTAATAATAATTAAGTAGGAGTTCCAAGAACACCAAATACTGAAATACCTGATTCAATTTCTTTATTTTACGAATATACAAGTATCTGTAAATGGCAGATAAGGAACTTGCCAAATACATCTCATGGTATCATAATGAATACCGTAAAATAGTTGGACTAGATGATGCTGTTACTACCGAAATCAAAGTAGCCAAGCAATTTGCTGATAAACTACAAGCCCTCGTTGTGCGCTTTAGTTCTATATGGCGATATGATACTGAATATTTATTCAGATATCACATGCCTATATCTCGTAGTAATTTTATTGTTGAGACATTCACTGTAAAAAGAAATGGAATAGAGCAAGGCAAAAGATCTCAGATGATCTATGCCATGCTCTATAGCGTAGTGGGTAGTAAGAATGAGATAAAACATAAGTATGCATGCTGTGGTTATACCTATGAAAGTAAGGATGGTGAATACCGCAGCGGTGTTATCAAATACAAACAAATACAAAGACTACTAAAGGAATGTACCAAAGCCATGCAGATAGTAGAAGAATATTTAACGATGCTATTAGAGCATGAAATCATATCCATTAGTTCTGAAATACTATATCCCAATGATACCTCAAAGGATAACATAAAAGTATATCAGAAACTACAACAACGCCAAGCTATAAACTTACTAATGGCGCATTGGATAAATAGCGCTAGCATACTTGATGAAAACGTGCTTGAAAACCATGTGGTATCTGGATATAGTAATATTCTCTTTGTAGAAGGTTGGAATGATGTATTTAACGCTATGATAAAAGCCGCGGCTGATAAATTTACTATAATACTACCTAATATAATGCGTATATCTGTCTCAGATAATCAAAAACCAAAAGAATTGGTAGGACAGAAGTTAGTGATAACTACCGTTGCTGAATTACAGAATATGTACTCTATGGACTATTCTATATGGCGAGAACTACGTGTGGCATCCTTTGTTGGCGATTTAGTTATTAATGGCATTACAGCAGGTGTGCCTATGCTGAATGATTACTTCTTCATCCCAACTTCAACCAATTTATTTGACAATGCAGAAAATCGCGAATTTATCAACGGAGTTCAAGTAGCTGAAAAAGTAACAACAGATCTACGTGATTTACGTGTCGAAATAGATACTACAACACCTCACAATAAACGCCTAGCGGATAGTATATATAAGCTGCAAACAGGAGCATTGCGGGATAATATAACAGGTGATGTTACGATAGGAATGTTTGTAGAGAGCGTAGGACGTACATGGGCCGATTTGCAGAGTATAATTAGCAATCAATCGGCATATGCCACGGTGGGACCTATGCTAGATGATAAATGGATGCTCCGTAGATATCTCTTTGATACAGCCTATACCCTGCTAACTCTACATGATCGTTTAGGTGTTATGCATGGGGATCTACATTTGAATAATTGCACTATCTTTACCAAGTACAATACCTATACAGAGGGTACTATACCTCCCAAATATGCAGTACCTAATCCACGCATAGTATACCGTATTGGTGATAAATTCTACCTATACCCCCATTATGGGCGATACTCATGTGTGATTGACTATAGTAGGGCTATTCTGTTCACACCATTCTGTAAGGATACTAGTTTGCAATCAAAAGATCCACTATTACCCCAAATGGGCAGCTATGAGCTAGAGCGCCTACTAATCAGTCAGAAGGGTCGAGTAGAATCATTACTACAGCAAGTATTGCCTGATTTTGTGGAGACAACTAAGACTGACTTTGATCGTATGTATCACAACGATCCAATGGAACTGATCCATGCTATTGACACCGCCGATTTCTTGCGCTTTATACAGGGTCTTAGTAGACTCTTTAGTTCAAAACATGTATCAGGAGTATCGCAGGAAAATAAGACTATGCTTCAGCAGCTAGTTCAACTACTGGAGGATACGCTACGAACTAATTTACAGCAACTATACCAAAAGACACCCAATAGAACATCCACCAGTCTACGAGACATTATTACTACATGGTTTGCAGAGGACGAAGTCACCAAGAAGAGTCATGATGAAATAACAACACGTAAGACAGCCAACGACCCAGGAACAGATTATACAGTTGTTGACTATTTATGTTCTGATAATCCCCTGCGATATAATGCACGCAATAAGGAGGATTTTCCACCCATGCTACAATTGGAAGGTGTGAAGGATTTCATCAAGACCCGCGATCCTACGGGCTTGGAGGGATGGCTCAATTATGATAAAGTACTAGAGACCAATAAGGAAGAGACCGAGGAGGTTAAGGCCGCCGCTACTGCTGCCGCTCAGGAATTACTTGGCAATAAGACAGAGCCCTCTGTCGAACAATCAGAGAAGGACGCCAAGAAGAACAAGAAAGACAAACAAGACAAACAAGACAAAAAGGACAAAACCAGAAAGCTTGTTGAATCCAGCATTCCTGTTAACTCCTAGGCATTCATATGGCAAAAAATAGATGCTTGCGACTATCTAATCCTTAAGACCCCACTCATTGCCGCATAGGCACTTATATAACATCTTTTTGGCATCGCCCAGCCGCTGGAAGGACACTACAAGGCGCTTGCATGCCGGACAACCTCCCTCTACGGCCACCCGTGGATTAACACTATCAAATGCCGTCTCCCGAATGGATGTCTGAAACTTCCTCACAGAGGTAGTATCGCTAAAGTCCTCACTATCCAGCAGGGTATCCTCTGGACGGGCCACAAATACATTCTTCTGGGGAGATACAAACACCAGTTCACCCTGTGTATTGATCTCCTCTGTCAACAAGCTAAAGGTATTCTGATCAAAGTCCATCCTCCTATTAAACCCCTCAATATTCTTATCTCTAAATCAAATTTCAAGCAAGTATACCCTGCACTAGTAATACGACATACATTTCTACCACTCCAGCTCCTTAGCAAAAATAATAGGAAGTAGGACAGATGCATAGCATCCGCAATTCTAATGCAGATTAGCCATCGACGGCGCAATCATCTTATTCACATCCCAGCGCTCCACTATACGGCGTCCGTCAATCTCCGCAATTTCCCTCTCCAGAATGAAGGGACAGCACTGTGCCCTATACTCAATATAGGCCAGTTCGCGCGCATCCGTCACATCCTTGACCAGATCGCCCGGTGCATAGCATGGGGCACCTGCCTCCAGCTGCTTAATGCGTAGATTGAGCACCCCCACCAACTCATTCAGATACAGTCTGTCGCTAGTAATGCGCTGGTCATCTGGCACTATCGATATATGGATAATACTATCAGTGGACGCTGTGTCCTCGTCCTCATTCTCCTGTGGTAGATCTCCCAATGCATCACCTATATCACTGCCCACCTCGCTGCTCTCCGTTCCGAAATCACTGCCAATATCGCTTGAACGGTCACTGCCCGTATCGCTGCTTGTATCCTCACTCTCCTCGCTCGATTCCTCATCCTGCTCCACACCTGCATCGCTCTCCACATCCACATCACTTGCCTCGTCGTCACTCATTAAACACTAGTATAGTCTTACTAAAATGAATCCCCTACTTCTCTATCTTCTGATTCAGCTGGGTACGGCCTATATCCACTTTCGCCGGATTAAGCTCCTATTACTAGATCACCTAATCATATTTCTAATTAGTATTCTCCCCGATGCCACCCTTCTCCGTCTCTTTCCCCGCTTCTCCAACTGGTATGTAGACACCAACATCGGTGTTGCCGTCATCACCGTTCACAGCCCCCAGCGCGCCGCCCTCCTGCTCCATCGCACCCCCTTTCGCTGGTCCCGCTACCATCGTTTCGCCGGCCTCGAACCCCTCATGTTTACCGTTGGCCCCCATCAGAAGCCCTTTATAATGACCTTCCAAAAATCCGATTCCTCCCCCGCCCCCGTTCACTACTCCATCTACCACATTCAGAAGCTTTATCATCCTTCCCCCCAAACCACTTATCACCCCATCGTCCTCAACAATTTAGTCATCGATGATCGCCTGCTTTTCAGCACAGAACCCGAACCTCAGCTCCCCGATTGGTAGTTTTTAACTCAAATGATTTTTATGTTAGAGACAGAGGGAAAATTGAAACATCTAAGTCGATTATTCCGCACCCCTGGAAAATGAACGACGTTAGTCTTCGCCATCATACCTATTCCAAAAACCGTCCTCAATATGCCGCCCTAGAGAACTTTCTGAAGAACCCCGGCTTCTATACCCCCAACAAATGTCCCTACACCAATTACAATAATCAGATGAATGGACAGTCCTACTATATTCCCCCGGAGTGGGGCAACATAGCCCCCATTCACATCGAGGATATGGAGCGGGGAGCCCTGGTTCGTCCACCCCTGGATGAATTGTTTTATCTGTTAGAGGATTGCCGTCGGGCTGGCCTCACATTACATTTCGCCGAGCGTCAGTATTTTCACGTACCGCCGGAGGATGTGGACAGGGCAGAGGCAAGCGTGCATATGCGCTCCTTTGCAGAGCATCTGAATGCTAATATGGAGGAGGATCAGGAGGATGAGGATTTGAATAAGCATGATATTCCAGCACATATTACACCGCCACACTATGCCAAGACCGGCACACCTGAGATTAAGTATCGGTACCCGGCAAATGTGCCTGGGGATGAGCTCGCGCGAGCCGAATATTATGACCATTCCTGCATTGAGTTGGATTTTGACATTTATCAGGCCGAGCAGGAGCGGGTTCTTGACAAACCCCAATATGCGGCGTTCGTCCAGGGCGCAGCTGGTCTGTTGTGCCGTACCCTGGACTTTAGCGGAACGGGTGCCATTGATGAGCCCGCCCGCACCACTACCTTCTGGGTAGCCGTTCTACGCAAGCCGAAGGTAGCAAACTGCTCCCATCCCATCTATGGCGAGTGCTTCAAGGACAGCATTCACATGCGCTTCTTCGTTCGCGTCTCCAAGGAGTATAAGCGGTACTTTGTAAAGCGCCTTAACGATGAGGGCAAGGTGCACCAGATGCTGGGTACCCATAAGGTACTGTGTCCAGTCGACAAGATCCTGGATGTCGGCAGCGTTGCCAATCCAGCCATGGTGTTGGGATCCATGAAGAGATCTGGTAGTGTTGCCCATGAATTCTATTGCCTATATGCCATTACAGTGGATGCCTATGGCTACTGCACCGTGGCCGAGAGCAATGAGTTCAACACCGTACGCACACCCATTCCCCTTAAGCCCGGTCAGCATGCCTCCTCCCAGAAGTACAACACGGTACATCCCCGCTGGAATCTCTGCTATGAGACCAGCATGCTTTACGAGGCGCGCACGGGGCTTATTAAGAAGATGATTCTGCACCCCAAAGCGGAAATCGCCACCGAGATCGTCACCACCGTTGAGCGTCTTGGCAATAGTGAGATTGAAACCTATGAATTAGATGAGAATACTCGCTGCGTATGCGATCTCTCCATTCGTAACTATGAGGCCGCCTCCCTGCGTGACATACTTGACATTCTTAGCATTCGCCGCGTGCAGGATTATAATGAGTGGTTCAAGGTCATCAGCATCCTGGCCCGCGCCAATCCCGAGTACAAATCCCTCGCCATCTACTTCTCCATGCGCAGTCCTGCCCAATGGAGCAGCGGTGGTCGCGCCAAGCTTGAACAGATATGGAATCAGGCCCAGGAGTCATCCTATGATACCCGCTCCACCCCCCTCACCACCAACAGCCTATACGCCTGGGCCATGATTGATGATCCCGTGCGCTATACCGCCGTTCAGAATACCAATGCCTACATTGTTGCCCGTGAGATGGTAATGACCAATACCGGCCGCCTCAATCACAATCAGCTTGCCCATATCCTTAAGCTGATGTTTGGTAAGAAGTTCGTTTGCGCCATCGACCCCACCGAGGGGCGCTCCGGCTCCCGCGTTTGGTATGAATTCGTCTTTCGGGGCGATCAGACCAATGGCATCAACGACGGCTCCCTCTTTAAGTGGCGCATTGAGTACAACAATCCCGATACCCTTGATCTCTACATTTGCGATAAGCTGCCGGCCTTTATTGGCAAGCTCATAACCTGGGTAGAGGAGAAGCGCACCAGCATGGCCGACGAGAATGCCTCTGAGGCCCAGCAGAAGTACCATGATCGCACCAAAAAGAATCTAGAGAAGCTTGCCCAGGAGTTGGGCAATACGACCCTAATCAACAATATCATTAAGCGTGCCGCCGTGGTATTTCGTGTTCGTGGTTTTGTAGAGTCGCTTGATAAGCACACCGAGTCCATCGGTGTGGGCAATGGCGTACTACTCCTGCATCCCCGCACCGAGCTGCTAGAATGCTATCATGAATACCGCATCAGTCGCACCACCTGTGTTAATTATCGCCCCTATGATCCCAAGCGCCCCACCCCCAAACAGAAGGAGCTTCTTACCGCCTACCAGCAGTGCGTTATCAAACCCGATGGTACCTTTGATGAGGAGAGCTTCATCTTCATCATGTGCTATCTGAGCACCTCCCTGGATGGCCGCAAGAAGCTTCCCCTGCTATTCATCCTATTGGGTCAGGGCGCCCAGGGCAAATCCGCCATTCTAGAGCAGCACATCCATACCCTTCGCTACGTTACCCAAGGTGGCTATGGCGCGGCCCTCGATGTGGACTTCTTTACCAAGGAGAACGGCGCTCGTGGCGGTCCCGATTCCGAGCTCATGCTCCTACAACATGCCCGCTTTGCCGTAACCTCCGAATCGGAGCCCGGCACCAAACTTAAGATGGCTCTCATCAAGCGCATCACCAGCGATGTAATCGGCGCCAGCGAGAAGCACAAGCGTCAGGAGATGTTCCATGCCAACTGCAACTTCATCTTCTGCTCCAATAACGATCCTGATATCACCGGTCGTGATTATGGCACCTGGCGCCGCATTAAGGTCTATAACTTCAAAAAGACCTTCTATCCCCGCGGCTCCAAGGAGTATCAAGCCAGCAATCCCTGCCACGGCATCGCCAACCCCAAATTTCAGGCGGAATGTCCCAAGGACCCCGAATACCAGGAGGCCTATCTCGGCATCCTTGTCTACTATTACGGCATCTATCGCGACGTCTATGGCTGCGATCTCAACTCCATTCCCCATACACGTATTAAGGCGGAGACCCGCGCCTATCAGGACGCCCAGGATCTCTACAGCAAGTTCCTCTCACTATATATGGTCCAAAGTAAGATTCCCCAGACTGAGGAGGAGAAGAAAACAATGCCTCCATTCCAGACCCTTGATGAAGTTGTTCAACTCTATCAGAAATGGTATGTGCATGAGAAGAACACCCTAAAGCCCATCAAGACCGAGGTCATCAAGGAATTCAAAAAGACCGAGCTTAACAAATATATGAAGGATATCGGTCATGAACGTTATGAGGTCCGCGGTCGTCGCGTTCTAGCCATGGATGAGGCCCGCCCGGAGGAGGTGGAAGCTGAAGCGGAGGCAATTGAACCCGATGCCGCTGAAGCACTCAGTGCACTAAATGATGCCCTAGTCGCCGATGCAGATGTGGAGGACGACTTTAAGATGGTGCCCCGCGATGATGAGCCCGATGATGAGCCCGATGATGCCGGTGACAACATCTACGATGATAGCGATGATGAACCCGACGAGGTCGTCACCAAGCGCGCCTCCGCCATGGCCCGCAAGGACAATATCAAAAATTAAGGGATACTATAATATCTAGTAATCCAGGTATAAGACCACCACCTGGTCCCCTGCTAAATTTTTCTCATCGGCGCCCGTCTTCTTTTTCTTATCCCTCTTTGCCCTCTTTGGCACCATACGATTGTCGCTCTCCACCAGCTTAGTCACTCCTGCCATTAGCTGCACCGGTTCCGTGCTAGGCGCATCCCACAGCGGCACTATTTTGTCTCTCTCCGCCCGAATCTGCAGCAGCATCTGGTACTGCCGAATCCGTTCCATTCTCCCCTATCCCCACATATGAAAAATGCTTCCTGCTAATAAATAACATTTCCTTCCCCTCCCGAGAACATCTGACTCCTTTCCTTTAACACAGAATAGTATCTCTAGAATATGGGCTAAACCGCATAATTATCCCTGTTTAGGCCCCCATCCCGAGAACATCTGCATCCTTTCCTTTAACATATAATAGTATCTCTAGGATATGGCCTGGAGAGGGGTAAAGTATGCGTTTGGACCCTCGTGGCGACATCCGCCGATGGGCTTATCTCTAATATATAATGATATGTCTGGAAGATGGCAGAATGGCATTAAAAAGTAGGTTTGGGGGTTGGTTTAAGTGCTGTAGAACTATCTGAGCAAAAAATGGGTAGGGATAGTGAATCTTTAGGGCAGGACGAAGTTGGGATCAACGGCGACATAGCCATCCATGGGAGATACGGCGGAGACTCTAAAGCGGGCATTGCTGTAGAAGAGGCCTGTGTAGAGGATATAGCGTCCGGCGTAACGATTGCTCTTATCGATGCTAAACATGGCGGGATAGCGGGAGGCGCGATACTGTGTGCCGGTCCATTCGGCGAGATTGAGTTTATAGCCCTCCCAGATGCACTGCTTTAGGCGCTGAAAGTATACGATCCAATCCTCGCGGTCCTCCCTGACAACATGGATGGAATTGTCGACATTCTCATAGGGATTGAGGCCCATGCGCACAAGGCAATCGATGTAGGAATCGCGCCGCTTGGTGGCCTCGGTGTAGAGGGCTGTGTTGGGGTTGTCCTTGGAGGTGGTTGTGGTCCACCAGCTCCAGAGGCGGAGGAGAAACTCGTCGCCACCGGTAAGCTGATACCAGGTTTGATAAGTTTGATGGGAAGTCTGTTCAGATGTCTCATCGGGAGATTTATCAGGGGGGAGGATGGGAGCGCCGGATTCGAGCATGGCGGCCACGGTCACTAGGTCTAGGGGGCAGGCGCCCCAGGCCCAGGCGGCAAGGATCATCTTTGCATTCTCCACCTCTATCTTGTCGAATTGGGAGAGAAGCCAGCCTAGTTTGGTGGGGGTGCTGTTGGCGGTGATGCAGCCTAGAACATAGAGATTGTTGAGGGCATACTGTAGGAGATCGGTGGGGGGAGGGGTAAGCAGATCGGATTTGGTGAGATCTATCTTGGTCTTGCCTATTTGAGCCATGATATCGGAGTCCTTGAGCACCTCATGCAATGGCAGGCTTATAATCTCACCACCGGGATCGCATTCGCGCACAATCATACTTAGAATCTCAGAGGTAATATCACTGCGTACTAGATCGGGAAGGCGGTCGTTGGGTAGGCCCTCCAGGGTCTCCTTTGTATACAGGGCATATGAGGTGCCAGGGGCACGACGGCCAACTCGTCCACGCCGCTGTGTATACATAAAGCGGGTAACGGGCTTGGTCTCTAGCAAATTACATCCTATAACGGGATTAAATTCGCTGGACTTCCACAGGCCGGTGTCGATGACATAGCCAAGGGAGGGAATGGTAACACCGGTCTCTGCGACATTGGTGGAAATGATGATGCGGCGATAGACGCCCTTTGGTCGCGAATCGGCTCCTCCCCTGATTTCCTGTACGCGGGGCTGTGGTATCTCCTCATCACTATCATAGCAATTGCCTCCTGCCATAAATCCATAGTTATCACCGTCTGAGGATAGGACTGGGATAGGGCATTCCTGGCCACCTCTCGCCATTATTCTATTGCTGCTTAGGGTGCTGGGATCGGCGAATGTCGCATTGTATTCAGCTCCACGTTGCTGCACCGTAAACCTATTTAGTGTAATTAGGTAGATGGGCTTGGAAGTAAAGCAGGGATGGCCCGATTTCTCAATGGCCTCCCTTATGGCTTTAATCTCCAGCTCGCCAGGTGCAAAGATTAAGACATCGCGCAGATCGTCCTTCTCCTCACCCTCCTTACTATGTATGGCTATTACCGTATCTAGTGCCGCCCTTACGTAGTCCATTGAGGTTACATCCAGAAAATGTTCCTCAATCGGGAATGTGCTGCCCTGCACCTCCATGATATTGGCATAGCGCGCACTTAGGGATATGCTGGCCAGCATATAATCGGCCATTGCATGTGGATCCATAGTTGCACTCATAATAATGACAAAGGGGCAGCGCTTATTATTTACCTGGCGTAGTAGGAGTCGGCGCAGCATGAGTAGTGTCATATCAATTTCAATGGAGCGCTCATGGGCCTCGTCTACGATGATAAAGGAGTATTGGTTGCACACCTCCTCATCCGTCATCACAACCAGCTGCCGCATAAGTACTCCAATGGTCATATACACAATACCCCGAAGCGGCTTGCGTACTACCGCCCCGGTCTGAAAGCCGATGTTCTGTTCCATGATGAGCGGTTGACGACTGGATTTACCAGCCGCCTTCAGCGCCTCTGCCGTATTATAGGGCACAACCGACTCTGTCATCTCAGTTGCCGTCAGCACCTTTGGTTGCGTGCATACTATATTGCGGCCCTCCTGCTGCTCAAATAGCTGATGATATAATTCAGGAGGCAGTACCGTAGACTTACCTGATCCCGTACTACTACGCAATATCAGGCAGCGCGCCATTAATCCCGTCTGTGACAACCGCGCCTTAATCCATCCCATAATATAGTCTAGTGGTATCTGCTCATCCAGTTCCTTCTGCTTGGGATATTCCTTCTTAGCCAGCTTACTGCCCTTGGGGAATTGCGGCACCTGTAGCTTACCCTTGGAGTAGAGCGATGGACCGCCCCCGCCTGTAATCATTGGTTGTCTCTCGCACATGAGAGACGTTTAATAACCAGTATACTTAATTTGTTTCTACTCAACCTAGAGTATATAACCTACAAACATAAACAAATACTTATAGAGAAAAATATAATTAGATGGCCGCATCTAGCTAGGCTGGTTCGCATATATTACTACCTCTATGAATGATATGAGTATTACCTCCCTGTCCAACGATTAACAGACGAGGCCAAGATGAGTATGATCTAGATCCAGCACATCCTGTATGATCGCGGAGACTATCATTATAGTAGTGTATCTTTTTAATCATCAGAGTTGAGTGTGGTATGTTTGCACTGTATGAATAATACAGGTATAATTCACGTAGACCTCCCCTATTTGAATTTAATGAGATACAATCGCATAGATTAAACGTAACCTTCATAGTATCCTCGGTAAATCTATGTAGTGTATCCTGTAGTATTATGCCATTGGTTTCTAGATGGCACCTTACAACAGGCACAGCAAATTCAACGTATACAGCATTAAAACAGTATTCTGGCGATCCACCACCAGCTTTCAAGTAACCATTGCCTGATATCAACGAAAAGTAATGTTTTAGATATGAATCACTCATTAATTCACTCTACTCATATATTCATTAACAGACATTCAAAAATTATAGATGGAGTGTTGTTTATATTACTAGAATTATTAGGCAGGCTCGCAATGATTTGGTTTCAGTCTTTTCATCTTGTTCCCGTCTAATCCAGATCCCCATATCAGCAATAATCTCCAATTGTCAATCATGCAGTATTTACCACAGTTCATACTCCTATGTTTGTATACACCCTTTCTGTAGAATCCCACGGCCTCTATTCTAGACTTTGGACTAGTATTTCTATCATGCCAATAGTAAACGTATAATTCATGCATGCAGTATGAATGCATGCCCAGCATGACATTAGTTGATAGGTTTATTACTATTTCGGTAACAGGCCTCTCATGCTTCTGCATGGAGCCATATAGCATAGTGCCATTGGCCGTGAGACAGCAATCCGTAATCGGCTCTGCAAATCTAAGATAGACGGTATTAAAGCACTGGGGCCACTCAGCATTCCATCTGCTGTCATATATCATCTCAATGGATACGATAGTGTTTGAGAGGATATCATCCATAGTCTCTATCTGTGTGGTGAGTAGGATCAGACGACTTATTAGCCTGTTAGATATTCAAATTTGAAACGACAATATTTCTACTTCAAATGGCAGAGGATAAGGCGGCCAAACCTCTCCTTCTATGGTCCGATCTTAAAACTACTCCAGAGACAATCTGCGAATTACAGGCACTAGATCCTACTACCCTCTCGGAGATATTCCTATTGGGATGGAAGCACTATACCCTAGATAATGCGGCGGTAGAGACGCCCATACAGAGGACTCGTCTACGTGATCCTACTACCTATTGCAATCAGACGGCATCGGCCATTGGCTTGCAGGGCGAACAGGAGGTGCTGGCAATCCTCAAATCATTATACCATGTGGATTATACGGCAGGACAGACGGCTAGTGGGGATATGATCCTTACGCATGGTCGCATACGCGTACTTATAGAGGTGAAGAGTTATGGGACACGGGTGCCACGGCCCCAGGTGGAAAAATTCGAGCGTGATATAGAATGCAATGCAAGCATCTCAGCGGGCCTATTTATATCATTGCGTAGCCCCATTATGGGGCAAACAGAATATCTGCGAGTTGCCCGTTCGCCCAATGGCAAGCCCCTGTATTATCTGGCCGGATCCCATCAGCAACTTATCATGGTGGTCACCCATCTCCTGCTCCATCAAACGGGCAGCGAACGGGATGCGGCTGAGCGCGCCCTATCCATCCAGAGGCGCTCCTATGACGACATCTATCAGGCTGTTCAGCAATTAGCCCTCCATCTCAATACGGCCAGCCAGTGCCGCCGTCTCATAACGGAATTGCAGCAGGAAACCCAGCGCCGATGCCTTAAGATTCAGGAGGATCTACTCCTTATGGAATCGCGCATATCTGAGCAGGTTAGTCATATCATGGGCATAGTTGATCACGCCTCCCAGCAGGAATCCCAATCGGTTAAGCTCATAAATCTCATACGTACGGTGCGCCGCAGTGTTAAGGACATATGCACCACTGAGGGCTACTATTGCGCAACCGAAGCCGGTATGGCCCTCCTTACCCAGATTCTTACTGCGATAGAGGATATGGCAAAGGCCATAGAGACCGCCCAATCGGCACCTGCAAAAATAGAGGTAGCATGTGGCACCAAGTCCGTCACGCTACAACTAGCCGATCTACTCTTCACTTTTATTCCCATTAAATCCAAATGCACAGTGCAACTCACATTCCCAACCACCATCCCCTTTACCGTTCCTTCCTACTCCAAATACGAATCATATACTGTGTCTATTAGTATAGGACCGGGCTTTCAGGCCGATGAGTACTGCTCCTGGCTTAGGGCTCTAGGGGCCCAAATGGCGTCCGCCTTGCTCCATCAATCATAAACATCTCATTGCCCTCAAAGGTAAAGGACTGGGGGCCTCCTCCTATTTTTGCCTCATATGCATCATCGCCTCCCTGCGCCCTGCCCGGATAGTAATTAGGCGGTCTATCCACTGCACCATTCAGTCCCTGCGGCGTTCCCGTATAGCGTCGCATGGCCGAGATATAGTCGGGCGACCAATTGGCGCGTCCGTAAGTGGATAGGGTTAGCATAAGATGGGGAGTGGGCGGTTCTGCTGCCTCCGCCCTGATTACCTCTCCACATATATCCTTATAGGCAGCTAGATGGGCGGCTGCCCCCTGTGGAAACATCTCATTAATAGGTGGATTGAATGAGCGCAGCAGATGATACAGCGCCACATACTGTGCCCCGCATATCCTCACCCCGTTCAACTTAGGCAGCATCACCATTGGCTGCAATATGCCCAGGTTATCATAAATCTCTATCTGCATCTTTGCCAATGGCACCACTATGATACGTGGATACAGATTATCAATGTACTTTGAGTAATACAGCTCCTTTACCGTCGCATTGCCCGCCCTCACCTCCTCCATCAATCCCTGTGCATTATCGCTTATTAGGGTAAGGGGAATAGCGCCCCAATGCCCCGGATACGTAATAGTAATGTTATCACCCAGCCTAGCCACCTCATGGCACAGAGCGGCATGGGCCGCCCATCCTCCAAGTATCGCATCATTAAGCCAGCTGTGCGGAAATGTCAGCGTGCGGGTCGCCTCCGCGGCACCTCCCTTCTTACTTGTCTTTTTGCTTGTTTTACTTGCCTTATTTGTCTTACTTGCCTCTTTGCCCTCTTTGCCCTCTTTGCCCTCTTTGCCCTCTTTGCCCTCTACCTCTTTACCCTTTATCGTTTTCTCCTTTACCTTTTTCTCCAGTGCTTTACCAGATTTCTTCATCAAATCCTCCAGAGGGTATAATTCATCCATCATTCTAAATCGCGCTATATCCTTTGCCAATCTCTGCTGAATTACCTCCCTTGGTGGCTTCTCCAGCGGTGTGCACAGTGCCCTATGTATGTCCAGCTTCTGAAATTGTGGATGTACGACCCTAAATCCCTCCCACTCCAGCGTTGGCACCATCTCATATATCGATTCCGGAATGTATGTCATATCCGCCACCGGGAAGAACTGTATCCGCACCCGTCTGCTTGTAATATGCGTCGCATTAATACAGCTAATATCCGGAAAGCCCGCCGCATGCAGCATATCGGCCAACTCAATGGAATCCTCATAGAAGGTCGGCGACATGAAATCATAATCCGGCACCGCTCCCTCCTTGTATATTCCCTCATGCCCCGCCGCCTTTAGCGCATAGTCCACCGCCATTCCTCCATATAGTATGCGCCCCCGCTTCTGAATCCATTCCCTCACCAGCGGCAGCGCCCTCTCCGCATGCCCCGCCGCGTAATTACCCCTCTCCCACACCTGCTTATATTCCTCTCGGTGGGCCTCCACATCTTCCGGTATTGCTGGTTGCATATTCCCTGCCCTGATTATATCCCCTATTTAAATAAATTTGATTTAAAGATAAGTTTTATGTTTAACTATTCTTTCTTTTCCCACAACCGAATTTACACGCAATAGACTGCCGAACAATGGACACCTTTACGCATATACACGCGTCTGCGAGGACATGTCCCGATTGCAATCTTGCCCTGGTTCTTAAGGACAATACAATGATGTGCCCAGGCTGCGGCATGGTGCATTTGAGCATCATTAGTATGGAGGCTAGTAATGAGGGAGTCTCGAACTATAATACAACGGCAGACTCCCATACGCCATTCCGTGTGAGGGGCGCGGGTGGTAAGGTCAGCACTGTGGCCGGCCAGGTCAATACCTATAAGAAGACCAGCATGATTGATATAGTCTCGGCCATAGAGGCCAAGGTATACCAGAAGGGCAATAAGTTTGATAAGAAGATCATTAATGACGCAGCTGGCTTCTTCTTTCAGATCCAATTTGTTAGAACCCTGCGAGGCAATCCCCGGACGGGAACCATCGCGGCCTGCTTCTCCAGCAGCTGCGCTCATAATAACATGATCCAGAAGCCCAAATTCATCGCTGATTTATTCGATATTCATCAGAATCACCTGTCAGAGGGCGAGAAGATCATAGATGAGATGGTAAACTTCGGCCTGGTCACCTCCCCCTTTGTTCGCCGCACCGATACCGATAAGATCAAGGATTACCTTAACCAATACTTTGATCAGATGGGCCTGGATTATCAGGTGGATAACCGCAACTACTACCGCTTCTGCGTGCGCATAGTACAATTCACTATTAAGTACCATATTGCGCTGAGCAGCATTATTAGTAGTAAGTGCGCGGGAGTTCTCTATATGCTGAGTTGTCGTTATCCCGAAATTGATAAGCACCAGATTACAACGGTGTGTAAGTGCTCCCTCAGCACGGCCATTCGTTACGCCAAGGAGATAGAATCGTTCATAACATCCAATGTTATCCCGCCATGCGATCCGGAGGAGGTATCGCAGAGAGTTAAGATGATGGAACTGGCCAAGCGCCGCATTAAGCACATCTTTAATACGAATGGCATTATGATTGTGCCCCCTAAGCCGGTGCGCCATCGTAAGCCGCGTGTGACACCTGCTGCGGCTGCGGCGGCAGGTAAGTAATCGGAAATAGACACATTGTTTCTATTCAGATGGATACAACGAAACCCGAATACATTATTTTTGACCTGAGGATGATATGTTAAAAATGATGGATATATGGGGTTAATTAACCTTGTTTGATCTCATTTAGTATAGTTTTGATTGTCAAATCGATAAACACCCAATTCAGACAATTCATTTAGTAAACAGATAGACGCATATGACCTCCGCATATCTAGCTGTGGTGGGATATCGCGACTATACCAATAAGCAGCGAGTCTTTGAGGCCATTGATGCCTTTATTCGCATATATGAATTGGAAAACATTACTATTGTCTCGGGCGGGGCGTCTGGAGTTGATGCCCTGGCCCGCCTATACGCAGAAGAGCATGACTATCCCTATCAGGAGTATCCCTATGAAAAATCCCTGGGCTTGCGTGGCGGACCTGCTCGCAATACTAAAATAGTAAATCAGGCAACCCATCTCCTGGCCTTTCCCAGTCATCGTGGTAAGGGTACCCAGGACAGTATACGCAAGGCCCAACTCAGAGGTATTCCCCATGAAGTCGTCTGGGTGGATTAATATGGCATCATGCGGTTTCCCATTTTTCATATATAGATTAGTTCGTGTATATATCCCCACCACATAGGCTTATCTAATCATGTCCCCCGCTATTCTCATAATAGTATTAGACACAACTCTGCGCTATAACAATTTGCTCCTTTTGGACTGTATATACAGCAGATAGGAAGGCAGACAACTAATCCATTTACGGCAATTGTTAAAATTTGAAGACTATTTCCCTATATTTCATACTTCATGGATCTTACCAAGTTTTACGGCGATAAGGCATCATGGCGCGAGACCAAGGTTGCCACCAACCTCTCCAAAATCTTCTATCTAGCAGCCGTCTCCCGTATGGAGCGTCTACGCGAGCTTGAGGGTGGAGTAGGCATTCTTCCCGAGTATGCAGGCTGGGATCTGGCCGTATCGGCCTATCTTCCCAAGAAGAAGGAAGCCACACCCGAGGAGAAGGAGGCGGAGAAGAACAAGAACCTTCGTGATGTCATGATTAAGAAGAAGGACGAGACAACGGATGTTATCATGGAGTATCCCGGCAAGGCTCCCTATAAGAAGTACTGTAAGCCATCTGGCGCCATCAATCACGGTTTTACTGCCCTGTTTGCGGCCTACTGCCATGAGTGCTACAACTTCTTCACCAAGAATGGCAACACCTTTGGCAAGCATGCCGATGGCATCATTGAGCTCGTATGCAAGACCTATGACAGCGAGTCTGAGGTACCGCCCATTGTCAAGCCCATCTATGAGAGTCAGCATCTGGTGCAGGACACTGAAGGCATCATTACCGACAGCAGCATCACAAGCGCTGTTGAGCAGGTCCTGATCAATGTTATGCTTAGCGCATTCGTTGACAGGAGCAAGAACGCTGCAGTCACTAAGGAGTGCATTAATTCCCTTGTCAAGAACTTTGTTAAGTTCATTGATTGCCTGGGACACATTCAGGGCACAATTGTCTTCGACCGCTATGTTCCCATGAGTGAGAAGTCAGTCATTACCCTCCTCCGCGTCTGCAATCTGCATATTGGCAATGACAAGGGCTTTGATGTTGAGATCATGGAGTATATCCGTCAGTACACCGAGACCAATAAGCCCAAGCCCAAGCCTAAGGGTAAGTCTGAGGACAAGGAAGAGGACGAGGATGATGAGAGTGATCATGGAAGCGATGATGAGGATTCCGGCAGTGCAAAGACTACGCCTGTTAAGACCAAGCCCGTTCCTCCCAAGGCCAAGGCCACATCCACTGCTGCTGCTGCTGCTACAGATGAACCTGCTCCAGTCCCCAAAAAGAAGGCTGCCAGTAAGAAGGCCGCTGCCAAGCCCACTGTCGCCAAGGTAGAGGAGGCCGCTGCCGATGAGCCTGAAGCCGCTCCTGCACCAGCTCCGACTCCCGTCAAGAAGGCTGCCAGTAAGAAGGCCGCTGCCAAGCCCGCCGCCAAGGTAGAGGAGGCCGCCGAGGAAGCTGCCCCCGCACCAGCTCCCATTAAGAAGGCTGCCAGTAAGAAGGCCGCTGCTAAGCCCGCTGCCCCTGCCGCCGATGACGACGATGTTGCCGCCGCCGTCAAGAAGCCCAAGGCCCCCAAGCCCGCCAAGCCCGCTCCTCCACCTCCTGAGGATGATGACGATATTGACTCCGCCGTCAATGATCAGGAGCACTACAACGAGTAATTCCATTCATAACCACACTCCTCTGACCGATATGAAATAAAGGTTAAGAGTAATAATATTTTTGGTTTAGTATACTACCATGACGCCCTGTTTTCCCAGTCCTAATGAAATAAAGGTTAAGAGTAATAATATTTTTGGTTTAGTATACTACCATGACGCTATATGCCGTGGTTATCGTCATAATTCTCATTCTTCTCTTCACAGTCTCATGCAATATCTCCTGCTATAATTCTACCTGGCTCCAGGCCACCTGGTCAGCCGATCCCGACTTCTGTCACACCGCCGACCTTGATGATATGATCCTTATGATAGGACCCCATGATAAGACCCCCGATGGCACCTCCGCCCGTCGATGCTATCTTATTATCTACGGTGGCGGCGGCATCCTCTTCTCCCGCGTCGTATATATCAGTTTTGGCCTTGATACCAGTGTCAGCTCCCTATTCGGTCGCATCAGTCCGCGAAGTCTTCCCATCACCCTTATTCCCAGTACCGATCCCGCCGAACGCTCCGATTCTTCCGATCTTGCCCTTACCGACATCCTTCCCGAGCATCTCACCGCCCGTCTCGATCCCAGCACCGGTCTCATGGAATGGTACGACGATGATGAAACCCTCTACGCCAAGTTCTACCGCGATAACATCGGCTCTCAACAACTATGAATGATCATACTACTTTATTTTTGATCCGATCGGCACCATCGACTAAAAACAAATATGTTAAACATACCCCGCCTATTATGTGCCCAGGTATTCGCCTAGATAGTTTGTAGTGCCATAATAAATGCACCTTCGACTATCAAGAGTACAGAGCTGAGCCCGATCATATGTTTCTGTCCCCGTCCTCTTAATGCCATAATCAGGTTAGTGTAATCAAGTATGGCGGTAAGACAGAGCGTGGAACTGAATAGCCAGTGGTATGACAGGAATAGTCTTCCTGCCATAGAGAAACATAAATGGGGAGGATATACCCAACGTATCAGTTGTCTCCTATATAGGAGACACCGACGACTACGGATGATCATCCATATTAAATCACACCTTATGATATTATCCGCATGGGGGTGATGATGTCGGCATGTAAAACTATAACCATAGCCCACACTCTATACTTTTTCCCATTTGTATTTCATATGAGCACGGTATGGGTGGATAAATCAAAAAGTTGAATGATCATCACCCATTACTTCCCCTAGCACTATATGGATAGCCTTCAAATCCGACTTCAGATGGTTATAACTAAAGGCAAAGTTGCACGAGAGCGATTCAATGATGCGTCGATAGCAGCATCAGATATGATGAGAGAATGTAGCGCAAATGATTACAAAGCCATGGTGAATGCTATGGGTTTGAATGATAGCATTGTGACCATTCTTGATCTAACCATGGACTACCTTACATTGTACATGGTAGCACCCAATGCTAAATTTACGTTTCATGATGGGTATCATCTTGATGCAAATATTAACGGACATGTAATCTCGTGTTCTTATGGCTGCTTTTCTCATAGGACATCTTCTGGTGTGGTGATAATAGAACCATGCAATCTGGCCTCCTATATTGCGGCCTTGTGATCGCTGTGTTCATTTATTTTTATGCATTAACACTGATTTGGTAATAAATCAAAAAGTTGAATGCCCATCACCCATTACTTCAGATTTGGTTTCAACAATGAATACTGCTCCTGGTGGAGAGACACAGACGATTCCCGCACTCATCCGAGTGGAGGTGAAAGCGTGCACCCATAATGATCACTTCGATTATCAAAAGCACATACAGCTATACAGTTCACAATTACTCGCAGCAACAAACAGCAGAACACAGCATGAATTCAGTTCCCTAGTGGAAGCGTGTCGTTTGAATAACAACACTATGTTCTTGCATGTATTGATTGCATACAAGCTGATTCAAGCCTTGATTCCCACATGCAGAATTGTCTTTACCAGACACGATATCTTTGAAACCACAATCAATGGGCATGTGATTAAACATGTCAACGGAGCTTTCTTCTGCAAAAAGCCGGATGAGGAGTTGTTCTGGGGGATCCTTCCCGAAACATTGACAGAATTTATAGTATCTATTTTGGAATGATATTGATAATGTAGAACACATCCTACTATTTTTGAATGCTAGATTAAATCAAAAAGTTGAATGCCCATCACCCATTACTTCCTCCTGCAAATGCCAACTATTGCCGAACGTATTCAGGCGGTCATTATCAGTGCCCTCACAGACCCTGTAGAACCGGGCTTTACGCTATTCATGCTGCTTGACGAAATGAAGCAGTGCAACGCGCATGATTGTAGTGTTATCGCCACGATTTGTTACAGCAAGAACAGGATGGTGCCAATACGCACAATTCTCGACTATCTCATCCTCTATCTCGCATATCCGGGATTTATTGCAAACTTCCAGGATGAATACAACTTCAGCACCATGATTGCGGGGAATCGCTTCCTCTACAGCAATGGTAGGTTCTACCAACAGGTGGATGAGACGTTTGTTCGAATTGGGGTAAATACAATCATTCCATATGTGCAACTGCTGTTATAGATCGTCTTTTTTGGATTGGTGATAGACTAAAGTATTAAATTGAAAAATTGAATTTCAGTATCTCATTACTTCAAGCGCTCAAGATGACCGTATCAGTTTCTCACATTCAGAACATCATTGATTCATCCTTTAACAATCATTACTATTCCGATCCCTCAAGCGAGGTGATGATGGAGGAAATGAAGCTTTGCAATCCCGCCGACCACGCTGCTTTGGCATATCTATGTCATGGTACTCAAAGTGGTGTACCTCTGTGTACAGTTCGCGCCTATCTTACACTCTACATAGTCTTTCCCATTCTTACCACTACATTTCATAACAAATATGATTTTACAGCAAGTGTGAAGGGACATCAGATTCAATATATGTATGGTCGTTACAGTCATTATATTGATGAAAAGACAACCGTTTACATTTACCTGTATGACCTCATTTCATACATTCAAGCATTGCCGTAGTTTCTTTTTCTCATATTTGGATTCATTTAATAATAACAACAGATATTAGACAACTAATATTACCCTCTATAAGTATGTTCACCTGGTTAGCATATCTCCTACTCATCGTGGGCTGCACTCTAGTGGGCGCTCTATTTGATACAGGTCACCCCCTAGATAATAAGTTTAAGGACGACTTGCCATCGACAATCGGTTTGCTGATAGGCTGCCTTCTCGTCTTTCTTATTGCATATTGCTAATTCGAACAACGTATTCAAACACTAATCAGCAAACGTAATGAGTAATACCACAGAGCGCGCCGATAATATTGTACCTCCCAAGGATGAGGTCGCTCCGCCCAAAAAGAGCGTAGTAATCAAGGATGTCGCAGCCGAGGCTCTCTCCACACCCAATCCTGTTAAGGACAGCGAAACCCACATCCTCATTGGCACCTGTGCCGGCGCCAATCTCCTACCCTCCTCCCAATACAATTGCCTTATTGGCATCAACGCCGGACGCTCCATTCGCAAGGGCCGCAACAATATCATCATTGCCGATAATGAGTTCGGACAGGACATTGATGGCCAGGTTATCATCTCCACCCGGATCCCTCACATCGAGGATCATCGTCTCAGCATCGTGCTCAACATGCTGGAGTCCGTCCAGCGCAAACTGCTCAATCAGTTCGCCTCACGCATCTCCCAGACGACCCTCAACGACGCCCTTCTCTCCATTTCCCGCATTCATGAGCATTGCACCCTCCGCATCCGCATCCTAGAGTGTCCTCTGCAGCAAACCGCAGATACCATCTACCTTGCACATCTCAACAACACCGTCTAATCACAACCTACACCAATATTCCCACCATCTCATTTTATTTTTGATTTAGAGTTAGTGTATTATCGAAGTAAATGGGTGTTCACGATTTCTTTAAAATCGCCACCTCAGCTGGCACCATTGCCGACGCCGGCGTTGAATTTACCCTGGAGCAGCTTGAGGGCGAACGCCTCGCCGTCGATGCCTCCTATATCACCTATAATGCCATTCTCGCCTTCCAGGCCATAAATACCCTCAGCGATGCTTCCGGCCGCCCCACCGGTCACATCTCTACCATTCTTAGTAAGGTCATCCAGATGGATCGTGCCGGCATTGACCAACTATGGATATTTGACTCTGCCGACTCCAATCCTATCAAGGAGGCCGAACGCAAGCGACGTGCCGATAAGCGCACCCAGGCCGCCGCAGCCGGCAAGAGCAAATCTGCATTCGTGCTCACCTCCGAAATAGTTAATGAGGTGAAGACCCTCCTAAATCTGCTCGGTGTGGCCTGGCTTGAGGCGCCCCCCGGCATTGAGGGCGAACAATACGGTGCCTTTCTTAGCAGCGGGCCCCGCGATCAGCGCTTCTGTCGCGCCATGCTTAGCGGTGATTCCGATGTTGTCATGTTCGGCGGCACTCTCCTGCGCATTATTCCTGGTAAAGTGACTAAATATATAGAATATGACCATGCTGATGTGCTCAAGGCGACCGAGCTCACCCGCAATCAGCTAGTAGAGATGGGTTGCCACATGGGCACCGATTTCAACGATAAGACCCCGCGCGTCGGCCCCATGACCGTTCTTAAGAGCCTTAAAGCCGGAAAGCTGGCCCTTACGGACTCTCAGAAGAAGGCCTACCAATATTTCATGCAATCCTGCAGCAACGTCAAGATAGACATTAAGCAGGAGGACTATAATCTAGAGCGTCTGCTGGAATTCCTCAAGGAGCGCGATTTCCAGGTGGAGACACAGCGCAAACGTCTGGCCAATTACCGGCAATAGACGATCTATATTCTTTTTCCCCATCTGGCTATACGGCTAGAAACAATGGATAAACTCCATATGGGGCTTATGGCCGTCATCATCCTAATCATCATCTATACGCTATTTGCAACAGGACAATTGCGTTGGGGATCGGGTGCCGCCACCGCACCATCTACCGCGACTGCTGCTCCTGTTACTGCTCCTACTACAGCTCCTACTACAGCTTCCGTCGCCAAACCTCCTACCACCACCGCTCCTTCAGCCCCCACCCCATCCTCCTCATCTCCCGAAGCCTATTTCGCCGCTAATCCTTGGGAAAAAGTATTGCCCTCCGGCAGCAAGACCGTTATGAAATTCACCTTTACAGGCCCCGATGTTAAGATGTCCACAGCCAGCTACAATGCCAGTGGTGCAGCCGTTGGCGAACCTGTCGGCGCCACCGCCACCTGGACTCCCTCCGGCACCAGCGTTAATATCAAGCAGGGTGCCAATACCATGATTCTTGCCCGCGGCGCCCCTCGCACCCTATCCCTCTCCATGGGTCCCACCACCGTCATTCTAACAGCCCCAAAGTAACGTGGATTCACCCCATTGACTAGAAACAAATCATGTTAAATTTATTTTTGAATCTAGCATTAGCGTAATATCTCCCCCTGTTTATTAGCGTTTGTTTCTACGCATTTCAACAAAACCAATTACTAATCATGCAAGTCTTTGACCTGCCCCACCTAGATAAGCTTCCCACTGCCTGGATCGACCCCTTCCCCATGGGCCCCGGCGATCTTGAAGTCTCTACCATCGCCAGCATGGCCAATATGCCCGGTCACAACTCCTCCAATTGGAAGACCGACTTCCCCATGTATGTTTACGAGATTGCCGAATTGCAATCTATTAAGAAGCAGCTTAATGCCTCCAAAGCCCAACTTACCAAGATTCACAAGGATCATCATCTTAGCAAGCAATATAATATAGTCGCCGACCGCACCCGCGCCGTCTATCTACTCCGCCGCCCCTCCACCGGCACCCTCCTCATGGAATACAACGCCGAAGTCGTCACCAACGCCTGGCTCAAGATGTATGAGCTCATGGGCCTTGTTAAGCCTCCCCCGCCCAAAGAGGACGCCGACGGTGCCAAAGATAAGGGCGCCAAGGTCAAACGTCCTCCCACCGCCCCCTATCGCACCTTCCACATGGCCGAAGCCCCCGGCAACTTCATGCTCTCCATCAATCACTACCTCTACAGCAACTATCCTAAGTTGGACTGGATTTGGTATGCCAACACCATGCGCCCCCTCTACACCGTCGATCAGCGGAACTCCCACAATTCCGGCTATTTGCAGGATGATTACAATATGATTTCCCGTCATCCCGACAAGTGGCTCTTTGGCGCCGACGGCGATGGTGATATCACCTCCGATGGCAACCTGCGCTCCTTTCCCCAGGATTTACCCGCCCTCTGCGATTTGGTCACCTCCGATGTCAAATATGTCCCCGCCGATATGAATTTTGATGAGGAGGAGATGATCAATGTCCCCGTCCACATCGGCCACTTCATCGGCGCCCTCCTTACCCTCAAAAAGGGCGGCTCCGTCATCCTCAAGGAGTTTACCCAATGCGAAACCCCCAGCGTCTCTCTCCTCATGCTCGGCTGTCATTACTTTGATAAGTACCAAATCGTCAAGCCCCTCTCCTCCCGTACCGCCAACTCCGAAATCTATCTGGTCGGCACCGGCTTTCGTGGCATCAATAACGAATCCATTGAGCGCCTACTCCGCATCATGAAATACTATCGCTATCTTAACACCGAGGATGGCTCCCCCGCCCTCTTCCTCCGCAAGGACATTCCCGATGTCTTCCTTAAAACTTTGATCAAGATTCAGCAGACCCTGCTCGAACAGCAAGTCGCCGCCCTTGCCGAGAACCTCCAGATCGTCCATCTCTATCCCAATGAGACCGCCGACCTACTCATCGGTCGCTTCTCCAAGCAGAACAAGGAGATGGCCCTCAAATGGATCGAAAATAACCCCATTAAGAAGCTTCCCGATGAACGCCGCATCGGCAACAGTCGCAATCGCGTCGACGAGCGCACACAGAAGGCCATAGGCTTTGGCAAATAGGCCTTTGGTCCCTTAGCCTATATACATTTTTACCTATACTAAGCCACTCCTCCCGATTATCTCCTCTATTATTTTTATTTACAGTTCTATATCATCACCCCCTCAATGGGCAAGTACGAGAGCTACACCGAGGTCATCGGCCTCCGTGGCAAGCTTACCGCCGAATACCGCAAAGCCAAGCCCAGCCTCACCATGCAGCAATACTCCGACATGGTCGGCAAGGATGCCCGCTTTAAGGCCGCCGATGCCGCCTATCGCAAGCAGAAGGCCGATAGACTCGCCAAGGAGGCCAAGAAGCCTGCCGCCAAGAAGGCCGCTCCCAAGAAAAAGAAGTAAGCAGTAAATCACTGCCCTATTCTGGTACTTTTTGCATAGACCTGCTCTTTTAACTTTTTAACTTTTATTTCCCCGTAATTAATCGCTTCCAATCATGCTCCTCCTCGGTCTCTCCATCCTCATAATTCTCATACTAATTCTCATCTACCATTTCTACACCAAACCCCACTCCGTTTTCCGCAACTACTTTGATTGGAATGCCACCGCCCCCATCTATCCAGAGGCCCTTGCCGCCTATAATAAGTCCGCCCTCCTCGGCAATGCCTCCTCCGAATATGCCGACATCGCCAAATCTCTCATAATTGACGCCCAACTTACCATTCTATCCTGGCTTAACGCCGATCCCGCCGAATGGCAGGTTATATTCACCAGCGGCGCTAGTGAAAGTAATAATCTCGTTCTACGCGGCCTAGCCCCCAATATTTCCCACCTCCTACTTGGCTCCACCGAGCATGGCACCAGTCTCCAGTGCGCCAAACAGCTAGAGGAATCCCATAAGGTCAAACTTCAGCTCCTACCCGCCGAGCCCGATGCCTCCATCGCCCCAGCCACCCTCAACGCAGCCCTACTCCGCCTTGTCAATCAGGGCCGAGATAACAATGGTAATAATAGACAGGAGGACGCCGGTCGTCCCCTCGCCCTCGTCTCCATCATGCATGCCAACAATGAGACGGGCCGCATCAATGATCTCTCTGCCCTTGCCTCCACCGCCCATACCCATCGCGCCCTCCTCCACACCGATGCCGTTCAAACCTTTGGCCGCCTTCCCCCCAATCTCCGGGGTCACTCCCCCGACCTTATCTCCCTTTCCTTCCATAAGATTGGTGGTCCCCAAGGCATCGGCGCCCTCATCCTCCGTCGCTCCCTTTCCAAGCTCCTCCAGCCCCAAATCTCCGGCAGCCAGCAGGATGGCCTTCGCGGCGGTACCGAGAACGTCGCTGCCATCGCCTCCGTCCGCGTTGCCATTCAGTGTATGTCCAAGAATCGCGATTCAAAGAATGCCCAGCAAGCCAAGCTTCGTGATTATATTCTCGAACAGCTCCACCAGCAACTTCCCCTCCGTCCCTACCAGCAGTTCTATGGCAAGGGCGATGATTACGGTATGAGTGGCTTCTCCGACATTTCCATGCGGGATGCCAATACACCAAAGCACGGACAAAAATGGAGCATCGTTCCCCTCTCAGGGTCCTCCCCCAACTTTCTTCCCAACACCCTCCTCCTTTCCTTTGTCCGCGAAGCCCCCGGCCCCCACATCTGCAACCTTATCCTTCGTTCCTCCCTCCTCCGCCGTGGCTTCATCGTCTCCACCGGTTCCGCCTGCAACAAATCCGGCCCCTCTCCCGTCCTTGCCGCCATTGGCACCCCCTACATCGTTCGTCGTGGCGTTCTTCGCATCTCTCTCGGCGATCTCACCACCCGTTCCGAATGCGACCGCCTCGTCTCCGCCATCCTCCTCTCCATCGCCGAACAGGATACCCCCACCCCCGTCTAGTTATCATTCATGCTCTCCCTCAATTAAATTTTTGATTGAATCATTCCTATCTATTTACATCCATCCATTCCCTAGTTGTTAACAATAATAAATAGGAACAAAATGCCTACTCCTCCCCATTTGCCCCTAGACGTGCTCAACATCATTGCAGGCATACGGCGGCCGAATATTATCCATATAACCGATAATATATACTCATATAGTGATATAGTAATTAACTATCGCAATCTGCTCTCTATATCCCGCTTTGCCCGGTCCACCCTAAATACATCAATGCAAAACAGATGGCAGATATATTTCACCGTGCCATATCGCACAAAATACCGCCTTTCATTTTGTAAGGACGATGTTGATATACCCTTGGATATCACCTGGGTACTTAATGGTAAAGTACACCGTCTTAATAGTCCCGCGGTCATTAACAAATTATATAATATGGAATTATGGTACTGTCTTGGTTTATTCCATAGAGTTAATGGTCCCGCCGTTAGCTATACCTTCAATGGTCGCAAAGTCGAAGAACATTGGATAAATGGCAAACGAGTAGACCCGCGGTGACACCTAATGGTACGGCAACCTTTTACGTTATTACATTTTTGATTGGATCATTTCTATTATCCAGAGTTCACATGCTGCATCATATGCCCCATTTACCCCTCGATATTCTTAACATAATTGCATCATTATCAGATCGCAAGTGGACTAAATCCCACGTCTATTACCACTATCTTCTCAATCTATCTCGATTTGCTCGCTCCACCCTTATACCCACCACACAATTACAATGGCAAAAACATTTTACCATCAAAACCATCTGCAACGGGGCAACTAGATACACCCTTAATAACAAATTACACCGTATCGACGGTCCCGCCTTCAGTCATACGATAAACAATACTCAAAGATGGTATAGATGCGGATTACTTCATCGCGAAGATGGGCCTGCTATCACACAGTCAGATGGTACCAATGAATACACATCTCAACAATGGTTCTATCATGGAATGCGGCATAGATCAGATGGCCCTGCCATTAGCCATACCGTTAATAATCACATAGTTGAAGAATACTGGATAAATGGTCTTAGAGTCAACTCAAAGTGATACCCTCCGGGTATCCGACCGCCTTTGCTTAGAAGGACTTTTTAGAGGCTAAATCGACCTTCTATGATATTGAATTTTTAAGAGTGTCTTAGAATGTCTTCCTAGAGGCTATAGAGGCTTCCCATTGAATGAATCGTTCCGTCGCATAGTAAGTCATCTTAGCCTCTGAATCGTCCTATTATGCTATCGTATTTTTTAGAGGTATCTTGGAAGGTCTTTTCAAGGGCATCTAAAGCTGTTCTGTGCAAAGTTCGGCGCGATACCCGGGAGGGTATCTCTACAATAACACCATGAGATGAAGTATGAGAAAATTGAAGGCATTTGAGGATACTAGATTGTAGTGTTGGCAATAATGAATAAATTACCTCGACTTCCACTGGATGTGCTATATTTCTTGACGGAGCATGGGGAATATGATGGTAGTAATGTGGATAGATATCGTAGTTTGTTGGCTTTGGGGAGATTTGCGCGATCGACGTTGGGGGAGGATAGGCAGATGCGCATACAGCGTAAGTTTATGGTATGTATAGAGGATACGGATGTGGCGCTTATGGGTGAAAGGGTATTAGGATTAAAGCATAACAAGGTGTGGATGCTTAATAATTAGCTCTCCATATATGGAGAGCGGGTCCGGCGATAGTGGCTAATGATGGTCGTTATCAAGCATGGTGTATATATGGACGCTATCATAGAACAGATGGCCCGGCAGTTATATATTATAGTCCGGTGGGAGGATATATGGAGGAGTATTGGATGGAGGGTGTGAGGGTGACACTATAACGTTTTATGCAGTGATTAGGGGGTGATGAAAATTTTTGGGTCTTCCGATATATAGTATTAACGGTGCGAAACGAGCTTAGACAATTCAATGTAATGAAAAATCAAATGGAGGATGGCAGGAATGGGAATAATGTGAAATTTGATTAGAATTAAATTTTAAACATTGTTAACTTGTACAAACGATGAAGAAAGCAACTACTAAGGACGGTAGCCAACCTGCTAAGAAAGCGGCTGCTAAGGCCGGCACTCAACCTGCTAAGAAAGCGGCAGCTAAGGGTGGTAGCCAACCTGCCAAGAAAGTGACAGCTAAGGACAGTGAGCAACCTGCCAAGAAATCTACAGCTAAGGGCGGCACCCAATCGCCTATGGAACGACCATTTCCGTATATGGCAAACTTCTTGCCTACAGTAGACAATATGTTAAAATACATTAGTAGTACCCTAGATGATAATACCACGACAGTGGATAAGTATAAATTCGATGGCAAAAAGAGTCCAGTAGTTAAGGGTTCATTGGTTAGATACTATTTGGGCGATGCTGTGGCAAACCACTTTACGGAGGATGTGCGCATACGATGCAGTAGAAATAACAGGATAAATCCATGGACAGAGTGGAATAGGCACGGACATCAGTTAGATGATCAGATATACAAATCAAAACCTATTGAGGAACTTACCCTAAATGAAAGTCAGGCGCTGCAATACAAGTATCGCGAATTGGTCTATGCCTACTCTACCGAATGTAATAACTTCAATACGAGTCTGGGAGTACTGATTATTAAGCTACTGGGTTCTACTAAGGTACTGGATCCTAGTGCGGGATGGGGAGATCGCGCGCTAGCCAGTATAGCATCTGGCGTTTCTACTTATGATGGATATGATCCTAATACCAATCTACAGGAAGGATATGGTAAAATACAAAAACTAGCTAAGTCGCATGGATTAAAATACACATTTACGATGAGTCCGTTTGATTTGGTCGACACTTCCACACTGGAGGCAAAATACGACTTGGTACTTACCAGTCCACCGTACTTCGATCTGGAAATATATTCTAGTGATAAATCACAAAGCGTGGTTAGGTTCCGCGATTATGGCGAGTGGGTTGATGGGTTTTTAACACCATATGTTACTAAGGCATGGTCGCTGCTGGTGGTTGGTGGCAACCTGGCTATATATGTAGAGGATGTAAGGAATTGTAAACTTACTAAGGATGTTAAGGATATAGTTACTCCACTAAATTCTAAGTTCCGTGGGGTGATAGGGTACCAATTCGGTGATGGTGCTATTCGTCCTGCGTTTATTTGGCAGAAGACGAAATAGATTACGGCAATGGTGTAAAAAGGTAGATAGAATCTCTACTTCACATAAACACCTTTGCATTTCGCTCCTTTTTCATCTTGTTCTTTAGCTATGATGTCATACTGATAGAGGGCGACAAAGATGGGACTGGCGGGCACGTTGACGCATTTGGCATAACCGGCGATGATGGTGCGATGGTACATGGAGAGATAGGTATAAACCTCGCAGAGTTGAAGCAGGAGGAGATTGATCTGGGAGGTAGATTCACTTATCTCACGTGATGAAAGGGGATTCATGTAGAGAAGGAAGGCTTGGGCAAGGACGCGGGCGGCAATCTCCTCCATGGTCGTTGAGTAATGATGTAGTTATTCAATTTTTATATTATGATTGTGATGGGGGTGATGGGATTAATTATATTAATTTTGAATCAGTTGGAGAGGGTATTAGAGATTGGTAAGCATTGAAACATCAGTTAAAAAGATAACGCAGATCCCTGCTAAGGACGTCAAGAAACTAAATAACTAACAAAAACAAAGATGGCCCAGTACGCAGTATTTCCTATTAGAGATCCAGAGTCGTGGCGCCTGTATAAGAAGGCGCAGGAGCAGCCGTGGGTGGATGAGGAGATTAATGAGAACCTGGCAAGGGATACGCATGACTGGCCGAAGTTGGAGCCGCGCATTCAACATCTGATTAAGAGGGTCCTGGCATTCTTCGCCATTAGCGATGGATTGGTGAATGAGAACATAGCAGTGCATCTGGCGCCGCAGTTTAATAGCAGAGAGATAGCGATGTGGTATAACCATCAGGCGGCGAATGAGGACGTGCACAATACGGTATACTCAAGATTGGTGGAGACATATGTGAAGGATGTGAAGGAAAGAGAGGCGATGTTGGACGCAGCGGCGCACTATCCGACTATAGGAAGAAAGGTGGAATGGATCCGGAACCAAATGATGCCACATGCGGAGTTGACGCCACTGTTGGATCTGCCGTTAACGGTGCGGAATATGCTGGAGAGACTATGCGCAAATGCATGGGATAACACACCGCTGCAAACGTCGCCTGTAGAACGAGATTTGTTGACAGATATAGTGGATACGATATGCGATGGCCGTCCATCGTTGGCTCAACAGGTGTTTGTCAACGCGGTGGTAGAGGGGATATTCTTCTCGGGTTCGTTCTGCGTGATCTTCTGGGTGCGTCATTTCTATGGATTGCTGCCAGGATTGGCGACGGCTAACGAATGGATCAGTCGCGATGAGGCCAGTCATACCAACTTTGCCGTACATCTCTACCGCAATAGAATCGGAGCAAAGTTAAGTGATAAGCAGGCAATGCGCATAATAGATGAGGCGGTGGAATTGGAGTATGAATTCATCAAGGATGCGCTTCCCGAAGGTTTAAATGGAATGAATGCGGATATGATGCATCAATATATCCGCTTCGTGGCGGACCAGCTGCTGACGCTAATGGGCCACCCGCCTAAGTACGGCGCAACCTGTCCATTCCAGTTCATGATCAAGCAGAGCATTGGGGTGCGCATCACCGACTTCTTCGAGACATCCGAAGTGGCAGAATACGGCGAGAAAAACGTGGGCCTGACCAAGGAGGATAAGGAATTCACATTCGACTATGATTAGAAGGATGAATGGTGTACTACTATTATTTTTGCATACGAGAATACCGATGGTGTAGTTATGCACTTATGAAAGTATTAGAAGAATTCATGCTATGCAAAAATTAAACAATGCTAATAGAGAATTGGAATGCCTTTACCACCGCATTTGTTACATTCTTCGCTGAGAGTAGAAGTAGGAGATCCGTGGGTAACCCGATAGTTCTGAAAGCACGACCAATGCAGATATCTATTTAGAACAATATCATAACAGACAATTATATCATCAAACATAAGCGCTGTTTTCCTGTTTGTGATTCTCGGACGAATTGGACGGTCAATTGTGATAACAATATCTCCTGTATAGATAACTCTGTTCAGCATTTCAACACTAATGACACGAGATACCTTAATCCGACAGTTACTAAAATTAAGTCTGTGGGACAAAGGTTGCTTTGGTGAGTTAATCTCGGCTAACAACAATTTCTGACAGTGTCGTCTGACGGCGATGTGGGCAGAGGCACCGAACTGGGCAATGGCAAATGGGGTGACAGATGGACACAGTACCTTTTCAACGTACCCGATGATAATGCTCCACACATCACTGGGCAGCTGTGGAACGGGACGCTTGGTGAGACGTAGCTTGCTACGAATATCGTAAAGAGACATTATACGATCAATATTATCATAATGCTTCAATCCGCAATTTCCACGACACTCTCCCATGAGGTAGGTCAGGCAGGGCAATACACTGTCATTCGTGTAGATAAAATGCCATTCATCAAAATGTGTCAGGATCTCCTCACCATAGAGCGCCTGTTTGAAGACATCTGTGGATCGGAAGTTTTTAATCATTTCACAAAACTCGTTATATATGCTTTGACGAGAAGTGATTGCCACCGATTCATTGTGCTCAGATTGTATGTGAATAGATGGATAGAGGGAATCAAAGTGACGATACAATCCACTGGCACCCATAACCATTGAAGTGTATTGGGGTGGACGGTGCATTTTCATCGGTTGTGCCTCCGCACGCACTATGCCGGAACCTGCGATGATGGAATCAAAGTAATCAATCTTATCAACTGCCTTGGCTTTCTTAGCATCGCGGCGGCGCTGGTTGCGAAGATCACGCTTGGAAAGATGGCTCATTTTTGAGGTCGTGAAAGTAATAGAAGATGACTATTCAACTTTTTGATTTACTATTGCTTTCAATGGATAAATCAAAAATTCCATCCTCTACTTCAGGGATATAGTAAACTTGTTCCAATAACCAATAGGACGTTTTAGAAGAATGGGCTGAGCATCTGCATCAATAGCGATATATAAATCATGAACAGGAACTCTACAGATTGTAGTATCAACAGTTGATACCATTCTTAATGGTTTCTCAAGGTTGGGATGCTTGACCACGACCAGCGCAGTTACACCCCTAACATAACTACCACCGATTATACTAACTCTGCGAGTTGAGGTAACTTTAACTGCGCCTACACGAACGGAATGTTGTATAAATGGGTATGGTCGTAATTTAAATAGCTGTTGAACATAGCGCTGAACGGCACTGTGAGCAGAACGTCCAAATATGCTAATGCCTGGAAGTGTCCATGAAGCCTTCTTATCACTTTCCAACATACCAATGATGATGAGCCAAATATCGGTGGGCAATTGAGGTACAGGACGTTTAGTAAGAAGGCAGAGGGAAAGGATCCGCTTATTTATTATGGGATGGTGGGAAAGGGAACATGCTCCAGAGCAAGCTGAAATAAGATGCATAGGACAGCGAGTAAAACCATCATATCGCTCCACAACAATATCATCCATTTCATCATAGTATCGATATTTGCCATTAGTATGTAATTCTCGTAGGTAATTAACAATTTGTTTGGGATAGTGCATATTCTTATAGGCTGGGCTCTCGAGAGCCTTATCTAGGATAGCCAAGTAATTATCGCTCATTATTGCTGTATATTGGGAAGGACGGATCAATTTTAAAATAGTTGGATAGATGATAGAAAAAGAAACCCCATATTCTAATCAAGTAAAGCATATCTGCTATTATAATATTGCGAATTACTCAGCGGAAGTATGACAGATCTCATTTTATAATCAAGTACGATTGCCTCTTGGCGTTTCGTATCAATGTATATGATGTGACCACCGGCGAGGATCAAGGTTATGGGCTCTGCAAATTTCACATGCTTAATCACGACCTTTGCAGTGTTACCACTCTTACACTTGCCATTCTCTATATATATTCTCCGCGTGATTGATATATCAACACGATCGCAAATATACATGGTTGGTGTGAACTTATAGTTCTGAGAAACAATCAGAAACTGAACATACCTCTTCACGGCATAGTAGGCTTGTTTGCCGAGGACATATAGCCAATCGGGGTAAATGTCAAGCCCTCTGACGCCGCTGTACAGCTGCTGAATGATGAGATACCAGATATCGGCCGGAAGTTGGGGACAGGGACGACGTGTCATATGGCACAGCCGAGATATCACAGGATTCTGGATTGGCTGGTGATCCAGACCACAGCCTCCGGGGCATGCTCCTATGACGTAAAGAGGACATCTGGTAAAACCATCATGCCGTTCAACAACAGTCTCCCGACAGTGCACGCAGTCGGGCTGGTAACAATAATAACATGATAGATAGTTGGTGTAATGATATTGACGCCCACTATGAAGACAGCGAAGATAGAAGAGTATATCTACGCCATGTAGGGCGTTCTTGTAAGGTGGTGATTCCCTGAGAGAGTCCAGGAGAGTAATATAGGAATCACTAGTATCCATCGTACTTTTCCTTATTGTTGGAGATGACTATTCAACTTTTTGATTATTTAGCGTCTCTGTAACAAAAAGTAAGAGTATACTAAAGCACCAATTCTATGCTCTTGTAAACATGGTTTAACCATGACATATCTCGTACTACGATGGTAAAATCATAATTAATAGCCACAATATGCTTATAGTGGCTATCTATGAATAGGGCATTTCCTACGAGGACTGGCTTTACTATTGGCGCCTCCAGTTTGGGATGTACGATAGTAACCTGCAGAGTCTCGCCTCCCTTGCACTTGCCCTTAACAATAATCACCCTTCTGATAATAGATACCGTCACTCCTTCATATATAAGGCTATACTGGGAATAGGGATAGGGTATCTTACTAAGAATACCCATTGCATATTTCTTTACGGCGCTGTGGGCCGAACGTCCGAACATGCTAAGATCTGTAACATTGATGCGAATTTTGGGATCAGTTTCTACATGTCCAATGATTATATCCCATATATCGGAGGGTAATTGTGGTACAGGGCGCTTGGTCAAATGCAGTAACTGTGATATCACAGGATTGCGCACTGGTTGATGGGCCCATCCACATCCTCCGGGACACGCGCCTACCAAATATAGAGGGCATCGATCAAAAGCATCGCGATATTCAGTTATCTGCGTGAAGCACCATTGGCAATCTTTTTCAAAGCATTTGTTGCATGGTATATAGTTTGCATAAATATACTGACCATAGTGCAGGTAACGGAGGTAGAATACGATTTTATGTGCATGTAGTACGTTCTTATAGACGGGGCCTTCAATAACCTGATCCAGAAAGTTGATGTAGGCGTCCACGCGTTCCTCCATGGGTTATACAGATGGTTACTGTTCAACTTTTCAATTTAAGTTAGTTATTACTGTATGAGCTTTGAATAGACAGCCCCATTGAAACCAAAAATAAAAGGCCATTGACGCATTCACACACTTAGCACTTCTGTACTATCTCTAATCCGTTCTGGAACCTGAGAGAATGGTTTGGAGTAGAGTATACCTGTCTGATCTATTATAAACACCAATTCAGCCTTGGTATCCGTGAAAATAAAACGATCAAATGATACAATCTTTCTAACAGGAGCAGGAAGCTCGGGATGATCAATAGTCACGATAGCGGTTCTGCCGTTCGTTGGCCTGCCTTTAACAATCTTGGCCAAACGTTCCACTGTAATACGCGTTTTGCCGCACTTGAGAGAGTGGGTGGTGAAAGGATAGGGTACTGTTTTGAATATCGACTGCACATAACGTTGAACAGCGGTATAGGCAGCGCGACCAAACACATATAGATCGGAAATGACTGTGCTGTGTGATTTGTCATGCTCAAGTAGCTTGATAATGATGGCCCAGGTATCTGGATTTAGGAGAGGAACTGGACGCTTGGTCAGATAGCACATTTTGGATATCTCGATGTTGTTAATCGGCATGTGATCCCATTCACAATCTCCTGTACACTGTCCCATAAGATAAGCAGGACAGCGGTAGTAACCATCCTGCTTTTCTACAACTATTTTAGTTTCGCTATCATGAAAACCTCCACAGCTAGGACATTTGACTCCTTTAATTATCGTCTCAATTCCCCTACCAGAATGTAGATTGATGAGATAGGATCTGATGTTTTCAGCATAGATTGCCTGCCCATAGGCATCACTACTAACAAACTGGGAGAGATGATTGAGGTAACGGGTATTCCGCGATTCCTCGGTAATGGTAACATAGAACCGGTTTGAGTTGTTTGGTTTGGTTGGCTTGGTTGACTTGTTTGGTCTGGTTAGCTTGCTCAATTCACCACGGGCACGGAGACGACGAACTTTGCGGCCTGAAACGCGATCCATCTCAATGATGTAAAATATACCGCGTAACTAATCAAATTTTCGATTAACGTACTCAAAAAGATCCAATAACCAATAACTATACTCGTGGTATATCTGTACTAGTTTTTATCCATGAATAACAATTGGAAAATATATTGCGACTAAGCGTACCATCTCCACTCAATTCAAATACCGAATCCGTCTCTGTATCTATAAATATATAGCGTGCAAAGGTTACAACCTTTCTAATAGGAGCAGTAAGCTTAGGGTGTTCGATTGTCACTTTTACGTTATGACCTTTCAGGTATTTTCCCTTTGCAATCTGCACCAACCGTTCAGCTACAATACGTGTTTTGCCGTATCTGATAACAGAGGAGACAAAGGGATATGGATCTATTTTGAATATCGACTGCACATAACGTTGAACAGCGGTATAGGCAGCTCGGCCAAATACATATAGATCTGATATGGATGTGGTGTGCTTGATGTCTTGCTCAAGAAACTTAATAATGACGAGCCAGGCATCGGGGACCAGGAGAGGAACAGGACGCTTGGTCATATAGCACAGTTGACCAATCTTAGCGTTACTGATCGGTACATGGTCCAGTCCACAGTGGCCAACGCATCGACCCATGAGATAGGCCGGACAACGATAGAACCCGTCCTGTTTCTCTACTATATCCTCCATCTTATTACAGTATAAGCTTGTACAGTTCTTGCATGGTATTTTGACTGTAGTATTATACCCATGTTTAGAATGAAGATTGGTGAGATAGGAAACAATCTCTCTGGCGTAGAGAGCCTGTTTATAGGCATCGCTATAAACGAACCGAGAAAGATGCATGAGATAGGATGCATTCCTAGATTCTGCCATAATCATGACGCGAGTTAGACGTGGTTTGATCTGTATAGCTCGCCTACTACATGTGAGTGGTACAATACGATCGTGATAAAAGCTGTATTCGCGAAATCGAGCGTAATCCATTTACTGTGCTTTTGTATCTGTTGTCATTCAATTTTTAGCATATTTGATGAGTCTATACAGGGTATAGCAAATCTAACAGAAAAATAGCAGAAAATAAATAGCAGAAAACAAATGGCAGAAAACAAAAACACAAAACTAAAGGGTCAACAAATCTTCGCGATGATAGTCATCACCAACAAGCTCAGTAACAACAATACCCGAATTGCCTCTGTTGCCCAAATAGATAAGTTGACAGTACAGACTATCGTGAAATAGACACGTTCCGTAAATCTTCACCAGTTGTATCGGTGATGGATCGTTGGGATGGGAGATGATAGCCCTGACTTTCTCTCCCAAATACACCTTGCCTTTGTGAATGCTGAAGAGAGGCGCAACGCTAATAGAACATTTTCCGTAGTAAACCGTCTGCCTTATATCCTTATAAACAGAACTCTTCAAAACAGACTGAGCATACTGTCTGACAGCGCTGAGGGCTGAGCGACCGAAAATGGAAACCGCAGGAAATTCGGTTGGGTTACTATTATCACTTTCAAGTATTCTGATGATGATCCCCCAGACATCGGATGGCAGTTCGGGCACCTGCCGTTTTGTAAGATGACACTTGCCGCCAATATCCTTGTTAACTGGTTCAAGGTGGGCAAATCCGCAGTCACCTGTGCACTCTCCCATGAGAAACCAAGGACAGCGCATGACACCATCATAGGTCTCCACACATCTTATGAAGGATAACATACCACACTCTTCATCCGGATCACATTTGATACACGGTATACTCATTTCGTATTCGTATTGTCCCAGAAAGTGCAACGTTTGTAGATACTGTAGGATGGACGCACCGTAGAGAGCCTGCTTGTAAGTTTCCATGCTGGTGAACTCCTCAAGTACCTTCCCATAATTGATTGACTTGGCGGCTTTGGCGCGCTGTCTGCGGGCCCCACGCTTGGAAATCGATTGCATAATGGGCCGAACTGATTAATATAGGATGGGTAAATTCAATTTGTATTATTTACTATCGAGTCCATCAATCTCAACTCCTGAGTGGTTAAAAAGTATAGTATTCAATAGCACTTATGTTACTTCAATACATTAAGAGCCGCAGCTAATGCAACCATCCTGCATGGTGCAGACTTCGGTGCCAACTACCTTCTCAACACCATTGGTAACGGTAGAGGTAGTAGCGGTGGTAGTGGATTCGCCCACAGGTAGCTTCTGCGCATCACCCGGCGCCAGACGGCGAGTGTAGTAGCTCGAAGTCTTCAGACCGCGCGACCAGGCATAGAAGTGAATCTTATTAAGCACCTTATGGGTGGGACGCGCAATGAAGAGGTTAAGGGACTGCGATTGGCAGATATAGGGGGCGCGTACGAGGGCGGCCTTCGTGAGGCAATCCTCGCGCAAATCCCACACTGTCTTGTATAGGTTGCGTATGTGCTCGGGAATGGCATCGCAATTCATAACAGAGCCGCAGCGATCGGCCAGGATGTGCTGCTGCACGGCAGGGGTCCACAGACCCAGCTCCAGCATATGATCAATGAAGATGCGATTGACCATCGTGGTCTCACCGGTGCGATTGCGGCGCTTATAGACCAAACTGTTATGGGGCTCGAAACATGGGCTCATACCCATAATGGTGGATGTGCTGGCTGTGGGCATAAGGGCCAATAGCATGGAATTGCGAATGCCGATTTTGCGCACACGTTCACGCAGTGCATCCCAGTTCATCGTCATCTTATGCTCCAGGGCGTCGCGGCCCAGCTGCTTCTGCTCTGTTATCCACATTTGCCAGGAGAAGATGCCCTGACCTATGGGCGACTCCTTCCAACGACTGAATGGGGCGGCGCCCTCTGCCACTAGCTCGCAGGAGCGTTCAATAGCCCAATAGGAGATGCTCTCGAATAGGCGTGCCTCTAGAGCCCGCGCCTCGGGATCATCATAGGCCAGACCCAGGGTGCAGAATAGATCGGCCAATCCCTGCACACCCAGACCAATGGGGCGATGCAGCATGTTGCTAGTACGTGTTTTAGCATTGGGATAGAAGTTGCGATCAATAACCTTGTCTAGATTGGTAATGGTAGTGCGAACAATAGCCCGCAGTCTATTCCAATCTACTATCATCTTTTTGCCATTGTGATAGTATGCTTCCGCCACCGTCTGTTCCTCCACCTGCACCACTAAACGTGGTAGGCAGATGCTCGCCAGGTTGCATACCGCCGTTTCCGTCGGCGAGCTATATTCCACGATTTCTGCGCACAGGTTGCTACTCTTAACCGCTCCCAGGTGCATATGATTCGATTTGCGATTGACATTGTCGCGAAACAGGATATAGGGCACTCCCGTCTCCTCCACAATGTCCAGAATATGACTCCACAGCTCCTGTGCCTGCAACTTCTCTACTGTTTTGCCCTCACGAACAGCCCGTCTATAGGCCCGCGTAAAGGCATACTTTGGCTTGCCCGCAGCATCCAGCTCCTCTGCCTGCTCGTCGCTTAGCCAACCCTCGCATGGCACCGCATCCCACAGCTCCTCCAAGCCCGGGACCCGATTGGGACAGATTGTATACCAATCCCCATTCTTCTTAACACATCGCATAAACTCATCAGGAATCCACGCCGCGTAGAACAGGTGACGAGCGCGCTCCTGGTCGTTACCACGCTGCTTCTTCAGGTCCAGCCATGCCGCAAAATCCGGATGGTATGGCGATAGGTAGATGGCATGTGTACCCGGCCGCTTACCTCCGCCATTATGTGCCAATCCCACTTCTGTCACATAGTTCTCATTGGTATCTATGTCAAAATCAACCAGTTCGCCATCATAGGGCACGCGGCTGATTTGCGTAACACGCGACCAGATGCAGCCCTGCTCCCAGCGATCCCCGCGATCCCGCACCGGATTGGGCACAGGTTTGCGACTCACTCCATTGGCATCCGTATTCAGGGCCACCACATTAAAGATGCCCTTGCCACCAAAGCGCAACAGCAGAAACTTAATCCACTCCGACATGATGCGGCCATCTATGGGACCCGTCTCCACACTTCTCATACCTGCAATAATGCGCTGCGTCTGCTCCCAGGGTTGATTTAGCATTATCTCCATTTCACTCTGTCTACTCACTGTAGGATCTGTGATACTACGGATAAAGCGTTCACCCATACTCTGGGCCGCCTCCATACTCAGTGGCTCCACGGCAACATTGCCTGTAGGCATCGGCGTTGCCAGCGCATGCTCTGTAGTCAGTTCGCCCACCCGCACCCATGCCGGTTCGCCCAATTCGCGACCATTCCAGCGACGCGCCCACATTGGATGCTCCGCCGTCACCAGCGTACCGCTGATTGAGTAGTCCGTCGCCAACTGGTATACAACCTGCTCATCCGAGCACTTATAGTTGCGCACCGCCGTCACCGCTCTGTAACTGCCATCCTGAGTCAGCAGCTTATCACCCACGCCTATCTCCTTCATCATTCGCGGTCCCTTTGCCGTATATACGTATGTAAAACCCGCAAAGCACTGCTCTATGTATGTGCTGATTGCATCCACCACGCGCAGCATCGGCACCAGTCCATTAGCCACCCCATTCGTTCCGCTGATGTATGCACCGCGTCCCCGAATATTATGTAGGTGGGATCCCAATCCTCCTGCCCACTGGCTAATATTAGCACACTCCTTCCAGTAGTCTGTTATTCCGTCCATAGAATCCGCCGACGGCTGCATCAGATAACATGAGCTCATCTGCGGTCGCATCGTTCCCGAGTTAAACAGCGTAGGCGTTGCGTGTGTAAAGTAGAACTGACTTGTCATCTCATAGGATGCCAGCGCCAGCTCCACCGAGCCCGGTGTAAATACCACCTGCCCCTTTACCGCCTCCTCCAGCTTCTCAAACTCCACTCTCTCATTGGGCGCCGTATAGCCAAACCACGGAATATCATTGCGCGGCGGACCCTCCAGATGGATTCCCAGCGCCACCCGTATCAGCATATGCTGCGGCCGCTCCAGCGGCAACCGCTCCGGCATTCCCCGCACATTTAGCATCAGGGGCGCCAGCAAATAGCTAGTCTCCAGCAGCTGAAACCCCGCAAAATCATAACGATAGTCCCGCAGGTAGTCCAGCGGCAGATCCATCGTAGTCAACGCCTTATATATCGCCGGCGCTATCAGCGGTGAGTGCTCCCCATTACTATTTAGGTTCTCCCACAGCGTTCTCGCCGTCCAGTACACCAGTCGCGTCTCTATGTCCGCCACCGTCAGGCTCTCCCGCTCCTTCTGTCTCCAGTGGATCAGCAGCCTCTGCACCGTATTCTTATGGTAATTGCTCACCAGAACCCGGCCCGCCAGGTCCCCATATTGCGGATCCTTAAACGCCAGCGGCTGTGCCACCGCCGCCGTCACCTGATCCAATTCACTCGTACTAATTCCATCGCGCAGTGCCCGGAACACCTCCATAGTGATGTTCTCCGTTTCCACCCGCGGCAACGGGGGCAGTCCCAGGTATCCCTGGCACAGTCCCTTAATCCGATTATGAATCTTATTGAAATCAACCGCCTGAGGCTTACCATTGCGCTTAATTACCTGCATTGTTGTCTGTTCAAGTATTGGGAACAAGATTTATGTTTAACTAGTCAAAATATCCTATACTATGTTTAAACTAATCAAATTTCCTATATATCCATCATATGATAATGCTTTAGTCGTATAAAACCAAAAAACGAATACTTATCACCATTTAGCTGGTGTCTATTTTGGCATCTAGCCACCATTGCGTGGCATACTCAGTACAGGAGGGCGCCTTTATTCCCAATTCCATATTTATATATACCTTATCGTTCTCATTCAATACAAACATTGTATCTAGTTCCGGCATATATAACCAGGTGTGTATATTGGTGTTCTTATATATCATGGGTAGGATGCGTTGATTCATCTCACCACATATATCACGAAATTTATCCGAATTGAGTATAGCCTCTATATTAATGCTAATCTGAACACACATACCCCCATTCGTAAACTTAACACCGGGGGCAACTATCATGGCACATACATAGCATCTGGACGTGTCACCTAGACGTCGAGCCATATAACGTGATATATTAAGCGTTTCATCGTAGTGATTCACATAGCATGTGCATACATGCAATAATTCTGCAATTAGGTGGTCTCCCTGTAGTATAGTCTCCACTCTGTTGACATATTCTTTACGATCACCCATGCAAACATATTTATAGAGATCGTCTAATGGCGCCTCCCTAGGGCATCTATAACATACCTGCAACGGTGCACGCGACTGCATAATAGGTCTTGCTAGATCAATTCCATCATCCATTACCTGCTGGTGGAATGATAGATACTTATACATGATACAGAATATGTGGTCCCTGTTGCGATTATCTCCCAGCTGGGGAAATCTGGCAAATAGCCTATCAGCCATTACTCTAAATCTCTGCACCTGCTCCCTATATGCCCTATATAGATCCTCAATATCAGTTCTCCAGAATTCCTCATCCAGGATCTGTCTATTGCGCTTCTGAATATGCCGCGTTATCTTCGGAATGGGTTGAGACAGATCATACCACATTTCATCTGCATCATCCAACGATACCTCATATTCCTCCGACATTTCCAATCTATCCTTCTCGATCTTATTTTTCAGACATTCCTCTACTCTCTGTTCACATCTAAGCATGGCCCTAATGATATATTTCATAAATTCATCATGCGCCCTATCCCAATACTGTCTGTCAAAGAAACGCGTTCTATAGGCCCGCCTATTGATGTATGCCTTCTCCAATATCGCATATAGATGGATTAGAACCCTATGATCCTTGCCTTCTAGCACCTCATCCAGTCGCGCCTCATTTGCCCATGCCTCTCCAAGCCGCGGAATCACCACCCTTGCCTCATATTCCTTATATTTTCTATATGCGGCATTAGCCTCACGGGCGCATAGCCTGCAATGCAGCTTGCCCTCCGCTCTTGGCCTCTGACAGCGCGAATTTAGCACAGGACAGACACAATTGGATGACTCCATTCTAGTACCCTCACTACTTCAATTTTCAATATGTAATCGCATGACAAAAACAATAAAGACAGGTCTATCATCTCTTCTTAGCTTTACTCATATTGAGTCTCTACCAACCCTCACTTATCATTTCACGTATAAAACTTAAGAACATGAACTATTGACTCCTAAAAATGAATGGAAAAAGTAATATGGTAATATCATTAGTTATTACTTGTCATGCAACAAGGAATTAAGCCATATTTTTCCAGTTGCTTCTACCAATGAATCTTTAACCTCACGAAGATTTAATAACCACCACTCTAAATCATCCTCTACTATTACATCCTTCATAAGACCCTCCTCACTGTGACAGTAAATGTATTCTCCATTTATTCTGACATATATCTTATCACATCCTGCGAGAAGCATATTCATTATTTTATGTCTAAACTTATTCCTATGACCAATCTCAACCTTAACTACATCGATTGCAAGTATTATCTTTGATCCCTTTCCCAGCACCCCCAAATCATATACTCCAGCATTACTCATAACCATGACGAAGTGAAAGTACTCATTAAATGCCTTTTGACTGCGAATCACTGGATTTCCTGGTACCAACCTTTTCGGATATGTATCTAGATATGTTATCATAGCATCCACCAAATCCGTTGCATTACTGCTAACTAGGACATCCATAATATGGTCAATTAGACGCACTGTATTAGGCTCATTAAGGTAGTCGTTAAGATGCTCAATAGGATTATTTCTACTGCAGGTATATTCATATATTATAACTCCGGCACTTCTAGCCAAACCTAAAATATTACGACTACGTAAACAGATAGTACCTGTGGCTATGAACTTAACAATGGCTTCAAATACCACATATTTGTTACAATAGCTACTAAGCCGTGGATACTGATCGATAATACTATCAGCCAATGCTACTATATCATCCAATACACGTCTATACTCCTTGTACATCGCGTCTATCTCATTATCCCAATATCTGTCCTCCATGATCTGCTTCTTGCGAATAGCCATCTGTTTGGTGAGCTTTGGAGTGGGATGGGATATCTCCTCCCAGAATCTATCATCATCATTATATTCCTCATCCTTGTCGGAAACAATATAATCAGCCTCTGCCGCATCTCTCGGTATAGCAGCCAATATGTGTTTATCACAGATCAGCATACATCGTTGAATATAGCTCATGAAATTATCATGCGCCTTATCCCAACACGACTTTACAAAGAATCTCATTCTATAATTGTATCTCTTTGTATATGCACGCTCCAGGATGGCATAAATATGAATTAGTTCACTACAACTCTTGTCTGTAAGAGCGGATGGTAGGTTGGCCGGATCTGTCCACACGTGGCCTATTTGACTACCCACAATTTTCTTCTCATATGTCTTGTACTGCATATACTCCTTATACGCCATAGGGGCATGGATAGAGCAGTGCAGCTTGCCCGATTCGCAAGCGTTGGCACATCTGCCGTTGCCAACAGGACACACGCAACCTGGTGATTCCATTCTAATGCACACTATGGTTCAATTTTTAACATGTGTAGTTCCCTTCCGTTTAGATTCCCCATCGGTATATAACAATGAATGTCACCCATTACAATTACAACATAGTAGTAGAAGACAAATACAAAAAGAATGCATCATTCCTACCACAAGCTGCCCGTATTCTGTAGATAGTAACTAATGAAGCCCGTGCGACATGCCACGCGGGAACTCCCCGGATCCAGCTTAATGCATCCCATATCCAGGACCACATCCTCCTCATAAGCCATAGGCCCGATGCTCAGTGTAAAGCATGCCACGTTATCAATGTGTCTGCACGTGCTCTTAATGCAGATGCAATAGCTAGCCGCCAGCAGTTCCGCCACATTCGCATACTTGCTTCCGGGAAATGAATCCAGTCGCATCATCCTGCTGCGTCGGCTCTGGGGTGAATCCCTATATCCAACAATGAAATCTCTGACCCGCGTCACTAATCCCTCAAAATGACATCCATGTAGACAGCGCTCAAGCATCTTACATACATGCTCACTGCTTCCCTCCCTTAGATTCTTAAACATGGTGTGAATGGGATTGGCCCTATCGTATATAATCTTCATGCTGTTCTCCCTTGAAGCATGTTCCCGTCTGTAGCGGTCCAGCATGTTTCTATATTCATTGATACATTGTAGGGAGATGACCATGATGGCGTATCTCTGCGGCAGTTCACCCAAATCATACATCCCCATAAAGCCCTCTATATATTGCTTCATCATGCCCACCGTCAGCACGCGTTCCCTATACAGGCTCTCCACCTCCCCACTCCAAACCTGCTCCTCCATCATCTGTCTGTTCGCCCTGGCTATGCGTCGCAGCAACTTTCTACAGGGGGGACTCTCGGACAGCTCACTCCACCATTCCTCGCTGTCCACCGCCTGCTCCTGTTCCTCCTCCTGCTCTGTCTCGCCCTCCTCCGTCGACACGCACATCTGTCCTATCACATTCTCACACTGAATCATACACCATTGGATATATTCCATAAACTTATCATGGGCCCTATCCCAGTGCTCCCTTGCAAAGAATCTCAGTCTGTATTCCCTCCTCATGCCATATGCGCGGCCTATCGCCACATATGTCCGTATCAGCTGCTGCATTGTCATCTCCTGCAGCTGTCCCATCAGTCTCTTTCCATTTTTCCATCCCAAACTCAGTTCCAGGCGCGCCTCATAATCCTTATATCTGCAATAGGCCGCATAGGCCGCCGGAGCATGCACTTCGCAATGCCATCTATCCCGCAGTCTCTTTCTCTCACATGTCACGGCACAGCATCCTTCCGTTTCCTGCATTCCTTCCGTCATTAGATGGAAATAAACGCTAATAATAAAGGATACTCATAATCAACTTTTTTAATATTTGTTTATAACTTAGGCGGAAGTAACGGTGATTCACACTAGGCCCAATGGCCATCTCACTTACACCCGCCTCCAAACTCTATCGGCTCCTGGCCGAATCCATCTACGCCCCATTCTCCCTTCCAGCCTCCTATCTCATCAACTATCAGCTTCCGGTCCGTCCCCCCGGTCCCTCCTCCTCCGTTTCTCATACCGTATCCTCCATTCTTGAGGGCCAGCCCTCCGCCCTTCCCCTCTACTGCAGCACCGAATATATAGACAAGGTGCTTGGATCCCGTCCCTGCCTTTATGATGCCATGCGCATGGCAATCAACACCGGCATTCCCGAACGCGAATCCTACAACAGCTACCTTCTTCGCAACTCTCCCCGTGAGGAGGCCCAATTCGTAGTCGGCACTCCCCACCGTGATGAGGTTCGCGACATCGCTTCCATCTCCACCATCGATTGCTGCAAGCGCGCCCTTATCGTTGACGGCGCCCTCGGCATCGTTCTTCCATGCTATAATTACAGTAGCATGCCCTGGCGGCAGGGTAACACCCCCGACTCCAACCAGCTGCTATTCTATGAGGCCATGGCCCTTATCGGCTATGATTCCCAGGGCTTCATACTCCGCTCCGTCCTTAATCGTTGGAGCTGCGATGATGGCTATCTCCTCTATCCCTATCAGGATTGGGGCCATCACATCGAAATCTGGACCTATATCACCAACACCAGTGGGCGCAGTCCCCGCATCGATAGTCCCGTAATCTCCTCATCCTCATCCTCCTCACCCCGCTCCTCCGATTCCTCCGACAGGACTCGTAAGCGTGGATGCGGATGCTTCTAGTAACCCATTTTAGCATGGCTAGTTTCGGATATTTGATCCTCATTCTTTTTAATTACTTCTTGTATACTGTTTGGTCCTCTATCAAAGCATGTTTAAATACGACCAACTTTCTCCCCTTCCCATCACCACCGTTCTTCAGCAGGAACGCCTACGCTATTCCATCGTCTATGATACCATTCTCCTCTTCCTTCGCCAGCATCGCTCCGTCTATCTCGGTGGCACCCTCGGCGCCCGCCTTCTCCATTCCCCTCCCCTATCTCCCTCCCAATGGCAACTAGAGGATTTTCAAATCGAACTCTACGGTGAACACATGCTCAATGTCTGCAATGAATTAACCAACTTCATCGATGAGACCCTTAGCCGCAATATCATAGTCGGTTCCAAAGAGCCCATAAGCGCCGAACCGACAGCAGTACCTCAGCTCTCACATGTGAAAGACACTGAGAAACCTAATACTGACGATACAAACGCCGAACCGACAGCGATTCCTAAGCCTGCCTCTGATGATACAAACGATAAATCAGAGGTCCTACATGCGGGGCATCGCGTAGTAGTAGTAATGAAAACCTCCATTCCCAATGGACGATATATGATACAGATCAACATGCGACCAATGGTGACTCTGATTGAATTACCACGTGGTTTTGCCAGCTTAGTAGTGGGCAAGCCCTCGCATGATCAGGACATATCTCTCCTAGTCGAGGCAGCCCATCTAGTAGATATTTACAGAATCCTATATCAACCACGTCCGGGCGACTGGCCCGCGGCCCTAGATCTGGAGCAGCTGCTGCAGAATAGCAGTATAACCGGTGGAGGAGGAGCTGATCGTAAACGCGATGAACCCCGTCCCGCGGATCTACGCAAAAAGATCTGGGAGGCGTTTGTCTCCGGCACAGTAGGCTCCCACCTAGAGAGCAGCATTATAGTCGGCGACTATGCAATCCAGGCCCTAACAAACAAGCCCATCGAGTACAAATCAGTTATGCATATTCTATCACAGCAACCGGCCGCCCTTGCCGAGGCCCTCTGCGTCATAGTCTCCGGACAGTCCACCCATCATCCCCTATCCATCATGCGCGACTCCCAGCTAGAGCGAACCATTGTACGGGGCTCCGGTTCCGATCTTATCTATATCTTTAATACTCCTACCTATGAATTGGTAGGATGGTGCGGAGTTAAGGGCCTGCCCCTACGCCTCGGCTCCCGCTATCTCCTCCTCCGCTTTCTATACATCGATTATTGGACCATTACCCTACGATCCGCCAATCTCGATCCCAGCTTCTATCGTAACAAGTGCCAGAGCATTCTTGATGGCATAGAGCAGATTAAATCCAGTGATATTCCTCCCTTTGTACCACCTGAACAGTATATGGGCGTCTATATCAGCGACGAGGACCACGCAAAGATAAGCAGCCAAACCGGCAACCGCTTCCCCGACTACTTTCCTCGTAGCTATTTACGCAAAGAGGGCGCCTATCGTTCTCTTGGCAAAAAGTAAGGCAGTCCGGATCCATTCCTTTTTAATTTCAGTAAACACTCTACACATCTCCTTCCAAAAAATATATTAGGAGCCAAATGCCTCATTTACAGAGCACCGCTGTCATCCTCTGCCTCCTCCTCGTTCTGCTCTTCCACCTCCTCGCTATCTCCATCGGGGTTAGCCGCCGCTGCCGCCGATGGCTTATTCTCCTCTGCCACCGTCGGTGTCTTATTGCGCTCATCCACCTGCTCATTATAGGCCTTCCACGCCAGCTTGATTCGCTCACCCAGCTTCTTATCATCCTTCACAATGTTCTCCCAGAACCACTTGGCTTCCTCCTTCAGCGCCGATGAACCTGCAAGCTGAGATGCCGTAGGATCTTCCTTCATGAACTTTCTAATTCTGTCCTGCTGTTTCTTACTCACGCCAAAGTCAGCATACAACTTATCCTTCTCGTCCTTCTGCTGATAGCGCCACTTGCAGTAGTGCATGCTGCTATTGAATCTGGGCTCAAGATTGATCTTCTGTCCCGTAACTGTTTTCGCAGCAGCGCGAGGACCGCCCGTCTTACTAGTCTGCTTTGCCTGCATTTCCGAAATCTTCTTATCCAGCAGTGTAATACGATCGACAAGCGCCGTATTCAGTGCCCGCATCTCCGTAAGCACGTCATCAATGCGTTGATTGGTATTGCTGATAACCGCATCACCCGAGCTCATTACGTTGGACGCTTTTGACATCTTTGAGATCTTTGAAAGTAACCAATACCCGATTCAAATTTAACAAAATCGTGTTTTTTATGCGATAAGGCCTAGATGGTCAAATCAAAATGGTGCCCCCAAATGGACAGTTATCCTGTTATTTGGCCCCGCGCCCGTTAGAATCCAACCAGGCTGTCTTTAATACATATTTGCTTTATTTTGCACGGTACGGTTGGAATTGGAACAGTTATTTGGCAGTGGTAGCTCCGTGCGATGACTAACAACATAAATTAAGACTGTATAGGATCCTATTCAGCCCAGTAATAGATAGCAAAAATAGACTGGGGATATTATACTCTTTACATGCTACTAAGGAGCTTGTTCTCAAGGGCATAATCAGTAAGTGTAAGGCCCTTGTTATCATAGTAATAATCCGTGGACTTGTCCTTAAGGGAATCACGGAAGGTGGTATCAAAGGTAGGAGTCATGCGCTCGGCACTGCTGCTGGGAACGATGGCGGTGGTGCGGACGGCAATACCGCTGGTGGGTGTCGTAGTCGTTGTAGGCGTTGTAGTACGAACGACAGTTGTTGTCGCGGTCGGCGTTGGTGTTGCCGTAGTTGTCGTTGTCGCAGTAGTTGCCGTTGGCGTTGGCGTCGTAGTGCGAACCGTGGTAGTAGTAGTTGCCGGCTTAGCTGGCGTAATAACAGTTGCCCCCGGCTTCGTTACCGGCACCACCGTATATGCAGTGCATCCACCATTGGCAGATCGCGTTGCCACCACCTTAAATCCACTTGGCGCCACCGGCTCCTTAGGGCATCGTGTCAAGTAGTACCAGATCACAATTATTACAATCACAATCACCAGAACCAACGGAATTAGCATCTTGCTAGGCGAGCCCAAAGATCTGTTCTTGTTTTCTGGCTAGAATAGTCTATTCGGTTATCACCCCTCTAGGCGAGACCAAAGATCTGTTATATATACCCCAAAAATATACCCTTGAAAAATATTAAAGTAATGCCTATGTCCTATATCTGCATCGCAATATAATCGAATTCTAATAGGATTCTAACGGATCACATGGCATTTGGCACAGGCCGCGCTATACATCTCACGTCCGCCGACCACGATGACCGAATCCGCATGGATCAGTCTTTCCGTATAGCATGCTTTGCTGCCACAACGACACTGCGCAAAGTAATGCTCTGTCATCTGGGCCATATCAATCAGTTCTTGCATATGGCCAAACGGGCGAAGATCATATGTCAAATCCAGACCTGCCACTATCAGATTCTTACCCTGCTTGCCCAACTCCTTTGTAAATTCCATTATATCATCAAAGAAGCAGCCCTCGTCAACAGCCACCCATTCATAATTCCGCAATTCATCCGTCATGGCCATTAGGCTGTTAGTCTGATAGGCGGCCAGACGTCCCCCATTGTGGGAACGAATCCAGCCTGTTGCCAAGTTCGCATCCTCCTTCTTTCCATCATAGCGCTGGTCAATGCAGTGCTTAATCTTTAGGACAGGAGTGCCCTCCATCTCAAGCTTGCCGACTATCTCCAGCAGTCGGGTGGTCTTGCCCGAGTACATCGGCCCGTAGATTACGCGCAGCATGGCACTATTTGGCTTTGATACACTGAGGGTATGATTTTTATATATAGAATATCTGGTAGGGTTGCGTAAATTATGATAGGAAATGGGAATCAAAAATATTAAAGTATCATATTTTATTTTCTCATCTTTGCCGATGGGCGCCCCCAGCCCATCTATTTAAATAAAAATGATTGCACTTTTCAGTATATTACGATGATCTGCAAATATACCATCACACACAAATCAAGAAATGACGATGAATACACCGATGCCATAGAGTCCGCCTATGCCGTAACCGTACTGTCACGGGGGCATGTGGTTCTACTCACCTGCTGCCACGCCCTTCGCAGCAACGCCAGCATTAGCATTCGGGATAGCGAGGAATCTGTTATCTATAGCGGCAGCGTTAGCTGCATACTAAAGCACTACTCGACTCTCAAGGATCTAGCCATGCTGGTATTATCAGGAGCAAAGACACAGCTACTTGGCAGCAAGGTCTTTCACATCGGCGTCTCTCCCGGCCCCGTCCCCAATCTGGGCAACATACCCTGTGGCTATCCCCTCCTGAACTACTCACGCATATTTGGCATATCACAGGGCCGTGGCACCATGATCAACACCACCGATATCTTCTACTTTCTCGATCAGATCGAACTTATGGGATGCTATCCGGGGGACGCCCTCCTGCCCAAGTGCCCCCCTGCCCTCCAGGTTCTATCCATCGAATCCGATACAGTAAACAATAACACGCAACTCATTGAGCAGTCTATTAAATATAGGTTGCCAGGTTCGTATGTCAACGTGCTCTACATAGATCAGGAGCTAAATACCTTTCCCACACTAATCCAGCTCATTGCTAATCGCACCAGGATATGAACATATATGAACGGATAGGCGCGCCTATCTTTCCCCGAACTGACATCATAGACATCCCCCTGGACACACCTGCAGACATCCCCAAGGCCAATTCTATCAACATCACCAAAGACATCTCAGACATCTCAGACATTCCCGAGCGCGAGCTCCTCATCAGCCAGATCCTGGCCACCAACGGCCCCGACTTCTGGTCCCAAACCATCCTCTATCAATCCGGACATCTCAAGGGTAAGTACGCTGAGCAATACCTTGAAAAACTGATGGCTGCTGCCCAGATTCTCTATCCCCATCTCGAGGGCCATCTCACCGCAGCCCCATCACAAAAATTTAATCAGGTATGTCGTATCATTCTTATGGGCTATAATTACTGCTCCCAGGTTGGCACATGTTGCCTGGAACCAGATCCCAACACTCTGTCTGCTGACGAACTTAGCGCCTACTCTTCATAGTCAGCCCAGCGCTGCGTGATTTCCGTTTTTTCACCGCTTTTGGGGGACTTGGGAGAGCGGGGCGAACTGGTCTGCTTCTTATCCTTCTCCTCGGCAACAGCCGCCTTAATATCGCTCTTGGAGTCACTCTTTTTACCCACCTTGATTGATTTCTTATCATCCAGTGCGGCCTCCTTTAAGTCGCCCTTGGAATCGCTCTTCTTGCTAGACTTGACCGGCTTCTTGTCGTCGGAGGCCCCGTCCTTCAGATCGGTCTTAGAATCACTCTTCTTGCTAGACTTGACCGGCTTCTTCACAGGCGCCTTAGGCTCTTCCTCAGGTTCCGCCTCCACAACCCTAGTCGGCTTTTTCACAGACTCCTTAGGTATCTCATCCTCCTCCTCGTCCTGCTCCCTCTTCAGCTCCTGCTCCCGTTCCTTCTTTACCATGATCGGTGTAATGAGCGCAATCGGCGTTTCAGCAGTAAGCAGGCTATCCGTACTACTGCTAGATACCGCCCCCAGCGCCGCCGCCGCCTTTGCCATAGTAGGATTATTTATGTCAAATCCAATCATGTCCGGCTTCTTGTAGTCATTTGCATTGAATTCTCCCTCGTCCTCCTCCAGATGCTCCTCCGAGGGCTCCACCTGCACCCTGTTCTTATACGTCTCCGTATTCAGCACCATATACTCCATGGATTGGGGATTGTAACGGCCGCGGGCACTGCTGCCCCGACCGCGATTGCCACCTCCGCCCCTGGGCTCATAACCCCGGCCCCTCGGCGCTCCTCTACCCCTATGCGGCGCACCCCTCGGCGCTCCCTGCCCGCCCCATCCATATGCAATCGGCTCCTGGTACTCCTGCATTGCGAATCCCGTATCGCCAAATGGGCTGCTAGACACCAGCGACATCGGCACCGCCGTCACCGTATATCTATTGTTCAGCAACTCAATAACCACCTTACCATACAGTCCCAAATAGCGGACTATGTCGCATGGGTCACTAAACAGAATCATGTGCTGTAGACCCGGTCCCATATCAAAGCTCTTTGCGCTATTAATCAGGTTGGTGCATACCGCCCTCAGATCATTCTGCAGGGAGGTATTACGGGTGCACTTATTGGCAATATTGTTAATGCCACGCGATGCCATCATCATCTGCTTACGACCCAGCAGAATCTGCTGAACCAGTATACGGTTAACTCTATAGCTATTTCCCTCCTCCTCCGTCCTGGGAATTATAGTGGTAAGCTGAACCGCCAGCTCCTTCATTGTACCTTCCGTAATAGGTTGACCCTGCGCAATTGATCCACATTGAATCTCCTGGTAGGCCACTCTCACTCTATTTAGGTAGTCCGTCATTAATCGGTCTAAATTACTATACGCCGATTCAATTTTATATATAGTATTTGTTTCGGGGATTATGGCCCTTTAACATGATATCAAATAAGTGCATTCGACCTACTTGGAAGGATGGTATGATCGCGCTAGCATCTCTGTATAAAAATCAAATAACCATCTTTGCTTCTATTTAAATCGCGTTGGCATCTCTACACAAAAATCAAATAACCATTGTAGGTTTATTCATATCAGATAATTAGCACAAAGACCTTCCGTCTTTTCCGATAAATAGCTCCCCACTCACAGAAAACAAATGGACACCCTCCGCTTTGATCCCGATATTGAGGACACCGCCGACCCCCTCACCTCTGCCATCCCCGTCAGCAATCCCCTCACATCCACCCTATCCCTGGACAATAAGACCACCGCCGATCCAGAGGAGATGATGGATCCCAAGCTTCTTGACCGCCAGAACACTCGACGTGCCATTTCCGAGCGTCTAGAGAACGATCCTGAATTCAAAGCAGAATATATCAGAAAGCAGGAGCATGATCGCGTTGATGCCCTCCTTCAGAAGCTGCACAACGTGGGCCAATCCGAGAGCACCCCCTCTCAGCCCAACAACACCCCACGCGCCGCACCCAAGGCCCAAACAGCCACCGTCGATCCCGATGACCTCTTTGCCGATACCGACTCATTGGCGGACGATCCCCCCGCTCCCAGCAAGGCCGGTGTTCACATTAGCCGAGTTGATAAGCTTGTCATTAAAATCTATATGTAACTTGATAGCAGCAAGTCGTCAGTAGATATGGCGAAAAACATAGTTCCATTTTTCTCCTCCTCTTCTCCTCCTCTCCTCTTTTACAATTTCTACAAAACTCCCACCACCATCACCCTCTTTACCGGCTCCACCGGATTCACCCTCAGCCTCTGCCCCGGCTCCACCCGTCCTATCAGTCTATACTTGGCCGAATTAGCCCGCAGCGCCCAATCCGGCTCCGTATAGCTGTTGTAGAAATCCGATTCCGTCGATGCAATCACATCATTGCCAAATACCCCCCAAATCTCAATCTTTCTCATCACATCCATATTGCCAAACCCGCTCCTAGGCAGGTTTATATCCAGTGACTTTAGATTAACCGGCATCATCCGCCTAATGTACCCCGAGCCCAATCTCTTTGCATAGTCCACCTCCGGCGCAAATTCAAATGCCAAGTCCTTCTGCCATGGCGCCTCATACAACCGAATCCAGCTCAGCGTCCCCGTCGCCTCCTCCACCGGGTTGCCTATTGCCAGTCTCTCCCGCGCCAACTCCCCCGGCATTCGCCACATAAGCCACACCAGAATAATCAGCAGCACTATCAGCAATCCGCAATGTCCCATTTCGTTTAATTGCGCACCAAATACGTACGGGTGCACTCAAATGCCTAATACACTGCCCCCAAAAATTTGTTATATATTTTCATCCCCTCGCCTAGAAGATCGGCAGCTTGTTCGGGCATGTATACAGCTGGTACGCAACCAGACCCCAGAAGCCGAATACCAGCGCTCCTGGCACAAACACCGTTACGGCATCCTGAATATCAATCATAATCATGGCCAGCACCGCCACAATCCAGCCCAGCACGGCCATAATGAAAATAATCACAATAATGATGGCAAGAATCTTATTGCCCGTAGAGCCGTTGCCCGCACCGCTTACGGCGCCGTCATTGCCTGGACTAGACATGTATAGTCAGCTATCAGATACCTCTGCGCAAAAATAATTACGAACATAAAAACTAACGCACCAGGAACACACTGTTAGGATCACTATCATAGATCTGAAATCCCTGACAGTTCCAAAACTTGATATAGGTGCTCAGATTGGTAGATCGTGCCGATAGTCGCACCGTCATCATCTGCACCCCTCTGCTTACCATATATTCGTGCAGTTGTATGAGCACATATCCCTGATGACTCTCCACCTCAAATCTAAGAATCATACCATGTCCGTTCTCAATCCGCACCACCACATGGCCTATCTCAGCCCCATTCACATGAACGCTCAGCACGGTTGTATTGGGATAGTTCCAAGCGCGTCTCGTGCACACTGCCAATATCACAATCATGGTCGGCGTAAATATAAGCTCATCTAAATTCAACTTCTTTATTTTCCTACAATTCCAGGCCTGCTGATCCAGAACTAACACCCCATCCAGAACTAACACCCCATCCAGAACTAAAATCCCATCCGGAACTAAAATCCCATCAGCTCCCTCACCGATTGCGCCACCGCCTCCCCCGATCCATCCTCCACTATATGCTGATAATAACGCTCCGCCCCCATCGGCAACTTACCATGCGCTATCACATTGCCCGGCATCATACCCGGCGGGTCCGCCTCCGGATTCACCAGCACCATTCCCCTCATCATCGGGTATGTTCTCTGCGCCCCCATCGCAGCCACACACTGCGCCCCCTCCGCCACTATTATATACGGATCCTCCCCCGCCAATCGCGAGTTATTATATATTCCCTTCCTTCTGAGCTCCTTTGCCAGCCGTGTCCCCACCCTCACCTCTATCCTCCTCTTTACCCTCTCCCCTCCACCCGCTATTCCCCCTCCTCCCATCCGTCGCCCCATCAGCATTGCCACCATTATCACTATCATCAGGATCAGCACATACCACCACATTTCAACCCTCTCTATGTATCCTACCCCAAATAAGAAATTTGAAGACAAGCAATTATTACTTAGAGATATGGTGGGCTGTAGGCTTCCGTTGGACTGTCTCAAGATCGTCATTCTAGGCATTAATCTGGAAAGATGTGATAAGACAAATTGGAATGGTAAAATGCATAAGTATCGCATTCTACTTGGCCTTCCATGTTTTGCACGCTCCACCCTTAATCCCACTGCAAATAAATGGTGGCGTATCCGCTTTACCATCCATTATCAACATCCGATAGGTAAGGGCTTATATCTCTGCTGGAAACTAAACGGTATGACCCATATGGAGGAAACTGATGAGAATGGGGAGCAACTGCCGGCTCAGTATCAGCATGGATCCACATACTGGTACATGTATGGCTATCTGCATAGAACAGACGGAGGGCCCTCAATTGTAACCCATAATCAAATGTCATGGTATAAACATGGATTAGAGCATAGGGATGAGAGGGATTCACTCGGACGATTACTTCCATCCACCATTTTATGTAATCCACATCAGGAATTCTTTGCTCTACATGGTAGAAGGTATAGATTGCAATGGACAGAAACTAGGTTATAGATTGTAAGTTAATAGTATTTGCTCATGATTTTTGGCATCACAATGATCAACTACGTTCTAATATGAAATTTGAAGACAAGCAATTATTACTTAGAGAGATGCCGGTGTATAGACTTCCGCTGGACTGCCTGAGGACGATCATCAAAGCACACGACCAGGAGGACCGCAGAATTGCACTCAAGATCTATCGTGCAATGCTAGTCCTTTCACGTTTCTCCCGACATAGCCTGCATCATAACAGAAGCTGGCGCATCTGGTTTACTGTCCATTCAGTCGAGAATACAGTATTTGGTATGTTCCATGAATGGAAACTAAATGGATTGTTACATAGGGAAGAAAACGATGAGATGGGCCAGCAATTACCAGCAGTTATAACGGGGTATGGTATGAATTGGTATATCCTAGGTAAACGCAATAGAAATGGCAATAAACCATCTATTGTTACTAATCATGTTGTTGCGTGGTATAAAAATAGTTTAAAACATCGTGAAGAACGCGATACTGATGGACTACTCCTACCAGCTCGCATAGAGCATGATACATGTGATATGTACTATTTACTCGATATAAAGGTGGATAGAACAGGTAAACCCGTACCAGAATAGCCTATCTTTTTGCACAGATGACTAAATGCGAAAACTGAATACATAGAATTATTACTTAGAGAGATGTCGAGGTGTAAACTTCCGCTGGACTGTCTAATAGTGATAATCAAAGCACATAATCAGGAGGACCGCAAGATAGCTCTCCACATCTATCGAGCATTACTTGCATTACCACGTTTTGCGCGCCACAGTCTATATCATAATAAATACTGGAGGATATGGTTTACAGTACGTTATGAGTATTGGGGTCTCTATAGTACTTCCAGTTCATCACAATGGACACTAAATGGCATGCTTCATAGGGAAGAAGTAGATAAAGTTACGGGTGATATTCTACCAGCCTATACGGGACCATATAGTACACTGTATTATTTACATGGGGAACGTATAGTAGGAGTTGAACGAAGAATTAACAATAAAAATGCAAAGATTTTCGCTATGTATTAAATCTCAATATCCTCGCCTCCGCCTTTTACGCCCCTGTGCTCACTACCCAGCAAGCCCAGTAGATAGAAGACGGCCTTCTCACCCATTTTTGCCTCAATCATCACATCCAGATCCCGACGATAGCGTTTCCAGAAGGCGGTAAAGAGCTCGGGCATGCGCTCTATGTAATCGGAATGGCTGCCGAGGGGCGCATCGGGGCGCTGCTCACTAAGGTGCATCTTGACGCGGCCGGTGGTGGGCCAGGAATCAATAATGCGGCGCATATAGGAGGAGGGCTCGGGTAGTTCGGGCAATCCGCGCCGTTCCCTATATATATTATGGCATTGATAGTGAAAGATGTCAAAGACCACCGGCACGGGTCGCTCACTTAGGCCCCGCGCCCTTTGCAGCAGTACCACATCACTACTCATTACCAGCACGTCCTCAATGGAGTAGTTCTTCTCATCATTCTCCAGTACAATGCGCTCCTGCATCGCCCGCGGCAATCGCATATAGTTAAGGGCCCATCGCCGCCCGCTCTCCAGCTTATCCCCATAGACCCCTCCACCATGCAGCACTATAATGCTATCGGGGCCCAGTCCCAGCAGCTTCATAATACGGTAGTGGTAGTAGAGATCCCTATAGCTGTTCTCCAGGGTGCCCTCATCCTCGGCATTCAGCACCAGATAGGTCTCCGGATGGAATGTCAACCGTATGCCATTCTCCTCTATATATTTACGCACTCGCCGCAACTCCACGCAATCTAGCTCATAGACCAGGCGTCTATAATCCACGTTTGCCATCTCTCCCGCCCTGTCCTTCTTGTCCTTACCAGAGACCTGCTCTCTCAGCAGCCTTGGATTGGTAATATGCGGAGCCAGCGACGACGATGCCCTATAGAACAGTATTCCATGTTCCACGTTCCATTGCAATATTGTCAGTAGATCCCTTAGATTAAGCCTATATAGTTCCACCAAATAATCAATGCCCTTCTCAGTCACCGTTGCCAGGCGTGCCGTTCTATCCGTCAGCACCCCCGTCTCTCTAATTGTTCTATTCGGACCCTGATAGCCCAGCCGTAAATGCTTACTATACATTAATATCCATACTTATATCGTCTATATTTATATTATCTATTCTGTTTCTCACAAACTAATAACATAAATAAATATTTCCGCTTAAATTATACCAGTATATAAGTCGACACCGTACAAAACAATGTCTATTTCATCTAGCAACATAAATCACATACAATGCTGTCGAAAATAGGCATAGATTGCTACCAAATCATTCTTCCGTCTATTTATTTTACAGTATCATACTATATACCCATTCCATCTGAACAGTAGAACTGAAACATATCTAAATATCCATGCTTCCCGAACTGCTTGCCCTGTCCCAAGTCGGTCTTCTCGCCGGCCTCCTCCTCGCCCTTGCCACCATCTTCATTACCAATGCCATCCTACACTAGTTATCATGTAAAAAGTAAATTAATATGCCCACCCATCTTTGTTCGAAATAATTCAGGATCAAAAATACCTACTTACGCACCAGTATGTTGTTATTATTATAATTCTCCATTTCACGTTTTATAATATCATCCTTACAATCACTTCGTGCCAGTGCCAATTCCAACTGTCCTAATTTTTCCCATATGTCACCTCCTCCGAGCCTTCTGATTATATCAAGTACATAATCGGCATGAATCCATCCCCCTTCCGGATTTAATATCATGCAGAAGAAAGTCACACTATGAATGGAACCGTTTATGATATATGGCTTTATGAGATCATAATTCCTATATCTTATATATTCCCTAGCACGTATATAACACTCTGTGAATATCCCGTCTCTTGAGCACAGGATGATATTTAATGGCGATCTCCTATCAAATCTTACCATTGCATCTATGATAGCCCTATATTCGGCCACCATTACAACATCCGCCGCTCCTCTACATCGTGTACTTGTCACCACTGTATAGGTCCACAGACAGTAATCCTTGATCAATTTAGCTCGTATACCATGTATAGTACGTTCAGATACAAACTGAATCAGTACGATAGGAGCATTCACATCGTTTTTCGATACAAAATTACTGAATGAATGCATAGACCAATTCTCATAATCTAGAAATATGACATTTGTGATCTTTTCATTCTGCGCTATATATCTATATACATCTACCAGATGGGTAGCATGCATTACATTAGAATAGATATCCTCGCCGCATAACTCATATCCCTTAACCACTGTTTGTATCTGTCTGTCAGATTTTTCACTAGATAGCGACATAATATATAATCTAGCCTGTATGGCATCAATATCAATACACCAAGGCGAAATTAGCTCAGTTAGAATGGCAAATTTATAACTGTTCAAAATGCCCCTTTCTGTCGATCGTCTTCTACCGCAGACATAGGAGCCGAAGTTACTCCTATTTATCTTATAATAATTGGTAAACACTTCCGTGGTGATTTTATACTCATCTTTCAGACATATCCAGAAACTACTCAATTCATCATCACTCAGTGTCCAAAGATCCTTTAGTATATTTGCAATGTCATCTGATTCTATAGGCTTGTGACCTATACTCTCTAACCACTTGTTAACAAACTCCTTACTTACAAACATTCTAATCTGCTCTTTTTGGTTCCTGTAACCAAGATCAGGATATCTATTACCGCCGAATCTATTCAGGTAGTGTTCCGTTCAATTTTCAATACAAAAACAATACTCCTATGTCAATCTATTCTTTAATTCATTCAGTCTATCATGCAAATTAGTTGTCTGTAGCCTACCTATCTCATGTAATATAGTATCGGCATTTTTCCACGCGGCCGTCGGCTCAAGTAGCATACAATATAGAACCAAATCCAATTCCTTATCACTTCTTATATGTGGAACCATATTTCTACAGCCAATATTATGCAAATACGCTTTGATATATTCATAACATTCCTCCATCATTTCATCCATTGCATATATAATGAGATCCAGATGATGCTGTCTATCACAATCCATCATCATATCTACAAAACCCCGAATCTCCATCACCATATCCGCATACTCCCCATCGGTTGATACCGAACTTGTAGTTACAGTATATATCCAATCCACAGGCCACTTTCTCACTCTTTCCCTCACACCGCCCTCAAGACGCATCAGATCTACAAACTGTATAATCACAATATGACAACCTGCCTTAGTAGATAGAAAATTCTGCAGTGATGATGCATAGAAACCATGCCTATACTTAGCATCCGTAAATATTACAGTAGTTATGCCGGTATCCCCTGCAATAATCCTATAGATGTCTGTCAAATATTCCGCCGTTAATATGTTCAGATTCATATCCTCCTCCGTCTGCTCATAAACAGCATATTTTATCAATTTAGGATGTACCATACTTGGATTACTCTCATCTCTAATGGTTTTTGCCATCCATGTCCCTAATTCATCCATGCCCATTCTCTTCCATGGGCTAATTAAGTATACCAGTATGGATAGTTTAGATAGATCCACCGTATCGCTGCGATGACCATGGCGAATATAGTTCCTAAATAGCAAAACATGTAATAAATGGCGACTACAGTGCTCCCTATCATCTATATCATATGTGATCGACAGCAGCTTCCAAAATTCTATAATGTACTTATTACTCAGTAACCATAATATCCTAATAGCCGTCACAGCGTCATCTGTATCCACCGACCCATGTCCCATACGCACAAGCCAATTGTTAACAAATTGTCTGTCTATATTCATATTCAGTACAATTATGCAATCCACATCCTTCAATTTTCAACATAAAAAACAATGCCACTTAAAGACAGGCCGGGAGCTATTGCCCATCTCGAGCCCTTGCCACGCATCCATAGCAGTAGTTTACGCAGTTATACTTGCCGGGCTCCAGAAATGCGATCGCATACTGGCACCCGGTACACGTAAGGTTGGACTTGCTGTTTTCCAGCTGCACTATTTTTGCCTGTAGCGCATTAATCGCCTCATGTGAGCGTTGTATGATATCACATTGCTGGGCCAGCAGCAGCTGCAACTTTACTAGTTCATCCATGGAGATTCGGTACTGATGGAATACAGCGTGAAGATTCGTCCCTAGAAGGAATCCAACTATATGCATCCACTATAATCAAATTTATAGAACAATTCAGTCAAAAAGATTAATGACGTCTGCTAAGAAACTCACCTATCATCCTCTCAATATCACCCGGCACATCCATAGCTGCTGAGTAGCTCAACAATAGCGCCCTATAGGGATGTTGTTGAATATGTGCAAACACCGGTCCAACAATCATCGAGTATGCTCTGAAGCACGCAGATCGAAACACATGTGGTTTAATCAGCGGACGTTTATCCGTTGATCGCAACTGGAGTATCTGCAGTACCTGTTTCAGTACCTGCAATCTCTCACAACGCACATCAGAGGCAGTAATTCCACGTATGAAGCCCAGTAGAACTATATTTGGTAATCTTGCCAGATATATTGGAGCATTGCGTATCTGATAGATATTCACTGCAGTTTTCCCAGCATCATTCAGCCACATAAAGTCATCCCAGTAAAATATACCGCTTTCATGATGTGTAGGTGTCTTAATTGTTGTGAGTTTGCGGTCACAGAAGATTTCCGTATAGCAATTGCCCGGAATCTTGACAATCTGACCAAAGCCCTGATAGCGTGGATTGCCCATCTCCTCGCTGATGTTTGACATCATTACAGACATGATCCTAATAGTAAATAAGAGCATAATTCAATTTATCTATTTATATCCTACCATTTCATTCTACCCCAATTATAAAACGCGCCTAATCACAATGGCAGAGGGGTGGTTGGTTCATCATTCCGAAACAAACTACAGCCGATTGTTCCTATGCACTCGCACTCAACTTACCCATCATATCCTTCGCGATGCCTACCTCCTTCATGTTCTACAGCATTATAATAGCAGTATACCCATTGATAAACTCGCCGCAATGGCCTCCTCCAACCTATTGGACTGTATTCGCATCCTTACCCTTGCCGAAATGATACAGCAGCACATCTCTAGCTACGAGAAACCAGCTTTGCCTCCACCCCACGCAAAAAGTTAGATACCATGACTCCTAGAACACCCTATCATCCGATGAGCTGCTTCTTGGCTCGCCCTTCATTCTTTCCTCCTTTTGACATTTCTGCTTCTCATCCTCCTCCCTCCTGTTCCTAATATCATAGTACACCTTATTTCCCACCGTCCTATCCCAAAATAACTCTATTATCTCCGTCTTACGTATATTGGGATAGTGCCTACGTATCACCTCGCCCACCGCCTCATCATCCTCCAGTTTCCAGAAGTGACGAATATGCATCAGCTTCTTACTTGTGCTAATCGGGTATAGGTCCATCCCAGTATGCCCTATACCCAATCAATTTTCGCCTCCTACTCTACCCACCTTATCTATCTTACATAAATAATAACAACAGCGTTTTCCCTCCATAAATTTACAAACTAGGTTCAACTCCCCCCTTAGATATTTTTGTTTCTACTATTTCCTGTTGTACATTCATGCCATTTGACCAGCCACAGATCAAGCACCACAAAAATAAAGAAATTGAATTTACTCCTCCCATTGTTTAAGTCGTTGCTTTCCTTTCCATTCCTCCTCGACTCCCTATGGCCTGCTCCCACCCCGTCTGCATCTACGTACGCAATCTCTCCATGCGCACCGTTTCCATGCCCACCAGTGTCGCCCTTCTTCCCGTTCTCAAGTACTGGAATGAGTCCGAGCCCGCCGCCCTCCTCCTTCCCGAGCTCGTCTCCAATCACATCAATTACAATTGCCTCCTCGCCTCCGCCCTCCCCCTCGTCAATGGCCCCTATCACGGCCTTCCCACCGGTGATCAGCCCCTCACCCGCACCCTCGATGACCTCTCCAAGCTCGTTCTCGGCTATACCGTCCATGATTCCATCTGCGTGCTCATTCTCAATGCCGATCGCGTCCGCCACTACGTCATCTCCAATCAGCCCACCTCCTCCCCCTGCCACATCGTCGACTGCACCACCCATGAGTGCCTCTCCCGCAATGGCGGTTCCAAGGGCACCACCGTCCGCAGTCCCATTCCCCATCCCCTCCATCCCATCACCTCCTCCATCCTCTCCCTCTACACCTCCCACAAGTTTACCACCCCCGCCCGCTGGGCCACTCCCGCTAAGTGATCAGTCATCATTCCCTACTCTTTCCTGTTCTTTTCTCTTCTTTTTACATCTCTCACATCCATCTCCCATTTCTCCCCCATTCATCTCCCAGAGATACCCTCCCGGGTATCCGCGCCGAACTTTGCTCAGAAGGGCTTTTCGGGGGCAATCGGAGCTGTTCTGTTGAAAATAAAAATAGTGGGATGCTCAGTTTATGACCCTAGGCCCTAGGATCACCTTCTATGCGTCAAATCGGGCCTTTGCAAGGGAGTGCTCTATGGCCTCTAAATCGGCATATTATGCTATCAGAAAAATGGAGCATGTACAGAAGGACTTTTCAAGGACAATCGGAGCTGTTCTGTGCAAAGGCGGCCGGATACCCGGGAGGGTATCTCTGGGAGATGAATATGGGAGAAATGGGATGATTAAGAGGTGATATGTGCTTGTTATGTTAAATTTGAATGATATGGGGCAATAATTAGCATAGACCATGACATCGGATATTGCGGCTCAGATGTTGGAGGCCTTGCGCGGTGCCCTACCATATCTACTGGCAGGACGTATGATAAATCCTATTATGGGGATACTATTGCTGCCATTGGTGATTGCGATAATGCAGTGGATAGAGAAATCGGGTATACTAAGGAGGATATGGAAACAGGATAAATATTCCTATACCGTTGTGATTGAATCGTCCAAAGACTTCCATACCTACGCAGTTGGAAAGGGAAATAGTTATAGTGCGATATGTTGGTATTTGAATCATATACAAGCACAGGGTTGTGTGTTTAAATTACGTGATGGTGCCAATATATTATATATGTCAGACGGTTCATCTTATGATTGCGATAAGTATACAGTACACAGTATTAATGGATCAGTAGAAATTGAGCTGATTGATGAACATAATATCGGTGGTAAAAGCAGGCGGTATCAGATTAGTCATAAAACTAGAATAGAGCAAGGTGCTGAAAAGAGTGAAATTAATTCATTGGAGATCTCATGCAATAGCGAGCAGGATATACAATTTCTAGTAGATAAGGCCTTGAACTTACTTATAAAATGTAGTCTAGAGCGAAATATGGAAATTAGCAAAAATAGACAAGCCGAATATATAATGGATATGGATAGATGGACACCGGTGGCAACGGGATTGTATAAGACTATGCAAAATGTGCATCTGGAGGATAGTATGAGAACAGAGATAATGGAGGATCTGGATGCATTTAAGCAAAGGGAGCAATTTCATAAGCAGCGGGGAATACCGTATAAGAGAGGATACGTACTGTACGGTCCACCTGGTACGGGTAAATCTTCATTGGCACGGGCCATGGCACATTACTTACGCTATAACATGTATACATTCCCGGTGGGAGAGATTAGTACAATAACAGCATATAAGAATCTGATGCATACTGTGCGGAGCTATTCAGTGGTGATATTTGATGATGTGGATGGTTTGCCACTGGAGGAGGTACAGGAGGATGGAAATGCAAATGGCCAGGATGTTGCTGGTAAATCGGTAAAGGTACTAGATATGACACTTGGTCGTATCGTCAAGAGACAGACAGATACGCGGAAGCTGACATTGCCGGTGCTGCTGGAGACGCTGGATGGTTATACGGGACTGCATGGATGCGTGGTGGTATTTACAACGAACTATCCGGAGCGATTGGACAGAACGCTGACACGCTCGGGACGCATTGATAAGCACTACTATATTGACTATCCGACGGTGGGTCTGGTGAGGGGCATGATGGGCAGCTACTATCCGGAACTGGATAGGGCGATCATTCTACCAGATATGAGGGATGAATCGCAAAAGATCGATAAGAGCACATCCGATATTATCAGTCTGGCGGTTCTGCCCCATTGGGATTCGGCGGAGAAGGCCCTTCACAAGCTGCACGCGATGGTGGGCAATGCGTGATGCTCCTCCACGTCCTTCAACTCATTATATTTTAGAGTTTTGATTCTATTTTTCTATTATACCCACTAGTATGATGCAGGCCGTAAACGGGACCGATTTGCACTATCTGGTGGACGCCTTGGTGGCGAAGAATGGATTTGCCTCCCATCACATTAACAGCGTTAATGTGCTGATGGATGAGGGCCTGTCGCAGATCTTTCGGGATCAGCATAATAGTGTCTTTACGATTAACATGAGGGATGTGGAGATAAAGGGACAGGAGACGGCAGGGGAGCAGCCGATAGAGACCATAGAGTGTAAGGTAACATTCGGCAAGGTGGACCTGGGACGACCAACCATGGCGGGCGGTAATAGCTCGTCCACAATCGATATGATGCCGATTACGGCGCGTCGCTTTGACCTAAACTATAGTGCATCCTTCAAACTGGAGATAATGGTGCAGGTAACGGCCTTCTACAAGGATGGGAGTAAGAAGGCGCTGCCAGAGGTACGACTGAACCCGCCCATATGCGATTTGCCGATTATGGTCAATAGCAACAGGTGCCATATGCATGCCCACAATATGAAGAGTAGGGAGAGTCGCGGGGAGGATCCCCATGATCAGGGCGGCTATGTCATCATTCAGGGAGGAGAATGGGTGATAGATATGGTGGAGAGCCGTGTGTTCAATCTGCCAAATATCTTCCGTAACATTGGTCATGAGAAGGATATCGCGCTGCTGGAATTTATCAGTAAGCCGGGTGACGGCTTTGAGAACTCTGCTGAAATCCGCATCCGCTACCAGATTACAGGACAAATAATCATAGTATTTAACAGCTGCTCGGAGCTTAAATCAACCAATATTCCAGTGCACTATATCTTTAGGCTATTCAACATGACGGACAGGGAGATGTTCGATAATATCCTATACGCGGGCAGAACGGATAACTCGGTGGCGGCCCATATGTTCCAGGTGCTGAAGCGGGCAATAGAGACGCGCTCGGAGCACTTTGGCGATATGGATCGTCTGGCAACACCGGCTAAGATGATAGAGGCCATGGCACCGGTGCTAGTAAGGCAGATGAGAAAGGATCCGGAATATAATGCACGTGCCAGGGAGACTTCGGATAAGGATAATGAGATCTATATCAAGAAGAATCTACTGAGCCTAATCGATCGCTATCTGCTGCCCCATATCTGCAAGCCCGATGGCACGCCCGATACGCAGGGCAAACTGCGCTTTCTAGCCCATCTCATCCATAAATTGCTGCTGGTGGAGATGCAGATCAGTCCCAGTACCGATCGCGATAATATCGGCACCAAGCGCATTTTCGCAGCCGGTCAGAGCATAAGCAAGGAGCTGAAGCGTCTCATCGGCCGCTTTATCATTAAGCCCATCAGACGGGAGCTAAACAGCGTGTTTAAGTCGGCCAATACATCCTTTGAGCGGGTGGAGGTGGGCCAGGCCATCATACGGGCACTCAAACAGAGGAATCTGGAGAAGGAGCTCATTAAGAGCATCATTAGCAGCTCGCGTAGTAGGGCCCAGACGGGACCGCAAAAGACGCCCCTGCGCGCGGAGGCCCTGCATCGCAAAAACCAACTTAATACAATTAATACAGTGAGAGTCCTGCGTGTGGCGGTCAGCGGAGGCGCCTCCCGTAAGGATGAGCGCGCGGGCGTCATGCGCCGAGTGCAGCCCAGCTATGACGGCTTTATCTGCCCCCTGCAGACGGCGGACACGGGTGATGAGGTGGGCATCGTTAAGCAGGTCAGCATCCTGTTCATGCTGTCGGAGGCGAGCAAATCGCTGGACCTGTGCAAGGCCCTCATGCGCGATCCCGACATTATTCCCCTAAGCTATGTATGGCCGCTGGCCATTGGCAAATGTCATCTGACCAAGATCTTTGTTAACGGAATCTGGATAGGATGCTGCCATATTGCCTACCAGATAGTGCGGCGATACCGCGAGATGCGGCGAGGATGGCTCCTGAGCGATTCGGCCGAGTTACCGCCACCGCCCACAGGCGAACCGACCCATAGCATGGTTATGAACCGGCTTACCAATGAGGAGCGTCTGGAACGGATTCTCTCCGAGAAGTATGTTCACAAGCTCACCGGTGCTAAGGATCCGCGCCGGCGCATCATTTCCCCCTATACCACCATCTATTGGGATACCGATAGCAATGAGATCATGTTCTGGGTGGACCAGGGCCGCGCCCTCCGCCCCGTGATCATTGTGCGCAATAACGGTGAATTGGATCCGGTCGGGCAGCATCTACTCGGCAGCCGCTATGATGCAAAGGGAATTAGCCGATCCCCCAACTCCGCCTTTAAACAGGGTATGGTTCTTACCCGGGATATGCTGAAGAGGCTTGCCAATAAGCAGCTTCCGGTGGAAAGCCTCCTTGAGGATGGCATCATAGAATATATTGATCCATCCGAAATGATGAATCTCCTTATAGCTCAGACCCCAGAGGAGCTATATCAGAATATGGACAATCCCCTCCAGCAGTACACCCATTGCGAGATCCATGTGAGTATCCTTGGTTTGCCCGCCCTGACCGCGCCCTACGCTCCTCACGATCAGACCCCCCGTCTCACCTTTCAGACGGCCCAGAGCAAGCAAACCTGTGGTTGGTACGCCCTCAACTATCCCCTCCGCATTGACAAGCAGGCCTTTCATCAATGGGCCTGCGAGATGCCCCTCATCACAACCATCGCCAATAACTACCTATATCCCAATGGTCAGAACATCATTGTTGCCATCACAGCCGCTCCCCTTGGCAATAATCAGGAGGATTCCGTCGCTGCCAACACCGCCGCCTCCCAGCGCGGCCTATTCGCCGGTCAGTACTTCAATGTCTTCACCAAAATCCTTGAGAGGGGAGAATCCTTTGCCGATCCCGATCGCAATACACTTCGCAGTGGCGGGGCCAACTATGAGAACCTGCGCCATGGCCGCGTCATCTACGGCACCAGCATTAAGTACGGCGATGCCCTCCTCACCACCATCAGCAGCAAGGAGGCCGGTGCCATTTCCGGCTCCACCACCGTTTATAACTTCCATGAGCCCGCCCGCGTCGAGGATGTCATTGCCGGCACCAACTATCTTGGCAACACCTTCTGCAAGGTCAAGGTCTCCAGTGTCCGCACCTTTGGTGTTGGTCAGAAATTCAGCTCCCGCCATGGTCAGAAGGGCATGACCGGCGCCGAGGTACAGCAAGCCGATATGTACTTTACCGAGGACGGCCTCTCGCCCGACCTTATTATGTCCTCCCATGCCATTCCCACCCGCATGACAATTGGACAGCTTATCGAGAGTCTTGGCAGCACCAGCGCCGCCCTGCGCGGCATCATCGGCGACTCCACCGTCTTCACCCCCACCCAACTGGAGGATATCATGGATGAGCTCATCAACCTTGGCTGGTCCAGCCACGGCCAGATGCCCGTGTACAACGGCACCACCGGCGAGTCAGTCGATGCCCAGATCTTCATCGGTCCCACCTACTATCAGCGTCTCCAGAAGTTCATTGAGGATGAAATGTACAATGCCACCTCCTCCAATACGGACAATCTAACCCGCCAACCCCGCGAGGGCAAAAAGGTGCAGGGCGGCCTCCGCTTCGGTGAGATGGAGCGTGATGTCACCATGGGCAACGGCAACTCCACCTTCCTCATGGAGAAGTTCCGCGATGATTCCGATGGCTTTGACATCTATGTCTGCCGCATCTGCCAAACCATGCCCGTCATCAGCGTCGACACAGGCGCCGTCTTCTGCGCCCGCTGCCAGGCCACTAGCCAGATTCCCGATATTGTCCGCGTTAAGAGCACCTGGTGCACCAAGCTCTTCCTGCAGGAGCTAGAGGCCTGCAATGTGGGCACCCTCCTCCACGTCACTCCCTTCAGCAAGGAGGAGGACAACTACCCAAGCCCCTTTCCCGGCTTCCATCCTGAGCCCACTTCCCGCGTCTCCAAGACCCCCGACACGCCCAAGTCCCACGCCACGCCCCAGACATCCAAGAAGATGGCCAATGGGCACTAGGCCGGCCTAGCTGTGTTCTGTACTGTACTTTTTGCCATATTTAATCCACGTAAGCAAATGGTAGAAGTGTGGAGGATAAAATAAAGAGATAAAGAGTGAGAAAGATAAAGATAGAGAGAAACGAATCTATTGTGAAATTTGATCACACCGTTCCTATACCTGACATATTCTACCATGGCACCACATGATAATCTAGTTTACAATCAGAACATGTATTTCAATACTGATCTCATCCGCCAACCCCGTCAAAAACGGAATCTTCTCCGCTTCGGTGAGATGGAGCGCGATGTAACCATGTTTTGCTATTCCGGTGATGGCAGCTCCATTCATGGTGATTTCCTCCCGGGTCAGATGGAACGTAACTCATAGAGTGTATGCTTCTGCTATATTTTTGACTAATATTACATATTCCATGATTATAATGACAAAAATTGATAGTATAATAGCTTTATTGAACACCACATGGTTAAATTGCAGAGTATCATTAACGCACTTACTGAGTACAACCATCTGCAGGATCCACTCTATACCAAAACCCTCCGACCCTCCATTCTTCATCGACGCAGGCGCCATCTCTATAGTCTATGCATTTCTATTCTCAAGCAACTGGCTCCCACAGTAATTATAGTCATAATAGATGGCTATCGCTATGAGTCGACCCAGCAGGAGAAGTGGCGCAATGAGCTTGCCATGATGATAGGCTTTATGCATCTACTCCTGAGATGCTATGAGGGAGGCCGCTTTACCCCCGAGTTCATACTGCATGATGGGCGCCGATTTGCGCATGGCGATCTGCTGCTGGACCCTATGGGCTGGTACTATATAAAGGAGGATAAGCGCGTGACTATTGAGTTATAGGGAAATGGCTCAGGTGTTCTTTTTCATCACAAACCGCCCCATTACAACTCTATATTACTATTCCATTGCTGGGTGGGCCGTAGACGCAGCACGGATCGTATCTCGCCCATGCTGATGGTGTCAGGCAGCTTATCCGATTCTACACTACTCCAGAAGATCTCTGGGTCGGCCCTAGTAAGGTTCCAGCGTGCGGCCTTTAGAAGTGCATTCCTAATCACCCTCTGACAGTTGATTACATAGATACGATGGGTATAGTTGATCTGGGTGGTCTGCCGAGCACAGCGTCGCCGCACATGTCCCAATATAAGATCGTCCTCATCGGCGCCATCCGTATGTATTTCTGCTCTAAGCACATGTAGGGCAACGGGTAGGTATAGATTGCCATTCGGTAACAGCTCGTGGGTATATACCACGGGTATAAAGCTGGCATCGCTATGTGTGGTTTTGGGCACTAGCACCAGAAAGGGTGGATCATCGTAAATGCCCGCCAGTGGATGCTCCACCTCTCCCCATCTCTCCCTTACCTCCCTTCTACTCATCAGAGCACTGCCATGCTGTCCCTGCGGCGTAACCGGTGGATCGCCCTCCGGCTCAAACATTCTCTCCAAATGCCAGAACAGCATCGGATAATCGCTCTCTTTCACACGCGTTCCAGGCGGAACCGGTATAATGATTGCCGCCCTACCCGCTGCCTGCCCCGATAGGGCACTAGTCGCCCTCTTCATTCTATGCTGTATAGCCACCATCTGTATGAATTGCCCCCGCGGCTGCTTTACCAGCACATCGTCCATAGGCACCAGCTTGGCTGCACGCACCGGCCCAGTCATTATCCGCAATTCCCCCACGTAATTACAGCCGGTTACAGCCATTTTAGTTTTTATCTTTATCTTTACCTTTGTCTCTACTTATTCGGGTTATGCCAATTTGTTTCTATTCGTCTCGGTTGTATAATACTCCCATACCCCTCTATAATCTTATTTTTACAGCTCCCATAATCCCATTTATGCCAGACGAACGGCGCCAAGCAGCTCCGGCAGCTCATCCAATGAGTCCGTTGGCAGCAGCGCCGAATGCGGCTCCTCCAGACCCCTACTCTCCGGATGACTTACCCTGAATATCTCATCCAGATACTCCTCCATTGTATATTCCCTATCCTCTGCCTCATAGTAGTTGTCCTCGTTTGCCCCCGACTCCTCCATCTCATTCCTCCTCTTCTCCATAATCTCCCTTCCATATTCCATCGCCTCCATTGCCACCTGCTGCCGATATGGCTTCTTTAGCCGCAATTCATATAGTATTAGCTGCATTACAAATCCCGCATTCGGTTTAATGCATGCACGCGAGCCCTTCACCATCTCCACCACTCCCCTCAGTAGGAATCGCTCCAAGTCAATCATAATATAGGTATTCTCCACCGACTTCTTGAAACTAATCGCATATAATCTGCGTAGATAGTAGGCAATGATTACCGTTGCCGAACGCGATACTCCCGCCTGACAATGCACCAGTATTGCCTGTTGCGCCGACACCGCCGAATGAATAAAGTCATAGGTTGCGTCAAAATGGTCTATAATGTGCACTCGTGGGTTATCATCCACCCTAATATGCAGATTCCTTATTCCCAGCTTCTTGTAACGCTGCAACACCTTGGGATCCCTGTCCTGCTCCTCCAGCGTCAGGATCGCCTTTATTCCATGCGATTTAAGCGTTCCCCATTCCTCCGATATCTGCCATGCCCCCAGAAATACATGGCTCGTTATTTCGGAGATCTTATAGAGGCCCGGCCCCTGTATACTCGATAGATACTGTACTATCTGAGCATGCTCATTCATAAGCACCCTACTTCCCATCGTCGTCGCGGTTACATCACAGTATGTCCATTCTATAATACAACATGCCCATGACCCCTCACCATTTCATAATTAAAATAATTGAATGGATAGAATCCTATTATAACGTGTCGAAATACCAATCTATTAAGTTTACATAAAGCCCGTGCCTTAGTCGCACATGGATTATTTCGCAAGTCCGTGCCCCACCGGCACCTTTCACGCATTGGGTGAAGTTGATCATCTCATGGTCTATCAAGATCATGTCGTGATGTCCAATGTACAGGGCGGGTCACTCATATCATTTACCGCCCCATCACCCCTCGTACCTACGCATCTTAGCAATGTCCATCTACTCTATACACGTCCCCACTACACTCCCACCGCGGCCACCACTCGCCTTGCCCACTATAGTCTTGACAACGACTGGCGTACCTGGTCCATTGACGATTTTGAGGTGCCCATTCCCCTCCTACCCCATCTATCCAAGCACTACAGCATCAATCTCTTTACAACCGGCAACAGTCAGGTCTTCATATACACTCCCTCCATCAGATGGCGCCATGTTGCCAATCTACCCCAGCCCGCCACGCGCCTTGAGATAGGCAATGTCGATGGGCTCACTCTATCCACCGCCTTTGGATCCAAATGGTCATCCTACGATTTGCACACCATGAAACGCATCCAGGTCGATGATGACGGTTTTACCACCGTCCACGGCGGGTTTCGTTTGCGGCGCAAGCCTCACCAATTCGCCTACAGCAGCATCTACGATAAGCGTAGCGACACCTGGCGCCCAATCCGCAATATAAACGATGGTTGCATAATCCCACCCCATCAGATCGCGCCCATCACCATGGATAGTGTGCTTATATACCAAATCCAGAACACTGAGGATGGCCCCATCACACTACACTACTATGATCCATCTGCCGATAGATGGGTGCACCATTGGCAGGAGTACTGCAAAAATGAGTTCATTGTCTCGATTCTTAGAGATTAGGATCCAATGGGCGCTTCTCCATTGTCCTTTTTCCCTCCATGCTGATTCTCACCATTCTCTTACCATCTATACATCCAAATATACCACATAAACCAAACGCCACATAAACCAAACAACAACCAAAAAGAATATTATTCCACTCTCCTCCATGTCTTTAAACATCCACTTCCTCAGGGCCATCCGATTTGACCAAATCCTCCGGCATGAATGGCGCCACTGACACCCCTGCCACCGGCTCAATATAGGAGCCCGTGCGCGAACGGGGTCTGTATTCCGAGGGCATGTCCAGATACTGTGTCTGGTTCTTAAATGCCTTATCACCCTCAAAGTAGCCAGGCGCCACACCATTCGCGTAGTTAGTCTGGTTGTTAAGGTAGTAATCGCGCTGGGACATGCCCAACTGATCCCGCTCATTGCCCGTATAGATAAAGTTGGTAGGATTGCTATTGGCCATCGCCATCTGGTCCAAATAGAAATTGCTCATACGCTCCTTGCCCGTCCACACAAACCATACCAGAATAATCACGATGATGAGCACTGCGGCCAGCGTCAGTGCCGACATCTTCATCTAGCCTTTGATGATATACCCCGCCCATAAAAATAAATCGGGTGCGGTTATTTTGGTTTAAGTCACTTCACCTATTGCGATCAAATATAGGCATAGTCAGGCCAGCAAATCATTCCTTTCACATCCCTCATAGTAAAATGGTTAGAAACGCGCCCTCCTCGTCCTCATTCAGGCGTTGCCACATCTCCCTATTCCTGTCCAGATCCGCGCGCACCACTGCCTTGTCGGCGCCCTTCGTCATTCGCCATTTCGCATACTCCCTGGGGTTATTGGGATATAGGTAGATAAAGCTGTGGACCCTATCGCCCAGTAGCTCAGTACGCAACTTTCCGAGCTGCTCCAACGTATCCAATTCGGCCAGTATCACCAGGCGTGCCCTGTAGCGCACCCCATCAGCACCCAGTGTTATTTTTACCCGCCTAATCTCCTCCTCTCCTCCCTTTGCCAGCTTTATCGTACTATAACCCATTCCGTACAGCATTGATACCACCGGCTCCCAGTCCACCCCTATCATCGCATTCATCAGTATCAGATTCGGCTGCAAGCAGTTCAGCAGCTGCTCTGCCCTCTCCAGTGTCGCCCTGTATGACATTTCGGTTAAAGGCTCCTCGAAATTTGATTCCAATTAAATCCTACCAACGCTGAATTAGCAATCATATACAATCATGCCCGTTCATCTAAATGCTGATTGTCTGGGCTGTATTGCCTGTATTTCAATCCATAACTATCGTCGTCTCCTTACCCTCCGTCGCTTTGCTCTTCACACTCTGCACACTCAACTTTACTGGCAACGTCATTTTACTGTGATACTTGGACCAACTGATCATATTCACAGAGAGTATGTTTTGAATGGCAGAAATCATAAATTAGATGGCCCTGCGGTAGAATATACCGATGGAAGTAAGCATTGGTACTTAAATGGCAATCGGCATAGAACGGATGGTCCAGCAATGAAACTAGCTAACGGGGGTATACTATGGTATACAAATGGAATACAAAATAAACTAGATGGCCCAGCAATAGAATACCTCAGTGGGTATAAGGCTTGGTATGTAAATGGTAGTCGACATAGAACGGATGGTCCAGCTATAATACATGCTAACGGAGATAAAGATTGGTATGTAAATGATAGTCGGCATAGAGAGGATGGTCCAGCAGTAGAACTAGCTAACGGGAGTCGTAGGTGGTACATACATGGCAATTTACATAGATTAGATGGTCCAGCTGCAATACGTGCTGATGGAGCCAAATATTGGTACGTAAATGGTATACTTCACAGAACGGATGGTCCAGCTATAATACATGCTAACGGAGATAAAGAATGGTGGATAAATGGTGAATTAAAGTCCAGGGAAAATGTATAGGTATTCTGTTCCTAAACATCTATGGGTATCATTATTTAGTAGGAAACAAATATCTATTCTGTTTCCAGTTCTAGATTCATATCCCACCATCATTTTTATCTCATATTATATATCCCACTAGTTCATCTCGTAGACATGGGACAGTCCCCATCCCGTTGGCACCATCCGGAGGCAGTTCGTCAGGCCCTATTCCTAGCCCGTCTCCTTGGTCCGCCCAATAGCGCCGATTCCAACCCAGGTGGCTGGTGGATCTGGCACGGTTCGACCCTTGCCCAGCGCCGCCTCTTTCATCAGCCCCTTGTATGGTCCCGCGTCATGGTATGCGATTCTGTTGCCCATGTCGACTATCCCATGCCCCACACCGTCTCCCTCTGGACCTACCTACGCTTGCCCCTTACCACCGAGCAAATCGCCGTTCTTCCCACCCTCTCCTCCGCCTATTCCTATATCATTCCCCATCAAACCCTCGTTGTCCTCTCCGGCGGTATCGATATGTGCATTGTCCTCTCCCGCATAGCCAGTGACATCGCCACCGGTCGCCTCCATCCCACCGCCATCCTCTCCACCAATCTCATCGCCCTTTCCCTCCTCCGCGTTCGCCATCCCGACGGCACCCTCGACATGGCCGCCCTCTCCTCCGAATACTCCCTACTCTACAGCAACCTGATGGAGATCAGTCGCCGTACCCTTCCCAACCTGTCCCTCGCCCCCAAACCCTATCTTCACATTGATTCCAAGCTCAAAAAGCAGGAGGAACTTGAAGAGGAAATTCTCATGCCCCAAATCACCCTCCTAGATCGCACCTCCCCCGTCTCTAGTGAACAATTCTCCAACCCCCGCTTCAACGTCGGCTCCGATCTCATCTCCAATGACGCCGGCAGCGAAACCGTCGACATTGTCCGCTCCTACGGTACCGTCAGTCAAAAAATGAGATACCCTTCCATTCAGGATCTGTACCGCGGCTATCACAGCCTTCCTCCCCTGCCCCCCACCGAAGCAAATGCCGAGGTATCCCCTACATTTCATCCTCTGTAGCTCCGCGGGTCTTCTTTTTGGCAGCACCCGCCTTCGGACGACGGTTACGCACTACCGGCACAGGCGGCTCGGGCATCACCTCCTCAATGCTCATATTATCCGTTCTAAGCATCGCCGCCGTATCCGTCATATCCAGCGTACCGTCCAGGGTCTCCATTCCCTCCGTTGGCTCCTCATATGAGGATCCTCCCAGGCTCTCCATACTATCTGTGCTGTCCGTGCTCTCCAGGCTCCGGATCATACCCTTTGCCGCCCGACGTGGCACACGCTTAGGCTCCTCCATCTCCACCACCGGCTTCTGCATCGTACGCGCCGGCAGCTGCTTCTTTGGCTCCGTTGTCAGACCCACCGGTCGTCGCGACACGAAAATAGGGGTAGGGGGCACCTTCTCTGGCTCCGGGCGCACCGATCTAGGCGGCAGTGCCCTGTTCACCTTCTTAATCTCCACTCCCACCGGGCGGCGGTGCACCGTCTTCTCCACCTCCGGCGCCAGCAACTTACGACGCGCCGTTAGCGACGACATCTCCAATCGGATCTTTGCCAACTGATCCTCCTGGTAGCGATCCCGCTGTGATGTAATCAGCAGCTGGTATTGCTTGCTGTGCGTAATTTCGCGAAGACGGCGATCAATCTCCTCAACCGTCGCCATTTTTGCCACGTCTGTTCCTATACAGGATATTAAAACTTTATATGCATTTTATTTCATTAGATTTTGTTACTATTATTAGATACACCATGCAAAAATATATTAATTGGCAGATCCACCCTACTGGGGAGTTACACCCAGCATGTCGCTGCTCAGGGCGGGGCCGCCGGCCGTTTCCGTACCTCCCCGAGTAGTCGTCACATCCGCCACCTTACCCGTGACCATGGGGCAATGCACCACCTGCACCTGACTGGGCTGCTGCACCACCAGCGGCACTGCCGCGCGCACCTTACCAGTACACATCACATGGGCAGGACGTCTAGGCACGGCACCCTGCTTTGGCGCCACCATAGCCTGCTGCTGCGGTTTCTGCTTCAGCACCCGTGTCTGTCTCATCATGCGAACCTGATTGGGCGCTGCCACCGCCGCATGCACCTGCACTCTGGGACGTGATACCACACGCGTCTGCGATGCCACCGTCTTAGGCTTATTGGCCGTCTTAGCGACGGGATGCGCCTTCATCATCAGATGCTGCATACGACGCGGCACCCGCTTATTGGGAAGCTCCACTTGCTCCGAACCCATACCCTTATTCTGTCCGTTACGAATCATTATGAATGGAGACAAATATACTATGCTATAGAAACTTTTGTTTATATTTTTCCATCGGCCCCTTGGTTCTACCTAAACAACATCTATCATAGAATCTAAATTACCAGAACGGCACTATATCATGATCCCCTAGTATCGCATATGCCTCATAGGTTATTGCCGTGATCACCACCAACACCAGCAGCACTATGAATAGTATGGTACACCATCCCCATGATTCATCCAGTTCCTTCTTTACTACTATTCTCTCAGGAGCGTCATTTGAGAACTGCAGAGTTTGCGCCATTCCATCCGGTCGCAGCAATTCCACCACGCTCTCCTCCCTGCTCTCCTTCACTATCATTCCATCCGTCCTAAACACCGTAAATATCTTCCTAGTGGGATCCACTATCATTTGCCATCCTCCCAACAACGATGCCTTTGGAATATACTTAATACGCACCGCCGTATTCACCGTTCCCAAGTAACGTGGCACCATCTTATTGTCAATGTAGGTAAAGTATGTCGAGGGCTGCCCATTCACCACATATAAATACTTGCGGGTGCCTCCCATCTCCTCATCCTCCTCCACCTCCGCATATCTATCCAGTGAATCCATCCCTATACAGTATATCCCTGTTATGAAAAATAAATGGGGGCATTAACTATTTGGTTCCATATGCCTCCAATAAGGCAACATAGTCAAAAACAAGTGATTTCATTGCTCCCATCCATCTATATAACGCAGCTCTAGACCATCTGACCATATTGCAGCTGGTAGCAGCTTTCCATCTGCCCCTCTTTTATCCCTATGGTATTTACCATATCTATTCCATGATTTATAATTAATACCTTGCACAAATGCCGGTTCATCATCCTCCCTGTGCAACATCCCATTCAGGGTCCATCTGGTAGTGATCTGACCGCGATGATTCCTCTCTACTGTGAATTTTGTGAACCATCTGCGCCATCGCACGTTATCTCTAACAGTTAATCGCCCAAATCGTGGTATATCTAGTAGTTGACGATATACACGTAGACTATCAGCCTTCCTAATATCCACAGCCTCCGCAATTACCACATACACGTCTAATGGCAGCATTACCAGACAAGTGACATAATACTCATTCAAAAATTTATAATAACTGACTTATCCAATCAGTCTGAAAATATCCGGTATTATTGTACCATTATCATAACATTCCTTACCATGAATAAAGTATTGCCTGTCAATTACCTGATAATACATAGGACCGTATGTGGTAATCAAAGCTGGTAATAATTCACCATCGTTTCCCCTCTCCTCCCTATGCAACCTATCATTTAGCATCCACCACATATTGCGCTTATCCTCAAAATAGATGGTAAACCGCCGGCGCCATCTCCTATTATCTCTAACAGTTAATCGCCCAAAGCGCGGCACAGCCAACAGCTGACGATATACACGTAAACTATCTGTCTTCTCAGCGTCCAAAGCCTCCACAATCACCACATACACATCCAGTGGCAGCATTTCCACCCTCTAATGATGATATTCCCATTCAAAAATAACAATAGCAACTCCCTAGAACGTACATGAACCAGTTAGCTTATTTTTACGCTCCTTCGCATTGCCCATCGACGCCTTCGGCAAGTTTGCCCATGAATGCGACTGCTGTGCCATTGTCATTCCCACCGGGGATGCATACCGCACTCTCTCCACCATGGCACCCCTCTCGTAACGCGCCTGGGACACAATAGTACCAGACTCGTAATACGTAGTGTCTCCCTCCCTCTGGCCTCCCATCCAGAAGCTCATATAGTTAATTCTTCCATACTCATCAAAACTCAGCTCCAAACCATCCATCATGCCCATCTTCCACGTTCTGATAAACTGGGGACGGCCCGATGGCCAGTAGCTGATGGTATTGCCATGCTGCACCAATCTCTCACCATCCAGTGCGTATCCCGCCGTATAGCAATGTCCCCCATTCACCGCATACATCAACAATAGAATAGGAACCCCATCAGCCCCTCCCGTCATTATCTTACTGTCTACAAGTCTTACTCCCTCGATTCTAGGCGGTATGGGCAGTACCACATCCTTAAATCTCTTCACCAACTCGTGCTGTTCCGCCGTTTCCATCTTAACGCTTCTTTCATATCTATCCCATACATAATATCTCCAAATGATACATATTTATTTTGGCTATGCCCATTTAAACACGTATAGGGCAGCTGCCCAGAAACAAAAATACGTATAGGACCGCCAACCAGAAACAAAAATACGTATAGGGCCGTCATCTCCTTATTTCTATGTTAAACCTCCATTTCCTCTTCACTCAATCCCCAAAGTCTTACCAAATATTTTTATCTCCCCTAATATAATTGCGTCCCCATGCAGAACCTCCAATGGGCCAATGGCGACGCCGTCGGCCTCCTCTTCTATTGGAAAGCCGCCGCCGGCATGCCCCAAGAGGCCAATATCCGTCCCCGTGGCTATGTTAAGTGGTCCGCCGCCGATCTCGCCGGTAAGCGCCTCCTAGGCCATCCCATCCCCTTTAGCTCCGTTTCCGTCCATGATCGCGATACCCAGAACCTTATAGTCAAGATGTACCTGCCCGTCTCGGCCTCCGCCGCCCAACGCCTCTCCCAGGTCTCCATCAACGTCATCTCCTACGATCCTGCCTCCAAGATGCTCACCCTTACCAACAACAACATTGTCGGCCTCTTTGCCTCCCTCTTTGTTACCTATCGCATCATTGCCGGCTCCCTTGCCCCCAATGCCGCCTTTGGTGCCTATGTCTCCATGAATCGCCGCCTCCGTGACTCCCGCGGCTCTGCCGATGTTACCCGCATTAAGGAGGAATATGATTCCTGGTACAAGACCATCATTCCCGTCGCCCCCGTCGCCCCCCACAACGGCGGCACCACCGGCCAGGAGCGCTTTGCCCTCGGCCTCTCCCACAACACTACCGCCGCGGCCAAAACCTTTGGTTCCTACCTTAGCGCCGGCATCGGCGCCCTCCTCCTCAATGACCGCGCCCAGAAGGAGCGTCTCAGCAGCGTCACCGAATTGATCGAAGCCCAGAAGCAGTACCAGCGCGCCACCCAAGCCGAGAACTTCTCCGAGAGCATCTACTCGGCCGAAGATGATCTACGCGAACTCATCCGTTAGACGTTTGATGCCATCCTCTATTATTTTTATTTGGCTTCTAGTACATTGAGCTTTTGATTGTTTCTTTCCGAAATTTGGATTGAAATAGTTAAATAGAACCAGATACAAAGTATAGCAACATAACAGTAAAAACAGTAAAAAACAACAACAAAAATAAGAGACATGGCCTGCAAGTGGACCAACCCCTCCGCCCGTTCCCTCCTCCAACTCTGGACCTCCATCGCCATGGCCCCCTCCTCCTATCGGGCCGCCCCCGGTGGCCACGCCCTCTGGCCCCATCTACAACTTAAACACCACACCCTCTTCGGCACCCTCATCCCCTTTCACCAAGTTTTACTCAGCGACCAGCATCCCCGTCCCCTCCATGTCATTCTTCCCATTCCCTCCCACATCTATTCTCCGTATACGGAGAATACCTCCAGCACCCAGCTCCTCCTTCAATCCGCCGGTCTCTCCACCATCTCTCGCGATCAAGACACCTGGCTCATCTCCTCCCTCGACATGGCCGAATTCATCGCCTCCCTCCACTGCCTTGGCCAAATCGATGGCGGCCAGATCACCAATGCCCAGATCCTCCGCTCCACCTATCTCTCCGTCTCCCAATCCCTCCGCACCATCACCGGCCAGTCCGATCCCGCCCTCTGCCGTGATCTCTATCGCGAATGGCATCAAATCTACATTCGTACCTCTTCCACCCGAGAGGCGCCAGAGCCCTCCTCCGTCCAAGTCGGCCCCTCCCGCCAATACGACCTCTCCACCTACCAAACCGATGGCACCGATCGCTTTGACATTGAGGTCACTCCCCGCCACGTCTCCTCACAACGAGACATATTCCATCCCGTCAATCGCACCACCCTCTCCAATGATCCCTGGAGCACCCCCTCCCACCAGCTCTCCACCCTTGAGCGCCAATCCAATTCCATCGAACACTACGTCACCAGCCGTTTCTAGTTCTACCTCTTTTCTACTCCATTCCAATCTTTTTCTATTCATTTATGGTCACTCCATAGCCCCTTCTAGCAATTCGTATCCCATATACCATCACCATTCACCCCCTATCTCATCTTTATGCACTCCTCCTATATCCACTTTCGAATTCATCCCCTGTATCCCCTTTATACCATCACTCTAGTCCCTTCTATCCCCTCCCTCCTCTCCATAGCCCCCATATTGCCCCTCTGTAGCACCATGTAGCCCGGCGCCGCCCTATGCGCCCAAACTTTCAACAGGAGAGCTTCCTAAGGGCATTTAGAGATGTTCTGTGCTATCATCGTATTTTAGAGATGTGCTGATTTCACTCCCTAGAGCCCTAGCTCCCTTTCTCAGCTCTGTCGGCCTAACTTTCAATACTATGCCTCCCCAGCCCCTCATTCGTCCTTTTCGTATTTGTGATTTTTGAATTATCAATAGAACATCCTCTCAAGGACCCAAAAAAGGCTTCCCCTTGCACAAACCGCCTAAAAAGGGCCCCGCGGAGCGTATAGAGTCAACCTCGGTAAGACAGAATGCGAAGGGTACCATGTTTGCCATTTGACATCTTTACGGTCATTGCCAGATCATGTGGTGATACACGAATATATTATGCATTGTTAGCTATACCTCGCTTTGGACGCGCCTCACTATCCAATGCACACCAAATTATGCATCAAAACAGTTTTACTGTATTTTCGATTGAAATAAATATACATGGATATACGTTTCATACGTGGAGAATTAAGCTAACAATAACAGTTAATGAGAAAAGTTATATAAGATCACTTGTACATCGTGTCGACGGTCCGGCTCTTATCACGTATTATCCCAGTGGTAAAATATGCCGCAAAGAATGGTTTCGTAATTGGGGATGGCACCGTGCCGATGGACCAGCGTGTATTGAGTATAACAGTGATGGGGAAATACTACGCGAATCCTGGTTCCTAAATGGTAGACGTTCTCGTGGATATGGTAATACGGGTCCTACTGTTATAGAATATATAGATGGTAATATTCGAAAAGAATTATGGATGGTTCCTACTGCATCGATCGTGTCATACCATCGTGACGATGGGCCAGCTGTTATAGAATATAAAGATGGAAACATAGTTAGGAAACAATGGTATAACTATGGTTGTTTGACTCGTGAAGAGTAATTGTATATTTTTGAATTGCAGGTAAGATTACTTACTAGTTCTATAACTACCGTATATACAAAGGGCATAGGAGCTCCTATGCCACCATTTGATGTATTGGGAGTAATTGCCCGAACCTCTATTAACGCATATAGGGCGCTACTGTCATTACCACGCTTTGCAAGAGCCTCCCTTAGCAGTGATCATCAGTATCGTTATCGAGCCTATTACTTAGTTCATGAAATCAAGGATAATGGATTTATGGTATATCATGAATGGTATATTCCATCTTTCCCCAAACACATTACTCAATTTATTAAAATACTTCATCGCTCCGATGGTCCAGCATATTATGGATACTATAAGAATGGTAAACCTTTCTTTGAACGTTGGATGTATTTTGGACTAGCTCATTCTATAGTTTCTAACAATGGTGAACTACTTCCCTCCTATATATCATGGCATGAAAATGGTAAACTTAAATGCGTTCAATGGTACTCATACAATCAATTACATCGACTAAATGAACCAGCAACGATTGATTATGATACGAATGGTGAAATCTGTAGACGTAAATGGTACTTCAATGGCCAATATCATCGTATGGATGGACCAGCTGTATTGTATGAGACAAATAGTAGATTAAATGAATATTGGCTATATGGTAAACAAATAGATAAGGATCAGTATAATTTCATGAGAGATTGCATGTATAAAGCATTGCAACTATAATTTATCATCATATCTAAATGAAACGAATTACAATATCAATTCTCTCTTTTTATCTAGCTTCCAATATCACATCCGATTGGGAACGGTGAGTAGAGAATAAACTATGAGTACTTCCGACGAAACCGTCCATTGGCAACTTTGATCCACGAGGAGTAATTATACATTTTTGAAATGCTGATAGGGTTACTGGTTAAGACCGCGATTGTCTGCTCTATAGACACTATAATAGATTCTATGCTGCCATTTGATGTATTGGGAGTAATTGCCCAGGTCTCCATTGGCGTCTATAGAGCACTATTGGCACTACCGCGCTTTGCACGGGCCTCCCTTGCCCATAATCATCAGTATAGATATCGATGCTGCTATTTAATTCATCATACAGAAGATAATATAAATACTATACTGCATAGATGGTATATTCCATTTCCTCGCAATCACAATTATATTAAACTATATCATCGTCACGATGGACCGGCAGATTATGCACAATATAGAAGCGGCAAGCTCCTATATGAACGCTGGGTACATTTTGGTTTAACTCACCGTAATGTTTCCAGTGATGGACAATTCCATCCGGCCTATACAAGATGGGATGAAAATGGTCAAATTCAATATGAACAATGGTTCTCGTATAATAAGTTACATCGTTTAGATGGACCAGCATCTATTAATTACGATGAGAATGGTAAGATCCGTAAGAAGAAATGGTATATAAACGGGCAACGTCATTGTATCAATGGGCCAGCATCTATTAGTTACTATGCGAATGGTAAAATTTGCATAAGGAAGTGGTTTATAAACGGGCAATTACATCGTATAGATGGTCCAGCTGTATCACGTAATGCAGATGACGGAGCGGATAGATACTATCTATATGGCAACGAAATAGACAAAACTCAATATATATTCGCAGTGGACTGTATGCATAGAATAATGTAATCATAATTTGTTTCGAGTTACTTATTTCGATCAATTATCATAGTCAAGTAAAAACAAATCATAATATTACTCTACTCTTTTTATCTACCTTTCTGTATCGGTGTTCATACCCGTTTAGGACTAATTAGAACATAAGACAATGACTACTCCGGCGGAACCGTCCATTGGCAACTTTGATCCACGAGGAGTAATTATACATTTTTGAAATGCTGATATGATTATTGGTTAAGACCGCGATTGTCTGCTCTATGCTACCATTTGATGTACTAGGCGTAATTGCCCAAGTCTCAATTGACGCCTATAGGGCACTATTGTCATTACCACGCTTTGCAAGGGTCTCCCTTGGCCATGAACATCAGTATAGATATCGATGCTGTCATTTAGTTCATGAAATAAATGATGATTATGATGGTACTGTTCACCAATGGGTTCTTCCATATGGACGTAAACTCGATAAAATATGTCATAAATTAGATGGCCCATCGCGCTATAGGTATGATACAAATGGTATACGTATTTACGAATGCTGGTATTGTTTCAAATCCTATCATCGCAACTTATCCAGTGATGGAAAGTTAAGTCCTGCCTGTACATCCTGGTATGATAACGGCAGGGTTAAAATGGAAAGGTGGTATTCATATGGTCAACCACATCGGTTAGATGGACCGGCATCTATTCAGTATGCTACAGATGGAGGAATATATAGACAAAAGTGGTACGTATATGGTCATCTGCATAGGATGGATGGTCCGGCTATAGTGTATGAAACGGATAGCGAACTAAACGAATATTGGCTAAACGGTAATCGAGTAATCAAGAATGAGTATAAATTCATAGTGGAAGGCATTCGTAGGATGATGCAATGATACATTATCATATTATTCTTTTTATCTATCTTTCAGTATTACGATTTACTCGTCTTCTGCTACTGTAACTATGAGTACTTCCGCAGAACCGCCCATTGGCAACTTTGATCCCCGTTGCGGAACCCGGGCCTTTGCCCTGTCCCGTGATGATTACATTCAATGCGCCGTTAAGCGCGCCTATACCAATCTTGTCGTTTCGTCCATCATCCTTCTCATTATCATCATCATTGCCTTCTTCTCTTCCGGTTTCAAATCCGCCCTTCTTGTCACCCTCTTCGGCGGTGCCTTCGTTGGCGCCATCTGGTACTTCTCCCGTCATGCTCCCCTAGAAGCCGCCGAGGAGTATCGCCTCTTCACCCGCGACGTCGATAGCCTCGTCCGCGATGGCCTCTCCCGCGAACGTGCCACCGAGGAGGTCATCCAGAAGCGCGAACATCAGCGCTTGCTACAGCAGGCCCAGTCCCGCAACCACCGCTCCAACACCAACGTCCATTTCACCTTCCAATAGCTGGGCCCCGCGCAGTTGGTTGTCTTTTATTTTTGACCCGGTTTTGGGGGTCAACTCATGGGCCTGACCCATGTCCAGTTGCGCGCCACGGCACCAGGCACCCTCTCTAGAGCGTTGCGGCGGGGGTTGCACGTGAAATGAGTACTTTTGGTGACATTTTGCGCGCATGGATGTGGGAGAAATGGGAAAGGGAGGTATGGAAGGGGTTGGGAATGGTTTTGGAGGGTTTGGTTGGATGAGAGATGGGGGTTGAGTAGAAACGGAGGTTGAGTTATTTTAGTTTCAGTTAGATTCTGCTTGTATTGATTGTACATGCTAAGAACGATGGATCTGATTAACTATATAGCGGGAATGAGGGTGGAGAGGGCGATAAAGATGGTGGAGGAGGGAGGATTGAATTATGGGGTGGTGGGATGGGATGGAAATAATGCGCTGATGCTGGCGGCGGCGATGGGGCAGATGGAGGTGGTGGAGGCGATTGTAGCAAATGGAAATGGAACGCTGGATTGGGGGCTGAAGACGAGGGAGGGGAATGTGATATCAATGCTGATGGGGCACGCGGTGTATAGGAGGGTGAATAGGACACGGAGGGTGGAGGGTAATAAGGGGACGAAGGATAAAAGGGGAACGGTGCTGGAGATGTTCCTAAAGAGGGGAATGGATTGTCTCTCGTCACCGAGAGACGATGAGGCAGACGACGACCAACCACTGCCTATAGTGGATTTGCTGAGGGCGCTAAGGAAAAAGGGGGTGCCGTGTGTGGCAAATGGGGAGGGATCATCACCGTTGCATCAGCTCTGCAAGGTGGTGGGGCTGGAGGTATCGGGCTACTGTGCTATTATACAGGCGCTGCTGGGGGAGGATCATACGCGATTTGCCCAGTTGCTGGAGGCGCGGGATGGGGATGGATATACGGCGCTATTCGTGGCGGCCTATCTGGAGAATATAGAGATGATGCGGGCGCTACTGCAATGCGGGGCAGAGGCGAGGGCGGTGGATAGGGAGGGAAGTACGCTGCTGATGTGCTGTATTGCACGCGGTAGATTGCGATCCCTGCATTGCCTTATGACGCATCTACGAGGACGCTATACAGTGGCGGAGGTAGATAGTTATATTCATTTGCGTGATGGAAGACTGTATGGTGGTGATATTCATAAGTATACAACCAATGCTACTACGAATATGCTGATAACCTACCTGTACATTGGATATAACTTACAGCTGCATTCAACTGGAGGAGTGTATACTTATATGGATAAGCTCTTATACGCAGCGGCCCTGCTTATGCAGGAGCAGAGTAGTAGGGATGTGGCCAATGAATTTATAGAGTATATATTTGCACGCACCACTAACACATCTGCTATAAAGCTATACAGAACGGGAATGCATCCGATTTGATATATAAAACGGAGGAGGTCGCAGTTTATTTTTCATTTAAGACTTTTGAATCCACATATCCATTATGCTTATCAACTCGTTATGTTCCCGGGAGATTGTCTCTACACGATTCTACTCCATACAAAGCTTGCGGTGTGGAAAAACACACGCCAGGTATCCAGGCGCTTTAGTAGTGTGGTTGGAACAGTCACAAGTCTTTATATCTATAGGGGCGAGTTTACGGTGCCCTATAACATACATCCAGTGGTACAGTACAACATGGTGGCTGATATGGTAAATCAAACAAACAAATATATCGCAGATGCAGATCTGATGCCGATAGTGGAGCTTGATGATATGGACGAATGTATGGATCCGACATACCAGCCCACAAGTATTGTAATTAAGGGCATACCACCGTGGGTCAGGTCGATAGAATTTAACACTGCAATACCCTATAATCTACATAGCATGAATAATATGGAATGTTCCATCATATTGCACTGGAATACAAAGCGGGTACTGCTGGAACGTGTTATCCTATTTGTCCGTGCCAATCCTCAGATAAGTCACCTAATAATTCACAACACAGCTATTCGATGGTGCTGGGATTATCTACAACTATTTCAACCACTGCAATCCCTGCAAAGTCTAATATTACATGATGTTGAGTTATCCAATCTACGGGCTGTGGGCACATTGCGGAATCTAACAAGACTAACCATAATCGCCCCAACCAACAGCACCATGTGTTTTGGCAATAGGGAGTTTAACTATTTGACACCTCTTGAAAAGTTACAGAAGCTTAGTATCAAGAATGTAAATGTGAGAATAGATGATTCAATAAGGTGCCCATGGCCCGAGCTAAAACGCCTTACAATTCGCATAGGAAATGATGCGAGTCATAACATGGTTGGTATGATTCGATCATGCAGTACCTTACAGCATCTGAGTCTGTACTGTAACGACACCAGGGATGAGATATTGAAAAATCTAATGACGGGCTCCCAACTATCGTTACGTGTAAATGCAATTAATTCACGCGCTAATACGACGGGCTATACCATATCGGGGCATATGCTAAATCTACGATGCGATAATTTTCATATCATAAGCATCATAGTATTCGGCCTACAGGAGCTTCAGTTATTCGGCATACCAAACATAGAACAAATCCTAGGGGGTACTCTAACTGCGCATCCCAACATTAGAAAACTTATACTGGATATTCCTTCCAATGTCAATAATTACAAGATAGTAACAGCATTGAGAAATGCTCGTGGATTAAACTACCTAAAACTATACATTAAAAATGCCAAGCTGTTGATCAGCAGTCTCTACGATGCTATTCCTCATTTGCCTTACCTTAGGGAGATACATATTGAATATGGTGGTGGGATGGTAACCCGGTGGGGTGAACATGCCATTCAGCTTATAACATCGATAGCCTATCCACTCCATTTGATGCACATACGAATACAGAGGGCTGATTTACGTATTTCACAAACAAACCTGGATATATTATGCGCATATGACAACATTAAGATTGAATTTATATAATTGGTACGGAAGCCACTTTTATTTTTCATTTAAGACTTTTGAATCGTATATTTGTCATATTGTCCCGCCATACCAAATATGCAGCAGCAATTCATAGTGCAGGTGGAAACAGGAGGACGCTTGCCAACAAATCGCGAGGGCGACGCCGGTTATGATCTATACGCCGCAGAGGCAATTAGTATTCCACCTGGTCAGCGCAAGCTCATCAATACGGGATGCCATATGCAGATCCCCGCTGGACATTTCGGCAGTATTCGCTCCCGCTCTAGTCTGGCTGTGGCTGGTTTGGATGTGTGTGGTGGCGTCGTGGATTCCAGCTATCGGGGCTTGGTCAAGGTAATTCTTCACAATTCCATTGAAGATTACAACTACGAGGTTAAGGTGGGTGATAAGATCGCTCAGCTCATCATACAACCATGCATTAATCCACCCATTCAGGAAGGTTCGGTAGATAGTACTGTGCGCGGTGAGGGTGGCTTTGGCAGCACTGGTCGCTAGGCGGTCGCTTCTATTTTTACATTCTACATTAATCATTCCTTCTATTATTACAACTTTGCCGCATGGGCTACAATCGCGCCCAGCGCTACTGTGTTCTCTTCTTCGCATATGCCTCCGCCATCATCTTTCTTGCCTGTGCCGTCGCTGCCATCTGCTACTGGCTCATTCGCAATATTCAATTAGCCTCAGCCGCTGGGGTTGCCGCCCTTCTCACAGCCCTTGTCTTCTTTATCGCCCTCTACATACAAATACGCATGGTACGTGGGCAGCGGGCTGAGGACAATCCCGTCTTCTTTCACATTGATGAGCCCGCAGGTCCGGATTATGAGAACCGTAATGTCTTTCACATCTAGGCCGATATATGCAAAAAGTATAGCGGCATTGTATTTATCTACTTCATTTTTGGATAGTTCATCAACAAAAAGCAAATGGCATATTTACATCTAGTATGTAACGTCATAACTAAGCAAGACGAAATAAAATAGCATTCATACCGCCTGATTCCTTCACAGCCTCATCCGTATATGGTCGACTGCCGTCCCTCTCGTCCACAATGCTGCGATATGCCTCCAATGCCTCATTTACAGTAGATAGATGTGGAGCATACCATTCCACAGGTGTCTCTCTCGCATACTCTTCCAATGTATTAAAATGAATCACACTGGACACCTTAACCGTTATCTCCATTTCTCCATCATAAAAGATCACGTTCTGATCAATCATATCCGAAAACTTAGATAGAGGTCCTCGTCGCCCCTCTACACACTTGCTTCCATCCGCAATCAGACGGAGCCACGGCTCCCTTTGTACAGGCAAACGTCTCATTGCTAAATATAGAGTAGTATAATTCAATTTTTAACACATCACCCTACACCAGCTTATTCCATATGCAAAAACAAGCATATCCTTCACCACAGCGTGGTGAATACTATTGCAACCACTCCACCCACCTTCTTTACAATATTATTCCTAAACACAAACTCCCTATTATTATCCAACATAGAACGATAGAAATCAAGCATCTCGTCCTGTGAATCCAACTGCGGTGCACATAACTCCCTCGGTATATTCTGCACCAGTTCTACTAGGGTGTTATAATGCAGAATCTTCAGCACCCTGACCTCCACACTATCAGAGCCCTGATATAGAGTTAGCTTATGATTTATAAGATGCTTATATTTGCGGGGTGTACCTAATCGTATTTCAACCACCTTAATACCGTCAACTACCGCCCTCAGCATATCCTTTGTATATAGGTGGATTCTTGTTACTGATTCCCGATTATCATCCTGCTTTTTGCTATGTTGTACTTCCATATTGTTCTTTATTCACAATATCCATTCAAAGTAATAGCTATATGGGATCAATTTTATAATCCCAAATACTTCATGTATGCAAAAATGTACTATACGTACTGCCAAATCATTTGTGTCACATCCATAGGTACCGAGTAACCAGCAGAATAACTCAATAGTAGACAAGCAATCTGTTGCAATCCTGGTACAAACCGGCGCATTGTTGTCCATCGGAAACAAGCCTCTCTAAACTTCTCCAGCTTGAGCTTAGGCTTCTTATCAGTAGCCCGCAAATACAGAATGTTCAACACCTGCTTGAATGTTCTATCATGTCTTTCGAACATAAGCTCAGGCACCATGTTCATGAGAGTATCATTGGACAACCGCGCTAGGTAAACCACTCTTTCAACATTCCATCGTGTTTGTAGTCTGTCAATGATATCCTCATCCGCCAAGATGTAGAAACTATGAATGATTGATTCGTATGCCATATCATCATTATCACAGTTCTCCGGGTATGTTTCTACTACCATTCTGCGAACGGTTGTTAGCATGGGAACCTCCATCATCTCTATAGAATTGTTCAACACCACCACACGTCCCAGACCCTTGTAACGGGGATCATTCATCTCCATTGTTTGTTCCACAGTTTGCTTTGTTGTTTGCTTTGCCATTTGTTTGCTTTGAAAATCACAGCGCTTGAAGTAATAGAAGATGTAAATTCAATTTCTTTATTTAATCATCTATTATGTGAAGAAATCAGGCAGGAATGCTTAGCATCCCTATTATTACTTTTTGAATCCTGTTTCCCCCTTATTAATCCACCCCAAAATATAGGAGTACTCTCATGACCCGCACCTGGGTCCTCCTCACAGGCGCCCCCTTTAGCGGCCGTCGCACCATAGCCCATATGCTATCCATCGTCCTTACCCGCCCATCCCTACATGTCAGCACCACCTCCTACCTCACTCACATCATCTCACAGTATCTCAGCATATACCATCCCGATTCCGCCCGCCTTCTCACCGATCTACCCTATCTGGAGCAGCAGCATCAAGCCGCCCGTCAATTTGGCCACACCCAGGCTCTCATAGAGCCCACCATCTGGAGCCAAATCATCGACGCCCATACGCCGTCCTCCACCGACGTTCTCCTAATCACCGACTGGGCTAATCCCCGCGATCTTCACTATCTTCGCCAGCAGGGTCATCGTGTCATCACCATTCATGTCACCTCTTCTCTCCACCTTCGCCAGCAGCGCGGTCTCCTCCCATCTCTCGAACCCAAGGATTTGCGCCCTCCTCCCTGTGATTTTACCATTGAGAACAACGGCACCCTTGAGGATCTCTCCCTACCCCTCTCCCACATCATTGTCAAGATCCTCCAACGCCATCCCCCATCCTAACATCTCCTTCTCTCTTCTTTTGTTTCTCTTCTTTTTTTGTCTTCTTTTTTGTCTTTCTCCTCTCTCTCTTTTGTCACTCTCATCTACTAATTATCCTCCAAACCCCATATCCCAGACATACTATTATGTGTTAAACACAAGGCAGCCTGATATCTGCGCCATAGGGCCCAAAACAGGGGTAAGTATGCGGTTTTGGCCATATCCAGACATATTATTATATATTAGAGAAACAGAGTATGGCGGCTGGCGGAGGGGAGGTGACTTATATGGAAAAAGGATGACAAAAAGGATGGAATAGAACGGGAATTTAGTGGGGGAAAGACTCAAAAGACTCAAAAGACTCAAAAGACTCAAAAGACTCAAAAGACTCAAAAGACTCAAAAGACTCAAAAGACTCAAAAGACTCAAAAGACTCAAAAGACTCAAAAGACTCAAAAGACTCAAAAGACTCAAAAGACTATAGATACTGCTGCTCGGCGTCTGTCCAGTTGACCCATGCTTCGTAGACCTTGCCGCGCTTATAGCCTATGGTGTTGGTGTTGGGAGGGTAAATTTGGGAGGTGCGGAGGTCGGCGATGAGATCCATGGGCTCGGAATCTTTGCTGCAATTAAATATCATGTAGTGGGAGTGGCCGAAGGGATCGGGGGACATGGAGATGGATTGGCAGCCACGAAGCATCTGCTTGTTGTGGAGGAGGACGGCGAACTCCCAGGCGAGATGGGCGCAGTTGAGACTGTAGGGAATGATCCAGCGACCGTGGGGTTTGTGACGACCGTAGATTTTGCAGCCGATGGGCCACTCAAGCCATTTGCCGCTGTCGATTTGCTGAATGGTGTAGGGATGGAGACGCTTCTGGATGGAGGTTCTGGAGACAATGCGGGCAAGACGACGGCAGGTGATCATGAGCATGCGGGCGGAAAGGGAATCGCAGTGATGGGCGATGATGCTGAGGACATCGTTGACCATATCACTGAATTCAACACCGATGGGGCAGTATTCCCAGAGGTAGGAGCCATCATAGAGGAGGGTGATGCGTCGTCCACATATGGGAGATGGGCGATGGTCCCAGCGAAGCCAGAGCATGTTGGGCTCGTCCAGTACCTCTATCATAATAGCATAGTGATGGGCTATGCGCTGGCCATCGGCAAGGGTTAGATCAGGTTGTTTGGGTCTAATGAGATTGCAACCGAGGGAGCGCTCAACGGCTTCTATATAGGGGTGATCGGTGTGGAGGGGTTTCTGCATAGGAAATATTGGGGGGAAGATGGAATATTAAAATAGGGATGGAAAGACTCTAATTTGTAAAGTGAATGGATGGGTAGAAAGAGAAGGTGATGGATGCGGTGGATGACGGGATAATGAAGGTATAAATGTAAGGGATGTATATAGTATGATCGCACGTGGGCATAATTTACCATACACCGGATAGAAGCTGGTAGAAATAAGTAGCATGCTACTCCATAGGCGATACTCTGCAACTTGTCCTGCTATCTCCCTATTGCACTTAACAGCAGTACCGCATCCCATACTATCTTTTTGACAAGCTTGTTTTATTTAGAGGGGTTTGGACAGGATATGAAATAAATAACTGGAAACAAAACAAATTTGTCGTCCATTCACAGTTAAATGTAAAATTTGAATCGTATATCGGGCATATTACGACTTTTCGTACATACCTTTCATTTCATTTAGACACCGTAAGGACATTTCAACCAAAGCAGACTATCTAACAATGCAAGCAAATCAGGCAAAGCGTGTTGAGGAGGTCAAGAAGCAGAGCCCGCTACTGGAGGCCGCGTTTGCGTCGGATAATGCGCCAAAGAAGTTGGAAAAGCTGATCTCTGATTTGACTATCGCCGATGATAAGATGGTGGATGCTGTGACCTCATTCCTGGAAACGGATAAGGTGCCCAGCGGCGCCGATGCGGCGATGCTTGCCACACATCTTCATAAGCTTAAGATTAGCAATGAGAAGTGGCAACTATTCGTTGATAGCATTACTAAGGCCAAACGCCTGAGTCTGAAGAGATATTGGCAAATGGCCCATAATGTCTCAAAGGACGAGGTCGTGCAGAATATGCTGGTGGAGCGTCTGCGGACGCCCATTAGCGATAATTGGAATAAGCCCAATGCGCAGTCCTATATTAACAAGGCATTTGTTAAGTGGGATCAGCTGCTGCCTACCAATGTTGTCCACGACAGCGATCGTGAAATCTTCTGCCGTTGGTTGCGGTTTGCCTTTGATGTCACCTCTACGGTGGATAACTGCAATCTGCTTATTCCAGTTGGAAGCAATGCGGCTTGGCGTGTGCTAAACCGCTTCCGGGCCATTCGTACTACCGATGAGTTCTGGCAGCGCCTTTCCACGCACCTACCCTATAAGGTGCTAAACGAGCTGCAGACACTGGGTTCGGCGCCTGTTGGCTCCCTGATCTGGTGCGGCGGCTCCCTGGTGAATTACTTTATTAAGGATATTGACACCAGTAATCCGGTTGGAGATATTGATCTATGGTACTATGATAACTGTGCTTCTGAGATTGAGAAGTTCACCAAGAAGCAGGAGGCATGGGCAATTCATCACCGTGTTCTCATAACTGTGTACTTTGATAAGGATCTGCCCAGCAGTCACCTTCCCCTGCAATTTATTATGCACCGTAAGCGCGATCCCCGCGCCATTGTGCAGCGATATGATTCGGCATATGTGCGTGTAACCTATCACAGCGGAAGCATGCATATGACGCCGGGAGCCATGCTGGACTGGATTACCCGTACTACAACAACATGTTCGCGCCAGGTCACCCTGCTAAAGCGCATCACTAAGGCCCGCGCTAAGGGATTTGCCATTGCGGATGCCAATATTAAGGAGGTTCGCGAGACAATTGTTGCGACAAATGTTAAGCTGGCAGATATTGCGGCAAGCAGTGGCCGCACTATTCCTCCAATTGCTGTGCCAACTGATGAGGATATTCCTTCTCAGGATCGTGACAAGTGCTTCCAGAAGTATATTCAGGAGGATTTGGACAAGAAACGCCAGATTCTTGAGGAGTTGCAGCCATGTACCCAGCAGTTTCTCAATGATATTAACTGGAAGGGCATTAAACCCATTGGATTCGGAGTTACCAACTCGGAATACACCGATAACATTGCAGAGATGGTGAAACGTCGCAATGAGGCTGTAAAGGAGTTCAACAGCAGCCGTCACGGTATTGACTGGTGGAATCACAATGCAATGCTTAAGAAAATGAAGCAGGACAGAACCCCCAAGGGTTCGGATGATGAGGCTGCGAATCCGGTGGCAAGCGCGCCCCGTCCTGTGGTAAAGGTGCCAGCTGATAACCGCCCAAAGCGGGCGGCGGCGACCAAGCGGGCTCCTGTTGAGGATGATGACGACGATGACGATGATAGCGATAGCGACGTGAGCGTGGAGGTAACTGTGACGATTCCAGGCAAGAAGCCGATTCCTACCAAGGCTTCTGCGCGCTATGTGCCCAACGAGCCAGAATCCGATGAGGAGGATGTTGAGGACGATGAGGAGGAGCCACCTCGTCCCACCCTTAAGCCTCGTGCTCCCATCCGTAAGTAGACTATCTTAGGCTATTCTATATTTTTCATTTACAACATCCTCAGTGGACAAAAACAATGCAGAGCATTCTCATAATCCGATATTTGCCACATAGTTGATTAATTCGTGGCAAATATCCCTGTTTACTTGCGGTAGTACCGGCTCCAATATCCTTTTTGCTATTAGTGTACGAATTGTGTAGCTATATGCTTTGAACATCGTATATAGGTCGCATGGATGATATCTTCCATTTCTATCTGCGGTTGTCAATATGCATTCTACCGCCTCTGTATTTCGTTTGCTAATATGCCATTCAAGCAATGATGCGCCGGGCTGCAATATGGAGAGCATGCCATTGCCCCAAAAGGTAAGACTTGTAGCGGAACCTATACTATAATTAGTAAAGGGCAGGGCCGTTCTCCACAATTCTACATCGTTTATGCTGGTTTTGAACAGCCAGTCCACTTGCCACTGATCGGCTGAACATTTTGCAGCAAACTCCTTTGCTAAGATTGTCAGTGCCGTACCATCCACTGCTATCACCCCGTTAAATGCCTTCCATAGAACAGAACGAACCCACGGACCACTACATGCAGCTATTAGGGTATGTCTATGTACAACAGCCGCTAGGAGGGCCTCCTCCATAATACTTTCATTATGATGTGAAGTGAGAACCTTCTCAACTAGGCGCATTACAAGGGCATCTGATAGATGGCTCTCAATCGCACTTGCCAATGTTCTGCCCACGGCGGGATCAGCCCCGTGCTCCATCAGGAAGTTAATAATGCGTTCTGCTCGCGCCTCATTCCTATCTGTTCTCTCTATCACTATATCTATTGCCGTTCTGTTGTTTCGCAGCTTCTTATTCACATCCCATCCCTGATTAATCATGGCATGGGCCATATCATAGTCCTCACGCAGCAGGGGATAGACTCCCTTGGGCACTCCCGATGCATCCACCCCATTGGGATCTCCCGTTATACGTTTACCGCGTTGCGTCGCAGAAACCAGGTGCAGCGCCTCGCAACGGCACATCGGCTCCATTCTAATATCACCCCTTCATTTTTCTCTAATAAGCATGTTTATTTGTTTGTGGATATAGCGATGTATCCATTCATGGACAAAAAGATGCTAAACTCTCTATCCGTCGATAATGGTAGTATATTCTGCGATCAGTTGCTGTTGAATTGCCGCCGAATTGGCCTCTATGGTCGCGATCTTCGTCTCAATTCGCGCAATATCGGCCTCGTAGGTCTGAATGTTGGCTTCTAGGAGGGGAATGGTCTGAATGATCTTACCTACCAATTCTCCGGCGATCTTCGAGGGCACATTATCTGCAATCTGTTCGGGTGTTTGGCCCTCATTCAGGCAGGTCTGGAGGATGGCCTCCCATTTGGCGCGCTCCGTTGTAAGTTGCTGCTGTTTTGCCAGGATCTGAGCTTGTACGTTTGCAATGTTGCTATTTACGACTACGATTTGCTGACGTAGAGAGGCGATGGCGGCATCGTTGACTTTGATGGCATCCATATATCCCTGCACTACTGGGCTATGTGCGATCTGATGGGCAGGACCATCGTGATTTCCAGGCAATGTCGCCATGATTAGTTATCACTCTGTCGGCTAGAGCCAAATATACTATTCCAATACCTCCTGTGTATACAAAAATACATAATGAAAATCGTTCTATTTGGGAGCATCGATACGCTGTGATAGCTCCTGAATGGCCTGTATGATGGGGCCTATGAGAGAGGAGTAGGAAACAAAGTAATGGATGCCATCATTGGTCAACCCCTTGAAGTTATCCTTACCAAATTTGTGTAGCACTACCTGAAGCTCTTGCGCAATGACACCATAGTCTACGCGTTTGCTTCTGCCCTGCTCTGCCTCCTCCATCTTATAGCTGAAACTTACAGGACGGATGGCGCGAATGAAGTCCAATCCCAGATCACTGTCCCGAATATTCTCCTTCATGGTAGCATCGGAGATGTTGAGATAGTTGCCGTAGGCCTGCACACCACCCACCATGGCGGCATTGCCAATTTGCGCAGTATTATCCATTGTACCGATAGCACCCTGGCCGATTACTACACGATTAACTGCCGCCGCACTTGACACATCGGCGCCCTCGCCAATCAGCACGCAATCGGAGCCCGTAATCAGGGTAGGGCCCACATCCGCTCCCATTCCCGTATTTCTGTTACCCGATGTTAGGAAGCTGAATATGGCATAACCATATCCACTATTACCATCTCCCTGATTACTGGGCAAACTACTGAATCCCATAGTCGTGAACCGCGTACCCGTATTGTTTTGTCCGGCCTGGTATCCGAAACCGCAGCTGCCCTCCACATTTGAATCACGTAGGGCCTGTACACCAAAGCCGCATGAATAATTGGCCGTAGTATTGCTAAATAGAGCCTCATAACCATATCCTGAATTGGATAGACCCGTGGTATTGGATGATAGGGTCATATAGCCATAACCCGAGTTGGCATTTGCATCGTTACTGGATAGAACCATGTGTCCAAAGCCCGTGCTTCCCAAGCCAATGGTATTAGCGGATAGGGTCAGATAGCCTCCGCCCGTATTGCCAGTGCCACTGGTATTCTGCCAGAGGCATCTATAGCCAAGACCCGTCGTGCCCAGTGCCGTATTAACACGCAGAGCCTGCGAACCAAAACCAGATACGGAGGCGGCCGTATTACTAAATCCGCTTTCATACCCAAATAAACAAACATCATTGGCATTGCTGTTCTCACCCACCCTATATCCCATTCCGGTTACGCGGGTACCAGCTGTATTATTGCCAAAACCGCTCCAGCCGGTAACGGTGTTAAAGTTGGCATTGTTATTCAGCAAGGCATATGCGCCCAATCCAACGCAGCGTTGGGCGGTAGAAAGACTAAATAGGGATTGGTAGCCCACACCTGTATTATCGGTGCCGGTTGTGCATGAATATAGGGAATATCTACCATAGGCACTGCATAGGGCAGCCTCAGTGGCCAATCTCATTGACTCATTACCAAAGGAACAGTTATCATAGCCGTTGGTGAGATTACGCATGACACGTACGCCAAAGCCGCAGTTATCGGAACCATCGCCAGAGAGCATGCTCTCATAGCCAAACATACAGCCGCGGTTACCGAAACCGGTCTCCATAGTGCGATACCCGTAGGAGGTGCCGCCAAAACCCTGAAAGTTATACATGGAGCGATAGCCATAGGCGGAGGGACCCAAATCACCATCGGCAGCGGTGCAGTAGGATTCGGCGCCATAGATAGTGGCAGCTTCGGTGACAATGGCACCGTTGGCCGCATTCCAGCCACCCACGGTATTATACAGGCCAAGAGTGAGCAGTTGGGCACTTTGCGGGCCAAGAATGGTGTTGCCTGCGCCGCTCACGGAGGGGGCCGATTCAGCACCTCCAACAAATATGGTAGAGGTGGAACGAATGGTGATTTGTATCCAGTTCAGAGGAGTACCGCCTGCTCCTCCCACTACGGGGCTATTGGTTATCATCTGCCAGGTGGTATCGGCATTAAGGAGACCACCAGCCACCGTCGTCTGTACTCCTCTGAATACATCTATATCCCCATCAAAGTCTGTTGCTCTGTCCAACACCAGTGTAATGGTTAATGTTGTCACCACCCAAATGCCATTTGCCTCTGCGCCCATGCCACCACTCTCATTTTTGATCAGTACGCGCGAGCCCTCACTCAGCGTCGCCCCGTCCACCGCAAATACACCTGCCACAAGAGGTGTCGCCGTAATCTGACCTCTGCCGCTTGTACCGCCGGTTGCATTATATGCTGCCGAAGCCGCTATTAGCGTTACATTGCCGCCTAATGTTCCATCGGTAGCCGCCTCCACCACCTGCTTATTCTGCGATACCACACCCCTTGTAATATTGCCCGTATCATCTATCGTTGCCAGAGTACTGCCTCCACCGCTCAGGCTTCCCAGAGTTAGGTTTCCCCAGCATAACAATCCAGCCGCCGCTGTAAAGGTGCCTGTGCAGCTATAATCACCAGGTAGTATACCTGTGAAGACTGACATCGGCACGGAGGGATATACGGACAGAAACAATATACTTATCCCCAAAAGAAAATAGAAAAAGATCAATGTGCCGATTGCCCTACTAATCTATTCAAATATTGCCAACCCAACAGAGACAATTCAAATAGGAACGACCACTACTGCAATGTCAGTAGCTCCTGCATCGTTATGCGTTCATCTGGATTAATAGTCAGACACCTAATCACCGCATTTAGCACCCATTGCATCTTATCACCACAGCGAGCCGTTACCAATGAATAGTAGTGCGCCCGTTTGCTCATCACTATATAGAGAGGCAGACAATCGTTATCACGCATTTCCCATTCCACCTTCCACGACGGTGATAGGCGCGCCTCCACCCAATCCCACCGAGGGCAGCCCAGCACATCCCATATCATCTCCAGCTGGTGGGTTATATTCTCATTCTTTACATCAAATATCGTATCCTGTTTGATCATCTCAGCCAATACGCATCCAAGTGCCCACACGTCCGCACTGTAACCATAGGGCAGACCCAGCAGCACCTCAGGCGCCCTATAGAAATTACTGCCGCAGCACATCGGGTTCAGCAGTTCACTTCGCGCCCTTACATCCCTCATCCCATATTCCATGCCACATATCGATAGACCGAAATCGCACAATCTGACCGTGCCCATTCCCGTCAGCAGCACGTTCTCCGGCTTCAGATCAAAGTGCGCCATCCCATTCGCATGCATATAGGCCACTCCCGTCATCATCTCCCTCATCAGTCTCACCACATCGTATTTCCACATCGTTCCTCCCACTATAATGTTATACAGGGTAGTCTGGCACAACTCCATCAGCATTGAATCCGCATCCACTTCATACAGACGCACTATGTTAGGATGTGATTTCAGCAAACCCAACAATCCGGCCTCCCGCGCTGCCAGCTTCTGATACTTCTTATATATTTTAAGAGCGTATGAACGGCCATCCATTTCCACTGCATACACATCGGCATGAGAGCCGCGTCCAACCAGCATTTTAGTTTGTTTAACTTGTTTCGGGTAAAGACCTAATAAGTGTTGTTAAATAGGGTAGTAATCAATTTTTTCACTAATACTCTCCTATCCACTGTTTCATTACATATTCGGCTTGTCAATATAATAGTGAATGCCGTGAATTGCCAAACTCTAAATATAATAAATATGAAAGGTATAATGGTTATTTCGAAATACAGTTAATAGTCGTTACTATTCTTATTACGCAAAGATGGATAAACGACAACTAGCCAAACAGCGCCGATGGCAGCGGCCCCCTAAGCCCGTAGAGACGGCTATTGCCCAGTCTTCCAACAAATCACTCAAACGGTTACTACATGAATATCTGGAGCATCTTAAACTGTTTGATGGTAAGATTAATTACTACTGGCAGGCAATAGTAGATCACTATATTGCAGATACCAAGTATGAACTAACCAAAATATCAAATCCCTCATACTATGATATGCTTTACTCCGATGAATTCAATTGTATGAAATACCTATGGGCTGATATCTGTAGTAATTGCATTTGCATTAGGTATGCCCTGGCTGGTAGATGCTCTGATAACTGTCAATGGCAACATCAACGATTAACTATTGCCAAACACGGCTCTATCGCCTATCTATCGGCATATACTATGCGTCCTGTTCCGGAATTACCAGCAGATATATGGTATTGCATACTGAAGTTCCTACCCAATTATGAGAGGCGTAAAGTGCTATTCTTTAGCAATCCCCATGACATTAGATCGCATAAATCAACGCCCTATGCGGCCCTTAATCGAATTAAGAAGGAAGAGCCCTTATGGAAACCCCTCCCACTCTATTTCAACAAAAATGTTACCACAACAATACCTATCACACATATCGGTACTATGGATGATATAGTCATGCGCATTAATATATCGGCATTGTCTAGGGAAGACATTGCGGAACGATTAGCAGTGTATTCGTATCCAATGCACCATACCGTCCATCTAAAGCCCCGTAAAAAATGAGTCATTTGATTCTAGTCATCTATTGTAGTGCTTTAAATAGTAAACAATTGCGTATTATATTTTTGATTCGGATTCGTATAATATTTAGGCCTATCTGATTCATTAATAAAGGTAAAAAGGAATGGAAGTCGCCCAACCCCTTCCCATTCGCTTTTATTCAACCCAATCAGCATATGCCGAATTCAGCAATTTCCATCAGGCACCCATTCTCATCGAGGGTATTCAATATAAGACAGTGGAGCACTATTTCCAATCCCGTAAGTTTGCCAACACAGATCCGACCTGGGCCCAGCATGTAGCAGCCGCACGTAATCCAACTGAGGCTAAGCGTCTAGGCTCCTCCCGTACACATTCCCTTGACCCCAAATGGGAGAGCATCAAGGACCAGGTCATGTATCGCGCCCTACACGCCAAATTCACCCAACATCCCTCTCTATTGACCCTCCTGCTATCTACAGGCAATCGTCCCCTTATTGAGAATGCCCCCAGAGACAACTATTGGGGCTGTGGAAATAATGGCACTGGCCAGAATCGCCTAGGCCAGCTCCTCATGCAATTACGCACCGACTTACTCCTTAACTCCTAATGGGCCTATTCCACCCTTATTTTTTACTGTGCTTTAGATTTCTCTTATTACGCAAAAATAACACATCACCTTCACCAGGGCCCCGTCGGATATGATAATACCATCGCAACATCTTTACCACCCTTCTCCATCACATATGTATACTCATATTCCCTATTCATCAGCGATGTCAATGCCAATCTACATTCACGATTATCATACCATCCCTCAAAGTCCAAATCCGTCGTACATGATATAATAACCGACCATTGCACAGCGTTACACCTAGAACGCAGGATTCGCCACGTCATTGCAAATACGATCTGTGTAACAACGTTCTTTTTATCATGGATTATGCGTATCACCTCCTCAAGTAGATCCATATTATCCTGATCCATCAACCTATGTATAGTTGACAATAATGGTACATTCATCTGCGTGTGTTCATTGATTCTACTGCGTAGTATGTTATAGTCATCCTTAGTCGCAGTGCTGCTATCAATACTATATCTCGGCATATATTCCAGCAGCTTGCTGTATTCATATTCTCCCACGTAAAAGGGCAGTTGGGACATTGCAAAACAACTTATACTAAGCGTTCCGTTTCAATTTTTAACATAGAATGTCTTTTGCGCCATATAATCTCAGCAGGTAGATTCCAATTATGGATGCGCATGCGTTGTGCTGCCGTATCAATGTAATTCCATCTATCCAACCGTTCAACCAAAAATAAGTAGCTCTATCATTCGTCATGAGAACTCTCCATCGCCAATGACACAGCTTTTACCAACTGCTCTCCTTTCGATAAGTATCTTGCTATCATGTATACCTCACTCTCCGGCATGTGTATCCTCATGAAATCTGTATCACGAAATATCATCCGCATATTCGCTAATTGCGGTTTTATATCGTCCATACCAGTAATCAGCACAGTTGCACCTCTCGGCCATCCTATAAAACTATAGTCGGCTCTCAGCAGCAGTGCCGAATCGCAGATCACCACCGTTGGTTCCCTCCTCACAAATTCCGTATTAAGTACCGCCATATGCATCTTCTCTTCCATATATATCAGCTTAAGTGACACATATGGGTTCTCACATTGCGACTCTAGCAATGTATATCTGGTCAATTGTGCCGGCAGTGTCGCAAACGATAGTGTAATCGCCAATAGCACCACAGATATCATGGATGGCTGTTAATAATAGCACTTCACTTTTCAAATTTTATTATTTATTCCGTCTTCCCTTTCCCCATATCATCCCAGCTTTCGCAAAATGAAATACTATAACCCACATCCCCCGTTCCATTCATACCGAGACATAACAAGTAGATATTCACTCCCATTTTATTATATCAACCGAAATATAGGCATAGACTCCAAACAAAAATGTTACAAACCGGCGAAGTCATTCCTCCCCATTATCCCACCGAATACATCTCCTCCACCACCTATACCATCAGCGGCCATCTCGGCGCCTACATTAGCACCGCGTCAGCTCCCGCCACCTGGACACTACCCACCCTCAGCGATCTCCTCGACGGCTCCGAACTTCTCATCTATAATCAAGGCACCCATGATCTCACCATTCAAGCCCCTCAATCCATTGGGGATGAAACCGAAATAGTCATTGCCCCCTCCTCCTCATCCCGTCTCATCACCACCGCCACCAAATGGCTCCCCTCTACCTCCTCCAGCTCCCCCGCCTCCAGCATTCCTACCGCCCCCCTCATCGACGCCTCCCTACCCAATTATTCCATCGCCACCCTCTCCAATGGAGGTCTCTTTTCCCGCCCCCGCTCCGGATGGGAATGGGCCATCACCAGCGCCTCCTCCCCCTCCTCTGACATTTCCACCAACATGACCACAATTAATCTGCCCAGCAGTGAGTATCATAATTGTATAGCTATTACCGGTACCTTCACTAGCACCCTCACCCTCGGCTCCACCGTCCTCACCGCCATATCCCCCCGCGATATTTTCCTCGCCTGTCTTCGCCCCAATCCCATCCCCGGCGAACCTCCCACCTTTCTCTGGGCCAAAAACTACGGTGCCAATACCGATGAGGGTCTCGTCCCCAAGATATTTTGGTATGAGACCGGTGAAATCCTCTTCCTTGTTGCCCACTATAAGGGCAATAATGTTGACTTTGGCGATGGCTGGATTGTTCCCAATTCCGCCTACAATGCCGGTGTCGTCACAGAAGTAACTCCCAACGGCACAACCACCCAATTCTACACAGCCATTGGTAATAATAATGTTGTAATCACAAACGCCCACATCGCAAATGGTGTCTATGTAGTTATCAACACCACAGCCTCAACCATTATCTTCGAAGCCGACTATATTCAACTTAATAGCACTCCAGATACTAACCAACGTCTAGTGGTAGCCTGCTTTAGAGATTGGGAGTGGACATGGGCCGTCGCATCCAGCAGCACTACGATGGTCAATGTCACCAGTGTCTACGAGCATAATAGCTATGTATGGATAACTGGTGAATTTAATGGTACTCTTACATGCGGTAGTCAAAGCATTACCAGTCCCAATAGTCAACCCTCCATGTTTGTCGCCTTCACCAACACCTCCGGTGCCTGGCAGAATAAGTTAGTCCGCCTCGATACCACCGGTGATACCATTCGTCCATATAATATGTTCTTTCTAGATAGCAGCGTGTATTTTGTCGGTGCTTTTGACGGCATAGCAAGCTTTGGTGATAAAACCCTTAACAGCAATGGCGATCTTGATGTTTTCGTTGTCAAATCCACCTCCGACTACACCTCCTTTAATACAACCTATGATTGGGCCCTCAAAGGTGGAGGCATAGCCGCTGATACTGGTATATGCGTCATTTCCAATGGTAACGACTCCATCTATATCGCAGGCACTATCGGCGCCTCCGCCACCTTCGGTTCCATAACCTATACCCAAAGTGACAACACCCCTCAGATGTTTATAGCTCGTGCTTCTATTACAGGCTCCTGGCTCTGGCTCACCACAACCATCGGCACAGGCGGCAGTCGTGTAGGCAATAGTCTCATGTTCCACGACGATGAGCTCCTCGTCTGCGGTACTAACAACGGTACTAGCAATTTCGGTACCACCTCCATCGTATCCACCTCCAATGATATCATTCTAGCTAAAATTGATATAACGACGGCCTTTCCTGTCATGATCACCACAGGAGGCAGCCGTGGACAGTCCGCCTCCTTTGTCACCATCCCCTCCCAGTACACCATCAGTACCATTAATGGTTCCGCCCTAGTTAACAATAAAACCTACTACTATCATCCCGAAACAGGTCTTGTTAATACTCAAAGACTTACCAGCAGCGATCTCACTCCACCCATTTTAGTAGGCATGAGCGGTAATGGTACATTCTTCTTCAGACCGCAATTTTAGAGCAGTAATTCCTCTTATTTTTGTCCTACCCAAATCACACCTCATTTTGCCCCATAAAACACTAGACAAAAAAACAAAGCATAATAATCATCCCTACACCACCCACATGCAACCATCTCTATTTCTTTATCTTCACCCATCACATATGTATGATTATAATTTGTCTGGTGTCGCAGCGATTTTGCTCTCCTTTGCTGTCGATTATTGTACCATTCCTCAAAATCCAAATCTGCCGTACACGACAGAATAGCCGCCCATTGTATATTATTGGCCCTAGTGCGCACAATTCCCCATGCCTGCTAATATATTCATTCACATTAATATATAGGTCAAAATATAGGTCCCAGTTCACAATGTTACAGACCGGCGAAGTCATCCCCAACCACTATCCCACCGAATATGTATCGGCCACCACCTATACCATCAGCGGCCATCTAGGTGTCTATATCAGCACAGCTACTGCCCCCGCTACCTGGACCCTCCCCGAATTACCCAATCTCCTCGATGGAACCGAGCTCCTCATCTTCAATCAAGGTACCCATGACCTTACCATTCAAGCCCCTCAATCCATTGGCGATGAGACCGAAATAGTCATCACCCCCTCCTCCTCCTCCCGTCTTCTTACTACCGCCGCCAAATGGCTTCCCTCCTCATCCTCCTCTCCTCCCGATCCCCCCGCAACCAACAATATCGCCGTTCTCGTCGATTCCTCCATCACCGCCCCCTCCATTGCCAGCCTCCATCGCACCGGTCTCTATTCCCGTCCCAAGAGCGGCTGGGAATGGGCCTTTGCCAGCGGCTCCTCTCCCTCCTCCGATATCTCCACCCACATGACCATCATCACCACCACCGATCAGTACAATGGCTGCATTGTCCTCACCGGCACCTTCACCGGCACCATCGCCTTCGGTTCCACCGTCCTCACCTCCGTTTCCCCTCGCGATATGTTTGCCACCTGTCTTCGCCCCGATCCCATCGATCCCACCCTACCACCCTCCTTTCTCTGGACCCGCCAATTTTCCATCGACTGTGGTACGGAACTTATACCCAAAATTGCCTGGTTTGAGACCAAACAGACCATCTATATAGCCGGCTATTATAAGGGCGATGAAGTAGACTTCGGTGACACCTATATCGCCCCCAATGCAACCTATAACTCCGGTTTTGTAGTCGAACTACAGACCGATGGTACCACCACCTTTCTCTACACCGCCGTCGGCGACAATACCGTTGAAATCACCGATATGTATATTGCCGATAATTTCGATGTTAAATCCCTCTATGTGTGCATGAACAGCAAATCACAATATACCGATCTTCTTCCTACCGGCATTCTCGTCCAGGGCGATCCCCCCGGCACCGATCGCATCATTGTTGCCTGCATCGATCAGAGAGTCAACGTTAATGCCTGGGGCTGGAGCACCTGCTCCACGGGCTCCGGTACAATCAACGCCATCTCCATCACGGAATACAGCTATAAAATCTACGTTACCGGTGAATTTAGCGGTACCGTTGCCTTTGGTGCTGAATCCATTACCAGTCCCCCCGAAGAACCCTCCCTCTACATCGCCAGCGTCGACAATGGCAGTTCTATATGGAGTCCCCTCATCGTCCAAGTCAATTCCACCGGCACCGTCCTTCATCCATGCTACATCATCGCCTTCAACTCCCGCATCTACATCACCGGCTTCTTCAACGGCACCGTCACCTTTGGCGATAATATCCTTACCAGCAGCACCGATCTGGAAGTTTTCGTCGCTGATACCTATAGCAATGTGGCTACTATAGGCAGTAAGTGGTTCTGGGCCGCACAGGGCGGTAATCTGGTAGCAGACAGCTGTCTCCATCTCAAGGCCCTCTCCAATTCCCTCTATCTCGCCGGCACCTTAGGCGGTAGCTCCACCTTTGGCTCCTTCACCTATAGCCAAGTTGGCAACACCCCCCAGCTCTTCATTGCCAGCATTTCCTATGGGGGTGATTGGCTATGGCTTACTACCACCAAAAGTAGCGACGGTGATCGCCGTAACTATTGTCTCGCTAAAAATGGAGATGATGTTCTTATCTGCTGCACCAATACCGGTACTGTATTATTTGATGGAACTGAAATCGTTTCTACCGCCCACAACATCGTTATAGCCAAAATAGGCATTAGCAATGTATTTCCCGTCATGGTTATCGAGAGTGGCATCATAGGCGAAACCGTCCCCTATGAATTTATATCCAAACAATACACTCTCAGCACCCTTAATGGTAACGCCCTAATTCCCTATCAAGCGTACTATTACCATCCTGAAGTCGGCACTGTTAACATCACACGTGTAGTGGTAGGTGACAACACACCATCAATTCCGATTGGATTCAGTGTTAGTGGGGCCCTACTGTTTAGACCCCAATAATAGGTTATGCCTGATTTATAAATAGGCATCCTACATTCCTAGCTATGCAGAAGTTATGCAGAAGCTAAATAACCATTCCATATTTTTCATTTCAGTCTTCAATACTTTGGCCAGGGCTGGGACATTTTACCTAATTGTATATAATCATATACCATCATGTAAACATTGCAAAACATTGCAAAACAACTTATACTAAGCGCCCTGTTTCGATTTTTAACATAGCATGTCTTTTGCGCCATATAATCACAGCAGGTGGACAACTACCATGTTGATATAATTCCATTTATAAATTTGATTGGCCCAACCAACTACTTCCCTCTCATCATGTCAGTTCACCGCATACGGAGAATGCCTCTAGACATCCTAGATATTATAGCAGGCGATAGCCTTTATATCTATAGGTTGATGCTTGCCGTCCCCCGCTTTGCTCGCTCCACCATCTATCACCTTCGCCCCGACTATCATAAAAGTAATAATGATTATCCTAAGCAGCTATATTGGCAAAATCATTTCACCAATTGCATGAAACTAAAGAAATATGTTCATTATATACTTAATACATGTTATCACCGCGTTCAAAGGGGTCCAAATGCCGGGCCGGCCATAATAAGAGAACGTGAAATGTTATGGATGCAACATGGCAATTTGCATAGAGAGGACGGTCCTGCTCAGATCTATTGGAATAAAGGCATTATTACTACTGAACTATGGTATTTACATAACCAACGGCACCGTATAGATGGTCCTGCGTATATAGATTATGATGATGGAGAACGGCGATGGTATTTACATGGTAAATTTCATAGAAATCAGGAGGGACCGGATGCGGGTCCCGCCATCATAAAATCATGCGGCTGTGAAACATGGTATCTAGAAGGTAAAATGCATAGAGTACAAGGACCAGCTGTCATTTATTGTCTTAAACATAGTACAAACGGCAAAGAGGAGTGGTGGCTAGAGAACGAACGTCACAGATTGGATGGCCCCGCGATCACTAGCCATAATGCTAGAACTCAAATTACACGTGAACAATGGTTTAAGGCGGGAAAGCTTCATTGCGAGCATGGACCAGCCATTATTCTTCGCTACTCTAATAATCTTATTCTTGAGGAGCATTGGTATGTTGATAATGAGTTATATAGAGACAACAATCCTGCCATTATCAAAAGAAACCATGAGGGAAAAATCATACATGAAGAATGGTATTCCCATGGAGTTCTGCATAGGAATGCCCTGGCTGACGGCTCCATTCCTCCTGCTATTATCAAACAGCATTTAAATTCAACCATTCGTGAATGGTGGTATCATGGGCTGCGGCACCGAGAAAATGAGCCTGCCATAACCATCACTAACCATGAGAATATTCTTATAATGTTTGCCTATTACTATTATAATAAACGGCATAGACGTGACGGTCCCGCTATTATGTATAACAAATTGCACCGTGGCTTTCACAACAAATCCGTTTATGAACAACATAGATCAGGCTATGATTACAACGAAAACATCTATTTCATAAATGGCAAATTTATACGTAGGGAAAACATAGAGTAATGGAAGAGATCCTTATTTTTCATTTATTTGGAGTTCGTCTTCCCACAACATGATTCATTACCCAAAAATAATAGATTGATTATCACTCTAATCATCCAGCAGCATCGATACCGCCTTCGACAGCGATGCGCCCATTGATATATATTTGGCCATAGCGAATGCCCTATTACTCGGTATGAGATTTGCGACGAAATATGTATCACCAAACTTCATTTTCAGTTTTGCTATATGCTCATCCACATTAATAGATCCCGTAAACATAACTGTAGCTCTCTTTGGCCATTCAATAGCCATATAATCATAATTCAGTAATAACTTCGATTCACAAGTCACCACCGTTGGTACCCTTCTCGCAAATTCCACATTAATCGCCTTCGTAGAGTTTCCCGCATACATCAATTTAAATGTCATGTTTGGATTTGTGCATTGCGATTCCAACATCGAATATTTAATCAATTGCGTTGGCAGATTCGCAAATGATATAGTAATAGCCAACAACACTACGGACAGCATGTTGTAAGACGAAATACACCAACACACCTTCAATTTTTATTATTTATTTCCAACCGACCATCTCTAAGCAAAAAAGCCAAATAGTTAAATTAAAAACAAAGATACATCGTCCCATTTCCTACCACGCATCATGTCCCTCTCCCGATGCCAATGAGAGGGCCCTTGTCAGCGACTCCCCCTTCATCATATACCTAGCTATCAACTGCGTCTCACTTTCCGGTAGATGTACCCTGATGAATTCCGTATTGGGAAAGAGCGTCCAGAGATTCATAATTTGCGCACCTACGTTATCCTTGCCCGTAATCACCACCTTTGCACCATACGGCCAATCTATGAATGTATAATCAGCTCGCAATAGCAACTCCGAATCGCAGAAGACCGTCGTCGGCTCCCTTCTCTCGAATTGCGTGTTAATGATCGACATCGGCATCGTTTCCCCCACATACATCAGCTTAATCTCCGCATTTGCGCTCATACACTGGGATTCCATCTTCTCATATCTGACTAGCTGTGCCGGCAACGTAGTAAATGTCATAGTAATCACCAACAGCACTACAGGCAGCATTGTTGCTTGATAATATACCCCTTCCCAATTCAATTTTTATTATTTATTCACAACACCTCTATTCTATCCCGTAACCTCAAATAAATTACCTCCACATTATTATATCAGCCGAAATATAGACCCCGTCGTCATACAAAATGTTGCAGACCGGCGGAGTCATCCCCAACCACTATCCCACCGAATACAGCTCCGATGCCACCCATAACGTGGACGGTCGTCTAGGCGCCTACATCTGTACCGCCTCTGTCCCCGCCACCTGGACCCTCCCCGATCTCTCCGGTCTACTCGACGGCACCGAGCTCCTCATCTACAACGAAAGCATCTATGATCTCACCATTCAAGCCCCTCAGCCCATCGGCAACAAATCCGAGATCATCATCACCCCCTTCTCCTCCACCCGCCTTCTCACCAGCATCACCAAATGGATCGTCACCACCACCCCCTCCTCCCCCGTCATCACCGCCCCCATCATCGATTCCTCCCCCGTCGGTCCCTCCATCGCCACCCTCTACAACGGTTCCCTGCTCACCCGTCCCCGCTCCGGTTGGGAATGGGCCATCACCAGCGCCTCCTCCCCCTCCTCCGATATCTCCACCCACATGGCCACCATCAGCCGTCCCGGCTACGACACCGATAAGTGCATTATCCTCGTCGGCACCTTTACCGGCACCATCACCCTCGGCTCCACCGTCCTCACCGCCATTTCCCCCCGTGATATGTTCCTCACCTGCATTCGTCCCAATGTCACTCCCGGTGAAGCCCCCACCTATCTCTGGTCCAAGCAGTACGCCATCAACATCGGCGACGATCTTACCCCCCGCGTCAAATACTATGCCCCCGACTTTATGATCTTTGTCTCCGGCTACTATCAGGGCAACAACGTCGATTTTGGAAACGGCTACACCGCCCCCAATTCCCCCTACAATGCCGGCTTCCTCCTCGAAGTCATGAGCAACGGCACCACCTCCTACCTCTACACCGCCATCGGCACCAACACCGTCGAATTTACCGACATGAGTGTCTCCGGTGACAAAATCTACATCTCCGTCAACAGCCGCTCCTCCTCCATCACCCTCGATCCCACCGCCATCACCTTTACCAGCACCGCCAACACCAATCAGCGCGCCGCCATCGTCTGCTTTGATCTGGATAACTATGACTGGTTCTGGGGCATCTCCTCCAGCAGCACCACCATGGTCAATGCCACCAGCGTCTATGAGTACGGCGATCGCGTCCATCTCACCGGTGAGTTCACCGGCACCCTCACCTGCGGCAGCCAAACCATCACCAGTCCCGTCGACAGTCCCTCCATGTTCATCGCCTTTGCCGCCGACACCGACGGCTCCTGGCAGAACAAACTCCTCCTGCTCGGCACCACCGGCACCACCATCCGCCCCTACGACATCATCTTCAAGGGTACCCTCGCCTATATCATCGGCGCCTTCAACGGCACCGCCACCTTCGGCGACAAGGTCATAAACAGCTACGGCGATCTCGACATCTTTGTCGCCTGCACCGATGGCGCCTTTGCCTCCTTTGGCAGCACCTGGCAGTGGGCCATCAAGGCCGGCAGCGTCACCGCCGACGCCGGCATCTCCACCATCAGCGATGACACCTCCCTCTACATCACCGGCACCATCAGCGGCACCTCCACCTTTGGCACCCTCACCTACACCCAGACAGACACCACCCCCCAGATCTTCATCGCCCGCCTCTCCCTCACAGGCACCTGGATCTGGCTCACCACCACCACCGGCACCGGCGGCACCCGCTCCGGCAATTGCGTTGCGATCCTCGACAGCAAGGTCGTCGTCTGCGGCGCCAACAGCGGCATCACCAACTTCGGTCCCGTCCCCATCGTCTCCACCTCCAATGACATCGTCATCGGCAAGATCGATGTCACCAACCCCTTCCCCGTCATGCTCACAGCCGGAGGAACCCGTGGCGACTCCCTCTCCTTCAATTTCGTTCCCGCCCCCTACGCCATCACCACCCTCAACGGCACTACCCTTGTCGCCAACAAAAACTATTACTACCATCCCGAAACCGGCCTTGTGAATATCCAGAGCACCACCAGCAGTGATCTCTACGCCTCCATTCCCATTGGCACCACCATCACCGGTTACTTTCTCTTCAAGCCCCAGGTGTAGACTGTTTGTAGACTTGTATTTCATTTCGCTATTTTTGGCCAGGGTTAGGGCGCTTTGGCCAGGGTTAGGGCGCTTTGGCCAGGGTTAGGGCGCTTTGGCCAGGGTTAGGGCGCTTTGGCCAGGGTTAGGGCGCTTTGGCCAGGGTTAGGGCGCTTTGGCCAGGGTTAGGGCGCTTTACCTAATTGTATATAGGCATAGATATGGATAGACTCCTAGTACTGTCTATAAATACATATGGTTTAGTATATACAATTATCTATCCGCTCTATGTTATCCATATTACTAATGATCTATCCTTATCTATATTGGTATACCAATATGTAAATAGGGCTAAAGTGCGCCAAATAGGGCTAAAGTGCGCCAAATAGGGCTAAAGTGCGCCAAATAGGGCTAAAGTGCGCCAAATAGGGCTAAAGTGCGCCAAATGGGGCTAAAGTGCGCCAAATAGGGCTAAAGTGCGCCAAATAGGGCTAAAGTGCGCCAAATGGGGCTAAAGTGCGCCAAATGGGGCTAAAGTGCGCCAAATGGGGCTAAAGTGCGCCAAATAACAAAAATTGAATGCATTATTCAGTTATTTCAGCTTTCTCATATCAGTAAACATGCAAACACCTGCTAAGACAGCCGACGCGACTATTATGGCAACAGCTGAGGGATCGGTTACTCTTGCTGACGTCTTCCGCAAGCTCTTTATTAAGGAGGCGGAGCAGGAGGAGCAAATTAAGAACATGAAGAAGGAACAGGAGGAGCAAATTAAGAACATGAAGAAGGAGTTGGAGGAGCTTAAGAAGAAGACTGAGTCGGCAAAGGAAACGGAGAATGCTCTTACGGTTGCGACTGATAGTAAGAAACAGCTGGGTTTCAATCTGAAGAATGCAAACGACACTATTCTTGCAATGGTGCAAATGCTGGAGCCGGTGGCGAAGATTATCAACTGTGATAAGGAATGCACTGGATGTACATATTGCAATCCTAAGGGGGTACCAATTACATCTCCTGAACATTGCCTGATGTGCGGCCATGTGTATCAACTTGAGGGACCATATCTCATGTCAAAGATTGCGGCTATGTGTGGCTGCGAGGGTGTGGGAGATAGTTGTGTAACAAAGAAGGAACCTACGCTGAGCGGAAAGGATACCCATATGGGATGCGGCAAGAGCCCACACAAGATGAGCTGCTTCAAGTGCCGCAATAAGTAAACGGCGATGGCGCTCCTCCTTATTTTTTTGATGCCATAGCGTTAAGTTCCATATTTATACCTGTAAAGCTATAATGGAGGATTAAATGGAAAAATTGAATAGCACATTACAATTATTAGCAGTTTGTTTCCAGTTTGTTTAATCAAACGTGGTTGTTCAGAAACATAAATAGCTAGATAGAACTAAATAGCAATTATCATTCGTAATGAGTACCTCTACAAGTCCCGGCAATATGGCCCAGAACACCGTTGATATCTTCCGCTCTTTCTACATCAAGGAGAGACAGCAAGCGGAGGAGATCGAAACTCTTAAGAAGCAACTCGAGAAACTAACGGTTGAGGCAAAGAGCGTGCAAGAAGCACTACTTGTAAAGCAGAGTGATCATAATGTATGTAAGCAACAGCTGTCCTACCACAGAAACCGCGAAATCTCCTTTGCTTCCAATGCAGGTGCATTTAAGAATGAATGCTTGGCAATTCAACAAAAGCTAGATGAATCATTGGCTGAAAACAACAAGCTTAAACAGCAAGCCGCCGATCATGAGACGCTACAAACCAAGTACAGTCAGTTGCAAAAACTCATTGCTGAATTGCATGCATTATCGGTGGTGGAACCGCAGAGCACAGTGCCCAAGGATGAATTGTGCAAGGGCTGCAAGAAGTGCAATCCCAATAACGTACCAATTGAATCCAATGCTGCGAATTGTCTGATGTGCGGTCACGTATACCAACTTCACAGTACGATGATATATGGTTCTATTAAAGCTCAATGCGGTTGCATTGGTGTTGGTCACTGTTGTGCACAGTGGACTAAAGCGGGATATAATTCCACTAATACACGTGAAATTATACGTAAATGCGACAAGGATCCCAAGAAGCATGACTGCTTCAAATGCCGCAATAAGTAAACGGAGATGGCGCTCCTCATTATTTTTGCTATCAAACTAGCTAATTATAAAAATTGAATGATAACTGGCAGTATTTGCAGTTCTATAATGACTACTACCGTGCCAACAAACACTGTTGACATCTTCCGTACCCTCTTCCTTAAGGAGAAGCAGCAGGTAGAGGAAATCGAAGCACTCAAGAAGTCCCTGACTGAAAGCCAAAAGATACTCCACGAAATCGAAACGCGTGAAGCAGATCTTAAGGATGAGATGCGTGGTAAAAACAATACCATTGCTAATTACGAAGCAAATGTAGCCATCATGGTTGGTAAAATTGATGATTTGAAGAAGCAGCTGGAGAATATGACCAAACTACAGAAAGATCATGAGGAACTGCTGGCTAAGTACACCAAGCTGCAAGGTCTGATTGCCAAATTACACGCGCAGTCTACCGCGGCACCAAAGAGCACCGCGTCCAAGAAGGAGCTGTGCAAGGGCTGCAAGAAGTGCAATCCTGACAACAAGATAGTACCATCCAACGCAAGCAATTGTCTCATGTGCGGTCACCTATACGTTCTCACTAGTATGAGACCAATGACCGATATTGTAGCGCTCTGCGGCTGTACAGGTGTTGGAACATGCTGCACTCGCCCAAACGATACATGCCTTAACCATCCAGATGTGGCTATGTCGAGTAAATGTGGAAAGAATCCCAGTAAGCATGAATGCTTCAAGTGCCGCCATAAGTAGATGTTTCGATCCTTGATGCAAACAAATTGAGGCGTCATTCCCACATTATTTTTGTCTATAGTATCATATTTCAGACTTAATTGTAAAAATTGATAAGGTTAATCCATTATTAGCGATTCCCAAGAATATGACAGCCATTCCCAGCAGCGCCCTACCCAATATCAGCGACAGCAGCCTAAGCAATGGCACTGTTAACCTCAATGAGCTTCTTCGTCAGGTCTTTACCGAGGATATCAAGCAGAGAAGCCGTATTACCGAGCTAGAGGCCGAAAACCTCAAGCAGAAGCAGCGCATTGCCGAACTGGAAATGCAGTGCTCCTCCAATCCCGCACCCAGCCCCGAATATCTCAATCTCAAGCAGCAATTAGCCGAACTCATTCCCCAGCACCAGGAAATGAAGCAGCTACTTGACAGTCTCATCAAGCACCACATTGAACAGAACACTGAACTGAATCGCGCCCACGAGATCCTCTCCAAGATGACCCTTCCCGCTGTTCCCGAAGCCGCTGCCGAGAACAGCAGTACCACTGCCGGCGAACCCAAGAAGGCCGAGCTATGCACTGGCTGCGATACATGCAACCCCAAAAAGATACCCATTACCAATCTTCGCAATTGCCTCATGTGCGGCCACGTCTACCAACCGCGCGATCCTAATGGATCGACTCTTCCAATTACTGCTAAGTGCGGTTGCAAGGGTTTTGGATGGGATTGTACTGGATCAAGCCCTCAGGGAATCGCTCGCATGAACGATGTTGTAGCAGCAGGATGTCAGCTTGCTCCTGAACTGAATAACTGCTTTAAGTGCAGCAACAAGTAGAAGCGATCATACTCCTATTATTTTTATCATCTCTCATTCCGCATCCATCACAATACTAATAAAAATCAGTTATATTTGAAAAATTGATTCACATAACCCATTATAATCGGTTTCTCAAACCAACTATCTCAAATTACCATGAGCACCCCTGTCAACACCACCATTGATGCCCTTCGCCGTCTCTTTGAGGAGGAATCTCAACTGAAGACTGCAAATGCCGATCTTAAGGCTGAGAAAGCCCTGCTTGAAGATCGTCTACAGAATCTCCATCTTCAAACGACTACCAAGGATAATGAGATGATGAAACTGCGGCAGGATGTGGAATATCTGGAAAGTGTACGAACCGTTGCTGTGGAACAATTGGAAGAAAAAGTAGGAGTGATTGACAGACTATTTAGCAAGGTAGATAAGCTGAAGCGGCGTATTCATAATTATATTGAGGTGAATGATCAGTTGAATCGTGATCATGTTATATTAACAGATGTTAATACTTGTCTTAAGGAGGACAAGGCAAAACTTGAGAAGGAGAAGGCCGACTATATCATCTTGCTTTCAGACAAGCAGAATGAGATCGACACCCTCAAGACGAGATTCACCGAACTGCAAACCCTGTATGATGAGTTCGTAAAGAAGCATAGCCAGACCCTTACCACCCAACAACAAACCCTAGAGTCCAAGCATAAGGATCAGCTCCGCACCCTTCTCGACCAGTTCACCGAACAGATGAATGCCTTCAAGAAAACCCACGATGCCATCACCGGAATGGTAGCACGCTCCACACAGATTGAATTATGCAAGGGATGCGACAAGTGCAATCGCAACAAGAAACCCATTGTTCATCCCAACAATTGCCTCATGTGCGGTCACATCTATCAAATAGATCAGCTCGCTCATCCAATGACAATTAGAGCCAAATGCGGCTGCACCGGAGTTGGTGACGCATGTACCGATTCTGATGCAAACATTCATGTTAAGAGACATGATGTTATCGCATTCGGTTGTCGACTCAATCCCAAACTACACGTTTGCTTTAAATGCAACATTAAGTAGGATCCGATGGTCATATCTCTTATATTTTTGCCATTAAGATATAATGTAAAAATTACTAGAAAACCTCTATCACATCTTCTTAACAAACTGTTCTATAAGGGCATGAATTCCCTCCTTCTTAAAGCGCTCCTCAACCGCCCTCCAATCCCCATCCCCACTTAACTTGAACTTCTTCATTTCCTCATTTGTAAGAACAATACACTTAATATTCACTCTCTTTGTCAAATATGCCTTTGTTATTCTATGCACACCGTCCACCACATGCATATGCTTTCCCTGCTTGTGAATTAAAATGGCATAAGTAAGATTGGCCTCTCTAATTCGCCTACTTTCAGCTGGATACTTACGCGGCTTATCCAGAACATCTCGAGCCGAATAATTGGCACCATCTGCACCCGACCACCCAGGATAGTCCAACACATGTGTAAATTCTTCCACCGGTATCATCACCGCCTTTGGTTTGTTGATATTCACATAAGCCAGCATCATATCAACACTATACACGTTTTTACCATTTGAATATAGCCTCATTCTACAATCCTATACTAAATGCCAATAATAGTACAACTCCACCCAAATACTAATATACCAAATTTGATTTAAACATTAGGATAACATCTCGGCAATATCATGCCCCGCCCTCCCTCTCTAAACCTCGATATTCTCGAGACCATTGCCGATCTAAGTCTCTCCCATTACCGCCGTTTACTTGCCCATCCCCGCTTTGCCCGTTCCACCATTTATAGGGATCCCATAAATCCTATTCCCCTTCCTCCCAAACAACTACATTGGCAGCATCGTTTTACCGAATGTCTTAAAATTCCACCCTTTAACGAAACCTGGAAACTCAATGGCAAGGTTCACCGAGTGCATTACGGCCCCAATGCCGGTCCTGCCCTCTATCACGACATTGGATTAGAAATATGGTGCCAACATGGCCAACTTCATAGATTAAATGGACCAACCTTCATAAACAACAGCAGCGATGTACATGGTACTATCCTCTATAACATACGTAACCGCTTATCTCAGTATTTTAGTGGTATAAATTTCAACCCAACTACTACAAAAGAAATGTGGTACTATCATAACAAAAAACATAGGGAGGATGGTCCTGCTATTACTTGCACCAATGGAAGTTTAAAGTGGATGATTAATGGTGAATACCATCGTATAGATGGTCCTGCTGTTATAAATTCCAATGGTGAAGAATATTGGTATTATAATGGCAAACGCCATCGCCCGCAAGAAGGCCCTCTTGCCGGTCCTGCCACTAAGTTTCCAAATGGCAGTGAAGAATGGTGGTTTAATGATAAAAAGCACCGTATCGACGGTCCCGCTGTTACAACATCAAAGGGAACTATCGAATGGTGGTTCAATGGCAAGCGTCACCATATCCAAGAAGGCCCTCTCGCCGGTCCCGCCATTATCACCGCTAAAGGAGATGTAGAATGGTGGCTAAATGGCAATCTACATCGCATCGGCACCCCCGCCATTATCCACGCCAATGATGATAGAGAATGGTGGACCAACGGTATGCTACACAGAGAGGGTGCCCCCGCCATCATACGTTCAGATGGTAGCGAAGAATGGTGGTTTAATGGTCAGTGCCATCGTCTCGATGGTCCTGCCGTTACCCGTAAGAATGGTACCAAAGAATGGTGGGTCAACGGCGAAAAACACAGTATTACTCAACCAGCCGTCATCCGATCCGATGGACAAGTTGAATGGTGGGTACGTGGCTCCCATGTGAAACCTCTCTTCTGATCATATAACGATCCCCCTATTTTTAATTCCACAATCCAACCACTATACATATTCCAAAAATTGAATTCATAACCTCTATTACTTATCTCCTTTTCATGAGCGTTCAATATTACGACCACAACATCATCGGCATCCCCCGCGACGGTGGTATGTTCTACGCCCACATCGATACCATTCGCCAATACCTATCCGATCTTAAGTTACAACAAGACGAACTCAAGGTCCAGACCCACAAGCTCCAATACCGTATCCTCGAAGTCCAGCATCCCACCTCCCAGCACAGTTAGTTCAAAAATAACGTCGACAAACTCCTACTTTCTACCGTTCTCTATCTTCCTGTAATGCATCCTTTCCAGCTCGTATTCACTCCACCTATGCACCATGTAAAATGTTGATCCCAGTGCCAATACCGACATAGATAAATGTGCAGACCATGTCGCCCATCTTCTTTGCATATGCGTTCCCATTATTACCACATATGCTCCTGTTGCCAACAGTGCTGGCACCATTGATGGGCGTTCGTTTTTCATCGTCCTAACCCTACTACAAGGACCCAACACAATATCGTTGTCCATTTATCTTATCTCCTCTCTACTTCCTCTCTAATTCCTCATCCCATAATCAATTTTTACCAATCCCATCTTCTTTCCTCTCTTCCTTCCCAGTTCCCTATGCTATCACTCGCTGCGCTCGGCCGAACTTTGCTTAGAAGGTGTTTTTAGGGGCATTTAAAGTCCTTCTGTGATATCGGATTTTTAGAGCCTTCTTAATATGACTCCTTAGCCTCTAGGGAGCTCTCCCATTGAAAGTTCCGTAACTTTGCATATTATGGTTCTACAGCCTCTGAGAGGTCTAATTACCGAGGGTCAATATTCTCCATATACTTAGAACCATTTTAAATGCCCCTAAAAAGCCTTTCTAAGCAAAATTGGCCCTGTACCCAATAATATGCATTGGACATCTCCAGCGGATGCCTTTAAAAATGTAGTTCATCTATTCTATCACAATTATGATTGCTTATATTAAATAATCGGCATAGTATATAAAATAACCAATCAACCACTATGTCCCAACGTATGAATGAGGCAATGGAAGCGCTAGAGCAGGGTCGACCCTATACATTTGAGTGCAAGAGCCAGAATTTGGATGAGATGCTCCACGATCGCAACGAGTTTATGCAAATTTGCATGGCATGGCGCCATAAACAGCAGGAATGCGATTATATGACAGAAGTTATCGAGAATGGCAAACGTAAATATACCTGTACCGAATCATCGCAACCGTTGTCACATTTTCATCAACGCCGCGTGTACAACCAGATGGAAATCCCATACACATCACCCCGGTAACAACTGAATAACCTGTACTATTTTAGCTTATTTGCCATCTCAAATTCTACAAGAGGCAGACAAGCAATATTTTTAACTAGAAGCTGATAACTTGCCATTGTAGGTCACTCGATACGATCGGCCAAACTTTGCTTAGAAGGTATTTAGATGCTATTGAATGCCATTGAAAGTATCTTCTACTGTATCAGATTTTTAGAGCATTCTTAATATGGCTTCTCAGCCTCTAGGAAGCTCTCCTATTAAAAATCACCAAACTTCACATAATAAGGCTCCAGAGCCGCTTAGTCCATATTCTATCAATTATAATTTTGAACTTACAATGGAAGAACTTAACAGATAGCATCGGAGCCATAATATTGAAAGTTCGGCGCCCTTCTCATTAATATCACCTATTAGATGGCAAAAGTATGGTTGCCTATCGATGTGTTGAGCGTAATAGCAAAAACTAATATGGAGGCCTATTATCAACTGTTAGCAATAGCCCGTTTTGCCCGAACAGTAATAGGTAATAATATTGCAAATAGACGCTGGCAAGAGTATTTTACCACATACGAGATTACACATGATAAAGATGGAAGTGTTTATCATAAATGGTATCTTACTCACAAATCACATGAAAAGATACTACACCGTCACGATGACCCAGCATTTGTTGTATATCGACCAGATGCGTCAACTGGAAAATTGGTGGTCAGTGAACAACAATGGCGGTTAAATGATATGATGTGCAGATCCGATGGCGGACCGACAGTGATAACCGCGAATGGTGCACAATGGTGGCATATGCATAAAGTCCGCGATGAATTATATATCCATAGGGAGGGTGCCCCAGCTTTAATAATGCAAGATGGTACCCAGTTCTGGTATAGATTCTCCAACTTGCATAGGAGTGATGGGCCGGCTATAGTATGTCCAAGCGGCCGTTGCCACTATTATCTAAATGGTAAACTGGCAACTAGGGAGGAGGTAATGGGATCACAGCTCGAGATATGATTTAGAAAAAGTCATCTCCCTAACTTTTTCCCAGTTGATATTATATTTTCTTTCCATAAGTATTCCCCCCTTATTACCACTAGTATGTGTGAGAAAAAGATAGCCGAGGCCATTGCCTGCCATCTGTCTGGCAAGCAGTATGTGTTTCAAAATAAGATGGGCATTACTGAGGATGAGGCAAAGAAGGAATGCGAGGAGTTTGCCACCATTTGGCATGCAGTTTTGCAGGCGGAACTGAAGCGCGGTGGTCTGCGCATTATTACCACTCCTGCTGGTGGTCAGCGCTATGAGAAAACCGCCAGTTTCCGCAATCTTCCCGTTCAATCCATCGATTCCGCCTTTGTACCCAATCCCGATGAGGGCGCCATTAGACAACGTGTTAAGTTGGCCAGAGCCCAGAAGCTGGCAGAGACACCCGGTGATAGCGACACCGCAACAACACCTGGGGCGCCTGATGAGGAAGCGGAGGAAGCTGAAGTGAAGAAGCTTATGGCCGAGGAATGGGAATCTGTCAATAAGGCCAACAACGACATTTACCTGATGTATCGCGGTGGTAAAGCCTCTATTTCGGTCTAAGTATTCATTTATATGCTATGCCCTTATTTTTCCCTTCTCACTCATTCCGATCGCATTCAAACACAGCAAAGAGAAACTAAAAATAATAATAATGTTTTCTCTTTCTCTTTTATCCTCTTTATCCCTCTTACGGCAGCGCAACCACGATTTTAATAACCTCCTCATGCCACGGCGCACGCCAGTTGGCCCTCTCCGCCGTAGAAGCAGGTGGATAGGTAGGATTGGGACGCGCGTCACCCGCCAGACGCGCCGGCAATGTTCCTGCACTCAGGCCCGCGCCAATCGACGGCCAGCCTATATCATCCCATCTATTGCTCCACGGGCCTGCTCCCAGATTGGGACCGCTCTCCGGCTTCAGCCACGTACCGCGATTGCATGTAAAGACCGGCTCTGCACCCAGCTTAAACGTCAGGTGACCCGAGTCGTACGTGATACGATGAACCGACTGTGGGCCCACAGCTCCAAATGCCGTGACCTTGTATCCCGGATGAATTGCCGTACCGTAGAATCCCGTCGTGTTGTATCCACCATCCACACGTCCATCAATATCACCATAGATGCGCGTAGTAACACCGTTACCAATATCGCCATCCAATGCGTCGCCCCGCAACTGACGGATAAACATTGCTATACCCTGCACCGTATTTACATCTGCAATGATGGAGACACGACAATTGGCAAACGTACTACCCGCTCCGTAGTATGTATTCACCAATGCCGGATTAATAGCACTAATACAGGTTTCCATATTAGCCAATCCACTTCCCATCGATGTAAACGTGCTGGTCTTAACAGGTGTTCCTCCTCCAATCTCGCATGCACTGGTATAGACCGAGTAGCCCTGACGACTGCCTCCAAACAGGTTTGCCAGCGCCGCCGTCGGTCCCATGTAAGTGGACGTAGAAATGAAGTTGTTGAGCGTGTCTATTATGACATGGGTGCATCCGAGCGTCGTTGTCATGTATCTGATCGCGGTTGAGAACACCTTCAGCATCGTCTCCAGTCCCGGCCGTGTGCTTGCCATCGAAACCACCGGCTGGCAGATCGTAGTTGCCATAATGCCGAGATTGTCAATGTTAATCGATCCGAAAAGGCTCAGGTAAGCAATGTTCTCGCCACCCGTATAGCTTGGATTAATTCTGCCTGCCATATAACGCCGACCAATCGTCACCACGTTAGTTGTTCTGAATCCTCCCAACTGGTAGTATGCCGAACCGGGCGAGCTGTCGTGTGGCCACATGATCGTGTTAAACTCCCGTCCCACCGCCGAATTGTTAAAGAAGAACAGCCCCACCGCCGATTGCTCCAGTGTCTCCGCCGCTCCCGTCAAATTCCACCATACCGTGCTCGGCTTGAATCCCACCGTCAAGTCCAGATAGTTGTTGTATATGATATCATAGCCCAAATACGTCGAGATTGGCTTCATATAGCGATCGTTGGCCATGTATATCGAGTTTCTCAGAGTCGGCAGAATAAAGGTTCCATTTTGACCAGAATACAGCCAACTAGCACATGGATTATACGTACCAGCGCGAATATCGATAAACTCATCCAACACACTGCTTACAGCCGTCTGCAGTGTCGACCACGATTGCGCCGGCAACTGATTGCTAATATCCGATTTCGTCTTGATCGTTCCTGCCAATCCCACCGTATTAGCCAGTAGAATCGTTGCATTCGTCAAACTAATGATTACTGCCGGAATCGATCCCGTAATATTCATCGCGAATGGAATATCATCAGTATTAGCCACAATCATACCAATAGCACCCGCCGCCAAGCAGTTTGTCATCTTCACGTTAAAGCTCACCGTTCCACGACCGCAAAACGCAATCTTACCCGATACCGCCGCCGCATTCACCAACGCCGTATCCGCCAAGAACGGATTACATACCACGATATCTCCCGTGACTCCCGTCGTAGTCGGCAACGGTGTATTGCTGCCCGTTACCGCCGCATATGTGTTCACCGCCGGACCCGGTGCCGATATCACCACCACCGACTGCGCCGGAATATACGATACCGTTGTATTGAATGTCTGACTGAATTGCACCGCATACTTGTCCAGATCGAACATTGCCGCAAATACCACTCCCGCCTCACTGTCCGGCAGCACCGGCGCAATCGTCGCCTGCGCCGTCTCTCCTCCCACTATTCCCGTATAGTATCCATCCGCATCCGCCGCCAATGCCGCCGAATCCAGCAGAATAGTAAAGGTAAATGTTGTATTAGCACAATAATCCGCATCTGCATCATAATGCGACAACTGGCTAATGCCCACCGTGAATGTGCCGTTTAGCAGGGCGTCCGCAAATCCCGCCAACACCACCTGAGCTCCCGGCACCACATTCGGTCTCTGCTGACAGATAATAGTAGTCAACGGCGAATTTGTAACAATAGTCGACGTCGTCATGTTCGTCGTCTGCACCGCCAACACCGTCACCTCATCATGCTCTATTCCCACCGTCGTCAACAGCCGGAAACGCTCCCTCAGCGCCGCCTCTCCCGGGAATCTCGAACAGTTCAGTCCATAGCTGCTCGTATTCTGCTGCGTCAACAGAATCTCCAGATGCTCCTCCAGCATAAACTGCGCATTGTTGCAATTCTCATAGTACATTGCCTGCGTCTGCACGTACGGGCGCGGCACAATCGTCGTCACACTCTTCGTAAAGTACGACATCGTCACACTCACCGACTTACCATTCGTATTGCTCACCACCAGATCCCCATTGCTCTGCAACGTCAGACTCGTCAGTGGAAACAACAGATTAGTGATCTGCAGCATGAAATTGGTGCTATCAATCGCATAGATCGACCCCGTAATGCCCGTCGCCTCCATCGTCGGAATTCTCGTTCTTATCAACGATGACATCTTACCATGGTTTGCATACTGCATCGGCGCCCCCGAATACGTCGTATACACGTACGGATACACCGTCGTATCTATGAACATCATCGGCGAGTTCACACTGTTGATCTGATTCAGACCGCTCGTTCTCTGTATCCACTGTCCATGCAACGGATGTCCCAGCCCCACCACCGCACTCGTCGCCGCCACGCTCACCGTCGCCCACCCGTACGTCTCGTTCACCGTGAATTCACCCGTCATACCCGCCGGTACCGCCTTCGGTCCCGTAAACGAGTCTCCTCCCTGCGTCACCAGCGTTATGTTAAACGCGCTTGCATTAATGATCTTCAGCACCGCTCCCACCATGAATGTCTCGTCCAGTGCCGGCAGCGTGTACGTCGCCGCCGCCGTCGGAGCCGCAAAGATCAATCCCAGCGTACTCAACACATTATATGTCGTATTTGTCACCGTCTCCGTCTGCAAGTGAAACGGTATAGTCGTACCGTTCGCAAACGCCATTTCGATGGTATATCCTCTCACAATAAAAAATAAATAGAGCAACAATAATCAGCCTCATCATCTCTGTTTCCCCCATCTCTCCGCCTCTCTAATCCCCATTCCTCCCTTCCCCACCTCTCCCCTTCCATCTCCCATTCATCCCATTTCGATACCCTCGCGGGTATCTGCGCGACTTTGCACAGAAGGGCTTTTTAGAGGCTGAATCGACCTTCTGAGGGGGTGGCCTTTTGGGAGATGATCTAGAAGGGCGAGCCAGGGGCTGGGGAGGCTTTGTATTGAAAGCCCAGATTCATGCAATGGGAGGGCTCCTTAGGGGCTGGGGAGGCAAACTGAGAATGGGCTGTTTTATTTATATACGTAGAAGGCAGGCAAATGCCCTTGAAAAGGCATTCTGAGCAAAGTTGGCCCACCTGCTATGAGATAGATGTGAGAGATGGTAGGGATGTGATAATATTGCAAGAAGTGATGTTTGTTGGATAGAATGGGTTAAATTGGATAGGGATAGGTGAAACGGGATATTATCATTTTTTTGGCATGTGGTTAGATAGTAAGTATTTAGGTTTGGATCGTAATAGTATTGTTACAAAAGCAATAGTTAGAAATTTGATTAATATGGTGATTATTAGATGCAATTATGAAATTGACATTGGATGAGCTTGGCCAGATTGCTGGACTAAGCCTTGTAAACTATCGTAGGCTTCTGGCTTTACCACGCTTTGCACGCAAGGCATGTAGTAAGGAGGGAAGACTATATTGGCAGCATCATTTTACTGTTTATCGTAAAGAAGGAGGAACTGAAGAATGGTATCTCAATGGTAAATTACACAGAGTTCAGGAGGGTCCAAATGCCGGTCCTGCGTATATATTTAGTGATTATAGTGAGTGGTATCAATTTGGAAAAATACATAGAGATAATGGTCCAGCATCAATATTACTACGCGGTAGAAAAACCTGGTACAAACACGGAAAAATGCATAGGGAGGATGGACCTGCAATGATTGATAATATAAGTAATGTTAAAATGGTACGCTGGATGATTAATGGTATTACACATCGTACTCAGGAGGGACCGCTGGCTGGACCTGCTATAATTACATATTATGGAACTAATAATGGAATATTCACAACTGAAGAGTGGATATTGAATGATAGAAGACATAGAATTGGCGGTCCGGCAAAAATCAATAGTTCTGGACACGAGGAATGGTGGTTAGATAATAAACTTCATAGGGTAGATGGTCCGGCGGTTATCTATGAGAATGGTTGTAGAGAATGGTGGTGTAAGGGTAAACGACATAGAATTGGTGCTCCGGCTATTATATTTGCTAATGGAAAGGAAAGATGGTACGTAATGGGTAAGAGGGTGGATCCGTTCTAGGTTCTTATTAGTATTTTTGCATGGTATTGTGAATATAGTCGAAATAGATAATAAATGGGAAAAATGAATATGTAAATCGGTACTTAACCTGTTTATATACTACATCTAATACTACGGCTGAGCTCAAAAGGAATGGATCTGGGATGGTTTACCAAGGGCGATCCTGTTGAGACGCGTTTTACGATGGATCGCAGATGCCATGGTTCGTATAGGGTGGCATATGATACGAGCAGAGAGGAGGTGGTGATAAAATGGGGAAAGGCCATAGCATCATACAAACTGGCCAATGGTAGGGCAACATGTACGCGTAGCACGCAATTGGATGGAAGTGTGGATAGCATTATTGTGAATCCTGAAATGGGCTGTGTGTTGGACTGTGATCGGCTTATGTTTCGCATGGCCGAATTGCGCGAGGGAACAAACATGCTGCAACTATTGGCGACATATCTACATGCTACGTATAGTGAATATGAGCCTACCGAGCCCCTTATTATCAGTTGCGCTGCGCCTTATCGTCTGGAGGAAATCAGACTTCTGGTATGCCGTCTCAATGGTCATCATTATCTGATACGTATGAATTGGGCAGGTCGTCCCATTGCTTCATATCCGATTAGTTTGCCGTATGGAGAGGCGGCACATACAAATGCAGATCCGCATGCGGTGCCTGAGGGAAGGACATATGGCGATCATTACACGGCTAAATTTCTAGGATGTATGACAGTGGACGAACGGACCACTCATACACTTATATGCACTACGCAAGCCCTTATCATAGCTCATCACGAGGGACAGCACCTATATACCATTGATTTGAAGGATGGTAGTCGGGGCACTCCTCCCCCACTCTTCTCGGATAGCATAGCAGAAGTCCTACGTAAGCCTGGCATTCCTGCGTACTGGATTAAACATGCAGAAATCGATTCGCATGGCCGTCTTCTCATGCTCCTTCACACAGCGGATAGTCGCCATTGTATCCTGCGCATGTGCTATGCCGATACTGGTGCGTATATTCCCCTTGCCAATGAACGTTGGCAACGCTCCTACCTTGACAAGTATAACTGGCAGCAGGCGCCCTCATCCTTCTGCATCAATAGCAACGGCCACCTCATCCTGGTAGCCCGAGATGACATTGTCGTGCTAACTCCCCCGTAGAGACGTTATCGCTATCTTCCTTTTTACATACAAAAATAACGTATCATATCCTCCTACTTAGCCTTATTTTGAGCATACTGTTTCACCGTCTCCGTACTCACGTTCAATGCATAGGCCAGCTTTTCCGCAAGCTGTTCCGCCGTGTAGCAATAGGTGGGCACCTTACTTGGTCCATGACTCGTCGCCGGCATCATATGTCCAAAGTATCGCGCAAATGCAGGGCGTATCAGCTGCGTTCTCTTCTCGGCCTTCACCCATCTGCAGTATTTTTCGTACATTGCTCCGCTGTCGCAGTTCACATCCTCCAGGTTGTTTAGTAGCCACAACTGCACGTCGTTATGAACCACAATCTTCTGGCGCTTGCGAGGGGAAGCTTCCGCCGCAGCTGCCCTCTTATTTCCTATCTCTGCTCTCTCCTCCTCCGTTTCATCCTCCACGAGTAGTTCCTTTATCGGCTCCTCCGCCAATAACTTCTGCTGCACGTTCAGGCATGCATCGATTGCCTCGCTAAATGTCAGCTTGTACATCTCCCCATATTCAATTGTCTCTCCGAATTGATTATTAATCATCTCCAGTGCCTTCTTCATATTTGGCACTGGAAGACAGACAATCGATGATTGGGGCAGAATTGACTCGATCTTACTCTGCAACAATCCCGCATCCTCCGTGCTTCCCATCTTCACATGCTGAGGCATCACCGGGTGTGATATTACGTAAATAACGCCAGCCATTTATATAGCTGTTCATATCGCCCATTCCAATTCAATTTTTAACATATTGTACATCCTAGTTCATCTCCCTCTATTGATTTTTGATTTTTGATTCTGAATATCACATATATGTCACGGAAAGCAATGTGCCCAATTCTTTCTATTGACGTGCTCGATGTCTTGGCGACTCTCTATAATGATCACAACGGAATGAAGATATATTATCAGCTTCTCACCATTCCAAAGTTTGGAAGACGTAGTTTACAACCTTCCAGTCAAAAACGATACCAGACTCACTTTGTACACGATCATAGTTATACTGAAATTAATGAGTATGAACAATATGAGGAAGAGGATGATGATGATACAGCGAGAGCTTACATCTATCATATCAAATACCTACCGCATGTCAGTCTTAATTATGAATATCTTAATAAACTGTCTCGAATGGGGAAATACCTACATAGTCCACCTGGAAGTGAAAAACCACTTCCCAGTTTCATAGTCCTAAATCCTCAAGGCCAAAAGACCACTGAACAAATATACTATAATGGTGAATTGCATTGTAGTACAGCTCCTGCGTGTATTAATTACTATACTAGCAAAGACAGCGTTGGCAGAATAGAAAGTGAAGAATGGCGGTTAAATGGTAAATATCATAGGGATAATGGTCCTGCTCGTGTAACCTACTATGAATCGGGCAATATCAACTGCGAGACATGGTTTCAAAATGGCAAAAATCATGGTCCAAATGGGGGAACATCTCCAGCCTGTATAAACTATAGTAAATCGGGTAAAGTCATATCTGAAGTATGGTACCAACATGGCAAGGTTCATCGTTCCCTGATTCTGCCGTCTGGAAGGAAGGCTCCAGCCAGTATAACCTATCGTATAGATGGTACAATTGAACAGGAAGAATGGTTTCAAGACGATAAGCGTCATTGTACCGACGAACCTGCATTTATTCAATACTACGAACCAAATAAGATTCATTGTGAGAAATGGTATCAAAAAGGTAAATTACATAGAGAGGATGGTCCTGCATATATTTCATATAAGAAATCAGGCAAGATACGAGCCGAAGAGTGGTATCAACGCGACAAATTGCACAGAGAAAATGGACCAGCTAGGACGAGACTTACCGGCGGTGATGATTATTACTACAATAATAAGAAATATTCGAAGGCTGATTATAAAAAGAAGATGAAGAAGATACAACTAAGTAGGAAACAGATAGAAACAACCGAAATGATATTACATTCGTTGGAAAAAATTAATGATAGACTGGATAATATAGAAAGCAGACTATTGTAACCATACTTTTCTATTTTTGAACTGCCAATAATACATTATTAAACATAGCAAAAAGACTAACCAAAGACGGCCCATGTCTGATAAGCCGAATGCGAGGGTGCAAGTACGACTTCCTTTTGATATTCTTACCACTATAGCTCAGATTTCAATTGAATTATATCGCCTCCTCCTATGCATACCACGCTTTGGTAGAAAATCTATGCAATACGATAATCAGCTATACTGGCAACGGTACTTTACGACTTATGATGAATATGGTAAAGAGTATGGTGATTATATTCGAAGATGGAGAGTATGTGGACGCTATCATAGAATAGATGGTCCGGCATTTATTGAATATCATTCACCTGCTGGAAGCGGATTTCATCAGTGGTATTATAATGGAAAGCTACATTGTGAAACAGAAGCAGCATATAGTCATTCAAGCGGTTATAAAGCATGGTACCACCATGGATACCGACATCGAGTGGGAGGACCGGCTATTATTCGTCCATGTGGTACCGAGGAATGGTGGATAAATGGAAAACAGCACCGTGTAGGTGGTCCCGCTGTAACATGGAATCATGATGGATCACAGAAGTGGTGTCTAAACGGAGAACTTCATAGGGTAGATGGACCAGCCGTTATTGTTGAGACAGATGAGTATAGGGGTTATAGGGCATGGTATCTAAATGGAATGAGGCATAGGACAGACGGTCCAGCGGTTATAGATCCTAAGAAAGGCATTGAGGAATATTGGATAAATGATGAAAGAAAAACAAGAGAGGAGGTTCTAGGATCGTAGGAAGCTATGGGCCGGTCTTTTTTACAGCTGATTCTGTTTTATTTCTGTATGACTCTACTTAGAACTAAGATTACAATATAAAAATAGGATGAATGGATTCTATATTTCTATTTTAAGTTAATTGACGTCCTAAATCATAGTCAGCGTAATGACGCGGGCATCTATTCCATGGTTGCCCTTTGATATAATCAACATAATCGCCTCTCTTGACATACCCCTATATAAAACGTTGTTGAGTTTGCCGCGCTTTGCCCGATCTACCCTACGCAGACAACGACATTGGCAGCTGTATTTCACGAAAGTGGAGATTAAGGAGGATCATCCAGGCACTATGGTGGAACGATGGACACTTAATGGACGTAAACATAGGCTAGATGGCCCGGCTATCATGTTAATTAAGAATAATGTGACAATGCAATATTATTGGTATCGCAATGGCATTAAACATCGCGATGCTCTTCCAAATGGGAGAACAGGTCCCGCCTCAGTAGAATATCATACACATCCAGACTACTCCTGTTACGATAAACATTGGGTAGTAAACGGCAAACTGCACCGAACAGATGGACCCGCCATAGTTCGTAAAGATTGCAATCAGCAAATTACAAGGGAGTGGTATCAAAACGGCACACATCATAGGGCATATGGCCCATCTATCATTAACGTCTATTCAAACGGTTCCTCCGATATGTTCTATTATAAGGATCAGGAATTACATCGCGAAGGCGGACCTGCAATCATACGTTATAGCTCTCGTACTCTAAGTACAACATGGTATGCGAAAGGCAAACAGCATAGAATAGATGGACCCGCCCATCTAAACCAACATGCAGATGGCACATATAACCTCTGCTGGTATAATAATGGCTGCCTTCATCGCATCGGGGGTCCAGCAACAGATAGCCTCCTCGCAGATGGCACCCGTGATCAATTGTGGTATGAGAATGGGCTTTTACATCGTATAGATGGGCCCGCATGGGACACCAGCAAAGCAGATGGCTCTTTCTATCATGCATGGGCCATAAATGGTGAACATGTGCTTGTAAACAAATACCCGCGAGGGACTGAGCATTAACGTAGATAGGGATCTATTGGTGAAAAATAATACATATGAAACCCATTACGCGTATTCCACCTGTTCATCATCTATCCAATATTCCGGTAGACCGTTTACATAGCGAGCAGGGCCGCCAATGCGATGCCTTTTTCCCCATTGATACCATTCCTCTTTTTCCTCCTCCGGTTCATTTGTAATCATATTAATATGTTCAATAGCGGGACCATCCTCGCGATGTCGCGTACCTACATACCAGTATTCACGCACACGATATCCTAGTTTAAAGAATGTTTTAGCGGGTTTCATCTCTCCAAATATGGGATTCTCTCTATGTAACATACCATTAAACCACCATTCCTCGGTATTATCGGATCTGATAATAGCAGGGCCACCCTCTCTATGTCTTACACCGTTTAACCACCACTCTGCAGCTTTCTGATTGATGATAGCAGGACCATCTGATCGATGACGCTGTCCATATCGCCACCATTCCTTTCTATCAGCTTCGATAATACCATCCTCTCTATATCGTTGCACATTCTTACTCCAGTCATCAGTATCTTTAAGAATAGTGATAGCGGGTTCATCTGCGCGATGTAGCACACCATTCAACCACCATTCCTCATTTCCATTATTATCCACAATCGCCGGACCATCCCTCCTATGCAATTGTCCATTTATCCACCATTCCTCAATTCCACCAACTTTTATAGCTGCTGGACCATCCCTCCTATGCAACAGCCCGTGGTGATAATACTCTATCTGCCCATTGTGATATGTACGCGCCGGTCCACCCTCCCTATGCAGCTTACCCACCACCCTCCATTCATCAGCTATAGTTTCATAGTTAGTACTCACGCGAATCGTGTAATGTGAAATCCAGTATGCTCTATTTCTTACAGCACGACGTGCAAAGCTGGGAATTGCAAGTAGCTGCCTGTAATGAAAGATCATTACTTTATTTCTCGTATACATATCAGCTATCACTGCAATTACATCATATGGTAATCGCGGCGGTTTAGTTGCGATTGCCTTCGTCGTAGTGTCCATTTATATACGTACCCAGTAGCGATATATGTGATCAATTTTATCATTAACATTCTATTCTTCCATTCCCCCTATCTCTATGATTGCCCAATCGTATTGGTAATCATATAAAAATAGTATATACTCCTTCCAGTTTTATAACACCATATTTAGCTTTGGTAATGTGCGCAATATATCACTATGCTTATCAAGTTCGCTGTCCGGTACCGATAGAGCGTATAATTCCTTCAATTCTCCAATATTTACCGGCATAGTTATGCCTGTGTAATTGGTAAGTTGTACAGGGGCCATTACGTACTTAGAAGATGTAACCAAATACCTCAATTTGCCGTATGGTCTACAGTCCACAGGATCCTTATTATTATCGATTACCAACATCTCACAATCCATCTTTGCCGGTACCTTGTCAACAGCTGCCCTTTTTGTCCTCGGCATCTCTCTCCACTCTATTATAGATGATCTACAGGATAGATCAACTAAATCGACCTTGCTTGCCCAGCCCACACCATATAGAAAGCCTGTAATATTGAATAGTGTTAATTTACACAATTTAGGCATATTTGTGACAGCATTTGCTAAATCATCGTCGTTAATCGTATAGCAAGATAGTGTCAATTCGCGTAACTTATATAGTGTTGAGAGTCCCGGTGGCAACGTCCTACTCATACCATCCGATAATGTCAATCTAGTTATACCACTCAATAACATAAGAGAAGGGACACAATCTACCCATACATTTTGTAGACAGACCGGATTAAGGACATTTGGATCCAATTCTATTATCTCGTTCCTCTCCATGGCAAATATCGATACCTTCCTCAATTCCAGTTTCCGTAGCATATCGCCATAAAGTCTGAGGTCCTTCCTCGCCGCCTCCGTACTCTTCCACGTCATTGTCAATTTCTTTATCGTGCCTACCAAATGTCTACACACTAAGGCCAAACTGCTATCATCACACCTCTTTGCTACCAATTTCTTAATTGGACAGTTTTCAATAATGCTTATCATTGACGGACCCCATGTACTATTTAATTTGCGAAGATTTGGCACCTGTGCCGCCGTCAGCGTTATGTTGGGGGCCCACAAGGCCACCAATGTACGCGGTACATCTGTTACCACTGCAATACTACTATCCACATGTAACCTTTTTAGATTGGGGAAAGATGTAGAACAGTGTTGAGGTACCTCCTTTACGATTATCTCCTCTATATTCGGAAACACCTTGTACTTTCTATACGTGATGCGCTTAGAGTCTATTCCCCTAATATCACCCATCATATCCATATGTATTGGTCCCTTGCTGACTACTCGCTTATATTTGATGTATTTCGCCCAAAGCATTCCTGCCAATACACCATATGGTGTCCTATCCGATAATCGCACATATCTACGCATATCGTTAATAACCCTTTCACATATGCCCTTCCACACAGGAGATACCAGTCTCATTCTAAGTAATTCGGATACCCTTCCATCGGAACAGTAGCTAAGAATCAAATAGAGGCAATCGTTGTTTAGTTTGCCCATTTGAATCTTTCTATGCCTAATCGAGGGATCAAATTTAAATAATAATCTCTATGCTGATCATGCCCATATAAGTGTCGATATATACCTTTTTAAGTTTTGATTATGCCATTTCATATTATTCACATTCCTAATGGGTAGACTTCCCCTAGATGTTTTGAATATAGTAGCCAGGTTAAGCTTGGATTATTATCGTCTAATGCTATGTATTCCACGTTTTGCCCGTTCAACCGTCTCTCGTATACACCATCAATATATTACCCCTCCTCAACAACTCTACTGGCAACACCACTTTACCAAATATATACCACCAATCATCGGCCAAGTCGGTCCACATCACTTTATGTGGACTCTCTTTGGTAAAATACATAGAGTGCAGGAAGGTGCAAATGCCGGACCTGCCTATATTCTACCAGATAGTAGTAAATTATGGATTCGTCGTGGTAAACTCCATAGAATTCAAGAGGGCCCATATGCCGGTCCTGCTATATCTTGGCACAATTCAAGATATGAATATGTAAGTCAATCACTTAGTTACTGTAAAATACATGTATTTCTATCGGAACAATGGGATCGCGACCAAATAACGTGGTATGATGACCTACGTTTTGATAGACAGGAATGGTGGTTGAATGGTCAACTACATCGTATAGATGGACCCGCAATTACTTGTCAAAATGGTAGTCAATATTGGTGTCAATATAATCAACTACATAGAACAAATGGCCCAGCATCTGTAGAACCAAATATACAATACCATACATATGATAAAAAATTGACTACAATTGCTTGGTATTTCAATGGCAAAAAACACCGGATCGATGGTCCGGCATATTACAAGCATTTTGATGATGATAATAAACTATTGGAAGAATGGTACATAGATGGACAATTGCATCGTGAAGACGGTCCCGCCTCTATTGAATACAACGAGAATGGCATGATCTATTGCAAAAATTGGTGTTATAATGGCGAAATGCATCGAGAAGATGGTCCCGCCTTTATTGAATATACTTATGATGGAACCATTGAGGAAGAAGCCTGGTTTAACCACGGAACGGAAATAGATAATGTCCCCAGTATTAATCATGACACATCGCCCATCCATTCTACGTAATGCCATCGTCTATGATATTGTCACATCTATTCTTCTTTTTTACGTTCTCCTCCACTTACTCCAGTAGCCTATATACGCTCCGCGGGGCCCTTTTTAAGCGGTTTGTCGCATGGGAGGGCTTTTCAGGCCCATGCGGTGATGTTTTGCGATATCAACATATTTTGGCTTTTCTCAATATGTCTTTTTATGCTATTAAAATGTTATTGTATTAATCATCTACCATACTTTTTACAGAATGGCTCTATAGGCTCTCAATTAGCCTTTTATTATATCATAATTCTGAACTTTTAATATTATGTCTTTAATAACCCTCTAGGAGCCTTTCTGTGAAAAGTTCGGGCCCGCGGAGCGTATTAGGATAAATAGGGATATATCAATCACAAGTTATGATATAGAGTTTTTATGGAATCAAGTAATACATTCCAAGAAACCAGCGGAAAAAGGTATTAATTATAATTTGATTATGGTAATTATAATAACTATAACCTAGGCAGGATAGACCAGGTATTGATAAACGCAAAAAGGAGATATGACTCGTCGCGGAAATACTATGGGAGTGCATGCCCAGAGAGGAATGACTGGAAGAGACATCGTTGATGTAGAATTTAACGATAGGCAGCTTCCTAATATTCATCTTCCGATGGACATTATTAATATCATTGCTCTTATACGCGATAATAAATCGACAACATACTATCGATTGCTTTTAGCCATACCTCGATTTGGACGAGCTACCCTTGATAGAGTAAAGCAGCTACGATGGCAGTCGCATTTTACAACTCAGACAGTAATTATGGAACCGGAAGGGGCGCATCAGGAATGGTGGTTAAATGGGAGACGCCATAGAATAGATGGACCGGCAATTATAGAGACGGATGGATATAATCATTGGTATTTACATGGAAAACGCTACCGTATTGATATGCCGGCCACAGACAAATATCTAATACAGCAAATGTGGTTTCGGGATGGTGCGCTACATGGACAATGTTCCGAAACGGGAACAGCTGAACCAGCTATTGTTCTTACAGGTAGAGATGGTAATGTGGAAAAACATTGGTATGAGAATGGAATACTGCATCGTGTAGATGGTCCGGCTATAATATATGGGGATGGTAATGTGGAATATTGGATAAATGGCGTGCAGCATACAAAGCATGAATATGAATCGCAAATAACGCAATAAAACAGTTTCCTCGATTTGTTAATTTTTGAATTGTCTATCTCATATTATTGACATCTGGGAATCAATGGCCGCACAATCGCTTGTAACTAGTCTAAATCTCATCGCCCGTGTTTCACGAAACTGCTATGAGAAGGCGCTAATAAAACGTACTGTAATGGTTTCTGGAGTATATTCTCATACGCAGCATTTGATACATCCCATCGATGGAAATGAAATGATCAGTAAAAATAATACTGATGGTGTTGAATCATGGCCAACACAATATGTATTTCACTTCATTGTGCGTTCTGCAGATGAAGTGAATGATCTAGCTGAAAAAGCGGCAGCAGAGAAGGCTAGACAACTCAGACGAGAAGAATATGAAAGGATACTGGCAATTGAAAGAGAGCAAAAGGTTTATATACCCGTTAGTAATTATATACTCGATTTGCTTGAAGAATACGATGAAGATATAAATAGTGGATATTTATATAAATCTATGGCCGACCATCCATCATGTTAAACGACAATATACCAATATGATCATTCTTTTTGCATGGTTATGTACTGGGTATTAAAGGATTTTTGAAGAGTATAAATAGAGTATTTGTTCTGTGTTATGACTAGTCTCCGGTTATCACTCAATACATTAAACGCCATAGCTGGTATTTCATGGCAGTGTTACGGCCTTATGCTTAATATATCACGATTCGCGCGAACTACATTGGTACCTGATGTACAACTTCAATGGCAAAACCATCATACGGTACATTTTATCAATGGGGATGGAAGCCGGGAATGGCGCCTTGATGGTTTGCATAGAATAGACGGTCCAGCGTTTATTGGCGCCGATGGTACTATGATATGGTACAAGCATGGTAAGCGACATCGCGATATTGCCCCAGATGGGACTGATGAACCAGCCGCCATCATTAATCATGTAATTTATGCACGGAAAGGTTATAATCTTTTGTATCGGGTATCGGTTTATTGCCACGAATGGTGGTACAATGGCGTTTTACATAGAGATGATGGTCCGGCTCGCATATTATTTGCTGGTAAGGATGGTCAGGAGTGGGAATGGTATAGACATGGTCTTCGTCATAGAGATCCTGTAAATGGAGATGAACGGCCTGCTGTTATTAAGGATAGACATTGTGAGTGGTGGTTAAATGGTAAAATGCATCGATTAGGCGGTCCTGCCATCATTACTCCTACAACAGAGCAATATTGGTGTATGGGTGAAAAAGCAGAATGGCATGTTCACAATAATAAGGTTCTATCATATATTATCAGTAGACTGAGAGAAAGGTTAGATTCAGTAAACAGTTCGAATGAGAATGGGGTTGAGGAAGATAAATTTAGCATAAAGAATGTCTTAAATAAGAGTAAACCTGGTTACCTGCATCTTCCACTTGACGTTCTGAATGTAATAGCCAGTACTAAGATCCTTGTAGCGGTATACAATTATAAACATCGCAAATACAATAAACTGGATCCTGACAATAACACACTACTTGCTATCTACAGACAAATGCTTCATGTGTCTAGATTTGCCCGATCGACTCTAAATGGCAAAGCGCAAAAATACTGGCAATCCCATTATACATATTGTGATAAATTTAAAGATAGACGGCAATGGAAACTCAATGGTATGTTACATCGTATTGATGGGCCGGCAATTATATGGCGTAATGGTAATGAGTACTGGTATAAATACAATAGGTACCACCGCGACATTCTTCCCGATGGAACAGCGGAGCCATCCATATCATGTACTAATGTAACAGGTACAAGATATAATGTTTGGTATGTTGATGGTAAAAAGCATCGAATAGATGGTCCCGCGTATATGGATAGTAGTGGTTTACATGAGTACTATATAGACGGTGAGTTCATGACTATTGAAACCTTTATAAATAAAGTCAATAGGATGGTATATCCCATGCTGTTTACACCAAATATGACGGCTGAACGACTACAGATACTTATAGGGCAAATGACTAGAATAGAAGGGTTTTCAAAACAGCATCAGCTGGAGGAGATAGCTAGATCGCGGAAATATGCCGAAATGATGACAGATTCAGACGAGTTGCCTCCGCTTCCATATTGCGAATCACCTCCAGCTGAAATGATAGAAACAGAGGCAACTAGTCGTGAATTTATGATGACAAGGTTGTGATGGAGATATGATTATAATAAGTCGGATGATTGTATTTTTGGTTTAGATCTCTCATCGCATCTCAAAAATTGAATGAATGCATTATCATATTCATGGATCATCATATTACACCTCCTCGTCTTCCACTCGATGTACTTAATATCATAATTCAAGCCAATGCAGATTATGAAGAAATTACATCTACACATGACGAACGTATAGAAAGGGAAGAATATGAGAATACTAAACGCATCATGAGAGCGTTTCACGCGGCCGACAGCGATGATAGTGATGCAGACAGTTATCATGATAGCAGTAGCGATGATGATGATATTGGGTATAAGATTATTCAGCCATCTCTTCGCTGCTATATTCAACTTCTGGCATTGCCCCGTTTTGCACGATCCACTTTAACGCATGGAGTTTATTGGCGAATACAGTTTATCACTAATAATTCAGAACAGAAGTAAGTTAATATGGTCGCAAATACTACTTTATTAACTGTGAACCCATGATGGGTAGGGATATGTCAATCTATCTTCCATATCAGTGTAAACTGCAAACGCAATTCTTTTTATATTTTTGATTCCAATAATCTATCATATAATCTTCGATTATGAGTAAGCTTCCCCTAGATGTTTTGAATATCATAGCTGGTTTAAGTATTAAGCACTACCGCTTAATGCTATGTATTCCACGTTTTGCCCGTTCAACCATCTCTCGTATACATGAGATTTCCGATCCCCGCCATCAATATATTACCCCTCCTCAACAACTCTACTGGCAACACCACTTTACCACAACTTGTCAGACATACGGTTGGTATCAATATGGAAAAATCTGGAGACTACATTATAAAATTCATAGAGTTCAGGAGGGTCCTAATGCCGGACCCTCCTGTATTTTAGCTGACGGTAGTCAAATGTGGTCTAGATTTGACAAACTGCATAGAATTCAGGAGGGTCCTAATGCCGGACCAGCAATTATATGGTGTGTTGGAAAGGATAATGATAAATTTAAAGAACTGAAAAAACGCAGTAGAGGATTAGAATTCTTCAAACCTGATTATTGGTCTCGCGAACGAACTGATTGGTATGCCAGGTTACCATGCGAAAGGCAGGAATGGTGGAATAGCGGTGAATTACATCGAACAGATGGCCCCGCGATTACCTGTCTCAATGGCGACCAATACTGGTTTCATAATGGTCTATTACATCGATTTGATGGTCCAGCACATATTATTGTTGACTGCTATTCGAAGAATTATAAAAAGAGATACAGTGAATATATCTGGTACATATATAATGGTAAACACCGAATAGATGGTCCAGCATTCTCTCAGATAGCGACAAATGGAGATATACTGATGGAAGAATGGTACCAAGATGGCCAACTTCATAGAATTGACGGACCGGCCAGAACTATACGTGCCGGCGAAGAGCAATGGTGGCTTGAAGGTCTTCTCCACCGTCCACAGGATGGACCCCTCGCAGGACCAGCCATTATTAATGCTAACGGTACCGAAGTATGGTATATGAATGGTAAAAGACATAGAGATAATGGTCCAGCTGAAATTCGCGCGGATGGTACCGAAGTATGGTATATGAATGGTTTTAAATATAGAGATAATGGTCCAGCTGAAATTCGCGCGGATGGTACCGAAATTTGGTACATGCATAATAGGAAACATAGGGTAGGAGGACCAGCTGTAATCTATCCAAATGGTACCGAAGTATGGTTTAGGTATGGGGAAAAACATAGGGTAGGAGGGCCGGCCGTCATATATAAAGACGGACATAGCACATGGTGGTACAAGGGCAAGCGTCATAGGATAACAGGCCCCGCGATTGAATATCCCGAGTGTAATTCACATAGGAACTTATGGTATGTCATGGGCAAACGTGTGGAACCATTTCCTATTGATGATAAGGAATCCGACACTGAACAGTCACTATTTATATCATGTGAGGCAGAGCACGACACGTCTACCATTTTAACACACTATTCAGATACAGATACAGATACTGATACTGATTATGAAGGTTTGTAATATTGTTAAATATTTAACATACCCATCTTCCATTTTTGTAAGTTCAAACCCATTGTAAAAATACCTAAAGGATTATCCCTATTAAAATTTGAACACGTAGTCTGTTTAAAGCTAGTACAATGTACTATCGGACTCCTCATTTACCCCGTGACATTCTCAATACAATCGCTCATATCTCTACTGAGATCTATTATTCCCTCCTTTCCATTCCTCGCTTTGGGCGATCCTCACTTACCCACAAACATCAACTTCTCCATCAAGCCCATTTCACCATCCACATCATAGACAAACATGGCAATCAGATTTGGTATATCAAGAATTCCTATTACGGAAGAATACGCCACCGTCTCGATGGTCCCGCCGTTATCAAACCGGATGGATCATATATATGGTATTACTTCGAACGACTTCATCGCAGTGACGGACCTGCTATTTACCGATCAGAACATTCCCAATCATGGTATTTTCATGGCAGACGTCACCGTGCTGATGGCCCTGCAGTTATTGAAGCAGCTAATGATGTGAAGAAGGGTATCCAGGATTGGTATCTAAATGGTCGATTACATCGCACCGATGGACCGGCTATCACCAGATTTGATAATACACGGGTTTATGATCAGGAATGGTATCTAAATGGTCAGCGCCATCGTCTCGACGGTCCCGCCGTTGTTAGGATGGATAGTCCTCTAGAATGGTGGGTTAATCATCATCAGATGACCGAAGAGGAACATACACGGCTATACCGTCGTTCCCATACTCCTTATTAATCATTACTCCTAGTCATACTATACGCTCCGCGGGGCCCCAAAATGCCCAAACTTTCAAGGGGAAGGCTTTTCAGGCCTATGCGACTATGTTCTGTGATATTAGCGGGTTTTGGCCTTTCTTATTATGCCTTCTAGTGTTCTTGATAGGCCCTTCTATTTGTTGAATCCTACATTATTACGAATATGACTCCGATTGTCCATTATAAGGCATATTATAATATCATCATCTTCTTGCTTTTCTTATTATAACTCTAAATGTATGTGACAAGTCCTCCTATCTTATCGCTTTGTGAACTTATGGCACATCATAGATTCAGCTCCTTAGCTCCCCCTTCTATATTATCCTAAATTTGATCTATTCATAGAAGTGCTTTAATAACCCCTGAAAAGGTCTTCTAGCGAAAGTTCGGGCCCGCGGAGCGTATATAGATTTATCGGAGTTGACAGTATGATAACAAATGGTAAATCTAAGTCTCTTGATAAACCTAGACTTCCCTTTGATGTGCTTATCATAATAGCTCATGCCTCCCGGATAGACTTGTTCGTTTACAAAGCTCTTCTATCCATTCCACGCTTTGGACGTGCGTCCTTAAGCTCAAAATACCAACTTCTTCATCAATCTCATTTTACGCAACATACCATAAATAGTAATGGTACACAAATATGGTTTATCGAGTATCCCTCTCGTAAAACGTGTTATCATCGTCTAGATGGTCCCGCAATTATATATTTAAACGGTGATCAGGTCTGGCATTTCACTGGTAACTATCATCGTATAGATGGTCCTGCAGTTACCACATTAGATGGATATAAATTCTGGTATTGCGGTGGCAACCTTCATCGAACTGATGGCCCTGCTGTTATCAAACCAAATGGCTATCAGGCGTGGTATGTACACGGCCATCTTCACCGAATGGATGGACCCGCTGTTATCCGACTCAATGGTAATGAGGAATATTGGATATATGGTAAACGGGTCACAAAGGAGTAAGTCGCAGTGTTCTAATTTTTCCTTCTTAATGATCTTCGTTTTCTATTTTTGAATACTAGTACAGCAATATTAATGGATTAATGTTCGGTAAACCTAGTCCCCCGCATTTGCCCTTTGATATTCTTACTACTATCTCGCATATCTCTATACCCGCCTATCGGGGTCTTCTCGCTCTGTCCCGGTTTGGACGATCCTCACTCACCCAACAGCACCAATTTCTCCATCAATCCTACTTTATCGTCTGCTCCATCAAGAAAGATGAATATGGATTTATAATCCATAAATGGCATCTCATTGATTCGTTATCAAAACGAAGAATATTACATAGTCCCCTTTCCCTTGATGGAACTGTGGGCCCTGCTGTTATAATATACCATCCTCCTATATCGAGATGCCCTGTTGGTCAAAAATATTGTGAGGAATGGTATTATCACAATGAATTACACAGCCCACTTCTCCCTGACGGAATTGTGGGGCCTGCCTCTATCTCATATTTACCACCCTTATCGAGTGGTTCCAATAATCAAAAAGAATATGAATGTTGGTACCATAAAGGCCGACGACATAGTCCTCGTCTTCCCGATGGGACCTTAGGTCCTGCATATATATCTTATACCAAGAATGGACAAATAGCTGCACAGGAATGGTATCGTCATGGCAGGCTTCATCATACAGATGGTCCTGCATGTGTATACACACATGGTAGTGATGAATATTGGGTTAATGGTAAAAAGATTACTGAGAAGCGATTTCCAGATGATTTGGCATAATAAAAAACAATTTCTTTTTGATTATTACACTTGTATTAATTAGTCTATATTAATTCTTACATATGTCACACCCTCCGCATCTTCCTTTCGACATTCTTACAACATTGGCATGTGTCAGTATTCCAATCTATAGAATCCTCCTCAGTTTACCGCGCTTTGGCCGCCGTAGTTTGCAATTTTCACACCAATCGTTATTTCAATCTCATTTCACCATCTACAGTACAGATGACGATGGCATTCGGCGTTGGTATCTCAATTATCCCCAGTCTCATATATTGCAAAACGAGAGAGCGTGGACATTCCATAGTCCTATTCTTCCAGATGGTAGCAGAGCCGCTGCCATAATTCACCCAGACGGCACTCAAGCATGGTATTACAAAGGTCGACTCCATCGTCTTGGCGCCCCGGCTGGCATATTGTCAGATGGTACCCAAACCTGGTGGGTTAATGATAAACTTCACCGTATTGGCGGCCCTGCAATTATTCGTGCAGATGGTAGTAAGGAATGGCGATATGATGGTATGCTGCATCGTCTTGATGGTCCTGCACTTATTTGTCCAGATGGACGTGAGGAATATTGGACATATGGTCGGTTAACTACCAAACGCAGCGTTCTGGGTAATTTAGTATAATAAACCCATCCTTTTCCTTTTTCTAGTTTTGAATTCTAGTTCAGTAGTATTTAAGGTAATAATATCAATGCATCTTGGTAAAAGATCGCACTTTCCTTTTGATATCCTTACCATTATAGCTCATATCGATATTCAATCCTATCGAGCTCTCCTTGCCCTCCCGCGGTTTGGGCGACGTAGCCTACATCCCTTCTTTCAAGTTTATATCCAAAACCACTTTATCATCCACACCATTATCAAGGAATATGTTGAAGACGGTACTGCATCATATGTTCACGAATGGTTACTTGGATATCCCTGTAATGAGATCCGTCATAGTCCAACTCTTCTAGATGGTAGTAAGGGTCCTGCACTAATAAGACATTGGTATCCAAATAGTCAAAAAGATTACGAAGGATGGTATGATCATGGTCGGCGTCATCGTGTTGACGCTCCTGCCTTCATATTCTATTATTCCAATGATCAAATTAGAGAAGAATTATGGTATGTAAATGGGCAACTCCATCGTCTCGACGGTCCCGCTCATATAGAATACATGCCCGATGGAAGAAAATGCAAAGAAACGTGGTATTTTAATGGTGAACTTCATCGTCTTGACGGCTCTGCCCGCATATATTATAGCTATATCGGTGCCGCAACAAGTGAAGAATACTATCTATATGGTAACGAATACACAAAACAAGCCTACAAGGACGAACTATTGAGGTTGACCAAGTAACAATTATGGCTTTTATCCTCTATCCTTTTTCCACTTTTGAATGCTAGTCCAATAACATACTAGATCAATGCTAAGATCAAATCCCCCACATCTTCCTTTTGACATCATTACCATTATTGCTCATGTTTCTATATCTGCCTACCGCGCCCTGCTTGCACTGCCACGCTTTGGTAGAGCCTCCCTAAATTACAAACACCAACTAACCCATCAATCGTCATTCTTACTATTGATCACTGATAATAGCAATAATCGGCGCTGGTATCTCAATGGTAAGCGTCATCGTCTCGATGGCCCCGCAGTTATAACAGCAAATGGTGATAAGTATTGGTATACCAATGACAAGATTCATCGTCTTGATGGCCCTGCTATCATTTATGCTAGTAGTAATCAATATTGGTGTCTCAACGGCATAACGCATCATCGTCTCGATGGTCCTGCCATTATATGTAAAGATGGTACTCAACATTGGTTTCTAAATGGTCAGCGCCATCGTTGTGACGGTCCTGCCATTATCCGACCCAATGGTAATGAGGAATATTGGATAAAAGGTAAACGGGTCACTAAGGAACAGACCATGGGCAATATAGCATAATAAATCTAGTATCCATTCCTATACTTCTTTTTCATTTTACACTATTGAATAATATGAACACAATGACATCTAGATCCTACCCAATGTCGATCAAACCACACATCCCGTTCGACGTTCTTACCATCATTGCCCATGTCTCCGTCAAGACATACCGCGCCCTTCTAGCTATACCGCGCTTTGGACGCCGTAGTCTACAGCTCAAACACCAACTCCTCCACCAAGCCCAATTTACCACATATGCCATTACCACCGACAGTGGATGTACACTACATAACTGGCACCTTGCCCATCGTTCGTCTTGTTTCGACGTGCATGAAGCCGGGAAATATAATGACTATTTCTATCATCGTCTCAATAACCCCGCCCTTATAAAGTATTATTCTAATGGTATAAAATTAGAGGAAAAGTGGTATAAACATAATCAATGTCACCGAATTGACGGACCCGCCTATACGTTTTATAAACCTAGTGGTTATAAGGCTGTGGAATGTTGGGTTCTTAATGGCGACATCCATCGTTCGAATGGACCTGCTTATATAGAATATTATCCCAATGGACAGAAAGAAGAGGAAAAATGGTATGATTCGGGTCTAATTCATCGTCTCGATGGTCCCACCATTATACAGTATTATCTCAGTGGTCAAATAAAACGCGAAATATGGTATGAGCGTGGTCAGCAACACCGTCTCGATGCTCCCGCCCTTATATGTTATCATCTCAACGGAGAAAAGGAGAGAAGCGCATGGTATAAATATGGTATGAATATATAGAGCTCCCTCCTGTCCCTGTCTCGAAACGACAACATCCACATACTCAATTTCTTTTTACATTATTGAATACTAACATAATAGTATTACACCCTCTTCAAATGTCTATCTCATCTTCTATTCTAAATCCACCACATCTTCCCTTTGATATCCTCACTGTCATCGCACACATCTCTATACCCACCTATCGCGCTCTTCTTGCTCTTCCGCGCTTTGGCCGCGCATCTCTAAGCCACAAACATCAAATTTTACACCAATCATCATTTATCATCCACACTATTGACAAATATGGTTGTGAAACATGGCATATTAATCATTCTACTCGTAGAATGCTTCATCGTCTTGACGGTCCTTCTATAATCGATCCCAATGAATGTGAGATATGGTACTTTAATGGTCGGTACCATCGTCTTGATGGCCCTGCTGTTACCTGGGCAGATGGCACACAAGAATGGTTTCATCATGGCCAATACCATCGTATCGATGGTCCTGCTGTCATCAAACCACATGGTGAACAATCATATATCCTATATGGTACTTTTCACCGTGCTAATGGTCCCGCAATTATTTATCCCAATGGTGACGAGGAATATTGGCTCAATGGCATACAAACCACTAAAGAAAATATATTGAATATTCCAGTACAATAATACTATGTTTTTAAATATCCACACAACAACATGTGTCGCCAACTCATACTTATTACTATCCTAGTAACCCATAGACGCTCCGCGGGGCTCCAAAACGCCTAAACTTTCAATAGGAAGACTTTTCAGGGGCATTTAAAGGCATTTTGTGATATTAGCTCATTTAGGCTTTTCTTAATAGGGAGTCTCTATTGATAAAGACTACTTAATATAACTCATAGGCTGAACTTTTAATAATAGGCAACCCTAGCCTCTAAAGACAGCTATTATGATATCTACTTTTTGAACTATTCACAGTATGACTCCGATTGGACCTGAAAAGCCTAACCAAAGGGTGGCCCATAGCTACTAGATTAATGAGGGATGAATAGGGTATTGGCAATTGCTTATTATAATCACATAGGATATGGTATATCAATTCTACCCAAAGTGGCTATGACGGAGTATGTATGCGCTATTTGCGGCTTTACTACAGAGAAGGCATCGGCGCATAGGCTGCATAGTAAGGAGTGCAATGTGAAACCGGAGGATGAGATAGTCAAGCTTAGAAGTAGATTAACCAAACTGAAACATCAGATGGAGAAAATGGAGGAACTGCTGGCGTGGTTGCAGGAGGACAATTACAAGAAGAACGGAGAAAACGAATGGATGAAGGCGGAGATAACGCGGCTTAGGGCATCAAGGGGAAGTGGTAAACCAGTGGAACCATTTCTTGATGAACAGAAGGTGGAGATGAAGAGGAAGGAACAGAAGAAGCGGGAGCAGGAGGAGGCAAGGCGAAGGAATCCAGGAGCATATCCGCCTCATCTGCCATTAGATATTCTGCAACTTATTCCAAGGAGTGCTACATCCGCATCAGCGGGTTTGGCGGCCTATCGCGCACTGCTTGCGGTGCCACGCTTTGCAAGGTCGGCCATGATGCCCAAAGTGCAATTACAATGGCAAGAGCATTTTACATATAGTACATTCGATGTTAAGACGGGCATAAAGACATGGTTTATTGGATGTCAAACAGGAAAGCATGCTTATCATAGAATAGGAGGTCCGGCTATACTCCATCCGGATGGTTCGCAATACTGGTATCGATTTGGAGAGCTACATCGCACGGGATCGCCGGCCATTAGTCTGGCATCTGGTTATAAGGCATGGTATCACAATGGAAAACTGCATTGCGCATCTGGACCGGCGATTTCGCATATTAAAGACGGCCGAGTGGTGATCGCATCAGAGTACTACATTCATGGCAAAAAGAAGACGCGAAAGGAGGTGCTGGGTTACTGATCATGATAGTTCCTTACCCCTATCATGTGGACGTGTACGTTATTCGTATGCCAAATCTATGTGCTGCATCCTGTATGGATGCGCGTAGGGAGGGCTTGTTCCACAGTATCCATCGTGCCCAGAAGCCCGCAGTTTGAATGCCGCTCTTGCCCCAATGCTCACAGTGTGCATCCGTTTGATGATAAGTGTGCGAATGTCGCTGTATATAGCGCGCCTGTCTGGCCGCATCCTTATGGAGGGTATAATCTGAATAGCCACTCGCCCCGAAATGCACCATGTGGCCATCTGGACACGTAACCATCAGCTTTTTGCCTACTCGACTAGAGGGTGACAATCTATATGTTTCCATCGGCTGTGTTATATACTAGTCAATATTATCAATTTCTTGTTAAGATATGAAAATTGATTAATATTACAGTCATTGGAGATGATCAACGATCTCATTCTCAGTATTTTGCGGGCAAATGCCCAGACCACCGTTCTAAAGCATTTGCGACAAATCAATAGACGCTGGAATAAGCTGGCCTTGCAGGTAGCTGGTGAGCAGACATACGTGGCCAGAACCCGTAACGCGTTCACATATCTAATAGATGAACTAGTGCATCCTGGCTTAATGACCTATTTACAGTACACCACGGAGGACCCTAATGAAGAACGATTATTATTAGTTAATGAGCTGATCGAATGGTATGATCCCGGATATAAGAAGGATATGATTGCAGCTGTGCACAATTACATTATGAGTAGATGTGGAGTGAACCCGCCCCGTTTCGGTGATTTTATATTTATTCCATCTGTAGGCGAGTATAGAAATGATGGAATCTTTATATGGAATGGTATCGAGATTATACCACTAGATAATAGAATAGATGAGTATGGTGCATTACCTCGACAGTTTCTGGTACTTGGTACACCATATGGTTGGCGTCCCCTGCGTTATTACCTAGATGCTAGTAGAATTAATATCTATCAAACTTTCCACGAGGTTCGTAGCATGGAACACAATAATCTATGCTGGATAGATGCTCATCTCTATATAGATCAGATTAACGGATGGACCGGAGACGGCGATATGATAATCATTGCTAGAGATGTAAAACTAAAAATAACAATAGTAGAGAATGATCGCGTAGGTCATATGTCAGATATTCGGACAGCTCTGCTCAAACATCGTTATATGGCATTTGATGGTGAATATGGTATGGAAGTTAATATGAATGGGTTTTATGAGATATTCCTATATGATTACTGGAATGTGGATTAATAGTCTTCTAGATATGAAGCATATTATATTTTTGATTGGCTCATCCTAATTATTTAGCAAACCACACATGCCCCATCCACGATTACCGCTCGATGTCTTTCACGTCATTGCTCACCTCTCTATCGAGGCATATAGGTATATGTTATCCCTACCCCGCTTCGCCCGCTCCTCCATTTTCAGACCCGCCAACGAGGCCTTCTCTCGTCATCAGTGGCTCTATCAAACCCATTTCACCATACGTACGATAACTGAAAATGGTGTCCGCACCTTATTACTTAATGGTGTTATCCACAGCGCCATTCATCCCGATGGAACAATGGAACCATCTACTATACATCCAGATGGTACGGAGGAATGGTATCTGAATGGTAAACTGCATAGAATAGGTGGTCCAGCACGTATATTTACGGATAACAGTCAAGAGTGGTTTCTATATGGTAAATTACATCGTAGTGATGGACCCGCTGTGATAAATACTGAAGAAAATAGTCAATCATGGTACCTCTTCGGTATGCCCCATAGGACTGATGGTCCGGCACTCATATTATCAGATGGACAGCAAGAATGGTACCTCAACGGTGTACATCACCGTATAGATGGTCCTGCAATTGTATTTGCAAATGGAATACAGAATTGGTATTTCAATGGCTTAAACCATCGTGTAGATGGACCTGCCATCATATATCCAAATGGCACAGAAAAGTGGTATCTGAATGGTAAACTGCATAGAATAGGTGGTCCTGCATTTATAGTGCCAAATACTTGTGAAGAATGGTATTTCAATGGCGTAAGTCATCGTGTAGATGGCCCTGCTATTATATGTCCAGGTGGACATAAGGAATGGTTTATAAATGGTAAGCATCATAGCCCGTCTCTTTCCGATGGAACACTTGGTCCTGCCATAGTATTTTCAGACGGACAACAGGAATGGTATTTCAATGGCTTACAGCACCGCGTAGATGGTCCTGCAATTATATTTCCCGATGGTCAACAGGAATGGTATTTTAATGGTAAATGTCACCGCGTAGATGGTCCTGCCGTTATTCGCGCCAATGGTACGATGGTCTGGTACCTATTTAATAAAAAAGTAACAGAGAGTAAATTTAAGCAGCTGATGGCGTCACATAACAATAATTCCCCATAGGATTCTCCTTCTTTTTAGCCATATTCTGCACCGCCTCGTAATTTCCATTTCTTAATTATTATTTCGATATGAACATAACAACCCAAACATGGCCATTAGAGCTGGAGAGGCCAATCCTTTCCATCTGCCCACCAACACCGTTACCAATGTTACGTACAACATTCCCGAGACCCTTGGCATCATTTTCGCCAATCCCAGCGCCGAAGCCACGTTTACCCTTCCCGAAATTGCCGTTGGCAATCAGCTCCTTTGCAATGGTAGCAATCTGACTATCATCAACCAGTCGTCTCACATCATCAATCTTGTCACACAGGGTGCGGAAACTCTAGGAACTTCCGGCATTCCCGCCGGCTACACCGTTCATTTGACCATTAATGAGCTCAATAATTGGAGTATTGTAAATCTTTCAGAGAGTAACACGGCGCCTACCGGTCTTGGCCATCCACTGGAGGGATGGTGGGTTCAGAAAACCCACGGCATTGGTCTACTGGCGGCAGGCCCATATCCTCTGGTTCATATCGATACCACACAATACCCTTACATGGCGCAGGGATACCCTGGCACATTGCTGCAATATGGTAGCTGGGGAACAATGGTAGGACTGCCTAGACAGGCTATTTCGGCCGAGTTTGCCTTTCCAGTACCCTATACGCGTATTAACGATACTGATTATGTTGACGAAACTGATTATGGCACTGGTCTAAAAATTCAATCGGATGGTACATTGCTAACACAGCTCAATGGTACAAATAATGTTACATCCGAGTTTCGTAATATATATATTAAGTTTGCTGGCACGCCTGATATTCGTCCAGCTGCACTTAAGGATGCGAGTAGATATCCCAACTGCAATAATCCTCAATTTATGCTACAGGAACGTATTGAAGCTCTGATGACATTCCAACCGGTTACGAGTGGTATGGGCGCTACTCGTTTTCCTGGTCAGGCTGCTCTGCGCGATCGTCTGAATAAGATTCTTACGACTGGTCTTACTAATACCGCAGTAGAAGTGGTAGCAGTACAAACAACTAGCCCATATAATTATGTGCGATTTAGCAATGTTAGATTGACTACGATATATTGTAATACGGACCCAATGGTTGTACCAGGCATTACAGTACAATTAGACGGTTTTGCTGATGCAATTCTGAATGGAGCTTTTAAGGTCACGTTTAATCAATTTGCGCGCCCCAGTACATCGGCAAATTATGTATCCACGGCCCGACCATACTATAGCTTTACTATTGCATTGGATTCGTCAGCACTAGCTGCCGATGCAGATGGATATTATACTGGACTTATTGGAGGTGAAACTGCACAATCTACACTAAATAGGGTAACACCGTTATCCGAATATATCGATGTATCGGTAGCTTTTCAGGATTTAACATATTATGCCGTTGGTTTGGGGACACATAGTACGGATGTCATTTATATCAATGCTGTACAAACACCAATTAATTTTACTGCACCAGTGGCATTGGCAGGTACAAGCATAACCGGATACTACGGAAGAGGAACACCTGGTTCATTGGTTCCACTAATTGCACCAAGTACGGCCACAGTAAGTATTGTTGCCACAGTACCGTTTGATGCGACTACAGCACTAACCAACGCAGGCGCCGTATCTGGTAATATTGCACTGTGCCAACGTGGTGTCGTTGCTTTTACAACTAAGATTGCTAATTGCATTGCAGCGGGTGCAGTGGGAGTCATTATTATGAATAACGTATCTGGAGAACTAATAGTTTCTGGTATCTCAAATACAGTGACTATCCCGGTTGTTAGTATAAATCTGAGTGATGGAAATATCATGCTGGCAAATATTGTTGGTATGACAGGAAATATAACAACAGATTATGCTGGTAATAACAATCAAATCCCACAACTAACATGGCGGGCGATCACCGCCGATCCTGCTAGTACGACCATTGGTCTAAGAACCTATCCACCAGCGGGATCATCATTTGTTAGAGGATTGAGTTCAACATTATTTGCAGGCAATTCTACGAATGGAACAGGTATGCCTATTAATGATAGATACCTGCAACCATATGGTTCGTATTTTCCTTATGATTTGTTACTTAACAACTATTTGGATCGTGCTCTAGGTACCGATGTAAATTGTCTATGGTGGAGACTGACGGGTGCAGCTCAGGATTTGGTGCAATCGGAAGCAGGATTGGTTTATTACGGTGATCCAGATATTGGTCGCGAATTCGAAGGCACCACGGCACCATATGGCTCAGTACCAGTAGCAGCACCTGGTACGTTAGCATGGAAAATGATTGGAAATACGAATACAACATTTAGTACAATTACAGGTAATAATTTCTACTTTGGACGCTATGATCCTGCGTATACAACGGGCGAAAATATTGGATATGTTAGAGCTGCTCACTGCACTTTAACTGATCCATCGGGATTTATGTCGCTACCTAACTTTGTACCGGTAGTTGCAACGGGTTCACCGCGACCTAATATCGAACCTACAGTAGGCGTTTATACGGCATGGGTAAAGTATCTGAAGAATACACTTGGATGTACGCATGTGGAACTTGATATAACGGCTAATGTGGGTGGACTTATCGATACACCAGTTGCAATGGCAAATATGTTCGGCGGTCGGCGGTCGGGTGTCCGTAATATCCTTAATGCTAGTGAGATGGGTGGTGGTGTGCCGCAGTTTGCAACGGATTTTGAAAGTATTGGAGATTTTGTTCAATCATCAGATAATAGTATTAAGGAATTCAGACCTGATTTAAATGTAGGGTATTATGGCGCGGGATCTGTATTTGATAACTGTACTGTAGCAATAATTACTGACAATAGGGCGTCGAGCTATGGCGACTTCTTTCCTAGATGTTTCCGCGGTGATTTGCTTAATGGTGCATTGGGCGCTAATACGCAGTGCAATATATACGGTGATATTGATGGACGGTTGGATGGTGGTCAAGCGGGTAGCTACAAATGGAATGGTACAACAATGACAAGTGGTAATATTGCACCTACTAATTTCGCATCGCCTGTTCAAAAAATGGCTTACGAAAATGGTCTGCTTGCATTTAAGTTTGTAGCAGAGCCTGCTGGAGTTTACCCAGTTAACCAAGGATATTGGCTTAAGCCATCTTTGGGACCTAATTTGGGCGCTGGTCCATGGGTTAATAGTTGGGAGCAACTGGGCTACTTGGGCATTGGGTGCGGTTTGGCGGCAGGCACATTGCCGGCGCGTTTGGCGGGTGACGCACGTCCCGATCCTACATTCCCACCGGCTTCAACGGCTGAGCGGGCTAATTGGCGGGCGCCGTGGCATGAGGAGGTAACAAAGATTCTTATTGCCCTGTAAGAAATTCTGAGTAGAGAACCTAAAAATATAATTTTTGTGTATTGGCAAAGCCCCATAGTAAAATTCATGGATAAGAAGCCTTAAATCTCTACTCCTACTTCTTCGGATACGGCACGCTCGCAGGGCATGCCTACACTGGCACTTACTCGCTCGCAACTTTCCGTATCAACCTTTGGTAGCAAAGCTTGTACTTTCGTAAATGCATACCGTTGACCGCCTTCCGGTGTTTGAATTATCTTAAGGCCTCCACGCTCCAACTCTCTTTTAATTGCCTGATGATGAATATTTCTAAACAGCATATGCTGCTCCTGGAGCTCCTCGTGAGAATCGCAATGCTGATACCGAAATACATACTGCTGACCCCGTTCATGGGCCTCCTTCGCCTCCTTCAACACTTGCTTAGTTCTAAGTTTCAAAGAACCAGCTCTTTCAACCTCACCCTCTGTAGACATGATTATTTCCTATACCAGAGCAACATATATACTTATAAATAATAATACCGGAGGAGTTTACATTTTGAATATTGAAATAGCAATATTGCACCGTTCTTCATATTTCCCCAATTGATTATGTCAGCACGGTCCATTCTACCACACCTTCCTCTTGACATCCTAAACATCATATCCCATGTCAGCATTTCCGCACACCGCGCCCTACTTGCCATTCCACGCTTTGCCCGCTCCTCTCTTATTCCTCGTATGCAGGAGAATTATCAAACTCATCACCTTACACACGTATTCAACGACCGCAATGGGGCCGAATGTTGGTATCTTAACCAGGAATTACATCGCATCGACGGACCCGCCGTCATTGATTACGATGGTAGACAATTCTGGTATCTACACGGTCGTCAACACCGCGTGAATGGCCCTGCCGATATAAGCCCGAATGGCAATGAATTCTGGCTTCATCGAGGACATGTCCACCGCGATCCATCCCCGGATGGCAGTCAACCAGCTATAACCATCTTCAAGAACAACAAAATTAGCAGCCAAAGTTGGTGGTTATATGGTCAACTCCACCGTACAGATGGTCCTGCCCTTATCTACTATAACAATGATGGTGATATGAGCGTTCAAGTCTGGTTTCAGTATGGTCAACGTCACCGTGATGATGGCCCAGGACGCATTGATCTAGACGGATTTAAGGAATATTGGTTGCATGGCCATGAAGTAACACCACGGCAATTCTACTATCATGTTCCCGCCGCCCTTGATATGTCCCGCCGCGTTTACAACGATCCATTGAGATATCACGAATATTAACTCCACATATATAACCTACAATCTCCGTCTTCCAGTCATACTATACGCTCCGCGGGGCCCTTTTTAGGCGTTTTGTTGCATGGGAGGGCTTTTTAGACCCATTTGGCGATGTTCTGCGATACCAGCGGGTTTTGGCTTTTCTTAGAATGCCTTTATATGGGTCTGATAATACTATCTATAAAATATCATGGATGTTTTTTAAGAGAAAGACTCCAATGGCATTGATAAAGCCCTACTGAGATATGATCGTATTTTGCCTTTTAATATAATGACAGCATCATAACGCAATATCTCTGTATATTGCACATAACCATAACTTTTCATATTAAGTGGAATTACACCTATACGGAGATATTCTATAATATTACAATTTTGAATGAAGCATAGTACTACTTTAATAAGGCCTGAAAAGCCCTCCCAGCGAAAGTTCGGGCCCGCGGAGCGTATATAGATTTATTGGAGTTGACATGGTATTGGGCGAATCTAAGCCTCCGTATCTGCCCTTTGACGTTATTAGTATTATTGCTGATGTAGGTAGCCATGCCTATAGAGCGCTTCTTAATATTCCTCGCTTTGGAAGATCATCACTTACTTACAAACATCAGCTCCGTTATCAATCTAATTTCACATTTTGTACTATTGACAGATATAGCGGTGGAGAATCGGTGTATAGATGGTGCCTTAAATGTATGTATGGATATAGTATCCGATATCATCGATTAGATGGTCCTGCAGTTATATGCTACAATCCAGATGGTAGTAAGAATTATGAAGAGTGGTATTTTAATGGCTTACGTCATCGCTCTGTTCAGCCGGGTGTAATAATGGGTCCTTCCTATATAGAATATTGTGATAATGTTGAGATATTTAAAATTTGGTACTATAGACATCTGTGTCATCGTATAGACGGTCCTGCAATTATCCGATCAGATGGTAGTGAGGTATGGTATCTTGATGGGAATAGTATGACAAGGGAAGAGCATGAAAAGAAAATGACTGCGATATATGCTCAATTGGGACTTAAAAAGGACGAATGAGACATACGTATTCGTTTTTCACTTTTGAATAGTAGAATGGTAACGTTGGTAGTAATGACTAAGACCCCGCATCTTACATTCGACGTTCTTACTATTATTGCAGGAGTGTCTGTGCCTATTTACAGATGTCTGCTTGAGATTCCTCGTTTTGGACGAGCCAGTCTTGTCCCACATCTTCAACAGCTATTTCAATCCAATCTTACTGTACATATTATTACTGAACATGGAGGGCAAGAATGGAAACTTAATGGTAAATTGCACAGAAACAACGCCCCCGCAATAATTGCATCAGACGGTATGCAAATATGGATTCGTCATGGTAAGTGGCATCGTGATGATGGTCCCGCAGTAATAGGTGCAGATGGTTCGCAAATTTGGTATATTAATGATCAGCGGCATCGTGTTGGCGCTCCAGCTATTGTGCGCCCGAATGGTGAACAGCAGTGGTTTCAACGTAATAGACTCTATAGACCACCCTTTCCAGATGGCAGCGCGGCACCACAGCTCATTTGGGCGGATGGGGGCATGGAGTGGTATCTTGATCATCCTACTCGTGGAATGGTGCGGCATCGGAATGATGGACCCGCAATCGACTTACCATATGGTATTCAACGGTGGTATTTCCTCGATCAGCTCATGACTGCTGCGGAACATGCCCAGGCGGTACGTACACAGGTTGTGTAGATTGATTTCATGTATTTTTACATTTTTTTGATTACTGCAATACTGCGATTGGTTCTTCTAACCAAAAACGAGTAGATAATTTGTTTCCTGCTATACTGTGATTGGTTAGAAGAACAAAAACAAATAGGTAATTAGATTTTTGATTCCGATTTCCTATACATTGTTAGGATTGATCAATGCCCATCGGTAAACCTAAACTTCCTTTTGATATATTCGACTTTATTGCCACCACCCGCAATGATCACCGCGGGCTAAAGACCTATTGGCAGTTGCTCGCCCTTCCCAGATTCGGACGCCTTACTCTGCAGCCCAGGAGTCAGGAACGATACCAAAATCACTTTACCCATGAGTATAAATTATTGAGTGGAGGTGGCTATGATAGTGAAACCGGATGTAGACGCACAATTAAGACCAGTTATATTAAGTACCTTCCTCATTTATCGTTATATCATAAATTGGAAGCCGACCGAGATAACATATATGATGTATTGCGCAGTTATGCCCATAGTCCACCGCAACATAACACGGTGCTGCCGGGAGAAATCTACCTAGATGAAGATGAACGGATGCTATATGAAAAACGCTACTATAATGGTGTCTTACATTGCACCACTGAGCCCGCTGTAAAATACTATCGTCGCAATGGCAAATTAGACAACATTACATGGTATCTACGCGGTAGTATACATAGGGATTCGGCTCCGGCATTTATAGAATATAATGAGCGAGGCAGCGTATATAACGAAGTATGGTATTTACATAATAAACGCCATCGCGCCGATGGTCCAGCAGTTACCGGTTCACGTGAAATCTTCTATTATGAAGGTAAGGAATATACGCGAGACAGATACAAAAATAAATTAAAGAAGGTCGCTCTACACGAGCAAGAAGTCGCAACAATCAAATTATTAACACAACGGCTGGATGACATGAACGATGCACTACATGCCATTAAACGACAGATGCTTCAGCACGATAAATTCGATTAGAATACGCTACCTATTCATTCTCAGCCATACTATACGCTCCGCGGGGCCCTTTTTGGCCTAAACTTTCAATGGGAGGGCTTTTTAGGGGCATGCGGCGGTGTTCTGAGACATTAACGGGTTTTGGGGAGGGCCTAATATGCATTTATTCGGGCTTTATATGTTCTTCTATTTCACAAATCCTAAACTTTTAGGAATATGGCTTAGCTTGCCTATTATAAGGTAAATTATAGCATCATCAGAATTTGGCTTTTCTTATTATGGCTTTGTTTGCGTAGGATAAGTCATTCTATTATTCATTTCTAATCTGATGTTATATTTCCTTAATTCAGCCCTCTAGCTTATCTTCTGTATTATCACAAATTTGAATGATGCGCAGTACTACTTTAACAAGGCCTGAGAAGACCTTCTGAGCAAAGTTCGGGCCCGCGGAGCGTATATGGTTGATAAGATGCCGATGCGCGACAGAGTTAAGATTCCTCGAATTCCTTTTGATGTTATAAGTGTTATTGCTCGTGTAGCAATGGTGACATATCATGCGCTTCTAGCATTACCGCGTTTTGGAAGGGCCTCGCTGAGCCCTAAGCATCAATTATTATACCAAACACATTTTACTGTATATACCATTGATAGTGATGGTGCTCAACGATGGAATCTCAATCGTCGATCAGGACAGGAGGGAAAATTAACACGTCATCGTATAGATGGGCCTGCTGTTATATATCCGGATGGGCAGAGGGAATGGTATTTTAATGATAAATGGCATTGTACTAATGGCCCTGCTGTTAACTATCCCAATGGTATTGAAATATGGATTATAAATGGTCAGTGGCATCGCATAGATGGGCCTGCTGTTATCTATCCGGATGGGCAGAGGGAATGGTATTTTAATGATAAATGGCATCGCATAGATGGGCCTGCTGTTATATATCCGGATGGGCAGAAGGAATGGTGGATTCATGGTCATCTTCACCGATGTGATGGTCCTGCGGTAATATATCCTAATGGTAATAGTGAGTATTGGATAAATGGTAAGAGCGCGACTGAGGAGCAGGTAATGGGTAAGTTGAAACGATAAGTTGTTTCCTTTTTATATTTTTGAATGCAATAATCATAATACTACTCCCTTTATTCATATTATGCCAAAACCTCTCGGTAAACCTAAACCTCCACATCTCCCATTTGATGTTCTTACTATGATCGCGCATGTTACAATTGCGACATATAGAGCCCTGCTTGCATTGCCGCGTTTTGGGAGGGCTTCTATCGCCTCTCATATGAGAGACAATAGACATCAACTCCTTTATCAATCAGCCTTTACGAGAAAAATAATAGATTCATATGGTAACGAGCGATGGTATCTTATTCATCCTCCATCAAATAGGAGACAGTGTAGTGGAGCACGTTATATCCTTGATGATTCTATATATATTCGACCGGATGGTTATAAGGTTATGTATATTAATGATTGTCCTCATCGTTTTGATGGTCCAGCCATTATTAAGGTAAATGGTGATCGTCACTGGTTTTACAATGGCCAACGTCACCGTTCAGATGGGCCTGCAGTTATTGAATCGAGTGGATATAAGGCGTGGTATATTCATGGCAAACGTCACTGTGATGACGGTCCCGCAGTTATAGATCCAACTAATTACAGGGCATATTATCAATTGGATCAACTTCATCGTCTGGATGGACCAGCTATCATATATGAAGATGGTCGAGAGCAGTATTGGATAAATGGCACGCATACGACTAAGGAACGGGTTATGGGTGATTTGGTTTTACATTCTTAATATTCTCCTTTTTTACACTTTTGAATGTTAGACAATAGTATTATTGCCTTATCCTACTATGTCAAAACCGCCACGTCTTCCATTTGATATTCTCAATATAATAGCCCAAATTTCCATTCCTAATTATCGCGCCCTGCTTGCTTTGCCGCGTTTTGGCCGGCGCAGTCTACAGCCCTCCTTTCAATTCCTCCTTCAGAGCCATTTTACCACTTATACTCTTATCAAGGAATGCACTGAGGATAGTGAAGAATATTTTATTCACAAATGGACACTTGACTATCCCTACAATGAGATTCTTCACCATCCGATTCTTCCCGATGGAAGTACACCTCCTGCCTTCATAAGGTACTATCCCAACGGTCAAAAAGATTGTGAAATGTGGTATTACAATGGTCAAAGCCACAGAGTTGGTGGTCCTGCCTCCTTAGATTATGATTACGATGGTAAGTTAGATTTTGAAGAATGGTCTATTCATGGCCGTACACATCGCCTTGACGGTCCTGCCTGCATAGAATACTTTTCTACCGGCCAAATAAGTGCCGAAATATGGTACATTGATAATAAACGCCATCGTCTTGATGGTCCTTCTATCATATTTTATGGGTATGATGGAGAGGTGGAAGTGGAGGAATACTACCTATACGGTGTACGTTATTACAGTAAAGGGGAACATGAGGCTGAGTTGTTAAAGCTGGTCCGACGGTATTGAATCTATTTTTCTACTTTTGAATGCTAACTTAGCAATATTAGATCATATGCAAAACTATGCCAAAGCCTCTCGATAAGCCTCCACATCTCCCATTCGATGTCCTTACCACTATTGCCCATGCCGATATCAGGGCTTACAAAGCACTTCTTGTCTTACCCCGCTTTGGCCGTAGAACGATGGGATTTGAGGCACAAAAACGATGGCAGCATGAATATACTGTCTGTAATGTAGAATATGATTATAAATATTACGGTGATGAAGCAGAAGGGTATACAATTTATAGATGGTATATTCTAATAGGAAGTGGTAAGCTGATTCAGCACCGTCTCGATGGACCCTCCTCTATCTTCTATTATTCATCTGGTCAAATGGAATGTAAGATGTGGATGCATTGTGGTAAATTACACAGTCCTACTGCCTCCGATGGTAGAGTACTTCCAGCACGTATCACATGGTTTCGTAATGGTCAAATAGAAAATGAGCAGTGGTACCACTACGGTAATGTGCATAGTCCTGTAATTCCAGATACGAACATAATCGCTCCTGCACAAATTATGTATAGACATAGTGGGCAAAAAGAATGTGAAGATTGGTTTCTCTACGGTAAGATACATCGTGTTGGAGCTCCTGCCCATATCGAGTATTATGTTAATGGTCAAATGGAAACAGAAAAATGGTGTCTTAATGGCAATATTCATCGGGATGGCGCTCCTGCATACATTTGGTACCATCCAAATGGTCGAATAGACAGCGAGGAGTGGTACCAGAATGGATATATGCATCGTGGAGACGGTCCAGCATACGTGCATTATACGGATCGTAAGGTGGAAATTTACTATTTGAATGGTGTACGAATGAGTGAGGGGGATTACAACTACCGAATTAGATAGCAAAAGGAGTGATGTGTAACACAGTGAATTTGCTAGTTAAGCCTTTTTGCCTTGATGCTAGGTTATAAAATTGAATCTATGCTCATATAAACTAAGTACTATGGAATCTTCCTATGGATACCTCAACAACACACCTCTCTATCCATTTATCCATGTTCTAACAATTTCCTTTTTATATTTTTTGAATCCTAACTCAGGAGTAATATCATTTATATCCAAAGTATGAATGCGCCCTCTAATCCTTTCGGTAAACCTCTCTGTAAACCTCCTCATCTCCCATTCGATGTTCTTACCACGATCGCTCAGACCTCTATCGCGGCCCATCGCATTCTTCTTGTTCTGCCGCGCTATGGGCGACGCAGCCTGCAGCCCTCTTTTCAGATACGCATCCAAAACAGTTTCATCATATACAGTACTTACATAGTTACAGAAGAGGATGAGAAACATGACGATCTGACGGCAGGCTGTATTATACAATGCTGGCATCTCGATTTTCCCAAGCGATTTATACGTCACAGTCCACGTCTTGTCCATCCGTCGAATGAATATGGTAATACGACCCCAGCTCGCATAGTTTATCTCGCTGATGGTCAATTATATTTGAAAGATTGGCGTAGATATGACCAAATGCACCGTGACAATGGTCCTGCATTGGTATTTTACAACTCAGATGGTCAAATATTTGTAAAGAAATGGCTTATTAATGATCAATTCTACAGTATCAACGGTCCCTCTGCAGTATGGTATCATCCTAATGGACAGAAATACATCGAGAGATGGTACTTTGACGACGATGTTCACCGTCTTGATGGTCCTGCGGAAATTCAGTATGATTTCAATGGTATCTTAACCTTTGAAGACTACTATTTACATGGTGTACAATACTCCAAAGAGAAGTACGAGGCCGAGCTGCTAAGACTAGCCCAACAGTAATGATTTTTCGCTCTTCCTTTTTCTACTTTTGATTGCTAACTTAGTAATATTGGGCCATATGCAAAACTATGTCAGAGCATCTTGATAAACCTCCATATCTTCCTTTTGATATCCTTACCGTTATTGCCCATGTCGATATCCGAGCATACAAAGCTCTTCTTGCCCTGCCGCGATTTGGGCGACGTAGTCTCAGTCGCCCACACCAATTCCTCCATCAGACCCATTTCACCACGCTTACCATTACAGCGAATGACAGAGGGTATATAATCCATGAATGGCACCTTAATCATCGCAGTACCGATAAGGGATATTTTCTCCATAGTACGGTTCTTCCAGATGGAGATACTAGCCCTGCCTTTATAAAATACGATTCGGATGATCAAAAAATAGAAGAAATATGGTACGAATATGGTAAAATTCACCGAATTGACGGTCCCGCACGTATACGTTTCTTTAATGATGGTCAAAAGTTTACGGAAGACTGGTGGGAACGAGATCAAATACATCGCCTCGATGGTCCCGCTCATATATCCTATAATCTTAATGGACAAAGGATTACTGAAAAATGGTATAAACATGACGATTGCCATCGTTTAGATGGTCCGGCCATCATACATTACGATCCCGATGGTGCTATATCTAGTAAATACTACTACCTCCATGACAGCCGTTACACCAAAGAAAACTATAAGGCAGAGCTGCTAAGACTGGCCCGACAGATGTGATTTCTATTCTTTCCTTTTTCATTTTTGAATATTCGATAAACCTGGTCATCGGTAATAATAACGATCCCAATATGCTAGGTAAACCAAAGCCACCACATCTTCCCTTTGATATCATTACTACCATTGCCCAAATCAGCATACCCATATACCGGGTCCTTCTTGCCCTGCCGCGCTTTGGTCGCGCCTCCCTTACCTACAAACATCAACTTCTTCATCAATCCCATTTTACCCATCATGAAGTAGATAATGATGGCACCCATCATTGGTATCTCATCCATTCCAGACCTCTCGCAAGACGAAGTATATTGCACCGTCTCGACGGCCCCGCCATTGTCGAATCAAATGGTACGCAAGTATGGTTTTATAATGGCCGGTATCATCGCGTTGATAATCCAGCTATTATTAGGGCAAATGGTGATCAATCCTGGTTTTACAATGGCCAGTACCATCGTGTTGATGGCCCAGCCGTCAGTGGTCGAGGATTTAGTGCATACTATCAAAATGGAAAACCTCACCGCCTCAACGGTCCTGCTGTCATATATCCCGACGGAAAGGAGCAATACTGGTTAAACGGCAAAAGAAGTACTAAGGAACAGGTAATGGGCATTTAAAACCCTTCTTCTCTCTTTTCCTTATATTTCCATTTTTGAACTCCATTCCAACAGTATTAATACTCTCCTCGATAAATCTAATATGTCTACTCCTCTCGGTAAACCTAAACCTCCACGTCTTCCTTTTGACGTTCTCAACCTCATTGCCCATGTCGATATCCGGGCTTACAAAGCCCTACTTGCCCTGCCGCGGTTTGGGCGTTCATCCATCGTCTCCCATATGGGAGACAACAGACATCAAATCCTCCATCAATCCCATTTTACCACACTTACCATTACCACGGACGTCGAAGGACATATCATTCACGAATGGTATCTCCCTCATCGATCGACTGACAGAAATCATTTCTGTCATCGTCTCAACAGCCCCGCCTATATAGTTTATTATCCCAATGGACAAATGGCAAAAGAATTATGGTATTATTATGACCAGATTCACCGCCTCGACGGCCCTGCAGTTATCCGATCAGATGGTAGTGAGACATGGTTTTATTACGGCAAACGTCACCGCCTCGACGGCCCTGCAGTTATCCGATCAGATGGTAGTGAGGAATGGTATTTTAATGACAAACGTCACCGTGATGACGGTCCCGCAGTTATATATTCGGACGGTAGACGGAAATGGTACTGCAACGGTGAATATCACCGTATTGGTGGCCCAGCTATTACCACATTAGGACACTATGAGGCATGGTATGTCAACGGCCAACTTCATCGTCTCGACGGTCCTGCCGTTGTATTTTCAGGTAGACGAGACGAGTATTGGATAAACGGCAATCGCTTCACCAAAGAAGCCTATGAAGCCGAGCTGCTGAGGCTCGGCTAACAGTTATGATATTATTCTTCCCATCCTTATTTCTCTTTTCTCTCTTTTTTTGTTTGTCTTGTTTTTGTCTTGTCTATTAACAAGAATTTTGAATACTACACTAGCAGTATTAAAGCATCTTCCCAAACTATGCCAAAATCCACTCCTAAACCACCGCATCTCCCATTTGACATACTTACCCTTATTGCCCATGTTTCCATCCCTGCCTATCGCGTCCTCCTTGCCTTGCCACGCTTTGGCCGCCGCAGTTTGCAGTCCCTGTCTGCAGTTTCATTCTCACTTATATACGAGAGGTACTTTACGATCTGCACCACTACCGATCGTACAGTTGCCGAAGAATGGATGATCGCCTCCCAACATCCCCGCGGAGGGCCGTACCGGCATCATCGTCATCATCTCGATGGTCCCGCCTGCATAACATACCATCTTAATGGTCAAAAGGCAACAGAAACATGGTATTACAAGGGTCTACAACACCATCCCAGTGGTCCCGCCTATATATTCTGTAATTCCAATGGTCAGAAGGAAGAAGAATTATGGTACTGCAGAGGGCAACTTCACCGATTTGACGGTCCCGCATGCATACGTTACTTTAATGATGGTCAAAAGTTTATGGAAGACTGGTATCTTTACGGTCAACGTCATCGTGTTGATGGTCCAGCAACCATATATGCTGATGGCCGGATGGAATACTTTCTCCACGACAAATATTACACCAAGGAGGACTATGAGGCCGAATTGCTAAGGCTGACCCAGCGGCATTATAGTCAATGAAGTCTCTTCCTTTTTGTCTTGTTTATCAACAAGAATTTTGATTTCTAGTTTAGCAGTATTCATACTCCTCCTATGTCTTCTCCATCTAAACCGCCCAGACTTCCCCCATCGATGAATCTTGATGTCCTTACCATCATTGCCCAGACCTCTATCCGATCCTATCGAGTCCTCCTTGCCCTACCACGCTTTGGACGCCGTAGTTTACAGTCCTCCTTCCAATTTCTCATCCAAAATCACTTCACCATTCTAACCATCATCAAACTCGATACAAGATACGACATTTACCATTGGCAACTTAATGGCCGATATTATCGCCCAGTTCATCCAAACGAAGCAATGAAACCCGCAAAAATACAATACCATCCCAACGGTCAGGAGGAATTTGTTGTATGGTATCAAAATGGCCAAATTCATCGCTCCGTAAACCTGGGTCCCGCCCTTATAAATTATTGCCGTGATGGTCATAAGATCTATGAAATATGGTATAATAACGGGCATAAGCATCGTATGGCCGCCCCTGCCGTCATAAAATACAATTGTGATGGTGATAAAATCCGTGAGTCGTGGTATTTAGGCGGTAGGCGCCACCGAGTCGATGGTCCGGCGATAATAAATTACGATTCTGACGATGATGTAGCATATCAATCCTACTATCTGTATGATGTGGAATACTCCGAAGAGGACTACGAGGCCGAATTGCTGAGGCTGACCCAATAACTTTCTTATTTATCAACAAGAATTTTGAATACCAATCCAACAGTAATAATCCGCCTACTACCTTCAATAACTCCTAAATCCACCTCTCCTCACACAATGCCTCCCCCACCTCATCTTCCGCCCCGACTTC